GACTGTATGCCGGTCCTGTAATTGAAAACGGGGCATACTCCGGCCCTGTGATCGAGAATGGGCTGTACTCCGGTCCTGTGATGCTGAATGGACTGTATTCTGGTCCTGTGATGCTGAATGGACTGTACTCCGGTCCTGTGATCGAGAACGGAGTGTACGTCGGCCCTGTGATGCTAATCGGACTGTACTCCGGCCCTGTGATCGAGAACGGGCTGTACTCCGGTCCTGTGATCGAGAACGGAGTATACGTCGGTCCTGTGATGCTGAATGGGCTGTACTCCGGTCCTGTGATCGAGAATGGGCTGTACTCCGGTCCTGTGATCGAGAATGGGCTGTACTCCGGTCCTGTGATCGAGAACGGAGTGTACGTCGGCCCTGTGATGCTAATCGGACTGTACTCCGGCCCTGTGATCGAGAACGGGCTGTACTCCGGTCCTGTGATCGAGAACGGAGTATACGTCGGTCCTGTGATGCTGAATGGGCTGTACTCCGGTCCTGTGATCGAGAATGGGCTGTACTCCGGTCCTGTGATCGAGAATGGGCTGTACTCCGGTCCTGTGATCGAGAACGGAGTGTACGTCGGCCCTGTGATGCTAATCGGACTGTACTCCGGCCCTGTGATCGAGAACGGGCTGTACTCCGGTCCTGTGATCGAGAACGGAGTATACGTCGGTCCTGTGATGCTGAATGGGCTGTACTCCGGTCCTGTGATCGAGAATGGGCTGTACTCCGGTCCTGTGATCGAGAATGGGCTGTACTCCGGTCCTGTGATCGAGAACGGAGTGTACGTCGGCCCTGTGATGCTAATCGGACTGTACTCCGGCCCTGTGATCGAGAACGGGCTGTACTCCGGTCCTGTGATCGAGAACGGAGTATACGTCGGCCCTGTGATGCTAATCGGACTGTACTCCGGCCCTGTGATCGAGAATGGGCTGTACTCCGGTCCTGTGATCGAGAACGGAGTATACGTCGGCCCTGTGATGCTAATCGGACTGTACTCCGGCCCTGTGATCGAGAACGGGCTGTACTCCGGTCCTGTGATCGAGAACGGGGTGTACGTCGGCCCTGTGATGCTAATCGGACTGTACTCCGGCCCTGTGATGCTGAATGGACTGTATTCTGGTCCTGTGATCGAGAACGGAGTATACGTCGGCCCTGTGATGCTAATCGGACTGTACTCCGGCCCTGTGATGCTGAATGGACTGTATTCTGGTCCTGTGATCGAGAACGGGGTGTACGTCGGCCCTGTGATGCTAATCGGACTGTACTCCGGCCCTGTGATGCTGAATGGACTGTATTCTGGTCCTGTAATCGAGAACGGAGTATACGTCGGCCCTGTGATGCTAATCGGACTGTACTCCGGCCCTGTGATCGAGAACGGAGAATAACTCGGTCCTGTAATGCTGAACGGACTGTATTCTGGTCCTGTGATCGAGAACGGGGTGTAAGTAGGCCCTGTAATTGAGAACGGAGAATAGCTCGGTCCTGTGATCGAGAACGGAGAATAACTCGGTCCTGTGATCGAGAACGGACTATAACTTGGCCCACTGATGCTGAACGGACTGTAGCTTGGCCCACTGATGCTAAACGGACTGTAGCTTGGCCCAGCAATGGTGATAGGGCTGAATTGAGGCCCCGTTACCGAGATTGGCGTAATCTCTGGCACAACCAAACTGATTGGAGTAAGCGTAGGCAAAACTATGCTTATACTGATGACTGTGGGGATCGGTGGGTCGATCTGAATTATTGACGGGATCGTAATGTCGGTTTGACCAGTGGTGCCACTTATGCAGGGCAACACAATTGGCGGCGTGGTTAACGTCGTTTCAGGGGTTGTAATGTCCGGTGTCACAAACGGCGGTATTACAATCTCTGGAATCGGGACCGTGAACAACTCAGGCTTGTCGGCTTTCGGCGGCTCCTCTGGGTTGGTTCGCTCGATAGGCGTCTGAACTACCTCGCATTTGTTGTTCGAGACGGTTACTACGGGATCGATTGTGGCATTAGGCGGGTATCTGTGTTCTCCAGATTGTTCCGAAGTTGTAAAGTTGCCGTCGCCGAAGTCTATTCTAAAACTAGTGAAGTTACCCTGTACATCGACATCGTACCTTGCCAGCGTGCCTGTGCAATTATCGCTTCCTTCTTCCACTATCTGGAAGTTAAAGGTTACATCTGGGCACTCATGATCATCGATGCAATCCGGCTCGTCAGCTAGGTTCCTGATCTTGAAATCGATGGTTTCCGGGTCTTCTGACAAGTTCTTGCCAACGAACTCCTCGATGTTCAAAACCGCCTGAACGATTTGATTATGGTGTTCGGCTATAACATAGCCTCTAACGATACTACCCCTTCCAGCAGCGTTGAATTGTGTCTTTTTGCCCCCCAGGTTTCTAGCACACCGTTTGAGCTTAAAGACCTTGCCAAAGCCATTTTTTTCTACAGCATCATAGTAGAATAGTTCGCCGTTTAGGTTGGCAAACCCGTTGTCCGCCCATTGCTCCGAAGCATCAGCGTTCACCGGTACAACCTGAATTTCTTCGGCCCACGGCTGATTGTCGGCAGCTAGTTCTGCCTCCGCTGTGTTGTGAACGAGAAATAGGGTTCTGTCGGAGTCCAACGCTAAAGGAAATACTGGTAGCGGCGGATAACCTATTGGCATTCTTTTCCTCTTAACCTGTTACTTTCTATTTACCCTCCCTGTGACCTATTTCAGAAGACTCCCATTATCCACTGAGTTCCACTAGGTCTGCCGCCCATGTTGGTGAAAGTTAATTCTTGTGCGTTGAACTTCACGAAAGCATTGGGGCTATAGTCAAAGCTCAGGTATACAACCTTGTCGCTGTCTGAAGTACCCAGGAGCGTGTTAGCAGGGTTATCAAAACCACTTGTGGTCACGTCCTGTACCGAACGGAACGAGACCGAATTTGAACTAGGACCACCAGTTTCCCAGACACCAGCGGAGTCGTTGTAGGCAGATATGCTTCCAGAATTACCGAAGAAGTAGACGCCATTGGATAGCGGGATCAACTGTCCTTCCACCCTTACAGGACCGCTCATATCTGGGAGCTTCTTCAAAGCTAAGAATGGATCACCTGTTGTTCCCTCTGTTCTGTAGAAGTTTTTGATCTTAAAGAAGCTGCCTACATTGTCGTTTCTCAAGAAGTACCCTACATTATCCTTCCAGGCCGACCGATAGACTGCAAACCTGCCAGCCAATGGCTCGCCAGACCCATCGTATCCCAGCGTCCCTACCGGGTGATTCTGTAACTCGTTTGCACCGTTTTTGTAGAAGGCTAGCGAAATGAGATCGGTCGAGAACACATTAGATGCTAAATCTAGTCTGCCGATTTTCTGTAGGGATTCGTTTGTGAACGGCGTCGGAGTATCATCAGAACCTAGTACAAAATAAGCCTTTTCGCCCGAACTAAGGAATACCCAATTCCAGGGGCGAGTAATAGTAACAGGGAAGTCGCCCGGATCGGAGTACAGGTCTGTAAAACCGTTGTACTCACTCGTCTTGATCGTTTGTGATGCAAGCGAGCCGCCACTGGCCCAAAACAAATACGCTGACCCGCCACTGCCAGAAGGTGTAGTGCCTCTGGGAGTGAAGCCGGTATTTCTCTCAAATTCCCTCTTTGCCGCTGTCTCGTTATGTGTTCCTGTTAGGAATGCATTACTTTTGACCACCGGCAATCCCGCTACCGACTTCTTGAAAGTCTCACTTAGCAGGCCAAACTCGTAAGAGGTCACGGTCAAGGCATCAGACCCATAGAGCCACAACCACATGTTGTTGCGTTCAATGACATCTATTGCGTCTTCATAGGTTGTAATTCTGTATGCACCCAATTGCGTATCCACTCTCAACACCAGATCGTAGATACCACCAATGCTGTATCCGGCCCTCGCCGTAGGCAGGTTTTGGTGTTCTAGATCATCGGCGAGATTCCAAGTATATTCGATAATGGGGTCTACCGAACTGAAATCTTCCAGTAACTCACCACCATACGATCTGCCTGTAGCCGGATTGAAACTGGAATTGTCTTCTGGGTCTTCGGCACCCACCCGCATGTCGATGAATGCATTGGCTGCCGACCTGATTCTAGGCGGCGTTGTGTAGGGACCACCGGATGGTGAGCCAGGAGTAATTATCTGCCCCGACCTAGAAATGAAGTTGATTACCGCCTCATCTGGTGCTGGAATCCTTGCGTTAATCAAATCTTCAAATAGCACGGAGTCCTCACCATATTGATTTCTCACCGTGAGTTTTACACTGTACTTCCCTGGGACGGTATAAGTCTTCTTTAACGTGCCTCCGTCTATGTCGATGACGCTTACATTGGTTTCGCTGATTGGGACTACGTTAGTAACTGATATGGTTGAGAGCGTGCAGATGCACGATGCTCCCGAAATAATCGAAATCCCAGAGACGGTAGATATGATCGATATGGCAGAGCATGTGTGATCCTCGAAGTCCCAGATGAACGTGACATCAGAGCCATTGCCGGTTCTGAATGCTTGCTCTGTGAATTCAACTTCTAATGGGATTAGGCCAACTCTTTTGTTGACCGAGAACCACGCTTTTGGCGTGAGTACCAGCTTGCGGAGGAAGTTGATTCTGCCCTCGATGGTTTCACCAAGCGGTTTTGTGTCTACTGTGCCTTTTACGCCAAGAAACTTCTGGATCGCTATGACGGCATCCTTCAAATAGTTATGGTGTTGGGCCATCACGTTCTGGGTTACATTTGTAGCCCGTTTTGGCTTTACTACATCTGGGAAGCCCACCAAGAGTTCTAGTTTCTCAAAGGTGTTGACCGCTCCTTTGGCTCCGTAATAAAACGTGATCGCTCTCTGATCGATGTGGCTACACTGTTCGGTGAGAGTGATGATTCCAGTAGGCGGGTACTTCAGAAAAACATCTGCATCGCCATCCACCGTTATCTTGGCATCTCCTGGGTTGTAGTCTTCTGCCAGTACCAGCCGGAGCGAATCGTGGACGAGAAATAGATTGTCGTCTGAATCAAACTTGGTTGGAAATTCACTTGGTTTGGGTATAGTCATATTTCTCCTAGACGACCTTGATTGGCGGGGTGTTTAAGAACACACGCTTTAGCTGCTGGTTCGCAAATACGATCAGCAACGATGGCTCGTACCCATTGACATTAGGGCTTGGGTAAGAGTAGGTAGTGGTGTGTATGTTTGGGTCGGTCACACTCAAGTTGGTGCCGTCATCGAACACCCAATACCTTTGGAAGATGTCTCCATCGGTTTGGTCTACGAACCTGTATACCGCTGGCTGCTTGCCTTCGGCCATAGCCGACTCTACCGAATAGCCCCTCCCTTGCGAATCTTCGTCGCCACTAATTTTCTCCACATAGAAGAAAGGTATGTTTTCATCTTCTGAAATCTTCACATAGTTGCTTTTCACCGCTATCCCTTGGGCACCAGTGCTGGTGATGATGTTCAACTTGATCGTATAGAAACCCTTTTGAGGGTATGCATGAGTTGGGTTCCTCTCGATTGAGGTTGTGCCGTCTCCAAAATCCCATAGAAAACGAATGACATCCCCTCCTGAGAAGTTTTGGAATCTCACCTTCAGGCCGGGCGGTCCTTTCAAGGGGAACCCACGAAAAATAGGCTTTGGTGCGAGGAATCTACTTTCCAAATTTTTCAACATGCCATTCAGGGATAGCGGGTCTGGGAAATCCTTCAGCCCTATGTTGTGTTCTATATTGAGCAATGCATCTTTCAAGGCATTATGGTGTTCTGCCATTACAGAATTGGCTACATAGCCCCCCGCAGGCCACGAGTTTTGTCTAGAACCAGCGAAGCCCCGAATCAATTCACCGAATACGTTCCCAGCCTTCTTGCCGTAGTACACAAGCTCGGCCATTCCAGGGACGCCGCTCTTGGGGCCAATACGGAGAAGGCCGTTGGGAGGAAACCCAGAAGCATCTTCAACAACTATATTCTTGGCGTTGTAGGTCATGCTCTGCTTGAGCGTGGTTTCGGCATTGTTGCGGGCTTCGTACAACGTCTCTTTGTCATCAAGGGTTTGCGGGTAGATCGACAAATCCCCAGCGACATACCCACTGTCTAGACTTGAAACTCTAGTTGGCATTTCTTTCCTTATCTACCGTACTAAGGGTCAGCGGCTCTTCCGGCAGCGGGGTAAGAGCTTTCTGTTGTTGGGGCCTTTCCCTCGCTGCTGTTAATGCCCTGTTTTGAATTTCGGCTATCATTCCGACGATTTCTCTCTTCACAGGGGCATCATCGTTGAGAGTCAAAATGGTTTCGACCAAATCAAGATCGGGGCGGAATCCCAAGATACTGCTCAACCTGAACTTATGTTTGAACTTCTCGTTCCAGTATTCCTTCTGCGATTCCAGGTCATCGAAGGGCTTGATTTCCTCCTTTTTCTCCAAGGATTTGAATGCCTCAACGAAGAACAATGCTTCCTCTTGTGCATACTTGAGCCGCACTTCTAGATTATGTATGTTCTTCTGTATCGAGTCTTTCTTGCGATTGACTTGACGTAACTTGATTTCTTTTTCTCGCTGATATAGTTCGTCGTCGGGCGGCTCTATTCCAAAAGCACTAGGCTTGCCGTGGAGTCGTGCTTCTTCAATTCCTGCCAGTTCTAGTTGGTCCTTTTGTTCGTCTAATTCCAACAAAATGGCTTCTATAGCATCTTTCCTAGAGGATATTTCTCGAACACATCTCCAGAGTTTGGATTGGTGGGTAGGCTCCTTGTTAATGACGAAGTATTTGAGTTGAAAGAAGCTGTGTCTATCCACAGGGTCTAGCTTGAGGACTTCATCTATTTTCTGAAGGGCTACTACAGGGGTAACAGGTACTATTTCAGAGATTGACATTTTATTCCCTTTCAAAGATAATGCGGCATCCTAGTAGAGTTAGAGGAGGTTGAAATGTCTGTTCTACGAGGCAAGCGGTGCTATCTATCTGGCCCTATTGAGCATGGGGCCGGTCATAACTGGCGTGATCTACCTAGAAAAGTGCTAGTAGAAGAGTTCGGGGTAGATTTGTTCGACCCGTTCGCCGACCCCAAGCAGCAATGGGCTGCCGATCTATACAAGGCCAGGGAGAGCAAGGACTACGAGACGATGGCGAGGATCGCCAGGGCTTTCGTCCGTAAAGACTTATGTATGGTTGATAGAAGCGACTTTATCATCGCAAATCTACCATATCCTGTACCGACGACCGGAACGCACCACGAGATCATCAATAGCAGTAACGCTAAGAAGCCGACTTTGCTGGTTTGCGAGCAGGGGAAAGAATACATCCCGCTGTGGTACTACGGTTTCATCCCTCATGAGTCCATGTTCGACTCATGGGAACAACTGTTTTCGTACCTGTGGGATGTGAATGCGGGTAAATATCGGGGTGTATACGACCGATGGGACTACGTTTATGGCTTGGTGTAATCCAGCCAGAAGTTGTTCACCTTCATTCTGAATGCCTTCTCCAGTGAGGAGCCGCCCACTAGGGTCATGTCCTCGAACTGTAGAAGATAGACGGGGTGTTGGACCGCCTCTAGCTTCAGCCCAACAAACTCCCATTCCTCTAATAGTTTCTTCTTGCTGTCGTATACTTGAAGATAGCAGACTTCACATAGGTCCATTGACTTCGTAAAGTCTTCAGATGGTCTGATAAAGAGCAGTTTCAGGTGTTTGGAGCCGTCCTCTTCCACGAATATAATCTCTGGGGTTAGCAGTGTGTTCTTGATTATCTCTTTGCCACGTAGCGTTTCGCCTCGGAAGTACCATTTAACCGTCGCAGTGTCTATGGGCCACATCATATCTTAGCACCTAGTATTCCTTTGAAGTTACACCCCTTATCTACTGCGTTTAGTGCCCAAAACAGTCTTGAGATTTCCATTGGGTTGTCGCTGAAGTCTCCAATCTCTTTGAAGGTTTTCTGATGGATCGTAAACCCATTCAGCGTACTATCTACAATATTGCCATAGATTCTAATTGGTTTTCCCTGGTAATCGTAGTCGGTCACGATTGGGAAAAGGATGTCCTTTTCGCCTTTCACGAAGTACATCAATTTCTTGTGGATGTCCTTCCGTATCAGACTTCCCTCCATGAGCAGTATGTTCCACCCCTTGAACCCTTTCTTGATGCCTACGTTAATAAGAGAGGTTACGGTAGCTTTGCCCTTGACTACATTTGGGCAGACCGTCTTGATTTCATCTATATCAATCTTGGCAGTCTTGTCAGGAACCGCACACGTAACATGTTTGGTTGGGTAATGATTTCTCAGACCAGCAGCCGTAGAGCGAATTAGCCCGAAGTTGTGATCTGGAGATACAATCACAAACCCGAAGTCGGGTTCTAGATTTGGCATTTTGTACTTCCTATCAGTACAGCCTGTCGTAATCCACCTTGATAATGTCGGCTGCGTTGAGCGTTCTATTAACCGTGAATCTGCCGTTTGCAGCATCTTCGGTATAGGTCGTCAGAATCCAAGTGCCATCCGGTCCTGTGTGTGGAGGAACATAAACCGAATCGGTCTGGCTTAGGCGTATGCCGTTTACGTAGACACGAAGAGTGCCTTCGACGTAGGGTGTGGCAATACTGTTCACCTTGTAGGTGCTGTCAGTTTCGAGAACCGGATCGCCATCGTAAAAATGTTGGTGTGCGGCAGTCGATGGGAATGTTGTTATCGCTCTCACCTTATTGGGACTGACGAACTGCCATTTTATAGTATCTGAAGGTTCTAATTCAACCTGTTCATCAATAAAATTCACCGTGGTCGTGGAAGGAAGGTCTGCATCTACAGTCAGTCTCAAAGCCGTGGCTTCGTCCGAGATCAGCGAGAGCTTGTCTCGTTCGCTTTGAAGCATTCTCACATAATCCACTCCCAGGTATAAGCCATCTGTATGGGCACCGATGTTGTGAGCGGCTTCGTCTATAGCTGTGGCCTTCAGATCGCCATCATCCTCGATAGATTGTGCAAGTCTGTTAGCCAGTGTTCCTTGTGTTCCTACAGATTCCTTTAGAATCTGCAACGCTATGTCAACCGCCGCATTGATTAACTCGGTTCTATCGATGATGTTCTTTAGCGGCAGGTTGTCGTATTCTACATGGTAAGGCTGAAGGCCCTGGTAGAAAACTTCTGGTATTAGCTCTATTTGCGGCATATCACTCCTTGTTTATCCTTCTGACGAGATCGTTCAGGTTATATAGGTCATAGGATAGCAAGGTTTCCCAATCAGTTTTCACCAGTTGCGCCTTCTGATCGTCCGTTTTGGAGTTTTTGGCAGCCCAATCAAGTATGTGTGCCCACTCCGCACCGTAACTTCCCAGAAGTTCTTCGTCCTTTTCTATGTCACGCATGAATTGATAGACAAGCGAGGAACCAGCCGAGTTTCTTACAGAATGGTTGATGTTGGTCATCTCGACGTTTTGCTTGGACTTGTCATCAGTGTGGTTAATCATGCCTGCATATCCGAGGGGAATGACCAACCTATCGAAACCGGGTTTCTGCTGGGCGGCAAACTTATAGTTGCCTGCGTAGTGCGTACACTTATCCGACTCGCCGTTCTTCGGAACCTGGATGCCGATAACTTCTAGAAAGTCGTCTTTTTTGAGAGGTTCCTTGGCGAACAGGCCAGAACCAGCGTTCGGGATAGTAGATTCCTTGATGTAAAACCTAGTATCGGTTTCTTCTACCAGCATCATGATACAAGCACTTCCTCATCTTTTTTGATGTCTCGTAGTAGAATGATGGCAACAGCACAAGAACTAGATTCTTCGTCGTAAACAATTTGAGCGTTGGGTGTTTGGCCTTTTTTAGTTACCCGTATCACGTTTCCCCAGCCTGCCGGAATCAGGAGGTACTTAAACGTGTTGTCTGGCTTGGTTGTGAAACGACGAACCGACTTGGTGCATTTATCGGCTGCGGTGCCCCGTCCGATGAGCGTGCCCACGACCTCAAAGAAGTCGCCCTCCTTGAGATCGGCGGTTGCAAATAAACCGCCAGTGTCTTTTGTGTAGAACCTGCCGTCATCTTCAGAGACAACAGGGTTTCTGAAGGGCTGTTTTTCTATCTGCCCATCCCTCAGTGCCAAAACTATTTCGCCCAGGGAAATCTCCCTTCCCATGAACTCGGAAAAAGATTTGGTGAAGTGATTTTGCAGACTGCCTTCCACGCCCTTCTTCACAAACTCGCTTTGGTTGCTGCGAACGGCAGCCCCTATGATGTAGGACGGGTCGATGTACCAGTCAAACGGTGTATCGTCTACCCATATCGCTTTGCAGACCGTACCTTCCTCGGTCTGGTACTCTTTGATCTCTACCTTTGCCTTCATTCTTCTTACCGTTCCTCAAAACCTACCAAAATCTAACAGTGATAGATTTTGCGTTTGATTCTCATTTCTACGACGACCACCTGCCGTCGAACTGACGGTATTTCTCAAATTACACGCAGCATTCAAGTCCCGATCCATCTCAAGACCGCAGCCGCACTTGTAGGTTATCAGAAGGTTGTTGTCTCTGTCATAGACGACAAAAACCACAGACTATTAAAGTAAACCTTCCATATTTGTCTGCACGAGGACTCTTCTCTCACCAGCTTAGCGTGCTTGGATTTCCTCCTGCTATTCTTAATCATGTCGCAAAGCCTGAAGTAACTATGTACATCGAGCTTTATATTCAGCCGCTCCTTGGCTCGGTTAGCTACATGGAGTAGCCTACTTCTCATCCAGTTGATGTTGTCTCTTTTCATATCTTCCTAATGGTGTGATAGACATCGATGTATTGCATACCGACTTCAATCAGATATGCATCGCCGTCTACCATAATTCTTGAATGGATTGTTGTAATTAGATCAAAGTCCCAGGTTTCAAGCAGATTGCCGGTTCCATCGTAGAGACTAGCAGTAGCATAACCATCGCAGACATAGGCGAAGTTATCTTTGCAAGTTTGGGCTTCGTTGTCCTTCAGAAAGTACATCTTGAATAAAATGATGTTCCTTTCTTTTGACGGTCTCTCCTCGAACTTGACATGCATCGCCGGGCAGATTTCTTTACCGTACTTGTCGTGTGCATCGAAATACCATCTAAACTTACGATGGCACATGATTCCTTCTAGTGGTCCCATCTCTCTAAATCCTTTGTTGTTTTAACCAATCAATCCGTTAGACAAAACTCAGCCTCCAATTCCAAGTGATCTGCATGAGAGATGTTTTGTTGAGATCAGCGAAGGTAGCCATGCTGTACAAATCGTTATTGGACATCTGCAAAGCTATTTCGTTAAGGACAAACCCATTTACCTCATCGAAGTCAATGACGGAGGTAAACACAACCTGTGATGGTATCTGAGCGTCTATATTGGACACCACCGGTTTTGTTAGAATGGTGGGACCGAATAGGCCGCTTCTATCTGCGTTCACGTACTTGGGAACGCCGCCAGTAGTGCCATTGTTGCCAAACAACATTCTACAGATGAAGAAATCGTAAGTATCGCCTATTTCGTTGGCTAGACTGGCTGCGAGGGCCTCACATCCCGTTTTTAGAACCGTGTTGTGGAACTCGAACCGTTCCTCCCTACCATCCTTGTACCTCACGATTATCTCTACATCGCCTCTCGGCTTCAAGCATTCTTTGATATTGTCGTTGTTCATTTCTCTTCCTTCCAGTTAATCGAGAATGTGATGGATTCCTTCTGCCCTATGTTGTCTACAAACTGGTCGTTGTTTGCGGCGTTAAGGGTAGATGCCATTGCCATCATTGACATGCCAGTTTCGGTAACGACCTCAATCACATCGTTGCCTCTTCTATCTATGAATTCAAAAGTGTGTCCTGGCGTATATGGAGATTCTCGCTCAGGTATGGTTGCTCCTAATTTTTCAAAGTGTAGGATGCTGTAGGTTACAGCCGTTCCAGCAACCGTCCAATACTTTTGTGGACCAGATAAGGTGATCGTAGTGCCATCTATGTCCTCGATGGCGAAATAGTCGGTGTCTATCACCACAAGGTAGTTTTCTTTGAACCTGTCATTCTCTAGCGGTGTCGCTGGAGGATTCTGTCCATTGACTATAGGCAGGCCGGTTTCATGGTTAGCAACAGTTAACAAGGTAAGGCCCTTGTAGTGCAAATAGCCTATCTGATTGTCTACAACCCGCTGATAGACCGTCACGGTGATACCGCCACTAGTAGGGCCATCGTAGGCGTCGATGTAAAATTGATCGGTCTCACTTTCTACAAATCCGCTTACCTTATATTGTTGGTCAATAGGCGTCCCAATGAGAGCGTAATACCCAGGCTCCATTAGATTGCGTATGTCGCCCACCGTCGATGATGCCCCTCTGACTAGTATTGGGTTGGCAATCTCTACTCGGCCACGCTTGTGTATGGTTAGCTTGCCAGTGGTGCTACTCGCCTGAACCGAAGGAGTGGCGGCGTTATCGAGCAATTCATACTCAAGGTCGCTCATGTTGCTGGTGGGCAAAGTGTTCGACGGATCGTATAGCGAAACGCTACCGTCCGGCAGGACATCCAGAATATCATAAGTGCCTGTAATCGGAGAAATGAAATCTATCTTCCAAGGACCACCTGAGTAGCCGCCGTTGTCGATATCCCATTGTGATTTGGTGCCAAGCAAACCAAAATTGACCTCCTCATCTGAGAGTTTGGCTATGTTGTCTCTAGTGACACTAGCCGACACCTTCTTTAACTTTTCATTAGAGAGCCTGAAGTTAAAGGATGTTTGGTTGATTGGCTCGGAAACAGAGCCGATTATGTCGGCGTGATGCAGTTTCACGTTCTTTATAGAATACTCGCCAGCGTGAGGATGTGCCCCTAGTATTTCAAGGAAAGTAAGACTAGGATTGCTCTTGTCGATGGCTATGTGGCTCAGTTTTACATCGGGCGAAAACAGGACTATAGAATCGTTTTTGGCCGTGCCACTTGCTGAGGACACCGCAGTTGTGCTGTTAGCCAGGGCATTTCTCTTAATTAGCGATGGGTCATCATGGAACGCCATGTCTCTATTGAATATCATTTGTGCATTGCCAGAAATGGTAAGGTCTTCCTGGTGATACTTAATGTACGCCTCTATCTGTTCGACCGGCGACTGGATGAAATCGTGGAAACCGCCTTGGAACGTGATTGTGTGTAATACGGCATGGAATGGAGTGAATTCTTCAAGTATTTCCATAGCCTCCAACAGCCTATCGTTGGATAGTTCGCTGATTTCAATGACGACGTTGTACTTGCTACTAAGGCAGGCACTACATGCGTCCAAGAAATCTCGGTCGATGTCGCAGGGATTATAAGAGTCTCGTTTACTGCCGTTGTACTCTTCCATGTTGTAAACATTCTCGGAGTACGGGAACTCGGTCCTTATCTTGCCGTAGATAATAGGGTCGTAGTGAGGGTGTCGATCTGGTACAAGGGTATCGAACATCGGGTCGTCTTCCTCGATTACCCTTACATTCCAATTCTTCAATGGATAGGCTATCTCTCGCTCGTCCCGTTGATCCATCAGCGGCAACGCCCTGATATAATCTTCTTTTTGTTGCTCAGGGGCACTTGGTACATTGATTATTTCGTACACCACCCTGATGCCATCGCCTTCTTCAAGCTCTATGGGGTCAATTGAGAGTTGGTCTCCAACCCACGTCATAGTTGGCACACCGCTCACCATAGCAATGCTGACATAATCACTGGTTAGTTGTTGCCAGTTTTCATCATCTATGCCCCTGTAGTAAAGCTCGAAGTTGTTGACATCGATTGGAAGTATTGGTGTCTTGGACAGAATAAATTCACCACTGTCTTCGACTGTGAAGTGTTCCTGGTAAGTATAAGGAGACACCAATTGCCACAAGCGAACAAATTTGGTCAAGACCATACCGGCTTGAGCCATAGCCTCCTTCAAACCATCTAGTGTGCCCTTTTTTTTGAAGAGAGGCACGGCCCTCTTTATTTGCCTCCTCCACAAAGTAGGGTCGCTAGATCGCAATTTTAGGCCGAAGAGGTTGCTTAGAAATGGTATCAATGACTCGTGTGTGGAGTTGGCATCTAGCAAATCCTGCATTTGATTTGCCATGTCCTCCACAAACGTGAAGCCTTTGGCTACGGACAAATTGAGTTCCTGTAGTACCTCTGGTGTTAAATCGTTGTCGGAAATGTAGTTCTTGAACATTTCCGGCAGGTATCTTTCTTGTAGTGTTGGATACTTTTTTGGATTCGTGTAATGGGTGGGGATACTGGTTGTTAGCTGCGTGCTACCGAAGAGCATGAAGCGTCGGTGGGCCGAGAGTTTCTGTCCTCCTACTAGCGGCGTCCATGTCCAGCAAACGAAATAGTCTCCCTCTCGCATCCCGACCGGATTCCACTCAAGCTCGAAGACTCCGTATTGAGGATTTCCATCAGCATCTTCTGGTATGTTTGTTATCAGGGCATTCGGTATGTCTGTGGAAAGCCAAGCTGGGAAATCATCGGCTCCAAAGGTTGCCACTGCTCTAGCATCGCTATAGTTGAAATCCGTTGTCTTTACAGAGGCATCGATTTCTTTTTGGATCAACTCAACCTCGGCCAAATTTTCCGCTGTTGGATCGTCGCAGTATTCTTTTTTTGCCTTCTCTAGTTTCTCGACCAGTTCGCTATCTTCTATTCGTTCGATGTAAGAGAATTGGTTGTTGGTAAAGAAACTTCTTGCTACGTAGAATATCTGCACCTTGTCAACCTTATAGGGGTTGGCAAGAAAGCATCCATCCTCGTCTGGAGTCAGCACATCTATGACAACCTTATCGGCTATAGTTGGCGACTCGTCTAGTCTCTTAATTCCCATCGTTTTCCTTTACACGTACAGGAAGGATATTGTGACATCGCCCGGCCTGATGATTTCGTAGAATCTAGTTGTTACCACATCCCCTGAATTATCTGGGTTACTGGTAACAAAAGTTGTCTCGACCGAGTTGATTTCCTTGATGTCGGATATCTCTTTTATCAAGTTGGTGTTTTTCAAGTCCTGATTGTATTCCCAATTGTTCAGCGAGAAAAATCTATTGATTCTCCTCAAGATGTTCTCTCGATATTCAAGTTCAAATTTCCTGTAGAACTTGTCCAGGGTCAAATCTACCATAACATCTACTTCTAACACCACGCCGTCTCTGATACAGATGAAATCTGTTAGCATCTTTTTTTTGTCCAACTCTTCGTTGAGCTTTATTTTGAGTTCGTTGGATGCTCTTGCCAATTTGTCAGCACCTTCTCTTGCTAAAATATAGATGTCTACTATGTTGCCTGCACAGCCATGATTTCTCAACACAGCCGTTGACTTGCCGATTTGCCCGCTGTACGGCGTAGCAAATTGGTCCGCCAAGGTCTTGTAATCTCCTCCTGACACAGCCCTGTTTTGGGTTCTCAACCAAAGTGGTAGTTTCCTTCTGATATCTTCGATGTTATCGCCGTCGTAGCCGAATTCGCCTCTGGTATAGTTCCTAAAAGTCACAGGGATGGAGAACTTCTTTCCAGGGACTTCTACCTGTCTTTGCGTTTCGATAAAGCCGGTAACGATATTGCCAAGAGTACCACCGCCGACTCTATATTGCACTTGGATTCTGGACCCTGGTGCCGGGATTAGACCGGCCCGATTGTTACCAAAGATCACGAAAGCCCGCCATTCTGAATCAAACTCTATGCGAAACTCCCTTCTCGGCTGGCTGTCGGTGAAGTAATCAACCTTGTCCCACATGATGCCATCTACTTGTACTTTCACCGAGTCCCAAATAACCGGCATTTTCGATAGCTGAATTGTCTGACTGACCGCTCCCGATCCTGTGAAAGTATCAAGGAAGGTGCGACCCTCCAGGCCGATGATACTTTGATTGATGGAGGCCCCAGCAGGAAGGATGATGTCTTCGCCGAATCTCGGTTGGTTTTCTGAATCCGCTGGGAACAGTTCTATGGCCGTGGCCGTTTGTTCGGAAACTATGTCAATTACAACTGGCGTCTCTATCACCAAATCCGTGTTTTGAGGATTGGTAATGATAGCGGTCCACATTGATCTGCCAGCAATCGGCGGTTGCGGGCTGAAGCCAACTAGTCTTGCTAGTCTAAAGGCATTCTCTACCTCGGTGACAGTATCGATGAACAACTCGTTTACAATCTGGTCCATTTTGAACGATAGAGTATCGGCCAGAAATGCCCAATTCTCTATGAGCATCACAGCAATCGAAGACTCCACGAGATCGTTGAATGTGTTTGGTATGATAGTACCAGTTGGGCCGAACCGTTCCTTGGTAAAATCAACCAGTCTACTCTTCAACGACCAGAAATCCTGATTCGTGTAGTTAAGGTTGAATACTTTCTGTGCAGGCGGTAGTTCCGCCTTTGCATATGGTGTTATCTCAATAGGACAATTTTCTGGCATTATTAACCTCCGACCGGTGCAGATTGATCGATTGATAGGTTGATGTTACCGGCCAATGGTACTTCAAGTGTTAGAACCTGCACTTCCTTTATGTTTTCAGGGTCCACAAACTGTATCTTGATGAACAGGATGTGTTCTTTGGCACCCTCTTCATTCGGATTTAGATCATCATCGTCATCGGCAAATCCGACCTCTAGTTGTTGGACCGTTACCCTCGGTTCCCATGTTCTGATAGAGTCGATAATCATCTGCCTTGCCAGTCCAATTAACGTCTCGTCGTTCTGCTCGAACATGAGTTTTCTGAGGGGAGTACCGAACCCAGGAAGCATTACCCGTTCGCCTGGGTTTGTCAGCAACAACACCAGTAGATCGGATTTGATCTGTTGGACTCCGTTCTGAGTCCTCAGAAGACCCCTTGGGTCTCTAACAATCGGATATGGACATCCAAAGAATTTTTCCTTCATCTATATCCTTAGCAAGCTGGCATTGGCGGACACTTGTGGAACGGAATTAGCTGCATAATGCTTGCACATGCCGAATCCGGCGAGGCACTTACGAATACTCTATCGCTAATTGTGATGCCTTTTGGCGACAAACACAGCACAGGCCACACGCAGGCGGAACAGCCGCCAGTGGGTGTTTTACATCTAGGGTCAAGCTCCGTTCCAGCGATCAGGGCTATGATTTCGTCGGCAATGAACATATGATTCTTAGCCATGTTGACGTAAATCTGTTCCGTGATCTCGAAGTAACTGTCTGTCACATATACTATTTTGTTCGACGGGTTCTGTTCCAGGTCGCCAACTATAGTAAAGTGGTTGTCGTATGTCATGCATATGTAGTCTCCACCCACCTTCAAAAATACGTACCCTGGACCGGTTGGCACTTCTTGGAACCGCATAATGTGCGGTCCACGTTCTTCATTATCATAGTGAGGACAGAATATCATTATGTGCTGTTGCTCGGTGTTCTGTTGGTTGAAGTCATCTTGCATAGTTATCATTAGACCGTAACCAGTCCTGATGCGAACGTAACCCTTCTTGGCCTTATTGATCGGTAAACCGCCTTCTCTACGGCAAGGGGCACACTGTTCGTTCTCTTCGTCAACCATGTCAATCGTGTGGTTGCTGGTACTCTGTAGGTGGATGCCACGCTTTTCGCCAGCGACGTTCGGCGGGCAACCAGGGCAGTCCTCGATGCCTACTGTGTGGTCATTTAGTTCGATCTTGTTGCCGTTGGCACTGATGATCCTGATGTAGTTTTCTTCGCCACGAAGTTGAGTCCTTTCCTCCTTGTCATTCATTTCTATACGGTGCCCGGTTGCCGAAACCCAAGCGGTTTTTCCAAGGAATAAATCGGTGCAGCCAAAATCGAACGGCCTCATAGCCCTCATCCAATCTGGTTCGCCCTTCGGCTCTTCTACCGAATCGTCCATCCAGAAAGTGTGGCCTGAAACAGACATGAACTGAATACCGCTTTGGCAGAGTTCGCATTTGTTGTTCTGTGGCGTTTGCGGGCCTCTATAAAGCCTGCACTCGTTCTCGTGCTTGAAGTAGGGATTGGCACACTTCGGCTTCTCGCAAACTCCTTGTTCGCATTTATCAGCTTCTTCGTCCTTCTCAGGGCACTTGCTTAGATCGCCCCCACCACAAGCACACTGAGGGTGTGCCCACTGACCACAAGGCCGCAGGTGGTCGTCTTTCATGATGATGATATTGCCGGTCGCCGATTGCCATTCTCCTCTGGCCCATCGGTGTTTGCACTTCGGATCGCCATCTACCAATTTGAAGTGGTGCTTACCTACGGTCTTAAAACCATAGATGTGGGGGTTGGTGATCTTGTCCTGGGCATCTGGGTCATCCTCGAAATCGGCTATCGAAGTGATGTCAAAACCGTTGTAGTTTTCGGTATTCCATTGCGGTAACACCTGAGAGCCGTCATTTGGACCAACCAGATAACCCTTCCTTCTGCCTTCATGAAGTTCGTAGTATTCTTGAATGGGGTAACCCCAATTGTGATCCCCGTCTGGTCCTCTATTTCTATGCCAAGTGGTCCCAACATAGAATGGGGTTGCACGAGAGCCGTTCTCGAACAGGATGCACAAAGTAGAACCGGCAGGCGGAACCCAATTCGAGCCGCTGTCATCGAAACCGCCAAGAACAGAAATGGCATCACACCAAGGCAATGCCTTGATGGGCGTATCCTTAGTGTGGAATAACGGGCTGAAGAATCGGACCCGGTTTTGCTTCCAGGGGTCTATAGTGTCGATGCATAGGGCCGTGAACAAGCCAAATTGGGTCTCAGCCTGGGGTTGTATCTTCCACCGCTTATTGGTTTCAGATACCACCATCTTTCTCATGTCATAGCCGAGTTCGGCAAACCTTTCTTCTATGACCATGAGACGCTCATTCAGTTCTGCAACTTGGTCAAGTATACTATCAGCCATATTGTTATCCTTAGCATGTATTGTTGAGTTGGAATGTACTTCCAGAGCCAGGACCGCCCAAACGAAGTCCAGCGTCTATATCCACGCCTGGAGTTGCCAGGAATAGATTCAGTGTTGTGACGTAGGAACCCTCTTTAATAGAGTGGCTCACTCCTTTGACCATCCATGATTTATTACTCAATACCTCATTGCATTGAGGTTCGGCAAGCCACTCGCAAAATCCTGCGGTGCCTCCACCTACTAGACGGAAAGGGTTAATGACCACGATAGCACAGGTGGTTCCTACAATCAGCTTCAAATCAACAAATGACTGATATGGGTTGCCTTGTATCTTGAGTTCTGCATTGATGGGTTGAAGGCCCTCTGTGTTCACAGAATTAGCCCTGTCGTGTGCGTTTTGTCCTTGTGCCTGTTGAGCAGCGGCATCCTCACCGAAGGTGTTTCTAGCCTGATCGGTGACTGCAATACTTTGCTGGATACCGGCTGTACTTGTTGGCCCGCCTTGTACATTGCATCTACGTACTTGAGCTTGGGTTCTACCTGTTACAGCAGCACCGGAGTTACCGCCACGAGACATCTTGCCGAAGGCAGCAGGCCAGTTGATGTTTGGGTTGAAACTAATGACGTTGCTAAATCTACCACCGTTCACAATGAAAGTGCCTAGCGTGTGGGCACATGCTTTGCTTTCATTGCATCCCGGCATTAAGTCTTCCCAAAAGATAACGGTTGGCGTATATCCAGATGCCCCAAATAGTAACAAACCTGCGTTCGCCGTGTTGTCTATAGTCGGCATGATTCCTTTGTTGCCATCCGTTTTGAAAGGTTCGATCCACTTTTGGACACATGCGAGCTTGTTCTGGTTGTCGCACTTCCAAGCCTGACTTGGGTTGGGCTGGAACTCCCATGTGCTGAGTGAACCGTCTGGGTTCTTGCGGAAGAATTCGGTGATGAAACGAGGCTCTCTATCGTTCATAAAACTTTGTATGGCCTGCTTCAACGGCATCGGGTTGCTATCTGTACCAACAGTTTCATCCTCTCTAGCAGTGAATACCGTTTGCATACCGTCAACAGCCGTGATCGTGTACTTTACAATGCCGGAAGAGAAAGCTACGTCGATGTTAAGTGGTAACAATGTAACGATAGGAGAAGGATAGACCTGTGGACCCCCTCTACAAAAGTCCTTGATCCATCCCCATTGGCATTGAAGAATGGTGTCGGCGGTGGTGCGTTCGATACATTTGTTGATCTTGTCCACGAACTTGTTGAAGGCACCACCTTCCTCGTCTACTATTTCGATGGTTGCTTTGTGACCATTCGATGTACCATACTCGAAACTCTTGACAATAGCTGTGTGCGGGCTACCAGGAAATGACTGATTGCCTACAGTTATCATCATGCCATCGTTGCTTGCAAATCTGACTACCACCCACGGACCTACTACGTGCCCATTAACCGGAAAGTTGACGGGTTCACATTCAAAGTTTGCAGCACATCCAGCTAATAGTGGCATGGTCTCCTTTATCCAAAGCTAAACATAGTCGAGGGAACTTTAACGGTGATACCGACCTTGAAATCAAAGATATCCTTGATATTGTTGGCCTCCATAATCAACCACCAAAAATCAACTGTGCCATATGCCAGTTGTGATACCTTGTCTGGACGATACTCGTAGCCAGCCGTGATCTCCATGTACTTATCGGCAGCAGAGTCCCTAAGCACCTTCTTCTTGTAGGTTTTGAAGGTGGTTTTGTGTTGGTCGCCATAGTAAATCACACTAGAGTCGGCATACCGACTGGTTACTGTGACCAAATCCCTGGTTCTTATATCACTCAGCAGTATTTTGTTCGCCATACTATCCTCCAGTTCTCAAGATTCTGTTTTGTCCAGGTAGATCGAAACTCGTGTAGACTACTTCCCACGTCGTATCCACATCGAACTTGTACGGGGTAAATAGGTTTTCGTCCCACGGTACATCGGTCGGAAACTTAACTGAGTATTGTTTCAGAATTACACACAACTCGTCGTCAGCAAGCAACCTGCCGCATTTGATCCTACAGATAGGAGGAGGTAAATAAGGCACACCGGCTGCTCCGTTTCTTGGATAGCAAGCACTAGCCAAAGCCCTTAATTTCTGTAGGTTCTCGGCGGCGTCGAATTGGTCTACGATGAAGAAGTGAAACTGAACCGATATAGACCGGTTCTCAGAGTGCGAGTAAGTCTTCATAGGAAAAGACCTACCGATAATAGTTTCGTCGTTGTACAACGCACTCTTTGAATCACTAATGTCGGGTAGATTATTTATGATTATGTTGCCATATCCTGGTACGAAAACGTAACATTGCGGGATATTGATTAACCCACCGCCAGGAATTGTTGCCTTGGGCATTTCTAATCACACTCCTTATGTGCCTGGGTTCAATACGTTCTTGTTGGCGTTACCGTTGTATCTACCGAACTGCCAATTGCCGTAATCAGATGGGTTCTTTGGCGATAGGGTTTGTGTTCTAGTAGAACCAGCCATCATATTGCCAGTATCGCCGGATGCCTCGCTTGGCTGGAATAGAGCAACAAGCTCTTGCAGATCGTCGTGGATGGTGGACAACATCTCAAGTTGTCGCTCATTTAGATTAGCTATGACCGCCAAATCTTTGTTACCACCGCTAACATCGGCACCAGCCTGTTCGCTTGCATACTGTTCCTGCATCCTTTCATGTTCATCTACAAGCGAGGTTGCCCTTGCCTGTACCGGCTCTGAAAGTTGCGGGTTGACTGGTTGACCAGTCACAACCGCACCTGCTGCTGGCACGTTGCGTGGTCCGAACAGTGCCGGTTCCTCTGGGGTAACCTCTACTGGAGCGAGAGGTATATTTACTCTCGTCCTGCCAGTTGCTTGTTGTGTTGCCCTCTGATCGGCCATAGCTGCATTTGCCGCTTGTTGCTCGGCACCCATTGTCTGGGCCGTTTCAGCCGCAGCAGCTTGTCCGGCTTGATTCTGTACTTGGGCTTCAGGAGCTTCTGCCTGAACAGGGATAGCGGCGATCTGTTCGGTGATCTGAGTAGCTATGTCTTGGATGATAGCCGGAATAGCCGAAACCGATTGACTTACCTGGGTGATTGCAGGGGGTATAGCACACACACTGCCTTGTACGTCGGCAGTCATGTTAGTAGCATCAGCTATGGCGGATGTAGTTTGAGCAGTTAGAGCAGCACGCTCGCTCTTCTCCTTGGCTACAGCCGCACCAGACGATAGAGGCTGACCGGTAGCGGCAGCCGCCATCTGTTGCGGAACTATATTTACACGCTCTGGACCCTTCTCGCCGACCATGATTAGTCTTGGGTTGTTGACTAGGAATTCACCACCTTCAGCATGAGCAGGAATTGGAAAGGTGGTAGTCGGAGCCTGTCCAAGCATGGCCGCTGTTTTTTGAGCCGTTCTAGCTTGTAGATTGGCTACAGCTTGATCGTTAGCCGCCCTCTGGTTGGCTACAGCTTGATTTTTAGCCGCCCTGTGGTTGGCGATTATCTGTTCATAAGCAGTAGGTGCGACAGGCCCAGCAGGACGTGCCATGTTAGCTTGTGCTTGTGCTTGTGCTATAGCAGTGTCAAAGGCAGCCCTGTTATTCACATCGGTCTGAACTTGTATGTCCCTTTGAGCTTGAGCCAAAGGATTTAGTTGACTTGCCAACGGAGCGGTCGCCTGCGGACCTTGAGCATGACCTAATTGAGCTAGAATGCCATCTTCGGTATAACCCTTCTGTAGCAGGGCTTGTCTGGTAGCTTCATCTACATTTGCCTGCGGACGATAGTTATAACTCGCACCTGCCTGCCTGATCGCTTCCTCGCCAGCCGACATTGGGGTTTGGTTGGCCTGACCGCCTTGCTGTGCCAATTGTGCATACTGTGCATCCCCACCCTGCTGAATGGTCTGTTGTAGCGTTTGATTCAACGCCTGTTGCTGTTGCTGTTGCTGTAAAACCTGCTGTTGCTGCGTGGCCTGCTGGACCTGTTGCTGTAGGTTCTGCTGGGCCTGCTGAGCTTGTTGTACGGCTTGACCTGTCTGGTTTGCCTGCTCTGCCAACTGGTTACTTTGTGTAGAAATACCAGTCAGCGTATCCCATAGTCTGGTAATAAAGCTCTCGGACCTAGTTTTCGTGATTTTCATGTTGTCAGTGACAACATGATTGGAGTCGAATGCTCCAGTCCTGGCATTCTTACTGATGTTGGTAACAGTCTGGGCCAACTTGCTATTAGCCTTGGCACCTAGCTGTTCGGTTTCTCTGGCAGTTCTCTCAACTTCTCTCTGGGCTGTAACAACACTATCCATACTTTGCATGTTGCTGGCCTGATTGACCAACGAGGTTGCAACGGTACTGGCAGCTTGAGAAACTATTTGCCGGGTAGGTGAATTCGGGCCTTGCAGAGAAGCCGTCAACTGGCCGGTGACGTTTCCGGCCTGCTGAACAGCGGCAGGAGGCACAGCCTGAGCCGCAGTCACAGGTAGAGGCTGATTCAAGATGCCAGCAGTCTTTTGTGCTGTAGCATTTTGTAGGTTAGTCACAGCCTGATTGTTAGCCGTGTGCTGGTTAGCAATCATCTGCTCATATGCATTTGTCTGAGTGCTGGCCGCAAGAGCCGCTTGTTGCCGTGCAGATGTCATGGCCGCATCGAACCGTGCCCTGTTGTTTACATCCTGCTGAACTTGCATGTTTCTCTGTGCTTGTGCCAGAGGGTTCAACATGTTAGATAGCGGCGGCTGTCCTCCAGTTGACGTCGGTACTGCCGTTGGTGTGCCAGCGTTGTAAAGCTGGGTACCTGGGTTGACCGTGCCCGGTCTCTGGAATTGGAGGTTAGCCAAAGTAGCAGCAGAAGCCATTGGCATAGCTGGAGGCGTTGGCACCGCTGGAGTAGTTGCTGCGGCAGGTGTAGCCGCTGGAAGCGGTTGGCCTAACATAGCAGCCGTTCTCTGTGCGGTTCCAGCTTGTAGATTGGCTACAGCTTGATTTTTAGCCGCCCTGTGGTTGGCGATCATCTGTTCATAAGCACTCGTCTGGGTGCTTACAGGCTGGCCCTGTTGCGGAGCGAAACCACGAGTGGCGGTTGATGGAACCATGTTGGCCGAAATTTGACTCAATAGGATTCCCTGATCCTGAGTGGCCTGCATTGCAGCTACATCATTCCAAGTTCTCACCGGGGCAGGTGCCGGTGTAGTACCCGCCATTTGTTGTGCTGGTGGAACTGGCTGTCCCAACATGGCCGCTGTTCTCTGAACAGTCCCGGCTTGTAGATTGACTACAGCCTGATCGTTTCTAGCGTGTTGCCCGGCAATCAGTTGTTCGTACTGATTGGTCTGAGTGCTAGCTGCTGCCCTCGAAACTGCTGTCGGAGCGGCCAAAACTGGCAGTCTAACCGAAGTCGCTGGAGCAAACTCTACGGCGGACGTAGTAGCACCATACACACCAGGAACGGTCGGAGCAGTTGCGGCCTGGGCAGCGGGTGCCGGGGCAGGCACAACAACATTCTGTTGAACCTGTGCCGGGGCTGCTACAGCCGTAGGCATCATGCCTCGTTGTTGTAGAGCCTGTGTCATCGGTCCAGCCGGGGTCTGAACTACTTGCTGTGGAGCCTGAACCGCCTGCTGCGGGGCAGGTGTAACAGCCTGCGGTATCATGTCCCTCTGTTGTAGAGCTTGAGAAAGTGGACCGGTTGGTGCCGGGGCAGTCTGGACCGCTCGTTGTGCCGCCATTGGGCCTGGAGGGATTACACCCTGAATACTAGGCGTTTGCATATAGACGCTGCCAGGAACTACGCCCGATCCAGCAACCGGTATAGTTTGAACCGCCGCAGTAGCAGGTGCAGTTGCTTCTACATTCTCAATCTTAAGCTTTTCGGCTACGATTTCTTCGACCTTGAGCTTTTCAACTTCCATGAGTTCGAGGGCCATTTTCTCGGCCTCCTCAACAGCACTCATGTCTGCTGCTTCCGCTGCACCCGCTACCGTGGCCTCCTTGATGGCGGTTTCACCGCCTACACCAGATGCAGTTACTCCGATCTTCTTGAGACCCTCTGCGGCTGCCGCTGTTACTTGATCGCCTTCTTCGAGGGATGCATCAAAGGCAGTCTTGGCAACCTTTAGTTCCGTGCCAATAGCCATAGCCTCTTTTGGCAGGTTCAAATCGAATGCACCAAGGTTAAGAGCCTTAACCTCTTCGAGCATTGGATTGATGGCGTCTGCCATGCCCTTGATACCTTCAAACTCGCCACTCTTGAATCTCTCCATTACCTCGGCGAGTGTCTCGAAGACATGGACCAAGTTATCCATGACATCGGCAAGGACTTGCATCTTGTCGGCTGCGGCTTGTACTTCCTCGGTCTTAGGCAGACCATCTCTGATCGGTGTTAGAATTCCACCACCAATGGCTTCTGCCATTCCTCTAAACCAATAACCGAACCGACGGACTTCCCAACGCTGATCCCACCACCAGCCACGATTCATTCTCTCCATTGCCTTGGCGAGTGTGTCCAAAACAGTTGGCAGAAGTGTCAGTACATTCTGTAGGGCTTCTAGCTTGCTTACCTGAGCCGTAATGTCTTCTGCGGATGGTAGCGGTATAATCGGCTGGATGATGCCGGTATTGATCGTGGTGACTAGACCACCGAACCAATAAGTTACAACCGCCGTGTCCCATCTCATACCCCACCACCAACCCTGGTTGATTTGTTGCATGGTGGTTGCCAAATTAGCAAGGAACCCCGGCAAAGCCATCAACACATTGCTTACGGCGTCTAACGTCTCAACAATGGTGTTGATCTCCTCAGCCGGTGGGAATTGTCTGATCGGCTCTATGATGCCCATTCCAAGAGCAGTTGCTATGTCGGAGAAGAAAGTTGAGAACGAGCCAACCTGGAACTGTAGGCCCCACCACCAACCTTCGTTGATCTGTTTCATTCTTTCAGACAGCAGATTTAGGAAGACTGGTAGAATGTCTAGAACTTGCAGCATACCATCAAGCTGCTGGATGATGGTCATTAACTCGCCTGGTTGCGGGAAGGTTGTGCGAATCGGGATAATAATACCCTCGCCCAGACCTTTCGCTATACCAGTGAAGTATGCGGAGAACTCAGATACTCTGCTTGCCGTTTGGACAATGGAGGACTCGCCCCACCACCAACCGGTTAACATAATCATCAACTTAGTGCTGACGTAGTTGAGGAACTTGCTGAGGTTCTCAATGATCGTAGCCATTTCAGCAATTTGCTGGGCAACCGTCTGTATTTCCTGCGGGTTCGGGAAGAAGGCCCTAATCGGAGTGATAACGCCGTCTCTCAACAACATTGAGATGTTCATGAACCACTTGTTGAACACAGGCATCATCGCACTGATTCTGTGAGCCGGAACCTGACCAGTCCATCTATCGGCCTGCATAAGTGGGATGAGGCCGGTCATGATACTATCAAAGACTTTTGGTAGAGCTTCTAGAATCTTCGCCATTGCCACTACGGATTCAGCAACGCTCGTTACTTCCTGGTCGTTGGGCAGGTAAGCACGGATCGGAGTTATCACCCCGTCTCTCAAGAACTGAGCTAGGTTGAAGAAGAATGGTTGAAACTCATCGGCAGCGGCTAACAGTCTTTTGGACTTGGCTGGCTTCGGGAACCAACGAGTTCCTCTGTCGCTGACAACAGACAAGGTGCCCTCCAAGGCTGTCATCATCTTCGGGATTTCTTGTAGAATCTTCGCCATAGCCACTACAGAGGCGGCTACGCTGGTGACTTCTTGATCATTTGGCAGGTAGGCACGGATCGGAGTAACGATGCCATCACGCATGAACTGTGAGAGGCTTAGGAAGAATGGTTGATATTCCTTGGCAGCTTTTAGAATACGTTCGGACTTCTTTCTTTGCGGGAACCACCACGAGCCTCTATCGGAGATGTCTGATAGAACAGGGTCCAACGCCGCCATCATCTTTGGGATTTCAGTCAAAATGGTAGACATGGCGACTACGGACTGTGCAACATTTGTGACCTCCTGATCGTTAGGCAGGTAGGCACGGATCGGTGTGATAACTCCGTCACGCAAAAACTGAGCTAGACCGAAGAAGAAATCTTTGAACGGCGGCATAGCCTTCTGCATTCTTTCAGCAGGCGTCATTCGGCTCCAGAAGTCTCTGTGTGTTACCGTCCTTAGCACCGGGTCCAAAGCTGCGAACATCTTTGGAATCTCGGTCAATATAGTAGCCATCGCTACTACGGACTGTGCAACGCTCGTGACCTCTTGATCGTTAGGCAGGTAGGCACGAATTGGGGTAATGATACCATCACGCAGGAACCTAGACAGTTCTAGGAAGAACGGTTCAAACAATGGGATGGCTTCTCGAATCTTATCAGCCGGTGTCTTCTTGCTCCACCAACTTTTGTTAGTCATAACCGATAGTGTTGGGGTCATAGCATCCATCATTGGCGGAATGGCCTGGATAACCTTAGCCATAGCCTGTGCGGATGCGGCAGCCGACTCAAGTTCCTTGGCATCACCGAAATATGCCTGGATCGGGTTTACGATACCCATTCTCAAGAACCAAGCGATGGCCTGGAAGAAACTACTGAACTTGATGACGCCTTCGTATATTTTCTCGACCGGCGACTTCTTGAACCACCAACCTTCTCTCGTCAATGGGATAATGGACTTGGTTAGCGTATCCATTACGGTTGCTACCGAAGTCAGGACCGTTGCCATTGCGTTTGCCGTCGCCGCAGCAGGCTCTAGATTCTTAGCCTCACCGAAATTCATCATGATCGGCAGTACAATACCATCTCTCAGTAAGCCTGAAGTAGCCCAGAAGAATGCGGCGAATTTCGGCAGGTATTCTTTGATCTTGTCTGCTGGTGCTGCACTGAACCACCAACCACCGCTTACCAACGGGATGATCGAGTAGGTCAACACATCCATCATGGCGGCTACGGATTGTAGAACTACACCCATAGCCTTTGCAGTTTCAGCTACAGGAGCTAGGTCTTTGGCCTCTCCAAAGCTATGTGCAATTGGTTCTATGATGCCAGAGGCAATGAACGAAGACACCGACCAGAAGAAATCACCGAACTCATCTTTTGCCTCCAGTATTCTTTCTGCTGGCGAGTCGCTGAACCAACTTCCCTCGGTTAGTGGCACGATGGCGTATAGCATTGTGTCCATAACATCGCTAATGCTGGTCAACACAACAGACATTGCTTTTGCACTCTCGGCCACTTGCTTCAAGCCTGCGGCATCGCCGAATGTAGAAGCAATAGGTTTCACGATGCCAGTGCTGATAAAATTGCCCACAGCCCAGAAGAAGTTGCCAAACTCGTTAATGGCCTCACGGATATTTTCTACTGGCGAGTCAGTAAACCAACTGCCCTGGGTGAGCGGCACGATGGCACTCGTCATTACATTCATGACATCGGTGACAGCGGTTAGAATTTGAGACACACCCTGAATCATGGGTACGATCTCTTTAACGGCTTCGCCCGCACCGAAACTCTGTTGTACCACGTCTACGAGATTGGTAAAGAATGTACCGACCTCCTCGAAGGCATCGAGGAATACCGGCATACCTTCTTTCATGTCTTCTATTGGCGAGTCAGACCACAAGAAGCTCTTGGTGAGAGGAGGTATAGTTTGAGTTAGCTGGGTGATGATGTTGGTCGTAGCAGCAATGATTGAAGCTGCTCCCTGGATGACCGGCAAGATTTCTTTAGCAGCCTCGCCAGCACCAAAGTTCTCTTGCACTACTGCAACTAAGTTGGTGAAGAACGTACCCACTTCCCTGAAGGCTGCTAGGAAGATGGGCATACCTTCTTTCAAGTCTTTTACCGGTGAGCCGAACCACAAGAAGCCATTGGTCAAGCCGGGGATCACATCCGCCAGCGTAGTGACCATTGAGGTAGTGGCGGCGATGATTTGTGCGGCCCCTTGTATGATGGGGAGAATTTCTTTGACTGCCTCACCAGCGGTAAAGTTCTGTTGTACCACTTCGATGATGCCGCTGAAGAATGTACCTACTTGCTCGAAGGCGTCGAGGAAAGCAGGCATACCTTCTACAAGGTCTTCTACTGGAGAATAGAACCACAAGAAACCATCAGTCAACGCAGGAATGACATCGGCCAACTCTGTAACCATAGCTGCGGTTGCAGATAGAATCTGAGCGGCCCCTTGTACAATAGGAACTATCTCCTTGGCATTCTCGGCGGCGGCGAAGTTTTCCCTGACAACCATCATGATGTCTTTGAAAAGACCGCCGACCTTCTCAAAGCTCGCAAGAAATGGACCCACGGCTTTATCTAGGTCTTCTAGTGGCGAATCAAACCAGAGGTAACTGTCTGCAAGATGGGCTACTTTCTCGATCATGTCGGTCATGACCGCAGTTATAGTCATAAGAATTTTGCCTGCACCCTCAATTACAGGCACTATCTCTTTCACCGATTCAATTGGTCCGAAGCTCGACTGCACTACCTTGAGCAATTCTTTGAATAGGGTGCCGACCTTCTTGAAGCTCGACAAGAATGAAGGCATGGCCTCGTCCAAGTCTTCTAGCGGCGAATCAAACCACAAGAAACTATCTGCCATAGGAGTTACTTTATCGATCATATCTTGCATGACGGCAGTAACAGTCATAAGCACTTTGCCCGCACCCTGAATTTGCGGCACAAGGTCTGCCATGTCCCTGATCGTTCCAAAGTCGCTCTGTATTACTTCGATCAACTTTCTGAACATCTTGCCGACGTTCTTAAAGCTGGCAACGAATGGATCGATAGATTCTTCTAGGTCTTCTAGTGGCGAATCCCACCAGAGGAAACTCTGGGCCATAGGTGCAACATTATCGATCAAGTCGCTCATGACCGCTGTTACGGCCATTAAGACCTTCTGCATCTGTTGCACGCTCTTGACTATATCCTCGCCGCTCATCTCTCCAGTCGCTTCACGAAGCTCCGCTCCCATTGTGGCTACAGCAATAGCCAACTTTTTCATCTTCGGGATGATACTTTCCAGTTGACTTGCCCCCAGGCTCATGATCTGGCCAAGTAGACCCATAGAGCCAAGGCCAATCAGTTTGCCCGCATAAGAGGTTACAGCACTGGTAATTTGCCCAACTGCTTCAAATATGACCGCTACCTGTTTTGCCGTCTTTGCGACGGCAGCCGGGTCCATCTTGAGTTTTTTGATGAGCTTGTCGGACAGATTTATGATGGCTTGGGCTAATCTAATGATGCCATCTGTCATGCCATATAGAACCACGGCACCGATATACATGAATGGCGTTAGTATGGACAACAGGCTAATACCGACCAAAGCACCACCGGCAAGCAAAATAGCTCCTGTTATCTTCCCAGCAGCTATGAGAATGTCGGCAACTTGTTTTCCAACCACTGCTCCGTATTTAGGATCAAATCCTTTGCTCAGACCATTTGCTAAATTTATGATGGCAAGAGCTAGTTTGATGATGGCAGGTGTCAACAATAGAAGGGTAGCGGCACCCAGAAGCATATAGCCAACATACGGGTACAGCATACCAACGCCGGTTAGACCAGCGGCGGCTGCCACAACAGCACCGGAGATAAGTGCTGCAACACCGATCAATTCGCCGACTTTACGTGCCACTTCTAGGCCGGTCTTGAAGTCTACGCCGAGACCGGCACAGGCGTCAGCTATTTTGATGATGGCGACAGCCATCAAAATCATTGCAGGGGTTAGAACGGCTAGAGCCAGGGCACCAGCTATCAAGGCCGGTGCAATGAACTCTACTTGTGTCAAAGCATACCCAACGCCGGTCATGAGTGCGGCGTTGACCGTGACGGCACCCATCAACACAGCCATTGCACCCATGAGGGCTGCGATGTTTAGTGCGGCCTTCGCAGCCTTCTCGGCATCCATTCCACCGATGCCTAGTATTGCGTCGGTGACTTTGATGATGACCAAAGCCATAGCAACCAAGCCCACGGCTACTGCGGTTAGTGCCAACGCACCAAGAGCTAGTTGTGCAGCGAAACTGCCCATGCCCTTGATGTTCATTGCTGGGAACTTAAAGCCTTTAGGAGCCTTGCCGAGTGCTTGGCTCATTTGTTCGGCAGCAGCAGGAGCGGCTTTGGCGGCAACGGTACTAGAAGCAGCAATTGTAGATTGTGTGATGGCGGCAGATGCATTTTGAGTGGCGGCATTTGTGACCGCTGGAGTGATGGTTTTTGCTATCGTCGGGGCGGTGCTTTTGATGGCCTGTTGAGCGGCAGCGGGTGCCAGTGCGATGGCACCATCACCGACATTTGCAGCGGCCTTACCTGCTCCAGTGGCGGCGGCTCCTGCCCCACCCTTGAACATTCCTCCTAGTTTTCCAAACAAGCTAGTAAACAAACCACTTGGCATCATAGCGGCAGCCATTACGCCTGTGTGGAAGGCAATGATGCCCAAAGGCCCCATGAGAGCGGCAATGCCCATTATCATCTTGCCGCCCAGGGTTCTAGTGTACTCGTTGATCTTATTGAGGGTGTGTGCTATCTCGGCCATCGGGTCGAGCTTCTTGGCGGTCTCGACACCCAACTTCCTTTGTTCCTCGTTCATCTTTTCGAGGACTTCACGCATCTTGATGACATTGCCCGATGCCATTGCCTCCTCGATCTGAGGAGTAAAATCTACCTTACTTCCTGCTTCCTTGAGTTTTTTGGTGGTTAGGTTGAAGATTTGACCCATCATTTTGGCATCGCCGGTCACAGAGACGCCCATTTGTTCTAGGTCTTTCCTTATATCAGTAGACATCTTGCCGGTCATGTTCGCCATGACCGACGCCATATCACCGCCCTTCTTGGCAGCCTCATCAAACATGGTGAGGAATCTGAAGCCCTCGCCCATCACCAACTGCTGACGATCTCTTTCCAGTTTCAGTCTTTCTTGTGCTGTGAGGTTGCCATTCTCAAGCTCCTTATTGATATCCCACATTCGATCGCCGAACCCCTTGCTGGCCTCACGATAGGTTTCGATGACCTTCTTGATCTCATTGGCCTGCATACCATAGGCTTCACCTAGTTGCAGGTTGAGTCTCATCAATCTCTCTGGGTCTAGATTTTCAATTTCCTCCAAGGTGACGCCGAACCTACTCAGCATCATTTCCATACCCTGGGCCATATCCCTCATACCTTCACGGCTTTGAAGGATGATGCCTTGCTTCAATTGCCCTAGTTTGCCAACGGCGGCTGTTGCCCCGAATAGCAGGTTTTGGACCTGTGGGCTTGCCTTCATGAACAGTGTGTGGCTACTAGTAAGAGCAGAGTTAAGGTCATTCACCGCATCACCGACGTTGAATTTTTCGGCGATGGCATTCAACCTAATGAGGTTGGCTACGGACTGTGCTGTTGCTGTACCGGCGTGGTCTAGAACCTTTGCCAGTTCAGTTGCCTTCTTGACGGCACCTGCTAGTTTATCCCCGGTTATTCCAGTCCACCGAGCAACGTCTTGAACTTCTCTGCTGATTTGTGCTGATTGGTTCACAGAGAGCCTAAGATGCAAACTCCAATCGTACAGGGTCTCGGAGACGCCCTGCCCTTCCGCACCAATCATGGTTTCTAGGTTAAGACCAATTTTGGTCATAGTCAGAGCTTGCTTCCGACTCATGTTGCCTTTACGGAGGTTCTTTAGATATTCTTGCTGCATGGCGGTCAGATTTTGGCCGGTTTCACCAACAGTTTTTCCTAGATCAACAAACTGTCTTTGCAGGTCTTCTGTGGCTCTTGTCACCCCTTGGGTCTGGAAAGCTATAGCTCTAATTTGCTTTTGGTACTCTAGTTCCTCTTCGATGCCTCCGAAGATTGCTTTTTGAACCTCCATCCATGACTTAGCCATGATGTTGAAGGGGTCTAGGAGCATCTTCTTCCATTCAGCCCGCCAATCGTCGATCCCCTTGGAAAAACCTGCACCGATATCATCGGCAGCTTTCTTACCTTTCTTCTCGTCCGGAAGGTCTACGCCTACCTTCACCGGTTTACCACCGCCTCCTTCTGGGGCCACTCCTCCTGGTGGAGCAGGCGGCTTCGGTGGTGCGGGTGGAGCAGGTGCCTTTGGCCGGATCATTGCCGGGATCATCGCCTTGAGTTTGCCAAGGAGTGATGTAACTGGTTTGGTTGCCGCTGCTGGGGCTGGTGGAGTGGGCACAGGGGTAGCTACAGGCGGCACCGGCATAGCCACTGGAGAAGAGGCCATTGCTGTCTTGACACTTTTAATGGCTTCGGTTACACTCCTTATGCCACTTTCTATAGTTGGAGAAAGGACGGTGACTGTGCCCTTGACCCAAATTGACCCCTGTGTAGTTGCTTCTTTGGTTAGGAAGGCCAGCGTTTTCTCGACTGATCTACTAGTAGCATTCAGGTCCAATGTAGACCTGAGCATGTTTTTCTGAATATCCAGAAGACCAGCCAAGAGTTTGTCGGTCAGACCGCTTGCACCTGCTTCGATTGGCTGGGCAGCGGGCACAACTACCGTCACGTTAGTTGTTGAGGGCTTATCTCCACCCTGGGCTGCTTTGGCTGCTGCGATCTCTTCTAGAAGTGCCTTAGTGTCATCTACGGCCTTCTGGCCTTCTTTCATTTGCTCTTTGAAGTTCTCTTCGGACCTTTCAAGAATCTTCTGAATGTCGCCCAAGATTTCATTTCGTCTCGCATCGGTCGGAGTCTCTTCTTCCGGTCCTTTCGTTTCTGGCATGACCGTCTTGTTCGGGGCAGGAGCTTTGAGCAACGAACGCAGGAACTCTCGCATTTCTGCAATAGGCTGCGTGTTCTCTACTACCCTTCCTAATAGGTCTTCAATTTGTGCCATTTTTCTCCGTTACTCGATGCCCTGCTGTGGCTGTCCGACGACAGGGACCGTACCAACTGTTGGTACATTAGGTGCAGCAGTTGGAACTAAATTAGTGCCTGCTGATTCAATCTGAGGCTGCTGGGTATTTATGCCCTCGGCTTCCGGCTCTGGGCCTTCGGCTCGTGGATTTACCTGTCTCCTAAGCTGCTCTTGGATTACTCTCCTCATCTTTTCCACTTCGGCGGGATCAAAACTTCTGACCGTGGCGAGAGCATTGAGGACGTAATTAACGTCTAGGACTTTTAGCTGTCGAATTGACTGCCATTTATAGCTGCGAAATGCACTTACTATATATTGCTGTCCTGTGATATTTCGGTATGAAATACCCCCAAGTGACATCTTAGCAGTGTTCAACAGTTGCTTGATGACTGGAAACGTCAAGTAGTGCAAATTGACGCCACGAACCCGGTTCCCAGGTTGTACATCAGTTACCAAAACCATAGGAGAAGGATCGTGCATCCAGTTTTGGTAGGTGAACATTATGATCGCCCCACGACGCACCGTGTTGTTAAGAGGCGTCTGGCGACTGGCCGGTGTAAAGAGTTGTCCCACCGCAGCGGTTTGAGAGTTCGGGGCCTGCGGCGTTTGTGGCTGCGGTAGTGGTGGCATCTATCTCCATTACGGTATCCTAGAGAACGCCTTCGAGCTTACCTGGGTAGCGTAATCGGTTCCTGTAACCTTGAGAGCCACTCTACTTAGCGGATCATCCACACCATCGGCTTTATCGGCGTCGTTTTCTTTTTCGGCTTCGGCACTCTTGGCAAAGAAATTCTTGATCTCGGCAACCACTGCCTTAATTACAGCCTTGCCTGCCCGTTCCTCGTCGTACTTATCTTCGGAGATAAGGTCGTTGTACATTTCTTCTACGTCTAACGAATACGGCTCCCCGTAAGGATGAGTCTGAGACTCCTTCTGCACACGAAAAGCCATGCACTTTCCGACCTTGTAGACTCTAACGCCGTCAAAAGATAGACGTTTCTCAGAAGACCTAACGAAGATGTATGGATCGGACTCTTTCAAGTAATCAGTAACAACAAAACCATGCTGCTCTAGTATCTTTTGCACGATACCGAGTTGCCGTTTGGTTTCTCTGGTCTTCTTGTCAATGAACTCCCTGAAGGTCTTCTTTTTCTTGTGAGTCATTAGCACTGCCTCATAATTAGGTCGTGTGCCGAGTAAACGCATCTCTTCAGCACTTTCAAATCACTCGGATTGCCGTTGTAGGGCACTCCCTTGAACACAGCCCCGGCCAAAGACATCGAAGCCTCTTTGAGTGTCTGTAGACTAGCCGACAGGAACAAAGTGCCCTGCTTCCTCTCTAGGAACTCCAACTCTTCTTTCTCAGGTAAGCCGTCCTCGCCCTGCCGTCCGGTCTTCTTGACATAATGCAGACTTAGACCAAGCAGAGGAATTATCTCACCCTTGCCGTTTATCATGGCCTCGCTGTTGTCGGAAGCCTTAGTTCTGACCACCAGTTTGCCATCGGAGTAGGCCGTCCTCAGAGAGTTGGCTATATCCCAACCAAACCAGTAGATTGTCCCGTCTTCGTCAACAACGCTGATGATGAATGCTCTGGTCTCGAACTGCTTCGCTATCGATTCGACCACCACACGGCGTCGAAGGACATCTTTCTCTTCTGGGCTGCCGGACGTGAGCTTTTTTAGTTCCGGGGCCGACAGGTACTTCTTGGGGTCGTCTTCTTTCAGGGACCAGTCTCCCAACATTACGTCGCCCCACTGAGAATTGAATCGAGTGGAGATAAGGATAGCGAAGTCTTTCTCGTTGTAGATAAGGTCTTCCAGATTGGCTCCACTGCCGACTTGAACGCCGCCCATCAAGGCACAGACAAACTTGCGGTGTAAATCGCCCTTCAACGCTCCGTAACCAGCGAGCTTTAAGAAGATGGTGGACAGCATCGGCACCGTTTCTAGCGACGTGGTGATGTGGTTTACCAAAGAAGTAGCTGGATTGTTTCTATCAAGTTGATCCTTCAACATTGAACGTACTTCTTTGGAACACTTCAGCACATTGGCGTTCTCACGGATCAACTGGACGCTCCAATTATCTTCAACAAACTTGGTTTGGTAAGCATCTAGTTCTTTGTCACGAACCTGACTCAACAGACTCTTCAGTATGTTTACATCACCCTTAACTGACTCCTTGAGGTAGTTCTTCTTCCATACCTCAAAGTCTTTGGCCTGTGGCTCCTCGTCGGGCATATCTGGCGTAGCCGGGTCTTGGTTTACATCTACAGGTGCCGGTCCACCCTGGCCCATGTCGGGTGCGGGTTGAGCCGCTACATTGGGATCGCCGGGCATCGGGTTTCCGGCATTGGCTAGCCCTGAATCGCTAGCGGGCGGTCCACCAGCGGCAGGATCAGGTTGACCACCGGCAGCGGGTATGTCAGCCTCCTTTAGAGTTTTAAGCCAGTCCTGAATGATATAGTCTCTCATTTACTTGCCCTTCTTCGCTTGTTCGATGGCTTCTAACAAGGCTCGCTTGGAGCCGCCTTCGCCTATGTTGATGGTGTTGTTCTGGTGTGCCGCCAAATATCTTGGGAAAGTATCACGCTCTTTCAGCTTGATCCTGGTCATCAGATCGGCGACCTTCGCCATCTTGTCTGGGATGTCACTCTTGATCTTCACCAGATTCACCAACGCCTCTTTACTTGATGTAGTAGCATCACCGTCATTCAGGACCATGTTGGCGAAAGTTGATATGTATTCATCTAGCTCTTTGCGGTCGTCACGAAGGTTGCCCATGATCTCTGCATAGACCCCTAGAAGAGCGTCGTCGCTGATGAGGCGAGATAGTTCGCCACCCTCTTCTTGTTTCTGCGGGACCATGCCCACATTCATAGTTGGAAGTAGTTTTTCTAATTCCGGCGTCGAAAGTGGTGTCTTCTCCTCAATTTTGGTTTCTGCTCGGTCTTCTTTAGTCATAACATGATATATACGGTGACAACTAGGAATCTTAACCTTGTGGAGTGGCAATGCCGAATCAAAATGAAGCCTCGTATTACTCACAAGTGCAAGAATCCATCCAATCTATCTTCGAGTTGACTACGAGGGTTGATGAAAGGGTTCAACTCATGATGAAGAAACAAGAAGACCTAGAGGATAAGATCGATGCACAACTGAAAGAGATCAATGCCTTGGCAATCCGAGTGACGATGTTGGAGTCACGGAATGGTGCTGCCATGCAGAACGATGTAGAGAAGATGAAAGAATCGTTCCATCAGATGGAACTGAAGATGGCGGGTGTAGAGAAATCTACCGCCGCTTCCGAGAACCGGTGGAAGACTATAGGCGGGTTCGTTTTGCAGATTCTTTGGGTCTTGCTGGCGGCTTACTTGCTGTTCAAGTTGGGGCTTCAGGCACCAGCAGTACCCTAATTCTCATCCAAGAAAGGGATGAACGATTCGGGCGGCGAGAGCAACTCACAATTCACAACTGGCCCCGGTTTGTCACTCCCCTGGCAGAACGTGCTGAAGTCGGCATCGCCCCAATAGTCCGATTGGTACGCCATAAACGTATCTTCGTTCGTAACAGGCCAGTGAGGGCCAGGAATCGCCTGTTTCTGGTCGCCGTAATTGCCGGGCCGAACTGTTAGCCCGCAAACCGAACACCGGACTGCTTGAAACGTAGCCATATAACCTCCATCTCCATTCTAGTGCAAAAAGGCTCTGCGTAAAGTGGTTTTCCCCAAGCAGATCATAAATACCAACATGAACATTTCATTCAAGGATTGGCTTCGGGAACAAGAAGAAGCACCGGAGCACGGCTACAAAGTGAGAGGCAGTACCCTCTGGAGCCAAGGACAAGGCGGTGATGCCTACGACTACTGGCGTAATAGACAGAGAATTCGTCCCGGCCTAGACACCATGAACATTGCAACCGGTGCTTTATTCGGTGCTATTGATAAAGCTCGTGGCGGCAGTACGGAAGTGCCTAACTCTGGGATGTTCCAGCCTTTCTTCAGCGATTATGAGCTACAATCCAGCCGAAGTCAGAACTACTTTACTCTAGAAAAAGAAGAGACCGTTCAGGCCAGGGATGTCAACGAAGCCAAGCAGATGAGATTGGAGTTGCATCGAAAGATGAATGACTTCATGCGAGATCAATACCTGGGCAACTTTTCCGGCAGCGGTGGTAAACCCGCTTTCTGGAAAGAAGGTGAGTACAAACCAGTTCAGCCCAATGCAGCCGTGTTGTTGGCACACAAGCCGCCACACCATAACGAGTACGGCGATGAACAGGACTTAGGGAACGGGCAGTGGAAAATCGTGGCATACGGACAATACCGTTGGCCGAGAGACGACATCTTCTACGGCAATCAATTGAGCGATGCCTTGAACTTCGACAAGGTTGGTGCCCAATCTCAGGACACGGCAGGTCAAAGGAGAAATATAGGTGCCAATAGGTTCTAAAACTAGCAGGCGGCGTTCTAAATAGCACAGGAGCAGATATGAGTTTCAAATCATTCAAAGACTATGTGTTGCTGAAGGAAGGCGACAACCCTTCTGGAAGTGGCGAAAGTGGAGCCGACAAAGACTGGAAGAAGAAGTTCACCCAGATTGATCCAGGTTTCGTTCCACCCCCGAAACTACGTCCGATTATTGATGCATTCGTGAAGAGTGCCGAAGTAAAGATCATGGGCGACACCACTAAGGAAATGACGATGCCTAAGAAGAGTCTCTTCCTCACCGGAGGCTCTGTGCGTGACTTCCTCCGTGGCAAGTCTGTTAGAAAATACAGCTTGGTAACAAACGCCACTCCTGAACAAACCGCACAGATTTTACACTCCGCTGGCTTCAAGATGGCTGGGGATTGTCCGACTGAAAACCTCAAACTCACCTTTAAGCCAGAAGTGGCAAAGGAAGGTGACAAGCTCATCTGGAACTGCGGAGCCAAAGACAATAGCAAGGAGAAGAAGGCATACTCTATCAAGGCCACGGTCGAGGGCGAGGAGTTTGACATCAATACCATGAGACGTGACCCCAAGGTTTCGTTTGGCTCGGCTAACGCCGATTTCACCGATAACCCCAAGGATGACGCCCAAGGCCGTGACTTGACCATGAACGCAAATTACATCGAGTTGAGTAAATCGGACGGCCCCAACACTAAGTTATACGATCCAACCGAGACTGGGCACTACGACACAATGCAAGGTGTTATCAAGACAATCGGCGACCCAGAGCAGAAATTCAAGGAAGACAAGATTCGTGTCATGCGTGCCGTGAGACTGCATTGCCGCTATGGTAAGGGTCCAATGGACGAGAAGATCGAGAAAGCTATCGGCAGATTCCGTGACCTAGACGGCGTGCCAGGGGATCAGGTGAAAGAAGAGTTTCTCAAGGGTCTGCTACACCCAGATATCGATCCAAAGTGCTATATCAACATGTACAAGAAGACCGATCTACTCAAAAAGGTCTTCCCAGGACTCAAGTTCGATCCGCCTTCGGGCGTCCCGGTTGAGATTTCCGACAAGAAGGACAAAGCCCTTGCCTTGGCATGGTTGCTCCAACACAATCCTGTCGAAGCCGTCGAGAAGGCTCTAGCTGGTGATTACGAAGACGACAACGGCCAGATAAAAAAGTCGGGCTGGGGCGACGACGAAAAGAATGCCGTTTGCTTCCTGTTGAAGCTTAAGGAATTCGCACCAGAACATCTGCCGAAGATGATGGCTCAGCGAGAAGGAACCGGTCTATCCAAACAACAGATCGAAGATTGGGTAGATATGTTCAAGATCAAAGGCACAGAGAGAAACCGGAGACCTTGGTGGGCTAAACACGTCAAGAAGTTTGCCGGTTGGAGAAAGACCACGAAGTTCGATGACGCCGTAAAATCTGGTAAAGCCAAGGGCGATGAGGACGAGTTCAAGAAGAACAAGATCGTGGACGATATGGAAGTCGAAAAGTTCATGAAAGACGACTAATGACTTGTTGCGGGGTAAATCCTATGGGATGCTGTAGAGGCTGTGGGAGTAGAAACAACGCTGCCCCACCTAGAAAAACCAATGCCCTTGTGCCACTGATTACGTTGCAACAACTACAACAGAGGCAGCAGGCGGCACTGAAAGCAAAAGCCTTGAAGAAATGAAAAAACGCCCGGCGAAGCCGGGCGTTTTTTCATTTCTTCATCCCGTCTTTGATCGGGATGTGTTGAACGTATGGCTGGTTCTCAGGAACCTCGAAGACCTTGTGTAGCAAGACCTCCTCTGCTAGTCCCTTTTTAAGCCAGTCGAGTCCCATCCGAATGAAGAACGGAACGTGGTCGTCTCGATCCTCCCAGAACTCTAGTTTCTTGACCGGCAGGTGTTTGGCAATCACATACTTTTTGTGGACTATGGTATCGCTAATGGGCTTGCCCTTCTTCCCCTTCGGGAAATCATCCTCGGTCCCGAAATCTCCACAGAAGTATTCCAGGTGGGTCTCTTCTGGATGGATCAAGTCTTTGCCAGCCTCTAGTCTCTGTTGAAACCTGCGAAGAGCATCCTTGTTGCTTTCTGGAATCATCCTTTTTCCGTAGAGTCCCTGGCTCCGCAAGAAGGCTCTGACAAGGTGGGCTACTACCCCACGACGACCCGTTGCCAAAATAACTTTGGTACTAGAGTCTAGCTTGTCTGCTTTCATCGCAGAGATTACTTCTTCGTTGGGTACTATACTTTCGAGGACTAGCGATGCTTCGCTGCCCCACCAATCTTTACCATCCCAGCCGATCTGTTTGGCAGTAGCCTTGTCTGGCTTGGTTGGTACAGTGGCAAGGGTGCCATCGAAATCGTAAACGACTAATCTCATGAGAAAGACCTTTATTTTGTTAGCTATTTGCGTTGCCGGTTTCATTGGGCTGGGTTTATACCATGCTCACTTTGAAACACATCTACCTGAAAAAGAGTTAGATGGTTTCGACAAACTGCTAGTACAGCCAAATAATATAACATGTGGCCCAACTAGCTGTGCGATGGTTCTACAGTATTATGGTAAAGACGTGACCATAAAGGAAGTGGAGAAAGCCGCCAAAACAGAATGGTTCACCTGGAAGGGAACCCCCGTAGGCATGACCGCTCCATCTATGGTCAAGAAAGCCATGAACGATCTAGGCGTTCCGGCTCAACTCAGGTGGGGTAGCACAACGAACATAAAGCACTTCATTTCTGACGACAGGCCCGTCATTGTTTTGCTGAGGAGCAGTGAGACGACGTGGCATTTTGTTGTAGTTATCGGCTTCAACGAGAAGCAATTCACTATCGCAGACCCGGCGAGCGGGACCAAATACCAGATAGACATAGAGACACTCGACAACGCTTGGAGGTTCACGCACGACATGAATGGAAACAGATGCGAGAACGAGATGCTGTACAAGCTCCTTTTCAGCATCGACGTTTACCCTAGAACTATGATAATTCCTCGCAACCCACCTAAATAACGCATGGGGATGAGTTTCAAAGAGTGGCTGGCAAAGAAGGAGAAGGTACTGTCTGAGGCCGGATTTGACGATAGCGGCTCGGACTGGTTCTTCGGCAGCTATCTTTACCCTACCGACGCATTTGATTGGCAATACGCACAGCCGTATCCTGGCGATTACCTGTTCCTTCAGTCTAGGTGGAAAATGGATAGGGAGGCTGGTCGAAAATTCATCAATATGGACATCGACCCGATCATCAATCAGCATTTCACCACTATAAAATCAAATACCATGCCGGGGGAGAAAGAGGAGTTTTGGACTCACAGGCCAGACAGTAGACCCAATCTCATTATCGACAATAAAGCCGAACTCTTCTTGAGAGGCTATGGTCAACGTGCCGATGATATCATTCAGAAGATCATCGGACCTGACCAGTCTATTAAAACAAATGAACTCAACAGGATGTTTGGTAAGATCACGCTGAAATACACACTGGCAGCGGATGACTCGCCGTGGACATCTAACAAACCGGGACACCCGCCAGCCAAAGAACATGTTCCACCTATCAACAACCAATCAACGAATCCTCCAATTCCAGTTGCACCATTGAACTTCAAGGAGTGGATGGAACTAGAGCAAGATGTGACATTCATTCAAGAAATGTTTACCCAGGGAGCTATCGAGTTCGGTGTAGCCGTGGTCGATCCAGAGGTCGCACAAAATGTTGAGAATGCAGTTAGTAGATTCTTTGGACTCATTGGCAAAGTAGATAAATGGGTTGGGTTGAAGAAGTTTCTTGCCACGTTGCCCAAAGCAATCTATGCCAAAATTATGTTTGTGTTTGCTCTAGCCAAATTTATGAAGAACCCGCTAGATAGAGGCAATCGTGAAAATCTCCTTCATTGGATGTCCGAAGTAGGCAAGCTAAGCGTCTATAGTGGTGCGACTATACCTCTAGCCATGCTAGTAGGGGCTGCGATTGCTCCGGGCATTGGCGAAGCTATAGCTGCCGGTCTAGCGAAGGCTGTTTCCTATGGTTACTTTTACATGGGCCAGTGGGCAGAGAATATGAAGGACCACCCGGAACACGGCGAGTTCGCCAGGAAGATATTGAAACTGCTTCCGCAGACCGTGGCCCACCCACAACCTAGTATCCCAACACTCGCTGCGTCCACTCTGTCCCAAAATACTGGCGAGCAAACGCCCGAAGCTCCTCAGCGTCCGGCGAAGTCTTCGTCTTTTCTAAGTAGGCTGTGGCCTGAGAAACGTCGCCAAGCAACAAATTCTGGCGGTACAACTCCATCGTCCTCTCCAAGTGCCACATAAGGAACTTCTTGAACTGCTGATTCTCGGTCTTACAAGCCATTGCTACAGCAATGGCGTAGTTGTTGAACTCTAGCATGTAGAGAACTGTTTCCCCTCTGCTGGTGATCTTGAGGTTAAGTCTCACAGCCGATCCATTTGTATAAGCTACCCACTCATCGAACACATAGAGAGGGGTATCATTCCATTGACCGGCTTGTTGTACCATGTAGAGGTTATAGACCCCGCTACGTAGCGTTCTCGGCACCAGGGCGGCGGCTGCCCTAATAGTGGTGTTTGGCTCGTTAATGATTGCAGCCCGATTCTCTAGAACGTAAAATCCATTGATTCTGGCCTGTTGAGTGATTAGCCATTGCTTGCCATCCCAGCCGTAACCTCCCCGCTGGAATTTCATGCGAAGATGACTATTGATACCGTGGGTGGTTTCATGACCCCAAGTAATTAAATCGTTGTCCTTATAGATATGACCAGCGGGCATGTGTGATTCGATGTCCGCCAACACCCTGCCTAACCTAGCGTCAGTTACATTCCTGAGCGGGGGGGTAGTTCGTCCATTCTGGCTCTATCTTCTGTGGCGGTAGGACTTTAGGTGGCTTGGGCGGGTCTGCTGGCGGCTGGATATGAGGATGTACAAACGGATTGGGCCTCTCTACCAGCGGCGGGGCTAACCGTGATTTCAGGTGTAGTTTGTAGAGCAGGGCGAAAGTTAATAGAAACGGCAAGCTACAGCAAACTAGCCTTAGAATTGTATCACTTTTCATACCAACCTCCTGTCAGATATAGTATGGATGTCTTGGGAGGTTTGACATGACCAACTTTCGTAGACTGATCTATTTCTTGAAAAGAGAATGTCCTTGTGCGTACCCGGTGACGGTTAGGAGGGTTCGGATGGCGGACGGTGATGACGGTGATTGCAGCAAGCACAAGAATAAGTTCTATATCCGCATAAATAGAAAAATAGTCGATGAGCATCGAGCCATCGACGCCCTCCTACACGAATGGGCACATGCTCGTGCCTGGAACCATCTCCATGATTCAATGGATGCAAACGAATTTAGCGAAAAGGTGCATGACGCTGCTTGGGGTGTAGCTTATTCTGAAGTGTACTGCATCTTTGAGCAAAAGTTTTGCATTGAATAACTCTATTCCTTCAAGGGAAGAATCAAGAAAGGTGAACATGCAATACTTCGTAAGCATAGAGAACACTCCATACCACCATTGGCAGGTTGAGTTGTTGATCGAAAGTTTCAAGATGCAAAAACTAGAAGATCAGTTGGTCATTGGGGTTGCCAAGAATGACGATTCTAGGGGAATCTGGTCCAAGAATATCACGGCCCACAAGAACAAGTTTCTACATGAGAATGTAGGTCGTGACAGAAAATACCTGCCGCTCAACAAGACCTTCGCCGTCATCATTGCACTAGAGAATGGTTTGCTAAAGCAGCCTTTCGCAATGATTCACCCGGATATGATTTTGCAGAATCCGCTGGACTTCAAAGAAGATACTACACATAACCTCATCTTCGACTACTCGGAAGACGAGAATCTCAAGGACAAACTAGAATCGGAAATTCTGCGAATCAAGAGTGACATAGGACTATCAAAAGATTCCGTGCCCTGGATTCCTTTGGGCGATGTTATAGCTTTCTTGAAGGACATACCTACGGCTTTCTTCTATCGAGTTGGCGTCCGCATGGAAAAGCTGCTAGATGAATATGGCCCTGAGAAGTGGGCGGAGCGTGGGGCCTGGATATTGACAATGTATGATTATCTTGCGAGGATTAGCGGTATGGCTAAGAAGATGGAGACCTCACTATTACACGACACCCCCGAAATCAACTTCATCCACTACAAATTCGGACTACCGCCAGTTTTTCATAAGAAATATTTCGCCTATGACTACCAGGGTACAATTTTCACCATCGGTAATGACGACCCAATGGAGGCACTGCTAGAACAAAATCCGACTTCAAACACGGACTTTGTACAAAAAGTCGTGCGTTCCTATAAGAAGCACGATTGATTTTGTTACTAGTAAGAATCTATAGTAACAAAAGGAGGGAATCATGCAGTACGTTGCCGCTCTCTACACAGCAGCGGGTAGAGTGGTAACAGGGATTCATCACGGTGAAGCGTTTGGCAAACTGTCTGACACCGAACGCAACGAGTTGATCTCTGGATTCCTCGACCCTATCACTGGTAAGTTCATGTCAGACGAAATCGAGTTCTATGCCAAGAAGCTGATCTGCTTCAGGCACTCCGAGATTGACAACGAAGAAGACCCAGGAATCAACGACGAAGGCCGCATACATTCAGAACGTGCGGCCTTTTTCATTAAACAACAGATTCGAGAAATAAATACCTTCCAAGGTGTTTGTAGTCCAGCTAGACGGTGTGTAGAAACTGCCGAAGTGTTTTCAAAGTTCCTTAACATAGATTTCGAGGTAAACTACGACTTGATGGATGTCGTGCCCGATGAGTCGGAACACGATTTCCTCAATCGGGTGAAATCTGTCTTGAGGAATCTGTTTAGTAGGAGTATAATCGTGTCACACTGCAATCTAATCGCAAATCTAGTACGTGCGTGCTACGGTTGCGACGTAGAGAAACATCCAGAATGGAAGCACTACCTTCCAAAGACCAGTGTGACTTATCTAGATGGACCTAAATTGATATGGATGGGGAGGCACGACTTCGTGTGCGATAAAGGCTATGATAATGAAACATCACCTAAAGGTAGACCCCAAAATACGGTCGAAGCATGAAGAGCTTATAGCTGAGCCAGTTGTCGTTCGTGTAAAGGAGTTTAACGAGAAGGCGGCAGAAGAGTTTTCCGTTGCTATGGCAAAAGCCCACAACACAGGACAGCCAATTATTCCTGTAGTCATCGATTCCTATGGCGGGCAAGTCTACAGTTTGCTTGCCATGATTGCAGATATAGAAAACGCCAAATTACCTGTAGCAACTATAGCAGTTGGCAAAGCTATGAGTTGCGGATCAGTCCTCTTCTCCTGTGGCACCGAAGGACATCGTTACATCGATGCCAACGCCACAGTGATGATCCATGAAGTAAGCTCGATGGAATTTGGCAAAATCGAGGAAATGAAGGCTAGGACCAAGGAAGCAGATCGTCTCAACACGTATATCTTTCACAAGATGGCGAAGAACTGCGGCCATCAAGACTCAGACTACTTCTTAAAGATAGTTGATAGCAAGAAACACGCTGACTGGTTCTTGCCAGCCGCCGAAGTCAAGAAGCATAAACTAGCAAATCACATTAAGGTTCCATTCTTCACGACCAAAATTACAGTAGACATGACTTTTGGTTTCGGTTAAGGTAGACCCTCTTGAATAGAGAGGAAGCTGATGGATACCCTTGATAGTGTCTCTGTAGAATTGACCGGCGAACAAAAACAGGTTCTCCACTCGCTTCTGAAGTTCAACAAGCGAGTGCAGACACTCGGCGGTTATGCAGGCACCGGTAAGACGACTGTTATCAGTCATCTATCAAGGTTGCTGCCCAATTTCGCCGTCTGTGCTTTTACCGGTAAAGCGGCCAATATCCTTCGCAAGAAGGGCCTCCCCTCCGCTCAAACTATACATAGCCTAATCTACAAGGCCGTCGATTACGGCGGCAGGACCGTTTGGGTACTCAAGCATCCCAGCGATCTACTCTGCGAAGGCTTCATCGTGGATGAAGCTTCAATGGTCTCAAAGGAAATCCACCAAGACCTACTCTCTTTCTGTAGACCGATCATTTTCGTCGGCGATCACGGCCAACTAGAGCCGGTGGGTCAGGACGTATTCCTGATGCAAAATCCTGACTATAAGTTAGAGCAGATTCACCGAAACGCTGGCGAGATCGCTCACTTTGCCGAGTGGTTGCGAATGGGGAAACCCACCCTCGATTTCAAGAAGCAACCGGAGTACGAGGGCAAGATAAAATTCCTAACGAACCGCCAAGCAATACCCCATATGGCGTCGGTGGACCAAATCATCTGTGCATTCAACAAAACCAGGGTTGGGTTGAACTTCCAGGTTCGAGAGGTCAAGGGATTCAAAGGCGACGAGCCGCAAGTCGGTGATAAGGTCATGTGTCTGCGGAACAACCGCATGAAGGGCCTCTTCAACGGGATGCAGGGCACGGTTGAATGGGTTGCCAATTCTAGATTCGGGTCTCCTAAAATGGAGTTCCTGTCGGATGGTAACGCCTATCAGGTGTTCTACGATCCCTCGCAGTTCAACAAAGAGAAGTACGACTTCTCACCGAACCATGATGACCCGGACCCGTTTGACTTCGCTGATGCCATTACCTGCCACAAATCACAGGGAGATGAGTGGAACAGGATCATGGTATTTGAGCAATTTTGCTCGAAATGGGACCACAAACGCTGGACCTATACGGCAGCATCTAGAGCAAGAGAGGAAATACTATGGGTGATTTAACCAGGGAACTAGCCAACAGCATTTGTGCCCTCAACAAACTACTTTTCGGCAAGAAAGAGAAAAAGGTCGATCCGCCTCAACAGATTCCTATTACGCTGCCTCCGGAAGGAATGCCGCAGATCATCCTTGATAAAATACCGGAGCCTGTGCCTGAAGTTTTTAGTCTTCCAGTGCCCCCAGACATTCCCTGTAAGATCAAGATACCGGAAAACATAGTCCTTCCACCATTGCCGCCTCTAAACCTCTGCCAGCCCACGCTGGAACTGAAAGCGTGCAAGGAGGCAGAAATCAGAGAACTTGCCTATCAAAAATGGGAACAAGCCGGTAGACCAGAAGGCGACGGCAAGAACTTCTGGCTAGAAGCCGAAAAAGAAGTTGATGTCAGAAGCCGAAACTATTGGAAACAGTTTGCCTACCCGGTCTACCCAAAGGTGCCTAACTAACGTAGTTTCCTAAAGGGGTAACGGACTATGGAACGGCTAATAGAATACCTTGACAAGAAGCCGAAAGAGGTTAGGATACCCAAGGAAATCCGCAAATGCCCAAGGTGTGACGAGCCTCTGGAGAGCACGCACTGTAGCAAGTGCGACCGGGAGCAAAAAGAACAATTATGGGACTGGTCACAGCCGATGTAATATGTACGATTTCAACCTCTCTTACACAACATGCTTCGATCTGGCTACTGCCTCGCAGTACGAACGTAATGCGACACAAGACGATTTTGTGAACAACCTAGTGGGGTTGCTCTGCGAATCGTTTGATGTTCCACTCAGTACCGCAGAGGCCATCGCCTTCAGTCTGCTATTCCGCATGGGCGATAGCAGCTTGCACTATCACACGCCCGTTCATATCCTGGGCATTCATCAATTCTATCAGAATGCCGACAACCCACCGCCCCTGAGCAACACGCAGCATCTAGCTCTGTGGTTTCACGACGCCATCTACTTGCCCAATGCACCGTTCGGCTTTAACGAAACGCAGAGTGCGGATTTCGCTGCCGCATTGCTGACACCCTGGTTGAAAAGTGAGTCCGCTCTAGAAGTACGTCGGTTTATCATGGCGACGGCGTTTCACGACTCAGCCATGCCCTACCCCAGCACAGATGAGCAAATTCTAGATTTGGACATCTGGAGTTTCTCAGCCGACTACGACACGTTCCTGTGCATGGGCGAGTTAGTTCGCCAGGAATTTGCCCACATTTCCGATAAAGACTTCAAGAAGGGCCGTGCGGTCTTCATAAAGAAAATGGCTGACAAGCCAACCATCTACCGCACACCGTATTTCCGTGAGAACTTCGAGGCTAAGGCTCGTGACAACATACGATGCTTTTTGGAGAACATGCAATGATTTAGGAAGAATAAAACGTAGACTCCTTTGATTCACACCATTTAAGAGACACGCCATGAACGCAACCGCATTATTGCTGACCGCCGCACTCATAGGGCAAACACCCTCGCCTGAGATGCAGGAGATTCGCAAAGACGTTGAAGCATTCCGCAGGCTAGAACAGCGTGGCTATATCCCACCCGAAACTATAGCTCCCCTCGAAAAAAGAGCACAAGAGATCATCGGCAAAAAAGTCACGGTCGATGAGTTCATGCAACTGAGCGAAACCCCACCCAGCATGTGGGATAAGCTCGTCGGCTTTGTCACTTTCGCCAACATCCTTTGGGTCACGGCTGGCATCTTTATGACAATCGCCATCTGCTGGCTTTTCGGCATCTACATACTCGAACTTGTCTTGGCAATTCCGCCCCCGATCCTCGAATTTCTTATGTACGCTGGTGTGGCAGCCGGAATAATTTTGCCGAAGTTCTTCATGGGTGAAGACTGGCAAATGCTTGTCGCATTCCCAGCGTGTCTGGCACTTTACGGCGTTCTCGCTTACTCCATCACTCGCCGTGAACTAGAACTGACCAGCAGCGTCTCCTTTTTGACTATCGCCGTGGCCTGGGCAGCCGCCGCCATTTTCTATGGCAGTCAAGTACTCGGCTTCATCAGCGTTCTCGCTTTGATGGTCTATCTGGGGTTTTCAGCTTTCATGATCCCAGGTTGTATAGGCATCGGCTTCGAGAAGGATGCTTATATCCCACGAACCATGTTTGCCGCTCTCACAATGCTGGTAGTTTACCTTGTGATGGAGATCGGTAACTTCGCTTTTCCGCACTACCAGACGTTCAAGGCGAGCTTCGTATTTATCGGTTGTTTCATCTACTTCTTGGGTCTGCTGATCGTTGCCAACAAATGGTACTGTTACCAAAACGATTCCGCTTACATTGCTACAACGCTATTAGCCATACTTTCCGGCATTGCTGCCATCTATCTCGGCTCAGTTTTCCAGTTGCCAACGCTGCTGGGTGTAGCCGGGACGTTCTTCTACATCTGGCTGCTGGAAAGGTATTACGAAATTCCCTGGAAGAGTGCTGGCTGGGCTTGGTCCATGCTGGGCCTTGCTGGAATTCTCTACGGGTTCTACATATTTGCTAAGACCTACCCGCAACTTTTCCTATGGAGATAAACCATGCTAGGCAACGTCAAAGCCATTGGCGACAAAACTCCTGTTCAATGCTCACAAGCATATGAAGCGACTGTAGCGGACATTTTGCTAGAAGGCGGTCACAGGGTGCTAACATTCGTGAAGCGTGGCGGCACTGTGTCTCAGTTCGCTACGCATGAACGGGTAGAAGCACACAAGTGTTTCTTCGCTTTGGCGTGGGTCAACGCTATTCGGGAGCATCCTGACCTATTTCTACAGGCCGTCATGGAGAACTGGAGCTACGATCAAATAGCACGAGCTATCGCACACTGAAATAGCACGCCGCCGTAGGCGGCGTGCTTGTCCTAGCAACATCAATGAAGGGTCAGATGATGATCAAATAGCACGAGCTATCGCACACTGAAATAGCACGCCGCCTACGGCGGCGTGCTTGTCCTAGCAACACCAATGAAGGGTCAGATGACGATCTGGGAAGAACGGGAGCAACTTTACCATTCTTCGGAGCCAAAAGCCCTTTAGGGGAGGGGATGAAGGCGATGGACTAAAGATCGCCTCGAAAAACTCAGTCCTTTTGAAGCAGAGTAACACTTGGTCAAATAGGACAAAACACCATCCGCAAAACCCACGGACTCAGATACGATCCGGCTGAACTATCAGTCGGCTGACGCTACCCTTTAGGGTAGTGGTAGTTCACGAACGCTGGCGGCAGGACGATTCTCGGAACTATTCCAACTATCAACCGCCGTTACCACCCCGGCAGGTACAATACAAGCCGGATTTGCCGACGAGGGCAATGGCCGTGGGACTGGTTGGCGGGTTGGTTGCTTTGGCGGTGGTTTGTGTGATAGGAGTCGCCTTCTACAAACTAGTATTGGACTAAGGAAGGACGCCCCGCCGCTTTGCGGCGGGGCGTCTGCATTTCACTTTGCATCATTATACTTGGCCTGTTCGGGCCAGCATTTCACTTTTTCGTGTGGATTAGTGACCGACCACACGAACCCTCCTACGTTTATCACATCCGGTTCTATGGTGCCGAAGACGTACTTGAGTGCCCTGCGGACATTCTTGTTATCAAAATCGTGGCCGCAGATGGTTCCGGTCTTTTTGAGTTTCGGCAGCCAAGCCCAGATATCCCAGGCACACTCCGACTTATGATGATCGGCGTCGATATAGACTAGATCGAAGAAGTCGTCGGGGAAATCGAGGGCGGCATCCACGGAGGGCTTGTTAATAAAAGGGATGCCCCAGGCTTCGCAATTTTCTACTAATTTGGGCCAAGCGATGAAATCGACGCAATAGAGTTTGGCGTTATTAGCTTTACAGATATCTTTGATATGGTAGAGGGAGAGGCCCTCGTAGGAACCGATTTCGATGATATTGCCGTTAGAGACTAGGGAAGCTAGGCGTTGGTATTCGGCGGCATCGAGGGTATGGCACCAACCGTTAGCGATACCGGGAATGGAGCCTCGGCAGGATTTGACATCTGGGGTGTAGCGGCTGGCGGGGCGTAGTTCGTGGCGTTGTTTGACTTTATCGTTCATTTCTTTTTCCTGATGTAGATGATTTCTATGCTTGGCTCCTTATTAAAATAAGCAGCCCAAACTCTGTGATAGCCATCGCCGTGAAAGAATGGTTCTTCGATACTTTTGAAGTTAGGGGCGAGGAAGGAGACGTAGGGCCAGCGGGGGAGTTTCATGATTTTCTTGATACGCTGCCAATCTTTTTTATCTAGGACATCTTCGGTCCAATCCCATTTGGCGAAGCGGTCGATGAGTTGTTGGGTTGGTATAGTTTGGACGTTGAACTCGAAGGTGGCTTGGGGTTGTTGGGCGTAGTCGGTGACATGTTGCCGCCAGCGGTCGGTATCGTAGAGCCAGTGGAGGGGGAGGAGTCCTTTGGTGCTTTGGAGGACGGCAGCTTGTTGTGTTGGGTTAAGTTCCTCGAAGGGGAGCCATTTGGATCGAGCTTCGAGCCACAGTTTGAAGTTCATGAGATATGTAGTTGGGTTATCTACAAATTGGCGATCCGCAGCAGAGTGGGCCGCTACTTGGGGCGATGGCTTCCATGATTAGGTATGTAGTGACGAGGAGCAGGAAGACGATGGCGAGGCCGATGTCGATGGAGTGGTCTTGTTTCATAGGGTAATATAGAAACGCCCGCCGCTTTGCGGCGGGCGTTTTTGTTATTCTGCCTTCACTTCGATCAGTTTCGTTTCTTCTTTGGCTGGTTCTTGTACCTTCCATTGGAGTTTCAAGATACCGTCTTTGAGACTTGCTTGCGGATCGCCTTCTACCCAATCAGGCAGAGCGAGTTGTCTAGAGAACTGGCCTTTACGGAGTTCTTGTACATACATTTTGGCGTCTTTGGACGAGTGGTATTCTTCGGACATTTGGCCGCTGATTCGTAGAATGCGGTCGGGAAGAACTTCGACCTTGAGATTATCTCTGCTGAGTCCCGGCACAGCAATTTTAACGGTTAGATAGTCGTCCTCTACCAGCACATCCATGCGTGGATAGCCAGAACTGGCTTTAACGCCGTCGAGAAGGCTGGACCCTTTGAAGAATTCGTTGAAGAAGTTGTTGAAATGTTGCTCCAGCGGCCAGAAGATATCTTCTCGGAGCGTAGACAATTTGTCGTTACGACGAATTAGACTGGTCATGTTATTCTCCTTTCTGTAACTGTTGTGATATACATCCAGTCGTTGGCTAGCCCCACCGGGGTCTAGCCCTTCTATAGAAACTATACGATATATTATAGTTGCGGTTCAAGAAAAGTTTCAAAAATTCTAAGTCTGCGGGTTAGGCTGGGAGACTTTCCGCATGATTTCATCAAATGCATCGAGGGCATTGGCTAGGTCGTTTTTGGACTCGGCAGGGACTTTGAGTTGGTAGAGTTCGTTGCCGGTAGCTTTGTAGACTACTTTGAGGGTATAGCGGCCTTTGCCGCCGTAGCCTTCGTTATCGGAGCCAATGTAATTTATTAGGTCTCGATGGCGAATTCTGGATTCGTTAATTTGGACGAATTCACCGTGTTGCTGTACGGTAATAGCCATAATCTCTCCCTCTGTTGGATAAATAGGGTTGCTTTATATACGCTAGGAGGGCAAGAGATGAAAGCGAATCAGAAGCCAAATCGTAGATTGTGGAAAATGCTAATTGCCATTTGCGGGCTATTGACGGCTGCGTTTGTGTGTGCGGTCATGTACTATCAATTCTTGGCTGAGAAGCCTATGGCCCCACTGCTGTATCCGACGCATTACGAAATCAGCAATTCTCTAGGAACGTCGCATGTGAAGGCGGTGCATCGTGTGCGTTTTGACAAAACGAAAAACAAGTTTGTCTACTATTACCGGGTGGAGAACCTGGGTGAAGAGGAAATCATGTTTCGTTGGAATGTGTTGGAGCAGGCGATGGGGGAGAGTTTGCCGAACATGTTTCGTGTGAAGGCGAAGAGCGTATACGAACACGAATTTTTGTCAGACTCGGCCCCGACTATTAGAAACGGTGGGGTTTTAGTATATCGACGTATCGGTGAAGATCAGTGGCGTTTGGTTCCAGAGATATATGATGCACCTGGGCCTGTGCCATTTGGAAAAGATTGATTTCTGATTTCTGGTTTCGGTGGAAAAGCTATTGACGCCGATTTTCAATCAGGTAGACTTGGCTCTCGTAATCGAGCGAAGGACTCATTTGACTTGAACGGAGTAGAACAATGGCGAAGCTGTGCCAGATAGTAGCCGTGACGACGGGGAAGAAGTCTCGCTTGAAGAAGGAGCGGGACTTGATCTACAAGCAAATCCAGAAGGCCTCGCTGTTCGACGGCCTGACCCGCACGTATCGTCCTTTGAACGAGGACGGCGAGACGTTTCCGCCAGAGAAGAAAAACATTCAATATAGCCTCAAGGAGGCCATCGACGCCTTCTCGGAAGTGATGACCGATCTACTTGACTGCACGGCTACGCAGGATTATGCCAACTGCGAAGCCAAGGCGGACATCAAGGTAGATGGCAAGGTCATCAAGGAACAGGTGCCGGTGACGCATTTGATGTTCCTTGAGAAGCAGTTGGTGGACATCCAGACCTTCCTTTCGCATCTACCAACGCTGGACCTCGCCGAGACCTGGAAGTGGGATGAAGCGGCGGCGTGTTTCAAGTCGGAGCCTTCGACCTCCAACAAGACCAAGAAGGTGATGAAGAACCACGTCAAGGCCGAGGCGACCGACAAGCATCCAGCCCAGGTCGAGGTCTTCACGGAAGACGTGAAGATCGGCGAATGGACCACGATCAAGTTCAGCGGGGCGATTCCCGTACAAAAGAAAAACCTGATGTTGGCTCGTGTTCGTCAACTGATCGAGGCGGTGAAGTCCGCTCGTGAGGAGGCGAACCAACTGAATGTCACGCCGGTCAAGATCGGTCGTGAAATCTGGGACTTCATCACAAGAACAGCCGTCTAGGTCGAGTGGGCCTGGACGTATCTGTGAGTCGAAGAATCTGAGGGAGGACGGGCCTTTGGATTCTTAGACTCTGGGGCTGGCGGCGGCAGCCGCCAGCCCTAACAAAACAACAATTCGCCGATCTTGGCAAATTACTATAGACAGTTCGGCGAAGGACGATATTTTAGGGAAGCACACTGACAAGTGTGTATTGAGTGACAGGCTTAGGCTTAGTTTCATTTTGGTGTGGTGAATATGCAGGTTCGATTCCTGCCCCCACGACTGCTTTGGAGAGCAGGGTTTGTAGAGCTAGGAAGGCCACCGTTTCCAAGGAAGGTATTGCTCAACGGCGAGCGTTGGATGGCTCGGCCAGGACAGGCACAAACCCAAATGAGCGAGGATGCTCATACCAAGGATGGTGAAGTCTACGGATGGCAACCACGGAAGGCCGCAGAGACTAGGATAGTCTCGAAAGGTTGAGCGTCTAATGATATAGACTGGCACTCTGAACGGTGCTGTGGAACACGGATTGTTCCCTCAACCCTTATCGTGGGGTGGCTGATTGGAAGGCAACGGGGCGTCATAAGCCTCGTTACATCTCACTGGAAACGCAGTGTCAAGCTATCACTCTAGGTTAAACTCAGGGCAGGGCTGCGAAATCGAGGTTCGCACTTAAAAACAAAGCTCGCCGGGATGTCGATTCAATTTCGATCTCCCTCACTTTCGCCCAACTACTACTACTGAGGGGGTGGTGTAATGGTAACACACTGGCGATGTCAGACTCACAGTGCGGATTAAACGGAGAATGCTTGCAGCCTCGCATAACGCCTGCCCAATACCGCCCCGGCCTCTAGGTTAGAGAGGTCGGGGCCTTTTTCATTTCTGGAGTACAATTATGTGCATGTCTTGATATAATCTATGCGAGATCACTTCTCTCGGAGGAGATGCAATGGACCGCAAAAACCCCATCCTGCTACAGGCGAGCCGGAATACACAGACGAAGAATTGGTATTCATGAACGCCATGCAACAATACAAGGAGAACAACCGCCGATCCTTCCCCACCTGGAGTGAAATCTTTGAAGTTCTGGTGAGTCTCGGCTATAGAAAAGTCACCCAGCCCGAACCCCTTCCCAAGCCACGCACTATCAAACGGCCCGATCCTGGGCACGGTGTTGAACTACGGCCCATCTCATCAGGAAAAGGGTACTCACGGAAGGAGATGCTGATGAAAATACTGATTGATATGGCGGCGAATACCCTGGTCAACGACATCATCACGATTGCCATTCACAACGAAGAAGCCGAACGAGGCATACACTTGATCGGTAGAATTCTCTCTATCAATGACCAACCCCATCCTGATATAATTAAGTTCACGGTGAAGCTCTTCGCTCACTGCGATCATGTATGCTCCGAACGGTACACTATCGGAATGAGGCCAGAACGCAAAATCGCAATTATTCGGGATTGAGTTATGGGACACTTTCACTATCTTAAAGCTGGACAGTGGGGGATGTTCACGGACGAAGGAAACCAAAATCACGGAAAATTGATTCCTCGCCAGTCCATCCCGTCCGCTTTCAACTTCCTCCAATGGTACAAATGGTTTGCACGTCGCACGCCAGAAGCGGCGGACCCAGCCGTTCGAGAGGTTGTTCATTTTCGTATGCAGGTCATGTGCGAGGAACATGGCCTGTCGATGGATGAACTGTGGAACTCTACCATCAGGGAGACATGCCGTGGGAAAGACGAAGACGAAAACTGCCAGGGAAAATGAAGTAGTTGAGATTACTGGCACCGAGATCAAGTAGACGAACCGACTATATATCACACTGCGAGAGATCGGTCACTGCGATGCCGATGGCTGAACTATCCTTGGCATCGGAGGGTTCGGCGGGAAGAAGATGGCTGTGCCTAACCGCCCAGCATCCACGCTCATCTGGCCTGTGATAGAACTCCTGTTCAAGTACGCACGCTGAAGCGATCAGGAGGCGGCAGTAAAGTCAATGAATAAGGTAATCATTGTCAGCTTGAGGTTGAAGAATGAACCAAGAACAAGAGATGGGGCTAAAAAACGCCCTCCTCAAAAAACTGCTAAAGGCAGGAGGAAAACCATATAGCGAAAGTGGGGAGGTAGAAGACGGTTGGGCCGACTTCACAATCACTCGCACACAGGATAAACGCTATCAGCTAGATTGGGAGAGAACTGATAGCGTGGGTGAAACTGCCGATGTCTTCAGCGACCAGTTTGACAGTTTCATCGATATGTGGGACGTATTTAGGGAATTGATGGGATTGGAGTTCAGAGATGTTTGAGCTTATAAAGCGAAGCCATCTGGATGGCTATAGTAGGCTGCCTAGCTCTACTCATCTTCTGGCCCGATCCTAGGAAACAATGAGCAAGAAAAAAGAATTCGGCGTCAACAGTCTCGAACAAAAAAGCTACTCATCGTCAGTGCTACCTATTCTGATCATCTCGATGACTACGGACACGTCTCTGCAACCCGCTGGGGAAACGGCAAAGGTTTCAATATAGAAGTCAACAGTGGCGGTGGACACGGCGGCTGCGATTTCCACTTCGCTATGACCGACATGCAGTGGCGGGCACTTCGCAAGATCATGCGAGCTATCCTGGGCCGTGAACGTCGTAAAGGACAACGGCGTATTCGTAGGCATAACAGGAACTAGTACGCCTCGCTTGCATTTGCTAGATTCGCTTTATTAAAATCTAGCCATGAAGTGTCATTCTTGCAAAGAAACCAACCTCGAAGCCTTCTCGGTAAACCCTCGAACTGGCAAAATCTATGGCACATGTGATGCCTGCCGTGCTAAAAAACGCAGCTATGAAAGAAACGTAGAAGGATATACTCGCAGAATATGGAATGGAATGGAATGAGACGGCGTACCAGCGGTAACGAACATGGGTATAAAAACGTTGAACTCAAAATGACCAAAGAAGAGTGGTGGACTTGGGCTAAGCCTAGAATTACCGAGTTCTTGGAAAAGAATCCTACCGGCATCCCATCTGTTGATATCTCAGAATCATCTCTTTGGAGGACAATTTCATCCGCTCAAAATGGATGATGCAATGCGAAGAGAGAAGATAAGAAAACCAAACTGCAACGCATTTGCAAGATATGGTATACCGCTTGCAAGAATCACGAAATAGACCTAATTGAGTCTCTGAAATTCAATCAAGAAGCCTTGCAACGGCTCACTACGTTCGCCGTTGCCTGTTAATCTGCGGCGTGCTTTATTAGTCTAAATTCTACTTGAAGGTCCATTATATACCTTACACCCTACTTGGCACATAACAAGCACTTTGACCCAAAACTCCATCGTGCCAAGTATTTTGATACGTTTGAGGCGGCAAAGGCGTGGGCGGATGAGCAGGGCGGCGGAACGGTCAAGAAGCGGAACGCCGACGTTATTCACTCAAGCGGCTATTCACGGAACTGGATCAACTCATCAGAGATTTCCAGTCCTGCGTCCGCTTCTCGTACTGTCGGTTCTCAAAGAATAAACTTGAGTTCAACGACGTGCGGAAGGCTGCAAAAGCCAAGTACCAGATGTTGAACACCAGACAGGTATCCGACGCCGTAGTTCAGGCTCAAGCGTACAACACCCGACTCAAAGGCAAAAAAGTAGTTTTCGGTGGTCGTAAAGCATGGGAAGACATGAAAGCCGGTGCGATCACGAAAGACGAGTGGTTGAAGAGGCGAGACAGCCAAATCTATTGTCGTGGCGACAAGACGCAGAAGGGCAACCTCAACATCAGGATCGTAGACGATACGCTCCGCATCACCGTTGGGACGAGGAAGTGGGCGACGTTTAAGTTGTTTGTGCCGGACAAATACCAGCAGGAGTTGAAGATCATGCTGGCGAGTGGGCAGGCGTACAACGTCAGGCTCAAAAGGAAGGATGAGACGCACTTCAAGGTCATTATTGACTTTCAGGTGGATGAGCCGCCAGTCACCACGACCTTCAAGAACGGCGTCATCGGCGTGGATACGAACCCTGATCGTATCGCCGTGGCTGATGTAGCCGCAGACGGTAACTTGGTCGCTACCGAGACATTCATCAACAACCGTATCCTTTACGGCAGCAGGGAGAAGCGGAACTACGACATTGGCTGTTTGGTCAAGAAGGTCATCGGCTACGCTCTGGAGCGTGGCAAGGGGATCGTTTTTGAGGACTTGAAGTTTGACAAGGACAAGGTTGGTAGCAAGAAGAGGAAGAGAAAGCAGAGCAACTTTGTCTGGAAGAAGTTCATCACTTTGCTGGAACGCAAGTGTGTGGAGAACGGCATCCAGTACGAGAAAGTAAATCCAGCGTTCACCAGTATCATTGGCAAGTACAAGTACAGGTGGATGCACAAGACAAGTATCCATGAGTCAGCCGCCTTCGTGATAGGTCGGCGTGGTCTTGGGTACAACGAGAAGTTGTCATTCTATAAGGCTGACGCAAAGAAAGTGAAAGAACTGGTTTTGGGAACTCTTGCAGAAAAGTACCGAAATCGCAAAGTACATTCATGGTCAATGTGGAAGCATCTGAACGACAATGTTGAAGTCGTCCTCACAGGATTACAGGTTCGTCTGGCAGACCTAAAAGAGTTTGTTGGCAACATCTGGTGTCGGAGCGAAAAACTCCGAGGCGAAGTCTCCCTGCAAGAACTGCTCGCAGGGAGCAAGGTTTAGCCCTTGAAAGAGGGCGATTTTAGAGGCTCATGATTTTCATGGGTTTTAGAAAGCAGGTTTGTATGAGATATATCATGTCTCTGGGACTATTATTTGTCGTCTTTGCTTTGACAGGCTGCTGCGATAGGTGTCACCCGGTTGAGGGCTTCAAGAAGGACAATAATCAGCGGGATCAACAGAAAGCGGACCCAAGAACTAGTCCGCTTCCAAGGTAAACAAAAAAGGGCCAGCTAACGCTGGCCCTTTTGGTTATAGAAGCGAAAACAACTTCTTGATCTTTTGTTTTGCCACATCCGGCGTATCCGTCAACGCCACGTTGACAGAGCTACCATTCAATCTGTTTTTCACGAAGATAAATTTACCATCCCTGCTCTGGGTAACGTCCACTGCACGGTGCCTCCAGCCGTTCTCATAGCCGACCCTGCTCTCTTTTCTTCCGGAGATAGTTCGAGCGGGGCTGCTGGCACCCCTTGAGTGACGAACTTAATCATCGAAGTCAGTTGAAAAGTAAGGGAACCCTTGGTCATACCATAAGCTTGGAACCTCTTTCCAGCAACATGGTCGAGACCTTGCATCATAGCCATATTAAGTTCCATCAACGCATCAGGGTCTTGTTTTGTAATTGCGTAGACGTGATTTATAAGCTGCCGCAATTCATCGTCCTCAAGGTCGATGTTAGAATAGGCGTGGTTCTTTTCCAGGTCTCCGATCTTTACCTTTGGCATTTCGGAGCTTTCTAATCATTCTCTAAAACAAAAGTTCATACTCTATTTACCTTGGAGGCAATAATTCCATGAAGTACATAGTAAGTGCTGAGAACAAACCTTACTTCTATTGGCAGCTAGAACTCATGGTCGAGAGCTTCAAGAGGCACAGCCAGCAGTCCAACCTCATCATCGGCTTGGCCGACACGGAGAATCCGCACGTCTTCCCTATTAACATGTTCAGCGTCGAAGTCATGATGCACCGCAACCTCGGCCACGAACTAAACTACTTGCCTATGAACAAGTGGCTGGCGGTGTGGACGGCGATGAAGACGGGGCGACTACAACCCGACGAACAGTTCGTGTTAATAGACCCAGATATGGTGATGGTCAAACCCATCGTACCTATACCAGCCGACCTTAATATCTCGGCACAAGAGACTTTCATGATGACACTGGAGCATATTAACAAAAACAAGTGCCACATCGAACATCACCTGAGAGCTATTAACAAACTAGACGCCTGGAAGCCAGTGGGTTTGGTTTACGTTATGCAGCACATTCCAGACACCTTCCCAATGCGGGTCATCGAATGGTGTCACGATTTGATCGTGGAACAGGGCAAGGCTGTAGGAACTAGATGGTGGCCTACAGAAATGGTCGCTACCAACTTAACCATGATGGAGTATAATTGCTCTATCGAAGCCAAGAAGGACTACTGCTGCATTCTGAGCGACCCGGCGTACTGTTACCACTTCATCCACTACTACGAGCCACTTCAGATGTTTGACAAACACCAGTGGAAGAAGTGTAAAGGCAGCGAACTTCTGATGGAGCCAATCAACGCACTGCTAAGCATCGACCCGGAGGCATCGGAGGCCGTCGCCTACATGAGAGACGTGGCTGAGTCATATCTGAAAACTATAGGAGCGAAACAATGAACGTCGGAGATCAAGTGACAACGGTTGTTGAAGGGACCGTGAATGGCAACGGCACGGTTATCGCCATGATCCATCCCAAGTTCACTCAACTGGTGATGAAGCACGACCCCGACAAGTTCTGGAGGGAGCGATCTCCTGAGTGGCACAAAAAACCTGTGGTTGTAGTCTGGTTTGACGAGCCGCAATATGTTTCCACTCTGGACGAGTGGAAGATCGAAATGGCTGGTCGTGGCGTCTCTGCGGATGAAGCCGAAAACCGGTATCACGAAGAGTGTGCCAAAACGCAATTCGTTTGCTTCCCTATCGATGATCTCAAGCTGGCAGAACTAAGGGGGTGATTCCATATCTGTCAGAAATTGAGACGCCGCCAGACTACATACTACTGTCATGACGATATGCAGTAGAGAGAGCAACAAACTTGTTACAACCTATGAGTTGATCCTTGACCACGAAGCGATCATCCAGATGATGATCGACAACGGCATGAACTTCTTGGAGGCCGATCCCGAACTGCGTCCAACCCTGGACTTGCTCGTTCGTGATTTCGACTGCGGAACCATCATGGAGAAGAAAAGGGCACTGACCCCCACCGACCGGATGGTTTTCAGATTCAAACTATCTGCCGACACTATCAGCACCAGCCCAATGCCGTGCGATATCGTTTGTGACCAGTCAGAAGATGGCTGCGTAAGAGGCTCGGCGAAACTGAAATCGAAGGGCATGGTGATCGCCAAGGCAGCCTGCTAGACAGCTATATTAACCGGGTACTCTTTCGTAACCTCACCCAACGCTTTCAGGGCCACTACCGGTACGAAAGCAACTACCTTCGCCGTCCCGGTCCTGCGATCCATCGTTGGATTCAAAGTTATACCCATAGCTGAAGTGAATGGCCTGTATAGAACTCCGTTGGGATACTTGCTCACATTGCGTGGCTCGCCTAATTCGTTGATGGCCCGGTTGATGAGACCTCGGACGTGTTTAGACTTTACCTTGAGGACGCTATAGGCTGTTCTTTGGGCATTTGGCAATAGTACGACATGATACATTGCTTTTGAAATATAATCACGCCCTGGCGACTGACCACCAAGTGGCTTTTCGTCGGAGTGAGGTAGAATCGGCATCTCTGCCTTATGGGGCTTGATTAGCTCGAAGAGGATGTCTTTGCCGGTATCTCTGTACTTGATCTGCACAGAATCCCTGCCGTTCCAATACCCATCAATGCCGTCATCTACATCGTCGGTGATTCTCTTATCCAAAGTCCGCTCTTCTCCCACCTTACTATCCCTGATTTCTATACCGTGCTGGTCCTTCAAAGCCTGTTTAATCTTCTCTTCAACGCCCTTGCCACGAGCGACTCTGGTATTATAGTCCATCGCCGTGGTGCCTAATCCGGTTTTGCTCACGTCTGGGATCACATCACCTACCATGCCGCCTCGTTTGGTCATGACCAAAGGAGTCTGCTGAGTGATAGGGACTTCTTTTTCTGGCGGCTCTGTAGCTGTTAGCTTTTCTTCATCGCTTTCGTGTTCGTTTGAACCTAGCTTAGCTTCGAGCCATTCTAGAAAGGTGCGGATCATACTGTAGATATTGACTGTTCCACTCTTTTCTATTACAGTCGGGCATGGAAAAGAGAAGAAAATATGGAAATCACCAATCAAATATACCTTGGTGACTGCCTGGATCATCTAGAAAATGTGCCAGATCGTATAGCCAAGATAACTTTCGCCGACCCTCCTTTTAACCTCAAGAAGAAGTATAGTGCTGGCTTTAAGGATAATGTAGTAGAAACCGAGTATCTAGAGTGGTGCGATAAATGGATAGCACATCTAGTCAGAATTACTGCTGACGATGGTTCTATATTTATCCACCACATACCCTACTGGTTAATCAAGATCGCACCCCTCCTAGAAAAATACGGAGCTAACTTCCGTCATTGGATCGCTTGGGACTCCCCAGCAGGGCCAATGGGAAAGTCCCTAATCCCTAACCATTACGGAATTTTGTATTTCTCTAAATCCTCTTCCAACACGTTCTATCAAGTTCGAGGGCCGCACCGACGTTGCCGGGCCAAGTCTTGTAACCGTCTCATGAAGGACCACGGAGGCAAGAAGGACACTTTGCACCCGTTTGGTTCCCTTACTTCCGATTGTTGGAATGACATTTTCCGTCTGAACCACAACAAGGATCGCTTTCTGAGTCACCCCTGCCAGCTACCTTACACGCTGCTTGAGCGAATACTGCTCATGTGTTCAGATAAAGGCGACTTAGTGTATGATCCTTTCATGGGAACCGGCACAACCGCACTCGCCGCAAAGCGGCTCGACCGCATTTTTAGCGGTGCTGAATTATCCCCTGAATACCATGTGATTGCGACCAAAAGGGCCGAAGAAGAGAACGTGGTAACATCTTTAGGGGATCGCTACGTCAGCTTTTACCGTAACAAGGTTATCACGATCCGAGACGAAGATTGGCCGCACATTCGTGTGTATTTCACGCAATTGGAGCGAAACCGTGATGTGGAGCAAGTAACTGTGCAGATCACTAATGAGGCGATATTTTTCAGGGGTTTCCCTGAAATCAAAAATATCGCATTGACACCGGCGGGCGAGAGATTACAATGCTTTGAGTCGAATCCTCCAGCGTTGGATGGATTATCAGAATCAGGTCAATCGCCTAAGGAGTTATCCGATGTCCAGCAAAACACTGAAAGCGAAGGGAACGGCGTCAATGCGTGAAACGGATTGTGGAATCGCCGTCACAATCCTGGGTCAAGAATACAACTTGCCGCTCACCAATCTCAAATTCGAGGATTTGGTCCCCGACCCAACCAACCCCAGGCATTCTTACCATCTCCAGGTCATCGGTCAATTAAAGGGTCTCGACCCCGATGGTGTATACGCCTACTACTGGTCCAACGATGAAGCCGAAGACACCAAGATGCTAAGGAACTCTATCCTCCAGAACAAGGGCCTGATCGAGCCGCTCTTCGTTCGTCGCCGCAAGGATGGCAAGTATGTGGTTCGTGAGGGCAACCGCCGCTGGTGCTGCTACCGCAATCTGCGAGAGGACAAGGAGACGAGCGAGTTCTGGTCGAAACAGCTTGTCCCGGTCTACATCCTTGGCAATGAAATCGATGAATTGACCGTCGAGGTTTTCATCGGCCAAATCCACTGCCAGGGGAAGAAGGGCTGGAATGCCTATGAACGGGCCAAGTACATCTCCATGCTCGCCCGTAAGCTCAACAACAAGGATGTCGCCGCCTTGATGGGCATCTCAGTACAGGAAGTCGAACGGGCGATCTACAACCACAAGATGGTAGACGAAATTCAACGCTCCCCTATCCGCAAGAAGGTGGATGTTCGGACGAAGTACAGTCCGATCTACGAGGCCCTCAAAACGGGAACCAGCAAGGCAGTCGTAGACGCCGACCCGGAAGTTCGTCGGGGATTCATCCAGGCTTTCGCCGAAAACAAAGTTCCCAACAACCACAAGGCCCGGCAACTCATTCCCATTTTGCAGAACCCGAAATCCAGAAAGGTGCTGGAGAAAGTGACTGGTGAAGATGCTTTTGACAAGGCCCTCCATGCCCTGCAAGACGTTCAACCCACCAAGAGCGGCGTCTTCAAGATTATTGCCCAAATGTCCCACCGGCTCAATACCAGCCACATCAACATCGTCCGTGATCTCACCAAGAGGCGGTCCTCAGAACAACGGCGAATCTATGAAGAGTTCGTCCAAGAAGTGCTTCGGGTCGCCGTTGCCGCCAATTTCGACATCGTTGCCATTCAGCAAAACCTGGAGATGGACAAGGCGAGCTAGGGGAACCCCTGGACTGGGAGGAAAAAGCAGGCCGCTACGCCTGCTTTTTTCTTTTCTTTTATACCACCCAATGAGATGGAACCAAGTTTCTATAGGAGAAATGCAAATTCCTGTATTTCTAGTTTTGAAACACGAGATCAAAAGAAAAAAGCGTAATGGCTGCCGCCTACCCCCCATGTACTACCTAACTCTTTAGGTTTTTCAAAATAATTTTCACATTGTTGATAATGATATGGACCGGTCCATTGCATGGACCGGTCCATATCACACAGAGCTAGGGCCTAGCCCTAGTCGCCATAGCCCCAATCGCCCATGTCCTCATAGGCACCGTAGTCCTCATCGGTCCCGAAGCCAGCAGACCGCAGCACGTCGGCATCGGCCTCCACGTCGTCACGGAACTGGTCCGGCTCTTCGTCATCATAGGACCGGTCCACGTCATCGTCGAAGTCGTGGTCCACGTCATCGTCGAAGTCGTGGTCCACGTCATCGAAGTCGTGGTCCACGTCGTCGAAGTCGTGGTCCATGAACTCCGGGTCGTAGGGTTCGGCCTGGGTGTAGTCCGGGCAGCAGCCGCAGCAGGGGGCGTCTTCGCAACGTCGGTGAGCCATGTTCATCGTCCTCGGTTTGGGTTGTGTGTCGTCCACTTCGCCCTACACTGTACTACTCATCACGCCCCGCTCATGTAGATGAGCGGGGCAAAGCAGCCAACCAGCACCGAGCCAGACGGCAGCGAACATCACCAGCCCATCGCCGAAGGCATCCCAGGACCACTCGCCCAGGACCGTGTGACGGCGATAGCCGTAATACGACAGCCCGCCAGCGAGCAAGGCCATCAAGCCAGGGGAAGCCAGGAACAGCAGAGCCAGCAGGAACGGGATCATGTTTTGTCCTCCTCGCCCTACCCTGTACTACTTAACTCAGGGTGCCGATCGAAGCGGCCCGCTGGAGCGGGCCGCTTCCTTGTACGTCCATGCCAGGGCACGGCTAGGGAGATTCTGCTGGTCGTTCCATGCCTCGGCCTGCTGCTTGTAGGTGAAGACGGGCGAGACAGCTACGACCTTCTTGCCGGTCTGGACCCCGACCCAGTAGCCGGTCTTGCAGTTGCCCAGGTCAGCCAGCTTCATGAGACACACTCTGAGGATGCTTCCGACTTCGCCCTTGCATGTACTACACAACTAGATCAGCCCCGGATACGCCGCTCGATCTCAGCCTCGCCCAGATGGTGTTGGTGTTGGGTGATCCGTTTGCGGTCGGCAATCAGTTCGTCAAGCCGCTGCTCCAGACGGGTTTGCCGAACAGCTTACGCCGCCCGTGGGAGAAGAGACGCCGCATTGCGATGCCCTCGGTTCGACTGGTTGTTTCGGCCTTCACCCGCCCCCGTACAACTCAACACAGGTGGGCGAAATAAAATTGCTAGCTGTCCCGCTCCTGTTCTTGACCTGGTGAGATGCGTTGTACACGGACTGGTGCAAATTGCGACCGGCCTATGGGCCGGTCGCTCTGGTCAGACCAGATACATTTCGCCGTTGACCATGACCGAGACCGCTTCCTGGCTCATGTCAGCCTTCATTCGTTCAGCCAGACCGATGACGGTTTTGATATGGGCGTCCAGGTCGGCATCGGAAGCCATGCTCTGGACCACCTTGACACCTTCACGAATCAAGCCATGCGTGCCGGACCACCAGCCGCCTTCGACGGTGTAGACCGAGACGCCGCCGAACATCTTGGCCTGTTCCACCATGAGCCGGTCGGTCCATTCCTTCTGCTTGGCTCCACCGTCGTTCTCCGTGGCGTGGATAAGCGAAGGCACGAACACAGAGACGCTGTTTCCCAGGCGGGTGAGCTTGCTGAGCTTCGGGTGCATTGCGTTGTCCTCAGTTCGGGGTGATCGTTCCTCGCCTTCAGTCGTACTACTCAACTCACCCGGTTTAGGACCGGGACTAGTCCCGGCCCACCGCTCACCGTTGGGTGAGCGGTCTGGCGTCATAGTACGGGGGCAGTTCATCGGCCCCTAGCTCCAGGGTCAACTCGCCCAGGGGCAGGGCGAAGGGCAAATACCAGTCCGCATCGGTTCGCCCGTTGTAGCGAATGGTAGCCGTGCCGTTGTCGTTGACCGACTCCAGGCGGGCCGTCTTGGTATTGCCGCTGCAATGAACGAAGTTGACCTGACGGCCCACCAGGGCCTTGCCGTCGCCGCCATCCGCCAGGAACGCAAGCACAGTCTTGGTCATGGGACTAGCTCCTTGGGGTTTCGTTGCTCACCCTCGCCTGTACGACCCAACTAGACTAATCCTCCACGCTGGTTTCGACGTATTCCCAGCCCTTCGGTGCCTTGCGAGGCCGGTCGTGCTTCATGGGCCGCTGCTGGGTGATGGGTAACCAGCCGTCCTGCTTCTGTTTGCGGGCCTGCTTGCGGGCCAGGGTTCGAGCCTTGTCTTTCGCACGATCGGCGTTCATGGTAGTCCTTGCAACATGGTTTGCTTGGTCGCCCTGCTCTGTACTACTCAACACAGTCGGTCAACTGAGGCCCGCCCCGTAGGGGCGGGCCTCTAGGTGTTAGCTGAACAACTCCTGTAGTTCTTCGATGACCTGGGCCGGGGGCTGTTCGATCAGCCACGCAGACCCGTACTTATAGCCCCGGTCCACCAGCAGGCCAGCGGCTTTGAGGATGCCGCTTGCGGTCTTATGGTAGTTCGTTTGGAACAGACGGCGGAACGTCTCGACCTGGGCCACGGCCTCGGCCCCCTTGAGGACCGATCCGGCGTTGAACAGAGCCGCCTTGTAGCCGTCCAGGTAGGCAGTCTGTACTCTGGTCCCGGCCTTCATGTCGTTTAGGTGCCAGCGGTCCCAGAGGGCACAAATCCGCATGACCCGCCTATCGTGGTCGAAGTAGGTGCAGATAACGTCGATGATCTGCCCGCCCGTCGCCAACTTGGTGCGGGTAGTTGCGTTCCAGACGTGGCCGCAGATGGAGATACGCACACCGCCCTTGACCTCGGCGAGAGTATCCCAATCACGTTGAACGCTTGCAGTGCCCTCGGTGCCGATGGTAAGCTCAAGGCTGACTTCGTTTCGCTTGGTCTTGCCGGTCAGGGCGATCTTGCCTAGGTTCAGGGTTCGCTTGATCGTGTTCATGTTTTACCTCGGTTTGGGTTTGTTGTCTTACTCGCCCTGTCCTGTACTACATAACAACGGCAGCCCGCTTGTACTCGTCCTCGACCTCGAAAACCACGTCCTCGCCCTCGATGCGGTGCGGAATCTTGCCGCTGAGCAGGCCGTCCGCAACCTCATCGGTCAGGTTGTAGCCCTTGGTGAGAATCCACCGCATGGCCTTGCGGTTCTTCTTGAACTTGTAGCCGTTGATTGTCCATCGCAGCACGCCGGGCGTGTTGATCCAGGGGGTAGAAGTCAGCCGAACCTCGGTCTTGGTTTTGTCAGTCATGTTGACCTCGTGCGGAATAGTTTTGTCATTCGCCTCGCCCTGCCCTGTACAACACAACCTCACTAGCCGATCTTGTTCTCGCCGGTCAAGCAGTTCATGGCGATGGGCAGGATGGTGTAGCCTTCGACCGCAGCCCGTTCGATGGAGTAACCGCAAACCGATTGCAGGGCTGCAACGCAGTAGGTATAATTTCCCCGCTTGAGCAAGCGGCTTTCGTGCCGCAGTTCGTAGTATCCTGAGCCGTCGTACTTGTCCTTCTTGGCGTGCATGGTCACCTCGTGGTTAGAGCTATCGCTTCCGACCTCGCCCTCACTCGTACAACTGAACACAGCCGATCTAGGTTAGGCGGGCCGTATGGCCCGCCTAACCTGTGATTAGTTCACGTCATACTGTTCGCCGCCGACACGCACGGCCTTGATGGAGTCGAGCTTGTAATCACGAAGGACCACGATTTTCTCGACCTCTTGCCGCTGCCCTTCGTTTTCACGCTTGGGCAGGTATCGCCGGATGGCCTCGACCTCGGCCTCGCTCGCCGGTCTGCCGTCGATCATGTAGACCGTTTCGATAGCCCGCTCGACCTTGACCTCGACGTAATACTGGCCCTTGTGGTGGACCAGGGCAGTTCCGGTCAGCCGTTCGCCCCAGGCTCTCGGCAGTGCCTCGAAGATCGGCACGGCCTCGACCTCTTCCACGGTTTCGGCGTCGGACTCACGCATCCGCTGGTTGTTGACGGCGTTCGTGTAGTTCCACGCACCGATGATACCGTTGACCCTGGACTGCTTGCGGACACGGCCCAGGTAGGGGTTCGGCTCTTTGGTTTCCCGATCCTTCTTCACCATTTCCGGCTCAACGTCGGTGAGCAGGGTAGCGATGAGAGGGCGGTCCAGACCTCGAAGCATGGTTTCCAGTTCGTCACGAGTGATGGTCGCCATTAGTCTAACTCCTGATTAGGTGACTGATCCGCCTTCTCATGTACTACACAACTGGCCTAGTCTTTCTTCTTCGGGACCGGGCAGCCTGCACGCTTCCAGATGAGAAGCTGAACGTGCAAGCCGTTGATGACGTGCTTGATATGGACCGGCTGGCGGTTGAATATCTCGATGCCGCCCTCAAGGGCCGCATAGATGGACTGGCCCTCATCGACGGTGAGCAGTTCCATTGCGACGGCCAGGGACTTGACTTCTTGGAGCGAGATATATTCCTCCAGGTTCATGTCTAGGCTCTTGCGGGCGATCTCGACCTTTTCCGCCGTGGTCAGGCCGTCCTTGATTCGCTTGGCGATCTCGGCCTTTTTACGCTCGAAGGCATTGACGATACGGTTGCCGTGCGGCATTTCCTCGACAGCATCGACGCTCATGGTCCTGGTCCTCGTGCTTGTGAGATTCCGTCCTCTCTAGTACAACACAACTAGACCGATTTAGATTCGCACTAGAAAATCACCACGGTTGTAGATTGCAAGTAATGTTCGACACGCACACCTTATGCATCGGTAGTGCGTTCGCTCTCCATCTCGTCGCCAGTGACGGTCATGTCATCCATCTCGCCCTGCCCTGTACAACACAACTTAGATGATCTAGCTGCACCCGCCTTGCGGCGGGTGCAGCCCGGCCATGTTAGGCCGTTGTCGTTTCCTGCTTGGCTTCCAGTTCTCGAACGATGGATCGCAGATCATCTTCCAGGTAGTCTGCATAGCCTTGGACCTCGAACTCGTGGCCGATCAATTCATGGGCCATTTCTCGCAGCATGTAGTCCGAATCGCAGCCGTAGAAGCCGCCGCACGAATCGACATGCTCGCCGTCCTCATCTTCGATGACGTAGTACAGCCCTTCGCCATTGGCCCAGGACGTATAGACTCGCAGGAAAAGGTCGGCGTCCTTGGCCCGGTCCTCATAGGTCTTGGCTCCCATTTCGGACGGCTTGTGTTCCCAGACCAGCAGGCCAGCATAGCGAACGCCGTCCCACTGGAACTCAACTCCAACGGGCGGGGTATTGGTCCTGAACCAGCAGGACTGTCCATGCTCGAAGTATCCCAGCCAGAAGGCGTGCCCACATTCGAGCCGACGCTTGAGCGTGCGGTTGCTGACCTTCTCGACGTGATTGCGGCCCACGGTCACGCCTAGGTCATCGGGATGCTTGAAGTTGACATGGCGAGAGCAGAAGCTATACAGCGTCCACTGGTTATCGCCGTTCTCGCAGGGGTTCTCAATGTCGCTGTCGTGTTCGATCCGAACGATGAGCTTCTTCATGGTCATCCTCGTATTGGGGTTCGTTTCCGCCTCGCCCTGCCTTGTACTACACAACCTCACCAGTCTGGAAACCACTCATAGACCAGGACGTGTCGGCGTTGTAGACAACGGGTTGCCCTGTACGACGTATCTTAGCTGTACTTGTTGGCTAACTCGCTGGCCCCCTTCATGTAGGCGTCGATATTGGTGGTGTAGTCGCTCACCACGTCCCACCCATCATTTCCGTACACGAACCACACCCAGGCGAAGGGTTTTTCCTGGCCGGGCCGGAAGACGTACAGCCGCTCATCGTCCGTGGCGAACATCGCCGCCAGCAATTCCTTGATGTTATTCGTGGGCCGGGGAAGTTCATAGTCATCCCCGCCGTTGTTGATGTTGAGCAGGAAGCCAGCCGCCTTCAGGTCCAAAATAACACGACGGGCGATGATCCGCTCGACACACTGACGCATCTTGACGCTCATGGTCTTGGTTCCTCGTGATAGGTTGATTTGCCTTGTACGTCACAACTCTACCAGTTCTCGTTGATGTAGTTCAGGCAAGCGGCCTGCGATTCACCACGCCGGATCATGTCAACGAGTGTGACATCCTCAAGCAGCAGGCCGATCATCACCGTGGACTCGGCTTCGAGAATCCGTAGCTTGGTTTCATAGGAAGCGTTTTCCCACATGGTCTGGTCCTCGTGTTAGGTGTCTCGCCCTCGCCTGTACTACGCAACCTCACCAGTCTGGAAACCACTCATAGACCAGGACGTTGAGCATGGGTGTCAGCGTTGTAGACAACGGGTTGCCTCGACGTGCTGACGCATCTTGACTGACATGGTTGGTCCTCGTGTTGGTTCGTTCCTCGCCCTTCCCTGTACAACACAACTCCTGGTATACCGGCCAGCCCCAGGGCTTTCGCCCTGGGGCTGTTCCCATCCGCTCTGGCCTACCTCATTGGGTTGAGCCTTCACCGCAGACTTAGGCCGATGGGCAAATGTCCGACTGTTCCACGCATTTGATGATGTCGGCGGGGTCGGCCTGCTCGAAGATGCGGAACCGCTCTTCGATAGCGTCCTCATCATCACGGCTGACCCATACCTTGTTGCTGTAGTTGTACGGGCACAGCCCTCCCAACATGCGACCGCCGAACTCAACCACGTCCACCATAAAGTTGACGCCGTTTTCCTCGCCGTCCCAATACTCACTCTCGGCGATGATGAAGCTGATGTTGATGCCGTTGCTGCCATCATCGCCATTGATGATCATGGACCAGCGGTAGTCGTCCGAACTCATGTCAAACGACTCGCCGCAGTTGTGGCCCGCCTCATTCAACGCCGTCCGCATTGCGTTGAGGATGACGAGGATGCGGGGTTCATACTTGGTCTTGATCTGCTCAGGGGTCATCGGTATACCTCGTGTTTGGGTTCTCGTCGCCCTGTCCTGTACAACACAACTAGGATGATCTAGCACCCTGGGCCGAAGGCCCAGGGTGCTTTTGTTAGCTCGGTCCACCGCACCGCTTGTACGCTCCCGCAGGCAACTCCCACGGCTGGCCGTGCGAGAAGAACACTTGACCGGTCGGGTAGTTCGGACTCATCGCCAGCTTGATGAGCCATTCCGGTGCATCATCAACGAAGGACTGGCCCTTGTCGGCCTGTTGCAGCACGGTCAGGCCCTTCTTGATGGTCTTGCCGAACTCGGTTTCATAGGCGGCGATCCTGTTGAACCGCTCTTGTGCGATCCTCCGCACGCTGGCCCACTGGTCCGCATCGCCGAAGATGCAGGCCATGCAACTCACCCGGCCCCAACCCAGCCGATACGCTGGGTGTGGCACAACATGATGAGTCTTGATGATGTTCCAGACATCTTCCTCGGTCCAGTCGATCACCATACGCCACTGGTCTACACGCCGCCGCTTGCCGCTGCAAGCGTGTTCTTCGACCTCGGCGTACTTACTGCGGGCCGTGGACTCCTGCCGACGCTCGCCCGTCAGGAACAACACCTTCGCATTGTCGAAGCGAGGGTCGTTGTTGATGACACGCCGGGCCACGTCGATCTTGAGATACGCACTGCACCACCGCACAGACAGGTCCGCCGACACCTGGGGGAACAGGCGACGGGTCGCCAGCTTGCCACGGTCGGAGGGCGGCAGGTAGATCGTGCGGCCATCGACCGCTTGATAGCTGATGCCCTGTGTGCGGCTGTTCTCTCGGAGCATTTCGCCCAGGAACCCGCCGTGTTTCCACTGGAAGTAGAGCGGGAAACCGAACACAGAAGCCGTGGCCTTGCAGTAACCATGAGTGCAAGGCCAGTCCATCAGGCCGTTGTCCTGGCTCGGCTCGCCGTCAACGTGCTGGTGCCAAAGCTCGACCTTTTCGAGCGGCATATCCTCAATCGCCAGTAGGGTCAGGGCCAGACTATCCTTGCCGCCGCTGTAGCTCACGATGATATGGTCGTACTCGTCGTAAGGCAGCAGCTTGCCCTCGTCCACCAGCTTGAGGTAGTTGCTTGCGGGTCGCATCGGTCTAGTTCCTCGTGTCTTGTTCTCGCCTCGCCCTGTCCTGTCCTGTACCACTAAACATCGGCGAACCAGACCCACTCGTCGGTCAGTGTGCCGTCAGGAGCCTCGCCGCTGTCCTCGATGTCGAAGCACAGCTTGAGCGTGGGATCGTATTTGCATTTCGTTGATCGTCCCACTCGGACGAATACTCGGCATTGAACACACCAGGGCTGGCGTCTGGGTACTTCTCCAACAACGCCCTGTACAACTCAACTCAGGAAGACTAGACAACGGGCGGCAAAGCCGCCCGTTGTCTTTTATCACTCAACCTGGGCCTGCATCTTGCGGGCCAGGGCGTCCACGTCCAGCAGTTCCTCCCACTTGGCCCACTGGTTCGGCCCACCAGTGAAGTCACGCCGCCCCCTGCACGTCCGCCACATGAAACCGTAATTCGGTCCCAGAGCCGTTTGCGATAGCTGGACGTACAACGTATCGGAATGGAGCGTCACTTCGCCAGACACAGCGATGCCGCCCTGGTTGTGCCGGACCTCGAATTGGTCGGCGTTGTATCCTAGGGCCAGGGCCAGCGAGTACAGGATGCCGCTGGCCTTGTCGTGAAACTCGGCCTTGCCTTCGGGATTGTAACACAGGTTCGTGCCCTTCACCAGAGCGATGAGCCGTTTGATAGTCCGCTCGGCCCTGATCGGGCGAGGGTTCTTCCGCTTGCGGCCAGCGTTCAGATGCCATGTCATGTTTCGTGTCCTCGTGTGGTGGTAAAGTTATCTCGCCCTTCCCTGTACGACGTAACTAGCTCGGCCCGTTGGTTCGTGCGTAGGCGTCGGCCTGCTGCTGGTAGCTGGAAGGCATTTCCAGCAGTTTGCGGCTCGGCACAAACTCGCCGTCGTCCCACTCGCTCAGGAGCAATTCGCCTTCGTATAGTGCCCCGTCCCGCACCTGGAAGGCGTAGCTTGGTTCCTCGACTCGCTTCAAGAGGGCCTGAGCGTGGCCCAATGCAGTATCGGGACCGAACTCGCCCTCTTCATCCGTTTGCGGAACGTCCCACTCCTCTAGTTCATGCACTAGGGCATCCAGGGCATCGTGTAGTTCGTCGTAAGTCGGCTTCATCACTTGGTCCTCTTGGTTTCTGATGCGGGCGACTATTGGGCCGAGGTCCAGGTCGAAGAGGCACTGAACAAGTTCGCTGGCAGCGACCGGGTGATTCGTCACCAGTGGGATGATCCCTACGGCTCGCTGACGCCGCAGTACGATCCGACCGGCCACTAACGCTGGTGATGGTGTTTGGCTCACCGTCGTCTGTTTCCATCAACTCGCCCAGGGCATCGTACACACCTTCGGCCACAGACGAGCGGCTGGTCAGTTCCCTAATCGTCATGGTAATCCCCTGGAAGGTCCGTCACCAGTTGCTTTGCGATACGAGTGCAAGCCTGCCCCCGCACGCCACGAGCCGGTTTCATGTCGTCACCTTCCCAATTCGTGACGTGCTGATTATCCGGCAGGATGATGTCGAGCGAGCCGTTGTAGTTCACGTCCGCATTGCTGGGCCGTGCTTGGATCGTCAACGTCTTACCGCCAGGGAACTCGATCACCACGTCGGCATCGTGGCGAGGCAGCTTCATTTTGATCTCTTTGAACTTCATGGCTTCCTCGTGTTGGGTGTTATTGGTCCGCCCTGCCCTGTACTACACTACTCAGGCAGTTCAGGAGCTTCCATCACCGCCAGGAACGGGGGATTGTTCCGCTTGCCCTTACTGTCCGGCGTGTGTGGCACAATCTCGAAGCCGTAATGCAGGAAGCCGTAAACCTTGCTGATCTCATCGGCCAGAGCTTCCCGATACTCCTTCGTATCCCAATTCGCAGGGGCGTTGAGGGCCAGGACGTTGAGCGGCAACAGGCAGTCCTCGACAGGCCGCATCCCGTCGCTGTCCCACTTGATGTCCTTGAGTAGCAGATGAACCGGCTTGCCAGCAAGCCGCAGTGTTTCCCAATCCAGGCAAACGCCCTGGACCTCGTTCTCGCCGTCGTCGCCGAAAGCGTGTTCGCCGTCCTCGATGAGAAGGTCCACGGTGACACACTTTTCCAGAACGCTCGCCAGTTCGCTCGTGGTGAAGTCCTTGCCCTCGACCTGAACCGTCACCACGGCCTGAAATAATTTTGTCTTGTCCACCTTGTCCCTCCTCGAATGGTAGATGCTGTTGGGGCCGACAGCCCCATCAAGATGTTCCTTGAACATATCGGGTCGCAGCTTGGCCCACTCGTCGCCGGTATGCGTCTCGCCCGGCGTGGCGTCGTGATCGAACTCCTGCTTGCCGTCCTCAAGGTGGATGTACTTGGCGATCCAGTTGCCCGTATGCTGTTCGGGCGGCGGGTTAATGACCCGCAGCCACGTGTCACTCATTTTCCTGACTCCACCGTGTCCACCGCAGTCCAGCTTCCACTCACGCTGTCAAGCTCGGTGGTGTCCCACTCTCGGTTGGCACGAGTTTTCGTCAAGGCGTGTTGTTCCTGGTATTCGCAACAGGCATCGTCTTCCGGGGCATCGGGATTATCCAATGTCGCCACCACGACCGCCAGAGCCTTCTTCTCGGCCAAGTCCAATCTACGTTCGGCTGGGACCGACTTGGGCACCAAGACTTCAATCATGCCGGTGAACGAGACGTACACACGGAAGGGAGTGGTCGGCACTCGCTTCTTTTTCGGGACTGGTACGGGTGTGTAACGAGCCTTGAGAGTTTGGGCGAAAGCCACCCACGTTTCGTCTCGACCCTTGCACTTCTGCCCTTCCACATGCCATTCGTCGGTGAACGGTGCTCCGTTGGTGTCACGGCGAATGAGAACGCCGCAACAGAGCCAAGTGCCGATCATTTGATCGGTGATTGCTGCCTTGAATCCGGATTCCATCAATACTAGGATTTGGCCGATAGTCTCACTGTTCATGATATGTTCCTTTCCGTTGTCTGGTCTTGGCTCGTGCCTTGTTTGGTCCGCCCTCCTTTGTACTACTAAACTAGGTCGATCTAGGAAACGGCCCCGGCCTGGAGGCCGGGCTTTTGGTGGACCGGCCCTTCGCCCTGGCGTGGTCTTGATGCCAGCACTGGTATGGCTCAAGCTGGACGTTCTCTTCGACCCACTGCTCAGGGGCGTGACTAAATAGACGGTGCCACTGTCCGACACATGGACATCGGCTTGCTTCGCTCGTTTGCGTATCTTCGTCGCTATGTAGAAAAGACCCCAGGGGTGGACCAGCACCCCTGGGGTTGCACCCGCCTCACTCGTCGTCCAGGGCCTTGCCAGCGATAAAGTCTTCAAGAGACACACGCCGGGCCTTGGCCTTGTGCGGGTCTTCAGGGTCGGGCCGCACGATGACAGGCCCATCCCCTGGCTTCACTTCAGCCATCGCCCTGAAAGTGTCACATAGGTATGTCTGCATGACATGGGCGGGGTCTTCTTCAGCATCGGTGTCGCTGGAAGACAACCCCTTTTCAGGGTCAAGCTCCGTGGCCGCAAGCTGTTCCTTGTCCACCCACACGCTGAAGCTCAGATCGAATTGACCCACGCTGTCGATCACGAACACGTAGCGGTCGATGCCTTGCTTCCGCAGGGCCTTGCCGACCACCTTGGGGTCGGCCTTCTGACCACCGTACCAGCCGTTTTCGAGATTGTCCTGGAGCTTAACGAAACCATACTTCTCCAGGTCGATATCTTCGATGGTGATGCCGTTGTTGTCCACGCCCACCAGCGATTCAATGTAGTCCGACGGATCGGCCTTGACGCACTCGTGGCAGAAAACCTCGCAGTCGTCGCTGACCCACGCCGCCCGCTTCCAGCCGTAGCTGTTGGGCTGGGACCGCACCAACTTCATGCAGTCATGGCACGAGTCCCACTCGTCACTCCACTCCAGTTCACACCCCAAAAGCTCCAGGGCACGGCCAGGGGTGATGATTTCACCCGGCTCCGTGTCCTCGTGGTCGGGGTCCACGAACTCGCTCAAGATGCACGGCTCTTCGTCGTTCCAATTGCCGGTGACGATACCGACCTGGGGATCGGTGTAGCCGGGTTCCGCATATCCTTCGGTGACGATCTCTTGAATGTAGTCGAGCCGCTCGTGGTACTCGCCCGCCTCGGTCTCGCCCTTCTTGCCGAACAAGGGCTGATGCAGGTTCGGCAGCTTGCTTAGGCCACACACAACAGCCCACATCTTCTGTTGTCGCAGGGCCACTTCGCTCGGAGTCAGCTTTTCCTTAGTCATGGTCTTGTCCTTGTACTAGGGGTCAGTCCTCACCCAGCATTATAAGTAACTCGCAACCGATGTCAAATCACATTAGCTTGTATTCCTCGCCCTCTCTTGTACGTCTCAACTCAACCGGTTTTATAAATCCTGGCCGGGCAGTGACAACCACCCGGCCAGGGGCAACTCCCTTTCGGCCCAGCTATAGGAACTCACTGGTGTACCGGCTCGCCTTGCGGCTACTCACCACCAGGAAGCGACTGGATCAACTCGCTGGACGGATCGGGCATCAGCAGGAACACGCCGATGGCCCCTTCCGCCTTCTCCTGCTCGCTCGGTGCATCGAACTTGGCATCCGTGATCGGGGCGTAAGAGAATCCATCCACGCACACACAAACCACGGCCCGACCGTCCACACCCTTCGTCCGCTTCCGCAGATCGGCGACGGTCAACTGACCCTCGGAAGCCATATCGTTCTCGAACATGGATGTATCCTCCCTCGTGGTTGCTGGTCGCCTTGACATGTACTACGCAACAGGGTTAGTCCTCGTCGCCCGACTGTTCGTAGGACTCTTGGAAGTCCGTAATCTCGATCTCCTGGTCCTCGCTGTTCTCGTACAGGAAGTCGCCCAGGCTGATCGTGTACTTGCCGCTGTTCAAGCTAGCAGCCAGTTTCTTCGGCGTCATGCCCTCGGTGCTGATGACCCGGAAGTACGGAGCACGCTTGAGATTCTCCGTTACCTTCGTGATCCGTGCCCCGTTGATGTAGCCGCTGAACGAGAAGTCGATGTTCACACCCTTGAACTCGGCTTTCTTCGCCTTGGCCTTGCGTTTGCCTGCCATTGTCTTGGTCCTCGTGCCAGTGGTAAAGTTATCTCGCCTCACCCTGCCCTGTACTACGAAACTACGACGGCCTCCCGATAGATGGACTCGACCATCGGGGCATGGTCCCGCACCTTCTCGCAGAACTTGATCGTGGCCTTCGTCAGCCCCTCAGCCCCGGCACCGAAGTAGTGACCGTGGCACAGGCTCGCACAAGGCGGCTTGTCGGAAGTTGCCCCCAACTCGGCCAGCAGCCTCACGTCGGGGTCTACGAGGTTGCCCAGGTCCGAGTAGACCTGATTGTGGACGCTGTACTTGCCATCGGAGTCCTGGAGGATAACGATGCGATATGGCATCGTGCCCGGCTGCTTGGTCAGCGGTCCAGCCGCAATGACGTTCAGGCTGCCGTGCGTGGTGATCGGGATAAGCTCGCCGGTCTCGACGGGATTCTTGGTCATGGTCTGGTCCCTCGTGCTAGTTGTTGGTCCTGTCCGCCCTGCCCTGTACAACTTAACTCATCAGATAGGCTAGAAAAACCCAGGGGCGGACGCCGCCCCTGGGTCTGCTTCCCCCGGCCCTGGCCTTGAGCCAAGGGCAGCACGAGGGTTAGCTGGCGAGCTTGGTCAGTGCCGATGCCTGGGCCTCGACCACGGCGACTGCCGCCGTCAGGTTGGCGATCAGGCCACGAACCGCCGTCACGCTGCCGCCGTTGGCGTTGATGAGAGCCACGGCATCCGGCAGGCTGATCTCGACCGTCGCCGTGCGAGCCACACGAGGCCGGGCCACACGCCGGGCCTTCCGCTTGCCGCCGCTGGCGAGCCGCTTGAGGTATTGGGACTTGACGTTGTTGAAGTAGCTCTCGTCGGCGTCGTTGTCCTCGAACAGCTTCGCCTTGATGAGACCTTCCTTCGCATCGCCCCAGGTTGTGCCACGGTTCTTGTCGAGCAAGTTGCGAACGGCCTGGGTCTTTTCGGAAATGGGACGCATAGTATAGAACCCTCCTCGTGCTGTTGTGGCAGGATTGAAGGCCCCCGCCGATCGCCTCGATCTCTCTTGTACGCCGAAACTCAACCAGCCTTTCTGCTTATTCATACCTTCTTTTGGCATAGCTCAAGCCCAGGTCTGGCTGTTCCAGGTTTCCACCGGCCCACCCCGAAGAGCCTGCCGGAAGTAGATGCCCTGATCCCACCAGTAACGGTGAGTGATTGTGCCAAGTGCGGTTTGCATAGTCCACGTCCTTTCTACATGAAGCATTCTAGTCTAGCTAGTGTCCATGTCAAGTGGGTTGATGTAGATTTTTCAGCAAATGTGGTTCAGGTAGTGGTTGATAGCCGCTTGGCTATAGCCCTCTTCCTTCGCACGCTTGCGAAACCGCTCCTCGGCAGTCGATAGCTTCTGCAAAGTGAATCGGTTGCCAGATGCCGCCTGCTCGCAACTCACATAGAGCCGCATCAGGCGGAAACAACAGTCCACACTGCCCACCAGTTTTTCGAGTTTGTTGGTCGCTTCTTGTTCGTCCATCGTGCCCTCCTCGTTCCTCACCGTACAACTAAACTCACCCAGTACAACACAAAAAACCCTAGGCGGCACGCCGCCTAGGGTTTCGATAGCCCCTCGGCTTACTTGACGTTGAGACCCCGGCCCAGAGTCGTTGCTGCAAGACGCTCAGGCCAGTTGATACAGACAGAACCATTGCCGTCCTTGAACTCCCAATAGCCATCCTCCAGCACGGCCTCCAGGTCGTCCGGCTCCAGGCCCTCACCCTTCACCAGTTCCTTGAACTTCTCCTCGGCGGACGCCGCAATGATGCGGCTCGGCCCAACGAAAAGATAGTTCTGGTCCACCACGTCGTTGCGAACCACGATCACAGAGACGTACTCAGGCTCGACCGCCCGCTTCTCGGCCACGTCGATTGCCGCTGTCAACTGCTCCAGCGTTTTCGGTGCGAGCAACACCTGCTCCCGCACCGACTGGTTGAACTGCACGAACAACGCCCCACACTCAGGCTTGTCGTGCAGGGCCTTGATGAGTTTCAAGGCGTTCACAAGGGTATCGCTCACTGCTCGGTCCTCCAGAGAATAGTTTTGTCACCGGTCTCGCCTGTACGACTTATCTCAACAGGTCGTGCTGGCTGACGTAGATCACCTGCTTGTCAGGATGAGCGTGCCGCTTGAGGAACGCTTTCAGTTCCTTGTTGACCGGCAAGCCGATCATTCGCCCGCCCGTCTCGTAGTCGTGCCACTGCTTTTGGATCGTAAACTCGGCCAACCATTTCACCTTCTGATCCTTGTAGCGGGCCGAGAGCCGCTGGAACTGGGTCAGCTTGGGGGATTCGCACTGTATCATGTTCGTGCCGCCGCTCTTGTTGGTGTAGCAGAACGACACCGCCTTGTAAACCACGCCTCGGCTCTGCTTGATCTCGCTCAACTTCTTGCCGTACTTGTCGAGGACGTTTTCGTGCTTCTCCGTGGCCTTGACATACAGATCGTCCAGTTCAGAGTCGATCAACTGCGTAATCTGCTCGTCGCTCATCTTCGAGGACACAACATAGTCGAAACGATAGGCCGACCACCCCTCATCAGCCATCTCGTCAGCGTTGCCCTTCTCTTCCTCGTAGGCGGCATCAGCATCGCCAGGGCGACGATACCAGTCGAACCCGACCCCGGTGTTGTACTGCCACGCCACGACATATACCGTGATCTGGGTTTCCGGCTGAGGCACCTTGAAGCGTTTCTCACCATCTTCGTCCTCCTCATGCAGCGGAAATCTATCTTTTGTCGCTGACTGACTGAGTTTAGTTGTACAAAGTCGGCCCTGTGGTGCAACGACTGCGGCGTAAACATCTACGGGGAAGTGCTGCGTTTCACAATTCATCAAGACCGACAAGAACGGCCCGCCGAAGGCGGGCCGTTCTCATAGTCAAACGACCTCGGCCAGTTCATCCTTCGGCCTCGTCCATCTCTTCATCGCCCTCATCGACTTCGACCACCTGCCCTAGCTTGTAGGGCCGGTGCGGGAACATTGCACAGGACTCAATGCCGCACAATTTGATTTCCGAAGTCTGCCAGTTGCAACAGTCCAGGCAGGTCAGTTTGATCGCCGCCCGCAGGCTGCCCTTCTCGGCAGCATCAACCACCGGCAGAAACCGACGACGATTATCCTTGCCCAACTCCGCACGGAGCAGATCGAAGGTCTTGAATTCCTTCATCTTCTCAGCCCTGGGCGTCCTCTTCCCACGGCTGACGGCAAAGGCCTGCTTATGCTCCTCGCTCATCGGCCCGCCCTTGCGACCGGGCTGCGTCTTGACCTGGATGCCCCACTCCTTGACCCGCAACAAGACCACGCTGAACGTGATCTGCTGCACGCCAGGGTTGGCATTGTATAATTCGGCAACTCGCTTCCACAACTCACCCATGTTGGCGAGCGGTCCGTTCTTCTCTGCCTCCCGAAGTGCAGCCTCCAGCTTCGGTCGGTCCACCGGGGTCATCGGTTTCGCCACTGTGTAACCCCCTCATGCTTAGGGACTCAGGTTGTCTCGCTCAACCCTCACTGTACTACAAATCACCCCCGGTGGATGATGAGTACTTCGTAATCCTGCTCGTGACAGTGGCAACCATCGCCCTTGCTACAGTCGTAGCAGTTGTCACAGAAGATTTCGTGGCACCCAGTACATTGCTCGTGACAGTGGCAACCATCGCCCTTGCTACAGTCGTAGCAGTTGTCACAGAAGATTTCGTGGCACCCAGTACATTCGATGCCACTATTCTCCTGATCACCCTCAAGGGTTGTGACCGCCGCATCACACGTTTCGTAACTAAACTAGCCCAGGTCTGGGTAGTAGTAGAACGTGTCGTCCCGGTGAAAAATACCGGCCTCGCCAATTGTAATCGGGCTGCTGAACGGTTTGAAGTCCAGGAAGTATAACTGGCACATGCGGCCCGATTCAAGAAGCCGGACCTTCATCCACTTGCCCGCAACCCGCATGTGCATACACACTTCGCTGTGCGGCATCACCTTCTCAACGGTTTCTCCAGGCCGGATATCTCTCACATCAGTCGGAAATGGCATCGTTATTCTGGTCCCTCTTGAGTTATCAACAACTTTTCCACACTCGCCCCGTACAACTAAACTCCCCAAGTCGAGACGAGCCAACCAGATGAGAAAATCTCGAAAAAATTCGCCAAGAGCTATTGAACTCCGGCCACGAATCATTAAATTGAGACCAACGCTTGACGGAGAACACCGGCAAGCAACTCGATTATCCAAAAATCACGTTCGGTCTCACAGCCGAATGCGAGACCAGTAAGGTAATCGGGGCCAAGCGGGAAGCCCTAAACAAGCAACTCGCAAGGCTGAAAAAGCCTCACCCCTGCATGACCCAGGGAGGCGAAAGCCTTACTACTCATGTAATGGAGGCTTCCACCTGACAGATCGGAGAAGGGAAATCCTATCCGGTCTGTCAGGTGTTTTTGTTTCTAGTCCTCATCATCCTCATCCTCTTCATCAAGGCTGTTCAGGGCGTTCTCAATCCGGCGAGCCGCTTCCTCAAAGCCGTACCACGCCAAACCATTCGCAACCTGATTGTAGTCTCCCAGGTCGCCTAGGTTGCCCACGTTCAGCCCGGCAAAGAACTCGAACACATTCTTGTTGCCGAAGTCTTCGGCCTGCTCGATGCCCAAGGCCCAAATGTCCGCCTTGTGCTGCTCGTAGAACGGCACCGTGTCACAATAATAAACTAGATGCGACACCATCCCACTCATGCAGCCGCCCTGAAACAAGTCACGGAGCGGCCCGCACGGATCACCGTCGTAGTCGTCCGCCCGGTCGCAGAGCCACTCAGCGACGGCCTTTTCCAGACCCGTCTGAGCCACACTCATTACTTGCTTCTTCGTGAAATTATGCTTCATGGTTCCCTCGTGCGTTAATTAACCCGGCCTCGCTTGTACCACGTAACTAGATCGGTCTACAAACCCCGCATCCGCAGTCCGCCGACAACTTAATCATGACTTGTCAGCCATCCGCCCACTTTTACTGCCGACACGCCTTCACAAACCGCTCAGCGTCAAACTGCGGATTCGACCGGCGAAGCTGCCGTACCAACGACTCCCCCACCCGGTTGAAGATGTAGGCCCACTCGCTGTCAGCCAGCACCGGACCGTTATGGGCCTGATCTTGCTTCAGAACCTCACGAGCCTCGGCTACCGCCTCAGCGATCATCTCGAAGTCTTTCCTGGTCATGATAGTTCCTCGTGCCTCGGTTGTCAAAACCCCCTCGTACAACCCCCTTGTACAACGCATCTCAATTGGTCCAACTGCCCAAAAACCCATAAATACTGTTGCAGTACTACTTAACTCGTGGACCGGGCCACGGCCGGTCTTCGTACAACTAAACTCCTCTGGTCCAACTGTCCAAAATGCCCGTATGTCGGCGGCACAAGATGAGTTGTACGAGACCCGGAACACTTTCCCACACCCCGCCAGCAGGCGGCGGGGAGCCTCGTACTACTAAACTCCACCGGGCTAAACTGCTCAGATATAGGAAGCCAACACATTCGTCAGGCGGGGAGCCTCGTACTACTAAACTCCACCGGGCTAAACTGCTCAGATATAGCTTCGCCGAGGTCGAACCTCGTACTACTAAACTCCATCGGGCTAAACTGCTCCACCCCGGCAAAGCCGAGGTCGAACCTAAACTCCATCGGGCTAAACTGCTCCACCCCGGCAAAGCCGGGGTGGAGCTAACACATTCGTATAGATTTTGTTTCTATAGACCCAATCTGTTAGAACTACGGACGGGCCTAGAAACCCGCCTACACATTCGTATAGATTTTGTTTCTATAGACCCAATCTATTAGAACTGCGGACGGGCCTAGAAACCCGCCTACATACAGACCGGTCTATAAAAACTCGTGGGCCGCACGAGTTCCTACACATCTAATCACGAGCTAGGCGATAGGACTAGCTCCACCCCGGCGAAGCCGGGGTGGAGCTAACACATTCGTATAGATTTTGTTTCTATAGTCCCAATCTGTTAGAACTGCATGTTAGCTCCACCCCGGCTCCACCCCGGCTCCACCCCGGCTCCACCCCGGCTTCGCCGGGGTGGAGCTAACACATTCGTATAGATTTTGTTTCTATAGTCCCAATCTGTTAGAACTGCGGGCGGGCCTTGGCGGTTACTAGATTAGTCGGGGTTTTATAGATGAGACCTGTGGTTTTACTAGTCTAGTCGCCTGTGACGGGTCGAGATTCTATAGTTACAAAGAAACGGCGACTAGGACAACTTAATAAGCTATGACAACTAACAGACAACAAGTGCATCTAAATGCTTATATACTACGGTATCAGCGAAACGGTTTTTTCAAATCTGGGGGGTAGAAACGATTCTGTCGAGTTTTAACAAAAGGCCATCTAGCAAATCAGGAATGTTTTTGAATTCCCAATACGGTATCTCGATAAAAGGTAGTTTTCGTATCCGACACCAATCTCTCTTGAACTGATCTTTGAGTTATTGATAAGCAAAATCTGTCAATCGCCACTCTCCACTCTCCAGTTTTTTACAACGGAGTCTAATTGGCTCATAGTGCTGCCTGCCGTTGAACTCGATTATGACAGTTTGGCCCTTATGGTACGCAGTAAAATCAAAGCGTAGTGAGTGTTTCCTACCGAGTATTTTCAAGTTCTTGGGGCTGACCTCCTGACCATATTTAATTCCGTTCCCTAGAGCGGCAAGAGAACATATGTAAATTCTGTGACACAGAGTCCATGAGGCTTACTAATGATGAATTCATTTCAAGATGTGTTGCAACTCATGGAAATACCTACGATTACTTGAAAACCATCTATACAAATGCAAGAAGCAAAATCACAGTTATATACAAGGAACACGGTGAGTTTACTGTGAATGAGTCTGCTGGAGAACGAGCTATTAGAGTATGGCTTGATAATAACTGATGCAAAGTTGTAGGCGGGTCGGACGCCCTATGTGGAAGTCGCCTGTAGGGAAAGGGGCGATCCGGGTTACGGATGACTATGATGAGGGAGTCAATTTAATAATCAGGGGTACGGATCACATGAGCAACACTGGCAAGCAGGTCATATTGTATCGGTTGTTAGAGGAGATAGGTTTAGTACGTGAGTGTGACATTAGTTTCTTGCCATCAACACGGCAAGCCGTTGTCGAAGCGGGATGGTGCCTCTTCGTTGTTATCGTTGCGTGAGGCTGGCTATGACAGGGATGCGGTGTTAAAGAAGATATTGGATTGTTCACGAATGCTTGAGTTGTTTTGGAGGGCGGTACAATGTGTGGTTCGCAGACGAACGTAGACTGGCTAAAGTTAGAGGCATTGGATCGCAAGTACAAGGCGGCTCGTGGGGCGTTTAGGACGGGTGAGCGATTGATGTAGGACACAGAAACTAGAACGCCCTGGCCTACGGCCAGGGCGTTCTTATTGGCTCGTTGCAGTACAGGATGCTCCTATGTGGGAGGATACATCCTGTAGGATGTTCCTAGGTCAGAGGGAAACATCCTGGCAGGCGTGTTTTGATGGGTAGGTATCGCATTGGTGGTCGCAGTTCAATTCTTCGTTGATGAAGGTACGGATGTAGGCGTGGCTGCTCTTTATCTCGGATACATCTTCGGGGTGGTCTTTGAAGAAGTATCCTTTGACGTAGTTACAGAGATCGTCTTGGGGCGGGATATGGTCCCTGGAGATGATCTTGAGGGAATAGAACTTCCTCACGCCGTATTGGACCAGCATGAACTGGAGGGTGAGGGTGATCTTTCCCAGGTGTAGGGAGCAGCGGTGTCGGGGGTGTACTGGCTCTTTGGTAGCTCGCCAGGGGTATTTCCTGGCGAGGCCGATCAGGTAGGAAGCTACCTGATCCATTTTCGTGTGGGGCACTGTGAAGAGCATCTCGGTACGCTCGCTTTCTGACGGGAACCTTCCATTGGTTACGAGTCTAGGTCACGTAGGTTAAAACGGATAGCCTGGGTGGGGTTAAGGTCATCGAGGCTGATTATCTCTTCGAGCATGATTTGTTGGGCGAGTTGTTCTCCGGGCGTTTCTTTAACTCCTTTCTTGTAGTTATCGAGGACAAGCTGGGCGGCTTTCCAGGGGTTAAACAGAAACGAGCGTTGGCCTTGCACTTGGCAGGCGTCATAGATTTCGTGTTGTGGGGCGTTGAGTTCTGTTAGGCGATCTGCGAGCCAGTACCCAGCGAAGTATATGTCACGAAGGTTTAGGTACGGCGGTGCTGTTTGTTCCGGTGGATTTTCTTGGAGATCGGCCTGGAATTTGGCCTCATACCTTTCGAGGGTAGGTGGGTCGAGTAGAGGGCGGTTAAGTTCTTGTCGCTGAATGGCTTTGGCGTGAGCGAGTTTGAGAGAAAGTGTTTTGACTGTCCGCTCATAATGTTCGATTTCCTGCATGACGAGTTCCGTCCAGAACTGATTATTCCAGTTCCAGGGGAGGACGGTTTTGCCCTGGTTGGAGACGTTGTATTCAATGACGCCGATTTGCCAACCTGTAGTTTGGGACCAATAGCCACAGGTTAGTACATCGGAGAGGGTAGTGCCTTGGCCTTCCTTGGTGGTGCGATCGATGCCATAGATGAGTTCCGTGGCACTTTCGAGGCGTTGTTTGAGTAGGTGGAGGACAACTTGGTGGGGTTTTAGGTCGAGGGCGGCGACGTTGAGGCGTAGGGCTTCTTCTGGTGGGCAGCCGTCTTTGAGTAGATTGGGGTCAACGGTGTGCCACATAGCGGGGTAGGGGTAGACGCCTTCCTGGTCGATGACGCCAGCGACGTAGTTATAAAACATCGTCTTGATGTCTGGTTGCATCTTGTCTCGGACGGTGATTTCATTCATTGTTATCACCAGTAGTCGGGTATACCTGCTGCCGATTTCTTATCTTGGTTGAGGCGGACTTTTGAGAGATTAGCTGTCTCTCCGTGTTGTTGGGCGAGGGCGTAGGCTTTTTGTGTCCTTGTATTCGGCTCCATTTACTTTGCCGATTTTCTTGCCGTCGTAGAGGACATCGTAGTGTTGGGCGAAGGCGGGGGCCGGTTCTGGTATCTCTTCTACAACAATGATGTCATCTGGGTCTGGTTATTGCACCTATTTCACAACCATCCTCGATAGAGAGTGTTTGAAAAAAATCCCACTGTTCGTATAGGTTATTAAGCCTGCTTCTTTTCGAGGGTCGCATTATGGCACTCATTGAGACGATCACGTTCTGCTTTGCACATGGGGCAGGTTTTTGTGTCGTGGTCACGCTGATGCCGGATGGCGGCGTGGTGCATACGGAGGAACCCCTGCTGGAAGGCTTTTTCGACCCGATGCCATTTCTCGACGGACCCGCCTTTGGTGAGGTACAGCAAGCGATAGTGGACAAACTTAGGCTCTTGCGTAGCCACAGTTTTCCGTGCTGCCTCAGCATCGTTCAGGGTGAAGCCGATTTTGACGAGTTCATGGATGGCATCTTCAACATACAACATACGGGGGTTCCTTACATCTGGATGGTGGGATTACCATTCTAGTTCTGCGAGTCTCCAAAAGGCATCAGCGTATCCTTTTGGGTGTCCTATCGACTCCGAGAGCAGGTAGGTACGTAGGCGAATTTGTTCTTCTCGTTCTTGCTTGTTGATGAAGGTCTTGGATAGTTGGCACCGTTCGACGTTTGGGTGTGCCTCCTTCTATTTTTCTGTTTCTTGAGTTTTTCCTTCAACGCTTCGGGCATGACGCACCAGTAATTTGCCACGGCGTTGAGCTTTGGGAACCGGCTTGGTGAACAGTTCTTTGATGGGGCTGCCATAAGGCCCCTTATAGTATAGCTGAGTGGGTTCTGTCAGATCGGGCGTGGCCTCAAGTTGTGCTGTGGCAGTGAGGCTCTTGACATCGTTGAGACAGACGAATTGCTTGCCGTCCCAGAAGATAAATTTCTTGCTGAGCGGTGTTTCTTTTTTGCCCCAGCCCTTATAGGCTTGCGGCTGGTGTTTCCGAAGTTCGCCCTTCATGACGTAGGCGAGCCGTTTCATGAAGGTATCGTCACGCTGGAAGTCAACCCTGATCTTGTCGTGGATATATAGTTGTTGGCTCATTTGGTATCGCCTCCCTGCACTGTATGGTGCGGCGTCAGCTTCTTGTTCTCGATGGTCTGCACATCTTTGTTTTCTTGTTCGTGTGCCTTCTCCCACCCCTGGGTATAGACCATATGTCCAGGTGCGTTTTCCATTGTGTAGAGATAGGAGTCATGTAGCGGGAGGCGTTCGATTTTGCCGCCGCCGATGAGAACTGGTAAAGCTCGATCTACCAACCGCACACCAACAACCGTGGCTGTCTCGTGCAGGACGTGATCGAAAGATGCTGGCACAGTTAAGATGGTAAAGTGGAGATCATTCCACCTGAAAAATCTCTGGTCGAACAGGTTGTTCAGTTCTGGCTTATCTGGATGGAAGTAGGTCAACTCCAGGTAGCGAGCGAAGTAGCTAGAACCAGGGCGAGAGCAAAGCGTGAGTACATGACGGTAGCTAGAATCCTGGGACAGTTTGTAGAGTGTGTCCCATTCTTCTTTTACGATACCGAGACCATCACTATCGTTGACACCGGGGGCGGGAACGGCTTTGGGGTCGTTCTTCTTGATGACAACAATTTTGAGGACTGTTTGTTGAGGCAGTCCTTCCAACAGTTTTATGATCATGCTTGAACTCACATTAACACGCCCACGTCGTGGGCGTGTTTTTGATGGCGGGTGGGCGTTCTAGCTCATACGTTTCTTGGCGATGACTCCCAGGACAAACATGGCGACGACGCCCATGCCGATCCACTTGAACAGCCAAGTGGGGAGCAGCCAGATGATGAGGGCAGCGATCACCACGAACACCAGGACTCCGATTAGCCAGTCAGACATCGTGAGACTCCTTTCATGGGCAATGGCGTTTCGCCAATTTTATATCAGAAATGGCTTTTCGTTGCCAATCTTTTTTGTGGCGAGCGTGAGAATCTCTCTGGACGTTGATGGATTTGCAGTTTTTGCAGGTGAGCGGCAGTCGCCCGATGAGTTGCTCGACAGTGTACTTGTTCTCGTATCCACAGTCGAGACAGAAGAAGGTAGTCCTATCCCCTTCCATGTGCGAGTCTCCGTTAAAGTCGTCAGGTCACGATTACTCTTTTTCTGAAAATCCAAAATCTCGAATTTTCAGTTGGACTCATGCTGCTTATCTAGCACTTTGTAGCCCAACTGTCCAAACAAGATTTTGTTCTTCTCGAATACGTCTTTAGCTACTTCATCGTCCGACCCCTGGATCAACTAGAGTTGGTTGATGCTCTTCTTGAAGACGTAGGTTTATTGAGAAACAGAGGCAACCCAAACGCCTCCGTCCTTCATCATGGCGATCATTGATCGTGCTCAGGCGATATGTTCTGGTGGAGGCGTATAGTTGTCTATTCTAATCTCAGTGGTGTAGTCGCCACTCGCTCATGCTTCACTTATCTTTGAACGTGGGGTCGCCGTCGAAGCCCTGAGTGGCGAAGTGTTTAGCCACGCTGGGGTCGATAACGAGTGGGATAGCCTTGGGTTTGCCGAGTCGCTGTCCGATGACAACGCATTCCCTGGCGGCGTGGACGATGGCCCCTTCGAGCGTTGCCGTCTGGTGCAACTCGGCTTCGTCGTCGGCTCCGAGAAAAATCAAGAATTTGTCTTTTCGGAAAGCGATGCGGATCATGATTACCCCTTGTAGTATTGATCGAAGTCGTGTTCTTGGAACGGGCGTAGTTTATATCTAGCCTCAGCGGGCAGGGAGTCTAGTCCCTTGGGCATCCGGTTGAGGGTTTCGGTTTGCCAGACGTTAGGCTGAAACCCCGCCTTGGGTTTGCTGAGCATGTAGAGGAGGAATTCGGCCTCGTATGCGGTGTTCCGCAGCGGGGTATATTTGCCTAGCTGGTTGTTTGCGAAGTCGGCGGCAGCGGAGGCGTTGAAAACTAGACCGTCCATTTGCATGTAGAGGTCTGGTTTGATTTCTGCCCAGAAATGGATGCCGCACGTCCCTTAAGGCCATGAAAAGACTTTTAATGCCTTCGGGTTCCATGAGAGCGGCGGGCGTGACCTTGTTATCGACAAGCATCCAGAAGAGATTCATGAGCTTGTTGACGTGCTGATTCTGGGTCTGTTTGAGGTCTTGGAGCGTATCAACACAGTGGTCGAACATGGGCACGACTTGCTCAGGTTTGCCTTCAAGGGCGGTTCCTTTGGCGTCGAAGAGGCACTGAAAGAACTTCGGAAACAGCCACTTACCGGACGCCCGAACTTGAAAGTGCATGTGCATGAGTAACGCCTTTTTGACAAGGTGAGTTGGGCAACGCCGATGGTCGTATTGTAGCGACCAGGGGTTCGGATGTAAAGTTGGCTTGGGATGCTCTCAAAACCGAGTTCACGAAACGCCTGATTTGTATTTTGTCTTGCTCGATGGCTACAATCCCTGCTTCATCTCGCCAGCTTTCATGTTGACTCTCCTATTTTGGCAATTGCTATGCCGCCGTGCCGCTCAATCTGAAATTCTTCTACTTTGTTCCTCTTGAATATCAGTTAAGAATGCCACGAACCCTTCCCTTCTATTTTGGCTCCCTTGAAAAAGGGATTGCTATTCATGAAGTAGCGATCTTCTACGTTGTCGCTTTCCGAATTGTCCAAGAGCAAGGGGATTCACAGAATCCAGGTCCATTATGGGCACCGGCAGGCTCTTTGTCACCCGGTAATCATGTGAATGTAATCCTTTATTTCATCAACAGCTACGGCTCCCCGAAGATCACGGAGAACCTTCTTGAAAGCGGCCTTGTTGAGCAGGCCCGGCTTGGCGAGCAGCTTGAAAGCGTCGTTGTCGTCCTTGTCTCGGCGGTTGCTGAACTTCTGCACGACCAGAACGTGCGGCTCGATCATTGGGAACTGTTGACCGCCGACCATTTGCGAGATGGCCGTGGAGAGGATGTAGTTATTGAGGACTCGGTTGCCGTAACTGCCGTCTAGGAAATCGGCATCGAAGGCCATGACTTGAACACCTGAAAACACACCTTCCTCGCCATGCAGTTGTTGCCACTTGATGCCGTCGTGGTTCAGTTTCTCTATCACCGAACGTACTTCGGGCACAAGGAAGTCTATATCGGGGGTTAGGTCTCTGCCGCCGTCCAGGTAGTTGACCACTGCGGCACCGCCGATGATGACGGCGTGGATGCTGTTCCTGTGAATCCAGTCAAAGGCACTTGTTGCTTTTCTGATGAGACCAGCGTGCTTCGGCGGTCCTCCTAGGACCGTGGTGTTGGTAGCGGCCAGCGACATTTCATCGAGCCGCATCAGTTGCTCGTATAGATGGCGGGACGTAAAGCCTCGTGGATCACGAAGGTCGATAGCGTCCGTTAAGCCAGCTAGACGGCGGGTTTCGCAAAGTATTCTCGCATCCCAGGTCATGTTGTTATTTAGTTCGAGTTGCTCTAGTTTTCGGCAATCGCTTACTATATTATGTGTGAATGATTCAGATTTTCAGATTGACCGAACCCGATTCAAACGTGGGCCAGTGGCACAACACAGCTTGGGGAAACGACGATCTAGCCAAGACAAAGAAGATTGCCAGAGAGATCGCAGAGTCCAACAAGATGAACATAGTGAAGGTACGGGTACTTGAAGTCGTAGAAGAAATAAACATCAAACAAGGAAAATGATGAAGCAAAAAAACAAATCCAAATGCTCCAGGGTAGACGAAGCTCTGCCCAAGAACGAATGTTGCAAGCAACCAGTGGCTCATGCTTATTCAGGAGAGGCTTGTCATCCAGGGGCCTACTCAGGCCCTTGTGAGGATATGCCAAAAAACTACAACCCCGCCTCCTTTAATAAGGAAGCAATAACCAACATAGTGTCGCCCACTACTTTCGCTCGTGGTCGGTCGGGAAGCAGTCGCCCGCATGGGTTCTTCATGGGTGCTGGGTGTGACCCGGCTCTAGCGGCTGGCAAGAAGCGTGCTGGAACCGATATTTGGCGTGACCGCTATCTGCTGTTGCAGGCCGAGATGATTGACGATGCTAGACGCTGGTTCAGCAGAATCGAAAACCTGTTGTCTGCTCATACCGAGCAACTACGGGAGATGCGGCTAGAAGCCGAGGAAGCATTGCAAGAAGGCTTCGAGGAAGCCTACCAAACGCTTATAGCCTCACACCAGCGAACCGAGGAGCTAGTAGCCGAGAACAAGCAGCTACGGGACAGAATCAGGGAACTAGAAGCCCAGGCCGACAAACGGCTAGAAACAGCGATCAGGGAAATGTAACCAAACGCCCGGTATTCGATCATGCCAGGTGTTACTTTATACCTGCTAGTCTAATTGCTTTCAAAGCAAACTCGGCAGCTTTTTCCGCATTCGTATTGTAGTCCCTGCAAAATTTCAAAAGGCACTTAGTCACCCCTTCGTACTTTTTCTGGTCGGTGCTGTCTACGGTAACACCCACATCTAGTGGGCCGTGTTTGCAGTGTAGTTGGTCGTAGAAACGGCCCAATCCAAGAATTCTTGTTTCGTTATTTTATTTCAACATACTGGTAATGCCTTCATCTCTTGTGCTTCTTCCAGTCTCTACATCGCTCATTCATTCCGCCCCCATTTCCGACAAATATGTTTGGCCCGGCAGACAAGGCAGAGGTTGTTGCTGCCTTCCACATACAGCGGACAATCTCTCTTGCCGCAATCCCTTGCGGGCAGGCCAGATCGAGCAAGGCCAAAATAAATTTGCCATCTGACCAAAAAATCGGTGTAAACCCGCTTGACATCGGTGATGCTACGCTTATAATGGGTGGTGAGGCTGTGACATCATTCATCGCACGAGGGACTTGACCAATGGCTGGCTTCAACCGCAACCGTCCGACGCCCCGCACCCCTTCCCGTCCGGCAATTAGCGTGCCGACCACGACCGCCAAGCCTGCCAATGGCGGGGTCGATGCTCTGATTTGTGACAAGGAAATCCCTGGTGGTGTCCTAGTCTGCAACATGCGGGTCATGGCGTCGAAGTTCGATGGCTACGACATGCACACCCACACCCGCTTCAAGGCGGGCACACAGATCGCCTATAAGTCGAAGGACAACCTCACGTCGGAAGAGCGGGAGAAGCTCTTCCCATCCGGCGAGGTCTACCATATCTCCGTCCAGTGGCCCCTCAAGCCCGGCTGGGTGCCGCCTGCACCTGTGGCCGTGGCCCAGGATTTCAAGGCCAACGAGTACCAGCAGATGATTCTGGACGCTCTCTTGGAGAGCGGCCATCCGCAGTTGGGCGACCACCTGCTGATCCGTGCCCTGGCGGGCTGCGGCAAGACTTCTACGCTGGTATGGCTCATTCGTGAACTGAAGAAGCGAGGGCTGCTCCGTGGCCTGAACGCCATCTACCTTGCATTCAACAAGGAGATTCAGGAAGAGCTTTCGCAGAAGCTCCAGGGCACCGGGGTTCCGGCCCGCACGACCCACTCGTTCTGCTTCACGGCTCTCAAGAAGCGGTTCACTGCCCTCAACCGGCAGGGGTATAAACCTCGTGACCAACTAGAATTCAATCGGGAACTGTTCACACAATGCCTGTGCGATGATCTGGGCTTGGACTACAGCGGGCCGAATTTCAAGGCCGTCCGCAAGATCGGCGAGTACCGCATCTCCAGCACCGTCATCGAGATGGTGAGCTACGTCAAGAATTGGGCGGTGTTTCCCAAGTACGTCGAGGGCCAGGGCTGGCAGTTCAGCGATGCCCAGGTACAGTTCATCGACTCTCTGTACGATGAGTACGAAGTCGAAGACCCGGAATTCGATGACTTGAAGGATGAGGAAATGCCCAAGTCCTTCGACGCCACGAACCCGGCTGAAGTGCGAGCGGCGGTGATCGATTACACGATCCGGGTTGTGCTGGGCTGCGTCCCGTACCCTGGAGATCAGGTCACGGACATCGAGTTTGACGACATGCTCTACCTGTCGCTCCTGCTCGATCTGCCGTTCCCCAAGTTTGATCTGGTTTGCACCGACGAGAGCCAGGACTTCAACGCCTGCCAGCTTTTGCTTTTGGAACGTCTGAGTAACCGTTAAAAACTACAAGGCCCGCCCTTGCGGGCGGGCCTTTGCTTGGCTGCTAAAACGCAATGCTACCAGCTTTGTCAGCAGTGTGAGTCTTGGGCTGACGAGTTAGAGGGCGTCGATGTTGACGACTTCGAGAAGGACGGCGGGGAGGAGAACGAGGACGGCGGGGAGGAGAACGAGGACGGCGGGGAGGAGAACGAGGACGACGAAGCCAAGGAAGAGCGGAAGAACGAATGGCGTGAAGAAGTGCGTGGCAACGTCCAGTCTGCCCTGGAACTGTAGGAGGAAGAAATGAAATCGTGGCCGAGGAAAGCACGCCCGAAGTGCTGGTGATTCGTGATCTTGGTCCCTGGGACCAATATAAAACTGTCACCAACGCAGCCGAGTTGGTTTGTCATGAACGTAAACGGTCATCTGGCTAACGGGCGGCGGCTGTTCTACTATGACAGCCAGGGCGACCGTGATGAGCTAGTTCACAAGAATGGCATCTTCCGATGGTCATTACTGAGCAAGAGGGGCCTGTCGATCCCTCGCTCTTTCAGGTCTTCGACCCCAACCCCAAGCGGAGAAAGCAATGAAGGCAATCGTCATTCGACCCGGCGAACGGGCTGTGTTACAGGAAGTAGATGGCTGGAATGGCATCAAGGCTGCTCTAGGCGGCGGCTATTTGGAGGCTGTGCCGGTCGGCGAGGATTTCACCCTCTACGTCGATGAGGACGGCATTGCGAAGGGCCTGCCGTACAACGAGGAGGCCACGAGAGTGACAGAGACAATGCTGGCTGCAATGAAGCGGCGGTTTGCCGTCACTGGTGACTACATCAAGGGCGTAGCGGTGTTCGTTGGCATCCGGCACGACCCCGAAGAAGGCGGCGTTGAGTGTGACATTCCCGAACGGGTGATCGCCGAATACTTCGCACCACTGAAATGAATGAACGAATTCCAAGACTGATGAAGTCGCTCCGCAAGGCCGTTAGTGAACTACCTACCAAACGATTCATGCGGCTAGATTACGGAGATCGGCGTCTGATCGAGCGGGAGCTAGGTCATCGAAGAACTACAGGAGTTGTTCAGCTAACACCTAGAGGCCCGCCCCTACGGGGCGGGCCTCAGTTGACCGACTGTGTTGAGTAGTACAGAGCAGGGCGACCAAGCAAACCATGTTGCAAGGACTACCATGAACGCCGATCATAGAAAGCCTGCTCGATCAGATTGCGAGACTGCAAACGATCTCTAGGACTGGTTGTTCGCAGCTTATGGAGTTGCTGGCAGCCACGGTTTCTGCCCGGAATGTCGAGCCTACCTGCGAGAACAGCGAATTCTGTGCTGAATGAAACAACAGGGCATCGACCGAGCCGAGGCCGAGCGTTTGGAGAACGAGCTAGATGCCCAGGTTGCCGAAGCCCTGAAAAAGCACCAAAAATAACTTTGCCAAAGCTCGACCAGAAAACGACTTAGGGAAAATCGAAGAAACCGAGATAATGTCGCTTGACACAGGCGACGAGATTTTTATAATGTTGGGTAGTTGAGGTTTCCCGTTTTTCGCACGAGGGGCTTTCTCATGACGACCGCTGTTTTGACCCCGGCTCGCAAGGGTGCCCGCATCATCGTCGTTGGCGACCCGTCGCAAGCTATCTATCGCTTCCGTGGGGCTGGCGATGGCGACGAGACCTTCTCCAGCATCCTCTCCCGTCTTCAGCAGACCCGCAACGTGCGAGAGCTTCTGCTGCCCCGCAACTACCGCTGTGATCGTTCCATCGCCGAGTTGACCCGTCGCAAGCATCAGCCCAAGTTCGAGGGCCATTCACAGGCTTACGGCGACATTGGCGTGTTGTCGCTCGCTCAGGCTTGTGAGCGGGCCAACAACGACCGCAAGGACATCGCTCTGCCTGATGGCGTCAACGGTGCAGTGCGAGTGCTGGGCGAAGGCACCGGCCCGGAGTACACTGGCAAGGAATGCACTTTCTGCTTTCTGTGCCGCATCAACACGCCTCTGGTGGTGACGGCTTATCACCTGATGAGCCTGGGCAAGCGGGTGTGCATCCTGGGCTATTCTAGCTTGGGCATGGGCCTGAAGCATATCGTCCGTGATCTCTGCAAGGAGCCGGGCGAGAAAGGCCACACCAACCATATCACCGATCTCAAGGATGAGAAGGAAGAGATCATCGAAGATGGCTTTCTGACCCGGCTCGCTCACTGGTTTCGTGTCAAGTCCTCGAAGTTGACCAGCGAGAAGGACAAGGCCAAGCTGGAGAAGCTCCAGCAGGACGTGGACTGCCTGGAGATCATCGCTGGCAAGGTCAAGGATGATATGGTCACGTCGATCTACCGTGAGATCGAGGCCCTGTTCAGCGACAAGCCGAAGCCCGGCGTCATCACCCTCAGCACGGTTCACCGTGCGAAGGGGAAGGAGTGGAGTGTCGTTTTTATTTTGCGGCCCGACCTGATCCCGCACCCTGCCGCCAAGAATGAGAAGGAGATGAAGCAGGAGCATAATATCGCCTACGTTGCCGACACCCGGCCCCAGAACCGGTTCTACTACATCAACACTTGGCCGTTCGGCCCTCGCCCGTCGATGTGCCTGCCCTTCGACCCGCCGCCGAGTGTGGCAGAACTGCTGGGCGTGGCGACGGACAAGGCTCTATCGCCGGTTGCGGTGCCGAACTACAGCGTGCCGCAAGACAAGCCTGCGGGCGAGCCGACGCTTCGGTGTGAGGTTGCCCGGCAGGATGCCGTTGAGAAGTTGAAAGTTGCCATTCAGTCGCCAGCCGTCGAGCGGCCCCCTGTTGAGAAGGAAGTCGAGAAGCCCAATGCGGGCTGGCAGTTCCCCGATGATGGCGAACCCTTTTAAGGGGTGCTGTGTCATACAACGATGCCCAGGGGTCATTCGCACGGCCCCTGGGCTGGTCCCGAAACCGATGACTCTGTGGAAAGGAGCTTAAACCCATGACGACTGCTACCTCGAAGCGTGACCCCAGGATCGTGCAGTTCAACAAGGGCGAGCAGGTGATCGCCCGCATCGAGTTGGGTGACATTACCACGTCACACAACCCTCGCCGACCGTGCCCCGACTTGCAGGACCATCTCGCCGCCAACATGGGCGGGATGACGTTGCTGGAGTTTTGCTACGAGTACGCCTTGGGCGACGACACCGCCAAGGCCACGTTCTGTGAACTGGTCGAACAGTTCGAGAGCTACGAGAAGGGCATCGTGGAACTGGCGGCGTCCCGCCGTGTCCGTGAGATCGAGCCGATTCTGCTCCGCAATTTCCGGGTCAAGGCCAGGGGCACCGACGACGGCGAGTATATCACCCGCCAGGGCGTGATCTGCGGCGAGCGTCGTGTCATCGCCGCCTGCTACAATCACGCTAAGTATGGCGACCCGGCCAACATCGGTGCTGTGTCCATCAAATGCATTGTGGAAGAGGCCGAGGATTACGCTTTCGCCGAGAACGATCAGCGGAAGGAAATGACCGAGACGGAAGTGGGTCATTTCTTCCGCCGCAAGCATGAGCGTCGGAAGCAGCGGGCCGAGGCAGGCGAAACCTTGACGAAGGACGACAAGAAGCCCTATACCCTCAAAGACTTGGCTGCCGATCTCGGCTACGACTACCAGTACGTTCGGACTCGTGAGGCTCTAACGTATCTGACGGTCGAAGAGCAGCGGCAGGTTGACCGCAAGGAAACCAACCTGACCGATGCGTGGCACAAGGGCTTGCGGATCAAGAACCGCAAGGGGCTGGGTGAGGACGACGGCGAGGAACAGAAGAAGGCTGTCAAGCGTCGGAAGAAGAACCGGCGTCGTGTCATGACCCTTAAGGAAGTCGAGACCCTATTCGACACCACGCCGAAGTCCGCCTACGAGCGTCGTCGGACACTGGCGGAAGTCATGGGGATCAGTCTGGAGTTGGCAGAGAAGGAGTCGAAGGTCCGATTGGAAGCCGTGGCTGCGAAGGAAGTGGCCGAGGCTGCAAAGGCCGACAAGGGCTTTCGTCACGCCCACGCAAGCTGAGCAGTTTCATGAACGGAGTTGTGGCATACAGAGGAAGAGCGGCCCACCGGCCCTAGCGGGCCGGTGGGCCTTCCTGAAACTGAGCAGTTTCAGACGAGAAGTTGCCCGGTACAGGAAAGGCCGACACCACCGAACACTAAGGTTTTTGGAGGACCAAACCGTGATTGATGACATCGTAAAGCTGCCCTTCATCGAGTTGTCCGCCAAGGAGAAAGCCGAGACCCAGGCTATCATGGCGGCTGGCAACAACATTCTGGCCCGGCATCACGAGAAAGCCAAGCTCGTCAAGGGTGCCGAGTACAGTCGGCGTGACTTTCGCATCGCCCTCTTCGCCAAGATGGACGAGACCCCAGGGCAGTCCGTCAACATCTTCGGCTTCCTGGTGCCCAAGCGTGACTTGGCGAGCATCCAGGCCATCCGTGACATCGAGTACAAGCTGCTCTGCGGCTACACCGGCATCATCGCCAAGATTGCCAATTCCATATGGCGGCATGAGCGGTCCAGCACCAAGATGGAATTCGGCGACTTCTACAATGAAGGCATCGTGGCTCTGACCAACGCCATCTACTACTACACCGAGCCTGACAAGCAGTTCTCCACCTACAGCCAGTGGGTCATCTACCGTGAGTTGACCCTTGCCGCTAACAAGGGCAAGCCGCTGTCGCACTGGTCTACTCGTGCCCGCAAGATGGTCATGGCCTACGAAGCAGCCAAGAACCAGTTCAACGGGCCGGTGACGTTCGAGCAGGTTGTCGCCAAGATGGGCCTCTCGCCTCAGCAGGCGTCCATCCTCAACGACCTGATGGTTCGTGTCCTCAATGAATCTGCCCTGGAGTCCGGCAACGACGACGGCGATGAACTGGCCCTGGCCTCGCTGGTGTCCGAGGACAGCTACATGCCCGACCTGGACTTGCAGAACGCTCTGAAGACCGTTCGCCGTGGTCTCAAAACACAGTTCGAGATCGACATCTACAACTGCCTGCTCAATGACGGCAATCTGACCGAGGTTGCCAACAGTCACGGCGTCACCCGCCAGCGTGCCCACCAGATCGCCGTGCGGATTCGTGAGCGGCTGAAGGCTGCCTACGACCCGGAATTGGTGCTGGTGTAACCCTGGACCGAGGTAAACTGACTTGACATCTATGCCCAGCGGCCTATAATACTGGTTACTGGGCTTGTGTGATATGGACCGGTCCATAGTATGGACCGGTCCATATCATTATCAACAATGTGAAAATTATTTTGAAAAACCTAAAGAGTTAGGTAGTACATGGGGGGGGGGTAGGCTACTTTGAGAGCGAGCAGGAGAACCAACAGTGATCAATGCCAAAACTATTCTGCTGTACCTGAAGCACTACTTGGACCAGACTCCGCTCAAGGCAGTAGAGAAGGCCAAGAAGCTGATGGAGCAGGAACCGGCTTACCATGTCGGTGAGATCAAGCAGCGTGAACGCATCTTCTTTATCGGCGAGTCGCCGAGCCTGGAAGAGCGTACTGTCCATGCCCGCCGCATGTATTCATGGATCATTGGCAATGAGAATGCAAAGCGGCGGCTCCAGCGGCTAGATCGCCGGGCTTTGAAGAACCGCAATCATTCTGCTGCGTTCAAGAACGTGGCATTGCTTGGTCCGTCTAGCGTTGGCAAGACCAGCGTTGGCAAGGCTCGTGCAAAGGGCCTGGGTCTGCCTTTCATCGAGGTTCACCCTCGCTCCATCGAGTCGTGCAACGACCTGTTGGTGTATATTGGGCGAGTCCTTGATGAATTCGAGGTCAAGGTTGGCGACCAGACTGTGACCCTGGGCATCATTCCGCCGAAACCGGGGCATGTCATTCTGCCGCCGTGCATCGTGCTGCTGGATGAGGTTCACGCCCTGCGTGACGGCATCGTGAACGCTTTGCTAAAGGCGACCGAGAAGAAGGACCGCACGCTGGTAACGGAAGCTGGTTGGACGGTGGATTGCTCGAACGTGTGTTGGATGATTGCCACTACGCACCGTAGCAGGCTGTTCGGCCCGTTCAAGACTCGATTCACCAAGATCAGCCTGCACCCGTATTCCGCAGATGAGATTGCCGACATCATTAAGGTCCACCTGCCTTTGGTGCCGGATGACATCTGCGAGCGTATCGCCGAAATCGCCGGTCGCATTCCTCGTGAGGTTGTGGACTTCGCCGAGGACGTTTCTGATGAAGTTGAACAGTCCCAGGTCTCTTGGGAGACGGCTTGCGAAACGATTCGGCGGGAATGGGAGATTGACGAACACGGCATGACCCTCCAGCGAGTTAACGTGCTGAAGGCACTGGCCCTGGGGCCGGTGAGCAAGGCCCGCATGATCGATGTTACTGGCTGTGAAGATGAGAACGAATTGCTAGAGGTCATGTCGCCTCTGGTGATGAAGCTGCCTGACCAGCTTGAGCCATTGGTGAAGATCAAGGCTGGCAAGGGCTATACTCTAACTATGTCCGGTGCCGCAGAGCTACAAAAGCGTGGTATTCGCTATAGCGATGCGGCCCTCGTTGCCTGAAAGGAGAACCATCATGGCGAAAGCCAAGAAGAGCGGCGGGGGCAATAGTCGGCAGTGGACCGAGGAAATCCGCACCGCCATCACCAAGAAGATCAACGACGCCTTGAAGGAAGGTAAGCGGCCCTGGGTGCGGCCCTGGCGGTCAGACCCCAACTGTGGTTTGCCTCGCAACATCGTGAGCAAGAAAAAGTACAGGGGCATCAACCCGCTGCTTCTGGAACTAGCATCTGAATTCTACGGCTTCCGCAGCCAGTGGTGGGCAACCTACCGCCAGTGGGAAGCCCTGGACGGTCAGGTCAAGAAGCGGCCTGCCGACGTGTCTTCGGGCCAGTGGGGAACACATATCGTTTACTGGAAGTTCTTAGAAGTCGTTGACAAGGATGCCAAGACCAAGGACGGCAAACCGAAGGTCAAAAAGATTCCGCTGATGCGGACGTACACGGTGTTCAATCTGGATCAGGTCGAGGGCGAGAATCTAGACAAGTTCCGCCCCGGTCCAATGGCGGACACCAAGATCAAGGTCAGCCCTGACTTCTCGGTTGCTCAGAAAGTCGTGGAGGCTACTGGTGCCAAGATCGTGTTCGGCGGCGACCGGGCGTGCTACAAGTTGCCGACTGGCGGCAAGTGGCCGAAGCATAAGGGCGGCGACTATATCCAGATGCCGCCCAAGGGCAACTTCGCCGATGAAGGCGAATTCTATGACACCGAGTTTCATGAGCTTGCCCACTGGAGCGAGGTTCGTATCTCGATTGACCGTGAGACGCTGGGCTATGCAATGTGCGAGTTAGTGGCCGAGATTACGGCCTGCTACATGGCAGCCGAGCTTCATCTGCCGCAGTCTGAGAACCTGGACAACCACACTCGGTATCTGGCCGAGTGGTTGTCGAAGATGAGTAACGACAACGCCTTCATCTTCAAGGCATCGACGCTAGCAAGTACGGCTACCGATTTCCTGCTGAACTTCAGCGGACGTGGCGACAAGGTAACACCGGCCAAGGTCGGCGAAGAAGGCGAGGAGGAGGGCGACGGCAAGGAAGTCGAAAGGATGATCGCCTAATCAATTGTCAGAATCACAACCACCAACAGAAAGGGATTGTAACATGAAACTCTACGTCAAGCAAATTGGCAATCCCGACTTTCCACGCTACGCCATCAAGTGCGAGAATGGAACGTGGTGGAACGACCATACAAAGGTCTGGACTCATCATGCGGGAGAAGCTACATTGTATGCTTCTCTCTCTGTGGTGAGAGAAGAGTGGAAGCGGCTCCAGTTCAAATTGAAGACTAAAGTGATCGAGCTTGAAGCGACGGTCAAAGTCCATCTCAACCGTGACAAGCCGCTCACCCATGAGGAGATCGAGGCCCTGGCTCAGTTCATGGCCGATGCCTCCGTGTTCCGGCTCAACTACAGAAAGAAGCGTCCCAAGGGGTTCGAGGATGTAAATATCTCAACCCAAATCTATTGGGACTTGAAAGTGAAGGGAAAATGAGTCAAGTCGGAGTAGTGATGGAACCGATACTCTGACTGTATGGCCTACGGTGGGCCTGATTCTTAAAACGGTGGTACCATGAAAAGGATTTTGTTGGCTCTGACGTTCGGCTTGTGTGGCTGCCAAAGCGTCGTGGTGTTCAGGGTGCATAAAGATTGGAGAATCGAGGGTCAAGAAACGCCACTTACTACATCCATCGAACTTCGATACGGAGAGCACAATGAGCAGGCGTCGGGAAGTTACCATCGGGGAATTTTATCTCAGCGAGAACAAACAAACAGTTCGGGAGATCACGGCTCTCGTTCCCGAATACGATAGTGTGCGGTATCGCACTTATACGCTGACTCTCAGGACCGGCGACTGGCGATGCCGTCACCCTGAGCATGAATCACGGTGTACTCGGTCGGCCTTGTTCAATTGGACGGCAGGCAAAGCCCCACAACGGATCGTCGCCAAGCTGAACGTGCAAGGGGTCCGAGCCGAGGCCGAGAGACTGACGGCGGACAAGGAACGCACTTTGATCGCCACTGCTCTCAAGCGGGCCAGTGACGAACAGATCAAGAATGAGGTACGGCGACGTGGCCTCAAGTCCTCGATTGGATATGATTGAGGATTGAATGAAAACGTATTGGTAGATACCAGGGCCTAGCAAGGCCCCTCGCCTACCGATGATCGCTTTCGACAAGCTAGATGGAAGCAATCTACGGTTCGGCTGGCAGAGAAAGAAAGGCTGGCACATATTCGGCACCAGGACTAGATTGTTCGATGCCTCAAACCCGGAGTACGGCTGTGCCATCGAGCTATTCAAACAGACCTATGCCGAAGGCATCGAAAAGGTCATCCGAGATAACAAGGACTACCGGGGAGTAACCGAATGCATTGCATTTTGTGAATTCTTCGGACCATCCTCTTTCGCTGGTTGGCATGACTTCTTCGATCCCAACTGCGTGACACCAGAGCCAAAAGAACTGGTGCTATTCGATGTCAACATACACAAACGTGGCTTCGTGTTGCCCAGAGAGTTTCTAAACAACTTCAGGCACCTGAAGATACCGAAGGTGATCTATGAAGGACGCTTTGGCCCGCAGTTTGTAGATGACATCAAGGAAAGCCGGTATCCGGTCACGCTAGAAGGTGTGGTGTGCAAGGGCATCATCGAGGGCAAGAAGAAGAATCCGCAGCATGGCCTACTGTCTACATTCACTAAGAGGAAACCATGAAGGCTCACGAATTACTCAGGCCCGAAACCAAGTTCAAGAGCTTCCACGTCAAGGGAGCAAGGTGCTTTGGACTGGTGCCCACATGAACGGCGACCGCCGCAATGTGTGCATCACCCGCACCCACAAGGGCAAGACCTACAAGCGGTACATCCGTGCCCACACCGAGGTTGAGATCGACGTTTACTGACACAGTAGAAAAAACTCCTACGCTACGGCAGCTAACAAGATATAGCTAAAGCCAAAAATGATTGAGAGCGATTATCTACCAGAGTTTCCACGGACAAGGCACTTGCCGTGGAACCCGAATGCCACGGACGATGACCCTATCTCTGATAAGGCCGATGCGGAGATTCTATTCACCGCTCCTCGTGTCTTTGTAGAAGAGAAGGTAGATGGGGCCAACTGTGGTATCGCTCTAGTCAACGGCCATCCTATCGTGCGAAACCGGAGTTATATTCTCCACAAGGGCTTCAATGCCAAGAAAACGTCCGCTGCCAAAATGCAGTTTGCTCCATTGTGGAATTGGTACTACCAGAATCAGAAGTGCTTCAAGAAGCTCTTTGATCTGGCTGGGCCTGTGTCTGTCTACGGCGAGTGGATGCTTGCCCAACACGGCATGGAGTACGACAAACTGCCTTCGCTTTTTATCGCCTACGACCTTTACGACTACGAGGCCCTGCACTATATTGATCCTGGTATCGCACGAGCATCGCTGACCGAGGCCGGGTTTGCAGTCGTGCCTCTGGTTCACCAAGGTCCGCTGACAAACTACGTCGAGGTTGAGGAATGGAGCAATAGTGAATCACCATACTCCACCAAAGCCAAGCGAGAGGGCTTGTACATCAAGGTCGGCGATGGACGCTGGCTAACGCATCGTTTCAAGATGGTGCGGGTCACATTCAAACAAGGACAATTGTGGAACGAGAGAACCATCAACAAGAACAGGGTGCAAAAATGACGAAGGCCATCCGGTGCGGCTTCTGCAACATACTGATTCTGTGTGACGGCACACGAAGCTACTTGCGTTCTTGGTAGAACGGGCGATGCGAAGCAAATCAGGCAAAACAACTCTCGCCCACGGTGTTTTCACGGTCATCACTCAAGAGGAATAAAAATGACATCGTTGGACTGGCTGAAGCGAGCGAAGGCTCGATTGTGGGAACTAGGGTGGTCTTACAGTCGTATGGGCCTGTGGTATCGGCCATTTCCACGCAATCGTAAGGCGGGCCTGACCATTTTTCAAGCTGCAAAAGAGGTCGGGTTCGATGATCCCGAAGAAGAAGTACAGGGACAAGGTACGCAAACGGCTGGAAATAGTACAGCAGCTATTTGCTGACCGTGGCCGTGTAGAAACCATGTTGCGAAGCCTTGTTAGCTCCCCCCAACTTGCGTGCCCCGGTCTTTTTCGGTCGGCCTTTGTCGAAATAACGGCAAAACCCGTGTTTCTTTCCCTTATCAGCTTTACACCCGATGTTTCTTGCAGTATACTCGTTCGTGTGGAAAAGAGGATGCAATGATGGACTTACAAAAACTCGACGTGAGCAAGATTGAGGGATACACCCAATATAATTTTGCTCTGTTCACCGGCAGCCTCTACAACTTCTTCGATCTACTGCGTTACGACCGGGCCTTCCTTGCTCGCAAGCGTGACGTGGACAAGATCATTCAACACATCCACACGGAGCATTGGCGTTCGCTACCGGAACCAGTCTTGCTAGGAATGTACGACTGGAATCCGCCCCGTAAAGCAAAGTGGACGCACGCAAGGCTCTGTTCTGGTCAGCGGCTAGAAGAGATCATGGATGTCTCTCGGTTGTATGAACTAGAATCAGACCTGACGCTATTCTGGCCCAAGCCCAAGCTGAAATTCCGGGTAGACCTGCGTAGCTATACCGGGACAATTGATGACGTGGTGCGTATGATGCACGCCAACCGTGGGATGCCGTGTACCGAGTCTGATTCCCACAAGATCGAAGCGGCGTACATGCATCCAGACCAACCGATCACGGTTGATCTGTCAACCTTCCTGGCGGTACAGGGCGAGTGGCGGTTGCCGTGATCCCCTTACCAGGAGGACCGATTGTGAATGGTGTCTAAATCCGCATTGGAAACCCCTATGTTCCCCCGTCCAAACGACACGTTGGCCCTTCTAGCCTACCCCTGGCTGGTCAGCTTGTAACAGAGCGAGTAGATGGTTTGCCAGAACTGGAGGAAATGGACGAAATCCTCCGTGGTGGCAGTCAGCTATCACCGCCCACCCTCTGATGTTTTGGGGGAGATGACCCGTCGCATTGGAGCGGCGGGTACGTTTAGCACGGATTGCTTGCAACTAGGTAAACGTCCGTATTCGTTACACCTAGCAAGGAGGCCGAGCAAATGCGTGACTCGCATCTCATGCTCGCCTGCAAGCCGGGGCGTACCCACGTCTTTGGCAATGATGGTCACAAACACCAGTCCGTCACGATCTCGGTGGGTAATTCATATATGGTCGGGGAACTATATGTGACGGACACGCACCCCGACCCCCTTCCCGTTCCCGATGTTGTGACTCACGCAGACGACAACACGAAGATTCCGAGGCTCGAAGAGATTTCGACCAGAGACCTCTTTTTGATCCTATGGACTAGAGCAACCCATCAAGCGGGCTATGTGAAAGCCGAATGGATGGAACTGTCGAACCGGCTGGACCCGTTTTTCTTCAGTCGGGCATAGCCTAGACAACAACCAGTCTCAAGCAAGCCGGGGTTTCAAAGACTCTGGCTTTTTTGCCTTGGCATGTAAGGTCGCTTGACATAGATAAGACCAGCACTACAATGGGCTGAGTTGGAGGAACCCATGAACGTCACTCAGAATGGTGTGGTTATCGGCAAAATCGGCCTTTGCATGAAGAAGGTCGGTCGCTGCAAGACCTGCAAGAAATCACGCAGTCTGATGTACGCCGTGTTTCATCCCGAAGATTCTAGCTTGAAGCCCAAAGCCCCGACCTGTAGCCAGTGTACGCACAATGACGAGATGTTTGTTGGCATACTTGCCAACCTGCCGAAGCGTATGATCTGGCACTAACGCACGAGGACCAAATCATGCCGAGACGAGTGTGCCCGAAGTGCGATGGTGATGGCCGTCAAATCAGCGATGAAGACCCAGAGTACGGCGAGCCGATCTGGGATGCCTGCTATCACTGTGGCACCGAAGGGTTCATTACCGAAGAGCAGTGGCAGGAAGATCGGTTCATGGCCCTGGTTGGCACCCTCGCCAATGCCGCCGTGGAACGTGAACGCACGCTGCGGGATCAGAACCCCGATGGAGAGGATTGTGCGTTTTGTGCCGCCGAAAATACGCTCGACATTCGCACCTACACCGAGCATCGGTGTGCAGATCATGAAATCCGACTGGAGCGAGAACTGCGGAAACTAGACCCGTATGTTTACGCTGCCGTCCTCGATACACTGGTGCCCGATAACCAGATGACCGAAGAACAGTACCGGCTGGTGCAGGGCCAGAAACCCGAAGACGTTCCCGATCAACCAGACTACGCTGCCGAGGTAGTCAATGAAGCCAGGAATCCGCCTCCTCGTGATTACAGCGATGACGAGATTCCGTTCTAGGAGGGCCGCATGACGATGAGTGGCAAGACACAGCGGTCAAGAGTCCTGAGATCACCGGCTTCTGTTACGGTTGCGTGGATCGTATCGCCGAAGAAGAGGATTGGGAAAACCGATGAAGAAAATAACTTTTCTACCCGAATTGGTGTTCCTGAAAACAGACGGTTACGGCAATAAGAAGTCATGCCGTCTACCCAATTCGGCTGAAGAGATTCGGTCGATATGGCTTGCCTGCGTCGTGGTGTTCGCTCGCCACAACAAGGTGCCGGAACACCAGAAGATTACAGTGCAATTGACTCCTGATGTCGTTCACGATGAGGACGACCCGAACGACAAGCCCGAAGGATGGGGTGGGATGGCCTGGGCGGGTCGTGGCATGGTTCGCTGTCGTGTATATCACAACTTCAACCGCTCGTTTACCATTGCCATTCAGGAGTGAATGGTCTCAACAATGACCAATCATTTCAAACAGGAGATCGCCGATATCACGATTTGACCGACAAGACCGACACCGAGCAATGGGCGAGGGTGAAGGTGGTCTGGACCTGGAAACACCGAAAGAAAGGAACACGCAATGCCAGAAACAATGGAACGATATACGTGTGACGAGGCCAACGCTGCGAAGATCGCAGAATGGATTCGTACTCGTGGCGGCATCATGATTTGGCAGAGTATCAATCTGTCCAATGATGCAAGCTGGACAACACCGGCGACTCACGAGGACAACAGCCCGGCCACGAAACCGAATTGGCAGTCGGCCAACGAACCGAAGCGTCATATCACCGACATCGCCGATGTAGACGTGACCACGGCAAAAGAATACAAGCGGTTCCATGTCGCCGTTCGCATGGGCGACCAGGGCCTCAGTCTCAAGGTTACGGATAGCGGCAGCCGCCGCATTCGTAAAGAGGTAGCCAAGGCCAAGGAAGAAACAGGCAAGGACGCTTGGTACGAATTCGACTATGGAGCAACCGAATTCAACCCCCAGGGGAAGAACTGCGTCATCATGGTCGAGGATGCCAGGATCACGATGACGGAATGGCTGGCAAAGCAAGCAACAAAATAAGGAGGGCCAATGGACTTCTAAACACTGACCGAGGTTATTTCAAACAAGCTGCTAGAGCGTGTGAAAGTACACGATCCCGCAGCCAGCAAGGAGGCATCTGTCTTCACCGTCTACGGCGAGCGAATCCATGTGGATTACCGGCTATATGGCGAAAATAGAATTGTCATCAAGAAGGCCAGATACGGTAAGCACCAACAACGCATCTACAGCGACGAAGGCGGCACGATGCCAGACGACAAGATCGAACTGGCCGTGAAGTGGTTGCTGGCCGAGGTAGACGGTATCAGGGCCAGCCGTCAACGTGACCTCAACGATGCCGCCGCAAAACTGGTGATGGATCAATTCGTTCTCAGCCTGGGTCTCGATCCTAGAAGCATGGGGTAGAAACTAGAAAATGGCCGCTACTTCACCGGCTACACGACCACGAACGGGGCCTACAAGCTAGAACTGGTGTTTCACAACCAGGATAGGGTAACCCTAGCCGAGATCATCGAGATTCTGAAGAAAAACGCCTTACTGAGCTAAAGCAACTTGACATCGGCCCCGCCACGACTACAATGGGTGTAGTTGAGGTTCACCATCGCACGAGGGCCTGACCCATGACCAAGAAGGCTTATCACAACGTCACACTGGATGAGATCGACGCTTTCCTGGCTCCCCAGGGCTTCAAGCGTGTCGATTCCAAGAAGTTCCGACCCGAAGACCGCACCATCGAAGTCGTGTACGCCAAGCGGGTCGATCAGGACGGTTTGGTGCTGTCGCTCCGCATCTACACCGGCATCAATCCGACAGGCGAGAGCCGTGCGTCTGGAGAAGACGCCATTCGGGTCGCTCTCTGGATGCGTCGTCCGTCCGATGGCTACCCCGTCGAAGTCGGCGGCAGCAAGAAGGTTCTCCGCATTCAGACCTGGAAGAAGAACCTGCAAAATCGCCTGGACTCCTGGCTCGACTACATGCCGAAGGAGCGGTGCCCGGAATGCGATCATCCGATCATTCCGAAGCAGACCAGAGACGACAAGCGGCGATTCCTGGGGTGCAGCAACTACCCCAACTGCCGGTACACGAGGAACATCCAGAAAGAGGACTGAGACCGTGGCAACTAGCACTACCGTACCATGCTGGGAGTGGTTGTTCAGCGGCAACGCCATCTTCCATGTACACAACGCCAACGATCACGAATTCGTCTACAAGATCACGTTGGCCGAGCTTGATTGCATCGCAATTGGCAACACGCACTACATGAACTGCAATGGCACCGGCAAGACTCGCCGGTTCTTCGCCTCGCTAGTACGCACCAATCACCCGGCTCTGGAGAGGGAGTACGGCTATATCGGATCACCACGAAGTCTCGCTGGGAAGAAGATTCGATGCCCTTCAAGACCCTGCTGTGGGCCTTGCGGAACGTGCATGGCCGCAAGGCGTGGCCGAAGGGTTATGGCCTAACAACCCGCCGCTGTGGTTACTGCGGAGAGATGGTCCGTGAGGACTATACATCAGACTACGGCTACTGCGTCGGCGGCTGCAAGCCGCCCGAAGAACGAACGAAGGAAGAGCCGAAGGCCGGAGTCAAGAAGCCAGTGAAGAAAGGTCGGGACGAACCGGTCTGCACCTGTGGCGTCCCTGCTGATGCTCTCACGCTGGACGAAGCCGAAAAGATCGCTGAAGACATCAACTTCTTCGGCAGTGGTGGTAATGTCAATGCCGTGATGGAGAATGGCATCCTGATCGTCAAGGATGGCAAGGGCAAGGGCAAGGAACTAAATCGTGCTTCGACCTACACGAAGGCCGAGGCTATCCAATAGTGTCTTTGTAAGTGGGCATCCTGATCGTCAAGAACGGCAAGGGCAAGGAACTAAATCGTGCTTCGACCTACACGAAGGCCGAGGCTATTCAATAGTGTCTTTGTAAGTGGGCATCCTGATCGTCAAGGACGGCAAGGGCAAGGAACTAAATCGTGCTTCGACCTACACGAAGGCCGAGGCTATCCAACAGCGTCTTTGTAAGTGAGGAGGAATCATTGGAATACCCCGAATGTGGGGGCGACGGCGAAGTTGATTGCGAGGATTGCAATGGCAGCGGCATGAGGGACACCGAGAACAATGACGGCTGGTTCCCCATGATGAACTACTACCCGTTGCCTGATGGATTCGATATCCCAGACAATGTGCAGGAGTTGTTGGTTTGTACCACCATCGTTCGCTTCGAGGCGGATGACAAGCTGGCACTAGTGTTGACGGGCGGCGGGATGAATCTGTCCTGGGAGATTTGCGAAAGCTATATCAACCTAGGTCTCTATCCACCCGTACATTTCGCTCGTTTAGCTCGCATGTGCGGGCGTGGCGAGAGTGAAAACGATCTGCGTATCATGGCCTACTGCCGTGAGAGCCTTCGCATCGCCAGGAATCAGGCCAAGTACGAGCTAGACGGCTTCGACCGTGACTTCCCCAACGCTCCACGCATGAAGGAAAAGTGATGCGGACGCCATCGAAACAACAAGTCCGGTAGTTGCGGGCCGGTAGTTGCGGGCCTTGCCGTTGCAGGATCGGGAAGTTAAAACCATGAACGGCAACGACACGCCCGCACTGTTAAATCTATTGTAGATGCTGGCTGGGCAGCGTGGAGTGGTTTTTCCGGCTGGGCCTTGCTTAACATGACCGAGGCAGGTCGCTCTGGAACGCTATAAAGCCAAACAACAGGCGAAGAAAAGCCGCTAAACCCGGCTTTACAGAAAGTGCTTTGGCAATACAATGGGGCCTGAATTAAGGAGGACCAATGACAGCACCAGTACCCAAGCACGTCGAGTTGCATCTACATGCCAACCCGTCCTTCATCAAGTTCACGAAGGCGGTCAAGGCTCTGAGCGGCAGCTACTCAGCTTGCCGTGGCAATAATCGGATTCGCTTCGTGGTTCTGCCCTGGACGGATGAGGGTCGCAAACTCGCAAATCGCCTTTTTGTGAAGTTTGGCTACGGCGAGAAGATCACCTGCATTATGCGTGGCGTGGACAGGTACAACGAACAGAATGTGCCTTCCTGGGTTGTCGTGCAATACATCCCCAAAAAGACAACGGACCCAATGGCTCGTTTACTGGAACTATACGAACGGGCGTTCCAGCAGGCGGTTGATCGTAAAATTCTTGTATAGGAGGATCAAAATAGAAGAACTATATGCGACTGTCGTACAAAGCCACACCTTCGCAAGTGTGGCTAAAGGGGGCGTTCACGGTTTCGATAGCTGAGCCAAGTAGATACCTGGGGCGTGGTAGCCCAAGCCGAGACAAATGCGTACAACGAAAACTCGGCGGCAACCTAGCAACTCAGTTAGACAGGAGTTCGACTCCCCTCGCCTCCACTCCTGAACTAGGTTGTTCTCGCAAAAAGGAGTAATACCCATGACAACCCAAACGTTTGAAGTTCAGTTGCCCGATGTCGAGACCGTCATTTTCGCTCACGGTGCGGATGTCGTCGTCGCCGGTCCCGACGAGGACGAAGACGATTTTGATGATGACCCGGAATTCGATGAGCCAGACGACGACGACTTCGAGGACGAAGAATTCGATAACGACGATCTGGATGATGACGACGATCTGGACGATGACGACTTCGATGATGACGATTCGGACGATGACGACTTAGATGATGATGACGATCCGGACGATGATGAGGACGACTAACCGGCACGCTCCATGCCTCAACCACACGAGGGTCTGACATGGCTGAGTTTCTCACTCTCGATGCCAAGAGCATCGATGACCTGATCGAAGGTAAGCGGGAGTGACGGAACTGAAGAAGATGCGGGCCAAGGATTCACGATGAGCGGCGGGGCCGAGGACGACTACGCTACGCTTGTGACTTCTGATCCTGCTGATCGCCCTGCCGTTCATCGGCATCGCTATCTTTGCTTATCTGGTCATTACTAGATGGCTGTGAACAGAGGAGGACCAATCGTGAAGCTGAGCGAATTTCCTGGCCTGAACCACGGCACAACCGAATACCATGTCTGGTATATGTCGCCCGGTTTTTTCCGTGACGGCATCATGGGGTATGCCTTTCTGGAAGAACAGAATGCCCTGCCTGATATCGACAGGCCCGAACGCACGCACATCAAGGCCAACGACATCAATGATGCTTTCGCCAAGATGCAGGGTGAGAACTGGTCTCCACACGGAGAGGCCAACGGCTTCGTACAAGAAAAAGGCCGATACCGGTGACTACTACATGTGCGATGCCGTGGGCTTCAAGCAACTGTTCTCGCCAGTCCAGACGTTAGTAAAAAAGCTGGGCAAGCGGTGCTTCCTCATCGTGGTGCAGGATCACGAGGGCGACAACCCTTGTACCTACTCCGTAAGCTCGATGGCGACCACGATTGTCGAGCAAGGCGGAACGCTACACGGTATCGAAACCCCTGACCAGTTGATTCGTGAATTCCTGCGTCGGCGTGGCCTACAGGCCGAACATTGATCGGAGGTTGGAGGTTGGAAGTTGGCATTAACCAAACGGCAGAAGAGGATGGCGAAGGCTTACGAAGAACAAGACTTCGATGAAGCCGATGGTGATTACAGGCGTTGGACGATCAACGGAAGCGATCTTGTTGTTGCCAAACACCCTGAACTAGCCGACAAACTTTGGTTGGCCCTACGGGGCCGCAGGCCCTTTTCTTTCACAGAAGAAGGGGTTATTTAGATGACCCGAACCCAGAAGACCGCAGGCGTGTCAAGAGGAAGGATAAAAATAGGAGGCCGAGATGAACCATATCCTACAAGCCATCGTTGCGGCAGGCGGCGACCCCATCAAGGTCGGTGGCTGTATTCGTGACGAGCTACTCGGCCTGGAAAGCAAAGACGTAGATGTTGAAGTCTTTGGCCTTAGTGCCGAGGCTCTGTGCATCGTACTGCGTCGTTTCGGCAAGGTGAGCATAGTCGGCGAGTCCTTTGGTGTTATCAAGCTGACTACCGAGGATGAAGACTTCGATTTCTCTCTACCTCGCCGTGACAACAAGACCGGGCGAGGGCACAGAGGCTTTCAGGTCGAAGTCGATCACACGATGACCCCGGCTGAGGCCGCACTGCGGCGTGACTTCACCATCAATGCCATCGGCAAGAGGTTAGACGGGCAATTGGTAGACCCATATGGCGGCAAGCAGGATTTGCTCAACGGCGTATTGCGAGCTATCAGCGAACACTTCTCTGAAGACCCACTACGGGTGCTGAGGGGCTTCCAGTTCGCAAGCCGGTTTAAGCTGATCGCCGATGCTAGAACGCTTGATATGTGCCAGAAGCTAATCTGCGAGGCCGATACCTTAGCTATTGAGCGTATCTGGGGCGAGTGGGAGAAGTGGGCTTTGAAAGGCGTACTTCCTTCTCTGGGCCTTCGATTCCTTGTAGAGAGCGGCTGGATTCGGCTCTACCCAGAGCTATTGAATCTGATCGACGTTCCACAAGACCCTGAATGGCACCCGGAAGGATGGGAGCTACTTGAACGAAAGTTCTTGGAGTTTCCGTTTAACTCTCGCTTGGCAAGCTCTACACAAACCATCAGGGTTGATCGGAGTTTTACTTTGCGGAAGTTCTTTTCTAGTTCTTCTGCAAAGTCGGCAGCAATGCCAGTTGTTGCAGGCACATCGCCCGCAAAGCCCGGCATAGACGGTGCCGTTGACGGTCTCTCTGCTGCAAATAGCACAGGGTCTCTTGGCGATGGTTTTTCGGCGACGTTTGAACCAACAACTTTCGCAAATCCCGAAAGCCTTGTGTGGTCGTTCGGTCGATCCGCAATCGAGGCAGGTAAAATTATCAGGATCATGTTTAAGATTCCTGAGAGTTGTATGCTGTCGGTTGTGAATCGAGCCATCAATGATTTCGAGGTTATCGAGGCTATTGTTGAGTCGGTTGCCATCTTTGTGATGAACATGCTCACTGGAAAAGAGTTCTCGCCCCAAGTGCAATTCCATCAAGATTCGATGGACACCAATGGTTCCGTTATGCCCAGGCCAACTGGTGTAAGCGTATCCCTTGTTGTAGTGGATGCGACTGGTTCTACCATTGATGGTGATGTACTCGTTCACTTCGACCTTCGAGTGAATGGAAGCATTGACTGTCATGGTTCTACTCCTGTGTACCTGCCTTCACCCTATAATGGAGTAGAACTACTTCAAAAACTAGAAGAAAAATCTAGTTTTGAAGTCAGAATCGGTTGTGCCTGGACACACACGCTCCATGTATGCGATGCCGCTGCCCGTATCTGTGATAGAGAAGGCTTGCAAGGCGAGGATCGTGCTACGATCATACTTGCGGCTCTCTGCCACGATTTAGGGAAAGCCCTACCACAAAACGGCGGGACCACCGTGTACGTTGATGAGAATGGACAAAATAGAAGTTGTCAAGACCTTGGCAAGACATTGCCAGAACAAGGAATCCACTCATCAACGTACAGGTGGAGATCGCCGGGTCACGCAGAGGTAGGAGTACCTTTAGCTCGCCGATTCTTGGAAAGGATTGGGTGTCTACAAAGGATTGTAGATAAGGTTCTGCCGCTGGTTGCAGAGCATATGATTTGCATGACCACCAGCGAGATCACGGATCGAGTGGTACGGCGTCTATCTGTTCGGCTTGGGAAAGCAACAATGAAAGAATTATTGCTCATTCTCGAAGCCGACCATTCAGGACGCCCCCCGCTTGCCGGTGGTCTACCAGAACCAGCCAAGGAGATCGCTGCTATCGCAGAGCGATTGGCTATTGAGGCTGCAAAACCAAGGCCGATCATTGGCGGACAACACCTGATCGACCGTGGTTTCAAGCCGGGGCCGCTGTTTGGACAGGTCATCGGCGAATGCTACGAAGCACAGCTTGATGGCTTGTTCTTGGACGAGGCTGGTGCGGTGCAGCACCTTGAACAAGTGCTTGCCAAGGCGTTGTATCAACAAAGCCCAGGCCCTTGCGGGCCTGGGCTTTTTGATTTACCAAAGGCCATTTTGCACTAAGATGGATTGTGCGGCCAGAAAAGGTGTCCAAGGATGAAGCCAAGCACGAAGCCGATTGTAAGCCCAATGGTGACGGCGGTACTAATTAGGACGTGGGGTTTCTTGAGATTTGCTTGCGTCCAGTCGTAGACCACGGTACTGAACGTCCTACTGCCAGTCATTGAGAGATAGTAGTCGTAACAAACAAACCATCCGAGGAACACAATTATAGACATGCCTATGATGAACATGATGGTGTTTCTCATACGGTATGTAGTGAAGCGAGAAAGCAATGTTCCAACAGTCCACAAGCCAGTTTGCGGTAACGCTACTGAAGTCACCAATCTTGCACAACAGGGACGAGTTCGCAGCCTGGATCAAAGAGCGGTTTCCAAATGACGAATTCGTTTGCCCCAGCGAGATGTCGTATCTTTGCGTCATTGTCGCCGCCCAGGGACCGAGTTCTACGTTCTGCGGCTCTGAGATCGTTCGCTACAACGAGTTCCAGGCCGACAGATACCGTGTCGATGAGGATTCCAAGAAGACCGACTACAATACATTCCCATGAGTGGGCGAGATTATCTCTTGCAGGTAGCTCGAAACTTGGCCGACATCGGCCTCGATATGGACAAGACTATCGAACAACTTGAATCACTGCACAGCGGCGGCGAAATCACAAGGTTCGTCACGGAGAACAGTTAAACCAAAGATCGGCTACGGTTTATACTGTAGCCATGCCATACAAAAACAAAAAAGACCGTGCCATCAATGGCAACCGCATTACCTATTGGGTCGAGGAATGCGAGGGCGTGCCCATCGAGCGAGACTACGACCCCGACTAGTGCCAAAATAGAAGACCAGACTGTAAAGGCACAATGACAGCCAATGGACCCCACAAAATCTCCAATCGAAAGGACGATCCGATGAAGGGTTATCAACTTTCTTTTCCGCCCCGACGTAACATCGAGCGTTATGTCACCGAGAAGGGCAACAAGGTCGAAGTCACACCCTGCGAGATCAAGCGGGTGATCCCGCTTGAAGAAGTGCGAGACTCCGAATACGAGGACATGGCCGATCTTGCTGTTATCTTCAACCACGATATCGTGGAAACCCCGCAGCCCGCAGACCCACGGCGAGGCCGGACATGGCGGTGGAAAGAAAACAGTTTCATCAACTGGTTGTATGAATATAGCGGCGTCTACATCCCGGCGTCCGTCGAGAACCACGCTGACGGCGAGCAGGGTTACGGAAGCCACTGCACGGAAACCAGGGCCAGTCTCAACCTTGACACGCTGATCTACGATCTGTACAACGGCATGTTCTCGATGGAAGAGTGGATGAAGTTCTACATGCAGATGGGCTACTCTCTGTGTGGCTACGCCGAAGTCTTCGGCCAGCACGAGGCCAACGAATTTCATCTTCCTGGGGTCAAGAAACCCACCGAGACGATCATCGAATACATGCGGAGAGTCCATCGGGGTCAGATTTTGAAACTCTGACAAAATAGAGGGAAGGTACTTAATCTCTGACACCGTAAATAGACAGGAGGCCTTTCAGGAGTATAATGGAATCATGTTGACGGCGGTTGCACGCATACGGGGGATGACTGACGCTCAAGCCCGGTCTTTAGGATTCACGGTAATCTCGCCGGAATCCCTGTTGCAAGAGCGAGAGACCGAGGCCCGCTTCATGGACTACCCTCGTGCAATTGCGAAGATCGCAGCCGTTGACACAATGGGTAATCGCTATCTCCAACTACACAAGGAGAAAGCGATGTTAGAACTAGCACTGAAGTTCGATGGAGGAGAGAATGTCCAACGCCGCTCCAAAACTCCCTGCGGGGTTAATGAATAAGGAACAAGCCGAGACAGCTATGAATGAATTCACCAAGCTGCTCGAACGCAAAGAGGCTCTGCATCCTGATCTCGCCGCCTGTCTCACCAAGCCGGGCCGTGGTTCATCGCTTGGCTGGCCAATGCTCAAACATCCGCTTCTATTCGCAGTGCCGTACATGGAGATGCAAAACGCTCTCTATAACGAACAGTACAGGTACAAGCAAAAAGCCGTCGAGGAGGCCAGGGAAAAAGGCAAGTGGGGTAGTTTCATCTTCCTGCACGAGCGGCCCCACCGCTTTGAGGCATTCGATGAGATTGCCTACATGCTCACCGACGAAGAGTATTGGGAGTTGCTGGGCAAAGTGTGGTCGGACACCGAGAACCTCTGGCAAATCTACTTCATCTCCAGACTGCTTAGGAGTCCTCGTGGCTCTCGTGAACGCATGATGGACGAGAAGGAGCGTGCGTTTCTAGCCAAACTACCCGACCAGTTCATGATCTACCGAGGGCACCACACCGTCAATCGCCGGGGCTATAGCTGGACCCTCAGCTATAACAAGGCCAAGTGGTTCGCACACCGATTCCAGCGAGCGGGCCACGTCGCCATTGCCAGCGTTCGCAAGGAGCATGTTATCGCCTACCTGGGCGGGCGTAACGAATTAGAGATCGTGGTAGACCCGGCCAATATCGAATTCAAAACCCTGCGGAAGTTGAGTCGTCCAGGTATCCTAGAGATCATTCTGGATGACTGCAAGAAGGCTTTCCCTCTGGACAAGGGCTGGAGCGATCATGGCCCTCACCATTGGGAGAAGGTAGAGCGAAATGCTATCGCCCTCGCCAAGAAGACCAAGGGGGCCGATGAGCTAGTATGTCGCCTCTTTGCAATCACGCATGACTGCCAGCGTGAGAATGAGATGGACGATCCACGGCACGGTTATCGTGCAGCCGAATTCATCCTCAAGAACCGTGAGAACTGGATGCTCAAGGAACTGAAGGGAGACCGGCTGGAAAAGCTGCTACATGCTTGCCGTCTACACAACGACGGGCAAGTGAGCGACGACCCCACAGTGGGCGTGTGCTGGGATGCCGACCGACTTGATCTGTCCAGGGTTGGCATTGTCCCTGATCCCAAGTTCCTCTCTACCGAGGCGGGCCGGAATAGTATTTGGTTGATCTAAGATGTCGCAACCACAATATCGTGTGCGGATTAGCAACAAGGGCACGAATGCCAACATTGGGTACTACTCCGACTCCTTGCTAAGTTGCGGTCGAACAAGTAAGGAGAAGAGATGTTTCGCTTGACCGCTATCGCTACCATGATCGTAGCAACCGCACTACTGACTCAAGCCCAGGAGCCAGCGAAAAAACAAGAACCCAAGATCATGTTCGTGAATCTGGACTTCGAGATCAAGACCATCGAGTACGTCAAGTACGAGGGGTTTGCCGTTCGAGTCCCGATCATCAACGGCTATATGCCGTCTGAGATCAAAGTCAGTACCAGCAACACAGGCGAGACCGACATCGGCTTCACCTACAAAGACAAGACGCCCTACGACAAGGCCAAAATCTACAAGAAGAAGGAAGGCCCAGGTGGTGGATTAGGCATATCTGAAAAACACGGCGACGGCCCCGAAATCGAGGTCTACCGCTGCGAATTCTACGTGCCTGTTCTACCGAAACCAAAGCTGCAACACCCGCCCGATTCGCAGAACGGCCCGCCGAAGGCGGGCCGTTCCTATTTAATTGTACTGCACATCATCATCTTTGGTCCAATACCACAAGGCAACGCACGCTAATAGAACTAACAACTCCATGAAATAATGTAGTCACGTCGGCTTAAATACGGCATGGCTATTAAATCGTACAAGGAGTGGGTTCTAGCCAGAGAATCCGAGGGCGACATCGGGGATACTGTTTCTTTGCCGCCGCCTCGAAGAACTCTAACAGGCGTGTCTACACTTCCTACTGATGGCTGGGCTGACCACGGCCCTAATCCGCCTCCCGATCCAGAGGATGAGGAAGATATATTCAGCAACGGACCTAGACCACCCAGGCCAGAACAACTTACTGAGCGTCACCCACTGCTTCGCTTGTGGCAATTGATGCATATGGTAGATGGGCACTTGGACGACCGGAACAACGCTGGCTTAGCAGCTACGGGTGCAGACGGCATGATTGACTATATGGCCCCAGAGATCGGTGCCGCAGCTTCGCCATCGCCCGGCTAGGAGAGGTTCGCACAACCTCGCACAGTGCTTGACCAATACCAAGAGGCCATGACCCATGCCGCTCGTTACGCTCCAACGCTGCCCAGGCAAGAGATGGCGAGAGCAGTGCGTGAGTGGGTCAACTTCAAGATGCTGGTGCGTCGGATAATGATTCAGGTCGGGCGAGTCGTTGACGAGGCTGATGAAGGCCCCGCACCGCCGCCAAATCCTCCGAGGAACTTTGCTGGCTGGAAGGCCACGATCCTGCAACTGCGTCACTGCGATGGTGTTTTTCGCCGCATTCAGCAGTTCGTGAATCAGGACTTAGAAGAATTCGCAAACCCTTTCCAGCAATTCATGTCCGTTCATACGCCGGTGCTTCAAACCGTAATTACCGGCCTGCAAGGACTTGTGACGCCCCACAATCATTAACCCGCTTTACTTCGATGCCCGAAGAGGCTACAATGCAGTGTGCCAGCACGAGATGCGACGTTGAGGAGGCCAACATGCACCCCGCAGACTTTTCCGACCCGGAAACATTGTACTGCACGTTGGCACGGATGATCTACGCTCGCATTCGGAAGTCTCAAGACCCTCAGCGTGACAAGGCAATGAACCCTATGGGCCTTGTGATCCCTTGGGATGATCGGTCGGCCAAGACTCGCCATTTCTGGGAGACTGTTGTGAGGGAAGCTCTGGAGAGTATGGGTATCATCGGCGACACGGCACACGAGCTAATCATCTCTCAGATTCCGGCCCGCCTTGAGCTAGATCGTGACAGGGAATCCATCTTCGAGGACTGACAACTGACTTTACATCGCAGCGTTTTACAATATCATGCTGGTGGAGGAACACATGACTGTGAAACGCTGGGCGATCTGTCAGTTCTACGAATTCATGAGGTTTGGCCCGCCCTGGGTATGGAAGCGGTTTGAGATCGACGCCGAAGCTGCTAAGGGGATTCAAGGGCTTCATGTTCCGGTGCCCATTCTCCAAAAAGTGGCGGGTTCACGAACTAAAGACTGGCGGGTTGCTTGGCGAAGGCCAGACTCGTGAGGATGCGATCTACGACGCCAACCACAATATAAAAACCACGCCGGACTTGAAGGAGCAGGTAGAGTCTCTTGGTAATACCTCTGGCTTCGAGGTTGTGGATGCGAAGGATGCACTAGAACGCATCCATAAATCGCAGCAGAGAAAAAAGAAAGAGAAGGCAGCGAAATGAAGCGTGCATTGCCAGCCAAGCCCAAGCCCAAGCCCGAAATGCCTCGCACCAAGTATGTCCTGAAGTCGGCAGTCCGACAACTGGTGCAGTTAGAGCAATCGCTACAACTGGCGGGGATTCATAGCTCAGTTCTCAACCCGCTGCGGCAGGTTTTGCAAGATAAGATCGAGGCACTGCCCATCAACACAGACGGTGTGGCAAAGAAACCGATCATGTACTTCATCTTGTCTGGTGGTGAGTGGTTCCCCGCTCACGGCGGTCAAGAAATCGAGGATGGGCCTCGCAAGGGCTGGCTCAACTGCCGCACCGACTACGACAACGGCTCATCGGATGGCGGTCCTGTTCAACCCTATGATTGGGCACACTGCACCGCCGACGAACTACCCAACTATCACTGGCTCGATCAGGTGGAACCGCCCCCGGCTCCGAAGGAGGAACCCGAAGATGTCAGCGACAGCAACGGACAAGAAGCAGGCGATTCTAGCCCTAGCGGACAAGGTTGAGAAAGCCGCCTACGGGCACGAAGACGCCACCATTACTCAGGATGATCTCAACATCCTGGGTATCAAAATGCAGAAGACGTTTCAAAGCAAACACTATGGCCGGGTGAACATCGAGGCCGGGTGGGAGAGCTTCTGCGTCTTCCTGTATGAGAAAATCACAGGCGGCGAGAAGCATCCCGGTTCTGTAGCACGAGGCCGAGGCTTCCAGTCCCAGGCTTACGGTAGGGCCGTGGCCCAAGCGTTGCGTGAACGTGCTGATGTGTTGGCTGAGGAACGACAGCCCAACATCGCCCCTGGCGTCGTGTGTCGTTGCGATGACGACACCGTGAAAACCTGTCCAATGCACGGATGCAAACGATGATCTGCCCCGTATACAGAAACTCGAAGCACTACCTTCATCAAGCCTATCATCTGGGCTGGAGGGCTGGCACCCACAGCGACGAGGAGTGTCCATATGTCGTCGGAACCAAAGAATGGGACTGGTGGTGGGCAGGATGGAGCGACGGTGTTGTTCAATGACGGTCTACAGTACGCACTGTTCATCGTGTTCTGGGTCGTGGCGGTCCCTGTCTGGCTGGTCATCGACCATCTCAGCGTCCAACACGAATACAACAGCCTGTGGGCCTACCACGGAGCCTTCCTTGGCGGCGTAGTTGGGGCTGGCATTTTTATTTTCGGCTACGTTGGCCTCGTGCGGCGGCTTCCTATCTACATGCAGCGGCCTTACTACAGGCATTGGAAGCAAATGTTGCTGGAGAAGGCACGACGGCGGGAAATGCATCCGTTCGTTGACATTCACATGGAGAGGTTCATCTTGAATGAGCTAGATACAAGCTTCGAGATGGGCGGCATCCGTGTAGCGGAACGTGGCCTCAATTATTTCTTCAACATGGTGCTGGGGAGTACGGAATTCGCCTTGGTAATGGCCGATGAACTGAGGCAAGTAATGCCTCATGTCCAGGTCACAGTCATCTCGCTACCAGAGCCGCCGAAACCGCCAAAAGAATCCTAGATACGGTATGGACTTCACCAAGTACCGTGTCGGCATCAAGTCATCTATCGGCCCTGTATACCGCCAATTGATCTACGACATTCTCATGGCTACCAAGCCTAAGAGATGCCTCGAAATTGGTTGTTGCAATGGCTACTCAACTTCAGCTTTTCTTGAGGCACTGAATCAGGGTGCCGACTTTCATTTCACCACATGCGATCCAAAACCTTCAAGGAAGATTCACGCCAACGTCCTCGCCCACTGCACGAGGCTCGATAAGGTTCAGCTAATCCAGAAGCCCTCACTCGAAATCATCTCCCCGGAGTTTGATTTCATTTTCGTAGACGGGGATCACAGTCTCTACGGGTGCTTTGCCGAGATTCGGATGCTGTTGAAGGCGGGCACTGAAACAATTCTTGCACACGATACTTGGATTGACATAGAGCGATTCCAAGGACCGTGGCTCTACAGATTTATCTTCTCAAATCACCGTGGCTTCTATTACACAGACGACAACAAAGTACGAAGCTGTGATTACTACAAAGGTTGCGGCCTATCCTACATGACTAAGAACGAACGGCTCTTCCAGGTGGTCGAACCTATGTTCAAGACCCTCTGAAATGATAATGGCCGATCTGGATATGGTATGAAATTCCTTGGATGCACTTGTCCGGGGTTTTGCGGGTCTCTAATAGACAAGTCCTATGCTGGTCTGTAGATTCCAAATATAGGGTCTTGGAGCGAGCGAGCAAACAATAGGTCTCCTCGCTTGTATTGACCTGTGTTTAAGAAGCCCTTCAACTCCTCGACTGTAATAATGCCGTCTTGGTTTGGGTCTATGCCTCTATCGTCATCGGCAATGGCTACAAATACCCGCTCCATAATACGGCCCTCAACGCCTGCCGGACTGGTCTGGCTGGCATGAGAACTGGCTATCATGCTTAATAGCCTTTGCCGCACATCATTGAGTGAGTTTATAGGAGGTAGTCTAGCTGCGGCGTGACAACTCAACTGCCACCATAGTATTTACTGGCTATTAGTTTCGGCTGCTTGTGCTATAGCATCTGTGATCCCACTTCTTTGGCCTAGCATCGCCAAACTGCCATCTCCAAAACCATGACCTATCGTGTGAATAACCAGTGTATCGCCAGGAGAGGCATTCTTTTTTACATTCTCATTCAATAGTCTCTTGAATTCATCAAGACTACCGGCAATATGATTGCCTGTTACATCGATCTTTAGACCTTTCTGAGCGGCTTTCTCTACCCTACGCACGGCTAGATTGGCATCATCGTGAGCCATTTGCTTACGGCAATGCAACCCGACACCAGTTCCTAGCCCGGCATCATATGGGCCAGGAATTTGTCTACCTCATTGCCGAAGTCCATAGCGTAGGATAGCTCAAACGTAATCCAGCTATCGGTAGCTACACATTCGAGACGCAGGAATTTCACTTGGTAGAGAATAGCTAATCCTCCTCTGGGTAAATGGAATTGAGTCAGTCTTCTAGCTGCTAGCATATTTCCAACATCAGCGAGATACGTCGATCCGTGTTGCAATCCACTGCCCGGCTCAATTCGTACCAGCAATGGACCAGCACATTCCACAGCACGTCGTTGACAGTGCGAGGCGTCCTGGTGTGAGGCCAATCGGCATAAGTCACCTGGACGTAGAGCTTGCCAAGCATCGCCCAGGGTGTATTCGATGCTCTCGGCAATTTCATGGTCCGAGGGATACAGGTCGATAATCTCATCCGGCGTGATCGAGATAAACAGGACGGTGTTGATGTAATCCAGGCCCTTGCGAAGCTCGACAACCGCCTCTCGAATCGCTTGTGGGATCATTGTGCCCTCCTTTCAAAAGCTCAATAACGGCGGGAAAGCGATTCGTCCGGCTTTTTTCTGAAAAGTTTTCCGAAAAAATGTCCCTAATAATGTCGCTTGACATCGGCCCAGGAAGCACTACAATGGGCCTGTTGACGAAACCCAACGGCAAGAGGGACCAATAACATACAATGACGTTCGCAAGATGGTGCGGAAGGCCCTAGATGGGGCCTACGAAGGCCGGGAATCGCCCGATGCGACGAGTGGAACGACTTCATCCAGAAGGACGAGATCACCGTCAAGCCCCGCAAGGTCAACTGGATCGTCGAGGAGATGGGTGCCCGCCTCGCCCAGATCGTCAGCGAGATGGGCCTGCACGAAATCTACCTTTTCGTGATCGTCTACGGCATGGTCGTTCCCGGCTCGAAGAACGTGGATGTCGTTTACCACGTTGATGAGAACGGCGATCTGACCATCTCGACGTTCAAGGAATGGCGTCGTTCCCTGTTACAGCATAGGAAGGCATACCATGTTCAAAGTGTGGTTGATTACCTACGACATGGCGGCGTTCCGTCCGACGCACTGGCAGGACAACCCAGAGAGCGGCTTGGCGTTCATGCCGATCAGCGACTATATCGGCATATGGAATGCCAGGAGCATCGCAATGGGGTTCAACGATAGGGAGATCGAGCAACCATTTGGCAAATGGGCCATTGTTTGCATTCAGGGCCAGGAACCGCCTCCGGGTGCGAGGGTGGTGCTGAGATCAAGAAACGAACTACAACCGAGCGAGAACTAAGCATGAAGGTCACGCTAAAAGATGTGGTTGGCGATGCGTATAGCAAGGACTGAATCCTCGACATGCTGGGCGTGCCGAAGGACTTCTGCCGTCAGTGTTACAACATCGAACCAATCAACGCCTCGTGTATCTCGGTGGTCATCTGTATCACTCGGCATATCTACACTCCTGTGTTCAGGCCGAAACATTACGTCGGCTACGACAGTAGATTGTATGCTGAGTTGAGTGATTCCTGTGAACCTATTTACGGTCTGACGAAAGTGGAAGTCTACGAACTAAAGCCCCTCATTGCCTGGGAGGTAAAAGATGAGTGAAGATACAAAAACCGAGAACAAGCCCAAGTTCTTCATCACCCTCCTCTATCTGGGTGTCCGTGCGGGCCAAGATGCTCTCAAGGTCCACAAGTGGGCTGAGATCGAGGGTATTCCGAACGACGGCAGCCCGCTCCCCAAGGACGTGAAAACACGAATCTATGGAGCGAAGAAAAAGAAGTACAACAACGTCGCCGCTGGTGCCTCGCCCGGCTCCATCTACAAATTCGAGCAGGAAGACCCGTCTACCAATGATCGTGGCAGCATTTATCCCCATTCTGCCAGCTATCAAGGCCAATGGAAGAATAAGGAAGATGTTGCCAAGTGGCAGGCTAAGAGCCGTGCCATTGACTACGGCATCGACATGAAGGCGAAGGAACGCAAGGATAACAAGCGACGGATCGACATGGAGACACTTGAACCGCTCTGCGAAGCGTACTGCAAGCTGGTGGGGCCGCAGAAGACAATCTTGCTGGCCGAGATCATCAAGTATGTCACTACTTGGCGTCCCTCGAAGGCCAGTGGGCGTGACAAAGATGACTACTAAAAACTCTGTATTGACAGATCAAGCGAAAAACGGCAGTGTATAGCCTCGTTTACTACGCACTAGCCGTTTCTGCTTACACGGAAGGGGTGAACTATGTCCGTCGATCTGAGCCAGCTTTCGCTGGATGAGCTAGGGCAGGTTGCACAACGCATCACCGAGGTCAAGAGCGAAGGTCACGAAGAGCGTGTCGCCGAATTCAAGAAGAGCAAGGACTACAAACACTTGCTCAATCGGCGGGATGCCGTTGTCGTCAAGGGCCAGAAGCTCGACGGCACAGAACTGTTTCCGACCCTCAAGAAAAAGACCGAGAAAATCGAGGAAGAAGTCAACTCGGTCAACGAGGACATCGCCCTGGACGCCAACGCCCTCGAATTCAGCGAGGTTTTCTGCGAATAACACCTGCCAACCTTTCTGTGCTAGCAAAATTATTCCTTTGCAGTTCTACATAACTTCATGAACTGCACGGATAAATTCGGACAATGGCTGGCGTTGGGTGAGGCTCTTGCAGCGTACATAGAAACCGCCCTGTACCTGGAACATGACCGGCAACTAGCTCTTGTAGAGAGAAAAGACCCCAATAAGTTCCGTAACGCCACAATCTCAAATCAATTGGGACTCTTCGATGATCCAAACGAAGACCCAAAAGCCAAGTACGCACGTCCTGAGTTTCAAGGCTGCCCCATCACGCCTCTTAGTTCTTACGACAAAGAAATCAAAGTCATCCAACAATATGCGATGAGCAGCCCTGCCAACTTCGCCCAGGTCATGCTCTTCTCGCCGCTCTCTGCCAATGTGAGTTTTGCTAAGCATTGGGACAACTTCCCTGTTGTTATGACTATATTGCGGCACTTCTTCCCCAATGGCGTCAAGAATCCAGAAGATTTGAAAAAGGTAATTGCCGCATTCAATGAAAAGTATTCTACAATCGGTGCTACGGTCTCAGGATGGAAATACGACACAATTCTACACGTCTGGAACAACAAGGAAGACCTGTGGCAGAAGGTTCGGCAGGCTGCCGCTGGTGGGGATGACGTAGACTTGCTTTCGGCTCTGATCCAGATTCCGGGTGTTGCTCCTGTTAAAGCGGGTTTCATGGCCCAGCTTATATTTGGTCGGAGTGGTTGCCTGGATACTCATAACATAGACATCTACAGCAAAGTATGGCCCGATCTAGCTAAAGACTTGAATCCTGACAATTGGGGCAAAAGTGGGGGTAAAGCCGGGCCACTTAACAAGAAAACTATCGAAGGTCTCAAGAAATACACTGCTACCATTGAGAAATTTAAGCAGCGTGGTATTGGGACAAAGGAGTTGTGGGATGTATGGGTTGATTTCGTTGGCTACATGTACAAATCCATCATTGATGGAGGTCATGGTCTATATGCTGATCTTGAACCTGCGTTGAATCCAAACGATCCTAACTATCAGCAATTGAAAACCGACATCAACAAAATGAAGATTACGGCCATTGGCAAGAAGTTGCATGGTATTGTGCCAGTGCCTACAATCACAGGGCACGGTTCTGGTGGTGGTGCTGGAGCTACCCACACTATAGCGGCTAAAGACCCGCTAGATGCTTTGAGAATGTTCAAGAGGCAGAGGCGTGGCGAAGACGTACCAAATTGGGCGAAGGCTATCAAGCGAGACATTGATCCACGTACCAACATGCCGTACAACAAGATCATGCACGCAACTCCAGCCATGTTGCGATACTTCGGCCCGGCTTTGTTACCGAGTGGCGAAGTGGACTTGGATAGGGTACAAAATATCATCAGACGTAGAATAGCCGACTACGAAATGGGTGTACATAGTCGGAAAGAGGCCGATCTACTCAAACAAATAGAAGACATGCTGGACGCCAACAGAGGTTTGTTCGGGCAGCAATACTCTGCGGATGAAATTGCCCAGAAGATGGCAGAACTAGAAGAAGAAAGAGAGAAACGTGCTAGTGCGGAGCGGGGCACTAAGGCCCTGGCACTGTAAGGAAGAAGCGGCCAGCGATACCGCAGTGGCACCAGAAGCTATCGTCAACTTCCGCCCGACCACCAGCGGGAACTACACCGTCCGCATTCGTCTATACAGGAGCGAGGGCAGTATGCCTTCGTTCTGTCTGTCAATGATGATGGTCCGCTAACCAAAAGCAAACGGCCCGCCTTTCGGCGGGCCGTTTGTGTCTGGACCATCGTAGCTCATTCTTTGGTGGCTTCACGCAGGGCTTCGCCCGGAAGCTGATGCACCACGACTTTCAAATCACGACAGGCCCAGAGTTCGCAGATCAGTTCTTCGATGAAATCCCAATTGCCCCCGGCGAGGCCCGCCCCGAAAAGCGGGCAGTGAATCTCGCCTCCTTCGAGCCGGACCAACTCCCCTACTTCATCCATGCACTTCGCCAGGGCGAGATACTTGATCGGTTTGAGGTTGTTGGGAGCGACAACGGCTCGCTGGGCGACCATGTTTGCCACAACGATCTTGCCGTAGTCGTCCTTGTGGACCTGGACGAATTGCACTTGGCCCAACTTCGGTTGATCGGTCAGGTACATTTGCCCGACCACCGGCCAACGCCGCTTGAGGGGCACAACGAAGCCGGACCCCATGACATACACATCGTTGCAGACGTGTGGGATGAAGACGTTGCCTTCGGCGGGCAGATTGGCGAACAGATCGCCCAGACGGTACTCCAGGTTCGGGACGTGCAGAACGGGGCTACTCATGGGTTTGCTCCTTGGTTAAGATTTGTCCAAATCCATTGTAGCCCAACGTCCCTGTCACTGTTAAGTGAGTGGGAATCCTAGCTGAGCCTCTAACTCCGCTCCGCTGTAAGGCAGGGCGATGTCCGTGTTGATGGTTGCTTGGGAATTATTCATTAACAAGTCAGTAATTATTACGCCCCATAAGTTGTAGTGGTCTTGCAATATCGACACGCTGCTCTGTTTGATCCACGCACCGCCAGCCGAGAAGGAGTTTTCGGCCAGCTTGTAGCCATCCATGATTTATCCAGGCCAACTTTTCCGGCCTTGGATGACAACCAGAAAAATTCTGCTTTACACCAGAGGCAAGGTGACTATACTGCGGCTATGGTCAAAGCACGCTGGGTCGATAACAAGCTGGTTGTTGAGCCTGTCACGGCGGAAGAGGCAGCCAAATTGCCCGCCTTTGTGCAGGAGACGCTAGACGCTGGGCTGGGAGTAGCGGTAGCTGATGGCATCACCTACTCCACTGACGAGGCCACGGCCAGGGAGAAACTTGAGTGAGATGGGTTGTTGCCTACCTCCTGTTGTGTGCGGTCTGCATCGTTGGCCTTTACTCATGGGAGGCAGCGGTTATAACAGCCATCGCCCTTGTAGTTGGCTGGATTCGTGGTTGGCACATCTACATCATGCGAGCCTGGGAGATCGGGTTCTTTCGTGTCCGTCGTGAGCAGAAAGTCGCTGCTCGTAGACTAGAGACTCTGGACGACGAGGCCGAAGAGGAGCTAAAAAATGGACTCCGTGACATTTTTCCGGTTGATTAACGGGTTTGACCCGTTTCCGCTCCGCATGTCGTGGTGCGTGGATCGTCGCATCCTGGGCCGATCCACGCTTCCAATCGATCTTGTGGTATCTTCATCCGAACCCCGACCTGAACATCCTGATAGCTAAAAGCGAGGAGTTTCGCCAGACTCCGAGGTTTGGCTTACCCAACCGCTGGCGTCACGAGTTGCAGTCTGTAGAGATTGTGATGAGAAACGGTCTGGCAGATGGTGTGTTTGATCCCGATCTACTGATTTACCTGATCGGGTAGGCTTCCCCGAAGCTGAAAGAGATCATCAGCCGCAGCCGACGCATCGCCAGTATCGGCAAGAAGCAATGTGGTGAGAACGGCGGCAGCAACGAAGAGGCGTCTGAGTAACTTCCAAATCCACTACCATCGCCCGCCCAAAGCGGGCGATCCGGCTATATGTTTTGGGCATGTATCAAGTGCGTGGGTTATTACTCCTGGGCAAGACCCGCAACTTCGGCCAGGGCATGATGATCCCCACGAAATACCTGGGCATGACGTGCGTTCACAACAACCTCGCCACTCAACTGCTCGCCGTCATCGCTCCACTATCTGAAATAAAAAAGTCACCCCGGCCCAAGGCCGGGGTGACTTCCTTTTTAGGAGCGAAATCATGGAACACACAGAAATCTACGGCAAGTTAAAAGGCGAGAAAGATGCTTTTCAGTTTGGTTTGGGCGGCGGCATGTGTGCCGAGCTAGACGCTGAGACTGTCAAGGCTTTCCAAATGGCACCGGCTCTGCGTCGGTTCGGCAAGTAGCTTACCAAGCAATTCAGCGTTCCTGGCATCAAGTTTCTCCCAAAATAAAGCCACTTTACATTTGCCTCGCAAGCACTATAATGGGCCTGTTGAGGGAAATCGCAAACTTATTCCGAGGGAACAACCGATGGCAACAACCGATCAAGTCATCAGCCGATTCGCAACTCGTCATGGGAACAAACGCCGGGACGGGCGAGTTGAATACAACAACGGACGGGGCAACGTGTACTGCTCTAACCGGACCTTGTACAGCTACGGCTCGCATTGGCCGCTCGCTGTCTACATCGGGCGGATCAATGGCGTCCCGACTTTCATCAAAAACGGTGATCGCTACTCCGTTTCCACGGCAGGCCATCTCTCCCACACACAAAGTTGTTGCAAGGGGCCGACTGTCTCTCGTGCCTCCGTCGAGGCGGCGGGCGTCAAGTTCGACCAAATCATTCTCAAGCCCGCCGACGACCGCACGCTGCCGGAAGAACTGGAAGGTGTCAATATCGAGGAATCGTGGGCCGACAGCCTCACCTACGTCCTGTTCTGGCAGGAAGACAGCCGCACGGACCTGATCTACGACCGTGAAGAGCAGGCGTACTACACCGAATTCGACCGTCGCTACCGTGACACCACAAACAAAGATCATAGCCAGCGTGACTACACGGTGGTCGGCTACCGCATCAAGCGGTCCAGCAAGTTTACGCCGCCCAGCCAGGGCATGTTCATCAAGAACCGCACCGAACACCACGAGCAGTATGTCGAGGGCCACTGGCATATCTTGGGTGCCGTGATACTGGAAAACCACACCATCCGCCGTGAATACATCAACGACCGACGTGTGAAGCGAGGCTACCGGGTCAAGACACACCCGAAGGAGATCAGCTACTATCTCTGCTCACTCGATGAGGGGAGTTACTTCGTCGCCAAACTGCCGGTGCAGCCAACCAGCATCCAGCACGCATTCGAGTGTCTGAAGCCTCAGCCGGTCGTTCTCGCCGAGCAAGAGGGAAAGGATGTCAAGCGGCAGGGGGAGTGGTTCTTCATCCCATACAAGACCGACCGTGAACTGGCCGACGAGCTAGGCATCACGATCAAGGCCCTGAACGAGCAGGCTGAAATGGGTTTTCTGCCTCTCGTATCTGACAACAACAACCGCCACGTCGCCAAGCTGTTAAAGATTGGCGACAAGACGTATGCGAAGGGTCGAGTATTCCACCGGTTCCCCTCCTTCCGAAGCTCTCAGCAGACAGAGGGTGGGGAACCGGCCCCGGATTGGGGCAGGGGCACCGGCCAGCATCGCACTGTCAGCTTGGACGTGTGGCACGAAGTCCACAAGAACACCGAACTGGCCTCGTGGAGCGGCCTAACCGGACGTGTAGACTAAGAGAACATCATGGCGAAAGAGAAGAAGACCCTGAGCCGTGAAACCCTAGAACGGCTTCTATATGCTGTTCACAACTACACTCACTACGAAACAGATGACGGCGAGGAGTAAACCAAAGGCACCGCCGTCGCATTGTACGAAGAATGCAACAAGCAGCCCGATCCAGAAGCATACGCCAAGGCCGAAATCGAGAAAAGGCTAGCGGGCGTGAGGCATGGAGAATAACGTGGTCAATCAAACCCCAAAAACCACGCCCGATGCACCGATTGTGGTACGCATCTACATTGACGGCGTACCACCGATCTGAGCCGAAAACTATACGCCTCCTGGCGAACAGACCGATGACGATGGCATTGCTCGCTGGGAGAAACAAGCGTTGGAGGATGACTGGTAAGACATGCAAGCTGTCCGATGCTGCGTCTGTGATCTCTTTGTACGACCAAGTGCCATTCCGATCCCAGCGACACAAGCCGCCCTCCCAAAGTATTCCGAGTGAGTGTGGTGTTCGAGAATGTATCCGGGTACTATCCCACCGGAGGCGGCGAGTCGGACCCGCATAAGGCTCCTTGATATTGGGACGAGGAGACTTGCAAACAACAGAACGCCGAACACGGTATTACTGAGATGGACGCCCACAACATCGTGTATTCTTCAATGGCGGCTTCTAATTTCGAGAGGCGACGAGCCTGACTTAATTTCGTAGGGTCATTTGGGCAAGCCTGTTCTTATACTGCATCCCAAAGGCGTTGGTCACATTGCCACTCGCCGACTACACCATTCCTGTACTCGATGATCCTTCGGTCCACCTTCCAGGCATGATTGTTGCTACTCCGGTAATTTGGAATATCTACATCATCGTCTGGATAAAGAGAGTGAAGAAGGAGCGTGCCGATGCGGTTCGATCCGACGCCGGGGGCGAGACTGTTTCTTGAAGCTGTATTGATATTCATCATCGGGGTCGCTATGCTATGAGCGATTGGCTAAACAAAGAAACTGAAGAAGTCACCAAGGCAATCGAGCCTTTCGACGTAGACTTCGAGTATGAAAAGACGAGGATACTTGGCACGAGGTACAGTTCGACATGGGCGGCTGCATGGTGCAGTGTGCCGTCGTCAACGGCCAGTACGTTGCTCTGCCCCAGGACCACGTTGAATCTTTCACCCGCATCATCAAGGTCTGGGCCGAAGAGGAACTAGATGTATGAGCCGTAAATTTGCCGTCATTGGTCAAGATGATCTTCGCAAGAAAATTGAGGAAGCCTTCTCGGTGGAACACCAGGGCGATCTTTGCTTTCAGGATCACCTAGTCAAAAAAAAACTAGAAGGTGATCTGAAAGTAGAATTCGACTGAAGTAGAGCCAGCGGGCCGAGGAAGAAAAGAGGGTCTACAGCTTCACGAAAGAGGACGACAAGGTACATCATGCATATTAAGACCGAACCATGACTCAATGGAAGGAACCCAGCGAGAAAACGATATGCCAAAATCGAAAGGCATGGCACGAGTATTACGTGCTAGATACCATCGAGACGGGAATCGTTCTGAAGGGCACCGAAATAAAAAGCATACGGGATCACAAGGTATCCCTCGACGGCTCATACGCTAAAATGGAGAACGGGGAAGTATGGCTGATAGGCTGTAGCATCGAAGAATACAGTCACGGCAGCCACGACAACCATGAACACAAACGCAGGAGGAAGCTACTGCTTCACAAAAACGAAATTCGCAAATTTGCGGAGAAAGCCGAGCAGATCGGTCATACCCTTGTTCCGCTCAAACTTTACTTGAGCAAAGGCAAGGCTAAAATCGAGTTGGCCGTCTGCAAAGGAAAGCAACTTCATGATAAACGCCAAGCCATGAAGGAGCGTGACACCAAAAGAGAGATGCGAGAATGACCAGTCCACTCGACAAGTTCAGGCAGGAGCTTTTCAATGAGCTTCAGGCCCAGGATGTCAGCGGTGAGAAGCCCTTGCGGGACGCCTTTGAGGTCGAAGACTGCACGGACCACAAGAACTTCGTTTTCGTTCTCAGAGAAACGACGGTTGATCTATTCGATTCGTCTAGGGGTATGGACAAGAGGTTGTTGCAGACATTCGGCCCCAACGAATTCCCTTTTGGTCACGCCACAGCCATAGATTACTACGTCTTCGTCTTTCAGAAGTCGCTGCGTGCGGACGATAATATCTGCTTCCTTGGCTATGTTGAGGAGCGGAAGCACAGATTCGCACCACTTGAAGTAGACACTGAGCTAGATGTCGAAGAAGCAAAGGATGAGTCGATTTGGCCGCATGACGATCCCTACATCGACATCGGAGGCGAAGGAGGACCGTAGTGAAGGAAGAGAATACCCATGTTCTTTTCCTGCTATACATTAAGCGTGCAGGAGACTAAAATGGTCTGGGAAAAAGTCGCCGCAATTGACGGACAAAGTATGATTATCAAATTCATCGAAGCTACAAACGGAACTAATTGGGGGAAGTTCCTGCTCATCCGCTTCGGTGAAGCCGAATGGAAAATGCAGGGCCAGTTTAGCGAAGGCCGACCCCTTCTACATACGCTTGGCTGGTCTCCCGACCATCTGTGGGTTCTTGATCTGCAAACAGGAGAAGGTGCGTTTTTCCGTCCTGGCGGATTCGCTGCTGCGGATTTGGAAAAACACAAGATTTGGGTTTGTCCACTCTACGAACCTTTTCTTGTTTGGCTCTACAAACAGAAACTAACTGACATCCTGGCGTTGCCTGACAAAGTAGAACTACCAAACGCTCCGGCGGCTCTTTGGGGCTACCGCCGAAAGGGACCAGAATGATCTCGATCATCGTCTCCTACAATGCAAAGCGTGTGATCGGCGATCACGACGGCAAGATTCCCTGGCACTTGCTAGAGGATTTGCAACATTTCAAAGAAACAACTTCTGGGTACCCTGTTATCATGGGACGCAAAACATGGCTCTCGCTGCCAGAAAAGTTCCGCCCTCTCCCTGGCCGCTTCAACGTGATTGTGACCAGAAACCCGGCCAAGGCTCGTGCTGAGGACTTGCTGGCCGGAAAGATGGGGCACCACTACGTCAGCAGCATGGAAGACGCAATCGATGACTGCTGTGAGATGTCCGCTCACTTACCAAAGGAATGCATCTACATCATTGGCGGGACCAGTATTTACACGCTGGCCTTGCGAATGAATTGTGTTGACCGCATCCTGGCGAGTGAACTAAGGGGATACACGGATGTAGACGGCCCGGCCACGTTCCCTGTTGTGAACTGGCCCAGGTCTGTTCTTTGTCAATTCGATGACTTTGATGTTGTCGAATATCTCAAACCGGAGGTGTAATGACCCTGGTGCGTCCCAAGTTGATTCCCGCCTCCGCTTCACCTTACCCGCCTCGTGTTACCAAGGACATATACGAATTTTACTACGGCAACATAAGGATGGGTAAAGTGCGGTTAGTCCCGGCTGGCAAGGGCGGCCGACTTCATGATCTATAAACGATATCGTCGCATGGGGTGCGGCGATAAACTCATGCAGGCGGTCCTCAAGCTCGCAAAAAGAAAAAAGAAGAAATCCATCTTCTTGTGGGTGGAGGCTGCCAACATAGCGGCAACCAAGATTTACGAGCATCACGGCTTCAAGCGTTGTGTAGACGACGTGGTTTGCATGTACCTGTGGTTGCCACTTTTACCAATTGGAAAACGATGAAGATTGCATTCGACATAGGCGGTCTAATCTCACGCTACCCGGAACAGATGACCACGATGATGCGTGCCCTCATCGCTGGAGGCGTTGAGGTCTATATCATCACCGACATGAACCAACAGGACGCACTTACTGCCTGCCGAGAGAACAACCTGGATTTCATTCCTCCAGAACGCATCCTGTCTGGCGATTGGTCGAAATGCGGGGATCGGTGCAAAACCGTGTTGTGTGAAGAACACGAAATTGACATAATGGTAGATGATCGGCCCGATTACTGTGCTGAAGGCAACTTCATCGGGTTAGTTCTCTCGCCCAGACCCCAGGTGCTTTATTATGCTCCAGGGTGGGTCAATAGATCGACGTCAGCGATAGTCGTACCTCCAGAAGAATACGAGGAGTTCCAACGATGGCGGCAAAAACTAAAGGTAAAAAGTACGCCCTAGGGCAATTGAAACAGCGGCAGGCAAAGAATCAGGGAAAACACCAATCAACAATAGCAAGCTGTACGCCGGAAGTCTCATGTACTTCGACTGTTCGGCCTGCGGCGAAACCATTACCGTTCCAGAAACCTACATCATACGTCCAAAGCTCTTCGTTGAGTGCCAAGTCCTCGAAGATTACGGTTGGCTAGAATAATCATTTCGAGTATAATCGCTGTTCTCATAGGGTAAGGGAAACAGCGATGAAAGCAGATTATTATTCAATTCTAGAAATCTCCCCAAATGCCACTGAAGAAGTAGCTCACGCCGCCTACCGTGCGTTGGCAAAACTATATTCCGATGACGGTGCCAAGATGCGGGCCTTAAACGAGGCCAAGGAAGTCATATTCGACAAAGACAAACGAGCCGAGTACGACAACAACCGCACAATCAAAAAAGGCAAAATCATCGGCAACTACCGAACAAATTGCCGAAGGCGGCTTCGGGACCACCTATCTCGGCGAACACGACATGCTGGGCACGCCAGTATGTCTCAAACATACCCACTACGTCTCGCCGCAAGATGAGCTACTTCTGTTCGAGGAAGCCAAGTCCATGTGGGACTTGAGGCATTATAGCATTCCCAACATCCGTGAAATCGTTCGCATGGATGACGGAAGCATGGTGCTTGTCATGTCCTATATCCCAGGACCAACTCTGACTCAGATAATCGACAAGCACGAACGCCTGGACCCCGAACACGTCGGCTGGATCACCGAACGCTGTTTACACGCTCTGAAGTACATTCACTTCCACGGCATCGTCCACGGCGACGTAAAACCGCAAAACATCATCATTCAAGGCGACAGCCATCAAGTAGTTGTGGTAGACTATGGCCTGTCGCTCATCCGCCCCAACAAGAAATCGGCCAGTAAAGGGTACACACCGGTCTTCGCCGCACCAGAGGCCATTCGTGGCGAGCCTCTGCTACCAGAGTCCGACTTCTATAGCCTGGGCATCACAATGATATATGCTTTAGGCGGCGATGTAGAGATGAAACGTGTACCAAGCGATACGCCAGAACCAATGTGCAAATTCATCAAATCGCTAATCACCTACGAGGTATCTGGTAGACCGCACTGGCGAAAAGTAGACCTTTGTGATGGTATCAGGGAAGTTCGACAAAGGAGTTTCGGTAGGGCTGCATCTGGAATGAAGCCTCTACCGTCAATGTAGGAGACATTATGGAAAGGACGCACAAGGTCATTACTAGGCTCAACAGGAAACTCAAATCGTTGGGTCTAGAAATCGATCCTCAACAGGAACGATCCAATGTGAGGAACATTTTTGTTTCTCGCTCTGGAGTGCCAAGATCGGAAGATTGGGATGCTGTTCTTGGAATTCTAGACACATCAACGGACAACAATAGAAGGGGTGTACTATGTCTGAATCAGCCGACTATGATCCGGGTCCGTGGACCGGCTACGATTTCACATCGCTTCGCAAGAAGTACGATGACCATGTAGGCCGCAGCTACAAAGACGCCGTTGCCAAAAGCATCAAGAGGGAGGACTGTGTTCCTGCCTCTCTGAAAACCAACAGTGAATCGCCACTCGTCATCGCTTGCGATGTCACCGGAAGCATGGGCGAGTGGCCCGCTGTCATCTTCAGCAAATTGCCATACCTCGATCTGGAAGGGAAAGAGTATCTGGGCGAGGACATGGCGATCAGCTTTGCCGCAGTGGGTGACAATCGGGCTGGAGATCATTACCCTCTTCAAGTTCGAGAGTTCGTCACTGGCAAGGCCCTTGCTACAGAAGCTCATCATCGAGAGCGGCGGGGGTGGTGGAATGAAGGAGGGTTACGACCTTGCTGCCTACTACTACGCACACAAGGTCAGTATGCCAAAGGCCATTCGTCCCATCCTGATTTTCATCGGCGATGAAGGTCTCTACGAGAACCTCAACAAAGACGACATCAAAGAGTGGACCGGTGACGATGCTCAAAGTCGGATGGACATCAAACAGATATTCGATGAACTCAAAGCTCGCTACTCGGTCTACCTGATTCGCAAGCCATATGGCAGCAGCGGAGATACGTGGAGCGAAAGCGATAAGGACATCTACGCTCAGTGGGAAACCCATCTGGGTGCAGATCACATCGCCATCCTGCCCGATGCGGCACGAGTCGTTGACGTTATCTTTGGCATCCTCGCCAGAGAGACGGGACGGCTGAACTACTTCAAAAAGGAAATCGAAGACCGACAGAAGCCAGAACAGGTCAAGGTGGTCATGAAGTCTCTTCATACCATCCATGATCCCAAAAGCCTGAAGAAGCTCCCTGGCCCGGCTGCCGGTCGCTCGATTACTAGACGCAGCAAGAAGGGGAGCGACGATGATTCGGGCACTAAGAGCATTTCTTCTCTCCTTGATGACTAACCGAAAACCCAGCAAGCCGCTGGCGTCAGCCAGCGGCTTGCTTCTTCCAAAGGTGCCTGTCATGGAACCAGTCAACCTACAGGTTACATTGTGGCCTTCGTTCCTGCACTATCCACGCTTCGCCAAAGACAAGCGGCTCCAAGGCATTTGTCTGAATAGTGCAATGATTGATGCCAAGGAACTAGAGGCGGAACTAGAGGGCATCGATCCCACTGAGGCTCCTGTTCCTCTTTATTTCGACATTAAAGGCAGACAACTACGCATCACAGAGGTCATACCAAACGACAAAAACCTCGAATTCACTCTCAATCACCCCATTGAGGTCGAGACTCCCTGCATGGTGTTGTTCAAAGCAGGTGCCGACCATGCCCTACTCGAAACCGTGAAAGACAAAAACTACCTGATCTTTCGTGGCGGGCCTACGTTCAGAGTCAGGGCTGGGGAAAGCATACACATTCGTGACAAGAGTTTGAAGGTGTTGGGGCCTCAATTTACCGAAACCGAGTTGCAGAAAATCGAGATGGTGGTTGACGCAGGCTTCAAGCACTTCTATCTAAGCTACGTCGAGAACCAGCCAGACGTAGATGAATTCAGGGGTTACATTGGCAAGGATGCTGAACTACTTTTGAAAATCGAGAATAAGCGTGGTTTGAGTTACGTTGCCAATGAATTCAAGCCCAACAAAAACACAACATTGGTAGCCGCTCGTGGCGATCTCTACGTCGAAGTAGACCAGCCACATGAAATCCTCCAGACTCTAAAACTCATCATCGGCAAAGACCCCAGAGCTTGCGTCGGTTCTAGGCTGCTGCTCTCGGTCATCAAGAGTCCGGTGCCTGAGTGCCACGATTTCAGCGACTTGGCGTGGCTCTACGACATTGGTTACAGAAACATGCTGCTGTGTGATGAGTTGTGTTTGAAGGAAGACTTGCTCAGCACGGCTGTCAATGTCTTTGATGCATTCAGGAACACCTATGTCTGACGTAGAAAAGTTGAGAGAGAAACTGGTAGAGAAGGCGGCGGAATTCGTGGAGAATAACTTCATGAACTCCACGCCAACCGACCACATCATCATTGCCAACGCAATGCTACAGGGGGCGTGCGTTGTACTTGATTTCCACAATGAATCCCTCAAATCCTAGAGCAAGAGGCTAAAAGATGGCACACAAGACGTTTGATGAACTGCTGGACGCTTTTGACCCGTACAGGGGTCTAGAGGATTCTAGAACACCGCCCTACACTTGGTATTGCGATCCGGCGTTTTTTGAGCAAGAACAAGCACGCATTTTCCAGAAATGTTGGATTCCAGTCGGTCAAGTCGATCAATGTGTAAACCCCGGCGATCATTTCACTGGCGAGATCGTTGGCAGGACTTGATCGGCTCCTCGCACGACTACTGGACTTATCACCATGACGGCAGGCTTCGTTTCTGCCCAGCCCTGGGGCCGCAAAAGTGTTTTGAGAAAGAGCGTTACGGCCTTCGCCCGACCTGTGTTGATACCTGGGGTCCGATTGTGTTTCTGGACCTGGACGGGCCTTTTGGCGGCGAAGGCAATCCAAGGAACCTCCAGCAAGATATTGGTAAGCTTACATAGTTCTTAGGAGAGCGACTACAAAAACTCCACTGTGAGCCGTCACTATCCAAGACATATGATCTTAACTGCAACTGGAAGGTCTTCGCCGACAACTCGCTCGACGGCGGGTATCATGTCAAGTACATCCACGGCGATTCCTTGGCCGATGGATTGAAGTCACCAAAACTGGAAACAAAAATCTTCAACTGTCCAGATGGGCCTAACCAACGGCACGGACAAGCGACTAGGCGACAAGGTGATCTACGCCTTCCAACCTGTTTTTGAATCTATACGGCAACGATGGATGTGAAACACTGGTAGATCGCCTCCTCGAACACCGAAGAGTACCTGCCCCACTAACCAATATTTCGCCCGCACCCAACCCTGCCACATTTAAGAATTGCAGATGTAGCAGGGCATCAGGTCGTCGTGGGCGATCATTACGATGAAAATACCCTTGGCATTTTTATTCCAGAGGGTGCGGTGGTGTCGGACAAATTGGCGGAAGAAAGGCAAATTGGCTGGTAAACACAAGAACCGAGTGAAGGCAAACGAGCGGGGCGGCGTTTTCTCTCAAGGACTTTTCTACGGGTCTAGGTTCTGGACCTTACATGAGGGCACCAAAGTTTACCAATCCAGTGCATCATGGAATCCATACTGGAAAGATGGCGATGATGTCACATCTGAGATCGGCGTCTCTTTCAAAAACGAAGTAGACAAAAAGTGCGAGCTTTAGTACATTAGCTCCTCAGCCTTAGAGGGGCTAATGATGGCTAAGGCACAACCGAAAAGCGAGTGGCCCAAAATGTTGCCGTGCCTGGGGTGGTGCTCTTGAAGGATTCTGGTGATAGGTATTGCGTGAAATGCCGAGCAATCAAAGACGGCAAACAACGCTCCGTGTCTAGGACCGAACACCATGTAGCCGAGGGCATTCCTACTTTAAGTTAGCGGATTAGAGTTGGTCACATAGTACCTGCTCTTCATCCTCCTCTCTGATAGCTGTTGGCTTCACACGAACGTCTAATTTACAGCCACAAGGCAACAAGACACTTTCTAGTTTCAATAACACATTCAATAGTCCTGCGATCTCCTCATTTGAGGCTTCTCGCAGGTCCATTATTAGTATTTTCTTCTTCAAAATCATCGTTCCTATCTAGTCTGACGGAAGGAAAAACTTCCGGGGTGCTTGTGTCGGCGTCTCAGGGCTGGTCTCCTGACTGGATAGTTTTGGACGAAATAGCTTTTGCTAGTTCACTCCTATAATAGTAAGCCACATGGAATGCCCAAGGTACTGGAATCGAGAATTCGTCCTCGAACTGCAAAAGAACCTGGGTCCAAAGGGTTGATGAACAGTTAGCGGCAAACTTGGAAAAACTTAGTACAAGTGAGAACTTTCTCAAGTAAAAATCCAAGGAAACACGCTATAACAAGTACGGACAAGCCACGATGACTACCAAAGCGAACCACCAACGAAGCATCCTATACGATTTGGTCAAGTAGCAGGTACGAGTGATGCAATAGTCTATATAAGTAATCCGCAAGTCCTTTCGGGGATAATGGATAGGAGCCTCGCCGCAAGGCCAGTAGTTGTAAGACACAAAAGGTATCGTGCGTATAATGGCATGGTGACGCTTCTTGCATTCTCAAACCTGAGAAGTAAGATTTTCTAACTTTGAGGGAGATACTTTGCGACCCCAACACACCGAAAGGATTGTCAGTTCCAAGAGGCGAAATCGCAGAAGCAAAAAGAGCTACTGGCCGACGCCCTCGTGGTGTACCACATGAACAGGCTAGAAAAACCTCTGGAACGGGCTTTCAGAAACACATTGGCTAAGGCCTGGATAGTCTAATAACCCGTTCGGTTGACGGTATGGGGGGCGGGCTTTGCCCGCCCCCCATACTTCTTGAAGGAATGCAATGAGAGTTCTTTGCGGCATCAACGGCGACATGCAGCTAGCCGTGCAGTCTACCATAATACTGAAACACATACGAGAACACAGACCAGATTGGGTACTAGACTGCCAATCCAAATCGGACCAATTCTCCTTATTTCACAAGTATTGCCATCAATCGCTGCCGCTGCCATACGACAAGGCGGACCCCAATGATTACTCGAAGTTTCTAGATGTGAAACTTGAAGACATCTCTGGGCTTTACTGGCTAGGGCCTGCCAAGAATGGCCTCGCTCCGACGTTCACCAACTGGTATTTGAGAGAAAAACTTGCCTACCCTACCTCGGAAAAACTAGCGAGATATGAACTGTTTGTGAATAAAGGAGTGGCGGCAAAAGTTAAACTGTTCCTATCGAAGCTACCTGAAACAAAGGGATCGGTGGGAATCCACTACCAGAGAGCGGATCACGATCTTTTTCACGAGACAGATGATGTAATTCGTGAGCTTTGCGAGACCATCATAGCCAAAGGCTATAACCCCATTACCTTCAGATGGGATAGTAAATCAGAGCTAGTTGATACCAAAAGCATTGCCGTTAGGAAGGTACACCCTCTCTGGGCAAAAACCAGGAGTTACGGGGATGCAATGACAACTAATGAACTAATCCGCCAGTGCAAGCTCTTCATAGGCATCGATTCCCAGGGGCCGCTGCATCTTGCTGGTGCTACGGATACAAAGACGATAGGTATCTGGACAAAAAGACACCCGGTTTTTAACTTTGACCCGTCTCCGAATACAACACATTTCGTGCCGAGACACCTGAAGCCTCTGGCTAGATACCAAGAGGTAATTGATTACTTCGAGTCCAAACATAACCACGTTTACTACAAAGGACTGAAACAACCACTCTTCGAGGCCGTACTGTCCCATCTCTAGTCTGGGATCGATCCTGGCTTGATTAGGCACCTGCTATGATATATAAATGATGAAGGGGAATGTATATGGAACGAGTTAGCATTCGAGAAGGGGAAACCCCCATTCTATTGATCGCACCTCACGGTGCGAACGACCACAATACTGATCTGCTGACCAAGTGTATGGCTGAAGACCTGGATGCATTTGCGGTCATCAATCGTGGCTGGGAACGTGCCCCGAAAGTGGACTACTTCAAGGACAAGGCCAACTGCAACGATATAACCCATCTTCACGAGGATGTGGTCAACGACGAGTTCCTGCAACCTATCCTACGGTTCATCAGCAGGTTAGAGCATGACTATAGCTCAATGCTCATGCTTATAATTCACGGCATGAGTAACTTCATCGTCAAAAGAAACAAAGGCGAGCCTGTAGACATAGTTGTGGGCTACGGTGCTGGAAAACCTAACTCGCTAAGCTGTGAGCTTATAGTAAAAGACGCAATGTGCTATCACATGAGAAAGAGCGGGCTTTACGTATACGAGGGGGCGGCTGGAGGACAGTACGCAGGTCGTGCGAAAAACAACCTCAACCAACTATTCAGGAAGTGGTACTACAAACCTAATGTCCACAGCATTCAATTGGAAGTAGTTCGTGATTTGCGTGATGACAACGATTCAACCAAATTCACCGCCGATCATTTGGCCGAGTGTGTAAACCGGTTCTTTGAAATGGACTTCTCTGAGGACTTGCCGAAAGATTGGCATGATATACTCTCGGCAATAGATGAAATCTAATAAAAAAAGCCCGCCTTACGGCGGGCTTTCTTCGTTACGGTACTGATCTTGGGTCGAAGGAGGTAACGAATACTACCTTTGCTTGAGATATCTTCTCAGGAACTCCTTATCGGCCTCGTCTAGATTCAACTGACTAGGCATCCTGTCTATGGTCCAGTCAGCGTTCAGATAGATCATTTCACTCTTTGGCAGACCTCTTTCCAGTACAGTGAAGTTCTGATTCGCTATGATGCCCAAGAGGGTGAGTCTTTCCGTAGTAGCTTTCTGCTTGCCCCACATCAGTTGAACAACCTCCTTCAAGTTCTGTACGTCCTGGGTCAGCCTTCCATCAGGCCCAGGTTGTGTCGGCCCAGGTCTCCAGAGCGGCACAGTCGAGTCAGGGGGCGTATAGGACGGAGGCGTGTATGGCAGAGTATATGGGTTGCTCGGCTGCCGGTAGGCTATTAGCGGCGACACAAACTGGCCCCGCTTAGAGTACCATGCAAAGACCAAACCAACTCCTAGTAATAGAACGAGCAGAAAGAGCGGCAGTGCGAAGTTGTTGTCCTTCTGCTCTTCGTTTAGGCGTATTTTTCGTGGAGTTGCCATCATTTCCACGTTGGTGTGTGGTGCAAAACTCATACTAGACCTCTTTTTTGGGCAATTAGATTCTAGAACTTTCTTCACGTCCTCTTTTAGTTGTTCTTGCCAAATCATATCTTTACTCCTTCTAGGTCCACCTTATCTATGACTCTCGGCGAAAAATTTATCCATTCAACTTGGATTTTATCTCCTCCAAAATCCTCGAAAACTCGCCTGGGGATTCAGTTACGTCACCGGCAAAAGGTCGGATTTTTACTCTATGTTGGTCAGAAATTAGCTCGATGGTGTCTTTATCTGGATCGCCTTGCCAATCGCATTTAAGGTCGAGACCCAGAGCGGTGAACTTATCTGGATTAACAACATCATCGACCAGCACCTACCTGTCGTCTGGTGGGCGGGGAGGCAATGGACCGTTTTTGACCGAGTACAGCCCGTCGAAAAACTTGGTGAGGCCGAGAACGTCGATGACTTGTTCGATGTATTCTTGCCGTCCTGAACTTAGTAAATAGAGACGACCCAAATTGCAAAGAGCCTTAACGAACTCGTCGCAACCGGGCCGTGCGATGACAATTCTATTTTCCTCTGGAAATCTCACCAGAGGAGCTTTTCACAGATTGTTAGTTGGGCTTCGTATTTGGGAAGCAGCTTGGCGAATATCGGCTTGGTCCTGGTCGTATTGATCTGCGTAATTGGGTTAGGATGGCATTGTTATAGGTCGAAACCAGTGTATCATCCAAGATCGCAATAAATCATCGGGTGAACCGAGTTCTCTTCTAGCCAGAGCTTGAAATCCCACATTAGCCGCCAATCTTGTTCTTGATCTTGTCGAAGAGGCTCTTCACCAACTCAGGCTGAGGGAAGAAGTTCCACCCAACGACTAGACCTGCAACGAAAGCTACTGCATACCACATACTTTACCTCCTCGTGTAAAAGAGCAAAGTATATAGGTTACGCAGACAGTTTTTTTGATGCTCTGACGGCCTTCTGGTAGGATGAACCGATCTTGGCGTATAGTTCGGCTGGCGAGAATCCGGGCGGCACCGGCTCGCCCTTATGATGTGATTTCGCCTTCTCGTAACATTCCGCTTTGCACAGAGAGACCCCGTTCTCGGCTGCATAGCCGCCATTGGGCATCTCGTTTCTGTCGGTAATGTAGTGAGTGTCCAGTGCTTTCTCTGGGGTGGACTGGTAACCGCAACCCACGCACCGATAGCGGTCACGCTGGAAGACGGCATTGCGGAAGGCAGATCGGACTTGTTTCTTTTTCTGGCTCATACTGTATTATACCATGCTAGGAATCCAACCCCACTACGGAATTATCACGGCCTGCGATAGCGGCTATTTTGGCGGCTTCGCTACCCTTGCATTATCCGTGGCAGGACAGGCTCCCATTACTCTTTTTGACCTCGGCCTAGAAGACAAACAAATCGAATGGTGCCAAGAACATAAAATCAAGATCAGGACACCTGAGATTCTAATCCCCACCACCATGTATTTCTGGCAAACTTGGTGCAAGCCCTGGTTTATTCTCCAGTCACCTTACCAGAAAACGCTATGGCTTGACGGAGATTGCATTGCTAGTTACAAAAACCCCATAGTACCATTGTTTGCGAAACTCAAAGAACAAGCCTTCGCTGTCAGGCACCGGTCGGCCCGTAGGTATGAACTTAAGTGCTGGACCGGGGAGAAGTTCGTCATAGCCAATCCCAACTTCATCATCAACAAGTACCCTGTAACAAAGTTATTTCACCCAGATAACAAGGTCAATGCTGGAGTCATTGGAATCGATCTGAACCGAGACCGGGAGCTTATGGACCACTGGACCTTCATCATCAAGGAGGCGGAACAGGATGAAGAGGTTCGCAACAATCTTCCTTACTACGATGAAGGTGCGTTGCATTGGGCTATGCAACGCTGGGGAAACGAAGACTTTGTTGTTCATGACTCTACCTGGAATAACTTTGTCTCCATCAATCACAGACTGACAAACAAGACCTCACCATACGATATACTGCAAAGTGGCTGGGTTCGTGGTGCCGCCAAACACAACCTCATCCTCCATATGCTAGGGCCAGCTTTCACTGGTGAAAAATACTGGTTCTATTGGCCTTATCACGAAGTCTTCCGTCCACAAGCAAGTGAGAGGCATGATTGGTAATGAAACTCTTCGACTACAAAAAGTACGATCCACAACTTTTCCACCCGGATTGGTCAGCCGACCTCAGACATATCTTATGGGTCTAGAACGTGTTGGAAATAGGTCCGCTGTACGGAGCAGCTACCATTGCATTCGTAGAAGCACTAAATGGCGGTGCCAATTTCAAGGCAACGCTCTGTGACAAAATATCATTGACAGGCTCCGTGGCCTCGTGGAACAGAGCGGCCACGAAGATCGATTCAAGCTCGAACAGCGTAAATCAGTCGATCTGCTCACAGAATCCAGCGAACAACCACCAACGATGGTATATGAAGAATGAAATGCGATGTCTCTTTGCTCGTGAGTTTACATGTCTCATGGCACACGATACAACCACGCAAATTTCTGGCAAATGGCCTGGCCTACCTAAAGCGTGAACTTCAAAAACGGTTCTATTGCCTGGAAGATAGCTTGGTAAGACAGGGAGAGAAAACAGAGAGAGGCATGATCCTTGCGACCAAGGATCATGCCTCTCTGTCAAGCCAGAAGATGTACTACGATATCGCAACGCTTGATCTCACTGGTAGATTTTCTTCTTGAAAACATCTACTAAATCCAGTTCTTCCCAGGGGAAACCATCTCGGCCAAAGTGCCCGCCGCTCGCAGTAGCAGCGTAGATCGGGCGTCGGAGATTGAAGCGGTCGATGATGGCCTTCGGGCTGAGCCGAACATTTTTCCTTACCAGATTGGTCAACTCCTCATCCGTCCAGTCTCCGGTCCCGAACGTCTGAATTCTGATCGACACAGGCTCGACCACGCCGATAGCGTATGACAACTGGACTTGGCAACGCTTGGCCGCACCAACAGCTACGAGGTTCTTGGCAACGTGGCGAGCGGCGTATGCCCCGCTGCGATCAACCTTGGTCGGGTCTTTGCCACTGAAAGAACCGCCCCCGATTGGGCAATCGGCACCGTAGTTGTCCACCACGATCTTACGACCACTAAGGCCGGTGTCGGCAGCAGGACCGCCAAAGGTCCAGAGGCCCGAAGGGTTGAACAACCATTTCGTTTTGGTGGGATTGATGTACTTGGCATAGCCTTCGAGCAACACTGGCTTCACCAAATTGGTCAGGTAGTTCTCCAGTTCAGCCTTGGTCACAATGCCTTGACGGTGTTGTGTAGACACAAGCACTGTGTCAATATACAACGGCTGGCCGTCTCTTTCATAGACCATCGTGACTTGTGACTTGGCATCGGGAAGAAGCAGACCGCCTTTCGCCTCATCCTGTTCCAAAACATCGATCACCTTGAATGCCAGATGATGGGTGAAGGGCATGAAGGCCGGTGTCTCGTCACAGGCGAACCCGAACATAATGCCTTGATCTCCAGCACCGATTTCGCCGTCTGTCTTGGCGACGGCTGCGGCGATCTGATCTGATTGTGTGTTAAGACGATTGAGAATTTCGACCTCGTAGCCGTTGTAGCACGCCTCCTGGCTGTCGTAGCCAATCTGAACCAACTTCGCCCGAACGATGGCCTCAACATTAACTGGCTTACGGCTACTAACCTCGCCTGTTACCAGCACGAAGTCTTTGCAGCAAGTGATTTCACAAGCAACCCTTTCAAGCGGATCGACGCTCAGGTAGGCGTCCAAGATGGAATCGGCGATCTGATCGGCAACCTTGTCAGGATGCCCCTTGGAGACAGCTTCGCTAGTCCACAAGAACATAAACTACTCCGGGGTTAGCGGACCTTTAGGCCCTGTGTTTCCCAATCTTTCATCCTTCGTTCTTGCTCGGCTGCTTTCTCATTAGCTATTCCCTGGCGGGAGGTTCCGAAGTGGTTGGAAAGCACATCATCCTCCTCTACTCTGGTGACGGCGATTGGGTTGAACCATGCAACCAGATGCATCCCATTATTATAGTAAACGCCCTTGTATCCTTCTTTCTTCACTTCCTCAAGGAGCCGGTCGATATCGAAAAAGCCAGCACTCCGCACCCTGCCTATTAGCTCTTCGGGATCGGTTGCCAAGTCGTAAATCTGACTGGCTGGCACGACCGCCTGATAGAGCGTATTGCCGCTGAAGAAACTCTCTTTGTCCCTGAGATCGAGGTAGAAGTAGATTCGCTGCATTGAGGCAGATTGCTTCTCACGGCGGCTCCAGGGATTCTCTCCAAAGCGTTCCGGCTTCAGTTCGACTTCAGGGCTGCGATACGGGGTGTAATGGAATAAATGTACCATTCCACCCTTAATGTAATCCTGAAAGCCTTTGCCCTGGCTCTCCTTCAGAAGAAACCAATCTTTGAAGTTCAAAGCTACCATGCTTTATTTAACCCCTTCTGTGGCAATTTCATTTTCATTCTAGAAAAATCCGAACCGGCTGTGGGCAGCCGGATCGGGTGTCGGGGGAGGCGGACAGCGGACAACGAAAATCAACCGACTTGCTCGGTCTCCCGCTTCATGAGCGGGATCATGACCTTACTGATGGCCTGCGGGCTGAGCAGGGTGCGGAGGATGCTCTGGCCGACCTGATCGCACATGATAGTACCGGCGAACTCCATGCCGTTCATCGGCGGCAAGTCTTTGGACGTGTCGAGGAGCTTCAGGTGAGCCGCCATGCTCTTTGCAGCGATGCCGACCGCCGCAGAATCAATCACCAGACTGTTATCTTCCCCACAGTCGTTGCTCACGGCAGCGAGTTTGGCCCGTTCCACAGCCTCACGGATGAAAGCGGCGTTGGCACCGACCAGCGGTTCGATAGCCAGGGCCAGTTCCTCATCGGTTGCTCGAATGATCGGCTCGCCGCTGGAATTCTTGCCGTAATTCCGCACCAGCTTGACCGTGACCAGAGCGTCTGGCGGCAGAACCGGGATCACGGCATCGATGCGACCGGGACGAACGAAGGCCGGGTTGATGATCTCCTTGTTGTTCGTCGTCAACACCACCATGACATCATGGTGCTTGCTGTCCACGCCATCCAGGGTGTTGAGAAGACGATCCACGTTGGAGTTGCGGGAGCCGCCCATCGCCCTGTCCACGTCCTCGGCGAATATCACGCACGGCTGATAAAGCCGGGCGAAGAGCATGGCAAGATCGAGATCACGCACATCCTCCAGGTACAAGAACGTCCACCCGTTCTGCACGCACTTGAGGGAGAGGACGTGGGCGGTGAGCGTCTTACCGGTGCCAAACGGACCTTCGAGCAGAACGCCACGCTTGAGCGGGATGCCGTTCTTGCGGCATCGCTGAGTGTGTTCGACCGGGTTGAAGAGCGTGACCCGCACCATGTCTTCCGTGTCCTTGGTGTAGATCAGTTCGTCGGGGCGGACCTTGCTGGTGTCGATGAAGCGAGGCGTGAAGTCCGCACGGAATTCGGTCATGCGTTCGCCCTGGCCGTCACGGAAGTTGATCCGAATGGCTTGGCCCCGGTAGATGGATTCCTTCTTGACCGTCTGGCGGATTTCGTCGGCGATCTTCTTGACTTCCTTCTCGTGCTTCCGCTTGACGTTGCCGATGAGTTGGAAGATCGGACGCCCCTCGTCCTTCGTCCAGTGGGTTTGTAGAGTGCCGTCGATGCCCGGAATCTTGAAGTTGCCCCACGGCACCTGGATTGTGTCGTTCGGGCCGACCTGGACGCCGATCATGGCAGGTGGTTCGCTGTCGAAGAAACCGGGCGTCGGGACGAGACGAGTCCAGCCGTACCGCTCCTTCAACACCTTGGTCAAGGCCACGGCACCGTCGAGCGGGAAGGCGTGAACCTTCTCGGAAATGGAAACAACCGTCTCCTCCTCCTTCTGCTTCCGCTTGATCCACTCGATCCCTTCGTCGTAATTCATCCCTTCAGGCAGGATGATCTGCTTGCCGCCAAATATGACGGCGACATCCTTCTCCGTCATGTTCGGTTCCTTCTTCTGACTGTTGCTACTGGCGGTTGCTGTCATGAACCAATCTCCTAGATTCGGTGGATCGGCCACCTAACCAATTCAGTTTCAGACGCCCAATCGACACGCACATAGTAGTCTCCCAAAATCGGGTGTCAAGCGAGCTTTTCACTCGATCCCCTGCATTTCCAATTCTCGGATGCGGGCAAACCAGCCTTGGCGTAATTTCTCAACGTCCTCCTTCTGAAATTCGTTAGGCAACAGACTTTTCCTGGTACAGTTCACCAACGCCTGTAGTCGCTGGTATTCTCTGGTCAAGCCGTGTGTCTGACATCATAGCCTGAACCTTGCCAGTCAGTCTCTTTTCTGTCTCGTGGGCATTTGCACCGACGCCGCCAAACTGTGTGTCGGCTTCGTCTAGGAAAATGAGCAGCTTGTCCAATGCCTCGATTACACGACGTAGCCGCTCGAAAATCACGTCTGTTTGACCATACCACATGCTGCGGAGGTTCTTGAGAACCAGGACGGGTATACTACACTCCGCAGCCACGGCCTCAAAAATGAATGTTTTGCCGCCGCCAATTGCCCCGGCTACAGCAGCCCCCGCCAGGGCTGCCTTGCCTTTTGACCTGATGCGTGGGATCACTTCCTTATTGCAGAAACCCTTGAGTTGTTTGAATCCGACTACATCGGACATCTTGTGCGACGGTTTGCTGAACTCAATCACGTCCTCGCCGACTTGCGACTTGATGAATTCTTCTACCTTGTCAACTACATCGCTGGGCGAGATGGTCTGGCCGCTGTGCAACGCCATTGCCAACAACTGGCGAATTGCATGTAGAGATAGTCCGGCAGTCACCATTGCTAGCTCAACAGCAGTCCATTTCTGCCCGTCGCCTTTGTCGAAGGTAGGCTCCTTACCCATCTCTTTGCAAACATACTCAATGAAGTGCTGTCGCCGCTCGGTGTCAGGAGATTTGATTTCTATCGAAACCACCTGCGGCATATGGCTAATGCGGGAGTGGATCAGACTGCGGGATTCGGCAATAAGAATTACCGAATCACCCGCTTTCATGAAAGCCGGTTCACTGAACCAGTCCTGCACAACAGCGATGCGATGTAGTTGGCTATCGCTGAGTTTGGATAACTCGCCATCGGGCAGAAGCATATCAGCCGCCTCGATGATGATGAGCAGGTTGCCTTTGAGTGCAATTCTGGAGCAGATGGTAAGTTGCCTGAGAAACTCTAGAGCAGTAGTTGGGTTCCCAATTGCGTCCAGTATATGCTGGTCGAACTTATCCGACAGCATTTTCACCTGAGACGGACCAGACTTCTTCATCTCAGCGATGATCAGCTTGTTGACATCTTCGACACCGCTCTTCCAGGCAACCCAAGCATTCCTGAGAGTTTCCTTTTGCTTTTCATCCGTGAAACGGATGGGGCCATTCAGTTCGTAGACTAGTTGAATGACTCCCTGGACGGCTGACCGTTTACACATATGGGGGATGAGTGGCTCGTACTGATCGCTGCTAGCGAAGAGATCATAGACGTTTCCGCAGAGAATAACACTGCGTGTCTGTCCAGAATTGAACGTCTTGGCGAGCGAAGGAAAGAAGTCCTGCATTATCTAACTCCTGCAAATTTCTTGTCAGCGAAACACTGAGCCTTTTCGTAGTCCTGCTTCTCCATTGCACGCCGCATCTTCTTTTTGTCGAGTAGCTCACCGACTGCAACGACGATCTCGACCGGCTGTACTTTGGGAAAGTATACTTTCTCATGACCCTCCTGTTGGCCGATGAAGGCCACGACCTCCCCGGTGTCGGGCCTCTTGATTTTGAAAAGCGAATTTCCGAATCCGCTTAACTCATGGCTACTGGCAAGCTCCTCTGCCAAGTGCATGTCGTCACCCCGGTTTTCACTTGAAGAATTCCTCTGTGTGAATGTATTGAAAACCACAGCCCAAGGCCATGTTTTTGTCGCTAGTTTGATCGCCCACGAAGATAGATTTTCGTGGATCGAGGTTGTATTCGATGATGTGCTTTACACCCAAACCCACGTTGGGTTTACGGCAGTAGCAAACGATAGGCCTTGAGACGTGTGGACAATAGGCATACAGAATTTTGTGTCCGATCAGCGTGCAGGTATGATCGAAACACAGTCGCACGTCCTCATGCGTGACTGTGCCTTTGTGTATACCAGATTGATTCGATGCACCCAACAGCATGTAGCCGTTGTCCACATACTTCTGGATGATCTTTGCACGTTTCGGATGATCGATCAGAGCCACTTCAGCAGGCTTGGTAGGGTACTTGTACGGGCTGCCTTCAGGCGTGTCCCGCAAATTCTGATCGAAGTCAAGGATTAGTGCCTTCTTAGTGCCGGAATGCTGCCTCACGAAAGGTACTTCTACAAGAGCCGAGAAACCCTCGGAAATATGAGGGGCTTCATATTCCTTGCGGTACTTGTAGAGAACCGCCATCGGGAAGATGTTTGGGTCTTTCTTAGCTGCGGCGTGTGTCTTGATCGACTCAGCATCGAAGAAGAAGGCTCCATATCGCTCGTGCATTCTCAGCAGAGCATTGAACTGGCAGTCGGCAAAAGAAGTGCCCATGACTTCGCAGCGAATGGGAACTTTGTGTTGCTGTGCGGCTAGGATAAACGGGCGGCGGTCAGCCGCCTTGGGAAAGGTGTTATCAAGAACTACACTCTGCCCCTTCTCTAGTGCTACACCAAAAGGACCGAGTAGGCTGGCGACGGTATTATTCTTTGCTATGCCGTCTCGGTTGAGAACCGTATAACCTCTCGCAGCGTAGTTCTTTGCTATGGTTCCTTTGCCGGACGCCTGCATCCCTACGAGCATCACGACTTCGTTACTCATCTTTCGCATCCTTTTCCGTTGTAGTGGGGAACACCGTGGAGCTTCTCATACTCTTTCCAGAACGTCACGAACTCATCGCCCTTCGGTAGATACTTGTCATCGAAAGCAACCTTCCGAAGAAGCTCCTTCTGCTCGAAGAAAATGCCAAAATTCCTTGGGGCGTTAGGAGCATACACATGAGTCATTTGATCGAAAACAATCGTGGCACCCGGAAATCCGTTGCCGTGATATTGCGAGAGGCCAACCACACGCTCGGCAATGTAGAAAGCCTCGTTTAACTCATGCGTCACCAGGATGACGGTATAGGGAGGCATCTCGCCTCGGTCCCTAGCCCGCACGTTCTCCTGGTAGAGTTGTAGAAGCATCTTTTGCAAGTCTTCTCGTGTGGCCTCGTCCAATGCTCCGAATGGCTCATCCAGAAGCAGAATCTTCGGCTTCATGATGATGGCCTGGGCAATGGCGACCCTCTGCTTCATGCCGCCGCTCAAATCGGCTGGGTATTTCTTGGTCGCTGTACCCAGGTCTACCTTGTCTAGTAGCTCACGAGCCTCCTGCATCCAGCCCCGGTACATTTTCCAGAATTGCCAGAATTGGAAAATCCGAAACCACAGATTGGTTTTGTCAAGCATCGGGCCGAAAGCTACATTCTCTTCGGCAGTCATAAAATCATACAAGGAGTAGTGTTGGTACACAATCCCAACATCTCGGCTCGGACGGAGAATCTCTTCACCGTTGGCGAAGATTTTGCCGTGGCATGGCGGATGTGTGCCCAGGATCGCCCTGAACAGGGTGGACTTGCCACAACCACTCGGACCAACAAGTGCCACGAACTGCCCATGTCCGATCTTGAGGTTGACATGGCTCAGAACTTGGTTGTCGCCGAAATTATGACTCACATCCTCGATCTTGAGTGCGAACGGCATGTTACTCTCCGAACCAAAGACACAGTTTACGACGAGCGTAAGACAATGACCAATCCATGAAGTACGTCGTGATCGCCAGAATCACCAGATAGATGTAAACGATGTTCATGTTGAGTAACCGGGATTGGATACGCAGCCGGTAGCCAAATCCAACATCGGCTGTCGCCCACTCCGCAGCAATCAAGAACACCATCGCCGGACCTACCGTGAGACGAATGGCCTCAATGAACCTAGGAAGAATTTGCTTGAAGACGACGTTCCAAACGATTTCTGAATCCGACCCGCCGAGTGTATACGCCTTGTAGATGGCGTGGTCTGATACGTCCTTACGAACAGCACCATAAACCGCCATAGCCAGAGTCGAAAAGATACCCAGAGCAATCATTGCAATGTACATTTCTAGCTCTGTTCCAAACAAGACGAAGTACACAGCTATCATGGCTGTGGGCGGAATTTTGGATAAACAGGTGAGCGGAAACTTGAACACAGCCTCCCATGAGTAGAAGCAACCCATCAGTAACCCAACGATCAGCGACAAGAGAACACCAACCATCATGCCAGACAAATGCCGTCCGTAAGTCGCCTTCAGGTCTATCAGCAACCACATGTCGCCCTGGCTGTCTGGCTTCAGTAGTGTTTTTATTCCGTCCACGAACTGCTGTGCGTTTGGGATGGTGGTGTCTTTGGCGTTGAATTGTTTCTGTCTGTAGCTCATCCATGAGTAAAGGGCAACGAGTAAGGCAATGGCCGAGATCGAGAGAACCCACCAGCGGGTTTTGGAGATTGGTTTCCGGATCATGCCTTGCTCCATTATTTTCTGAACATCATTCCACGGAGGAACTCAATGAATTCTTTCTTGGAGCGGAAACACTTCACCTGTGGTCTTTCTTCGGGCCTTGGGGATTTGTGACTGGCCCACGTCGTAGCATCGCCGCAACGCCTTCTTGTAAGCCTCCTGAGTGAACTTGATATACTCGGCATCCTTGAGGCCGGGGTTGACTTCTTCTAGCACTTCGTAGTAATACACCACGAAGCCGATAAACACACCACGGCCAGCATACCAAGCCCGCTCTAGATCGGCCACGTACTGTTTTTTGGAAAGACGGATTTTCTCCTCGCCGGGCGGCATCAGATCAGGACGCCCGGCAAATAGCATCCGCCAGAAACCATCAAATTCCACGTCGAAAACCTCCTTGTGCCCATTATACTTCTTGTAATTATCTGTAAAGAAAAAGGCCCGGCCCTTTCGGGCCAGGCCTTGTAGAAAGTGCGGCCCCCCTAGACGCACTTTACTTCTTACTTCGCCGATTTCAGGAACTTCGTGGTGAAGTTCAGTTGGGCGGTGGGATCATCGAAACCCACGCTCAGTCTGGACTTGACCATGCCGTTGCGTTCGCAGAAACCCACGATCATCGGCATCGTCTTGCTCTGGAAGTTCTTGTCTTGTAGCAACGTCAGACCCTTGCTTGGCGTGCTGTAGAAACGTGTCTGTTGGCACACCAGCTTCATGTCCTTGGCGTTGAGAGACGAGAACTTGGCCCCTAGAGCAACGTAGGTAACATCGGCCTGGGCTGGGTCTTCGAGCATCTTGCAGACCTCGTAGTAGGTCTCGCAGATGGCCTGAGCGAATTTCTCACCGCCCGGCTTCTCTAGCGACTCCTTGGCGACTACAACGCAGTCGATGATCTCCTCTGGGATCATGCTGCTGTCGAAGACAACCTCGGCACCGTCACGAGTTCTCAAGGTCTGTAACACGAATGGATTCCAGACCATGATCGCTTCGATGTTGGCCTGTCCAGTCTGCATCGCTTGAGCAGCGGCAGCGGGGTCCATGTTCTTGAAGGTGTAGGCTGACTTGTCCTTCTTGTTGATTTCCAAGCATCGCTCGAAAGCATACTGCGACACCGACTTCTCCAGACCGTACACAGTCTTGTTTTTGAGCCAGTCGATCTTGTCGCCCTTGGCGTTGACGGCGATACAAGCGTCCGCCCCCACGCTAGTAGACGTGGGCAGGATCACCACGGACGGTCTACCCAAGCTGGGCGAGAGGCTGTCCATGTTGGTCTGGCATGACGCATCGACGGTGTTGCTGCCGTACATCGTGATACAGGTATCATAGTCGGCCTGCTTCAACACAATATCGACGCCGTATTTCTTCTCAATGGTGCCGAGTTCGCCCTTCTTGCCGTTGATGAGGCCCTTTTCATGGGCCACGCCGAACACCGACCAGGAAGGGTACTCGCTCCACGCCAGTGTGAAGGAAGGCGTGTCACCACCGCCCTTGTCTTCATTGCGGCTGCAACCAGTGTAGAGAAACGCACCAGCACACAGCCCCAGCAAACCGAGAACCATCAGATGCCGTTTCATGATCTCACTCCTTGGGAGAAAGGGTAGAAGCCAACGTTCAGCCGGTTATGCTTCCGGCAGGGAAGTACGTTCTGTGGAGGCAGGTGTTGTAGCGGCTGGCGTTTCCTTCGTCAAGCCAATCAGCTTGTCGAATTCGTTGTCAGACGCCGTAGACTCTGCGTAGGCCAGGAAATCGGCCTCAGCGACCTTGTTATCCAGGCCAGACAATTCACGGCTGACCTTGGCCTGCCCCTTCGCCTCACGACGCAGTTCACGCAATTCTTGCAGTTCCTTGGCACTGCGGTCCTCGGCGATGCCGTTAATCATGTCGGCGATTTCTTTCTCTTCCTTCGCCGAGATGATGTCAGCGACCGCCTCGTGTTTCTCGCTCTTGAGCTTGTCGAGATCACGCAGCAGACCTTGGATGTTGGCCTTGTGACCGCCGATGTTCTTGCCGAGTTCGGCCAGATCAACCTCAAGCTCCTTCGCCGCCTTCTCCTTCTCTTCCAGTGTGGAAGTGAAGTCACGGAACGCAGCTTGGCACTTGATATACTCAGGGTCGGATTTGACCTTCTCGGCATCGCCGCCGTGCTTGGCAACTAGCTCCCTGGCCTTGGCCGCAGCACCAGCCTTGAGTTTCGTATAATACGGAATGCCCGGTGCGTCCTTGTGGTCGCCGGTAGCGAGGACTCTAAGCTTGTCCTTCTTCTCTTCTTCCTTGGCAACCATTTTGCCAAGGGCATCTTTGTACTGGCGGCAACGAGCGGCCTTTTCTTCAATGATGTTGTCGTAGGTCGCCTCTACGACGGTCGGGTTGCTCATCAAAGACTTCCTGGCCTTATCAATGCGGCCAGTGATGAGGTAGAAGAACGCCCGGATATAGCGACCGATGGCACTGAACATGAGTTACCTCCTATTGGAACTCCGATTCGTCGTAGATTTTGTCGGGCCTCCCGATGCCGGACATCCTCTGTTCAACTCGTTTAGCAATCTCCAGAGAGCGTTCCAATTCGTCCCGCTTCTCTGAAAGGTTTTCCACGTCTGATTTGAGCTTCAGCGTTTTCATCTGCTCGATGCTGGTGCCGTAGAGACCGACACTTTTCTCGACCTCCTCTAGCACCCGCTGTCGCTCGTCTAACACTTTCCTTTTTGGCTCTCCACTGAGCGATCTCGATGTATCGTAAAGATCGGCACGGTGTTTTAGTTGGGTGACACAGCCTTTGAACAGTTCGTCTAGCTTCTCAACTATCATCGAATTAGCGGTGCCATCTTTCTGATGTTGTCGAAGCTGTGCCTCCATCGCACGGAGGCTTCGCAAAGCATTTTGGTCCCTTGGGTCTCGGCCTGAATTCACCAGTCTGGTATCCAGGTCGTCCAATTCTCTTTCTCGCCGTTGTTCCTTCTGCTGCTGCATCTCCTTATAGGCATCTTCGGTTAATTGTTCGATACCGAAAATCAACCGAGTGGCGAGCCATCCAATGCCGCCTAAAATACCTCCTAATCCCAAGAACGTCAAGACCGCTCCACCGCCAGTTGCCCAAGACAACAGCAAAGCGGACAGGCCCCCGACGACTGGAATCAGGGTCACAGGATCGCCGAAAATGTCCAGCAGTACCTTCTTCCTGATTTCCTTGTCCACTTCAGCCTCGTTGATTAGTCCATATCGTTATAGAACATCCCGGCGTCGATAGCACCAGGAGCATGTTCTAGTTTACCACCTTTCACGACATCAACAAAGAGCCAGTTGTTGCGGAGCAAGTAGCAGCGAACATAGAGATAACCATCCATCTCCATCGCCCAAATCGGAACATTGAACTTGTCGTAGGTGGGCATGTCCTCCGATTTTTAGAGACGGACGTAGGTAAAAGGTTTACCACCGAAATCAACCATCCCGGTGCGACAAAATCCTCTCGGAGCAATCCAACCTACACCACCCTGAAAGGTAGACGGATGCCAGCCTTCACAGTAGAAACAGCCGTTGTCATAGAATTTGAACGCCTTGCAGGTATCGGGGTAAACACCACAAGAACACCCTGGGCACTGAAACTCCTTGATCATTTCTAGTTGGGTTTTGCTGGGCATAATATACCTAGTAAGGCAGTTGGCCGAGAATGAAATCAACCGACGTTTTGCCGGTCGCTTCTCCAGTAGCATTGATTCGGTTTTGACTAATGCCCCGTTCCACAAGGTATTGCTCAGCAGCCCTGGCTCTGGTAGTAGCTAGAGCCTTATTTACGTCTACGTCGCCTTCTAGGGATGCGTTGCCCTTAATGACCAAGTAGTATTGCGGCCATGTGTTAAATGTTTTCACTAGATCATCCAACACTCTCTGACTCTGCTCGGTCATCGTGGCTGTGCCACGAGCAAACACGAGTGGTGGAAGCTCTAGTGTGCCCACAGGCTGCAAATTCTTCCATTGATTCTGTGTAAGAACCGGCAACGTGGTTGTATCGTCCCTCACCTTCTCCACGCCAGGATGGAAACCAACGGCTTGCATCTGTTGGAGAATCTGTGGATAGTACAGTAGGTTTGGTTGTCCGTTTGTCGGGTCTTTGCTGATAGTTCCTGTCTTCAGCAACACCTTGGTGATGTTGGAGATGGCGTCTTCGACGTGCTGAAGTTTTCCTTTTTCCACACCAAAGTGAACGTAGTTCTCTTGTGTATTTTTCCACCAGATGCCGTTCACCAAAGATTTGGCCTGATTATCGGTGATCGGAGAACCGGTTTTTTGCACGTCCGCCAGAATCAATTCCACCATCTTGTCACGGTGGGCGTAATTGGCCCGGAAGTAGCTCTCAATGAACTTGGTAACTACATCTCTGTTGGCGTGCAGAAAATCACGATTTGCTACAATTACGTCAACAATGTAGCCCTTAAAGCGAGAACTGTCCACGACAACATGCATGTTAGGGTTTTCCAACACCTTGCTGACGTATGGCTCCCACAGTACGAACACCTGCTTGTCCTCGTGCTTGGCGGCTCGGTATTTCTTGTAGACCTCCTCGGCGTCCTTGCAGTCCACGAAGGGTTTTGGCCCTAGCCCCGTCAGATTGAAATGAGCCTGAACCACACGAGTTAGTGTTTCGGATGGCGAATTGGGCGTCAGGATGAACTTCATATCCTTGTGGTTGAAGGCATCGACGTTCGGCACGGCGGATTTGAAGGCTACCATCGCATCCGCACCCCTGGTCTCGTCTACCACGGCAACTATAGTTGCTGGCATCGTCCCCAGGGTATCACAGCCCTTGATTAGAGCGTCGATTGTAATAACGGCTAGTTGAATTTCGCCGTCCTTCAACGCCTTCATGCGGGCTGTATAATCAGCCCCATCATCCACAAGGTTGAACTTGATTCGCTTCGAGCCAAGCTCATTGGCAAACTCTTCGCTCCTCAACACGGCATAGCCAGAGAAGGAGTCCAGAGCGACGTTGACAACGTGATCGTATCGGCTATCGCTGCCGGTCTCGGTCAGAATCTTCTTTTTATTTTCAGCTTCTGCCTGTTTCTGTGCGGCCTCTCGGCTAGGCACAACAAACCATTTCCAGGCCATTGCACCCAGACCAAGAATAACAAGCCACACCACGCAGACAGCGACCAGTTTGCCTCTGCCTTTCATGGCTTATCCTTTTCATAAGTTCGATTTGATGATGGCGACGATGATACCAATACTCACGATGACTCCGAGAATGATGAATACCCACCATCCCCAAGCTATGCCGCCATTGCCGGAAGACTTCTCATCAAAGACGGGATGACCGTCGCCGTTAGTCTTGGTCTTCATACCTATTGGAGCATTGTCGGGTTCGCTCAGTACCTTGAGGACATCCTTGCACAGCTTCTCGTCAAGTGTAGCAATGGTCGCATAGTCCTCAGAGTGGTCCTTACCACTACCGGTCTCAGCAACAACCGTAGACACGGCACGAACTAGCTCATCGGGATTGTCGGCACTACGGTAAGAAACCTTCGTTGCCAGAGAGTGCTTCTTCTTCATGCCGATACCAATGGCTTCCACCTGAAGTCCCTTCGACAGAATGCCGTAGGCACCGCTCAAGGGCGTCTCGGCATCATCTGTAGATTCGCCGTCTGTGGCGACGATCAACTTGTAGATACCGAATTTCTTCTTTTCACGAATCTTGAGCAGGGCATTGGCACCTTTCTTCATATACTGGCCCAAGGGGGTGCCGCCGCTGGGATATACGGAATTGATGGCATTAGCCAGCTTCTTCTGGTCCACTGGCTGAATCTCGTAAATCCACCCTTTGTGGAAGGTCACAACGCCAACATGAGTGTTCGGGCCGACTTTGCTGAGGACAGAGATCAACACTCTCTTGGCAACTTCCATTCGGGAGGAATCACCAAACCGAGTAAACATTGATCCTGAGTCGTCCAATACGACGGCGATGTAAGTCGGGGTTTTCAAGGTTTGTTGGACAGGTTGAGCGTGGGCGGTCCCAACTAGTAGCAAACCCATGAAAGCGATGAGGTATTTGTACATGGTATCTCTCCTAATTCGGCCCCGCCGTAAGGCGTGGCCGCTTTGGTAAAAGGTTAGTAGTCGAAGTCGGATGCCTTGAGAGACTCGGCATCAACCCGAACGATGCGGAACTCCACCCGCATGTTCTTCTCAGCGTCGGCTACATTCTTTGGGCGAGCCACGATGGGCTGCGAGATACCAGCACCGGTCGGCACAACCTGAGTTACATCCAGGTTCACCTTCTTGTCATTGGCGTAGGTCGTGAGAGCCTTCTTGACGGACTCGGCACGAGCCAGCGACAGGTTGAGTGCCGCCTGCATTGTCTCTCGTGGCGAGGCCGCAGAAGAACCATCGAAAGCACCCTCTTTGACCAGCGAGACAAGATCGGCGGTTCGGGACAGGTCGAGAAGCTTCCCATTCAGTTTGTAGCTATAGGCTCCTGGCGTGCCATCTCGTGCGATGATGCCCTTGTCCATACCGGCTTTCAGCAAGTCAACTAGCGTCTTCGTAGGATCGCTGTGACCACGGATCACCACCACGGCGTTGCCGAATGTAGATGCCGTTTTCGTCGCACGGTCGAAGTCAACCCCGTAGGTGTCTAGGCTGAAGTCTTCTTGGTTGGCCTTGAACTGAATGACGAAGCTAAGAATCGTGCGTTCGTCAAGCTGGCTATCAGGAAACAGGTTGGTGCCCTCGGCCACGACACGCCCACTCAACTTCGGGGTTTCGTATTTGATGCCAGCCAGTTCAGCAATCTTCTTGTAGTTGAGGCCCGGCTGTTGGAAGCCGTATCGGTTCTTGGCGTAGCCCCAGCTAGTAGCCAGATCGAGGGCAGCCTTCATCTTCGGCTCGAAGCCGGACAGGTTGCCTTTGTCCTCGAAGAAGCTGACGTTGCCGGTCAAGCCAACAAAGGTAGCATCGAGTAACAGACCGTGGGCATCGACCTCCAGCGTAGGAAGAACGTCCTTGCCGAAGATATTCTGGGCCATCTGCAACACGGTTTTGTATTCCGGTGAGAGCTTACTGCCTTCAGTGAAACCCTTGCGAAGAGCAACTACATCGACGCAGCCCTTGAGATAGCCAGCGACGATCTTCTCGCAGGTTTCCTTGTTCTTCTCGTACCAGTCCTTACGGACGCACAGAACGTCGGCAATCGACCGGCTCATGGTTTGCGTAGACACCAGAACATGAGCATCCTTGACGGTGCCCTCGGCTCCACTGCCCTTGCTGGTCAAGCCGCCAGTCAAGCCAAGCATGTCCGGCGTAATGACGCAGCAGGCGTCGATGCTGGGGTCTTTACGGAAGGCTTCAGCCTGTCCCTTTGGCCCGGTCAAGTCCTGTGTAAAAACTATTTCGACATCCTCTCGCTTCACCAGGGCGGCAGAGAGAACGTCGTACAAAAGACCGACGTGAGGCCCGCCCTGCTGAACGGCGATCTTGACCTTTTTGCCGTCACGCTTCAGGTCATTGAGCGTCTTAATGTCCTTTCTCGAAACGATGTGGTCGCCAGCCGACCATGTTAGCTGCACAAGGACGACGGGTTGGGTGCGTGGATCGCTGCCACATACTTCGGATGCCAACCCGATCATATGCGTAGTGCCACGAAGGAACGGAGTCTCGCCAGTGATATAGCGGCGGACTTGCTCTTGGAAGTCGTCGCCCTTGACGAACTTCAGATTGAGTCCCAACTTGTCGTAGGTCGTGCCTTTCTGTGTGGTCAGACCGCCGTTGGCCTGGAAGAAGCTCACGTCGCCGCCCCAGGTGAGGAACGGCACTTCGAGTGACGTCTTTGCCTTCACTTCTCCGACAGACACCGGCCCCACTAGTTCAGAATAACGCTTTTCCTGGCCGCTCGACACACCAACCAGAGCAACGGCGGCAAGCATCGCTCCTAATGCGAAGAGACGTTTCATTGTTCTTCTCCTTGAAATTCAGGGTTCATTCACTATAGCCTGCTGAAGGAGACTGTAAAATCAATTTGGGTTATTCAGCCCAAACATCTTCATTTGCTGTCCCACCAGCAGCACGGCTTCTTCTCTGGTGAAACCTTGAGTCATCAGGGCATCACGCTGCTTACCAGCAAAGACAGCCGTGGCGTGGACAAAACGTTCCCCAAGAGGCTTCTTTTCATCGGGGTCGGCAGAGGCCGCAACCTCTGCAAACGCAACAACGCCTTCAAATATACCGTTTATCAACTTATTGGTTTTCATTTGAGGTTCCCAATTGTTAGATGGAAAGGAATCGATGGCTTGGACGAAAGGCCCAACTCCTCTCTGAGTTCTTCAAAGAGCGGACATTCTACATGAAGCCACACAAAAAGTCCATCGCTTTCGGGAATAGAGGAATAGATGAATTCGATGGGTCTAGCAGCGTATTTTCCCCACAGATTCTTATTCGTTTCTGGAGGCTCTTCATTTCGGATAATCGTAATGTGTTCTTTCCACGCCGGGGGCTGCAACTTTTCGCATTTATGCGTATGGAGGAAATGCAAATGACGATAGTATTTCCCTAGCGATGGATCGCAATCGGCGATTAACCACCACTTCTCAGAAGTACGATTACCCAGCAGCTTCGGGCTGTACCGAAGCACCGCCGTTGACGAGAGCAACATCTAACGCTTTTCCTTCCGGGGTTTCTCGAAACTCAGCCATGTGTCTAACAAGAAGGAAGATGGTTCCTTCTATGTCGATGTCGATGGTACGATCCCCTATACGTGCGGCTTTCAGGGGCGTGCCCTTACGAATGCAGGCCACATGGCTCATCGCACTCGTCTTGCTATCGTAAACCGACATACCGACACGCTGACCATTCTCGTTTTCCATTATATGGATGTCGCTACGGGCGTAAATCTGATTTGGCTCACCCGACTTGGGCGGTGTTCGTGGGCGAAGCAATCGAGTTCTGTTCTCAGCAATCAGGGCTGCCAGCTTCTTTCTGGGCAGAGACTTTCTGTTCTCTTTGTAGATTTCATATAGTTCGGCTATACCAGCTAGACTCAGATGTGCAGACCCCTTCAAGTTGTTGCAAATGCTGCACATAGTCTGATAGTTAGAATGGCGGTCCTCGCCGCCGTGAGCCTTGGCATAGATGTGGTCCTTTGTCATGAGAACTAGCTTGCCATCCTCGTCTTCGGCATAGAGATTGAAGTGAGGAGACTTATCATTCGGATGCTGTTCTAGCAAGAAGATCGTGCCATCTATCCCGCAAGAAACACATTTCCTGTTTTCACGAAATACGAAATACCGATGTGAATTCATTTTCACAGGATATGCTTTGTCGCCAACCACATACTCCCTCCTAAAATCATTGTTGGTGATATAAGGCAAAACATCATCGGGAGCAAATTTACCCAAAACAATACGGTGCTGCTTCCTACGAAGTTTATCAACTTTGACAAATACTTTGAAGTCACCGGTCGGTGGTAGAATAGCTTCGAGTTGTTTTCGGGCCAGCGTTATGGGTTTGCCAGTTTGATCCGTCAGGTCGAATTCCCAAGTAACCGTGGCCGTTGCCTTATAGCATGACATGTCCTGAGTTTCCAACGGACTATCCGGGGCGAATTCTACCAAATTTATTTCAGGGGGTAAAGGCTTCTCTATGTTTTCTCTTTCCATCTAGATTCATATATATTACATGAGCCTACGGAGAGCACGCCTGTATGGACCGTTTCCGACAGTTCCGTGGCAAGTCTCATTTCCACCGTATCCACAGACGATATTAGCGTGGTGGGCTTGAAGAACGGCGTGGTTACTGTGAGTTGTAAGATCGCTACACAAAGGCCCGCCGCTAGAACCCAAATACGTCATCCATGTCGTGCCGCCCGATCCGTGGCAAGCCTGGATTGGCAGGGTAACGACCCCGGCACCATCAACGATATAAAAGAAAAACGCCCGGCTTGCTCAAGCCGGGCGTTCTCGTATGTGTGCCTTAGTTCGACTCGACTAGCAGAGGAGTGATATGTCTACGCTACCTTGCGTCCTTGCAATTCGGCGTAGATTTCTTGTAGTGGTCGGTAGTTTGCGATTCTGATGTCCGCAGACTGGTGGGTCCGAACACCATGCTTGATGGACAAGCTCCACAACTGATCCTCGTTGTTGAGTGCCATCAGATAGCGAACGATTACGCCATCGGTTGACGGGAAGTCTCCCTTCAGCACCACACAAAGTCGCTCAATCATCCTGCCGTTTTCGTAGACGCATGTAATCCCATGTTCTGAGAAAATCTGGTACACACGTCCTGAGCGGCGGTTTTGTGCTGTAACAAATCCATTCCGCAGGAAAGACCGGAACTTGTCGAGTCCGATGATCAACAGCAGCGTCTCCCTGGCTCGCTGCTCACGAATATCGGTCGTGGGCGAAATAATTTTGCGATCCGTAGGCGAGATACAATTGCGGCCAGTGATAATCATCGGGGCAGTGGCATTCTCACAGGCCAGCCATTCCCACATACCGTTGGTTATGGTATGACAGATAGTGTCTCTGGCCTCCCAGCAACACCAGCCATCGTTATCCCATCCCGTAATCATCTCCAGCTTCTTGCGGAGTATGCGATTGGCAACATCCTGGGTAATATAGGTCGCACTCTCGGCATCCATGTAGGGCACATCCAATGCCACAGCCGGGGAGGTACTGTCCCGTTGTGTCTTGTAGAGGACGTTGTACATCCCAAACTTGCCGCCGAACTCGATGCCGCCAGTTGTGCCGCAATCATGGTGGTCTCTAGTAACTGCATACCTTAGCCTCCAGCAAGTGCGTAGATTGGCGAAAAGATGATTTCTTCGGCGGTGGGGTCGAACTCCTCTATCACTTCCGGCGTCTTGCGACCCTGCGAATCGACATGGTAGGGCACAAGGCCCTCATCGATCGTTACAGTAGAATTCCTGCCATCGCTTATCGTCGCTCATCCTCGCTCATCCTCGCCTCACTTGGACGCAAGCGTGAATTTTTCCAAGGCGGCGAAGACCGAGCCGGGATCGGTGTCCTCAAACTCCTTGGTGAGCGTGACAGCGGCATCTAGTTTGCCGTCGTCCGCCTTACCCACAGTGATGCGTAAGCGTGAGAAAAAGTCAAGACCTTCATACACGCTTCCTAAACTTGGGCCTTGCAATGAGTCTACCAGCTACATGGTAGCGTGAGTGCAGGCATGTGACAATTACTTTACCACGTTCCTCGAACACAACAACGAACAGGATATCATCGTGAACGAGAAATTGAAAGTTTTTGTCATAGCCATACTTCTCGTAGTAGCGGGCCATAAACTCAGTGTTGTTTATGTAGGAGCGGTTTTCTTCGGTGAGTTCCAGTCTTCGCTTGATCTCCCGATCTATACCAGACCCATTTGCTCTTAGCTCCTCCTTGAGCTTGATTCTGAGGTTTTTGCATTCTTCGCACGGCTCTTCTTGCCAGCGACAACTGCACCTAGAAAGGCGAATGTACTTTTTGTCTGTCCTTTCCAGAAACCTCTCCCTCATGTGCCTTGTGAAAATGAACTCATGCCGTGTTTTCTCCATGCCGTGGTCTCCCTGGACGGGCACCAGGAAAACGAGCATAGCAAAAAACACGTTTTTGTATAGATGCAGATTTGCTATTGACTAAAAACGGAGACGCCCGGCTCTGCCGGGCGTCTCCCCACCGAACTAAGCCGCATCCTTACGCTGCTTGTAAATCTTGCGTGCCTCTTCCATTGACACGTTCTCTTCGGTTGCAATCTTCTTGATCCTTCTCCAGTATCGCACCTGATGATGTTCCTTCTTCCCACCGGGACCAGTGCGTGTTTCGACCTCGGTGCCGTTGTCGGAAGGACTGGCGGCGATCCTGAGCTTGCTGACCTTGCGTGCCTTCGGGACGATGCACACCTGAAGACTCATCGGCGAAAGCAGTTCATCCAGCCGCTCCAGCAAGGGCGTTGCTTCACGAAACGACTGGCTAACATCTTGTTCTAGCAATTCGACTGACATGGCGAGTCTCCTTGGAGGAATGCAGACCTTGACGGACCACAAGGCCGCTACGGTTCTGCGAGGACTTCTAATATCTCATTGCGGCTGAACTCTACCTTGTCACCGCAATTGCAAATATCAAAAACTGGATCGTTTTGCAGAGTACCACGAAGTTCCTCTTGCTTGGACTCGGCAAAGCTAGTAATCACAATCCACATTGTTTCGTTCACTTTTCGTGGGTTTTTGGGCATGGGAACAACAGTTTGCAGTATTTGCCAAGAAACCACTTTTTGGGTTTCTTGAAATACTGCAAGATCGGGCCTTTGTTTTGGGCAACGAAAGCCGATGTTAGAGGGGTCTTCCATCTTACAACCCTCCCCGTTGTGCCATGCGGATCAGGGCATTCAGTTCATCGGTCTCGATGGGTTTGCAAATGTGAAAATCGAAGCCGGTGAGATTGGAGATTTTATGGTCTAGCTTCCTGTCATACGCTGTATAGGCGACTAAAATAAACTTCCGCCGTCGAAGATGATCCTTCAACCTCTCAGCGACTTGGAAGCCGTTCATCTCTGGCATAGCAATATCGAGAAAAACCAGATCGGGGTCAATCCTCTCGATGGCATCTTCTACATCGCTACCACAGTAAACGACATCAACCTCGTGCCCGTAAACCTTAATGACAAGGCCCAGAAAGTCGGCTGCGTCTTTGTTGTCGTCTACGATCAGGACTTGCACCACCTTGTTCTGCGTAGTGGTAGCCACTTGGCTCTCCCAATGGCTAAGCCCCAGCCGGGCTGTCCTGGCCCGGCTGGGGCAATGTCCCTCCCTAGTCCTCGTCCTTTTCATCCAGGCCCAATTCGGTGCCCAGGACGTTGGAGGCATACTGGATCAGGCGGGCGGTCTTCTCATCCAGCGAGTCGCTCACGCCAAACTTGATCGACCGTAGCTGTTCCTGTGGCTTAACCACCAGCAGGACTGCCTTGAGTTGATCGAGGCTGTGGGCGTATTGGCACACACGCTGGAGGAAGCCGTCTTTGACTCGGACGCTCGGCTTCTGCACCAGTGCTTTGCGAACGGCAGTCCGCTCGTCTTCGGTCAGGTCCGACGACTGGAGGGCGTACTTGATGATCTTAAGAGCCGCCGACTTCGAGGCGTCCGTGGCGGGCACCCAGCCGTCGTCCGTTTTGTAGCCGGACTGAAGCTGGCTGAACTTGAGATCGTTCTGTGGGCAGAAGTCGAGTTCTTCCTTGACCAGCTTCTCGGCGTCGGCTTGCTCCAAGCCCAGATTGACCAGTTGAGCGACGACGCTGTTGGCCGGGTTCTTCTCGTCGGGAATATCGACGCTGAACTTGGCCGTCTTGACGAACAGGCCGGTAATGTCGGGTTTGCCGCTGTCCTCACGACTCACGGCAAGGCTAGGGTTGCCGGGCTGCGTCTTGTGCTGCCAGAGCATTCCGGCCCACTCTTCGTTGAGGACGCCGATCAACTCGCCCCTGGTGTTGTCGTGGTGGGTCTTGAAGTGATCGAAGAGCTTCTTGGCGGGAGCATACCGACGCACGACGGCCTGAGCCTCGGCGTCCAGTTCCATTTCGGGCCGCTTGCTCTTCTTGCCTGCCTTGGTGGGCGTTGTGGCCTGACCCAGAAGGGTATTCAGTTCGTCATCGACGCTTGGAGCGGGGGCGGCGGGCTGCCCGTCTCGGACGGCGGAAGGGATGTTGACCTTCTGTTGCGTCCCGGTGTCCTTCTTCGTCTTTTTCTTCGTACCAGCCATACTGACCTCCTTTACCGCAGGGTCGTGTCCTAAACACGAGGCGGATTAGGGTGCTGACGCCCGCAATGTCGCATCACCAGATGCGAGGCAAGGCGTCTGTCAATAGGGGTCATTGTAGTCCAGAAGTTGCCAATGTAAAGCGGCGTTTACAGAATTTTGAAAACGTTGCAAAGGCGGTTGGCAAGGTCCACAAGCTGGTCCTTGGCGGATAGCTGCTCGACCAAATGCTCAGGGAAGACGCTGACGCCGTTCAAGGCTCCGAGAAGTGCCCCAACCATTGAGCCGTTGGTATCAGCATCGCCGCCAGCGGAAACGACATCGTATAGCGAGTCAACTGATGTCGGATTGCGAAGGAAGAACATGTAGCTGAACGGCAGGCTGCAATAGACGTAGCAGCGGCCATTTTGGAACTCAGCTACGCAGCGTTCGGGCGTGTAGTCTTTGTACTGATCGCAGAGGGCCAACCTAGTAGTCAGGTCGTCCTCGTTGAGCGTTTCTAGGTAGTAACTCTTACCTTTGCGGCTCCCATAGAGAGCAAACTGAACGAAGTCGGCTGGGTTGAAGTCGGCTGGCTGAGACTTCATGCAATACGACAAGGCAAACGCCTGGGCTAGACCAGACGAAACTGCAACGCTAGTCTGATGAGTCATCGAACATAGGTTGGCGAGAAAATCAGAGGAGTGAGGAATATTCTGCATCAGTAGGAGAGATGCAGGAGCAATCTTCATCGAACAACCATTGCCGAGTCCGGTGATCTTGCCTTCTCTGGTTCCAGCCACATTCCACGCCGCCCCGTTAGCGAGGCGGCGTAAAGCTTCACGAGTCGTTGAACCCCAGCCGGATGTTGACTCACGAAATGCTTTGACGTGTGCTGTGACTTGAGCATCCATGTCGGGCTTGCCGCCCGATGCGATCAGTCCTTCTGCTACCGCTGCCGAAAGCTGGGTGTCGTCCGTGCATGTTCCGGCCTTGTGTCCGTCGAACCACTTGTGACCATCGGGAACAAGGTACTTTTCCAATCTCCCATACGTTTCTTTGACACGTTGATGGGAAAACGTCTCGACTGGCATACCCAGGGCATCACCAATGCCGACGCCCAAAAGCATACCAGTTACCTTGTCACGATTCATCATCGATCCTCACCTTGAGTGAGCTATGGCGGACTTCGTTGAAAAGTTCCTCGACATCGAAATACAACGGATCGGCGTCGGGATTTCCATTGGTTACAATCATAACAGTGCCAAACTGCCTGAGCAGTTTCGGCAATTCAAGGTGCTTGAAGTCCATAAGCACCAAGATAGCTGCACCAAGCGGATCACGAGCCTTTACATTGTGTGGAGCCTCTTTAAGTCCAAGACGCACCACGTAATCCTTCAGTGTTGCTACTAGCATGATTGCCTCATGACGAGAAAATAAGTGAACTTCCCCAGCCTCTAAGATACATGAAAGCATCAAAAGATGCCAGGGGAATTGTTACAGTTTCTCGTCAATGAAGCGTGATGTACACCACGCTGCCATCGGCACGGAAATCGTAAGTTTTTCCGCCGCCGTTGATGTTGCACTTCTGAAGCGTGTGCTGAGTGATACGCACGTTACCGTGGCTGTCCACGGTGTACGTCGTAGCCGGATCGACCGGGCCTGTGGCACCGACGAACGGCTGTTTCGAGAGAGCAACGGCGTCCTTGGAGTTGTATTGCGTTGGTGAAGCATACACGGTTTCGAGCGGATTGATACCCGCTGCCGCCAGAACAGGGACCGGGACGGTAAGGGTTCCACGAGCGTCCGGTGTTCGACCCGTCGTGTCCTGGGCATCGCCTTCGTCGTCGGTGGACAACGAATTGAACTGGCTGGCGACCGGAGACGTTGGCGGCGTGTAAGCGACCTGCGAAGGCGTTGCGGGCTGCGGTGTATCGTGTTGGAGCCTCGGCGTATAAGTGCTGGGATCGCTGCCGGGCGGATGGTAAACGAACGCCGGGGTTGGAGCACCCACGTCTTGAAGCGTGCGGTTGTAGACATTGGACGTGAGATAAGTGCTGATTTCCCGATGAACGTCATTGCGGAGATGCCGGTGACGATGCTGGGTCGGGTCGAAGGCATTGTCCTTCTTGAGCCGGTCCTGCACGGCCAGCGTGATGTCGTAGGCCGTGAACATCTCGCCGCCGTTGACACGTTCGGTCACAATGTCGAAGATCAGACCGGAAACTGCGGTACTGCACATGATTGTTTCTCCTGTTTTTGGTTGTTTTCGTTATCGCCTCTCACATTATAGTGTAGAGGAGTTGGTTGTAAAGCGACTACCCGTTGAAGTAGACACCTTTTTTGCCACGTTTGCCGATGTAACTGTGGTTGGCTGGGTGGTAAGCAACCCACATATCATCATCGTAGAATTCGGTGATGGCCTTTAGGTAAAAGGGCACGGCCTCATCGAGATTATGCGGGATGAAATGGTTGCAATCCACGCCGACGTTCAACATATTCAATTGATATTTCCATCCACCATGAATATGCCCAACGAGGTTGAACCGATCTGAGACGGAACGAGTAGGATAGTGTGTGACATAGCACTTGATGTCTCCTACTTTCAACTCCATCCCTGTGCCTTCGGGAACAACCTGAGCGAAATACTTTCGCAACTGATCGTCGGTAAACACCCGATCATGGTTTCCACGAAAGAGGATTTTCTTGCCGTTAAAACGCCCCACTTCCGGCAGAAACTCCGGTGTTTTTTGATAGCACACGTCGCCCACCATGTACACAAGGTCTTCGGGGGCAACAAGTGCATTGTGACGAGCGACCAACGCCTCGATCATATCACGTTGGTCTTTGAAAGGCCGCTGCAAGATCGCCATGCGGTCCTCGCCGAGATGCCAATCAGCGGTAATCCACCGTTTCATGAACCCTCCTGAACGAGATATACGGCAGCTTGGAGGAGTGACCGTAAATCATCATATGGGCGTGATTCACTCCGCTCCTATAGAAGCAACCAATCGAGATACTTGGTATGCGGTGCCCCTGGTGGTCTGCCGTACAAGACTCGTTCAGGTGACTTCGCCAACCAGTATCCGAACTCAACATTCGTGGTAAGAGCCAGCATTGTCTCCATACATCGGGGAACCCAAAATACATTTACTCTTGCGAGTTGGAGACCAGCACGCTCCCATTCCACCTAATTCTCGTAGGTGAACTGTTTCTGCCAGTCACGTCGTTCAGGAACCAGCACAACCCCTGTGAAACCTAGTTCACGGAGTAGCTCGACGGCTTGCGAACGCCAAAATGGGACTTCTACCTTCCTGGGGATTGGACCAGCCAAGAAGATTCCAGGCTCACTGCCATCGAAATTTGGTTCGTCCGAATGTAGAACCTTCATCCTTGCCTCTTTGTATCAAGCCCCGGCCCTTGCGGGCCGGGGCTACAGGCGGCTTACGGGTCGCTGTGCCGACTAGGTTGGAACTCCCAAGCGGCCCCTAGTTGCCTGTCCTGTTTCCTCTAGTACCGGCCTTGGCCAGTACGGTATTCGATTAGGTAGCGGAGGATATTGCGGCCCCGCTGGAAGACGATCCACTCGTTGTTGGCAATGCCACTGTGCCCCGCCTTGCCGAAAACGCAATGCGTGCCCGCTGGCGGCTTGGTATAGCCATGCGAGGATGGAGCGACGTGCGGCACGCCCATGATGACATCGCCAGCGAACATGAAGGCGTGGCGACCCTTGACCGAACCAGCACCTCTGCTCCAATAGGAGCCGGGATTGGACGTATAGCCATCGCTTTTACGCCAATCATCCGCCCAATACAAACCAGGACCAAACATGGCCCCGGTAATGACCACGCCCACGAGGGTGTTGGGCAGACGCAGGTTCTCACGGACAATGCCGGGCACATTGACCGTTCTTGTGCCGTGAAAGCACAGGGCGGTGTTGGTTCGCCAGTATAGCTTCTGGGTATCGGAATCCAGATCGACCCGGTTGCGATCCTGATGAAGCGGACGCTCGTTATTCCACTTCTTCGTGCCCATCTCGTCGTCAATGGTCTTCTGTTCCTTCTGGAATGTAGGGATGTCGTTACCACGCACGACTTCCCACATATTCAGAATCTCCATTGCCCCGACATGGGTGTGGCGATTGAGCGAAGCCCCAGGCCACCACCTGTAAAGATACTGGCCGATGTTGCTCTTGGAGTCGATCCATCGCATCGTGATCGAGGGATCGAATGCGGCGAACGGGTCGTCGCCGGAAGTCTCGACTTCGGCAGCACTTTGCTTGGTAGCCGTCTCAAACGTATCCAAATCCTGATTCCAGGTATCGATGGTAGACTGCCGACGAGCGTTGCTCGTGTAGTTCGAGAGAATCCAGTCCTCGTCGGGACAGTGCAGGGGCTTAATCTTCGGAACCCGGCTGTAGAGATCGTAGGTGATCTGCCGCAGCGTCTTGTCGGCGATCTGCTTCTGCACGTCATCGCCGACCTGGGCGATGCGACCGAGAGCGGCTTGAATCAGGTTGCGGCCAGCGTCGATGGCGGATTGCGTCGGAATGGTGCCGCCGACGATGCTTGTGCGGGTATACGTAACTGCACCGCCGAGTAGATCACGCATCAGTCTGGTAGAATGCGTATCGCAACGGAGGGCGGGCGACTTCTTGACAGTCTTCGTCGGCAGAGCCGACTTGCCGCCGTTTCCGGCTGCGGTAATTTCGGCGACACAGATGTTCTTGGCGTCGGGCAGGCCGAACGAACGAGAGGCGAGCTTCTGGACTCGGTACAGGTCTTTGCCGGGCTTCGGCACGAACATCTTCATGCCGTGAACGGTGCCCCACTGGCCTCGTGAAATGTTCTTTTCCTTACCACGTTCGCAGAAGGCGGCGTCCTGATCGAACTCGGAATGACACTCGAAGAACTGGAAGGATGGCTTGCTGGCACCGACCCTACCGAATTCGATGTAGACGTAGAGCTTCCCGTCTTTCTTGGATTTGCACTTCGAGATGTGGTAATATTTGTTGCTGTCCACATCCTCTTGCGAGAAGCATCCCAGGTCGGCCAGTCCGAACCCTGAGAACTTGGTATCATTTTCGACCACCGGCCCTTGGCACTGGAAGTCATTAGGGCCGTGCCCAGCAGGATAAGCATTCTTTGCGAGCTTGGTTGACATTTCGGTTTCGCTTCGTTTTTCGGTTGTTTCGTTCTACTGGCTTGGGAGCCATTGTAGTCATTAACAATCGGTTGTAAAGCGAAATTTCTTTAAGGCCCCTGCAAACTCCCGCCATAAAAAGTAGGTAGGCTCACGTCATCTAGTTTCAGCCTCTCTAGTGTCTGGACTGCCTTCTGCACTAGCTCGGCAATTTCGCCTGCCGCTGTGACCATCCACGTCATTTTCGGCACTTGACGGCCACCGATAGACATCATGACCGGGCAATCCGGTTTCACACTGAACACGGTTGCAGGAAGCAAGTAGTGAACGTCCTTGTCCAGTGTGACGACGTACTGCTTCTGATGCGGGATCGGAGGATTGGCGGCGGGCGACCACCAGCCCGCTTCTTTGGAAGCCACTAGACGCCGGGCTTCCTCGACGCTGATTTTTTTCATGTTTTCAAGACGTTGGGGATCACTGGTTGTTGCAGCCAATGTTCATCCGTTCTCGCCGACGATACGCCAGCCAGTCGAAATCTCGTGCTTGATGGAGGCATGGAGAACTTTGACTAGGTTTCTGGAAGGGTGGTGCTTGCTATCCAAGCTGCGAGCATGAATATGGTCGAAATACATGCTCGTGTTTTTCACCATCGAGCTTTTCAGTGACAACAATATCTCTACAGATCAGATAGGCGACGGAATCGAGTCTCTTGTCGTCCGTCGTGGCCTCTTCGCTCCACGGCAAATGTGGTGTCCTGGGATACTTGCGGTACATCTTCTACTTCCCTGCTATCGTACATGTTTAGCCACGTTAGTCTCTGCATCTCGGCTGCGTGTTCAGCGTGATATTTGGCTGCGTGGCAACAGTAAAAGCCAGATGCCGGTATATATGGCGAGTAACACCGGCACCCGCTTCCAGTTCACACAACCCACGGCTCAGCAACCTCCAAGAATCGACGACACTTTTCTAGGTCGAAAAATCTGTCGTCCTTGCTGCGGACTTTGGTTTCTACGTCGATCCACACCAAACGCTCGCCGACTTGCTTCTCGATCAACTGTAGCTGTTCTTCCAGGTTGTCCGGTGAAAACCCGCCAGCGTAACCAACATAATGATATCGAGAAGTAGGCCAGCTTTCAGGCAGAATCCCATTTCCACCGGAACGGTCGAACAAACCTACAGCGTTGATGCCTCTCGACAGGGCGAAGTCGAGAAGCTCGTTGTTAACATCATCTAGCTGAAAGATGATCTGTTTATCGCACAAATGACCTTTCGCCATCAGGTTCGTGATCGCACCGAAAAACCTGTCTCGGTCCAGTCGATGTACCTGACTGTGGAAGTTCAACTGCAACCGCTTAAACGTGCCGAGAACCGGCAAGTCATCGTAGATGGTCCAGTTGCCTTCACAGATGTCACGAACCCACCGACCGCAGATGTGGCCGGATAGTTGTAGTTGGAGAGCCAAGGAAGCCAGTGTATCGAGCCACTCTCTGCTCGGAAACCGGGTATTGCCCATCTGACTCTTCGATAGCAGAATCCCGCACTCAACATAGGGGAACCGCTGCGATAGAGGCAGCAAGTCCTCGGCCCTGATGCTGTTGTCTGCACCAGTGACAGTTACCCGGTTCAGAATCTTCCGGTTCAGAATCTTCCGTGCCATGCTCGCTCCGTGAAATAGATTTTACTTGGCCCGGTCCTGGTAGAACTCCAGGCACTCGTTGTGGACCTTGCGACCTTCCGCCGTGAGGCAGTAAGTCTTCTCTCGCACGCAGCCGTCTCGGTCTAGAGAGTCCTTCATGGTGCTGAACTCGTATTGCCCTGAAACGTATCCAGCGTCCTCCAGCCGCTTCATCGATTGGTAGAACGACGGACTGGTGTTGGCCTCGCCATAGGTAAGCAGGCCCCTCCGAATCTCGGCCCCCGGCACGTTTTGCTTGTCGCCGATCAGGTCGAGAATCAAGAACTGCCGGTGGGTGATTGGTGGAAGCCGTCGCTGATGACGCTTGTTCTTCACTGGCATCCTCAACGACATAGGTGAAATCGGATGTGTCATACGATCTGCCGTGGCAGTTCTCATTTTGCTTTTTTCCTCTCTGTTTTGTGGCAACCATAGAAGAACTCGCTGGCCGATTTTCCTATATTGCTCCTACACCGGCACGCTGGGCTAGCCGGACTGTGATCGGGTCTACGCTTTCGCTCGCCGTCCTCTGGCTTCGGCCACTCAGAGGCACAATCACGCCGCAGCGAGTCTTAACTTCTTGCCGAAGACTTAGGTAATCATCTCCTTCAGCTTCTTCAGGGGCCGGACCTTGGCGACCGTGCGGGCGGGCTTGGCGGCGAAGGTCTGCGGCTGCTTGGTGAAGGGGTTGATCCCCTGCCGTGCTTTCCGGGCCGGTTTGCGGTGACGCTGAATCTTCACCAGACCGGGAAGTACGAAAACCCCAGGGCCTCGCCGACCTACCTGCTTCTGGATGACGGTCTCCAGGGCGGACAAGACGGTTTTGACAGCGACCTTGGGCTGCCCCGATTCCTCCGCAAGCTCTTGCACAAGCTGGCTCTTGGAGATCGAACGGGGCGTGGCGGTAGCAGTGCCGTTTGACATGACATGTTCCTCCAGTGGACGGACTACGGCCCGCACAGTGCGGACCACCACATCCATTGTAGACCCGGTTTACTTGGGTGTAAAGTCACAAAGTCCTTGATTTCCTAGCAATTTCCGGTATTCGGCAACGATTTTGCTGGAACGCCAGGGCCTTTTCAGAAAAAGAGAACCGATGCTAAAGGCAGACGCCCCTACATCTTGGAACTCAAGCATGTCATCCAGCGTCTCGATCCCGCCGCCGATCACCTGCATTTCTACCGCATTGACGAAGCCAGAAGACGGAGCAAACCAGACGCAATGCCAAGGGTGCCATCATCGGAGATTTCTTTTACGTGGCTGTACTATCACAACGACAAGCTGGTGTGGGTCTATCAGGCCCAACCAACAAAGGGGCCACTCCCAGGGCCAGCCTCTACCGTCGAAAGCCAGGGCACCGGACGCACAAGCAAAATCAAAACTGAAGCCGTTACTCAAGGTCAACATAGCTGGAAATCAGTTGATGGAAGAGGTACATGCCTCCTTCTCTGTAGTGGTAAACAGCAGGAAGTCATTGAAAAACCTACAGCGATCTCACATACTCCCAGCCGCTTTCTATCGCAAAAACCAGCCAAGGATATTCGAGCAGACTTGGCAATACATAGGCCCTGTGTAACGAAGGCGATTTTGTTGTTGATGGCGTATCGGCTTCGACTGGAATGCAACCAGTCGTTTCCCATTCAACTAGAAATACTGGCATTAGCTGTACCTCTTCTCTATGAGTTCCAAGAACGTCTTCTTGTTCTCTGGTGTAACTCGAATGAAAACCTTGGTAACGCCGTTGCCAGAATAGGCGTTCAATCGGATTCCGGCCTCGATATCACCTTGTACCTTCAGGTGTCCCGGTGTGTAGCTGTGTCGGCAAGCCTCGCTGATGCCCAAGATGACTCGCTCAACTATGTCTAACGACTCAAGCCAAGCGATCTCTTGTCTCAAGCTCTTGTCCAACGATTTGTGCTTCCCTTCCTTGCTTACCGTTTCCTGACCTTCGGAACATAGCTCACGCTCCAATGTTCCGGTAAAAATTGGGGCTGCACACAGTCGATGAAGTGGTATCTCCACATCTCGCAGAAGGCCCCAATGTACTTTAGTTGCTTGACCACGCCTTCTCCGTGACGCTCGTATTCATCCGTTTTGATCGATGGGTGCAGGAGTTTTAGTGCCTGCAATTCATCTTCCGTAATGGGTTCGCCAGGAGGTTTTTCCAGGTAGTCCCGAATCCTTCCCAACAGTTCCTCTTGGCGATCAGGCGGAATGACATCTTTGTGTTCTAGCAGAGTATGAGCAGCCCCACGGACTCTTGCTACACTCTTGTCGTAAAAAACGCCAACCCCACTCAAAGGCACACCGTATAGCTTGCCCAACTCGACCTTCAACCTTGTGGCGTGCTTTTCATACTCATGGTGATGGGGAATGCATAGAGCCAGCACATCATGCGAAGTATGCATCTTGAACTCTTCGAGGAAGAACTGCCGATAGCAATACGGGACGCAATGGTGCTTGGTTAGGTCATACTCGGTGCCACACATCACACAGCGGTTCTGCTTATCCTGTAGGTAGAACGGCTCCCCTACATGCCCGTTGCCTTTGGGTGTGAAGTTGAGTTGCACTGTGTAGTACGGCTCCTCGGCAACTAGCTCGCCCAGGCCCTTCTTGATATACCAATTCGCTTTCTTCTGGTCACAGCGGAAAATTAGTATACCGGCAGGGTCCAAAACCTTGCAGTTGCCATAGATGGGCGTCTTCCTTGCCTGTTGTAAGAGTTTGTTTTCCATCTCTATTCCCCTTCCTTGGAGAAGAATATCAGAAAACCTCCTTTCTCGCTAGAGGTTTTATGTGAGTGGCTACATGGGAAGGTAGATGACTGGCGGGGTCTTGGCGGCTTTCGGCTTCGGCGGGTCTTTCTTGATGTTCGCCCAGAAAACTATCTACAGGTTTCCGTAGATTTCCCCATGTTCCCAACCCTTATTTCTTTCATGCTCGCCTCCAAACCAAGTTGCGATGTAGCTTCTGAGGGCGTTCCACTGACGAAATAGCTCCCATTGGGGAAGATGAGAAATGTATATTCTCATCTCCCTTGGAAGCTCTTGCTAACAGGCACGGCATACCAAATGGCTCCGGTATGCCTAATGCCTGCATTTGGGGTTCCCGCACCAGTTGAGATTATCTTTTTTCAAGTTTCTCTACCTTGGTGACGAAGTACCCGGTTTCGCCGTGGAGTGGCGAACCTAGCACACGCTGATCGTAATAGATGCGGACAAAATCGTTGGCGGTGAGGTTGTTGATCTCCTCGATCAGCTTCTCGTCGTCTACCGTGAAGGCGAAGACATTACTGACCGTCTGGTTGTCACCGGCACCGACATTCCTGAACCCAGGCAAGGCCATCTCGCCCTCCCAGGTCTTGAAGAACAACCCCTTCTTGGAGAACTTCTGGATATAGCCATCTCGGTGCCCTTCTGAGTAATGGAAGCCTTTGTCGCTGATACAGCCGCCGCAACAACCTCCAATCAGGAGAAGACACACCAGAAAGGCGATGTCGATATAGAGCCAACCACGCTTGCTTTTCTTCCCATTCATGATTCTCCCTTATCCTTCTTTCTGAAGTTGAGTTTCCTACGTTCTCGAATCGCTGTGAGCATAGGCTTTTCTCGAACTTCTATCAAGTAGTGTTTGTCACACCAACGGCCTGTGAACGGGAGCGGGCCGGGGTAGTGACAAACATGCCCAGGTTCGTCGCAAACCTGACACTTGCCGCAGAAGCCTTTAGGTACTCCTTGGCTTTCGTGCAGGGCACGGAGTCTCTTGGAAGCCTCGTCGCCCTTGGGACAGTAGCAGTATCGCCGACCCAGGATTTGCTCATCCGTGAGGTTCTGTTCGGTGAGGATCGATGGATCAACGCCCTGCAACATGGCTATGCCTCTCCAATGGTGACGAGCAAATGGTGTTTACATTCCTCTACAAACTTGTCTACCGCCTCTCTTACCGCTGGGTAGGCAGCGTCTATTTGGTCATGGCTCATCCCGGCCCAGAACTCAGGAACGTCCTCGAATATACCTTTGCCAGCGTGCATGATATACTCAATCACGATACGCTTCTGATCGCCGGTCAATTCAACCTTCGGGTGTTCTTTCTTGGTGAAAGCGGGAGGCTTTTCGGCTTTTTCCTTTTCTCTGGCCGTCTTGAGTTTTGCTAGATCGGCTAGAAAATCGGCTCCCATGTCCTATTCAGGCATAACCGTCTCCAAAAATGCTTATGAGTTTGTCGTAAGGTACTCCGTGGGAGACAATGACTATTCTGTTCGCTTCGATGTAGAAACAGGCGATATCTTTGAACTGTTCACGAAGGTGTGGAGCTACTGACTCTTGTAAACCTTAACTTCCAGCTTCATTTCTACGCTCCCCTTCCTCACGAAGAAAGTTGGCGAATTGCTGTGCCAGAGTAAGGTGTATCAGCACCACAGTCCTGTCTTTGTGTGTTGTATCACGATTCGGATCAACTTGGAATAGCGATCTGGTTTCCTCGATACGTTGCTTCGAGGCTACGATCTCTCTATTCCAAGCCTCCCTCGTTTCTGCTGGCATCAGGCCAACTTTGTCCAACATCTCATCGCAGAGTTTGATGAGCTTGTCACACAAAAGCACATCAACTTCCTGCATTATCAGTTTGTCGAGTTTCATTTCTACTTCCGTGGGAATAAAGGCGGCAGCTTCCCGTCAACCAACGCTTCGGGCCGGACACGCACCGGACCTAGCAAAAATTGGTTGTCACGGCTCACCAGCCGCAGGAAACTCAGCTTGTTCACGGCCTCCCAATAATTAACTTCTTCGGCATCGTCGTCATCGTACCGGAAGGTCATGTAGAGCTTCTGTGCCGTGGTGGGCATGACGGGGGAGACGCACAGTGCCACGATACGGAGTAGAGCGACTTCATCACGAAGAAGCTCCGCTAGTGCATCTAGCTTTCCTTCTTTGTAGAGGTTCCACGGCTCGCCCTTTTCGATAGCGATGTTGCCCTGGCCCAACAACTCCCAGACATTGTGGATGGCTGGAGCATAGTTGAAGCGGCCCATTTCTAGACAAAAACGATTGTACCAGTCCTCGTTGACCCAGGGGGTCGCTGCCTTTGCCGCCACTGGCAACCCATCAGGGAAGTATTTCAAAATCATGGAAGTCACACGACTCAAAAGATTGCCAAGATTATTGGCAAGCTCGCCGTTGTAGATTTCCTTGATATGAGTTTCTGTATAGTCTCCGTCGCCGTGGAAGTTGCACTTGCTCATGAAGTAGTAACGAACAGCGTCGGCCCCGTAATCCTGAATCAGAGAGATGGGGGTGAGGGCGTTGCCGCTGCTCTTCGACTCCTTCTTGCCGTCACGCAACACAAATCCATGCACGAATACACCGGTTGGTTGCATACACTGTGCAGCCTGTAGCATAGCGGGCCACAGCAAAGTATGGAAACGCACGATGTCTTTCCCGATGACATGCAGCGGAGGCCAATAGCCATTCGCACCAGTGATATAGTTCAAAAGGGCGTCGAACCAAACATAGACCTTGTACGAAGGATCGATAGGAAAAGGGATTCCCCAATCCATGTACCTCGTGACGCAGATATCCTCTAATGTGTTGATCTGGTTGAGTACCTCGGCACGCTTGGATTCTGGTTGGATGAAGTCTGAATTCCTCTTGTGGAAATCGGCGAGAAAACCACGGAATTTCGACAGGGCGAAAAACCAGTGTTCCTCCTCGATCTTCTTGAGCGGCTGACCCAGGTGGGTCATACAGACACCGCCGATCTTGAACTCCTCGCAGCCTTCGCAATACATGCCGCTATACGGCTTCTTCACAAAGGCACCAGGAGTCCTCTGCTGCACCCGCAAAATAAAATCGACAACATTCTTCTGATGGTCGGCGTCGGTCGTCTGGATGAAGCGAGTGTAAGTGATGCCCAGGGCATCCCAAACGGCCTTGAAGTCGTTCGCCATATCATCGACGTACACCTTCGGGTCACGCTTCAACTCCTCGGCACGTTTGAGAACCTTGACGGTGTTCTCATCGTTGCCCATGAGGAACCGAACGTCGAAGTTGTCCATGCGACGGAAACGAGCCTGGACATCGGCCCCGATCTTCTCGAAAGCGGTCCCGATATGCGGAAGGGCGTTGGGATAGTCGATTGCGGTGGTGATGAAAAACTTCTTCACTGACTACCTCCTAACTGAACCGCCTGCTGTAGTTTTTCGAGATTGGTGCTAGCGTCAAGGCGTTTCTCTAGCTCTGCTCTTGCTCGTTGCAAATCACCCGCCAATTTCGGCACTACATCTAGTTGTTCTTTCTGGTAGTCAAGGATGCGTTGCCGGGCTTTGTTCATCAACTTTTTAGGCAGGCGTTCCAAGTCGTCGCCGTACACCGCTCCTGTCAGGATTTCAGGACCGGGTGACTCATGCCACACGCTCCTCTTTAGGACACAGATCGACAAAGACAGGTTCGCCGTCGTTATAGTCGAGTCTGAGCCGGGCAACCTCGACCAGCTTATTTTCCGCCAGCACCGCCCGATGCTCGTATTCCTTGTAACGAAGCCACAAGGCAAGCGGAACCGCAACTACGTTGCGGTTCTTGGCTGCCTGTGCCTCTGCTTTTGTTCTGTAGCTTCCAGCTTATGCCCATCTTCCCAGGGAAGATACAGGTCCATAGCTCGGACTCGCCGCCGTAGTAGTTTTGGGGTTTACGATACCTTCGATCCCGGCGAGACGAACTGATGCGGCGTCAGAACAGCGAGCCGGTTTTCGTTGTCCTTTGCAGCCAGCAACATGCCTTGTGACAACGTGCCCCAAAGCTCCCTCGGTTCCAGGTTGGCAATGATGACGATTTGCCTGCCCACTAGAGTTTCGACCGGGCAGTGTTCACGGATGCCAGCGACGATCTGCCGGGGTTTGTCCGTGCCATCGTTGACTTGTAGAATCACCAGCCGGTCGGCCTTAAGGTGGTTCACAGCCTCGGTGATCGTGACTACACGAAGGTCGAGCTTCGCAACATCATCGATATTGATGTACTGAGGGGCGGTGGTGGGTTCGCTCATGTTTCGATTCCTAGATCGGTGAGGGTCAGGCATGATAGGTTCCTTTCTGTTAATTGTCGGGGTAGGAATCGAACCTACACCGTAAGACGCAGGGATATCCGGCCCGAAGAAGGCTGCCTCGCCGGAATCGAACCTTGCCTCCCCTACGGCTCACTGTGCTACCTTTAACACTACCCGGCACAAGCCACTTTGGAAACGACTTGATGTGCTGTGGACTTGATACTACCTCAGTACCCCGTCCAGGCGGTGCCGCATTCAGCTAGACCGGCTGTACTGCGGTTAAAAAGGTAGGTCAACACCTTACCATGAATGGGCGGGACTTTCAATCGCACTTCAGTCCTCACGTAAAGGTCTGGTACGCCTTCTACTCGATCCAAGCGGTGTAGCAGTTCGTTGTCGATCTCCCACAGTTCACCTTCGATCTCTTCGCCGTTTTCAGGATCGTAAACAAGGGCAGGGTAGCTTCCGCAGTTGTACATGCGGTACTCAGGTACGGTTACGGCTTTACCCTGCAACGTTTGTCCTTCTAACAACCCCGAACGAGCATGTCCGCTCTTGAGGGTGCCGTAGACGAACAGACGGTGCCGGTGTAGTTGATCCACGAACGAGTCGTGCATCTTGATGAACAGCTTAAGCTTCCCGTCGTCTTGGGCTGGAATAATTTCCTCAACGGCCTTCAACGACCGAAGACGAAGAATCGCCTCAGCAGCGATTTGTCTTTCTTCAGGGAGGACACCGTAGAAGTCCAAGGTACTTTCCAGGGCGGCAAGTTCTCGTTTTGCCGTCAGATCGTATACGGCCTCCCTTTTCAAACTTACGTAGAGCATCGTCATACCTCAAAACTCATTGTAGTGCGTCTCATTGTGGCGTAAATCATTTTGCCTCAAGAACATGTCGGCGATTATCGATTGGGATGACCCCTTGTAACTCCTCTGCTATCAGCCACTTGTAGAGTGTCTCGATCTCGTCGTCCAGCACATCGAGCGACAAGTTGCCAAGTCACAACATTTGACCGAACGAAACCTTGTCGTATTTCGTGAAGTCGGTTTCCTCCAAAATCATACTCATCGGATATGGGTCCGACATAAATGTAGGGCTTGATGGCCTCGAACACCCAATGTGTCGGGTCGGTGACTTGCTCTTTGTTCAGAATCCAGGCGTGATGGGTGAATGGCCTGCCGCCGAAAGGTTTCGACTTAGGAAAGATGAAGCCGAAATAGTGGCAGCCTTAGCAACCGAGATCACGTCATGCTCCTGTGGCAAGCGGCAGGAATGTAGTTTCCTTGTTCGCCGAGATTGGATTCATCTGATTATCAAAGCACATAAAAGCCAACTCTTCCAGACACACGAACTGGCACCCGTCAATAATGCGGTCAAACTCCTGGTGGTAGTGCCCGAACACCCAGAGCTTCGGTCGGTGAATTTCGATCATTCGCTGAAGGCACAACGTCGTCCTGGTTTCCACAGGGCGTCCGTCACCGAACGTGAGCTTCAAGTGGCTCTCCAGCATTTGCGGGCCAGTATGCGTCACCACAATTTGAGGCTTAACTTCCTCATACATCTTGATGGCGTTTTCGCATTCCTGGTAGGTTAGCTCTTCGTTATCCCAGATATCAATGCCAAGAGTGCGATGATAGAAATCAATACTCCATGCACCACGAACAAAAAAGATGGAATCACCGTACTCGCCGCCCGGCTTCGTCTCTGGAACTTTCCACACGCCATAGTTGCCGATGAAGTTGTTCGGCAAATGCGTGTATTCATACACCCGCCCGCCGACTTGGACGTACTTAGAGTACGAATCAGGAACCTCGGTGACGCCGACCGCTTCCTTGATAGAGTAGTTGTCGTGGTTTCCAGGCAGAAACTTGTGGCGGTCGGGATGCCATCGTTTGCTGCGAACTAGCGGAGTATAGTCGAAACCGAGATCGCCCAACTGGAACGAGTAGTTCGCTAGGTGGATGGTTTCGAGGTACTCTTCATAATGACCATGAACGTCGCCCACGATCATTAAATGATATTTGTCGCTGCTCTTCATTATGCTGCCTCTTTTTTCTTCATCTTGTCTTCGACCATCTTGGTGGTCAAAATAAAAGTAGTTCCGTTCGCCATATCTGGCAGATCGAACATGTAGTCATTCATCACGGTCTCGACCACCCCTCGCAACGCTCTAGCACCCGTTTCCCGTTCCAGAGCCTTAGTCGCAATCATTTCGATGGCGGCTTCCTCGATCTCCAATTTCACATCGTCCATTGCGAAGAGCTTCTTGTACTGCTTCAGCAGGGCGTTCTTCGGCGTAGTCAGGATAGACTTGAGTGCATCGAGATTCATCTTGTCCATAGTCGTCTTGACAGGTAGCCGACCAACAAACTCTGGGATCATGCCAAACTCGATCAAGTCCTCATCAACTACTTTGGAGAGGATCAATCTCTTCTCTACATCGGTCGTCGGCTTAGAGCCAAAACCGATTTGTCTTTTGCCGAGTCGCCGCTGGATAATATCTTCCAGCCCGGTGAACGTACCTCCGCAAATGAAGAGGATGTTGCTGGTGTCCAGTTGAATGTATTGTTGTTCCGGGTGCTTACGACCACCGCCAGGAGGTACATTGGCAACAGTGCCCTCCAGCATCTTGAGTAGGGCTTGTTGAACACCTTCGCCACTCACATCTCTGGTGATAGAGACGTTGCGGTTTGAACGTCCTATCTTATCTACCTCGTCAATGTAGATGATCCCCTGCTCAGCAGCCTCTACTTCCATGTTGCAGGTTTGCAACAATTTGAGCAGCAGGTTCTCCACGTCTTCGCCGACGTAGCCAGCCTCAGTCAACGTTGTAGCATCGCCGATAGCGAAAGGCACATTGAGCAGCCGTGCCAAGGTTTGGGCAAGGAGCGTCTTACCGCAGCCCGTTGGCCCAATGAGAAGCAAGTTGGACTTGTCGATCTCTACTTCTGCGAGCGGATCGTCGGTGTTGCGAATACGGCGAAACACAGCCTCGTTCAGCACTCGCTTGTAGTGGTTGATCACGGCCACTGCCAGGACACGTTTTGCTGTGTCTTGGCCGATAATGTACTGGTCCAGATGCTCCACGATCTGGATGGGGCGAGGAATGCGTTCTAGAACCTTCTTCTGTTCGCCTTTGAGCCTCTTTTCCTCCTTGTCCATCAAGACCACGCCGTACTCCAGGCAGTTCCGGCAAATGAACACCTTCATATTGCCGTTCGCTTCGGACCCTGGGCCTTCCACGAATGGGCCAACCTCTTTACGAGGCTTGGTGCAGAAATCACAAATTTCACCAGTGGTAGCTGTCATTCCATCCCTTTTCTTCCGGCTCATCATCTCCTCCCGGCTCGGCTAAATATCTATCCTACTACATTTTACTGTGAAAAGCAGGTGTTGTAAAACCGAAATCACCCCAGCGTTACTCCCTTAGTAGAGTTGGCTTTAGGTCATTTACCAAAAGGAGCAAAAATGCGATTAGACCACGTTGCCTACCGAGTCGCCGACCGCTGGGCGACCGCTCGCTTCTTTATGGAGGCGTTTGGTTACAAATTGCAGACCGAATTTGACATCGTGTTCCCTGATGGCAGCACCACCAAATGCATCGCTTTGGAACCCCCAGAAAAACTTGACAAATCGGTGCCGTGGACAGTCGGTGAAGCGGTTTACCTGCCTGACCCAGAAGGTCCGGACGGCTTGCAAAGTGTGGTGCAGGAGTACCACCTGCCGCCAGAGATTTTCGTCTCGGATGGATCGCCGGATTCTATTGTTGGAAGATGGGTTGCCCACCGAGATGGTGTTGGCGGTATCCATCATATGGCTTATCTAGTTAATTCAGTCGAAGAAAAGATGAATGAATGGAAGGAGAAGGGCTACGCTGAATTCTCGTCAGTGGAGCCAATGAAATGCCCAGGTCTAACTCAAGTCTTTACTAGGCCATCTGCCTTAACTGGCGTGATATACGAGTTCATCGAGAGAGGCGAACACGGCTTCTGCAAAGACAACGTACAAGCACTGATGGAATCAACCAAAGACAACAAATGAGTCCTCTGGTAGCAGGTAATAGTTCTGCGGTGAATACTCGTATTCTTTGAAGCCACGCTTCAGCAGCCCCTCGGCGAAACGAACCTGTAGAACACACTCAACAATGATCGGGACGCCTGGGTACTTTGCCCGAAAGTCAATGATGAACCGAGTCAAAGTACCCTTGCCCGGTTTCTTTGCTTCGATATTGGAGAGGACTAGAATGTTCTCATACAGCTTGTTCTCAAGATATCGCCTACCCTTTTTGACGTAGAAACTCTTAAAAGGCAACCTTCATGAATTCGTCAGACGTCATCATCTTCTGCCTCCTGTGAAGGCTCCCGTTAGAGCTAGACCACTCTTCAGAATTTCTTTGCCCTTCGCTGTCAGACTCCAACAATACACCCACTGCCCACGATCACTTTTGACTTGGGCGGCGTGCAACAGTCCTTGTTTATGCAACCGCTTTGGCATGATATACTGGAAGTTATACGCCATATCGATTTTAGTCAATCGATGATACTCCTCGGCGATCTCGTTCGATGTAGGCTCACCCAACCTATTCACAACATAGAGTATCAACAGTTGATGAATGGTCAAGCCGTGCAAGACCTTGTTGTGACGTAATACGACTCGTCTCATGATGAGCCTCGTATAATTCGAGTAATACTGAAAAGCAAAATTAGCAGCGGCACAACAACGATCAACATTACGTACCACTCAAGACAAGAGATGGCCTTCCATGAGATGATGGCAAAGGCAGCGTGCATAATCCGATCATCAAAAGTGTCGCCGACCAACCTCAGAGCCGACCGCACCTTGTTTTTGTAGTATTCGCCCAGCAGCAGTGCTAGGACAACAGACATCATGTGAAACAGGTTATCGAACAACATGGTCGGTATTACGAAGATGAGCCAGAGGAGACCAGTGCGGCTCGCCTTGAAATTCCCAAAGGAACAGTCAAGAGTCGAGTCAACGTTGCCAAGAAAACCCTGATGAAAGTCCTCCAAGATAAAGGTGTAGCTGAACTCTAGTGACCCCGGTGGGACTCGAACCCACAACCCTCGCCTTAAAAGGGCGATGCTCTACCATTGAGCTACGAGGTCAACCGCCCCAAAGCCAACGAATCCACTTAGGCCAACGGCTTGCTTTAACGCTGGGCCTGCGTCACCGGCTTCGTTTCTGGCACCAGTTGAGCGACCCTACGACCGATTCTTCCGGCACAGGTGCAGACTCCATTCTATTCTCTCACGCCACATTGTAAAAACAAAAAGAAACGGCCCGGCGAGGACGCCGGGCCGTTGCGAATCAGACGTGTTGCCGGACGCTTAGGCGGCAACCAGCATGTACTTGCTCTTGTCCTTGCTGGAGCGTTCCACCTGGGCGTTGGTGCCCTTCGGCGGATTCATCAGCTTGTGAAGCTGCTGGTAAACGATCTGCGGGAACCGCTCCGGGTTCTTGTCGTCCACGCTCGACTTATAGCCTGCTTCACGGCACTTGACGACGATATCCCCCAAGATAAGGCCGTTGCGGTGCTTCTTCAGGATCGACAACACCAGGGTTTTCAACGGAACGTCGTTCTTGGCACGCTTGCGGGTGCCGCCTTCCTTCGTGAACGAGGCGACCGCACGAGTGTGGTGAGTACGACGACCGTTCGTGGCGGGTGCGGGGGATGCGGCCTCGGAATTGCCCTCTTCCGGCTCGAACTCACGGACTTCGTTGATGTCCGCTTCCACGTTCTCGATCTTGTTCGTAAGCCAGTCGAGTTGCTTTTCCAGTTGGGCCTTCTGCCCTGACAGTTCCTCCCGCTGACGTTCGAGAATAGCCAGCAAACTCATCGGAATCCTCCTAACCTAGACGGTTGAACAGGCCCCTATCTTGGTTTTTACCAAGGCTTTGCGAGAAGAGGCCGATTTTCTCGCTTTGCCTACTGCTTGGGGGTTCGAGCATTCCATCCCCTCTACAGCCAAGTATACTGCTGCGACTAGCCGTTGTGAAGGGGTACATGGTAGAATTTTTCCGAAATTCGTTCTCTCTTAGACTAGCAAGGCGACCATAGAAAGGAGCTAGTATGCTGGTCTTATCAAGGAAACAGGACGAGAAAATCGTGCTGAAGGTGCCGGGCAAGGACGATATCGCCATCACGATAGTTCGCATCGACAACCAGAATCGGGTGCGTGTAGGAATAGATGCATCCAAGGATGTTATTGTATTGCGGTCGGAGTTGGAAGGCAAGAGATTAGCCCCGGCTCTGGCTTCCTAGAAAAACAAGCACAGGCCCAGCATTGCTGGGCCTGTGCTTGTTTGGTGGACATCACGACAATAGCTCCGATATGGAACCGGTTCCGCTGTGGATTCGGCGTATCGCATCTGCGACCAGCTTTGTCGTATTGACGACGTGTAGCTTGCGGCGGTTGGCATCATTCAGACGATAGGGAGAGACTGTATCCCCGACAACGAGATGGGCATCAATCTTCTCTAGATTGGGATTAGCGTCTCCCACAAACAAGCCGTGTGTAACACAGACAGCGAATACCTCGCCCCCGAACTTCTTCACTGCCTGACACGCCTGGGCAATGGTCCCGCCAGTGCTAATCATATCATCTACAGCGATAACCAACGAATCCTTCACATCGCCGATGACTCGCCCGCCGTTCACCTTCCCTGTGTCCTTGTCTCTGATCTTGTCGTAGATCACCACGTCTAGCTGTGTCGGCTTAATGCCGAGAGTTTTGGCAAGGGATTTACGGAAGGCGTCTGCTCGCTTGAGACCGCCTGTGTCGGGCGAAAGGACGGCGACCCGCTTCGTATTGCCCCGAAGATGCTCGGCACACCACGCCGCATGTAGATTCTTGCATTCGAGGTTGTCGATGTTGGTATGGATATCGAACGCATTCTGTTCAGCAGCGACATTGTGAGCGTCGATGAACAAGAATCGGTTGACGCCTACCGACTCTAGCATACAAGCAATGAGCTTCGTTGTTACCGGGGCACGGCTCTTGTCCTTTTGATCCTGGCGAGCGTAGGCCAAGTGAGGAATTACCGCCGTGATCGAGTAGGCACTGGCTTGACGCAAACTTCCGCAGAGGATAGCCAGCTTCACCAGTTTGTCGTTCACGCTCTCGTTCTCGTCGGAGTATAGAGAGTGAATGACATAGACATCGTGCCCACGGACGTTACCTGAAGTCCCGTCCGACGCCCGGCAGTACGCCTCGCCGTCCTCGAAGAAGGGTTCGTGATGATCTATCAGTTTCACTCCCAAATGCTCGACTACTTGACGTGCGTAGTCCGCCGAAGCATTCAGGGAGAAGAGTTTGATCGGGTGCCGGTCCTTCAGCATCCTTTGGATTAGTTCCTCCAGTTCTGCTCGTGTCATGTCCTGCATTAAACACCCCACACTATACTTGTTCCAGTGGGAACATTCCCAAGTGGTTCATTGTCTGTCCTAGACAAGTAAATGCGGTGAAAACAGCGGCCTTAAAGCCGACCCGCCCATCCTTAATAGACTCGGCGTGGTAGGCATTAACGAGCCTACGTGCCAAATCATGAACATAGTTAGCCAACCCAGCGAAATTCATCGTCTCGTAGCTGCGGTTGAGCCAGTATGGTAAGTAGCTCGTCATCCCCAGAAGAGCAATATCGCCCTCCGTAAATTCATCTCGGTGGGCGGTTTCGATGATCGCCTTCTTCAAGGCTGAGGCAACACGAGCGTAAGTGTACGTGATATACATCCCAGGACTATCGGGATGCGTCCACTTCGCAGGATCGAAGGTGACGTTCTGTGTGCGGGAAACGTGCAGGAAGTTCCAAGCAAGCACGTTCCATGCTAGTTTCTTTGGGTCCGGCGTCTCGCTCAACTTGCTCTGGACCATCGCCATTGCATCGTCGGCGTCCATAGCGGTGCCGTCACGAGACTTCATCTTCTTGCCGGTCGCTGCATCAAGCACGAGTCCCATTGAAAGGTGCTTATCGGCCAGCCCCAGAGACGCAAAGTGACCCTTCTGCTCCTCTCCTGTGACATAGTAGCGTGGCTCTACCTTGTTGGCGAAAACTAGATCGTGTAGAGCGTAGGTTGCCGTGCCATCGGAACGACGAACGACCACCGGCCCCGTTGGGCCGACCCACACCTTGCAGCCAGTGTATTCGCCTTCGCCGTCCACCTTGGGGATCAGGTCTTCCTGCTTGTCTACCTCTGCCATCATGTCGTCCATAGTGATAGCAGGATGGTAAGCAAGGAAATCGAACCACCCCTGTAGGCGTGACATAGCCCCTGGGAGATAGCCGATGGACTTTCCCAGCAGAGCTACGAAGCGGACGTTGGGCAACAAGCGACGGTAGGCCGTCGCCAGGACTAGTTGACGAAGATGCCCAATATGTAGACGTTTATTGAGATTGGGCGAGAAGGCGTCCATATTGAAACTGGCGTCATGGCGGTTGTTGGCCTTGACCGCTTCGGGCCAGAACCAGTTATCTTGGGTAAAGTGGTAGTTGTGGTATCGCCCCTTCTGCTCATAGCGATACCCTGGAGCCACGTCAACAGGCGTCATGGCAAAGAACCCGACTCCCTGCTGTTCGGACATCGGGCGGATCACGTTAGTTGCTGCCATAGCTCGTCCACCTGTTGTTTGAGTTCCACGATATCACCAGCATTGTCGATGCGGTACACTGGTCGGCCTAGACTCGTTTCCGCCTGAGTTATCTAGTCTGAAGCTCCTTCAGGATCAGAGGCCAAGTGATCGCTTCCAGAAAACGCAATTCCTCCGGGTTTCCGAAGGCAATCTGGGCCACGTTCTTCCGTACCACCTTTCCCGTAATGTCCTTGATCGGTCGGTAGTGCGGGTACTTCGGCAACCAGCGTGCTTCCATCTGGTCAACGATCTCCGGGTACTCCAAAACCCGATGGGCGATGGCATCGCCAAAAAGAACACATGCACCGAGTTGGTGCATGTACTCTGTGATCGTGCTTTTGCCGCAAGCGATTCCGCCCAAGATGCCAACTTTAATCATCGCCTCGTACCTCCGGGCAGCATTATAGTGGAGGGCACACCGAAGTAAAGTCGCTTGTCATCGAACGCTGCTCGGCAGCTTCCACCGTGTTCTGAAGCAGCATCGCAACAGTCATCGGACCCACGCCGCCCGGCACTGGCGTAATGGCACGAACGACTTTGCTCACGTTCTCGAAGTCTACATCGCCGTATATCTTGCCATCCCTCCTGGTGATCCCCACATCAACCACAACTGCATTGCTCGAAACCATGTCTGCGGTCAAGAACCCTGGAATACCAACCGCAACCACGACGATTTCGGAAGCCAGACATGCTTGCTTCAACATGGCTGGCGGCGTGTGGTGGTTGCATATCGTTACTGTCGCCCCGTCATTGACGAGCAGGGCGAACAACGGCTTGCCAACGATGTTGGACGAATTGATTACTACAACCTTCCTGCCTTGCACGCCGATGTCGTAGTATCGCAACAGGTGTTGAATGCCGTGAGGGGTGCAGGTGAGAAACCTGGGGCGTCCTTGCAGAAGCAAGCCGACGTTGTGTGGGTTGGAGACATCGACATCTTTCTTTGGCGAAATAGCATCGAATACCGGGCCTGGGTCGAACGGCAGCGGCAATTGTACGAGAATGCCGTCAACTCCATCATTTAAGTTGTAATCCTGTATTGTTTGCCGCAAACCAGACAACGTAGCTGGTTGTCTCATTTTGACTAGCGTGCTTCGTATGCCCACACGTTCGCACGCTCTCTGCTTGTGCCCAACATATATGTCGCTGGCCGGTTCGGTCGAGGCATTGATGGCAACGAGATGAGGCGGGCGTTTCAGAGATTCCACCCGCCTCTTAATGTTGCTTTCAATCTGCTTCGCAACGGCTTTACCATCAAGACACAACGCAGCCGTCATCAACAACCCTCCCTGAGAGCAGCGGTTCAACGAGGGCTAAAATATACTCGTAATCTCTAGCTTTGACAATGTGAAAATTCGATGTATGGACGGCCATGAACTCGTGCATGAGACGATCTACTTCCTTTGCTTGGTCGTAGGTCTCATAGCGTCCGTTTTGTTGGTATGTAATACCAGACCGGTCGAGCAGAATGTTGACAGAGGGATGCCGCTCCTCGAAGATACGGCAGATTTCTAGCAATTCTCGCCACACAGGGAGATTGTACTTCCTGGCGTAGACGATCTGCATCCAGAGAGGACTATCAGTCACGAGATGTTCAACGCCGCTCTGAAAAACCATATCCTCGGCATGTAATTGCTTGCCGAAGATATAGACTTGATCGAAGGACTTCGGCACACGTTTCATGTAGGCCCACTGTTTGATGTATTCATGGACCAACTCAACGCTGTAGTCCTTCATCTTGAGTTGTGAAAACAACCACGACGCTAGAGTTGACTTGCCTGCTCCTGCACCTGCCCATAGATTGATTCTCATTGCGACACAGCCTTCATTAGAGACGTGTCTACAATATCCAAGAATCAGGCACACTTGTCAAGGCAGAATGACTCTCTGACTAGATGTAAAAACTCTTCATGACTATATAACTCGTCAGAAATGTATTTCATTACTAGCTCGGCTTGGTCACGTTCTAGATCGCACTTATGTAGCAGCACTTCTATATCATTGACGTTATGCCGTCTTGCTACCCAAGCCGCTGAGAGTATTTTGTGAAAAGCTGAACTATCGAAAACTTGCAAGCAGTTATCACAAGTCGTGATGCCGTCGCCTAGCGTCCTGCCGGGCGAACGTCCGCAATAAGGACAGAGGTAGATTCCCATCAGGAAAGCATTCCTCCAGTGAATGGGTGAATCATTACTGTATGTATCCATCAAAATAAAAAACCCACCCCAGAGGCAGATGCCTCTGGGGTGGGTCGGAGGACGACGAGGCCAAACCGTCGTTTTACTTCTTCTCCTTGTCCTTCTTGTGGGTCCGCAAGACCTTCCGCAGATCGGTCTCGCCCTCGTTCTGGGCGTCGATCAGTTTCTTGACCAGCCGGGCGTCATCAACGTCAATGTCGTCCAGCGGGTCTTTGGGGTTCTCCTTGCGGGCCTCTTTGAGCCAGAGGCACACCGGGTCATACCAGTGCTTTCTGACCTTGGCGTGCGTCAGCTTCTTCGGGCCATCTTGCAGGTCACGAGACCCGGCAGTGCGGCGAGACCCTGCGGCCAGGGCTGCGTCGGTGAGACGACGCCTACGCTTTCCTGCCTTCTCCAGTCGCTTTTGTGCCCTGTCCTTGCCCTTGGAATCGCCACGGTGGTCGGCGTCGGCGGCAGCAGCCTCAGCGATCTCGGCGGCGGCATCGGCCTTGTCCAAGTCCTGCTGGAGCTTCAGTTGAATTTTGGCGATACGTTCACTGGCAGCATCCTTGGCTTTGGAGAGAAGCTGAAGCCGTTCTTCCAGGTCTTCGACCTTGGCAAGTACCTTGGCGACGGCAAGGTTGATTTCCTTGTTCGCCAGAGCATCGAAACACTGCTCGTCCAGACCGGCGACGACATTCATGTCCTTCAACCACGTCGGGCTGTGGCCCGTCGTCTGAAGAATCTTGGCGTCGTCCCAACCGAATCGCCGCCACTGTCGGACGTTCGCCACATCAGCGGCATCGCCCATCGGCGTTGATTTGTCGTTGCCGTTGTAGGCATAGCGATACGCCGTCTCGTGGTCCATGACCATGATGCGGCACAGGATGTAGTCGTAGACTTTCTGGGCGGTTTCCACTTGGCCGCTGTCGGAGTTGTAGCACTTGGCCTTGTCCGACCGCAGCTTCTTGATGCAGCGGAGTCGCAAGTGGCCGTCAACCACCTGCACAGAGAGTATCTGCGGCAGTTCGTCCTTGTGGAACTCAGCCGGGTCGATCCACTCGTCGGCGTTTTCATTCTTGACCCATCGTAGGATCAGTGGGTCCATCAGGCCACGAATGCGAATGTCTTCCCGCTTCTCGTCCATCTCCTGTTTGGAGATGCCCGTCACCTGCCCCTTCTTGCCGCCCTGATGCAAGATCATGGAGCGGGGGTCACGGAACACGGTATCGGTCAGCTTGGTATCCAGCGACCCGTCTGCGGTTTGGATGGCATCGACCTTGACCTTGAACAGATTGCCCTCGACGTGTTCGAGCCAGTCGAGTTGCTTGGCAACTGCCAAGACTGCGTGTAGTTCGTTCTCCTCAATTGGGGTTTCTGCAGCTTCCGTTTTCACATCGAGTTCGGTGGTGGTACTCATGTCCTTAACCTCCGGTTTGGACAGCCTTGAGTTCAGTTTTGGTATACTGGCGAACCACCGCCAATATACATACGCTGGTCTGATCTGTCAATTAGAAGTCGTAGCTACCTCCTGAATGGGGTTTGCGGCATCGAATCATCCAGTCCACCACATATTTCTTCGAGCCAGATTTGTCCAGGCACGAATCTTTCTTGCGGAGCATCAAGCCCTCGATCTCATCGTGGTCTAGAAAATCACGAAACCTGGGAACGAAGTCGGTAAAGAACGATTGAGCAAGCCAGACATTGGGGGTCACAACCAGAGCAATACCAGCAGCGGATTCTAGTTGTGTGGAGGAATGGCAAATGCCTTCCAGCATCTTTAGGCGTTCTATCTGGGCGGGTCTTCCCAAAAGGTAACGCCCAGCTTGCAATACGTCGAAAAGAACCAGTTTCCCCTTGTAGTGGGTGGAAGCCGTTTTATTGTTCAGAAGCTCGCCATCGAGCCAGTATTGCAGTCCCGGCTCCAGTTTTAGACTGCGAAATTCATCGAAAAGTTCCCTCGTCGGGGTGAACTGGATCGTGGGTTCACCACCAGGACGGATGATGTCTACTTCCCGGTCGGGGGAGATCGAGATGAGGATGTGAGTGCCGTTGAACTTGCGTTGAGCAAGCCACTTCCCACTCTTCTCGTAGGCCGGTAATTGACCAGAGATTAGCTTGCCTCTGGGCTTTGGCGGGTACATGGTTAGGCTGGGTCTTGGCATTGTCCCCCCTTTTTCATTCGGGAACATTTTAGTGCCGAGCACCGCCCATGTAAAATCAGTCATCTCGCTTTTCCGGGTAAAACACGGTGACCGCATTCAGAAGGCGGAATTGCCTTCCAGCGAGGCCATTGTTCCGGTGAGTTTCGAGGTAATTCAGAATGGCGTGCTGAATCACCTGCTTCTGGTAATACGTTGTCGCCCGTCCTTGAAGTGTGATCGTGTCGTCCGTGACCGATATAGAAAGGTCTCTAATACTGCGGGCGTGGGGAGTGACGTACAGAACACGTCGTAATTCCGACTCCAGGGTTTCGGTTGTCATTCATTTTTCCTCCATGTGCCTCATCTGCCCTTCGCTAGCACAAACAACGAGTTACAGTTCTCGCACCTGATCTTGAGGGGATGCAGCCCATCCGGTCGGCGACCCGACCGGATAGAGTTGTGCGGAGGAGGACATTGACAAACGTATTTTAGGAAACACACCTTCCTGGGCGTGTTCGCCAACCGCCTGATTTCCTCCCTGCTGTTCTCGAAAACGTCTTTTTGAAATTTGAAGTTTTCGAGAAGTTCGGCCAGCCGCCGTGCGGCTTCTTCTTCCGGGGCCTGTGTATTCTCTATCTTGGGCGGATCGATTCTAGTAATCCCCCACCCTTGTACTTTGTGCCTAGAGACGTAGAAGCCGACCTTGAGGGCAGCATCTAGAAACTCTCGACGATGGTACTGGTTCGTCGTGCAGTCCAGTATATTGTCGTACCAGTTCGAGATGTGGACCATCTCGTGCAGGTACTCCTGCACAAGCTCCTTGATGGTCTTCAGTTTGCCGAAGTACCCGCCAACTGTGATATGGTAGGCGTTGGGCGTGTTTCCGACAAATCGAAAAACCACCTTTTTGTCCGGTTGTACAACATGCGTCGGCAGCCGAAACCTGTCTCCGAACAGACCCTTGTTCAGTTGTCCAAAGGCCCTCTCAAACTCCTGCACGAGAGGCGTTTTCTTCGCAGCGTCCGACATGGGACCGTCCTTGTCGAGAACATGATAGTGATAAGAAGCCGGGCGTCAAGTCAGTCAATCAACGTCGGCGTCCACGTCGGCCCCCAATTCGGCGAACTGAGGGCCGACGTAGCTGCCAGGAAATAGGCGGGGCAACTGTTGAGAGTGCTGCTGCCAACCAGTCCGAAGCGATAAATCTATTTCGGCCTCTGCCGCCTGGGTGGTTGGAAAAACAACTCGGTTGCAGTTACCGCATCGGACGCTCAGATCGGCATCGAAGTAGTAACTCTCCTCGACGGGAACCGGCTGTTGACAATGTGGACAGCATCTAGCTCTCATCCGTCTTGCCGTCCTCCTGGGTACCGTCATCGTGGATGGTATCGTAAACCTCTTGCCTGTGGACAGGCACTTCCTTCGGAGCCTCGATGCCAACCCGCACCCGATCACCTTTCACGTCTACAATCGTCACCTTCACGTTGTCGTTGATGACGATTGACTCGTTCCGCTTTCTAGAAAGTACCAACATCATCCTTCTCCTGGTTAGAAGCCAGCTTCCGTGGTCAGGCTCAGCGGCAACATGCCGCCAACGAGTGCGGATTTTAGCAGGCCCGGCCTTGAGAAAAAAGACCAGTTTCAAAAACCCCGCTAGCACGACCGCACCGAAAAAAACAGACTTTACATTGATCATCTCAGCACTATAGTGGGGTTGTGTTGAGGTTTCGGCATTCGCACGAGGAGGAAAACCACGATGGATAGTGAAGTCAGCGGCGTCCAAGCAAGCTCTTACCTGATGATCCAAAACCCCGGCGAAGCACCGCCAGAGGGTTTCATGGTCCTGGGAGTTTCGACCACTGCCGGAACAGACGGCACCATCGGCCAGTTCGGGTCGGGGAATAAGCACGCCATCAACTTGTGCCTCCGAAATAAAATCGATCCCATCGTATTCTGCGGCACGCTTCGGCTTTCCTTCTTCGTGAAGCCGCATCAGATGAACGACGGCCTGACGATCAAACACTACGGGAAGGTTTTCTGCCGTGTCACCGGCTCCAGAGGCGAGCAGAAGCAAGTCAAGCGGACGGAAGACCTCAATTTCTCCGTAGACTACGGCAAGTTCGACTGGAACAACCTCGCAATGGGCCTGCGGGAGTTCGTCTCGAACGCCTTGGATCGCACCATTCGGGAGGAGGGTAGTTTCTGTAAAGCCCTTAAGGACAGGCGGCTTACGGTCGAAATCGTGGATGCCTCCCAGGTACGGGCAAAGTCCGGGTACACCAGAGTCTACCTTCCGCTAACCCCGGATATCAACCAGTTCTACCTGGAACTTCCGAAGCGGTTCCTGCACTTCAGCGAGCCGGAACTGCTGAACACGGTCATTCTACCGAAGCGGGACCGGAATGTGACGGAAGGTAAACGTGTCGCCGTCGTCTACAAGAAGGGCGTTCTAGTCCGTGAGATTACGGACTACGAAGAACCGTCGCTGTTCGACTACAACTTCGATGACGAACTGGTTCTAGACGAAAGCCGGGTCGTCAGCGACTACGAAGTGAAGGAAGCGGCAACCAAGGCTCTCCGTGCCGCCGACTCCGAAGCCATCGCTAGGGTCTTCAAGGCGGCTATTGACCGCCAAAAGGTGTGGGAGCTTACCTTCGAGTCCTACTACCTCTCGACCGAACGCATCTACGACGCCGCCCTGCGGGACAAGGCCCGCAAGAACTGGAAAGAAGGCTGGGAGAAGGCAGTTGGCGAGGAGGGCGTGGTGTTGGCCCACGAGGACGACGAGCAGATCATCAAGTACGCTCAATCAAAGGGCCACAAGGTCAAGGTCGTGGAGGCGGCTACCCTGGTGCGTGCCTCCAAGGAGAACGACGTACAGACTGTCCAGAAAGTCCTTGACCCGCACGAGGCGAAGGGCCGCAAGATTCTAGACCCGACGCCTGTTGCTTTGGAAGCAGTCGATATCGTCTGGAACAAACTAGTCAAACTCGACCTGACACGACACAAGCAGAAGCCGCCCGTCAACTGCTTCCGTGAGATCATGTCCAGAGAGAATATGACCCACGGCTACTACAACAACGGCGTTGTCTATATCAACGAGCATGTTGCCAACAACGGCATCAACAAGCTCTTGATGGAGGCGGTGGTGGAAGAAGTGGCACACCACGTCACCGGAGCGACCGACCTTTCGCTCGACTTCCAGGGCTACTTCCGCAAGATCATTGTAGAAATGTGGTGGAAGGAAAACGGTTGGACTTAACAGTTCCCCGGAAATGGAGTAATATGGGCCGTCTAGTAGTGATCACTAGACGGCCCATTTTTATAGGAGAACTGGCATGAAAAAACGCCAATCGTGGCTGCCGCAATTCTCCGTCAAACGGAAGACGAAGGAACCGAAAAGCAAGTTCTTCATCACATTCCCATTCGTGTGCCTCTGCAAGTGGTTGTGGCCTAACTCTATTCCGTTTACGATTTTCGAGTTCTGGGTCTGGGATGGCGACACGATCTGGGAGGGTGTGAAGACCGGTTGGCCGATCTTCGTATGGGGCTTCTCTATCCAGATGTTCTTAGCATTTCGAGCCGACTGGAAGAAGGAGCATATCGACAACGCTGAAGACTTTATCATCGGCGGTGCAATCATCAGCGGCATCGCTGGCTTTTTCGAGGAAATCATCTTTCGGTGGGTGCTGTTCTACGGTGCCTTCATCGCCATCCAGATCACGAATTTCCTCTTTTTTGGTTTTTTGAATTGGATGTTCGGCTGGTCGTGGGCCGAACTGCCTCGCCTGCTATCGTGGTATATCGTCCTGCCGTTCGCCGACTTCATGACACTCCGCTACTTCAGCGAATTTCTAGTCAATCAGGGATGGCTACTCGGTGCGGCGGTTCTGGCTGTCAACGCCAAATTTCGAGACGGCCACAAGTATCAAGGATTCCTGGGAGTCGTGAATTCTTGGTACATCGGTCTTTTCTTGTTCTACATCATGTTCAAATATGGAATCGTGGCTGCCATTCTGGTCCACTTTACCTACGACATGATAATCTTCTGGGTACTCTACTTGCACGCCGCTGCTAGGAGATCAATCCGTGACGCATGAAATCATCAAGGTTAACCGACAGAACCGAGTCGAAACCGGGGTTCCCATCTTGAGAGGCATTTCCTTCATTTAGAGAATCCTTTCAAAGCCTGATGTCTACCGTTCCTCAAAACCTACTAAAATCTCACAGTGAGAGATTTTGTGTTTGATTCTCACTTCTCCGACGACCACCTGCCAATTTCTTAGCATGAACTTTATCATCTCCATGAGTGTTAATTCCCGTTGAACTGACGGTATTTCTCAAATTACACGCCAGCCTTGTATTCTACCTGTCGGATGGATGACTTGGGATGAGTTGAATGAAACTCGTTCTAGCTGGCATCCAACTTTCGCCGATCTACTCGCCAATTCTGATGCAATGATCTCTTAACTTACAAAAGCCAAGCAAAATACTCTATTATAAGAGTATGGGGATCATCATCAAGAACGCAGAGCAGATCAACGGCATCCGCAAAAGTTGCAATCTAGTCTCCGAAGCCCTGATATACGCCAAGACACTAATTAGGCCGAATATCACCACCGAAGAAATAGACGATCTGATACACGAATACATCAAATCAAAAGATGGAAGTTCTGCTTGTCTAGGATACCAAGGCTACCCAAAAGCAACCTGCATATCTGTAAACGAGGTTGTGTGCCACGGTGTACCCAACCAAACTCGGCTAAAAGAGGGTGATATCGTAAGCATCGACATAGTTGCTAAACTTGGCAACTACTATGGCGATATCTGTGGAACCTTTCCTGTGGGACAAATCAGCGACCGGGCAAAACGGCTCGTAGACACGACCTACGAATGTATGGTGGAAGGCATCAAAACAATAGGTCCAAATCGCAAATTGGGCGTCATCGGTGATCGCATCAAAAACATAGCTAGACCACGAGGTTACTCAATTGTCCAACAATACTGTGGTCACGGCGTCGGCATCCGAATGCACGAGGAACCGATAGTACCCCACTCGGCACGTAGGTCCGAAGGCCCCATCATGCTGCCCGGTATGATCTTCACAGTAGAGCCAATGATAAACGAAGGAAAAAGTGAATGGCTCCTAGATGAGTCTGACCAGTGGACCGTGCGTACTGCTGATGGCAAGCTCTCTGCTCAATTCGAGCATACTGTTCTAGTTACAAAGGATGGCTACAAAATCCTGACGCACTATTAAATTCTTCCAACTGCTACTATACTAAGCAGTTAGAAAGGAGTAATATGCACGCAATAAAGCACACCAAGATACTCCGAAGCAAACACGTCTCTAATGCGGAGAAGAGCTTCGAGGAATTCTGTTGTAAAAATCAAATCAAGTTCAAAAAAGAGACATCTAGAGATAATCGAGGCTCTAGTAAATTCGTTATAGTCTTCGAGCCTGACTATCTTGATTCTACCGAGAGAGAAGTGGTAGAATACTGCAAGAAGAAGAGTATACCAATGCACTTCCAGAGAAGTGCTGACGGTATGCATCACTATGAGTTCCACGAACTCATAAATCCGAAGGAAGACTACGAGCCAAGCGGCATATCTAATGAACACCATGTCATACAGATACGCAATCTAACTCCTCTCAAGGGGTTACAGCAGCCGCAGATCAAAGTGGTCTCACCGCCGAAAATCAAACTGAAGTGGTGGGAATATCTTCTTTATGCATTCTGGCCCAGGTACGAAACACGAGTCCGCAAGAAAGCCGAAAAGGAGGCAGCAGAAGCTCATGCGAAGCTACTAGAAGACTGGAAGGCTATGGCGGGTTTAACTCCAATGAAATCAGCGTCTATGCAACGGGATGATAGCTAATGGGTTTCGTGTACAGCGGGGCGGTTCTAAACGAACCGCATAAACTTAGGGAATACATCAGTTTAATAATACCGGAAGGGTGGTCGGTCAAGTGTCATCATATGACCACGAATCTTGGTCGCCTCGATCAAGGTCCGGCTGCCCATCTAGAAGGGCAAAGGGTATTGTTAGAGATTGATGCCGTGGCCCTAGACCTCGACCTCCAGGTAATGGCGGCTCGTGTTAAATCAGGACCACCCTCTGTAAACACAACACCACACGTCACAATAGCCGTTGGGCCAAGAGGAAAAGCAAAGGATAGCAATTTGCTAACAGAATGGATTGAGATCACGCCTCTTGAGTTGGAGGCGGTAGTACAGACTGTAGAAATGTAAAAAGAAAAGCCCGCCTTCGGCGGGCTTTTCCCTAGCTTAGAACAACTGCTGATTGCAGACAGTTACAGCGGCTACATAACCCTTGGATAAAGCATTGCAGGTGCCGTTGGCAATCTGGAATCTCTTGCAGGCTGCATAGAATAGCTTCCACGTTACTGTAGTGAAAACTCCATTAGGCTTTTTGCACTTCATATCTGATTTCCTCCATAATGAAACTAGTTTCGAGCATCCTCAATGCTCACTCTATATATGACGCACTAGCCGGTTTTCTTCAAACTCTTGATGTCTTGAATGCACCGATGACGATTTTCTTCTATGATTTCTTCCAAATTACTTACATAATGGCTAATCGTGGTAAAAGTAGAGCCTGCGTAGTGGCGTACCCAACTCTTGCCGCATATACCTTGTTTGAATCCGTGGTGCCTCATTCGATAGGCCAGTTCCATATCTTCATACATGCCATAAGAATACTCTTTGAGGGGTCCGCCAATCCGGTTTAACAACTCACGCTGGAACATGACACAATAAAGTGGCAGAGCCGCATCTGGGTCTTCGAGTATAATGTCCTCGCTTTGTTCCTTACGAAGAGCTTTCAACCGAGGATCGTAACCGTCTCCTGGGTTGTTCGAGCGAGCAGAAACCATGTGGACGTTTTGTTTATCCAGCCTGACCAACGACCGGCCCATTTCTATTAACCAGTTAGGGTTTTCAATGACACAATCCGACTGGAGTATGCAGACCCAAGGCTGCTTGGTCTTACTCAGTCCCAAATTAACCGCCCCTCCAAACCCCAAGTGCTTGTCGCTCCTGACGGGTAGAATTTGGTTTTCGTAATAGCCTGCTGGGTTATAGCTACTCTTGAACTTCTCAAGGAAGTCCTGATTAGCAGAGGCGTCGTCTACAAGGCAAACCTGATACGGGTTGCTCTGGGTCATATTCCAGATGCTTTGAATGAGAGAAATGACACGATGATACTCGCCGTGAAATGGCACGATTATATCGACCGGAGACCTAGAAAAAACTGGCCGCAGGTCTAGCCTAGATAACTCTTCCTTCCCTATTTTCATCTTGTTTCTCCATACTTTCTAGTTCTTGCCGCAGGCCCTCCAGGTCATTCGCCGAGTTCACCTTCATGGCCCCGTAAGACTGTTTCACAGTATCCGAAATAAGCTGTCCAATGTTATTGATCGCTAGCTCATGGTAGCGGCACTGGCCCTGCTTAGCCAATTCTTTGAGATATGCACTCGGTTGGAGGATGGGGATGAAATGGAACATGCTGTTTTCATTATCTCTCTGATTCTTCTCCAGAGCCATCGTGATCTTGAACTCGTCTACTTTCTTGAATTCATCTGCGATGACGAATACACGTTTGGCGTACATCACATCGAATCCTGTAATTGATTTGACCAAAACCTGAATCCACTGAGACAGTTTGATCTCGAAAGGCTGGTAGTCGGCCAAAGCAGCTATGGCGACTCCTTTGGCTGTAGAGAAGGTGTCCTGACTGTTGTAAAAAACAGGGCAGTCGTCTCCTTCTAGTTTAGTGCAGCAATCCACCAATTGGTCCACTAGTCGAGTGTAAGTATTGCTACTTACGTCGAGGAGGAAGACCAAAATTACAGGAGTGTGAGTGTATTCCATTGGTGTTCCTTTTCATTTTGTGCAGCAGCCTAATGGGGTTGTTTGGGTCTTTCAGAGGGTGGAGGATGGCCGCTGCCTCAAAGTTCTCACTCTCTGGATGTAACTCTGGTTCCCATCGCATAGGGAACTTGGGATAGTTCCCGCCCCACGTCAGGGTCCGGCGATCCCAGGATGCGAAACCGCCAATCAACCCACCCAAATGACAGGCTAGGGTTGGGTATAGATGCTCTCCGAAGTCATAGCCTCTTCTCTCTGAATAACCCGGAAAGTACCCATTTCTAAACTCGTTTGTAAAGAACAAGAATCTCTCGAAGAAGTTCTTCTCCCTGAGCTTCTTGATGAAGTCGGAGTTGTGAAAGACGCAGCACCCTAGAAGGTAATAGTATTCTTTGATTTTATTCCCAACTATGTAGTTGAGTAGAGGTAGATTATACCGGTCCTTTCGCATATCGTTCCCAAGGCACCACACGTTTTGCTGCTTGGCAATTGCCAGTTCCTCCTTGAAGGAATCTGAGGCGAAGAGTACATCGTACTCCATGTAGCAGTACCAATCAACATCAGGCCATGTCTGGGAAGCTACCATCAACCCCAGAGTATAATTGCGGTAGGGACTGCACGGTGCCCCATGCCTAAAGCCTTCCACCTTCGGCACTCCCAGGTCCACGTTCTGGCCCCAGGTCTGCCAAGAAGCACCATCTGCTATGACAAAAACCTTGTCTGTCACCCACTTCCGTACTGACGCCAGCGTATCTAAGACTAGCTCTGTATTTCCATGTGCGTTCAAAACGACAGCAATTTCCATTTTCTCGCCCTCTATTTAATAGTAGGAGAGTAGTATCCATGTTGAAAGTAACACAACGAAACTCGCTTGACCGGTTGAAAAGTTTAGTCCTCAATCCAGAGTGGCCGCACGCAGTCCCACCAAATCAACTCTGTCCTCCAGACTCGGAGCTAGAAAAGTGCAGGAGGGCCGAAGGCATAATAGAATTGATGATGGAGCGTTCTGCCAAAGGGTGCCGGGTGCTTGATCTGGGGTGCGGCGAAGGACACACTACTTTGCAGATCGCTCAGGACAACCCAATTATCGGCGTGGGCTACGACCCAGTTCAGCAGGGTATACTTGAGTGGGGAAAGCAAATCGATAACTGGATTCTGACAAACGATTGGAAACACGTCGAGGCAAATGGCCCTTATGACATCGTACTCATATACGACGTTATAGACCACATGGAGTCGGTAGATGTGGCCCTGGATGTCATGACCAAGGTACACAAGCTCATGGACAAAAAGGGACGGGCCTTCATTCGGTGTCACCCCTGGATTACTAGACACGGCGGGCACCTGTACCATCAACTCAACAAGGCTTGGATACACTTGATTTTTACAGACGAAGAACTCAAGAGCCTACTACCGGGGTATACGAAACCACACGTACTCAAACTGCTTGACCCAGCCTATACCTACGAGAAGATATTCGAGGGTGCTGGTTGGTTTCCACGCTACCAGAACCAGATACCGGGCAACATAGAGGGTTTCTTCCGCAGCCAGCCAAAACTTGCAGAACGAATAGAAGGCGTCATGGGCGGTCCCAGGTTCGTGCGGATGTCGCACCCGTTTTACGACTACATTCTACTCACGAAAAAAGAATATTAGAGAAAGAGTTTGGGTACGTACTGCTTGGGAGTTAGGTCGTACCCATGCTTGTCGGCAAAAGCTACAAGCTCGTCTCTCAAGGGATGGGGCTGAAAGTGGCTGATCGAAAACAGATCGATTCGGTGCTTCATTGTGTTGGCTTTCTCATCTTGGAACATATTCGAGGTCGGTTTTAGACCCAGCCATTTCAGTACCGGCTCACACCCTTCTTCGACCTTGTGCAACAAATAATCCCCTTTCTCGATCTTGTCCTTACAATTCTTGACGATCATCTTGTTCCATTCCAGATAGAATCTGGTGATGCGAAGGATGTTGTCCAAGGTGTCGTCTTCTAGTTCTGGAATGAACTGGTAAACATAATCCATGTAAGCATGTGGCGTACCTCTTGGGTACTTGTAGTATTGGAGGTCGTAGAAGTAAGAGCTAATGACCTTGATCGGGTGCCGCAACAAATGAATCACCTTGGTATCCTTGAATTCTGGGCGATTCAGGAAAGGAGCGGCCATATAGCTAGACTCGGCCACTATGTCATCAGTGGACCAGTATGCGTCGTACTCTCTTGATCTACTGCTGGTAATTATGGCCGTCCGTCCGTTGAGCCGATCCAGAACGCCGTCGAGGTTATCAGGAGCAAAAACCCCTTCGTGACTGCACCTGACGCCCAAACTGTCCAACAGTCTCGCATAGTACACGGTGCCGCATCTACCGGTGCCAGTCAGTATGTACTTCAGCTTCTTCATTTGGTTGCTTCTTTGTAGAAATTATCACTCATGATCTGTCCCTGATCGTGGAAACTAGCCACATACGGAGGCCGCAGTAAGGCCCTCTCTAAATCAGTCCTAGCGTAATTGGCGTAGTGCTTGATCTCGTCGTAAGGTCTCCAGGCCAAGAACCCCGGAACGAACTTGTAGTAGATCGTCCTTCTTAGCGGCGTCCCAGGCTTCATTGGTTTGCAGCCGTGCATGAGGTTCTCTGGAAAAATAACCAGATCACCAGCACCCACATCGGGACACGCCATGCATTGGGCGTTGTAGTTGCTGCCCAGCACAGTCTTGAAAATATCCGACCCGTTGCCGTTGTTTCCCTGCTTATGACTCCCAGGAATGTAGCAAAATCCGCCCTGCTCGCTTTTCTGCTCGGTGAGGAAAATGCCCACAGTGATATGCCCCGACCACACCTTGTCTCCGAAATTGTAGAAGAACACCGATCCCTGACTCTGATGTTTGCCGCCGTGAATGTTGCCCAGACTGTACCCTTGCTCGACCCAATTACCGTTTCTGACACTTTGTATCATACCGGGCTGCTGAATGCCAACGCAGTGATCTAATCTATATTGCTCTCCCACGGTTCTTTTGCAAGCAGCCATAATCCAGGGATGTGCCATTAGCTGCACAAAAAAGTGGTCTAGCTCAAAGAAGGGAAACTTGTAAGGCGACGGGTTGGCATCCTTCAAATGGGCACTAATGACATCATTGGCAAAAGCCACTTCCTCCCTTGATAAGAAGGAACTGAATTTGTAGACGCCTACTGTATCCAACGTATAGAAATGTTCTTCCGTGAACGGAGTTGATGCCGTAGAGAATACGTGGTTACTTGTCTCTCCTGAAGCCTTTTTCACCGATAACATTGTCTAGATTAACTCCTAAAAACGGTTTGACCCTGCACTGGCCGTACACAACACATTGGCCGACGATGCAGGTGTTTTCGGGTATCTCACATCCGGGCATGGTTATAGTGAGGGCACCTAGCTGACTTCCATTGCCTATGACGGCACCAAACCGGCCATTGTATCTATGCGTTTGGCCTTTGTAACGTATCCGAACGTAGTCCCTGCCAATGGGGAAATTACAGCACGTTGACAAACCTGAGAAGTTGATATCGGTGCCGAAAATCGTGTCCGCAATCGAGTTTTTGTGTGCTAACACAGTTCGGTCCATTACTATCGTCCTGATGACCTCGCAGTGTGGACCAACCATCGCTCCGGGGCCAAGAAACACCGGGCCACGGATAAAACTGTATGGTCCGATTCTAGCCCCTTTGCACAAAATAACTTTGCCAGCAAACAACGCATATGGCTGAATAACCACGCTTTCATCGGCGTATACCTCCGCTGTCTCCAGTCCGTCCACCTGCCTTCTGGGGAGTTTAATTTCACCCTTCCAGTTGTCAAAAGCATCCTTCAGTTCCCAGGGAGTTTCAACCTGCGGGAAATCGGGCAGGTACTCGGCCAGACGGCGGCTTACTTCTAGCATAGAACTACTTCCTTACCGATGTCATGAAATATGCGATAACAAGGATTATAGGCAATGAACTGCCTCCCAGGGATACCATAGGTAATCGAGTCAGGAGCTTACAGTTCATTCTAGACAATGAACCAGCTTTCCCAGATTGTAGTAAAATCTGGATGGTTAATCAAATCGAGGACCAGCAGACTAGAAACAGGATACTAGAGCTACTGAAGCCCTATCGGGTCGAAATTCTGACACTCGACAAGTCTAAGTTCTTGAAATGCAAGACCTTCGAGGAAAAAGTAGTCGAGGCCATCAACGTCAACAAGGCTAGAAATATGGGATTAGATATATCTAGAGAACAACACAAGTTCACTTTTCTATTTGACGGGGATTGCTTCTTCACACAACAACTATGGGATAAGACCATTGCAGATATGCAAAGCGACGGTGAATCGCATAAGTATTACGGAGTTCCAGGTGTGCGGATCATAGAATCTATACCAGCCGACCCCCTGGCGGAAAGAATGTGGGAACCAAGCATAGTCTTCCGCTACGATGCCGAACTGAGGCATGACGAGACTATCCCCTTCGGCAAAAGTGAGCGACTAAAATTCATGAAGAGATTAGGCTACACCAGCAAAACTGGTGTAACACAGCTTCAGAACGAAAATATGTGCAAGAACGTAGGCTGTCTATTGCACATCTCTTTTAATGACTCTACTACTGAAAGTGATCTGAGATATCGGATGGCTCTGCGGGATGAATCAGTTCGGCGATTTGTTGCCATGTTAGAACAGAAATACTCCAGAAAGATATACGCCTAATGCTTCAAATCAAGAAAAAATACAACCAAGGCGAGCGGATAACGAAGTTCATTGCTCTTCAGCGAGAGAACGAGAAGAAGTTGGAGCAGTTCATAGAGTTCTTCGAGTTCGCATGTTACAAGTTCTCTTGGATATTGAATTATAACAAGAACCCGGTCGGCGGCACCAATCATATTCACGGCGGTGTGGTCGAGCTACTGAACCGCATCAAGGTAAAAAAGTGGGCAGTGGATGCCTGGACACATGAAGCCGAACACGGTTTTCTACATGGTTTTTGCACTCTCTACATGGCCTATTGTCTCGCCCCCGACAAAAACAAACTGTGGGATGACCTCAAATGGTATGAACGCCATATAGATCGTGGTCTACCACGTTTCACCCACACAGACAATCTGATAGTATCATGCCTAATACATGATATAATAAGATTTGTTTCAGATGATGAACACGACAAAAACCTGCTCACCATATCTGGCGAACTATTGCCTGAAGTATACAGTCACTCCAACCCGCCATCAGATTCACTGTTGGTCGGAGGAGATCGACTTGAGCTAATGCGATATGCAGATCACGAATCATGGGTAGACAAAGAGAAGCTGGAGGGTTATGTCCAAACATACGGCGGCTGGGACTTAATCAAACACTTTTATACGCACATCCGACCGGTAATAGAGAAACTATTCGTTGGTAGGAACGACATATGGTTCTCACATGCCTTAGAAGTGTTGGCCCACCCTATCTGGAAAAGTGTAGACAAAAAAGATATACCCCTGGAAGTCGAAGACAATCTAGGGGTCTCCTACTACCCGAAATTCCACTGGAAGCCAATGGACGAGGGTTACAAAGCTCATATGAAACCTGAGTACGAGAAGTATTTCTCGGTACACAGTGGCAAACTACCATTTTCCAACTGCATCGAGTACACCAGAGGGTACTACCGGGCACAAGCCATCATACCATTAGAAACCGTCAAGAAGTATGGTAACGAAATAGCATGTGCCCCGCCCAGCACAGGGGGTAGAGATCATGTCTTTATAGTACAGAACCAAAAGATACCAACCAAGGAATGGTGTTTCTTATATGAGTTCGGGACCAATCATGAGAACCAGTTCCAACAAATAGAGCTAGATGACTTACGTACAATTAAAGCTAAGTTGTTCAAAGACATACACAGAGCAACTGAGATGTTCTTGATACATCTACTCTGTCTGTCTGCTATATCATAGCTATTTTGCGTTTGAACACGTACCAACTTCTGAACCTGTCTTCTGTGAGATATAATTTGAGTTTGTATCTCTCAACATGCTCGTTGACAGCCTCTATTACGCCCCACCGATCTGATTCCCCGTCTCTGGCGAAGTAATCATGCCCTGCCAAAATACCTCCACGCCTAATTTTGGGCCACCACAAGGCTATATCTTCTTTGACATCGGCATACTCGTGGGATGCATCCAGATATACGAAGTCGAAAAAGTCATCCTCGAACATCTTTACGGCATCTGCTGAGAACTTATTCATGATCTGGGAACGTTCTCCGAAAGACCGCAGCTTATCTTGTGCCTCCCGATATAGCTCATCCATCTTTGCCTGTGTCCACTTGCTCCTCGCCTGTTCCTTCCAACTAGACGGAGTTTCTACGTCCCAACAATCTATCGAGTAGAGTTTCTTGATCGAAGATTGTAGAATCTTCGCAGAGAAATCTCCACGAGCTACGCCGATCTCGGCGGCATTACCGTTGAGTTCCAGGTCATCTAGCAGCTTCGGGAAGTCTTCCCTCTTCTCTATTTGCATAGCATTTTAACTACACAGAAAGGCTCGGCAAACTCTGCTTCGACATATATGCCAGCATTCCGAGTTATGGCCTCGATGTTTTCCATCTTGAAATAGATCAAGTCTTGATAGAGTGGATAATAGCAACGAAGAGCATCCTTTTTGGCTTCGACGTTGACTTGGGAAAGTTCTTCGTAGAGATTGTAGGCATGTTGGGGAGCGTTCCTAACAGAAGCCTTGTAGGAAATAATGGTAGCTCTTCGGAAGTTCCTAGTGACCTCCTTAAATAAGGTCTCGTGATCCTGTTGATTATCCCATTCATTAGTAAACACTATGTCTGGGTTGTAGTATTTCTCAAGTGAGTTGACGCTTAGCCAGATGTCTTGCCGCATCTCATGAAATCTATTCGTCTGAAAGTCTAGGAACCTCATGTTATCAACCCCAAGCCTCTTCAGGGCCGCACTGGAATTCTCCGACAGATCGACGTGCTTTCCCTGAAACACACTCACCTTGGAGAACGTGCAACACATCACATCCACACCAAGTCCAACATATTTGTTAATCGTTCCGCCACAACCAAGCTCTATATCATCGCAGTGGCATCCTAGAAACAGAACCTTCATATAAACATTCTCCTGGCAGATGCATACCTGCCCAACAGCGGATCAACACCAGCACGGCCCTCCCAAGGGTATTCAACGTCTGGGATGGGTTTGCCTAAAAAACCGCATAGCAATTCCCACTTATTCGGAGCCGACACAGGCAGTACGAGCAAATCGGACTGTCGTTTTGCAAAGTATTCGGCGACATCTTTGTGGTGTCGATGGTAGGCGGCAGCGTATAGTTCCTCGTTAAATTGGGTGTCTCCATACATGAGTATCCTGGTTTCCAGCTTCCACGGCGGAGGTGTATGAGGATCGGGCGGTTTCTGCCGCCGCCGCTCAATCCACTCATCAAACGGTCTGGTGGTCAGAATGAACTTGGACCCAGGATATTTACTGTCTAACTCCTTGTAGCGACAGGCAACGGGTATGTCTAAAGATGCTTCATATCGATCAATGTCTTGCATAGACCAGGGGTAGTGGATGGTCCTGTAGCCCAAAATCATCAGGGCTTTTGCTAGAGACCTAGTACCGGTTTTGCTTAATCCTAACCCGAATATCTTCATATAAAGGCTATCAATCTCTTGCCTGTGTTGTGATGTTTGATGTGAAAGTAGTCGTTAAAGAAAGGGTTGACATCTAGTATATCAAACTTGAGTCCCAGCTTCCATAACACATATGGCAGACTAATCTGGTCCCTAACACAGACCTTGATTTCCTCCCACCACAAACGGTTGAACTCATCATTTCGAGGCCGAATCAGGACCGAGGTTTCGTAGAGACCATTCTGCTCCGGGTACCCCTCATTCTTGTATTTCGTCGTCAGCTTCTTAACTACTCCAGAGTAGGCTTTGCCGAGCCTAATTACCGCCTCCCCTTCTGAGTACAGACAATTACGCACAGGATGTTTCATCAAACCTATACCCGTAGTAAATAAATCAAAAGGCTTGTCAAATACCACCTTGGCATCTTGCCACATTGATAGATCGCAATCTAGTTGTGAGGCCCCTATGGTTTTGTGATACCTAGCCGTCAACCTTGAGTCATCGAAGGATTCGATCAGCGGCACAACCCTCCACACTTTGGTATTCCTTGGTCGGTCTGAGAAACAGATATACTCACACTTGCTAGTGACCACCCTGGGGTCTTCAAGAGTGTCTATGTCTCCAGTCAAGCATGTGTACACTACGATTTTCATACCAACAACTTCCTAGCCAAATACCTTTTGAATACCGATAGGAACCGCTCTGCGTAATGTTCCATAGTATAGTTCAGACTTAACTCGTACCCCCTATCTGTCTTTGACTGGAGAAGAGCCGCATCAACCAAATGTGATTCTATCTTGTCGATTATCACAACATCTGAATCAATTGTATCTATGACTAGCATGAAAGACCTAAAAAAGTCATGTCTCTCACCGGGCAGATCACCAGCCAGTAGCGAACGACACATCGGTATTTCTATATACTTGCCAAAAGCACACTTGAGCGTGCTGCTGCAAGTAAGGCATATCTTTGCCGAATTGATACTTTTGGCGAAATCTACCAGATACCGGTTGGTGTGTGCATCGCCCATCCTCCCGCCAGGATGTCGGTGTATCGCTGCCTTGTGACCCTTATTCTTGAGTTTGTCTATGATACCGATGAATCTACGCCTGAGTGCATATTTCTCCAGGTCCAACGAACCGCACAACAGCACATCTACTGTCTTGGGGAAGCCGTAGTCCTTGAATATAAAATGATTCGCACAATGGGAGATGTTGTGCATCCTGTTCCTGAATTCGTCAAAGTAGCTGTCCTCCATCTCATTCTTATGGTGACAGATTATGATTTGTGGGTCTGAGTTGCGGAAAATGTTGAGGGCAGATTCTCGGTCGCCGCCAGGGTCGTGCATCTCATTCATCATTATACATCTGGGAACTCTGGCCTTAGCCAAGTCCTTCAGAGCCAAGTGATCGAAGTAGATGATTAGGTCTGGCATCTCGTTGTACATGTTATCCAGGTTTTCCTGAACAGTCTTGTTGTTATCATATCCGTCCCAACCTGGGCCACTCCATTTCATGTCCACCAACTTGGCTATGGCCTCGATCTGGTGAAATCTGACCCTAGACATTTTGTTCAAATAATAGTGCTTAGGACATAAGTAGATCATTCTTAACTTGCGTGAAGTTATCATAATCCCCCATCAATCTAGAAACAAACCTGTCTGGGTTAGAAGCTAGTTCATTGAAAAGCATCTCTTCAATAGCCCAATGATTAGATACAAAGTGTTCAAATATGCCTTCGCTCATGGCTCTAGTCACCATACCCCTTGGCCTCGTGCCGCAAGTGTGGTGGTAGAAGGCGTGCCCATACACAGCGGCAAAAATCGGATGCGGGTTGAAGTAATTGGTCCGCAACAGCGGGTAGCAGAGCTTCATGGGAATCTTGGCACCAACGTCCGAAGTCGGCGTGTCCATGAGATTGTTCAACGACCCTATCTCCATGTTAAACCAGTCAGCATTGAGGCAGTGTCCTCGAACGAACAGTGCCGAGGGATGAGGGAACACATCTAGATTTTCGGTCCTTACCGGTGCCGCCACGCCCTTGTGTTTATTGTGCATCCTCTTCAGTAACCACGGCATCCAGTCCTTCTTGATCGGGAAGCAGTCGCAATCTAGAAACAGGTAGTGGTCGGCCCCCATCTTCATGAAATTATCGAACAAGCACTTCAGACCTACCAGATGATTACTACTCTGTGCATTGCCGTTGAGTATCTTCACGGCGTCGTGGTCTTGACTATCAACAATCTCGGATTCGGTGAAAATTGACTGGTCTGTTTCTCCATTTAAGAAGACAAGATGCTTGAAGCTCTTGGTAGTCTTCTTGAGAAACTCGATTTGGAGGTTGTACCACGTTCGGGTTCGTTCACCCGAAACGAACACAGACCCAACTAGTAATTTATTGCGTACCTTCAACATAAGGATAGCATGTTCCAGTTAATCAGTCGGATAGAACAATACTATCATAGTATCGATTCCGGCAACATCGATGAAGCCCTAGCGATCTTCGCCCCAGACGCAACCTACATTCGGGGCAAAAAGACCATTCACGGCACCCTAGAGGCTTTCTACAGGCATGAAAGAAACATAGGCCAAGGAAAACACAAGATAGAAATGGTCACTGCCACCAACGACACTGTAAACATTCTCGGTCAGTTTACCGGAGAGGCCAAAGACGGCCAACCACTGCAAACTACGTTCAAAGATACATTTGTATTCAAGAACGGATTTGTGGTATACAGAAAAACGGTTTTTATCGGGAAAGACATTTGATGGAGAACAAAATCCTCGTCGTGCCCACCATCCGAGAGGCACATCTAAATAGGTTCCTAGATTCATGGCACAGCCTGGGAGACTGGAACAAAGTTGTCATTGTCGAAGACAATCCCAAGAAGACGTTTAACATCATTGGGAAAGACAAGAATCTTCATCATTTCTGCTGGGAAGATATAGACAAGTACCTTGGGGATGCCGCTTGGATCATCTCAAAACGTGACAGTGCTATTAGATCGTTTGGCTTCCTGATTGCTTACTGGATGGAGGCCACGCATGTCCTGACCCTTGACGACGACTGCTACCCAGACCCAGAGTGGCGGGTTCCCATATTCAGGACACACATAGAGAAAATGGAGAGTCACAAACGCTGGGTGGAGTCGGTGCCTGGAATGAGAACTAGAGGCCTACCATACGAAAATCTAGGTAAACTCGAAAATGTAGTGGCAAACATGGGGTTGTGGAGCAAGGTAGCTGACTACGACGCAATCCAAACTATAGGAAGCAAGATAAATGAGAATTTTGACCCGCCTAGCGGTAACAGGATCATCCCAAAGGGACAGTATTTCCCGCTGTGCGGAATGAACTTCTGCTTCAAGCGGCAGGCAACCCCGCTGACCTACTTTCCCCTGATGAGCGAGAACTCTCCTTACAGGAGGTTCGACGACATCTGGTTTGGAATCATCTTCAAAAAGATCATCGACCATCTCGGCTGGTATGTCTCGGTCGGCGACCCGCCCATTGAACACCAACGTGCTAGCGATCCGTTTGTGAACTTAGTCAAAGAGGCACCTGGGATTCAGGTCAACGAGAAGTTCTGGAGAACAATAGACCTTTGCGACCTTACGGAAACCAACACAACAGGTTGCATGATACAGCTTGGAACATATTTGCAAGGGAAAACAGATCAATACACCCAGGCACTAGGCAAGGCTCTACAAGTGTGGAGTAAGCAGTTCGACCGGAATCCGCTATAGGAGTAGCAAGCATCTACGATGTAGGGGCTTTCGGCTCCGAAGACGGGTAAAATGGATATTCAGGAACAGAACCGTACTCGACATCGGTTCGCACGACGGCAGGTGGAGCTTTGCCGCATTGGAGGCGGGTGCCTCAAAAGTGGTAGGCATCGAGCCGAGGGCAGAGCTTATAGCACAGTCTATCGACAACATGAACCGATGCGGGATCAGCCCGCTCCAGTACGAGTTTATCGAGGCAGACGCCCACGAGTTAATTGAGACGTTCCCTGCGGAGCGTTTCGACGTAATCATGTGCCTTGGCTATTTCCACCACTGTATGCAGCACTGGACGCTTCTAAGGGAGTGGAAACGGCTCAACCCATATCACATTCTTCTAGATATCGTGATCTGGAAGGACGACAACAACGTTCCGATTCTAAAACTGACTCTGGAGCCGACTACCACGAGGAATGATTCTTCGGTGAACGGTGACACTCACGCCCTGATTGGAAAACCGAATATAACCGCCCTGGAAATGATGCTTACGCATTTCGGGTTTGAGTTCGAGTATCTACCGTGGCCCGATACCCTCCCCGGACAGCAGGCGAAAAATCTAGCCGCTTACATGAATAAGGAAAGATATAGTCTCTTAGCTAAAACCAGTCGAACCAACAGGAAACTATATTGCTAGCATAGAACAAACGGTTGTTTTCTTCTTCCCGCCGTGGTATTCTATACCCACGTCTTGCTCTATTAGGAACTTGGTTAGATCACGTCCATCTGCCAGTTCTACTTTAGCCAAGGCACGCCCGAATTTCTCGGTGCCGCTTTCGATCAGGATGACTTGTTTGCCCTCTATCAGTTGACGCACGAATTCCCTGATCTTCTTGCCAGCATGAGTCGTGATCTCTGGTGTGTCGATCCCGTCGAGTCGGACCTTGAATTTCTGCGAAATGCCGAAGCCCAGGTCAACCAAAGCCTCGAAGGTGTCGCCGTCAATGACCCGCAGGACTTGGGCGTAATACCGGTTTTTCATGAAAGTATCTACGAAAATCGAAACCGAATTATTTCCCTAACCTCCTGTAAACCTTTCTGGTCGCAGGTGGGTCTATGCTAAACCGGAAGGGAGGCGATAATGCCAAGCACTGTAAGAACCATCGAAGAAAAGGGCCTAATTAGGCCCCCGCACTGGCTCTCGGACAACATTCACTACGAAACCATGATGGGTTCGGTCGCTTACGGTATGTCTAGTGACACGAACGACATGGACATCTATGGATTCTGCATCCCGCCGAAGGAGATGGTATTTCCCCATCTCGCAGGCGAGATCGAGGGTTTCGATAGGCAGAAGAAGAGGTTCGAGCAGTGGCAGGAACACCACGTAGTTGATCCTGACGATCTGGCCGGGAAAGGGAGGTCTCACGACTTCTCGATTTTCTCTATTGTCAAGTATTTCAGCCTAGCTATGGAGAACAACCCGAACATGATCGACATTGATCCCCGTAGAATACGGGAAGAGGAAGAACGTCAAATGAACTTCTTGGGCCATCAGACCTACCTAAAAGCGAAAGCCGTAGGGAAAAACAGCATGTCTGAAAAGGCGGGATTCGGCAAAGTCATCAAGCCGTCTGCCCATCGAGGCCCGGACTGCATGGTTAAGCCTACACTGGTTGAACCCGAATGCCCAGCCCGTCAAATCATCGGGCCAGATACGATGACTATACTTCTGGTTTCTCACACGATAGGGAGTCAAGGGTGTCGAATCCCGAAACGACGTTTCTGTAAGAGCGAGTTGTCGAATCCCGAAACGACGTTCCTGTGAGAGCGAGTCGAATCTGCGACCTAAAGGGCATGAGTCGGGAACCTGTAGCAGTCCTATCGTCAATTACGCACGGAACATGAGATTGCCTAAAAGGGGCGACCCTTATGGCAACGGAGCCTCCGTAGTAGTCCGAGGACGGGAAAGCCGTCCACATGGCAAAGACTTCGTTGAGGAATTAACTGGAGAGCCGGATGACATGAAAGTATCAAGTCCGGTTCGGAGGGGAGCGGTTGGAAAAGTGCCGTCGCAAGATGATAACTCGCTGGCCGCTTACCCTACCTCTTCACTCCTAGATTCTGCGTTCTACATTGCATGCAGATCGGGGAGATGGTCCGTGAAAACCGGAAGCTGTTTCTACACAAAGGGGCATGGCACAAGTTCAAGGGCTACGCCTACAGCCAGCTACACAAGATGCGAACCAAAGACCCGCACGGCAAGCGAAAAGAGATTCGTGAGCAGTACGGGTTCGACATGAAGTTCGCCTATCATGTTGTTAGACTATTGGATGAAGCGGAACAGATTCTTGTACATCACGACATCGACATTCAGCGTGCCAGAGAACATCTGAAAGAGATTCGTCATGGTAACGTACCAGAGGAAGAGATTCGTCGGTGGGCCACTGAGAAGGAACATCAGCTAGAAGTTCTTTACGCTAACAGCACCCTCCAGCACTCGCCGGACGAGGAAAAGATCAAGGCTCTGTTGCTCCAGTGTCTTGAACATCACTACGGCAGCTTGGACAAGGCTATCATAGTCCCAGGTGCCGAGAAACTGGCCTTGAGACAGATCGCCGAGATCGTTGATCGTCTCAGAAAGCAGATCGAGGCGTGAGCCGCAAAAATGCCGTCCGAAGGACGGCATTTTTGTTTTGTGTATTCTCTATTCTGGTAGGTTGTCAGAATAGAGGAAAACACATGAGCGAACTAACGAATACACTTCAGGCAGTTCTAGATCGAATCAACAAGAAGGAGAAAGAAATCGAATCGCTGGCAAAATTTATCCCACATCTAGAAGAACTAGTTGTGATTCTGAAGCAGATGACGGGCGAGGCCGTGGCCGGTTCCGTTCCTCCTATGACACCGCCAGCACCACTTGTGGCGGTCGAAACTCCACCGTCGCCCCCACCAGAGCCAGCACCGTTGCCCCAACCACCACCCCAAGTGGCGGCTCAGAAGGTACTCACGCCGGAAGAAGAACTAAAAAAACTGACGGCATTGTTGAATTCCAAAAACTGGCCGCACGCCGTCTCTCCAGACCTGATTGTAAATGACGAATCGGAGAACGACAAATTCGAGAGAGCGGAAGGCATCATAGAGATCGTCCTGCCGCAAACCAGGGAAATCAATGTCTTGGACATCGGCTGTGGCGAGGGGCACTTCGTCGTCAAGGCAGCCGAAAAGGGATATCACAAGGTAGTTGGTCACGATTTGAACAAGCCAGAGAAAACGAATTTCGAGTGGGAAAAACTAGACGGCAACAAACTGTTGACTACATCTTGGGACGAGGTAGTGAAAAACGGCCCGTACAATGTTGTGATCCTCTTCGATGTACTGGACCATATCAAGGGAAAATCTTCGGTTGATCTGCTTAAGAAAACCAAAACGGTCCTCGCACCGGAAGGCACGATTTTCGCTAGATGCCATCCCTGGTGCAGCAGGCACGGTGCCCACCTATACAAAAAAATTAACAAGGCGTGGATACAGTTGGTGTTCACAGAAGAAGAACTGGCGAAAATGGGTTATGAGATAGAACAACCTCACGCTCGTGTCATTAAACCTAGAGCCGTTTACGAGGCCTTGTTCGCCGAGTCCGGCTTGCGGGTCACGAACCTCGACACCGACCGAACAGCCGTCGAGCAGTTCTTCGCAAATACGCCAGTGGTGCGTGACCGCATCATCAATGCGTGCAAAGAAAGTGTGCAAAGCTTCCCGCAGTTCCAGATGGAGCAGTCGTTCCTCGATTACACGCTCAAGGCCGGTTAATCGCCTTTACGCAAGAGTTCTAACGCACTATACTGACGCCAGGACGATGCTCTCGTAGTTCAGTTGGTTAGAGCGGCGGTCTCTAAAACCATGTCTGTCGAGGGTTCGAGTCCCTCCGAGAGCATTTCTCATGGCAGAATCGAAACTGGAAGTGGTGGAAAAAGTCTACGACCTGGACGCCGCCACGAATTATACCCACTGCAAAACATCATTCGAGAACTTCGGTGGGCAACGCATCGGCGTCGGCACAGCGCAAGACGCCGCAGGCAGCCAGGGATGGAAGGAAGTCATCTGTCCGGCCTGCGACCGGGACGAGCGAATTCACGAGTACAAGACGACGGGCGAGATGTCGTCAAGGCTCGTCACCGAAGCTATGATGGCACATCTGCATTTAGTAGAATACAACGACGACAGCCTGCATCGAATTCGCCCGGAGATCGCTGCCTCATGGACCGCCAACAGGGACATGTTGCTGAAGATCGCCGAGAAGAATGAGAAGATCACCAAGCGGGCCAGAACAAACTACAAGGTTTCTACCACAAGTTACCGGCTCGTGGGTACAGTGCCGAAGCCGACACATACAAGGCCCTGCTCTGGGGCTGCCGGACGTGTTCTGCTCACGCTCCAAGACCGCTACCCCCAAGGCAATCCGCAAAGCAAGTTCGGCGGGGCCTGGATTACGCTGATCTTCGATGAGACAGCGGACCACTGCCGAGACGGGGTACAAGGTTATTGTGCCACGTTCGAGGAGGCGATGGGCCTGCTCAACGCCGCCTTCGACAACTTCCCGGCACTGAAGCGGGATGACGAAGTATACCTGTTCGGAATGTAAAATGTTGAAAGATGGAATTCGAGATCGGTGGGTTGAGAATAACCTTCCAGACGATAAGACCTTCGACCCAGCCGCCGTAAAGATTTTGATGAGAATGGCTTACGTCGAGGGTCAGGAACAAGAAAGGCGTTGGATAGCGGATGAAAAACGAAAACCCGAAGGCCCTTACGAAATCGATTGACATTGGGGTTTGATCACACTACTATGGAGTTGGGCCTAGGCGAACCCTGGGTCATCGGTTGTGGTGTGGTGGTCCTCGTGCGAAAACCTTAACTACCACCACCCACCAGGGCCGGGGCTTCAAAACCCCGGCCCTGTTTTTAGTCGCTTTACATGAATTATTCTTGTGACTAGCATGGAAATGGGTCACTACGAAACTAGCATGGAAATGGGTCACTACGAAAGGAGCAACCCATGAAACACATCTTGTTGGTGTTCGTCACCGCCCTTGCCCTTCCCGCTGTCGCTCGCCCTCAAGCTGTTGGCGTCTTCACCTACCTGGACGCAGAACAGACCCGCCACTGCTGGTGCGAGGATTGCCCAGACATCGATCTCAAGAACCTGCCGATCTACACGAAACTCCAGAAGCAAGTTTCGGCCCTCAACGAAGACCAAATCGCCAAGCTGTTCAAGCACGACGAGCCACTGGTTCGGCTGGCAGCGATGAACGTGGCGGGCAAGAAGAAACTAAAGCTGGTCTACACAGACTCGCTACGAGACAACCACCCGCTCGTTCGACAGGCGGCACGCCAGAACCTCAAGGCCATTCATGGCGTCGATTTCGGCCCGCCGCCGAAGTCAACTCAAGTCGATGGGATCATTGCCCATCGCATGTGGGCCAAGCATCTCAAGGAAGCCTGGACCGAGGGCCTGTGCGAGAACCAGTACGACCGCTACTACTTCGACACTTACCAGCAGAAGTACGTCCTGCGGACGGCAATCACCAAAAGCCCGCAGATCGAAGTCGAGTTGAAAGCCATCAAAAAACTTGACACAGACCGAGAATGAACTACAATGGGCGTGGTGGAAAGTCATACTACGAGGCCAGCCGGGTTGTTTGGCGGTTGATCCGGCGAAATCAGAACCGCACTAGATTACTGGCTTGCGTAGCCGGGTTTGAACGGGCGAAGAAATAAATCCTCGCTTTCCACCGCCATAGGAAATTGGTCCGTCGCCTGAAGCTGGTGTAAGGCGGCGGGTGACGGGGTGTGTGAGGGAGGTACCAGTGGCCTCCGCACTTAAAGTTGACCTGAAAAATGGTCACGCCCTTCTACTAGATATCTGGGTAGCACGCTAACGGGCGTAAAGCAGGAGCCAGTGCTTCCTTTGGGTTGTCCGTGGCGAACCGTGCGTGGGATAATCGGGTCGCTACCGGCCATTTAACCCCTGTTATCAAAAAGAAGAGTACAATGTCTGGATTCGTGTAGGGTGAATACGTTTACGTGTACATCCTGGTCCGCAAGGACTTATCTATCCCTCAGCAGGCCGTCCAAGCCTGCCACTCGTCGGCTCAACGCTCTCGGCGTCAAATGCCATGCGTTCCACGAGCCTGACATCGGCAACCAACTGATAGCTATCGCCAGCGAGCCGGTCTGTTATCAGTGACAAATCGAAAGGTATTTGTGAAACTGGCAGACTTCAAAAACCTCGTAGATCATGGGCGACAAGTTGAAGAGTACGAGCCAACTACCATCCGCTCGTAATCTCTTGTGGAGCGAAATCATGATACCCATGTCTTCGCTGTTTAGCGAATCAACCTTACCGAAGTCCAACAACAGCAAACCGCCTTTCGTCAGTTCTTCTTCGGTTTGAGACGTGTCGTGGATGTGACGCCCGAACGTCACGACAGAGATGCCGAATCCGCTTTTCTGCACGGACGGGTCCATTTGAACCTCCATGAGAGGCCAAAGCAAGTAGCTTGCCTATTGCTCCATTTTCAAACCTCCGCACTTGCTTGAGGGAAAGTCAACCAATTAAACAGAACGGCCCGCCGAAAGGCGGGCCGTTCCTTTATATCCATCAATCACAGTACGATGGGCCTGGATCAACCGTTCTGCCCGCTGCCCGATCAGTCGGTCCTCGACCACATCGGCTGGATCACCGCCGAGATGGTCTATCGTCGTTGGGAAGTCTGGCCGGAACAACACATCCTTGATTCGTTGAACTGTCAAATCATTGATTTTTACTATTACCTATGCCACAGGACAGAAGATCACGGCGAGCCATTCCGCATTCGTCAATACTGTGAGTACCAAATAACGAAAATGAAGTGCAAGCTAATTAACGCTGGCTACTTCCCTGGGATGACTCTGAGGCTTTTCGAGGAAGAAGAATTCAACTCCCAGGGAGCTATCGCCCGCAGTCTAGTGGTTCAACCAATCGACAGGACCGCCGCTAAGGTGTACGCTACCCCTTGCCTTTAGCTCTGGCTCGTGCGATCATTGCTTGGCGTTCCAGGCTTTTACCGTAAGCGTTGCCCATGTCTTCGTCGCTCACCTACGGCGTTTGTTGCGTCTTAGGTTTCTGGGCGGCGGCAATGATTTGTTGGAACTGTCTGATGACTTGTGAATTGGTGTCCATCTGGAACTTGTACATTTGCTTTACGTTCGGATGGTCCCAGCCAAGTTGTTGAACAAGCCTAGCAAAATTAGCAACCAATTCTTGGTCTGCACTGCCGTCGTCTGGCTCGGAAGGAGGGATTACTAGTCTAGCGTTTCCCTCTCGTACCTGTAACCATTCATTGAATTTTTTCATAATTGCCCTCGAAGGTAATAAGGCAAGAAATCAAAAAGGCCCGCCTTCGGCGGGCCTTTTTGTTATCTGATTGGTCTTAGCTTAGTTGGAGGTAGGATGACATAGGCCCTACCACTCCACCAATTCATGAACTTTCGCTTCGCTGGAGCTTATTCGGCCCAGCATTGTCAATCACAAGCACATGGTCACGTTCCCAATGCACCAGAATATGGTTATCGCCGTGAACTGCAACGCCGTACTTCTTCTGTCTGACGTAGTAATCAAGGAAATCGGTGTTGTTGTAGCTCCAGATCGCCCTGTAGTTGACTCCATAGCGTGCCCGCCAATGGCACCGGAGTATCGGTTAGCCAGACCTACCAGTTGTGGATAGCCGTGGTAGCGTCCCAGCATCTATAAAAGAAGAAACCCCGGCTTTCGCCGGGGTTTCTAGGTCTTACTTCTGACTGTCAAAAAGAATATCGAGTTCGCCGTTCATGACTCGCTTGACTTGCGAGGTCTTGAGTTCAAGTCGATGATCTACAACTCGACTTTCGAGGAAGTTGTAGGTTCTGATCTTATTCCCACGACCACCGCCGTCGATCTGACGTTTGCGGAACTCGCTATACTCCTTATCCTGCTGTGCGTATAGTCCGTCGTGAACCTTGGCCGTTAGGATTCGGAGTGCCTCTTTCTTGTTAGCTCCCTGATCTCGACCATTGATGAAGACCTGAAGCCCGGTAGGTCTGTGCGTCATACGGACGGCACTAGCTACCTTATTTGCATTCTGGCCTCCTGCTTTCTGTCGCCCCGTCTGGAACTTAATGTCCAGATCATCTTCCTTGAGAGGCGGGTAAACCCGCTCTGGCAAGAGGGGCAGCAGAGCAACAGAGATCATGGATGTTTGCTTCCGACCATTCTTCTCCAAGTGCGGGATACGCTGTACGCAGTGTTTCCCAGACTCGTGCTGGAACCGCTTCCAGACGCCGTAGCCTCGAAACTTGGCTATCACATGACCATCATCTTCGGTGAGAAGTTCTACGCCGATACCGTGAGTGGCGGCGTACTTTCGATAGGCATTGTACAACTCATGCACGAACTGCTTTGAGTCGTCGCCGCCTTCGCCAAACAGGATTTCGACAATCAGTTCGGTCGAGGAGCTAAAGACAACCCCTCAAAGGTTGGAATTGACTTGAGACGTGCGGAGTTGCGGGGTGGTGTGCTGAGACATTAAAGCCACCCCCTGTTCTTGTGCTTGCTCATGGCTTTCTCCTTTCTGTTTGAAACTGAGCATTCCAACAGTATATAGCCGCCAGCCTCCGAAGTCAAGTTGACTAGGAAGCCAACGGCACTACACTGTAGGTATGAATCACTGGAGCAAAAAAACGAGCAGAAGGCAGCTTTATTGGGAAAGAAGCGACGGTGCCTACGTCTGGTATGATAACAAAACACCGTACCCCAATCTCCTGAATCCCAACGCACGCTTCTGGGCAGCCTACGGCCCCAATGAACGGTATCTCCGCAAAGAAAAGCGGAGAACGTGGATGCACATTCCCCGCCGCTGGAAGACCGCAGAAGCGGCAATAAAAGCCCTGGACCGTGAGGTTCCTATCCGACGTGAGTGACCCCGTGGTGGTTCTTCAGGCGGCGTGTAGAGCTTCAATATGGTCAAGTCATGCCCCCTCTTTCTAGATAGCGATTGAAGTATTTCGTGGCGAATTCATCAGCGTACTTCTCGACTTCCGCCACGATCTCCTTCGTGAGTTCCTGGCAGGATGGTTCGCCTGGGTCTCTTTCAGGTCGTAGATGTGTGTTGGCAAAAGCGAGCTTGCCCCTGACAAAATGACCATCAGGGCCACTGGCCCCATCCGAGTCTTTATTGAGGGCGGTATTGTTTCGATACCTAGTTTCGGCGACTTCGTATCGTTTTTTGAATTCGCCTGATCTGATGTCATCTTCCCAGGTATCCATACAGCAATTGCGATCCATCGCATTGTGATTCATCCCGACTTGGTACATCGAGCAGGCGTCATTGAACAGAAGGTGCTTCAGATGTTGGCGGTGCTTCTCGGTCAGCTTCTCGGTCAGCTTCACGGATGACTCCTTGGCAACGTGTGCAAAGCCTCGATTCTGCTAACCTTGTATATTTCCAACATCTGGGGCATTTGTCAAGCGGACTACGCACGATCCAAAACTCTTTTCCATCTACTTTGAAACTGTCAAGCACCGTCCCATCGGAAAGAGAGTTAGAGATACGACTGACAACGAACCAGTCAGCCATTCCTAGAAACTCACCGAGTCGTCCACCTAGCTCACCGAGTCGTCCACTTAGACAAATCCAGGCTTCCAGCGTATCCCGTACACCTTTCTCTCGTTTGAGTTGATCCCACTTCTCATGGAACGCAGTCAAAGCCCGCTTCCAGAAGTGGCCGTCGAAGCCACTAGTAAAGGCAGGGGCCTGAAAAGACATGTTGAAGAGCGTGCGGTTATCGCCCTTGAACCAGCCCGGTGCGTACTTGAAAACTTCTGCGGCGGTGTAGGTCCAAACCGGGGCGGCGAGGCCCAGAAGGGACCGCAGGATCACCGCCAGTGCAAACTGATGACTTCTTCTGGTTGGCGAAGCGATGTCGTCGCAGTATAGCGAATCCTTGATGGCATTGAAGTAGATGCTGTTGAGGTCGCCACGTAGGAATTCTTTGAGCGTTCCAACGCCAGAATAAAAATCATACTTTCCAAAATCGGCGTCCACACCGTCATACACTCTGGAAAGCACAGACAGAATCCATTCATCGACTGGCATGAGCGGGCCAGCGAAACCCACGCTAGAATCATCTAGATTGCTCAGCAAGAAGCGGAAGGTGTTACGGAGTTTTCGGTAGTCCTCCGCAGCGTTTGCCATGATGACTTCGCTGATATTCATATCCTTGTGATAATCAGACGACGCAACCCAGGTACGCACGACTTCGGCACCATAGCGTTTCACTAGGATTGCTGGACTGACAGCGTTCCCCTTGGACTTCGCCATCTTCTCACCATCAGTATTCAGTACGAAACCGTGAGTAACAACCTTCTTGTAGGGAGCCTTGCCGGTGAGGGCCACGGCAAGTAGCAGCGAGCTTTGAAACCAACCACGGTGTTGATCGTGACCCTCGATATAGAGATCGTGCGGGTGTTCCCAACCGATGGCGTTCCAGGTCATGCCGCTATCGAACCACACGTCTAGCGTGTCCTCCACCCTTTCAAACTGACGGACGTGTTCTCGTAGATGTGGCGGCAGCCAATACTCTTTGGGGCGACTCCACCAACCGCCGCAACCTTCTTGCTCGATGATTGATGCTACGTTATTGGTCACATCGTCATCTAGAACCAACGTACCTTGTCGCTTAAACAAGGCGATAGGTACACCCCATTTCCGCTGACGGCTGACACACCACTCGCTGCGGCCACGAAGCATGATCTCAAGTCGCTTCCGCTGGTTAGGCGGTACGAACTCCACTTGCTCCAGGGTCTTTAGTACCTGGGGCATGATGACTTCTACATTGATGAACCACTGCTTGGCCGCACGGAAAATGATCGGCGTGTCGGTTCGCCAACAATGCGGGTAACTGTGTGTCACCGGGTAGATTTTACCGTCACGATGAATCCAGCCTTTCTCCTTCAGATACTCGAAGATCGGTTTATTAGCCTGAAAGACATGAAGGCCGATGATTTTGTTGGCTAGTTCTGCACAGCATCGATTACTGACCCGCTCCTCAATACGACCCTCTTCATCAACGTAATTCCGCATGGGGAGTGGATGGAAGACTTTCACCCATTCTTCTAGTTTGTTCTTCTGCCCCAACATATAGTCTTCTTCACCGTAGGCCGGTGCGATATGCGTGCAGCCGGTTCCCATATTCGGGTCGGCATTGGGATTCATGATGACATACGCACCACCTTCAACGGCGGGGTCGAGGAACTTATGATGCAGCGGGGCACCAGACAGAATCTTGCCCTGTTCCCATCGGGTCACAACTTCGTCGGTAACGACACCGATGGATTTGAGGAATGGCAATCTTCGCTCCCCAACAATGGCAATTTTATTTTCACCCGGATAGACACGGACGCCGACATACGGCTCGTCGGGGTGCAGAGCTACAGCTTGGTTACCGGGCAGTGTCCAGGGCGTAGTTGTCCAAATCAAAAAATGGTAATTCGGCGTGAACGAAGGAATCATGACATAGATCGACGGGTCTTCCCGATCCCGGTACTCGATCTCGGCCTCGGCTAGAGCGGTCCTTGCCTTCCAAGACCAGCGAACTGGTTTCTTCTTCTCGTATAGAAGGCCTTGTTTCGCCAGCAGGACCAACCCACGGAAGATCATGGCTTCAAAATCCGGGTCCATCGTGAGATAGTAGTGGTGCCAGTCGGCAACGACGCCTAGCTCCTTGAACCCGGCCATTTGGAGCTTGATTTGCTCTGTGGCGTATTCTCGGCAACGGTCGTGCAGATCGTCACCGGCACCGTCACGGACTTTCATCTCGATGGGTAGACCGTGGCAGTCCCAACCGGGCTGGAAATCTACATCCAGTCCCTCGAAGAAGTGCCGTTTGCAAACGATGTCCTTGAAAACTTTGTTGAGAGCGTGGCCCAAGTGAATAGGACCGTTCGCATAGGGCGGGCCGTCATGGAAGACGAACCTGGATTGTCCTCGCCTGATGGCTTTCATCAAAGCGAAAAGCGACTCCCAATCCCGGTAGACGGCTTGCTCGTCTTCCAGAGATAGTCGCATCGGGAATTCGGTTTTCGGAAGGAGTAGCGTGTCCTTATAGTTCATCAGAGGCTCGTGGCGGTCCTGGTCATGTCATCGAACATACTCAGGATTTGTGACCGACCGAAAAACGCCAGTATATCTTCGATGGCGTCTTCTTTCAACGCTTTCAGTTCCTTGGGAAGTTCTTTTTGGAGTTGCACATCCCTGGGGAAAGGGGTGCCGATCACCATAATGCTCATGGTGATCGTCTTGGGTGCTACTAAATGCCAGTAGCAAGGATCACTCATGGCATAAACACTGTTGCAGTTGTTGTGCGTCAAGCATGGTTCGGTGGGACGACTCTGCCCAACATTAACGATCTGGTCGCTGCCATGCACGACGAAAAGTGCTTCAAGAACCTGCACAATACCAAGACCGCCAAACAGACGATCAGGAAGGTACTCACGGACTGGTCTAACTTCAAGGCAGCACTACGAGCATAGAAGGCAGACCCGACGTTCAGGAAGCCAAAACCGCCATATTACAAGAAGGCGATGGCTCAAGTCATCTTCTACAAGGAAACGATCTTAGGCAGACAGAGTGGCAGGGACTTGACTGAGATCAGTGCCAACATCGGGAGAAAAGTAATCAGGAACGAGGATGTAATCCTCCGACTTGATAAGAGCCTTGCCGCAAGGCCAGTACGGGTCAACCCATTGAGGTTTTTCAGCGTGTAACGGCTGGAAACAGGAGCGATTTCGTCAAATCCAGATTTCTATAGATTTTTGGGAACGGTTCCGACCAAAACCTGTTGTGCAATCGGGCCAGATTATTCTGACAAGATTGATAAAGTGACCAGTCATCTGGAACTCTATTGATAGTGTATAAATACTCTGACTCGAAAGGGGAGAAGTATATGGCAAACGCAATTTACTACAAAAGGGACCGTTGGCCCCCAACTAAGCCTAAACACACTCCTGTGATCGAGGCTAGGTGGAAAGGCCCTGGCGGGTATTGGTACAAGATTCGACTGCCAATACTAGCCAGACCAGTTCGTTTTAGGACGTTGTACATTGAATTTTGCTACTGCAACGACGACGTTTCGGCATTGAGTCGTAGCCCACAATCATTTAAGCTAGAGAAGACATCAAAAGAGGCGACAAACAAAGCGGCGGTTGGATATTACGAAATCCTCTGCCCGCTGGATGCGGATGTAACAATATGGGTTGTGGACCGAAACAAGCGTGGCACATCGCCGCCGAGCGACGTTCTAAAGTTTCATGTGCCTGGAACACTGGCACCTAAGACACCTGGACCAGTCACGATTTTGAAGTTTGAGGAAATTTGGTGATCTTTACACGAGAGGAAATAAGAGAAAGGCTACTCAGGAACAAATTCCTGAGAGAGATGAAGCCGCAAATAGGGTTGCAGCAAAAAGAGAGGAATGTATGTCGGCTCAAAGAGTTCTGAGCTTGCCTGTTCTGGTCCTCAACAAGTCGTGGACGGCTGTTGGGGCAACGTCCGTCGAGGGTGCTATTGGTCTGCTGTTCGGCAGCTATAAGGACGGTAGCCCGAAGGCTAAGATCATCGCCGCTCCAGGCGGGTCCGTGGTCATCGACGCAACGCAGGCATTCCAGACATTCACCTGGGCCGACTGGTCGAAGATCAAGCCCATCGATGGTGAACATTCCCTGCGTTCGGCCCACGACGTATTCAAAGTTCCTGAAGTCATCCTACTGACTCGGTACGACAAGTTCCCGCAGCAGCGGACACACTTCAGCCGTCGTACTGTTCACAAGCGTGACAACTATACCTGCCAGTATTGCGGTTGCCACGTTACGAACGAAGGGACGCTCGACCACATCATTCCTCGTTCCCAGGGCGGTCAGACGACTTGGGATAACGTGGTACTGGCGTGTGTGAACTGCAACGCTCAGAAGGCCAACCGCCGTCCAGAAGAAGCCTACAGAGGCAAGGGTCAACCAGACTGGCACCCGGTCAAGGCTCCGAATGGCTGGAAGGGTCCATCCCCGATGCGACTGCTCTCCAAGCCTGAGAAGCCGAAGATGTCTCTGTTCCGAGGCGAGCGTCGGTTCTACCCGAAGTCCTGGAACAACTTCATCAGCGAAGCGTACTGGACTGTCGAGCTAGAAAACGACATGAAGTAAATCAGAAGCCCAGGCCCGTAAGGGCCTGGGCTTTTTCTTTACACTTCACTTTCCGGTCCTACAATGGACCCCATGAACGAGCAATCTCTAGAAATGCGTTTCCACAAGGTAGCCCGCCGCTGGCGAGACGGCGTTGCCCACCATTCGTTATGGCATTGCATGGTGCGGCATAAAGCCTACGAAGAACTCAAGGCTATGGGCAGGGACATCATTCCCTTCTTGCTCAACAAGCTGAAAAGGGACAAGTGGATTGGTCTTTCCTTCTCGGCGAAATCACCGGGGAGCGGCCCAACTACAAACCAGAGGCGGTCGGCAAAGGATGGGTCGAACCTGGGACGGACGATTTCGTCGCCTGGGATGTCACGGCGTTAGCCAAGGCTTGGCTCCAGTTGGGAGTCGAGAAAGGCTACATTCAAGGGGCGAACGATGGCGGATCAAATGTTGCTGGCGATCAGGGAGGCGGCAATCCAGCTTCCAAACCTACTGAGGGACGGAAACTCTGGACAAATAGCCTCGATGTAGATTACCACCCTCACACAGACCTTCGTGAAGTTCGATTCGATCCATTCTCTAGCAGCCTTAGACAATGTAATCGACATCTCACGCTGGAGGAGTCGGGTCAGAAAAGACATTGTTGCGTGGCTCCCCTAAGCTATTTCCTTCCCCCGCCTCATCTTGAGGTCTTTCCTCATCACGATTACTTGTTTCGTATGCATACAGCCCCTTCTCGAACCGAGTTGTATCGTATGGCAATGCTGGCTTGTGCAAACACATTTTTATTTTGTCCAGCATGTCGGCAAGCTCTTCGGTCGTATCCGCAACCAAACTGACTGGTTTCGTTGTCCAGCCGTAAGGCTTATCACCTTTGTAGTGAACCTCGTGGATTGCCACTTCTTTCGAGGCGGGGCACAGGCCCTCGATCTCGTTCTACCGTCGATGGCTACGAACCATGACACGGTAATTCCAGAAAGATTCAGGGATTTCGTCGTTTTCTGCATCCAATCCTTGGTTTCCCCAGCCGTTGTCACGAGCTATCAAACGCCCGGCTCTGTCGAAGAGCCAGAAACCGAAACTGCCCTTGTCCCAGCCTGTTTTCTCACAGGCCGACAAAAAAGCAAAAGTCTCGCTTGCTCGCATCACGAGCTTTTCGTCAAACCGAATAGCTTGGTCAAGCCAGCATTCGGCCAGTTCGTTTTGCTCCGGGGTCAGATCATCGGCACAAGTCGGATCGGGGTCGGGCCAAGGCATTTCCTCAAAGGTAACGATCTCATGACCTTTGTGACCTTGACCACCTAGAATGTGGTACTTATTCTCATTGTAGATCAGCGAGTAGCCAGGAGCTACAATGCCCACTTCCTTGGTTTTCGGAAAACATAATTCGCACATCCATTGATTCATGTTAGCCTCACTCAACCAATTCAGTATTTGATCTACCGTCACTCCCCTTAACTCCACCTGCTAGCTCGCAAATCAAATCCAACGAACACGGTTTGCACAGTTCGATTGGAATTGGGTGAGCCAGATAACCTTTGATTTGCAGGGCGACGGGCCGTATATAACAACGAGGGCATTGCCTGCCCTCGTCTACCAGCGACACACTCGGATGCGTCAAAATCGCAGGCTCTTCTTCCACCTGCGGAAGCCATCTGCTTTTGGATATCATGTTACTAGATGCCGCCCCTTAGATGTTGATGCCGTATGGCAACTTTTTTCTTCTGTGGCGTCTCCTGTGGTTCTTCTATCTTGGCCGGGCGTAGTTTTGACTCGTGCTTTTTGAGAAGGGAAAGGTGGTCTTTCGCCGCCAAGAAAGTTGTCTTGCACGTCGGCGAACATACCGCTCTCACGGAACAATTGTATAAACTGTTTTTCCCTGCCTACAGGAACTTCAATGGCATAACGGTTCATAGTAATGGATACCGAAACACCATCTATATCGTGCTTGCCAAAGAATGCGTGGATCGCATCCTCGCTCGTGCCAGAGTTGAATCTAGCAATTACCGTGCTAGTGCGTCTCATGGTTTGACCTCTCTAACATCCCCAGCAGGACTCGAACCTGCAACCTACAGCTTAGTTTGTCGTCTGATAAGACGTTAAGGCTGTTGCTCTGTCCAGTTGAGCTATGGGGACAAAAGCCCCGCAAGTCTTCCGTGTTCCTCCCTATAACAAGTTGAACACGGCAAACGACATTTATCAAGTTCTTTTCTCACCTTGGAATTCCAACGCACCATAGAACCGACTGTATCCACAGAATTCACACTTCCTGCCCTTGTACTCGATGCACTTCAGCTTCATACTTCTCAATCTATCTGAATGTTGCCTACTGCGACATCGTTTGCAGAAGGTAACTCCTCTGCGGTATCCGTTAGTCTCCGTTAATTCTGTGCTGCACTTCGTACATTGTTTTAGCATATGCTCCGGGTGGGAATCGAACCCACATTTCGTCCTTATCTGGGACTGACACGATTATAAGTCGTGGGGCTTACCATTAACCGACCGGAGCCGGGAGCTAGATGTTATGGGATCGGCACCTTTGAGCCGATCACTATAACATAGTTACCTTCTTCCTCCAGTTTTTGTATCTCTTTCCTGTCGGCGTCCAGTAACTCCCGATAGTTTTCTGGTGGATTACCCCACTCCAGTTTCTTGCGGAAAACCACACGCTTATTTTCCTTCGTATAGATTTTCCCCTCAATGCCATAGGCACCAACTTCTTCCAGTCGCCCCTTCATCCGGTCGAACTCAACCCAATCCGGCAAGCCCTTTTTCAGTTCGACGACCTCGATCTCTTTCCATTGAGCCTTGGCTTCGCCCAAGTCCTCCCAACACTGCATTCTCAAGCCATCCAGCATCGTAATCAGTTGTTGGCGGCAGTCCCTATCGCCTTGTTCGTAGCCGATCTTGTAGCTCGCCACTGAGCTACAGGCGATAGCAACTAGACATAGAACCAACCACTTAACCTTCTGGTTCATTGTTATCTCCCATCAGCCTCGATCTTCAGAAATAGAATCTTCGGCGGTTGTTTGTAGTATAACATCAGGTAAGGACAAATCCAAGCCTGTTGGTCGGAGGGAATGGCAATTTTATCTCCGCATGGTAAAACGTTGTAGATATGCCCGTCATAGCATTCCCGCTCCCAGCGGAACTCTACATCGGCATCAGGAAACGCCTTATCTGAGAAGTAGAGACGAAATCCACTTTCTGGATTTTCGATTCCCTTCCTCCTGGTTCCCTCCATAATTAAGCGGTCGGCCCCGACCACAATTGGAGAGAGAGTCGCTACAGTAGCACCAGCGGGTGCGATATCCCGGCGAAGTCCTTCTTGGTCATCGAAAACCCAGCGACCCTCGTGCTTATAGGGCCTCACCATTTGAAGCCCCAGGATGTCCTTCTCGAAATCGAAATCCTTCTTGGATTCCCTCTCGAAGATCGACATGACCCTCTCCTATACAAAGTAGGTCTTGATCGGGTTCTCTACTACCTTGGCCCCTAGTTTAATGAAATGCTCAATAAGTAGCAAGTGGTTTTCGCCGTAGTAGAAGCTATTGGCCTCTTGATCTGGGTCCACACCATCAAGAATTTCGAGGTATGTCGCTTTGTCAAGATCGGTCGCTCCCGTCCACTGTTCCACTGGTTGGATGCATATTATCATCTCTATTTACTCCAAACGGGATTCTATACCAGACCCGTTCATGAAGGTAATAGAGGAAAGTCTTAACAGTAATGTCGAGGATTCCAAGAGAAGTCCCGACTTCTATACTGTCGGTTACTACCCAGCCGATCAATATAGTTGCGATGGTGCCGAGAATACGGTAAGAAATGGCCTTCGCAATATGGCGTGTATGAGATAGAACTGGCTTCATGCCCTAAAATAGAAAAGGCCACGCTGAAAGCGTGACTTTTTCTGCCAACTTATGTTTTCAGGATGTACGAATCTTGGTGACAACAGCCTTCACGTCGTCGGCGTTGACCGGTGCCGATTCGCCTTTGAGCGTCTTCATAGCAAGGCCCATCGCCGCTCCCTCGCTCTTGGCGTCACGAATTTGTTCAAAAACCAGGTTATCGCCATTGAGGAAGAATGCCTCGATCTGCGGCTGGTCCCAGGTAGCGGGCAGGAACGGTGCCAGCAGAGCTAGCTCGGTTTCCTGCTGCACGGTTGAGCCGCCTGTGGCCGACCCTTTGACCAGAACAATGTTCTCATTCAGACCGTTGATAACCTTGCGAATGGTAGCGATCATGGTTTCGTCGTCCGGCTTGTCCTTTCCCTTGCGGACAGCGGCCATCTGTGCCTCGCCGAGAACGACTCGAAAAAGATTCTTCTCTGTGTCGTTGCCCGACTTCATCGCTGCGGTGATTCGGAACTGAATCGTTTCTAGTACACTCATAAATGACCTCTATTCAGACTGTTGGTGATCGCTTTGCCCTTGTGAGCGTCTGTGTACTCCACACCAACAGTGTATTCATTTCCTGTTCTAGTGCAATGCCGAACTTTTGTGTCACACCAAAGCGACCCAGTAATGACTTGCAGCACCGAGCCAATCTCAAAAGCCTGATCGCAAAGAAGCCCCAACCCGCCTTCGCTAGTGTTGAGGACTTTGGCGACAAAACGCAGCCCTCGGTGATCGAGGATGGCAACCCGGAGAGGCCGATCCAGCACCCTCCGTGCAAACATACGGTACTCCATTACCCCTCCGACGCCTTTTGGCGTCACCTTACGGCGACGGTCGCCGCCTTTTGACGACATTCGCCCGACGCCATGATCGGTATCGTTCGACTCCACAATCGATTTTGTTGACCGCACAAACAATCTTGTGGAAGGCCAACCTAGTTCCGTTTTCCGTAACTCCAGTTACGACAAGCCTCTTCCGGCACCGGCCCCTGGGTGTTTCCTCGCTTGGCACGATACTTGCTTTTAGCCCACAGCAAGGAGGTACTCATGCAACTGGCCTGCTCAATCCGTCCTGAACTGTCAATCCGCTGCGAGAGCGAGTATTTGACCACGATCTTTCCCTTGGCAGAAACGGCCCTGGAAGACACCGACACGCTTCTGGCATTGAAGTACGTCTCTACCCGGAAGAAGATGGACTCCTACCGGAGCGTAATGGATTTTCTATTCTGCGAGATCGCTGAACAGCCCTGGATCAGCAGGTGCAGGCGGTACTACGAGGGCCACGGTTTGCCCGCCAGAGATATTATGACCCAAGTAGAAATCGACCGTTGGGATGCCGTATTGGTAGGCGTGTTGAGGTTCGCTGTTCGTTGTCTCGCTGAGGAACGGCGTTACTCTTGGACCAAGTTCCGCTTGGAATCCAGGGCGTCTAACTCTCCCTGATAATACTGGACCCTAGAAGCGAACTTGTCAAGAATTGCCTTCATTCTTGGCACATCCTCGGCCCGGATGTTCACCACGTCAAACTCGCCGTACTTACTTCGGTAGTCAAACACGTACTTGACCGCCATCCAGAGACGTGCCCAGAAGCCGTGATACTGGTTCAGGTAAACGCAAACTGTCAAATTTACGTTTTCCTTTGCCGGTCTCCAAAGCTCCTCGCCGTTCTTGCTAAAGTCCCAGAGTTGGAAAACAAGTTGGTGAGCTACATCGCTGCAATCGCAGACAAAAAGCTCAGCTTCGTCGTAATGGTCACTCATTATAGTAGAAAATTCAACATTATGATTATCAACACAATGACCACAGCCATCAAAAACCAAAGGCACCCAAAAGGAACATGGTCGAAAATCTCCTTGGCTCGTCTAGCATCGCTGAGCAGAAGATTAACGTATTCCCGATCCAATTGCCAGACCTGGACATAGTAATTAAACTGCACGTCGGTAAGTTCGCCCATCACATACCTGTAGACGAGGAATTGAATTTCCTCATCACTTACTTCTGGTCTCTGATGCATATGTTTTGTTGGCTATGAAACCGAACCACAGAAGTATAGCACAGAGGGCGTACAAATAATACTCCAGGTAGACCCTTTTTGTGACGACAATGGCTCCCTCTTCTATGCGGTTTCGCTGTATCGCTTCGTTTACAAAGCCCCGCATCTGATCTTTCTGATGAAAATGACAATATTTGCCGTTGCCTTGATCTGCCACTGCCTGCAAAATCTCCTCATCCAAATGAGAGACCTGTATCTTGCCGTCTTCCTTCAAAAAATCATCGAACGAGCCATCGCCGTACCGTTTGATTAGCTCACAGGGATCACGACCACCAACACCAACCGTGAAGAACTTACAGTTCTTCGAGGCCATGCTTTGGACCAACGCATGTAGTCTTACCCTGTTCGTCGCCTCTGCCTCCTCCTTGCCGCCGTCGCTGACGAGAATGATGAGGTTGATACCGTCTTGATCTAGCTTTTCTTGCTTGAGAATGTTTTGAAGAGCCGACACAGCCTTAACCAAATCAGTGCCATATTCTGGTGCCGTGTCCGGCCCCAGGTCTTCAAGGAGCGGCAGAATAACTCGCTTACTGTACGTCAGGGGGCAGTAATAGACGTTCGGCGAACCAGCAAAAGGAATGATGCTGCACTCATAATGCCCATCCAATTGCTTGTAGAGTTCTACCAACTCAGACCGTGCCGCAACCATTCTATTGGGCTTGATATCCTCGGCATAGACCATCGATCTAGAGACATCCACGACGAAGAATATCCTGACGTTCTTGTGCTTTTTCTCTGAAGTCGGGACATCTACATACGGCTGAGCAAGACCAAGAATCAACAGAGACAGAGAAACCAACCAAACGACAGCAATAACCCTACGGGCTGCCCAGCCAGGACGCCTACTTGCGTATAGAAAAGAGGCAATTCGTGGCGATTGCTCGAATTTCTTGAAGCAACGCCACGAATACACCAGCAGTATTACTACCAGGGGCACAAACAGGAGTGCCCAGAGAAATAAGGGGTTCTCGAACATATCAGTTGCCTTTGGACTTGCCCATGCCCATTTGGTTCAACATCCGTTGAGGCTGAGATTGTCCTGCCTCGCCCATCATGCCCTGCTGCTGTTTAAGAAGCAGTTCGATGTTGACAGTGGTATCAACGTCTCCGGGCTTGTACGACAGAGCTTTCTTGTAGTACGTGGCAGTCTGTGTGAACAAGTCCTGAACAGTTTCGGACGACGAACGAAACATCGTGTGACGATAATATACCTCTCCCTTGAGGTAATTAAGCGAGAAGTTATAGCTCGTATCACCTGGAATGTCGCTGAGCTTATCCAGATATTTTTTGCTGTCCACGTACAGCTTGTCGGCTTTGATTAAAGCCTCCTGAGCCGCTGGATGAATCGACAGTTCCGGTCTGGACGGCGGTGCGGAATTATAGTGATTATGCGGGTCCGCTAGCTCCGACTGTGGTGGAGGCAACGGTGGAGGCAACGGTGGTAAATTCAATGCCTGCTGCAAGCTGATTGCTTGTTGTAGAAGCTCCTCGGCCTCATCAAAAGATACCCTGGCCTTTTTGAGCAAAATCGTGGACCTAACTTTTTTGTGGGCATCTCCGTCTGGATCAAGCCAATGAGCCAACTCTGCTTCCAAGCTTTCTAATTGAGCGACTGTCTTCGCCTCGTTAATGCTCTTAATGAACGCATTTACGGCATCGACTTTCTTGATTTGTGCTTGGCACTCTGTTTCCTTCTGCTGGCGTTCGTAATCCTGGGCCTTGCTATAGAACATCATATAGCTTCCGCCAGCGAGTGTAACCAGGACGAGGAGTAGTAGCTTTTTCATGTTAGACCTCTGTGTAGTTTCGATTAAATGTCAGCCTCAACAGCAAACCCGCAGCAATAAGAGCAAAAGCTATTGGGGCCAAGATCGGAGACAACGGTTTCCTGATGGGCTGGTCTACAACGATTTCCTCTTGAGCGTTGCTTCTCACTATATCTGTGTAGGTCTGCTCAAACACCTTGGCATCAAAGCCACGCAAGAGTATAGCAAACCCTCCGGTCTCTTTCATGCTTGCGAACAACAGCGGGTCTATCGTCTCGACCGAAATTAGGTAGACCTTAATACGCAAATCCTTACACAGATCGAGCAATTTGAAAGTGGACATCATCTGGGCGTTGCCCCAGGGTTGGAATATCCCATCGGTAAAGATAACGATATTGCCGCCTTCTACAATTGGCTGGTACTTCTTAACAAGCTCTTCCATCTTCTCCGTTCGCTTGTATTTCTCCTCTGGACCGTACATAGTCAACTGCATTGCGAGCATGTCTTCATCCGACGCTTTCTTACCATCACGCATCAGCATTTCCACGGCACACCACAAAGACCTATCCGACAGCGTGCCTCCTGCAAGGGGAGGCAGCCTATAGTCGATGAAGCTCAACTTTTTTTCAACAAAGGCGGGATCATCAACTAAGTAAGAGACAATGTAGGCATCATTGGAAAACACCACCGCTCCCACCACATCCTTGCTCCCGTCATCTCTCTGGGCGAGCATGTTGAGAAACGCTTGGTTTCCTTTGTGAACAGTATCTAGTTGCTTCCCCCTCCCTTGTAGTTTGTTCCCATCCACCATAGAACCAGAGCCATCGTTTACCAGTACGTATTTGTGGACTTGTTGCTTCCTAACGGGTTGTGTGAAACCCCAGGACATACCCGAAGCGGCAATAATCAAGACCACCCACCCCAATGCCAGCATCGAACTCTGAAATCTAAAACGCCCACTTCCCCCGCCAATTGCGTCCTGCGTAGTTTTCAGGGCCTTGACATAGGCATGGGTCAAGAAGTACCGGTTGCAGCGGTAGAATAAAAATGCTAACGCTAGCAGACCGAGTGCCAAAAAGTATGGGTGTTCAAACATTGAACTTGACCCGTTCCTTGACAAAGGTGTTCAGGTTGGCAACCAGAGCCGCCACAGCAGCCTCGTTCGGCTCATAGTCGGACTTATAGAACAGTTCTAGCTCGCCTACGATGGACTGAAGAAGCGTGTCTTTGTGTTCCAAAGCCGACAATGGCCGTTTGACATCATAAAACTCGCTCAGCACATTCGAGAGTGCATCCGTAACCTGTTGGTAGGCCAGACGCCAGTTGTCGCCAGCATTCAGGTGGAACGCAGTCGATTCTAGCTCATTCCAGTAACGGGCACGCTCTCGACTTCCGGCCCAACGCAACAGCGTGTTGATGCGAAAACGATTGGCCTTTGCCAACACCAAAAGCACCAACACCAGCGACCCAACCCCGACCATCGCCATTCCGTATAACAACAGCGGTCGATAACCATACAGGCTGGTTTCGGGAACCAGAGGCTCAGGAGCGTCTAACAAAGGCAGTGATCCAATGGGGGGTCTTGGCTGTATGTCATCGATATTTGTCCCAGCAAGCAGACTAGAGTTTCGATATTTGCAGCCCTGGATGTTAGCCATATATTTCTCCCCATCATCGTCTTCGTAGACAAAGCCAGCAGGCGGAATAATGATCGGGACAATTGAGTAAAAGCGAAACGGCTGCGTGATCGTGATCATGTAGCCGTCTTGCGTGGCTTCTACCTTGTGTGGCGATGGCTTCCCGAATTCACACCAAACATCGAGCGTCTGAGGCTGAGGAATCCATTTATTATGCCCAAGGCTCGGAATGGTGTCCTTCAGAATCTTGATCGAAGGCTTGTGTACTTCGATTACAAGCTTCAGAAGGCGTTCCTCGCCAACGGTCGAACTCGCTGGTCGTTCTACGACGACCCACGCCACAACAGGCTGATATATGGGGCGGAACATCGCTCGTGCATGTTCAAACCACGCCGTATCCTCTGCGAGCATATTAGCCGTGACAAGAATGTTGGGAGGCAACGACATCTTGCTGATCTTGATTTGGTATGTGTACGGTGCCGCTTTGTCGATTTTATCGACAACTAGTTTGCCGTTGTGCTTGAGGCGTTGCTTCAACGTGGCCTCGGTAACATGCTTCTTCGTTTTCACCAAAACCGTGTCGCTGGGCACACAGAGCATGTTAGAGAACTTGACTATAGGGTACGCTTCTATCTTCTTGTCGCTCAACTTTCTAAGCAACTCAAGCATTTTCCGGTTGTCGTCGCAGACGAAAACAACACCCTCAAACTGGCTTTTCTCCAGCTTCTTAACTGTCGCCTCGCCGTGTTTGCCAGCGTCAATGAAGTCTTGTAAACCGGGACCGTTGGGAGCCAACACCCCACCTTGCAACGGCAAACCGATCTGCTTGTGTTCAGCGTTGTAGTAGTAAAAATGGTCGATCTGATAGACCGGCTGCCGATCTATGCAAGCGAAGATACCGAAGAACAGAGTGAAAGCAGAAATCAGGTCCATGTTACGCTCTCAGGAAAAATTTGACCAAGGGCATCATAAAATCAGGCTTATCTACCTGCATCAAGATAGGCTCGACCCTTCCTTGATGCAGGACGGCCTTTAGATCGGTTTGCCACTTCTCAAAAGCCGCCAGATGACCTTTGTGTGCCTTCTCCGATCCAAAATTCCAGTTAGTTGCATCGTTGCTTTCCGAATCCTTAAAGTCTACCCGAAATGGCAATACATCGAAAGACCATTCCTGAGAGTTTGCAAGAATTGGAGCTATCATCACGTTATTTATGCCGCATGATATACAACGTAGTAGACCAACTATACGATCGCTAAACGGGAAACAGAAATCACTTACCAGCACAGTGAGAGTATTCGAGGGTTCTTGATTGCCAATCCTCCGAAGAGCGTCGTCCAGGTTACTCCCAGGTGATAGATTGCCTCTATAGTAAATTTGTTCTAGTACAGAGGTAACATTCCGAATGTCCTCATCCGGCTGGATAGAAAGTGACACTCTATCGCCAAAAGTTGTCAGACCAACCGGGTCGTTGGACTGATTTGCCAGATAGCACAGATACAGGCACACAAGAATAGCCGACTCGAACTTAGATGCCTGAGAGCAACTAACATCCAAAACCAACATCACGTTCATTGACTTGTCGGGGGTGAATACCCTCGACATAATGCTGTTGGTACGGAGGCTGGCTCGACTATCCAACCGCTTGTCACCGGGCTGATACTCTCGGACCACATCAACGTCAATAATGGAGTTCTTGAGTGAACTTACATGCCCGCCAGTTGGAAAAGTATTGAGCAGTTTCTTAACAGTGATTTCGATAGATCGAAAGTTCTTTTTCAAGTGTGTCGCACCCTAGACAGAGTTTCGTCTATGAAATAGTCCACCAACTCGGTTTCGGTTTTGCCTGGGTGTAGTTCCGCCAGAAGGTGCAAACTAGACTCAGACAGGAGAAGACGGGCACGGAGGGCATCTGCCGCAACAGCAGCAACGTCGGCGGGGATCACGTAGTCCCTCCCACTCATAACCGCCTCCATCATCGCCGCACCTTCCATATGCAGCATGGCACGGTCGTTGACCGCTGGCTTTTGCTTGAAGATGTTATCGCCCGCAAGCAAGGCCCGTTCCTTCTCAAGAAGTTTGTATTCCGCTGGATGGTTGATTGCACGAAGCAAGCGAGCAGCGTAGCGACGTACCTCATCGCTGACGTGAGTATTGTTGAAGAAATACTCTCTAGCTTCGTATACTTCGTCTGTCGTAATTACAGGATTCAGGTTCGTGACATCGAAGTGGTGTGTCCGCTTTGCGATATCAATCTTCTCCTGCTCTGTAGTCTCACGCATGACGAGTTTGAACATAAACCGGTCTGACAGAGCCTCTTGTAGACGACTCGTGCCTTTTTGCTCAGTCGGGTTCTGTGTAGCGAGGCAGAAGAAAGGCTGCTTCAAACGAATAGTTTCATTTGCGATGGTGACACAGCCTTCAGCCAGTGCTTCGATGAACGCATTTTGGGCTTTGGGCGGGAAACGGTTGATCTCGTCAGCCAGCATAACGTTGCAGAATAGCGGCCCCTGGACCGTCTTGGTATCGCCGGTCAGCAAGATGATCTCGCAACCAGTAATATCGCTGGCAAGTGCGTCGGGCATTCCCGATACTCGTTTGGAGTTGCCAGCCAGCAACCTAGAAAGTGCTTTACAGAGAACGGTATTGTGTGTGACCGTGAAATCTCCCAGGAGAAACAGCCTGTCTGGTCCCTCAATCTCGAAACCAAAGTATTCTCCATAGCCCTCTGGTTCTACTTTGATTCCAGTCACCAACACATTCTTCTTCTGCCGACGAAGAGAAGCCTTTTTCTTGGCAATGCGAACCGGAACTTCCGATAAATTTCCAGAAATCGATACTCGGTAATATCGACCCTTTTTACCGTTGTTTTTGCAAACCTTGGTGCATGGTTTGACATAAGCGGCGAATCCTAGAGACCTCGCCAAATAAACCACATCATCGGCAAGTTGTTTTGACTTGTTTACGAAGTCATAGCAACCAGCCGACAGACTGCCATCTGTGTCCATCAGTCCGGCCAAAATTTGCAATCTCACTCGTCGTGAATTTGCTTTGTATATTTGTGGAACATGTTTGTTTTGCAATACGTTCATTTCACGTAAAGCACTCAATATCGCATTAGGATGGAATTTTTTCCCCCACAACGAGTGAATCGGAGCTTTCCCGCTTGCTGTGTAAGTGTTGAACCGCAGCCTGTACTTGTTTGCCATCTTACGAATGTACGCAATAATTTCGTTATCCGTATTGCAAACCTGTGCGGTGCGACTGATCCCATCTCCCAACCACACGCCAAAAAAATACGGGTCCAGTGGCACAATTCGCTCATCAAACTCGATGCCAACTCTATATCCCTTGGCATGACTCTTGAATCGCTCTGACCTTCCCAAGTATTCTTTGACTGACATGTTATAAATCATGCCAGGAACATTGTCGCCAGAACGTGGAAAATTGCCCTGCCTATTTCGACCACGACTAGTCATCTTAAATGACAGGATATGCTCGTCATTGACAACATACGAATCGCCCTTTTTTGGTATCACCCGATATAGCTCTCCAAAACCGTGTCCGAGAGCAATAACCTTCCTGGGCAGAGAATCTGGTCCCATCAACAGGTCTCCAGTCTTAACGGATTCAACGGGAATTATAGTTCCGTCGAACATCAAGACGGGGGTGCCTTTACCAAGACATTTTCCTGTTCCTACACCGCCTTCGCATAGAACGTGGCCTGTTCCTAAAAATCGTGTACCATCTGGATAGAAGTCCCGCTGTCCGACAGCGAATAACGCCATAGTCACACGGCGGATGACGTTCCTCTGCCCAACAAGGATGCGTTGCAGGGCTTTCTCGATGGGCCACACCCGTCTTTCCAACATCTCTGGTACTGACATCTTGCATTCCTTTGGGTAAGTGGCAAAATGTACTATACGATGCTAGAGTGTAACCAGAAAAGACATTTCAATCAATATGGAACCTGCCGGAATCGAACCGACATCTTCGTGCGGCACTGTGACTTTAACACGACGCCTTACCGTTAGACCAAGGCCCCTTATGTACAAATCTTGAGACTCCTACTATTAGATACTTTGATTCTAGAGACCCCGCCAACTTTCACTCTAGAATAGCATTTGCTAGGAGAAGGCGTGGGAGTCGGTGGAGGGTCGCAATTCGGACCACAATTACACGTTATGTGATTCTGCGGTTTCTGCTTGGATTTCCTCTCCGTTGGCGGGTAGGACATCCCCAGACCTCTTCCTGAAACTGATGTTGCGGCCATCTCCGTAATCCCTTTCGTCATGAACCATCGTGTAATTGCCAGTATCCCACTCGGCGTCCTGCCCTGGACCAGCTTGTGGGTCATCGGCAACTATCTCTTTGCAAACCTTGGCATCGGTATCGTCAATGGGCCACATTGATTCTTCTTCTATATTTATCCTCGTATCCGGAGAAATGGTGTTGGACAGCGGAAAGCCTTTCAAAATAGCCATAGGATCAATTCCTTTCATTTGTAGGTGAAATTGGTAAGCCTCCGAGTAAACGCCAGGGCACGGCCCTGCATCCACGATGAACGGAGGACGAGTAAGAAAGATTGTTGACATCATATTACCTTATTTTCTAACCAGAATAATCCCAATTCGCCATCTCTGAAAATTCTGAAGTTCCAGGTTGAAAACCTAGTTGAAACTATATCCATGAACTGATTCCTTCCGTGCCACTCGCCGACAATGAATCGAATTTTATCTAGTGATGTGGTGTTTCGGAGAATACTCAATTCGCTGTCCTCGCAATCTAGTTTCAACAGATCGATCCGTTCTAGTTTATTCTCGGAGATCACATTTTCCAAAGTCTTGCGAGCTAACGGCCTCGTATCGGCCCAATACCGCACTTTATCAATTGTGGCAAGCAAATCAGGATGACAGACAATGCTCCCTCCTATAGACACACAATCTGGGAATACCGAGTTCAAAAGTGTTAGATCGACCTCATAGGTGATTGCGGCCTGAACCACCTTGCCAAAGCCACGGATATTCTTCGATAGCATTGGAATGTTTTCTGGGCAGCGTTCGCAACATATGGTTTGGCTGCCTGGGAAGGTGCGTTTAACCAATACAGAGAATGTTCCGATGTGGGCACCTATGTCAACGACATATGTTGGAACGAGCGGCAGTTTCTTGACTTGCAGGTGGTTATCGTACTTTGCGTTATCTAGAAGATACTCTCTATAGTGGTTACAGCCTCGTCTGGTGTATCGTGACCAGGGCAAGGATTTGCATCTTCTACTATTCCCTTGTTATTACATGTAGCACAATCAGGAGTGTCGTCATAGAGATGATACCATGCACTTTTGCCGTCGCAGTCAAGACAGGTCTTCCAGGGACTACAGTATCCGACAGGCCAGATTTTTCCGTCGTTCATACAAATGTAGTGCCATTTGCCGCTCGGCTTCCCATCCTTGTACATCTCTCTCGCTTGGTAATAGTTCATGTTCCTCCTCTGCCCAAAATAAGCAGCAATCACTCTACATTTGAACTTGCTGCTTCAACAAGTTCTGGTCCGGCAGGTGTTGTTGCTGCTGGGTCTGCATATTTCTTCTCCAAGGCTGGTGACGAGTGCGTTATCCCATCGAGTACAGCGTGGATGAAAAAACTATCAGAGATACGGTTCTCATTCGTCCAGATGTTGACTCGGAATCTATTATCCCAAAGGTGGTAGGCTCGAACATGAGAAAAGTTAGGCGAACGCCCTAACGTATCTAGTACCCAGCCCTCTACAAGTCCGCAGAGTCTATTGGTTTTTTGACTCTTGGGCGGACGTTCTACACGCTCGTCTTTTTTCTGAGGCTTCTCTTGCGGTTTGTTGCCGCCTTCATCTTCTTGGTCTTGTACTACTCTCATGGCCCTAACAGAAAAGCAAAATCAAATCAAGGAACCTTTGGCATATCAAGTTCATCTTGCAAAACGTGAACATAAAAGACATATACTTTCCGACCTGTGCTACCAGCACTTTGTATTTCTCTATATTCCACATCTAGTTTCTTACCAGGAGTAGAGTTATAACTGAGCAAATCCTTGAGGCGACTAAGCACGCTACTAATAAAAACTGGGCTGCCAGTTATACGAATGCCATCTTCGTTGAATCTAGTTCCGCTATGACCTTTCTCGACAGGCTGAACTTCAATGGGCAAACCGGGGCGAATCTCCTGCCAGAAACGTAGAACATCAGCTTTCTTGGCCTTCCACGGCTTGGCGGGCTGAGAAAACTGCTGCATCGGCATTGCGTTCTGTTCGATAAACTTCTTGAAATCCATACTCTATCTATATAGGCAAACCAATGAAAACAGTTGTGATAGAATTAGGAGTAAATCGCCCAAAGTATATTCGTGAGCCTCTTATAGAATACCCGGAGATTGTGTTCTATGGGTTCGATCCATGTCCCGCCCCACATGAGAAATTAGCCGAAGCTCTAGAAAAACTAGAAAAGGAGTTTCCTAATTTTCGCTATCTCAGAAAAGCAGTTTGGATCAGAGAGGAGGTAAAGGAGATGGAAGTAAGCGGCTATAAGGGTGCTGGTTCAACTATAGTAGACAAAATACCTTGCAATGGAAATCTTAACCGAGTCACTAAGGTAGAGTGCATCGATTTCGACAGGTGGGTGAAAGAGACGCTTTTGCCGAGCAACAACAACATCTTGCGAGCCGACATCGAAGGCAGTGAATACTACTTGTTCCCACACATGATTAAGAAAGGCTCGATGAGGTATTTCAAAGCTGTAATGTTCGAGCCTCACCATCAGAAAATGAGTGACCCTGCCCTGGCGTTGCTAAGACACCAAAACATTATGAAGTGGCTGGCCGAAAACGACATCCCCGCATCGGACGAGTTCAAAGAACTATTCTTTCAGCAGGACTTCACCAGCCAGTGACCATCAACAAGCTCAAGCAACACGTACCTATCCTGCTCGTTGATCTCCTTAATACAGTAGCAGTAGCGGTCGGATGATCTATATACCGCTAGACGGTATATAGATTCTACCAGTGATTCTAGGATTAGGATAGAGAGAAATGAGAGCTACCGCTGAGAATCAAACTCAGGTTCCCAGCTTACCACGCTGGTTTCTTACCACTAGAAGACGGTAGCATGTTTGGTTGAAACGTCAAAGAGCCGATGGTGGGACTTGAACCCACACTCCCGATCTTACCAAGATCGTGCATTACCTTTATGCTACATCGGCAGTTGTGCAGATCGGTGAGACTCGAACTCACGCTAGACCTACCTTGCATCGCTTACGCCAGTTGCTCGGCTGACTTGCGACTTGGGGATTCGATACCTACTTCTCATTACGGCAACGATCTGCACTTGAGCAAGAGCCGGTACTATGAATCGAACACAGGCTTTCTCATTACGAGTGAGACGGACTACCACTATCCTATACCGGCAATCTGACCGCTCTTTAACAGAGCTATATACTCAGCAGCGTCTTTAACTATCCGCCCGTCGCCTCGCTGTGAGTGCCGAATAGATTCCTCCTCGATCTGGTTGCGAATGATCGTTATCGGCAAACCGACTATCGACTGTGATACTACCGAAAAACCACTCTCTACTCCAACGAAGGCACAGCACCGAGACAAGTCTTTGATGCTCTGCTTCAGCGATTTTGGCAAGCCCATCTGAACCGGCTCATAGCCAAGCTCACATAGCACTTCCAAAATCCACGCTTCTTCCCAGGGCTTGCAGTTCTTAGCAAAGCCGTTGTTGCGACCATTGAACTGATAGGCAACCTTCTTGCTGCCCTCGCCCGCCCAGGGATAAACGGTCTCGTGATAACCTGGGACATTGTAAATGCCCCTCCAAGTTAGCCGTACAGTTGGTAGCTCTTCGGTAACTTTGATTCTATCACCGTCTTTGAACAACGGGATCATCTTCCTGAAGTGCTTTCCAGCATTCCGTTTCTTCCACCCCCTGGAGTGTGATAGGAAATACATCGAGATGCAGGGATCGTCTTGGAATAGCACGTAGTTCAGGCTGGACCAACAATCACCAAGATGCGTCCCGATTGCATGATAAATCATTCCTTATGTAAGTAGCGGGAGAAATAAACAGATACGGGATTTGAACCTGTGGGAATTGAACCCACAACTCCAGCTTTGACAGCTAGTGCCATACCATTTGGCGAAGGAACCGTATCCTGCACCATCCCGCAAGTACCCCGTATTGGAGTCGAACCAATTAACCAAGTTTAGGAAACTCGGTGCCAGAAGTCCGCTGGACGGGGCCAAACATCAATCGTTATCTACACGCTTCATTTCATGACCTTTTCCTATGTATGAGACGAGTGGAGGCTATGGGACTCGAACCCATGACCTATAGCTTGCAAAGCTATCGCTCTCCCATCTGAGCTAAGCCCCCATCAATAGTCGCTGGGCTTTGAAACCTTGGAGGTATTTCGTTCGCTGTGAAGTTCCAACATGGTCCATCAAGAATTTGTAGCATTGCTCTAAGCCGATCTCTAGAAGGCACTTTTTGCAGATCGCAACCAATTTTACTTCGCCTTCCTCTTCTTCGACAGTGATGTTCCCTTGAATGAAGAACTGAGAAGGGGTGCCACAGACATTGCACACAGCTTGAAGCGGCTTGCTGACTCGTTTGTACTCTTCAGCCCGCTTCACGGCCTCTTCATACTCCAATGCGTCGTGGCAGTTTTCCCACATGCTACTTAATCCACCACCGAAACTCTAATTTCGGATTGTATGCTTTCTCGGCCTCATAGTACATGTATTTCTCTTTCTTACGACGACACATCATAATGTGCCATGCGTAGAAAAGAAACGCACTACAGGTTCCAATCCAAATCCCTAAGCGGGTCTGGCTAAACCATTCTAGCGTTCATAAGTGACTCCACGGAGACTCGAACTCCGGTCTTAACCTTGAGAGGGTTATGTCCTAGCCGCTAGACGATGGAGCCAAAAGTGGAGGCTATGGGACTCGAACCCATGACCTACAGACTGCCAGCCTGTCGCTCTCCCAACTGAGCTAAGCCCCCATCAAGCTAATCACACTTGATTGACTTGATCCACTTCTCTCGTCAATCATAGTTTCCCTTCTATATGCCATCGAATCAGCCAAAATATCGGCCAAGGCGATAGCATGAGTACCAAAGCAAGCCAGTTCCAAACTTTATACCTGCACCAATGGTAGACGAAGATCACAAACAAGATCAACGCTGTTACCAACATGCCGATCTCACGCCCGGTCAACCCAAGCCAAATCGGTTCGTCTGAACCTACCATAGTTACTCCCAAGCCTTGGTCAGCTTGTAGCACTCTACCAGAAACTTCGTCTGAGTGTTAAGATACTCTACAAACACGAAATTAGGGTTTCGTATCTTAGGTTTGTAAAGCACTCGTACTAGGCGTCCCTGGTAATGATAGATCACCTACTATCTATCCAAGTGAAGAGGGATTACCAATCCCTTCTTCGGAGACGGCAGATTCCTCAACACCTGCTCGATATTGCGTATCGAACGCTCTGTGGCCGCATCTAATTCCCCCTGAGCGTAATTCCTGACAAACGAAGGCACGATACGTTGTAGTTTCATGCCGATCTCCAATTGCACCATTGTCTGCCCAGGGCCATGCGGAAAAATCGTAATTCGCTGTTGTAGATCAGTCACGCCGACCGGCAAAGGCCGTTCTAGATTGGCCTCGATTTGAATCGCATCTTTCGCCACATGCGGTTTGTGACGCATATCTACTACGAATTGCCCGACCTGCGGGTGATCCACCGAAACTTTACCCTGCTTCTTGAGATCGGTGATATGTAGCCAGATGGACTTTACAGCCTTCTAGTACAGCAGGCACCTTTCTTTTAAGCTTCTTGGTAACGTCCTCGATGGGTGTCTTCTTATCTAACACAAGCTCTTTGTGTCGCAGCTTGTGGAAGAACTTTGCCACGTTCGTCAGAGATTTGAGATTATCTAGCAATTCCATAAGTGGGCCGTGCTGGATTTGAACCAGCGACCTTCACGATGTCAACGTGACGTGAACTCCAGGCTTCACCAACGGCCCATTTGCCAGCAGACATATTCGAGAAGAGTGAAGCTACCTTTAGCTTTCCCCTTGCGGAGAAAACAAGAATTGAACCTGTGAAGTAACTCTACCCTGCACCTTGCTGGCAGTGGGCCATGTAGGAGTTGAACCTACCGTCTTCTCGGTGTAAGCGAGACGTGTTAGCCGATACACCAATGGCCCATCTAGTATTTCAACTCTGCTTGTCGGCCAGAGTTGAGCAACTCTAGTTCCTTCGTCGGGAACTCTTTGGTAGGTCTCCCCCACCATTTCTGTCGTTTCCGGTCCCAAATCTACCATCCATGCGGCGGATTGGCTCGGACACAGTATCTTACTTTTTGCTTGCCCATGTTAAGCAGCGTGAGCTTTACACTCACAACGCTTCTCCAGAACTTCGGCGTAGCCGACATCCGTGCAGAACCTTAGTATCTCTCTACCAAGGTCTTCGGCCCCGTTGTCGCCGAAGTTACATTCTCCCTTTACCTGCGGGATGTCTGTGTTCATCACGGTCTGTACACAATCGGAGAATTCTTTGCTTGAAAACAAGTCGGTGCTTTGAGGCGTTCGGAAGTGAGAGACGAATATATCGTTCACTTCATCCACGTCCACACCGAAAGAATACTCCGGGTTATCGCACAACCGGTTATGTGCCTCGACCATGCTAAAGACTAGTTCTTCTCTTTTGTCTTGAGACAACTTCCTCAACTCGGTCATGAGCTTTGAACAATATGCATAACACGTCTTGTTGCAAGGCTCGTATTTGAAACGGAATAGCTTTCTCATGATATACCCTCCGAGTGACCCATGTAAGAATCGAACCTACTGCTTTCTGTACGTCAGACAGAGATGCATCCGGTAAACCAATGGGTCATTGCCGGACATTGATTCCGTTGGTCCAACGGTAACATACGTGCATGACACGTCTTCTATTTTGTCGCCCGGCAGTGGGCCTTGCTGGACTCGAACCAGCGGTTTCTTGGGCGTGATCCAAGCGGTTTTCCTCTAACCTAAAGGCCCGTTTGTAGAGGAAATAGTCGGCAAGGGACTTTCTGTTAAACTACCCTGGCGTGGTTGCTCTTTCGAGTTCACGAATGAACCGATCAAGCTCGCTGGAACACATACCGTAATCGATATCTATCCCAACTGATTTTTCGAGACTCAAGGCACCGGGCACGTAGCCCAGACGAAACTTCGTTCTCTAGTCTGCTCTGTCCGCCATTTCTTTCTGAGGTTCTTCAACCTCTTCAAGATAGTAGGGGTAGGAGTTGCACCTACAGTTTCACATTATGAGTGTGACGTTTGAAGTATCCCTTATCTTCACCACTCCACAGTCGGGGCGACAGGATTCGGACCTGCGGCCTTCTGGTCCCAAACCAGACGCTCTACCAAGCTGAGCTACGCCCCGATGAGTCTGGGTGGTTGGATTTGAACCAACGTGCCCCTGCATCCGAAGCAGGACGGATAACCGGACTCCCGACACATCCAGATATAGAAACTCGGTCCTCCCGCCCTTGCTGGCGGACGTGCCCTTACACTAATGGCGGCTGACAGGTAGTAGCACCAGGCCATCCGAGTCGGACCTGTTGCCTTCGAGTCGGGGTGGTGGAACTTGAACCCACGTTCTCCAGTTCCCGAAACTGGCGTCCACTCCAAGCTGAACCACACCCCAATATAGTACCCCATGCGGGAGTCGAACCCGTCCTACCGAGATTGAGAGTCTCGTGACCTCACCGAAAGTCGAATGGGGCATATAGTACCCCGTAAGAGAGTCGAACTCTTCTAGCTTGGTTGAAAGCCAAGCGACCTCACCCGAAGTCGAACGGGGCATCAATTGTCTTCGCCGTAATGTAATATCCTGTGGCAGTTGCTACATTGTTAAACCTCGGCCAACAGCGTATCTTTGCCAACGCCATCCTTCAACATTTCAGAGATACCAGCCTCCTTTTTGCCTGGATGGTGGAAATCAATCACCGCTGGATGGTCTGCACCACACTCTGTACACACCAGCGTTTTCTTGTATTCCCAAAACCATTCTTTCAGCCTTCGTCTGTTTTTCTTATACCACACGGCTTTATACTTCTTGTTGTACTCAGCCTCTTTCTGTTTGTTGTTAGAGTAGAATTGCAAACATTATTCTTGTTTGCAAGGCGGTCCCGTTTTTCTTGCTCTTCTATCAACTTCTGTTGTTCACGTTCCAGCATGTACCTCCTCGTGGGTACACCACTATACCATTCTTTGAAAGTGAGTATGGGGCATTGCTCGAACAACTCATCCCATCTCGCCTGCAAGTCCTTGTCGAGTTTCATAGTAGCTCCACAGAGAGTCGAACTCCGGTCTACAGATTGAAAGTCTGTTATCCTGACCACTAGACGATGGAGCCATAATTGGTCGTATATAGGAGTCCTTGATACTCCTGAAATATACGACCAGGGAAAGTGCTTGCATTCAAGAGCAGCTAGGGAGATTTGAACCTGCCACTAACTGGTTGGAAGCCAGTCGTACTGAGACCGTTAAACACTATAGCCGCATATCCCTTCAAAGCCGGTAGAAGGAATCGAACCCTCGCTTTCTGCTTACAAGGCAGACTCGCTACCACTACAACATACCGGCAAAAGCGGCCCTACGGGGAATCGAACCCCGACCTGCTGGTTGACAACCAGACATGCAGAAACCACTACACCATAGGGCCATGTGGCCCCCGAAGGGGCCGTTTCCTACCAAGAGTCGGCAGGGCCGAACCACTTGATGCCTTCAAAAGCATACTCATACCAGCACCCGATCTGATCCAGGTGTCGCATGATGTTTCGAGTGATCATCCTGCTCTCGACATCACACCACGAATAAGTGAACTCGTGCAACGAGTACCCTTTCTTCTCGTCACGATACTGATGCTTGCGACCAAGAACCTTCCAAGACTTCTGATCGCTACTGCGAGGAATGTCATCCCAGGCGTTGGGAAGCTTCCTTCGCCTTCCTCTAATGAGAGGATTATTGCGTTCTTGGTTCGCTCTGCGTTCCTGCGTTGTGCGAGGATTTCGCAGGCAGCCGTAGTACCACTTCTTCTTTGCCATGTAGCATTTCTCCTAGAGCGTAATTGCTCTAGAAGACGCTACCATTCCTTTGACTACGCATGATGGTCTCCTTGTAAAGCTGGCTTACGTGTGGGATTTGAACCCACGCCTCCGGGCTTTCGCCCCGGCATACTAACCGGGCTATACGAACGATTTCAGAGAATCCGTCGATCCTCCTAGCCAGTTTGCCCCAGGCGTCCCTGGAACAAGCGGTGCTGACGGGAGTTGAACCCGCTCCAACACTTCGACAGAGTGTTATGCTAGACCGTTACACCACAGCACCAGAATAAAAGAGCCACCAATGGGACTCGAACCCATGATTCCGCTTCCGAATCGCAAAATGCTTAGCGGCGTGTTCCCTACTACTCGGACTCGGCGAAACCTACTAGCTACATTCCGATGACTGGTACTTACCATCGTTCCCTTTCAAGCCTGTCCGGACCATTCTCCCAGTTCACGATTTTTAGAGCCTTTTGCGATGTTACTATCCAGTTTACTCAGGCTTTCACAAGCATCATCCTGTAGTCTTCAGAAACGCCTACCCCTTTCGCAACTACACCATAGTGGCGAGAGCGTCCTACCAGAATCGAACCGGTGCCTCCAGCATGGTAAGCTAGCATCATACCACTAGACCAAGGACGCACAGAGCGGGTGACGGGACTCGAACCCGTAGTCCCGACGTTGGCAACGTCGTGCTTTAGCCATTAAGCTACACCCGCAAAACGAGGACATGATATCGCTACCATGCCCTCGATGGTGACGAAGGGCATTTGACGTTTCAACCAAATTGTCAAAGATCGCTAGAAAGCTAGAAGCTCTCTATCTGTCAGTCGGGAAGGGGAATCGAACCCACTTGATGTCCTGGCCCCAAATCAGGCGGCTAGCCTTTAGCCCACTTCCCGAAACATCCACTTCTTTTGTTCCTCATCCCAATGTTCCTTTCGGTGACAATTAGAACAAAGAACTTTACACTTCGCTATCTCTGCTAACACTCGCTCCTTCGACCAACCTCTCCTCCAACACTCGCCCAGAGCCGATTCTTTGATCTTAGGATCAGTGTGGTAAAAATCCAAACAAGCTACATGATCCTCACCGCACTTCTCGCAGGACAGAGTTGATTTCAATTTTAGAAACCACTGACGCAACTCACGCTTGCGACGTTCGACCAATTCTATCTGTTTCTTCTTGTACTCTGGGTCGTTGCGATACCTCTCTCTGATATACTCTTTGTGGCTATACATCATAAGTCTCCTTGTGACTTATGAGAGTAGCCAGTGTTCAAAAATCCCGACAAGTGGAATCGAACCACTGTTGTGGGCGTATGAAACCCCTGTCCTACCATTGAACGATGTCGGGTCGCAAAACGAAAAACCCGTTCAAGCTGCTTTTGGCTGCCTAAACGGGTTTGACGAGTCTATTTACTACGTCTCATCCGGTTCAGGCTTCCCTGAACCGATGCGACGGTTCAGGAAACTAGACGGTGGTATCGACGGCGGACATACCCTCTGGACGCACCGCTGCCGGGGCCACGGCTTCCGTGGTTCCGGCTGTGCGTTCTACAAAGGTAAACCTGCACGTCAACATAACCGTTAGTCTCCTTGTGGGGCACACGCCCCCGGTCGAGAACTCGTGTCTCGTAAGTGTATTTATACTCCAACCCACGATTCTGGTCAAGTCCGACTGAGATTTTTTTTCGAGAATCTCTGCCACCTGCATGATAGACGAGTATGCCCGCCCCAAGATTCGCACTTTTTCAAAATTTTTTCCGGCCCGGAAACACGTCGGAAACCGCCTGTTGGGACATAAATACCTGGAGCAACAGAAAGAGGAAATCATGCGATCATTCAAGCAATTTCTGACTGAAGACAAGAAGATGGACGAGTCCGCCTTCCTGAAATGGCTATTCCCGAAGAAGGACAAACTGAAGACGGCACCCTGGGCCAAACCCCAAGAAGAACCACCTGCTGAGCCAGTGGCAAAGGAAGAAGAGAATAAATGAGCATCCCGGTAATCACGCTCCAAACAAACGAGAAGACCACGGCTTCGCTCCTGGCAATCCTGGGAAACCTCGTAACCGAAATCAGAGAGCGGGACTTGCCGGTACGGTGGTCTTCTGAACCGGAAGGAATTGTCGATCTCGTTCCTTTGAGCGACCAAGGCATCGAATGCGACATCGAGGCCCGACGTGCTGGGTCCGCCCAGGTCAAAGCCAAAGCTGGTGATCTAGTTGCCTACGCCCTCGTGAACGTAGTCAAACGAGGAGCTACCTACATAGAAATCAAGTTTGGACCTACTGTACCTAGAATTGGAAACATAATATGAAAAGTCTAATTGCTGTTTTTTTGATCGGTGCTGCCCTGGCCGTGACCGGCTGCACCGGCAGGCCGAAGTGTTACCACTGTGCCCCATGTTCGGGCGAGGGTGGTAAGTGCCTGCCGCCGTCCGCACGTCAGTGTGATTGTGGTCCGGAATGCAAGTGCATGACCCAGGGTTGCGATCACTGCGTAAGAAAGGCCAACAACAAGTGACCTTTGACGAATACTACCAACACTACCTGTCTCTACATCAGAACAAATAGTGCAGAAGACTACATGTGCTGGGCCAATTGACGACCCTAGCTTTCCTGGGACTCGTTATCTGGTTGGGCGGCTGGTTCTTGCTTCTGCTAGTTCTACTGCCATTCGTCGTCTACCCATTCGCATGGACCGGACACTTTCTATTTGAACACAACAAACCGGCAGCATTCCGAAACCCGCTACTAGCCAAGCTCTCCGACTGGAGAATACTTTGGGATATGATTCGAGGAAAGATACCTCTATAAACAAGAACGGCCCGCCTTTCGGCGGGCCGTTCTCTTTGGCCTACTTCTCTGCTAAGGCCCCATTGTCTTCAACGTATTGGCCGTCGCTGGACAGCTTCTTGACTTGTTCCACCGCTATCAGTGACAGTAGTAGATCAAGCACGCCGCCATTCTGCTTCCCGCCGCCCGTTGTGAACAGGTTGGTCGGGACGATGGGCTGCTTGCTCTGCGTGACGTACTGAGCCAGCACTGACATCGCATAGAGTCTGGAATCGCCGAACGATTTGACCTTTTTCTGCAAGACATCGGCCTCGGAAGTACCGATGCTGGTGATCTTCTCGGCTTCGGCGGCTGCGAGAACCTTGACCTTCTCGGCCTCCTTCTTGGCCAATTCTAGATCGGCGGAACCTTCGTTGCCAGCGATCTCGATCTTGACCTTCGAGGAAGTTAGCTCCTTTTGCAACTCGGCCTTTGCGTTGGCTTCGTTCAGCGTTTGGAGCTTGGCCGCAGCCTGCTCTTGCTTGTTGTAGGTTTCGATCTGTTCGAGCGAAAGCTGCCGGGTTCGCAACTGTTCTAACAGGGTTTCGATCTTCTGGTCGTTGTCCTGGGACTCTGGGCGTCCGATCAGAACGTCAACACATTCGATATCGAATTGCTTGAACTTCTCTTGTAGCTCCTTGCGAGCCTGCTTCTGGATTTCATCACGGCTGTGAACGAGTTCCAGCATGGTCTTCTTGTGAGCCACGTCACGGAAGTAGGCACTCAGCATCGGGTCGATGGTTTGAGTGATGAGCTTCTTCACATCGCCGAACCGCTGGATCACGCTGGGAGCCTTCTGGTAGTCGATGTGTACGACGACCGAAAGTGGCAGGATCGGCTCGTAGGCGTCTTTCGTGATAAGGTCGATGGACCGCAAGCTCTCGTCGTACTTGTGCCCTTCGGTTTTGCCGGTGATCCAGTGCAAGACAAAGTTGGTCGTCGGCACCATGATGATCTTGCCAGCGAAGTTGTTGAAAGGATATTTGCCGGGGCCAAGCGTTTTCTCCCAGACGCCACGCTCGCCAACATGTACACGTTCGCCGTGACGGAACGTAGTGCCGGACGTGTCGGCACCTTCCTTGCCGTAGTAGCTCACAACTACGCCGACGTAGCCAATGTCTACAACCTCCTTGGGCACCAGCTTCATCGTGGCAAACCAGTGATTCAGGAAGTACGTGCCGTCTAGCAACGGAGCGTATTGCAAGCCACGCTGACCACCGGCCCGCAAGAAGGCTTCGATGTCCTGGTAGTTGTTGTGGAAATTCGGGTCGTTGGCTTCCGTCGCAACAGCGGGAGCAATGATCTCGCCCGGCTTCAGCGACGGACCATCATGTGTAGTCACGATGCCAATGTTATCTTGGCCGGTCGAACTGCCGATGACCACCGGATCAAAGCCCTTGGTGGTTTTGAGTTGATCGTGATACTCTGTCAGGCTCTTGTCGTGATCCAGCGAGTAAACATGATCCTCGGTGATGACGGAGAAAGCGGCAAGGTTGATAGCGTAAACGCCTTCACGAAGAATGGCACGCTGCCGACCTTTCTGACCGCCGCCATCTAGAAACTTCTTCACGTCTTGGAAATGATCGCACTCCACGATCTTGCCCAGAGTTTGGCTAGGCGGTAGCGGGTCGCCGACTCTGGAGAAGACGTAACCGAGTTTACCCTGACGAATCTCGATGAGTTTGGTCTTGTGTAGACCATACTGCCATCGCCAGTATCCGAAGTGGATACCGCCTCGCAGAACGTCGGCTTGGTAACCAGCCTCGCCGTTGAGAGCGATGATATAGCCCTCGCTCAGCGAACCTTTGCCAGACCATAGTTTCTCGACAATGGCCTCTTTGGTGTTGGGAACGTATCTCGTGATCAGCCACGCCAGAACCAAGAAACCAAAGACCACGCTCCCAGCCAGGATCAGGATAAGAATTAGATTTTCCATTCTAGACTCCTCCTACATTGTTTCAGTTTCAAGAACGGAAATAGTCTGCCATGAAAAGCAAAAACTGTCAATATAAACGAACACGCCCGGCTTTCGCCGGGCGTGTCGCTTCCAAGGCTAGGGTCGGAATTACTCGATTGCTGTTTTCTTCTTTTTGGCCTTGTTGAAGAGCCAAGGGCAGAGAGCTTGCATCAGCGTTGCCCGGTCCTTCTTGGAGAGGATCGGTTTGTCGGCCTTGGAATCGATGCGGAACAGGTGCCGGACTGCGTAGTAGATGCCAGTCTTCGTGGACCAGAAATCGGGCGGCTTGCAGCAACTCCTGGCTTTGATGGTCTTCTCGCCAATCGTGCATTCGATGAACGTGGTCTTCACCTGGAGCGGGATGGTCATCGGCCTGCCATTCCGCTTGACAACCCTGGTATCGTAACGGACGTTGTGACGGCCTGCCATGTAGCCGCTGCCGAAACCACGATAGCGACCAAAACGAGGATCGCCACCGACGCCGCCAATCCTCACCTTGCTGTCGATGTTGCTGCTGCCGAACTTGATGACGATTCGAGCTTCTTTGCTGGGCGTGAATGCGACCAGATGTTTGATGGTCGAGGGCTTATCGGCCCATTCAGACTTTACCTTGGCTTTCGTGGTTGTTGACATGCTTTCCTCCCAGGATACGAGTTATGCGTTGATGCCTGACGCACATTGTATATCCGAAAGTTGCACTGTCAAGCGGAAACGATCTTCCGCTTCTTCTTGTACTTGGACAAATCCGGCTGTACGTCCGCACCACAATCTGGATTGATGCTGTTATCGAGGAGCTTCTTTTCGCAGCCTTCCAACAGTGCGTTCCACTTATCGATGAGCCGGTTGAGATCGACCCACGGCACAGTCTCCAGTTCCCACTCCCAGAAATCAATCTGTGCGAAGAAGGTCAACTTCTTTTCGTTGATCGAGTAGTGCGGCATGCCTTGCATGAAGAAATCCAAAACAGCGGAGAGTGTTGCACACTTCTCTTGTAGATACACGGACGGACATTCGTTACTCATTTCTTGATCCTAGCTGGGATAGCACGAATCTCCAGGTCGGTTCGATTCGAGAAGAATAAAATTGCCATTCGTTCGTAGAAGTAAGCCACTCGTCTTTTCTCATCTATATCCCCAAAGTCCATCGAGTAACCATACTTCTCGAAGAAAAAGTCAAACATGTGCCTGAAGAACTGCTGGAACTCTTTATACACCGACTTGTGGCAAATGAAATTGTTACACCACATGCCGTGGCCTTGAGTCAGCGACATATTAGAGTAACTAGCCGCCTCTTCTAAATACTTCGTCATGCCTGGGTGGTATGACTCAGAAAGAGCTACCCAACCTTCGGCAAGAACTGGTGCCCAAACCACATTCTTGGCAAGGGGCAATTTCCACAACTTTTCTAGAGGCAGGATAGGTCGCAGTTTTGGGAACTTTTCGTTCCAACGATAGGTAGCGAAGCCGATATAGTCTGTCGTAACTTGATCTGGGAGGTTGGACAGAAATATGCGAGACTCGGCCAATCGATTGTCTAGATTCAGATCATCTAGATTCACAGGCTCCAGATATGGTAAATCGGCTACCTTGGGTACTCCTCCGTGGCCGAGAACAAAAATCGTTGCCCGGAAGTTTTCGTAACTCATGTTGGATATTTGAACTTCGGCGGCGGATGAGCAACTACTTCCTCCAGTTTCCAAGCTAGGATCGGTAGCACGCCTAATGTTGGCGTTGTTCTCCTCGAACAAACGCTCCAATAACACCCACCCCTCTTCAGGGATTTGACGTTGTTGGATCATGCCTCGTATGGCGAGCTTTTCTTGTAGAGTGAGTTTATTCATGCGGCCAAACTGTACTTCTTGGTGAGTTTCATGATTTCCTTACCGTTGGCGGACTCCTTACGAACGCAGTGCCACGTCGCCTTGGTCTTGGGGTCCACACCGTACTTCTTCTAAAGACGGTTGTTCTTCTGTCAACTTTTTGACGTGAGCTACAACTTGGTCTCTGTCTTCCGAAGTCGGCCTGGGTATGTTTACGACTACAGCCGTTTTGGAAAAGACGTAGGAGTTAAAACCGGCTGCTTTCAACGTCTTATCAATCGCTCTCAACATAATCGGGTCATATAGATTGACTGTGATTCTGCCTTGGTCTGGCCTCGTGTGGGCCAAGTCTTTCATGTCAGCACAACATCTTAATCACCTTGTTGGTTAGAGGTCTATCAAAACAAACACATGCCAACAAAGACAGCTACCAGCCCGATCTTTGTAACCAAAGAGGCAGGCTGCGTTGGGCAATAGTCTCGGATCATCTCCTCGACTATTAGCAGACCCCCAACAATCATCATTGGCACGCTGTTTATGGCTACACCTTCCGGCCTGACCAGTTTCGCAATTTCACCTTGCAAGGGAGCCGCCCCAAAAGCGGGATACGGGAATCGAACCCGTACCTGAACATTGGGAATGTTCCGTTCTACCATTGAACTAAACCCACAACAAACCAGCATGTACCTTCGCATGACAATTCTTACAAAGAACAACATACTTGTCAATCTCTGCAAGAATCTTCTTCCACGAAAGCGTGTAGCCGTTGGCTATGCCAAACTCCTTCTCTTCGCTTTCTAGATGGTGGAAGTCCACACTGCACGCCATCTTTTCTGGACATAGACGGCAACCTTGTTCTTCCTTGATTCTACCTAGTGCAACTATCCTCTTGGCTTTGAACTCGGCGTTCTTGGCAAGATAGCAGTCTTTATTCTCGATGTAATGAAGGTGATTCGCCTTCCTTTTGCAAGTTTTACATCGAGATTGAAGCCACTTTCCCTTCCTATAGAACTCCGAAGCGTCTTTTTCTAACCGACAAACAACCTATGCCTTTTTCGCCTAAGCACGCTGGCCCTTTGGAATTAGCGTAGTAACCGACCTGGGCGGGTTTCAGAGGCTAGACACTTGGACCTTGCACGAGGTTTAGCAGTTTCCCATAAACTTGCCTAAATCCAAGAAAATCCACCAAAATCAGGTAAAGTTTTTCAAGAATGGAGCGATTATGACTACTAGAGGTAGAAGTGAGCGAACTGACTAAAGAATACGCCATTCTCAACGGAGAGAAGATAGTGTTTGACGAACCTTTCGAGGAACTACCAGACAAGGACGACTTTATGCGTTGGTTCACCAATGTTAAGAATGAATTGGTGAAATGAATTGGTGAAAGATGTTACTGAAAGCGAAGGAAATTCAGGAGAAATACCGAATTGTACACAACAGTCTGATTGAACGAAGATTGGACAAATTTAGCATTGCCACAAGAATTAGAAATTCTGAGCCAGTTACCAGAACATCAGAGGCAAACAGTGTTTGAAGACTGGAAATCTCTGATTAGATCGTTCAGTTGCGTGAAATCTTCGTTCCATATTTCGCCATGTATGACTCGGATCACTTTGCCTCGTTTAATCGAATATAAACATCTACATAATTTTTCAAGTAATTCAACCATTCCCAAAGATTTTGACAATTGTTTTGTTTTCCAGCCGGGTTAGACTGGCAGACCTCAAAGAGTTTGCTGGCACTATTCGATACAAGGGTGAAAATCTCTTGGGCGAAATCTTCCTACAAGAACTGCTCGTAGGGAGTGAAGTTTAATTACTTTTTGATGGTTGAAAGACCATCTATTTAGGCTCGCCGATTTTGGCGGGTTTAAGAAAGCAGGAGAAAGCCGTGATCGAAACTAACGGGGCCTCGCAGGAAGCTCATGGCTAACCCCGCACATGTGCAGAGCGGGCTACCGGACATGATCCGGTGACTACAGCTTGGAAGGCTGTCGTGTTTCCACTACACCAAACCCGCATTCATCTACATCGTGCCAATGCAGCTACAACAACGCTTAGTCATCCGAATCAGAAGAGTAGGGACACTTCAAGAATTTCTTGCGTTCCCTCATGTAAGTAGTCGAGTCTTTCGTCAAGTTCAGATCGGTCGTTGACAAAGCCTGCTTGCCACCATGCCCAAACTTCTTCATGTTGTACTCCACGTAATACTCGAACACCCGGTTTGCTTCCGGCGTATCTCGGTTTACCTGCTCTACCGAAAACTCCCACGACTCATTATAGCTCTCCCTCTTGATCGGCACAATATGAGCCAAAGGAGGCCATTGGTCTCGTCGCAAGTGAACCCACTCATCTGCCCGGTCGAAAACTAGATTGGTCCAAATGTCATATTGTAGCCAATCGGTTTCTAGTATACCTTCCATGATGTGATAGGGTTGTGTTGGGCAATTGATCGGACTCCGAATATGCAAACCCCAACCAGGAGGAGTCTCGAAAATACAGCCAGTCCACATCTGTACGACGCCTTCCTCAACGGCCCCCCAGGTGAATTTTGTTCTGCCGCCAAGACAGAATTTGGAAATATCAGCTTGGTCTTCTGGACGAAGTAAACTAGAAATCAGAAGTTCCTCTTCGTTATCCCAAGGCAATAGAAGGCGATGCTCGAATTCCTTGCCGCCTCGCCACAAAATATCAATGTCGATGGGAGGATATAACCACCACCCGGCAGCGTTGGCGTAAGTAAATGGCCCACACCACTTGACGCCGCCAGCGTTAGCTGTACCAGCTAGTGTCTTCTCGGCTTTCTCAATACGGGAAGCATGGGTGTGAAGAGTCCAGACTTTGACATTGAATGGTTCTGTGGACATTCTAGCCTCTCATCACTCTGGCTTTGCCTTCTCTGATATCGACAATCAAATCGGCCTCATCTTGTGTAATACGATACTTCACAAGATAATGATCAAAATCTAGAACCTTTTTAGCACCACGCTTGATCTCTAGCAAGAGCTTCTCATCCGCCTCGAAGATAGGGACGCCCGCCTGAGTTACAACCGGCATCTTTGGCGGTTGTATATGAAAGGATATATCGTCCTCTCGAATGTAAGACCCGTTAAGTACCCTGGCACCGGAGATGACTGATCTAACAGTCTCCTCACGAGTGTCTTTTTCCCATCTTTCAGTCCCATCCTGAATCCTGACCTCACAATACCATTTGCCGTTGTTCAGTTGGGTGATGGAATACATGACTACTCTTCATCGCAACACTTACAGCAAGGGCAACACTTCCCTTCCTGGCAGCATTTGCATTCTTCGCCGCAAGGACAGGATTTGCAACACTCGCAACAAGTGTGGGGTTTCTTCTTTGATTCTCGCAGAGAGACCCACTCTGCAAACTTCTTGAGCTTCATGGAACTATATATGAAACAAAGGCATTTATCAACACCAAAAAGTCTGAATTCAGGCGATCCAAGAGAAGGTGATAGAAGGGAACGTATAGACTATTTTTGAGGTATCTAGACACCGATACCTCGTTCAGAAGGATCGAAAACCTTCTGAGGTATGCTCCATCTAGAACCGAGGGCAAATATCCGCATCATATGGCACTCTACCACTGAGTTACACCCGCATCAGGGACGGTCTTTGCAATACTTGCAGTTCCTTTTATGGGAAATGGAAATCCTACTTCCACTCACCACCATTATATAAGGGATATATCTTAAAGGTTTCGTGGCACCCCTTGATTGTCATCGTGCGGCGGTGAAATGCCAACGACGAGTCCGGCCCAGAACATCACTCAACTCCTCTCCTGTGCATCATGCGACTGTAGCATGACAATCTCATTGGGGAAAACTACAGAAATCCTGTTTTGCCTGAAACGGTACAACAGGTAATCCGCCAACCTCAGCATAAAAGAATTGAGGACTGCTTCGGGCTTGGGGTAGCGGGGGTAGTTAATGATCGCTATTTCCCAACCGTCCTCAATATAGTCATCCCAGACATAGCAAGTCGGAGTGAACCTGAGAGGTCCAGCCAATTCCAATGTGTTTTGACGTTGGAACTCGGTCACGGCTGCGATTAGCTCGTCTCGCCCAAAACGCTGCCCATTGTAATGTTCTCTAGACCCGATGTATAGTCTTACTTCATGATGAGAGTTGCTCTTTATCGAGTAGTTCGCCACCAGTGAACTCCAATACTCGTTTTGGTCGTGTGAAGATAATATCATACCCCTCGAAAAGTTCATAATTCTTTTCAAAACAGTCGTTACAGATGTATGCGACAACCTCACGGCACATCGAAAGCCGTTCTGGAGGAGTAACATTTACACCAGGGGGCGGAAGCCCTGGACAGTCATCAAACCGACTGTGATAGCCGAAATTGGCATAAAGTGTACCGCCTGTGAAAAAACCGTGCTGATCTTCCTCCATAGAATTACGGCAGAGTAAACATTTTTTCATGCCGGAATAATACAACAAAAGACGACCTGACGCAATACGGATCATCTATACGGATCATCCTCGTATGGCAGATAGTCGTCTTCTAGACGCCTTCGCTGTGAAATGTATCTCTGGTGTGATTCCAATTGCTTACGAAGAGAAGCAATTTGAGATTTGAGTGATGCATTCTCTTGCTTGAGTCGCTCATTCTCTTTGACCAGCGAATCGATTTCGTCAGGTGTCATAGTGCTTGATTACCACACCATCACTAAGCTTGTAGTACATGACCGATTTCTGCTTATAGTACACAGCGATCATGTCGGCGATCTGTTCGATTTCCTCGGCAGTACAGGCGATCCTCACAGGGATCATCCGCTCAACGAAAAGCTCGCCATCTGGATTGATCCACTGACCCCTGGCTGGTGTCAATATAGTTAGTCCTTTGCTGATTTCACGAACCTTCGCATCCCAAACCCGATGGTATCTAGTCCTGATAGATTTGCCGTTCTTTACGGTTGAGACCAATATCTCCCACAGAAATTGCTCGACGTTCTTAGGCATAGGATTCTGTCTCTGGTGCCAGTAAGTGCTGTTTAGCTCCATGTCAAATTTGCCAGTCTGGAGGGTCTTTTTTGAAGAACTTTTTGTAAATGGCTGCCACAATAGCCGCCAGTACCAAGCAGCCGATGTAGATCAGGATCAAAAAGGCAAACGGGTCTACATTCTCTATAAAAGGATATTAGCAAACTGACTGCAAAAGATCAATTCCAACCATAGATAACTCACGGAGGAAAGGCATGAGTATACACAGTTTTTCAGAATACGCACAGAAGCAAGACCAATACTGTCAGGTCTACCTGGAACTAGCCGATCACGGTGCAACTCACGAGGAAATTGTTGAGTTCTTCAAGGACAACGGCATGAATCTAGACGAGGGATTATATGACATGTTGAAAGGCATGGCCTCTGGCGGGGTTAATCTCGGAAGAAACCTCATCGGCGGCACCCTTAGAGCACTCGGTGGAGGAGCTAGACTGGCAGCGGGTGCGGGAGGCAGCTTGTACGGAATGGCGAACAAGGCCATTACAGGAGATGATTCGGCTTTGAGATGGGCCGGTCGCCAAGGACTAAGCGGGTTGCAAGATATCGGGACTGGAGTAACTCAGGCAATTACTTCGCCAGTAGCAGCAGTAATAAGGGCAGGCAAGGTAGGTAGAGAGAAGGGATGGCTACCAAAGGAGCCGAAGAAGGGGGGTAATTGGTGGCAGCGTTTGATGGGCCTAAGAAAAGGTGGTGCTGCACCAGCCGCACCGACCCCTGACAAGGCCGAAGGCGACAAAGCTAAGATGAAACTAGTTCAAGACGAGATCATGAGAAGGAGAGGCCAAGTCCCGATGTCCGCTGGTGATAAGACTAAAATGATGTAGTAATTGACGCCAAATAGACTCAGAGATGAAACAAGAAGCCACTGCTTTGAACCTCTTCCCATCAAACTCAAAAAGCACACACCATTTCTCGATGGGCTGCCGGTCGTAGAAGTCTCTGCCAGCGAGAACAATGTCACAATAGATCACTTCACTACCAAGAGGAAAGTGAATCGCATGGTCCCAAGAGAACCGTTCTCGTTCTTCGCAAGCCCAGAAGTCAGAGATGACGTAGAGATGTTGGCCCGGCTCAGATTCCAAAATAAACATACCCTACTAGCAAAAGTAAGAACCCAACCAGCCCGACAACGAGCGAGAAGAAGAGAAGTATGATAGGACTCCAAAAATCTCTATTCACAGTCCATCGAGTGGGAGTCGAACCCACAACCTTCAGATTAAGAGTCTGCTGCTCTGTCGGTTGAGCTACCGATGAATACATACCAAACGCCGTCCGGCCCTAGATTGATCTGTTCCTTTGTAAAAGCCTCATTGACCGCCTCGGCGACACGATGCCCCTTCCTGTGTCCTTTACCATAATCATGCCCGCCTAGCAAGCCCCCTTCTACCACCAGTGGCTTCCAGGCCGCAATGTCGGCTAGCACAGATTCTTTATCGTGCAAGCCATCGATGTAGATGAAATCAAAATTGGGCCTCCCTCTGAACAACCATGCCACCTGAAGCAAGGTTCCCCGAAAAACCTTCAAGGCGGGGAAGTAATGCATATCCAGGCAGTTGCGGATATACATTTGGTCCCATTGTTCTTGGGTCAACAAACCCTGCTTGAAGGTCGGGTTCTCGAAACCAAGTTTTGTATATTCGAGCCAGGAATCGACCGCCCAATAGATTTCGAGGGAAGGGCAGTTTTTCAAGATCGTCCTACACGTCTTCCCTTTATAGACACCGATCTCAGCGAATCGCTTCAGCTTCCGGTCGTTAATTAGCTGGATCAAGAACTGCGTGCGGGTCATGATTTATCTATGACCCAAGACGCTTCCGCAGGAACTCGACGTACTGCTCCTCGTGGCGAATTTCCTGCTGCTTCGTTATCTTCTTTGCCATCGAGTATTCCGAGCGTTTCGGCAAGTTCCTTCACCTTATGGTACTCGGTCTCCTTCTGCTTCAGTTCGCTCTGCAAACCCTTAAAATTCACCTTGAGTTTCTGGGCCTTGATGAAGTCAGCCATGAATTCTGCCTCGCCGAATCCCAGCCTGATCTCGCCATCGTCAAAACTCAGACTCCACTCTTCGCCCTCAAATCGGTCGTGGTAGCCCCACGGCTTGAGCAAATCGCCAATCCCAGCAGCCTCTTCGCCTCTGAGAGCTAGATCGTAAGTATAGAGCCAATCAATGCGACTCAGCAAATCGGTCTCAAGCAACCTCTTCAATCTTAGGCTGTAAAGCTGTTGATTGAGTTCGGTCACTTCTTCGTTGATTTTGTCAGATAGGTTGTATAGCTCCTGAAGTCTGGCCTCTTTCTGTTCTAGTTCGGTCATAGTCAACTTGTCATTCATAACTCACCAGCTTCCTTCAATAACTCTCTGGCCTTCTCTAGTTCCTTTTTCTTAAGCTTCTTTTGGCAATTCTTCGCCTTGGCTGCTCTTGCCTTGCTCGCAGCATCGATTCTCTTGCGAGCGGCCAGCACGTATCGATATGCCGTCCCATTGATCTCCTTGAGCGAGGACTTCTCCACGTCCGCAAGCTGTTCAGCAACATAGCGGTCCTTGTTGAAGATGTCGATCTCACGAATCGAAGGGTAGCTCTCGCCGTTGTACATGAAGAACCTAGTTCCGGCCTTCACCTTCTCAACGGCAGACACGATCTTCTCTACGTCACGAAAACCACGTTGGTCCAGGGCCTTGAGGAAGTGCTAGTTCTTCAGCAGGGCCTCCATCGCATGATGATCTCCCGCCAAGTCATTACCCAGGCAGGTCGCCAAATCGGATAGCGACTCGATCACCGTAGTACAGACCGAAGGCGTATCGTCCTCGCTGTAGTAATCGCTTGTCTCAACTAGGATCGCCTTCTTGTTTACGCCCCACATGATCGGTCTCCTAAAATGAAAAGTCGATGGGTAGAGTTGAACCACTTGGCGTTGGTTTTGCAGACCAATGCACCGCCCCGATGCTTTCGCCTCCATCGACAAAACGAGACGCTATTTCGTCAACTTGGAAGGTTGTTAGAAAATGCTGTTAGCGTCTCTAGAAACCACGGTGGGGGTCGAACCCACGATGATGGATTTTGCAGACCCATGCCTTACCACTTGGCTACATGGCCTTATACAACGTACTTGTCCTTCTCTCGGAGCTTTTCTAGCTCGTCCCGGTTCTTGCTTAACCATATGGTAAACTTTTTCGACAATTCATGCCATACCGCCTGCTCAAAACCCCACCACTCGTCAGGATGTTTGCCGAGCGTCCTTCCGAACTCCTTAAATAGATGTCTCATTTCTTGCAGTTTCATAAGGGTGTGGGACCGGACTCGAACCGGCATCTTTCTACCTCACAAGCAGATGCTTTGCCATTAAGCTACCCACACCATCTAAGTTGGGACATTGGGACTCGAACCCAAACTAAGCCCTTCGTATAGACTCGTGCTACCAGCCGTTGCTTTCATCTAGAATCATACACAACGACAGCTTCTCGCTTACACTATGTCCCAAGCTGACCCCCAAGGATTCGGACCTTGACTAAGTGATCCAGAGTCACTTGTGCTACCGTTACACTAGGGGTCAATAACTACACATATGCGTCCCAGCCGCATTTCGGACAGCAGTACATGTTGCTAGTCGGGCAAAGCGTGTGCCTTGCCTGATACCAGTGATTAGCCTGCCAGATGATGACACCTAACAGACCCAGACACGCCAACCCTTTCTTCAACGTCCGAAGCGTTGCGTGCTTCCGTCACACTCACGGCCCGCAAGTAGCCCGTAGAGGAATCGAACCTCTCCCGTCTGGTTTAGAAGACCGGACTCCGCATCCAGCGAACGGGCCATTTCATGTCAAAATCTCGGCTGCAACGACAACTATCCAACAAAACAAACCAATTACGCAAATGACGAAAAAGATTTCCATAGTGGGCGTGGTTGGAGTTGAACCAACACAACCGGATAGAGGCTACAACCGGCAACTATAACACCGTTTAGCATACCCAGCATCTACCCTCGGTCACACCCATCGGGGCTAAGGCACCAGGGCTGGTAATCCACTTCCCCGACTCGGAGCGGGCCTTTTGGGAGTAATATCTGGTGACAGTTCACCCATGCCATCGTTACTATCCGCTCTTTGCAAGCTGCCCTCCCACAACTCGAACGTGAACTATCTGATCCAAAGTCAGATGTGCTGCCATTACACCAGAGGGCATCCTTCACTCTTCTACCTTGCTTGTGTCTCCTCGGTTCTGGAACCGCTGAATCACCGCAACGCCTTCAAACACTCTGTATTGGTAATCGTATTCCTCGCTGACGGTTCGCCGGAACATCTCGGCTTCGTCTGGATCGAGGAAAAACTTCGCCTCTACAGCTTTCTCAAGGCCGGGTGCCGATCCATCTTTTCGAGCGGCAGCGACAAAATAAAATTGACTGTGCCACTCCAAAACTTCCGGCCTATCGGTGACTTCGACCCCTTTCGCCTTCACCGATATGTCTTGTACTTCACTCATTTCATTCACCTATCATCTAGTGGGACCGTAGGGAGTCGAACCGTTCCTGAAAACCTATGGAAATCTGGAAGGCACAAAATGACCCCGATTTCCTGTTCCATTCCTGCTGCATACGAAACAGTTTCACTTGAGGTACGCCCTCAAGCCAGAGCCATCACACTACACAGGCGTTTATCGTTTCCGTCGAACTGGCGGCAACGTATTCCAAATTACTGCTTGCGTTGAAGTCCCGGTCATGGTGCGTCCCACAACCTTCACAGACCCACTCTCGGTCAGCCAGCGTCAGGTTCTCGTTGATCTCCCCGCAGACGCTACACGTCTTGCTGGAGGCGAAGAACCTGTCCGCCACGGCGATGTGGCACTTGTACCAGACGCCCTTATAGGTCATCTGCCGCCGCCATTCACCAAGACCGAGATCAGCGATAGACCGTGCCAAGCACCTGTTCCTGAGCATCCCCGACACGTTCAAGTCCTCGATACCGACCGCCGACTTGGTTTTCGTCAAGCATGTCGTCATCTTGTGCAAGGTGTCCTTACGGATGTTGCTCACTTTCAGGTACAAACGAGCCACACGGTCTGCCGCCTTCCTGCGGTTTCTACTGCCCTTGACCTTACGGGCGACTGCTCGTTGTAGCCGCCGTAGTTTGCGTAATCGGGTCTTGAGTGGTTTCGGGTTCTCGTACACCGTGCCGTCGCTCACGGTCGCCAGCGTCTTGATGCCCAAGTCCACGCCCACCACGTCCTTCTTGTCCTTGATGCCGGTGTATTCCGGCTGTTCCATCTCCACCAGTACGCTCACGAACCACCTGCCAGCCCTCTCCGTTACCGTGGCGTTGAGTATCTTGGCGTCGGTCGGCAGGTAGTTCTTCTCCTTGAGCCGGATCGTGCCGAGACGGGGCAACTGGATGCGGTCGCTGGACACGATGATCGTCCCTGTGAGCCGGAAGCCGCCGATGCCGTTCTTCTTGCTCTTGAACTTCGGGAAGCCCATGCGTCTCTTGGTTTTCCGTGCTGTCCAGAAGTTGCTGAAAGCCCTGTCGAGGTTTCTGAGTGCTTCTTGAAAACTGCACTTGCTGCACTCGTAAGCCCACGGTATTTCCGTCTTCTTCAACTCGTTCAAGCGACGGTGCAGTTCGATGGCGTTGGGTATCTTCGTCTTGGCTTCCAGAGCGATCTTCTTCTGGCTCAGACCGTAGTTGTACGCCCAGCGTGCCGCTCCTGCATTCTTGAGCAGCAGCGTCTTTTGCTTGTCGCTTGGTCTGATCTCCGTCTTGAAGCCCCTCTGTACCTTCACCTTGCTCCTTTGCCGCCAACTTCTCTAACTTTTTCTTCTTGCGGTTCTCTGCGGATCGTTTGCCGTAGATTTTGTTTGAGAACGAGGACATGAGCGTGAGCATGTCTTCCACTAACTCGTCCTCGTACCGCTTGTTCCCAAGCACTTCCTCTGTCCATTCAACCTCAACACCATGACTGGCGAAGAACGCTGCCAGAAAGTTGAAGTTGAACCGGGTCAGCCGGTCCTTGTGTTCTACGATGACCTTATCCACCTGCTTCTCTTCAACCAACTTGAAGATTTGATGAAGTTTTGGTCGGGTGTCGCACATGCCAGAGCCGACTTCCTCGTAGGATTTTACTACTTGGTACTGTTTCTTGACGCAGTAGGCGAGAACCCGCCCATTTTGTCGCTCAAGGTCGCCCTTCTGCTTCTGTTCGTGGCTGCTTATACACAAGTACATCTTTCCATTCGTGCAGGTTCAGTTTGTACATCATACACTCAGGTACGCCGTGTTGTTTCGCCAACTGCTGCCAAAGCTGAAACAAGTAATCCCTGTCTTTTGCTGGTATCTTGACTTCTTTACCAACACCGTCCCTGTGCTTGAATGTAAGAACGTACAGATGCAACCCCAAGTTCTTGTTCAGTATCTCGGCGGCTCTGCACAGGTCTTCGTAGTTCCAACCTTTTGCCGCAATTCTTGGTTGCGGTCGTTTGTGATGACCTTTGGTGTCAAATCCATCAGGACGCACACCGATGTAGCCGTCATCAAAGTACCACACCAACAACGCCAACTCATCCATCTGCTCAACGATGTCGGCGGGGATCATGCACTTGTTACACTTCGTCATCGCCGGATAAAACTTATCACGCAACATGGTGAAGATCGGATGCGATACCGTCCAAGTCTCTGACCTGTTCTTCTCATCGTTGCGGCTTGACTTGGCTAAGAATGTTTGGAGTTTGGATGCCTTCCAGTCCGTGTAGTCAAATTGTGGACTTCTGTGCATGTCGTAGAAGATGAAGTTCCTTTGACTCCACTTGCCCCTCATCTTCCCACCGCTTCCATTCTTCTTGATACTGCCGTCGCCTAAGACGCTGCCAAGAAGAACCTGTTTGGTCGTATCATCAAGATCGTTTAGCGTGAGGCTGTGATCCGTCTTACACAAGTTGTCATTATTTACAAATGACCTGCCGTATGCTCCTTGCCTTGACAGGTATTCATCTGGCAGTTCTATGCCGAGCCGCTTTCTCTTGATCGAGATACCCATTGCCGTATGTCTCGGTAGTAGCTCAACCAGTTCGTGCAGGAGTTTTGTCGCTCCGTGTTCTTTGAGAAGATTTACCTCGTCCTCTGTCCACCTTACTTGACTTTTCACTAATTACACCTAAAACTTCATCAATGTTGTGTCCTCCGATTGTGCCAATCAGGTCAAATACGTCTTTGTCCCGCCAAAATCGTAGAGTATCCACAGTCAGACAAAGTATTATAATGTAATCATCGGCAAAATGCAAAACATCCTTGAATTTATTTTGAGGTTTTTCTTGGGCGACTCTGACTGCCTTTGCGTCATCCTTCTTCTCAACCATGTTGCCGCAGAACGCTTCGATGTCTTCGATGCGGTAGCGGCGATGGTTGCCGGGGGTCTTCACCGGGGTCAGTTTGCCGTCTTTGTCCCATTCCCTGAGAGTATCAACATGCACTCCCAATCTTTCGGCTGTCTTTCCTATGGACAGCAGTTTCGTTGCATTCATTCTCGATCCATTCCTTCTTGCGGAACAGGTCGAGCCACTGGTCGTAGTGCTAGTAGTATAGATGATGGCTCTAGGTTTTTCTAGAGCAAAGTGGCCCCACCGGGACTTGAACCCGGACCCCGCACGTTAAGAGCGTGGAATGCTGCCACTAACACCTTGGGGCCGTAAAGACAGAAGAGATATTCGACATCAGGTTGTTCCTGTGGGATTTGACACCCACAATGGACATCTTAACAGGATGTTGACCTACTTGGTCGAAGGAACTGGTGTCTGCACCATTCTGTCTAGCTGAGGGGGAAGGAGTCGAACCTTCATTTTCCCGGTTCAAAGCCGAGCGTCCTACCAATTAGACGACCCCTCAATGGCTGTGACGGACAGGAGTTTCACCTGCATCTCCGGGCTAATCTGGCCCCCGATATCCTTTTTACCCCATAGTTGTTCGACTATTCTGGCGGGGTGTTAGACGACGCCACAATCTATCTCACGTATCTTCGATCGCTGAGACTCAAACCCAGACCTGTTTCCCCTTCGCTGGGGCCGTGCTGCCATTACATCACACCCGGTTTTGGTTGTCTAGACCGGGCGACAGGACTCGAACCTGCACCTAATTCCGCTCAACGGCCATGCTGCCAATTACACCACATCGACTACAAGGGTGATCGACGGGGATCGAACCCATTCCTCTTGGTTCACAGCCAAGCGTGCGAAACCAACACCACGACCACCATATCTCAAGGTCTGGGCCTCTCCCCAGAGGCCACACAACTCCCCTACACTAGTTCGGATGGCATGTGTCGCCAATGTTCAGTGTCGCTACGCCGTGCGTGACCTCTGTGTGACATCAGTTACAAAGCAGGACACACTTTTTCGCTTCTTCCAACATTCTCTCATAAGCCCGACCGGCTCGCTGCCATTACAACACAGGCCCATCTAGTAGCCCAGGAAGGAGTCGAACCTTCATTACCGCCTTATCAGAGCGGCGTCCTAACCATTGAACGACCAGGCCATTCGGAGTCGGCTCACCTGGAATCGGCCCAGGACTCCCGCCTTATCAGAGCGGTTCGCAGACCACTACAACATGAGCCGAAAGTGGGGCCAGAAGGAATCGAACCCTCATTGCGATTTCTCGCTCCGGTTAAAAGCCGGGTGCATAACCATTCTGCCACGACCCCATATAGTCACCACTGCCTTGCGGCGACTATAGTTTTGGCGATCCTAATTGTCAAAGAACTAACCTATCAAGCTCCTGGGGTTGGACTCGAACCAACATTCGGACTTTCGCCACGGCAGTTTAACAGACTGCTGCCTTACCTTTAGGCTACCCAGGAATAAAGCTGTGGCGGCTGGGATCGAACCAACATCTCCTGTTTAACAGGCAGGCCGATTACCATTATCTGACGCCACATCATTTCCTGCTGGGTTCTTTTCGGAAGCTCCATTTATCGAATCCCTTGATCTCTGCCATCACTTCGTCGGAGATTTTCGGCATAGGTTTCTGAGGAACTGCTAATCCTCCCAGATACATCGAAATCTCTTGGAACGCCATGTAGGGATCGAAAAGTCATCGTAAGGAAACCTATAGTAACCTCCGAACGTCGGGAAGGGGTAAACCGGCGAATTCACGCCTCGGTAACTACAATCCACTTCCTTCGATATTTTCACATAGACTAACGACCGATCTTGGCCCATTGCCTGGATGCAATCGTAGTAGTCCCTGAACTCCGACACTATCCTCATAGGGATACCTCGTAGAAAAAAGAAACCCCTCGATACCGCTGAGTGGTATCGAGGGGTTCTACAAGTTCCCTATGACACCGGCCCAGGACTCACGCCCTGAACCGGCTTTTGGCTGCTCGATCAGGACATGAGGTACGTAATCTGGTTATTCCACTGCTTATGGCAGCGGCACCATTGTTTCCCATGTCTCTGAATCAGGACAGCCATTGTATTCTTCTTGCCTCCATTGTGGGCCTCACGGCCCGGTGTTGTTTATGAGACTAGCGACTTAACCGCTTGTCCCCCGGACGCCATCTCTTTGCCGTAGTAGGAAAATGCTGTTAGCGTCCTTGAGTTGCGGGGCCAGGACTCGAACCTGGAATCACGAGGTTATGAGCCTCGTATGTTGACCAATTACACCACCCCACGTCATGTCGGCATTTCTGCCTGTCCAATATATAGACGAGCAATCCCAAAAAAGGACATTTTTCGGAATTTTTCCGCCGTGAACCGGATTCCCCGCTACCCCTTATGAGTCCGGTTGGATGTTAGCGGGAGACTCGCTCCCAGGGTTGCCTTTCCGCCTTGCGGCCACGGCAGTTCTCGTTTAAGTGGGCAGGACTGGATTCGCACCAGCAACCTTCAACTTATTAGGCTGACGCTCTACTCCAAGCTACCTTGCGGCCTACTAAGCTACCTGCCTAGCAATCAACTGACGAGAAACATTCTAGCAAGAGAGGCCAACCGAGTCAACCCCTTTTTTCGATCACGTCACTTTGTCCCGGTTGGTTGTCAAGTTGCCAGACTGGTCGAGGAATGGTCTGCACAGGGACGGCTGTACAGTTCATTTCCCATGCGTGTTACGCCGACTGCCCATCAGCAGAGGGCGGCTTCCATAGTGGACTCGACGGCATCGATGGCGGTCTCGATGACCATCTTGGAACCGATCTCGTCTGACATGCCTTGTAGAACCGCCAGCTTCTCCTTGACGGTTCTAAGTGCCTCACTTCGCCTCCTGGGATTCGCAACCATAGTTGCCATTAGAGTTCTCCTCTATCTGGCGTCATCGAAACAGGGTAAACAAACACCAATTGAAAATTGAGCAAGTCTCGTACCAAGTGAGCCTTTTTTCTATACGAGGGGCAAATCTCCTAGACGAAAAACCTAAATATGGCGAGTCTCATCAGCAAACGAGGAGCTATGAATAGAATCTATGACATCATCATCCCGATCTACAATGCGAGCGAGTACGTAAAAGAATGCCTAAGAACCATCTTATTGAACACAGACCAAAAGCACAGAATTATTGCGATTGATGATTGCAGTACCGACCCAGACATCGAGTCTATCCTGAATTCCTTCAGCCAAAAAAACTACATTCATCTGAAAAACGAACGGAACCTCGGATTCATCAAAACCGTGAACATGGGCATGATGCTGTCACGGAATGACGTGGTTCTCGTGAATTCCGACACGTTGCTTCCCCGGCGTTGGCTCGAAACTATAGATGAGTGCCTTTGGAGTTCGGAAAAAATCAGCATCTGCACGCCTCTCTCAAACAACGCAACAATCTTCTCAGTGCCGTACTTCAACCAGCCCAACGACCTTCCCGAAGGCTGGACCGTTGACGAATTCGCACACCTGATACACAAAACGTCACAGCGATTCTACCCAGATGTACCAACCGGCGTCGGCTTCTGCATGGCTATCAAGCGTGAGGTAATAGACAAAGTTGGCTTGATAGACGAACGCTTCGGCATGGGATACAGCGATGAGTGCGATTACGCCATGCGAGCAAACCAAGAAGGCTACCGGATCGTGTGCTGCGACAATGGTTTTGTATTTCATCACGGCGAAAAGTCGTTCTCGATCAACTCCACTCTACTACGAAAACAGAACCATGCCAAACTACTTGAAAAGTGGCCGCAGTATGATTTCATAATTCATGATTTTTGCAACAACAACCCGCTTCGTGGCATACAAGAAAAGATCATTTCCAGAATGAACTCTAACGGCAAGAAACGAATTCTACAGGTGATCCATTCCTATGAGGTAGCCGCTGGAACCGAACTACACACAAAACAGGTAATCGATCACAACAAGGACTTGTTTGATTTCACTGTGGCTTACCCCTCCACCAGAGTGAGAGAATACCTAGACTTAGAGGACCAACCTGGGAACCCCAGGGTCATCCGCCTCAGAAAACCACAACACCACCTGCACGTCCTCGACAATGGTGTGGACATCCGAAATCAGCATATAGAAGAAAAATTCGGCCAGCTACTACAAGGCGATTACGATATAGTCCATTTCCAGCATTTGGCTGGTTGGGGATCGCTCATGTTACCCCTGCTCGCCAAGCAGTATGGCTCGAAGGTCATTCTGACCATTCATGATTACTTCCTGCTGTGCCCTGAGTACAACCTACTCCTTCCAGACAACAGAATGTGCGGCCAAACCCACTGTCAGCCTCAAAATCTGACGTGTTTGAACTGCATGTCGGCCAAAATGGGAACCGATCCTCAAAACTACATGACTGAGCGGGCGAAACTAGTTCCTCAGATCATCGAGGCCGCTGACACCATAATTGTACCATCTCAATTCGTGGCTAACAAAATCAACGAAGCCTTCGGGGAAACCGAAAAAGTCAAAGTAGTGCCACATGGCGTTGATGTAGGGTGCAAAGTATGCAGAAACAGGAATTTGAACAAACTCAAAATCGGTTTCCTTGGAAACTTCTGTATGCAGAAAGGGGCCGACATATTCCTAACACTAGCCAACCTGTTCAGCTACGAGGATGAATATAGTTTCTGCATCATTGGGAATATAAATCCTACATACGAGAAGGCAATTGATATACTTAACGTGCAGCGAAAGGGTAAATATACATTGCAGACCCTTCCTGGAATGCTGCACGATATCGATGTATTGGTGATTCTATCTCTGTGGGATGAAACCTTTTGTCTCACACTCACGGAGGCCCAGGGACTTGGTATACCGGTAATCGCTACCAAGGTCGGTGCGATTCAAGATAGGGTGATTCACGAGGAAACAGGATATCTTGTGGACCACAAGGACGTAGGCCAGATTGCACAACTCATCAGGCAAATCAGAGTTGATGACAGCCTAGAGCGGATCAAAGAGAACCTGATGAGGCAGAAGGTCTACAACATCAAGGAGAATTGCATGGAATATAGAAGGATATATAGCGAGGTATCTAAATGATCTTAGCACCCAACTACATCATAGGGCATATCCAGAAAACGGGAGGCGACCCAGTAAAACAGATAATGAAAGCCCTGAGTTTACCCGGCGTAATCGTGCCAGATCATGCCGCAGATAACCCCAAAAAACATCAGACCTTCAAACAAGCTGGAGTTCTAGATGGTAGAAAGCTGGTCCTGGGAATCAGACGACTCCCCACTTGGGAAGTAAGTGCCATGTGGCATTCCCATCTGCATGGTGGTGAATTCGGAGAACCCTGGCCCTATTACGAAGCCAATGAACTAGTTCATCACATCTACGGAGAGCGGTTATTAAAGAAGTGGCTTGACGGCGGCGTTGAAATAGCCCACTGGATCAGAATGGAGTTTCTACGAGAAGATTTGTATAGTTTTCTGAAGACCCAACACGAGCTTACAAAAGAGCAAGTTGATACTATATTCAACTTACCAACCAAGCCGCACAATAGTTATGACCACGACCTGACTAGATACTTTAAGAGTCATCACCTGAGTGCAATCTATAACGCTAGCCCAGTTTGGACCGCCCTTGAACAAAAGCTGTATAGCGGGTTGTTCGGCCTGCCAGATAAGTAACCTCATAGCTGAATAGGTACTGGAGGCAAGCAGAAGCCTAAACGCAAGAAACCCCGCAGGCCAAAAAGAAGTAAAATCGAAAAAATCGAAGGGAGTGCTATGGCCGATCAACTCAGATATACACTGTCTATACCCGCACCTGGGGCCGGTGATGTAGTAACCAGAGAGTTGCATGTCATTGTAGACGGCAACGAAACGGTTTACACCCTCACCCCAGACCTGCGGAATTTCACCCTAGACCTAACCGAAGGCTCGAATATCTCGCTCTGGCTAATAGACATCGACAATAACGGCAATAGGTCTGATCCTGGTGAAACTTTGACATTCACCGTTGTTGACACGATACCACCGCCGAGACCACAACCACCGGTCATCACCGGCGTCGAGGAGCCGGGCTATCAAACCGGTTTCTTGGCCGCAGATCAGAGCGATTTCGTGAAAGCAGCGAAAGCGGTTCTGAAGAAGTAAAAACACCCGGCCACGCCGGGTGTTTTTACTTCTTCAGAACGTGTTCCACGAACCAATCGATTTTTTCACCTGCCCACATGGGCACCACACCGGCTACGGTGACGGTGGGAATCGTTTGTTTCCTCTTCATCAAGAAGACTTCTTTGGACACATCGGGAAGATCGTATATCTTCCTGGCGTTGGAGGAAGCGAACTAGCGTAGAGCGTACTCCACGCTCAAGGTAAGAGTGCCATCTAGTTTCTTGCACTCATAGAACTGAGCTAAGAGCGGCAAAGCAAAAGGGGCTGTGTACACGCCAGCCGCACAACCAGAACACTCCTTTTTATTCTTGGGATGTGGGGCCGAGTCGGTGCCGAGCATCACCTTGGGGTGAACCCCAATCGCTAACTTCTAAAGAGCGGCCCTATCTGCTGGGCGTTTCACAATTGGTTTACAAAACAAGTGAGGTTGCATCAGACCGCCGATCACGTTATCCAGCGTCAGGAAGAGATGATGAACGGTGATCGTGGCGAATAGGCATCTAGTACAAGTGCGGCTGTTTCGGTAGTAATATGCTCCATGACGATCTTGAGACCTGAAAACTTCTCGGCCCAGAACCGATAGTAGCGGTCGCAAAATTCCATCTCTCGATCTATCACAAAACCGTCCGTCTCTCCGTGGACGCAAAGGATGATTCCGACCTCCTACATCGCCTCAAGTACCTTGAGTAAATTGAGATCGTTTAGATCAACCCCATGATCGCTGTTGGTGGTCATGCCTCTGGAGTAGAACTTGAATGCTTTAATGCAGTCGCCGTGCAGCAATTTGACGGCCTTCAGTTTGTCTTTGTCTTGGAAGAAGTCATTGATCTGGAGGTAGAGCGTCATATAAGGGGTAAACTTCTTACACCTGTCCGTGATAGCCTTGATACGATCACAGTACCCCAAACATTGCTCGACCGTAGTAACCGGTTGTACGAGGTTCGGCATGACCAGTGCCCCGGCAAAACAGTTCGCCGTCTCCACTGCCACTTTTGCCAACATATCGTAATCCCTGAAATGCACATGCATATCATAAGGGCTTTTTTACCACTATCCCAGAGAATGTGTTTTCTACAGACATGATGACTCCAAAAATAGACGCCCGGTTCATCACCGGGCGTCTATTAGAACTCAACGGAGTTATTCCGTCAAGCTAGCTTCGACTTCCTTCAAAGCCTTTTTAAGAGCCTTTTGCAGCTTATCGATTTCCTTCTGCAACTCAGGTTGCTCTTTGTCCTCGATAACCTGCAAACGCTTCTCATTCTTAGCCAACTCACTCTTCCACTCCGCAGTGGATTCGTCGTGGCCTCCAGCAGTGAGATTCTTGCGTAGACGTTCCTGGCGGGCGTCGATTTTCTCGTGTTCGGTTTCCAGAGCCTCGCCCTTCTTTCCGGCCTCGTCAATTTTTTCTTGTATCTCAGCACACTTCTTCACACTTGGATTATCCAATAGCTTCGTACCGCTGAGATAACTGACAAGGGTGCTATAGCTGCCGATCTTGATTTCGTTGGCGACGACCTGATTCTCCTTCACAGTGAACGTCAGGTTGCCCTTTGGAGGCAACGTAAACTCAAAGCGACGTCCGGTCTTCAATACTTCCTCGGCGAAAGTGTTTTCCCACTCTTCATTCGAGTCATCAGTCCGTTCTAGTACAGCAGTTGCCTTGGCCTCGGTGCCTAGAACAAAATCGTGGTCCAAATTGACGAGGAAGGCTTCTTCCCTGGTGTTGATAAGACGATAGGTTACGTCTACAGTGTTGACAACTTTGATATTCAGCACGCCGTCACTGGTGCTGATAGACGAACGCTTCTGATTCATACTACCCTGCTGATGCAGGAAGCGTACAGTTGTATCACGAGCGTAGGGCACTACTGACTTCTCGCCGGGTTTGCTGGCAGGGAAGTCAGCCTCGCCCTGGTGGATGCTTTTCTCGACTACAGTACAAGGTCCACGGCCAAGGGTGAACTCGCTCTCGTTCGTGAACAGAATTGAGCGGAAAGCTCTTTCGGCATCGTTTGCCCTCTTATAGTGAAGCACCTTCTTGGCATCATTCAGTTGTAGAGAAAACACTGGAACCAGAGCAGACTTCTTCGAGGCGATGGTCACAGGGTCTTTGGCAGAGAACACAGAGTAATCACCTACCTCGGTGATCTCAGCATTGGCCTCGAATGCTGATTGATTGAAGGATTGAAGCGAAGCGTAGTTCACATCGCCAACAAGCTTTTCTGCTTCATAGTCTGCTTCATAGTCTGCCGATCTCTCCAAACCACCGCCAGCGGGGGCTGCACAGGCAGCGAACGCCATTGCACTTTTCGTCATCGCACGTCTTGAATGAGAATGTGAAGAAGCAAATTCACGACCGACCACAACTGCTCCCTGGGCTTGGTCGGCAACGAAGTTGACTTGCTGACGGTGTGGTGTCTTGACTGCTGCCAAATCGGTACTGAAGGTGATCGGATCGCCGGTCACAACCGAGAGAGCAAAGTCATTCCAGTCCTCATCAGTATTATTGTCCACGATAGCCAGACCTTCGAGTGTGAGCTTGCCGGTGCCTGGATCACGGAGGCGGTAGCTGATCTTCCAAGCCGCTGCTGGGAGAGCGTATTGCAGAACGCCGTCCTCTGCTTTGTTGATGGTCTGAACCTTGAGGGTCACGAAAGTAGACCCTGGCTTGATCTTTTGATAGTTGCGTTCCAGGGCCTTTGCGATCTCGGCCTTCACTTCATCATCGAGGAAGACCAGTTTTGCTATCTTGTCGAGAGGGGTAAAAATCGATATGCCGCTATCGATAACGACGATTGAGTTGGTCTTGACTATCTCATTGTTAACCACAGACTCAGAACTATGAAGACCGGCCAAACGACCCTCTATGTTCTGACCGTCTAGCCTGATGAGCCGGACCTTGGCACCGGACAGCTTGACCGCCATATCGGTATAGATTTCGGCGGGGTTCAACGCCAACGAGTGCTGGTCGTTGTCAGGCTCGTAGGAAGGTGGTTCAAGGAGCTTGATTGGGCCGAGAGGGGTGAGCGTTGCGAGTAGATCGCCGACATGCTCTTTTTTGACGGGCAGTGATAGCGTTTGAGGCTCGGCCTTGGATTTGACTACACGACGAAAATCAGCTATGCCGTTGGAAAAAATGGTTACTATGTTCTGCATAGAACGACTCCCAAAGATCAGGATACCTAGTGCGTAGAAGGTCGATAGCCTCCTGGCCGTACTGGTAAGCCCGATTTCTGGTAACGCCCATACCGGAACCAATCTCCTGCCAAGTATCGCCTTCTAGGTAATGACGCCTCAATGCCTCTTTGTTCCGAAGGTCGGCAGCCGTATCGTCTGGATGCGGGTCGAACAAAATATCTAGAGCCTGCCAGTGGCACGCTTCCGGGCACTCGCAGTTTTCGAGTACGCCTGCTTCAACGCAAGTGGCCGGACTCTGCCTGGATCGTTTTCTGTACCCCAACCAGATTTCGTTGTTGATGCACTTAGTCGCCCAGGTAGCAAAGGTAAACCCAAGACTAGACGTGTAACTACGGCACGCCTTGAGTAAACCTAGAAGTGCGTCGGAATACTGTTCCGTATCCTCCACTTCTTGATGACGTGGAGTATAACGTAAAGCAATGTCCCTTGCAAGCCCTATATGTTCCTCAACAGTCGGAGGCTTTTCTACGACTACCAGACGGGGCCTGCTTGGTAGTACCTCGGACCTTCTTTTTACCGCTAGGGGCATGGAACTCACTCTGGCAGCAATTGCCGTAGGAGTCTCCCTCGCCTTCCGTCCAAGTAGACCCCTCGATGTATTCTTTGTCCGCCCAATCCAGTCCCATCGGGATGCTCCTTCATGCCCGGCATTATATGGTATGGAAAGCTCGCTGTAAAGTGAGTAGAGATGAAAAACCCAGCCGGGACTTGCTCTGCCCCGGCTGGGTCTACCCATGTCAGTCGTCTATCTGGCGTTTTCCGGGATCGTTTCCCAGGGCCGACGCCCTTTGTTACCCACCAGCACGGTGCCCTCGTCAGGTTATCGCTTCCCGTTTTGTCTCGATTAACAGAGTAAAAACGGCAGGAACAAGACTAAGGAGGGCCTTAACCGGGACATTCTTGCTACTCTAACTCTCGAAGCCACGGCACCCTGCCACTGAGTACAGGTCCGTGGAGGAACACGATGCAGAGGCGTCCCTAGTTCAGCTTCCACCTACTCTCGTTGGTAAAAGATATTGGCCCTGCCGCCCACGCAGAATTCCTACCGACTACTCGAAGAGCAGCCGATATTCCTCCTGGGTGATTTGAACCGTGTTCGACGTTCCGATCTCGATCTCCTGCGTATTCGCCCTGGCGATGGCGTTGCGGAGACTGGAGGCCGAACGACTGGACTCCTCGACTTTGGCGAGGGCGTCCTTCATGGTGATCTGGCGAGTGGCGTACTCGCTATCCTTCGACCGGCTGTGCTGGCAGTCGTAGCTGCTGTAGCGATCCCACCTGGTGTTGGTTGAAGCATCACGATACATCTTCTCGATCTGGCCCAGGCCGGGCAACATCTGCACGGCGAGACAGAGAGAGATGGACTGACCGCCGTGGGTCAGCGTGACGGTGCGGTTGTAGAACTGTTGGATTTCCTTGAGGCGTGCCCAGGTCCGATTGGCCTGTGCCATCAATTCCACGATCTCCTGGGGCTTCTGCTTCTCTTCGCCCTGGAAGGCCCAGACCGACTCGTTGAATTGTTTGTGGATGACCGTCTTGCGAATCGACCAGCGATTGATCGCCTCACGAATCTGATAGCCTGTGACCCGCATCATGCACTCCTTGTTCTAGGAAACGGGAACGAGTCAATGGGACGCCATTTTAGTGTGAAAACTCGAAATTGCTGATCTTCTATTTAGTCGCCGTTTCTTTGTAACTATAGAATCTCGACCCGTTCCCGCTAGCGGCTGGGCCAGGAAATTGAACCTGACATCCCATCAGTCCACCTTGCGGCTTCCTGAAGTGCTTTACCCTAAGCTACCAGCCAGCGTTGTGGGAGAAATTGGATCAGGCTGAGGATCGCCAAATCACATGTGGCCTGATCCTCATTCCTTCCCACAACGACAGTTATGATAGCATCCTCGCCTTCAAGTGTCAATAGGTTTTTCGAGGGGGAATGCTAAATAATGCATGAAACTGGAATTTACAAAATGGCTCACCGAATCTGCCGCAGTGTCGATCCATCGCTTTCTAGAAAGCGTTAGCGACGACATGATTGTACAGGCTCTCGAAAGATTCGCTGAACAGAACCCCGATCAGTACAACCAGCTAGGCAAAGAAGACCTTGAACCGTTCATCCAGCTTGCCAAAGAAAGTGTGTTGAAAAGGGGCGCAACCAACCCCAACGACATTTACGATGTCGTTAGTGGTGCCATCAACGTCTACCTATTTAGAAGAAGTCCTGTTAGTGCCGCCAAAGGCGAAGTGGGCAGATACACGCCGCCTGCCGTCCAATCGCCAACTAAGGCTGCTCAACCAAGCGGCTAGGTAGACCCGAAGCGATTGGGCCTCAACCCGCATCACGTCGATGTCTGGCAAGGAAGCACCGCTGACGCACCATCGGTCTACAAATACGTTTACGTGCGAGCTAGGAACAAGTATCTACACAACCCGAACTACAGAGAGTAGCCCCGCAGTGAACGCATTTTTCCGGTTTCTCGAAACTTACGTTCTCCAGCCCACAATCATCACAATCGAATGAAAAACAAGGAACGGCTCTTTTACAAAGTCATTCCCTTGCTACGAAATGTTGTCCTGGCAGTTTGTTCTTGCATGACGGACAATACCGCCCCGCCGCCGTATCTAGAGAGTCACGGACGATGACCTCTTCCTGGCATGTCGGACAAACAACTTGGTACACACTCAGCGATCATGGTTTGACCAAGCTCACGTATAATTGCTTCGGTGCTTCCATGAAATACTTGAACAAAGCCGGACACAACCACCGTTCCATGCCATGTTCCTCCCATCTGTACCAGTTGCCAAAGTTGTCTTCGTATCCATTCAAGTCATCCGACTTAATCCAATCTAGTTTCACCTGATGACCTGGGAAGGAGTAGGCCGAAAAGACCACGCCGACCCTGGTTTCACACTTGGCGTGAGTTTTTCCGATGTGCTTCAGCACGTCTTCCAAGGGGAACCGCCCGTACCGTTTCATGGGTCCATTGTAATGCAAGAATAGAACTTATCTACCAAAGAAAACGCCCAGCCCTTGCGGGCTGGGCGTTCGGGTCGTATCGGTCCCTTTCGGGATGAACTACGACCGCTTGTACATCTTGCGTAGCAATTCGATGGTCGGAACTTCGACCGGCTCACCCTGAACCTGCTGTACCTGCTCGTCGCCGAGTTCGACTGCACGGATCAGAGTGAACACCTGCTCGCTCCAACCGCTGAGTAACTGGGCCTTCTTGGAACCCGACTTGATCTGGGCCTGACCATAGCCCTGTAGGTCAATACTGTGGACCCAGCAGTTCGGGTTGACCTTCTTCCGGTACTTCTCGATCATGCTCTGAATCGTGGCCTTGTCACCACCCTCGCCGAAGCAACGGGTCATATCGTGGCCACAGTTCACAGCATCGCCCTTGGTGTAGCAGCAGAAGTCGGAGCAGATGATGATACGGTCTACATGGACCTTCCTCTCGGTAAGGTCATGGATACCGCACCACAGACCCGTCTCCGTACCACCACCGACGCCGCCGCCGTAGCGACCGCTAGACCCGGTGAGGATATCGTACTTACCGCTCATCACGGTAAGAGCCTTCAGCTTGCCACGGTCGCCGCTCTGGGCACACTGGTCGATGTACTTCTTGATTGCCATGCAGGAGTCGCTTGGGCTGAACGGCACCCAGATCAGGCAGTCTCCGAAGACACCCATCATGGCCCTACGGCCAAACCGCTTGGCGATGATCGCACCCAGGGTGTTGCCAGCGTCAGCGACACGCATCTTGCTCTTACCGCTAACGGCACAGCCGGTAGCAGAGCCAGAGTTGTCGGTGAAAATGACAGTCACACCCGGAAGGTCCGGCACGTTCATGCAGGCGTTGTCCAGCATAGCGTCCGTGACGCTCTTGGCATTCGTGCTGCCAACCTGCTTCTCAGCGGAGAAGAAGCGGAACGGAAGCTGCTCGGTGTCCATGATCGAAGTACACTTGGCGTGTACCTTATCCCACGCATCCTTGCTGATACTGACCTTCTCGAAGTTACGGAGGTTGCGGACCAGGGCCATTTCCGCCATGAGCGGAATACACATCTCCCAGGCTTCTTTGGTGGAGCCGAAATGAGAGATAACGTTTTCCCAGGTCAAACCGGCACCCTCTAGGAGTTTCGGTGTAACTTCCTCGACCTTCTTCAGCTTGAAGAACTGTTCACGCAGCTTCAACATCTTCGGAGCATCCTCGCCGACCTTGCCGTTGACAAGGTACTCGAACATGGACTTGCTGACCGGCCAGTGCTGGCGGCTCTTGCCGATTCGCTTCTCCAGATACTTCCCGATGTCGCTGCCACGAAGCATCAGCAGTACATCGCCGAACGTCGGGCGGTCGTCGGTGTTGTACTTGATGAGGCCGTACAGTCCCTCCTCGGCAAAGGCAAGAGCCAGAGCCTTACGGAGAGAGTGCGGGATCGTGCCCTTGTACAGACCAGTGCCGGTGTCCTTCGTGTGGAACAGATGACGGAACGCAGCGAACACACTACGGATTTCGTCCGCACGCTGGATGATAGCCGTGGAGTATACAGGAACGAACGGCTTAGTCTTCTCGTTGGCCGCAGCCAGGGCGAGCATGATCTGCGGCGTGTACCGCAGCTTGAGACCCTTCTTGGTGTCTCGTGCCCAGGCAGCGATCACGAGTAGGTCTTCCGGGTTCGGACCCTGAGCGACCTTGTGTGCTGTCTCAATGACTTCACGAGCCTGCTCGGACAGACCCATTGCGTCCGTGATGACGGACGAAATGCAGCCCTTCTCCCGCAGTTCACGGTAGAAGTCTACAGTCGGACGGTTGGTGTCGTAATACTTTGGTTCGTTGAAGAACCCACCACCGATCATGGTGATGAGCTTCACGGTCGGGTCGTCGTGGGTGTACGCACGGCCCGGAACATGCTTGTGGGCTACAGTCTCACTGTAGACCTTCTCGTGGGTAACGGCCTCGTGATGACGGCCCTTCCCCATACCTAGCTTCTTGGACATGGCGATCCTTCTTTTTCTAGGATGTGTTAGGAAGGTATATTAGTGTAGTTCGGTGAAAAAATCAACCCCTATACGAACTTTTCTACAGATTTTTCCACCAGACTAGACCTAAGACACCGTGGCTTTGGATTGGTTCGGGATTTCAAGAGGTTTTTGTTGAGTAGTAGGCACGCCAGCTAGTTTCCTCTGCCGTTCTCCGGTTTCATCGGCTAGAGCCTGTTTACATACATCGAAGTCTGGGTCTAAAACCTGAGCATGCTTCCACCAATCATTGGGAAGTGGCGTATACCCCTGCAATTGTTTCCTTTGAAATTCTTGTTTTGGCAGAACTTCACTCTCGCTCCAGCCATGATATACAAGAACCAGATCACTCTCAGGGATGTCGGCGTGGAACTTGGAACCCTGGTTCAGTTGAGGCATGTAGTCCTCGAACCGCATGTCCAAGGCACCGACGATACACTTCTCGCAGCTATCCTCCTTCGGAAAATTGCAAGCTGGAAGTGCGAACTTCTTTCCCTGTGCGGAAAACGACGCCATTTCATTCAGGAAAAGCCATTTCTTGAACTGCATGTCAACCATGCAGTATCTATGGCCGATCTAGAATAAACATGACAACGGATTCCGTTTCCTGGCGTGAAATTGCAGAATCGCCCCTTTTACCTCCTCGAACATCTGTTCTGGAATGCCCCAATACCGGCACAAATCCTCTGCACAGTATAAGGACAAGGCAACCACGTCGGGGTTCAGGATTTCTTAGAGCAATCCCGAACTACATTGGAGATATCTCGCAGGCCCATATCGTCGGCCATTGAAGCTAGTTTTTCTACCGGAGTCATCTAGTCCTCACAACATCTTCTTGAGTTCATCGATGTCGATGATCGGGATGCCGAGTTCCTTGGCCTTCTCACTCTTGCTGCCGGACCCATCGCCAGCAACCAAGTAATTCATCTTGCTGCCGACGCTACCAGAGCATTTACCACCCAGGTTCTCGACTTGTTCTTCCCAATGCCGCTTGCCCTCAGCGAAACCGCCGCTGAAGCAGAACACCTTGCCGGTCAGCTTTCCGGTCTTGGGAAGCTCTAGGACGATATACTTCGCCAGATCGTTGATGTCGTCCTTCTTCTTCTCGAAGAAGTCATGAATTACCTGGGCAGTCTGTGTGCCGATCTCCTCGACCACTTCCAATTCCTCGACCGTCGCACTGAGCATGGCGTTCAGCGGATCAGGCCCCTTGAAATGCTCGACCAGAGCCTTGCCAGCCGACTTACCCGCACTCTTGACACCCAGAGCAGCGAACACCTTGGAGAGCGGGAACGACTTGAGTTCCTTGCGGGCATTCTCGATCTTCTCTTCCAGTTTGGCGTCGTCCTTCGTCTTGTCCGGCGAGGGCACCAGATGGAGAGCGGCAACGGCGAGCAATGCCTGACGCTTACTCATGCCGCATGCCTCGGCATCGGCCACGGTCAGCCGAAAGAAGTCGGCCCAGGTCTTGACCTTACCGCCATCTACAAGCTGCTGAATCTTGCTCTCGCCCAAGCCCAGGATGCCCAGCGTGGCGAGAAAGTGTTCGAGATTGGCGACGACGTTGCCGGTGGTAGACGTGGAGTATAGTTCCCACATCTCCTCACCGTCCTTCACACCGCCCTTGCGAACTTCGGTCGGGGCACCAGTGGACGGGCAGACCTTCGGATAGTTTGGTTCGCCCTTGCACTGGCCGCTGATGACACGGACGACCTTCGGAATGATCTTCCCGGCCTTGAGAACAATGACAGTCGTGCCAACGTCAATCTTATTTCGGAGCATGAAGCCGTAGTTGTGCAGCGTGGCCCTGCTCACGTTCGTGCCAGCCAGACGAACGGCATCGAAGTTGGCGACGGGCACGATCTTGCCAGTGCGACCCGTTTGCCATTCGATAGACTTGATAACGGCCTGGGCTTCCTCTTCCTTGAACTTCCAGGCAATCTTACCCTTGGGGTTGCCGGTGTCCTTGTTACCATGCCGACCGAGTTGCTCTTGGTCTTCGAGATCATTCACGCCGATCACACAGCCGTCTACTTCGTAGTCCAATTCGCCGACGAATTCTTCGAGAGTGTCGAGCATGTAGAAGTTGAAATCAGAGCAACGAATGAATTCAACGCCCAACTTGGTGCGAATGTACTTCGCCCGCTCAATCTCTGTTTTGTACTGAGCGGTAGAGGACGCCAACCCCTCGACACTGTGACCGATGAAGCTGAGACGCATCGCCTTAACCTTGCTGGGGTCTTTGAATTGGCGAATGCCGCCCGCAGCGTGGTTGCGGGGATTGGCCCGGAGTTGTTCACCCGCCGCTCGTAGTTCGGCCTGAACCTTGGCGAAGTCGCTATTCTTACAGATGATCTCGCCACGGATGGAACAAGTCACTGGTTCCTTGAGTGTGGTCGGGATACCAGCGATGTACTTCACCTGTTCGGTAATGTCTTCGCCGTTGATGCCATCACGAGGACGCAGGCCAGCACGGATGAGCTTGCCCTTCTCGTAGTAGAGAGCACAAGCCACACCGTCTAGTTTGTACGTCATGTAAAAGTAGCCACGAGGATAGGTGAATACCTTCCCGCCGAACTTCCGCTCGGTATAATGGCGTGTCTTGTCGGTTTTCTTGCCGGTCTTGAGATCGACCAGCGGAACGTCCTTCTCTGCAAGATCATAGACGGGGAGTTTCTTGACGGAGACGGGGCCGTTCTGGACACAGAAATCCAGAAACTTGAAAAGCATCCTCTCCTTCGTGGCGAGGTCTTCATGGCTCGCCTTCTCGATGGATGTCATCGGCGGCGAGTGCTTGACCTTCTTGATCGTGCCATCGGAAACGTGAGCGGAGGCAGACCCGTCCTTGAAGATGTCAGACTTGGGATTGAGTTGCTCCAACGCACGACGCATAGCGTCGTAGTCGGCGTCACTGACGATTTCGCCAGTGTCGGGATGAAGGCAATCGTCACCAACCTCGTAAGCGGTGTCCAGTGCAACGATCCAACGTTCCAGATCGACAACCGAGGTTTGAAGATACGGGTTGATGGTCTGGCTCATCGGACCCTCCTACTTCAATCGAAAAGTTATTCTGCCCCTGGTGAGATCGTAAGGCGAGACTTCGACTCGCACTTGATCACCAACCACAATGGTGATGTGGTTTTTGCGAATTCTCCCGCTGATGGTAGCGTTGATGGTGTGGTCGGAACCATCTAAACGGACTCTGAACCCACCACGAACCGCTTCTGTTACGGTTCCTTCCATTTCAGCGGTATCTTCTTTGCTCATAGCGACATTCTAGTGCTAACAGTGACGTTGTAAATCACTCTTCGTCACGATTTCCTCGTTTGCCGTGGTAGTCCATCCAGAAGCCCGGTCTGGCCTGCATGATCTTAATGATCTCGTCTAGTCCGAACGGCCTGATTACCTCCTCATCGATGTAGTAACGACCGCTCTCCGGGTTGATGGCAATCATTTCCATCTTATGACTGGTATTGAACAACGAGGCGATCTTGCTGGACGTATCGTGGTTTCCCCAGACCATGTGCATCGTTGCACATTTGATCCGACTGCGATAGATGGCTGACTCTCTGTAGTAATCCTTGCCTCCTACAAAACAGAAATCCCCCAAGCACCAGAAAACGTCGTCAGGCTGGACCAAAGCGTTGATGTTACCAATAATGGCATCATTCATACGCCAGACGCTCTCACGACTGACATGGAAATTCGCACCCTCATCTAGAAGCCGAATCTCATTCGGCGTCATGTACTTCGTGCGACGACAGTAGAGTAGGTAGCCAGCGAGGTTCCGTGTTACAACGAACCTTTTCCAGCTACCCTCTCCGAACCGGGCGTGCAATTTTCACTGCCCCCGGCTCTCCAGTGGACCATGCAAGGAAGGTCCGTCGTATCTCCCGGTGTGGATTTTGACATGGCACTTCTCACAGCCAGCATCTTTCGCTTACGAGCCGCCATGATCTTCTGCCACTCTTCCTTCGGTCCTCGCCCCGGTTTTCTCAGATCGGCAAGTTTGCGAACGTGGTGCATTTGGATGAGAATATCCTCTGCATTGCACAGTTCCTTCCTGTGGATGACCTTGCCATCCCTGCCGTATTGAGAGCGGATTTTCTGGACAACCGAGTAGGGCATCAACAAAGAGATGCGTCCGTTGCCGTGGCCGAAATGGGGGTCGCTAAAAAACCAATGTTTCATCTCCTTTCCTCTTTCATCTTTCTTCATTTTTAACTGCCGCCATTGTACTGCAAGTTGGCAGGTGTGTCAAACCAGCCAGTGAGGATTGGCTAAAGTCCACTTGACGATCTGCTCGATACTATCCCTGAACGGAATGGGCGGCGTCCACCCCATTTTCCTCATCTTCTCTCCGTCTAGTGCATATCGCTTATCGTAGCCCTTTCTGGCCGACTCAGATAGAATCAAACGATAGTGCAGGGGCTTTTTCATTATCTCGGCTACCAACCTAGCCATTTCTAGATTGTTAAGCTCCACATCGCCACACACATTGTAGCGATCTGGTCGTTTTGCTCCCTCGGAATACTTTGCTACAAGAACTTTAGAGAGGAACACAAAGGCATCTGCGTGGTTCTTTGCATGTAGATAATACCTAGTGCCGATACTCTGCTCATTGTCGCCATAGATCGGCATCTCTTCTTCTTAGGCAAGAACTTCTCTGAGTCTTGCATTTCTCCGACATTGTTCATGGTATTTGTCAAAACCACAGGCACGTCAAAGCTACGCCAGTAAGATATAGCAACAGCTTCTTGAACGGCCTTACTTGCCACATAAGGATTGCTGGGTTGGCCGGGGAGAGCCTCCCCGTAGACTTCATCGGTTGAGACTTGATAGAAAATCGACGGCTTTACCTTCCGTGCGAACTCTAGCATGTTGATGGTTAATTCATAGTTGTTCCAAAGACAAGCAACAGGATCGGATGTAGACCGCTCCACTGCTGAGTCGCTAGCCATGTTGAGCTAGCCTTTCAAAGATTCCATGACCCTGCTAAGTTGGTCTTCAGACTGAAGGCCGACTATAGTTTTTACACGCTTACCGCCCTTGAAGATAATCACGGTCGGGATAGCGGAAATGCCAAATCTCTCTGCTAGTTCGGCATCCTCGTCAATGTTGACCTTGCCAACCTTGTATTTCTCGGCGAGCTTGTCTATCGTTTTGGCGAGGGCCTGACAGGGGCCGCACCATGCAGCCCAAAAGTCCACCAAGTATGGTTCGGTGGAGGTTAAAACCTCCTTATCAAAATTACTTTCATTCAGAATCATGACATCTCCTACGCCCAAAGCGAGCCGACACCAACCACGTACTTCTCATGTCGGTCTTCAGGCCAAACTAGTTGTTTTTTGACTTGATCTTCCGTCTTATCTTTGAAGGCACTCCACCAGCCTTTTACACAGCCAATGGTGGGATCGGGGGCATACTTGGTGAAGCCAAATAGAAACCTCATGACCGCTAGTTTGGTTTCGCTAGAATAATTCACTGAGAACAACGCCGACTCGAAGTTGTTCTTCTTTATATCAAATTCCAGACCGGATCGCAACAAGATCGTAAACAACGATCTCTTCATTTCGCAATCTAACCAAAACGAGGAGGGACGGAGCCACATGGCGAAGTTCTTAGTACACTTGGCGTACTCAGACCTTTCTTTCAGGTCTAGTATCTCCTCCACAATTGCCATGAACCAAGCCACTCGTTCACTATGCTCATGCCCTCGCTCATGGGAAAAAAACATACCTTCGCAGTCTTTCCCGAATCTGTTTGCGAACTGCTCCCTGCATTTGTACCAATTGATAGTCGGCTCATCTATGGCAAAACTACCAACCTGCGGGGGTTGCTCATCTAGGTTGAAGTTCTTGGTTGGAGCAAATTCTACTTTGACCATGATCGTTTCTCGGCCTCCTTCAAATCACAATAACAAACACGACAACCCAAGTCTATAGAACCACGTTCCTTTTGAACTATCTTCACTTCTTTCAGACTAGGGGTTGTATCTCTGTTCTCATTTAGATGACTTCTGGAACGCAGCCAATTCTGGTAATCTATTGCCTCGTCTCTATAGTTGCGATGTTTCCGATACCTGTATCTGTACACGATCATTTTTAATGATATCGCACAACCAATATGCATAGTTATCTACCAAGTTCAATACCTCATCTCTCCAAGTCCGGTAACGGGTCGGCGATTTGAGCGAGATCGAACAGGCACACTCACGGATGTTGTGCAACCTCTCTACCCTTGATAAATCTTCGTCCAATGTGCTATACAAAACGTCCGATGGGAAGTTACGAGAGAACCACTCGTCGTTAGCAACAATGAACATCTCCCAGGCGGCGAAGAATATGTCACTCTCGGTGAGGGCTATCTTGAAATTAGATAGAACTCGGCACCAATCTAGAATAAAGTCCTCGTAATCATCCCATTCAATATCATCCTCTTCGTATACCGGATTCAAGCCAAAGTAGGCATCCGCCATTCTGACGGGCTTGAACACCTTGATGGAATAGTTGTTAGGCCCCTGCTTTTGATCTGTCAAAAGTATAGACGCAATTCGCCAGGAGTCGTCATCACTCTCCTTGAAAAAGAGATAACCCTGCCCCGTATGCTTCACGACAGGCAGGGTTATCGAATGTCTAGCCAGATACTCTTCGTACAGATGCATCACTTGTCGTCGTATCTTGGGAACTTTTTGGTCTTATCGACCTCTGGTTGAGTTATGTCAGAAGGTCGCATAACACCACTCGGCAGTGCGTCAACCTTCGGTGCAACAGAGCCGGAACCCTTGAATTCGCCATTACCACGCAAATCCTTCAGAAGCTCCTCGATCCTGGCATCTTTCACTGCGGATTTCGCTGGGGGAGGCGTAATGCCCTTGTCGTTAAACAACTTGGGAGCGGGTCTCTTCTCCTCAACAAGCGAGCCTTTATCTTCTACCTTCGGCATCGGCTTCTTCAATGAATCGGTGCCTGAAGTAACCGACTCTGTTACCTTCGGTGCAGGTCTCTTCGGTAAACCGGAAGTGCTGTTGTGCTTGCTATAAACAATCTCGCTCTTGCCGCTATAGTTCTGATACAGGAACTCTTTCGTCCTGTAATCCAAGGTGAGTCTGACTACCCGGCCATAACTATCCGTCGAGACCTGCACGCTGGGCAAGTAACCGTTAATGACCGGAATCTCACACTTGTAGTTGTAGTCCGTGAATCGAGCCTTTACGTAAAACTTGCTCGAAACATAGTCGTTGTTGTATATATCGTACTTCACAACCGGCTCCGAATAAGTCACCGGAGGCGACTGATAGTAGTAAACCGGTGGTGGGCAAGAATAGTAGACTGGCGGCGGGCACGAGTAGGATCGAACGAGCCTGTGGCAGCCGTATGAATCATCTAGAAACACGTCCTGTGCCGAGGCTGTCGTTGCGGCGAAAATACCGAACAATGCAGCCAGCATAATGTAGCGGATCATTTTTTACCTCCTATGAGTTCTTTCTTTGCGAAACGAGAAGACTGTTGTAAGTCTTCGGTAATTACCCAGCGGCGTTGATTATCGTTCCATATCAAAGGGTAGCCGTCAGGGACGGTCTCTAAGATGTCGAACAATTCCCCTCCTGTTTCCGCCCGCTCTATAGAACGGTGAAAAACAAGGGGATGCATGTTGGGGTAACGCTTGCGGAGACCCTCTACCGTCTTCTCAGGTATTGTATTATTGCTGCTTCCCATTGTTGGCTTTCCACATTTTGTAGACAATGAGAAGTATCACAGCCCCGACGACGGACATGATAAATCCAGACATCGAGAGTATGGCTCCATTGCCTAGCATCCAGTTTATGAATCCACCAATGTACGAGCCTCCAATGCCGATTCCTGCCGTTGGCAGGAACCCATCGGGGTCGTCACCTGGGTGAATACCCTTGGCAATTGCACCGATGAGTAGGCCGAACAGCGTCAGCCATAGAATGTACAACATAAGCTCCCTCCTGTATATGTACTACTTTGCCGCCTGGATTTGCAGATAAGAATTGGGCGTCTTATTAGTAATCACATCAGCGGAAAGGTGTTTCATATACCTATTCAGGGTAGCGTCAAATTCGCTGAACCCCTTGAAACCATAGGTTTTGCTAAAGTTGGATTCTATAGATGGACCAGCCTGAAGGAACTCTACAAAGGCACGCTGCCCGAATTCTTTCCGCAAAAGTAAACACAAGGCTACAGCTTCACGGTCAAACATCAAACGCTTTTCGACAGACTCCTTTCTCCACTCCTCCTCAGTCATCGAGAAAAGAGCTTTGGAAAAATACATCTGACTATTGACCTTATAGTATTCGTCTATAGCGGCCAATTGCGTTTTGATCTGAAACAAGGTGCTATTAAGATACGACATGCCTCGAACAGCCCAGAGAGGCATTTCAAAATTGTACTTTTGCCCAAACTCGTTGAGACAAACCACGCTCAACGGAGTCGGCACCGTTTCCGCTGGATTACCGTCGAGAACAAGCCAAAGGACTGACAAAGTTATTTTGCCCTTATCCTTCCTTACTTCGGCTACTGAGGTTTCTAGATTGAAGAGCTTTTTCATCAGCTTCTTATCAGGAACACAAAGCACCCGACATTCGGCTGTGAAATCTATATCTGGGAGGCCCCAGCGGGCCAGCACCCATTGTTTCATTTTCTCGATGTTTTGCTGAAGATACTGGCCATGCTTTGGGTCCAAACTCAAAATAGTGAAGTTTTTAGTAGACAGCTTATGCCATACCAAGTTCTTCAATTCCGGGTCGCTGGGAACTTTCATCCCAGTCGGCATCGGTAGCGACAAGTGGGAAATCAATTTCTCTATCTCTTCATCGTCGGCCCTCGATATAGAAGCCGACAAGAAGAACAGAAAAATTAACAGAAGCATGGCGATTTTCTTCATTTCACACCTATGCAGCCATAGCAGCAAGCTCCAGATAATCCCATCTATCTCTGATCTGTTCTCGGTATTTCTTGAGTAGTTGGGAAACCCTGCCCTCGCTGACGCCTATGACCTTCCCGATTTCTTTAAGCGACAGTTCATCCAAATAGTACATGCTCACGATCTTCTTACCGTTCTCGTCCAGGTCTTTCGTGACCACTTCAAGAAACTCACAGAAGGTTTCATTTGGTTCCTGGCTCTCCAGAAAGTAGCTCAGAGGATAATCACCTACAGTGACATCCAAAAATGATACCACAACATCCCTATTGTTGCTACACCATTCTAGCTCCCGCAGATAATCGCAGATCGCCCCGGTTATCCTAAAACGAGCATACAGGCCAAATGACACACCCCTCGCCTCATCAAACTTACTGGCAGCGTCCACCAATCCCAGATAAGCAGCCGATTCCAGTTCTTCGTATGATATGTGGTCCGGCGTGTTCGAGCATTTTCCCCAAGCCAACTTTCTAGCAAGGGGCATGTGGTTTACGATCAATAGATCACGTTCTTCACGAGTCATGATAATTCTCCAAGTCAGTTAAATTAGTTGTGTTAGTTCTACAGGTTAATGTAGTACGCCCTCAGCATTCTCAATCAGAGATGCATCGGACTAATTATTTACATTTCCAGAATCTCTTCTAGAAGGCAATTCTGTGACGTAATTGTACAAAAATCTAGCTTGCTGACGCAACAAGTTGTTTCTCGAAAAGGTTCCTAGTCTAGAAAAAATCCATTTCTTCAAGAAGAATAGGTCTTCGTCCAAAATATAGAAACTACCTGGGGTTCCTATCAAACCCAAGGCCCAAAGGAATTCTTCTAGAGAAAGGACAAAGAAGTTAGCTGGTACAGAAAGGGTTGGAAAGCGTTCGACCATCAGTAGGAACAGCAGAACCCAGCCTTTTACGTCATCGGAATACATAGTGCCTTCTGGCAATCTAAGTTCCAGAGTTGGCAACTTCCTACTGCAAATGCACCCGGCTTCGTTCCACGCACAAAAATTGACTAGATTGACAGCAAATCGACGCTCTGGATTATCGTGGACGGAATAATCGGTTGGTTTGATCTCCTCCCAAAACTCGGCGAGACTGTAGAAATCGTGCAAAGCAAAACAGTGCTGATAGAGTTTGCAATAGTCGCTGTGAATTCGACGGCTAGGAACCATATTGCAGACAACAGCCTCCGACTTGCACCACCAAGCCATGAATACGGCGACGTTGGGGATCGTAAGATCGGATGCATCTACATGCACATGTAGGCCGCAATTGGAATTCGGCTCCACCCCTCGCAGCCTAAGTACGTCGATAGTACGAGCTATGTCGTTGAAAGTGGACCAACTAGATACCCTGGGAACTATCTCCCAGCCGTAGCTCTTTTTCTTTAGATGTGCATCAGGGCCGCAGGTAGAATCTTGTTTGACCTGCCAATCTGTGTTGTTATAGTTCGTTTGTCGCCAGTGAGTTGAGACGACAACCTTGCTGCTGGGATTGAGGATGCCTATAGTATCGGCAATTTCCTTTTGAGATACGGTAGGCCCCACTTCCAACTCTATCCCGAACTTGCGATCACTCTTGAAAAGATGGTACTCTAGTTCAGCCATAAAAATGCCCTTGTCTACAAGAGCATTCTAACAAACTATTCCTGTGGCGGTCTATATCTTTCATCGTAAGACACCCCTTGATCTACATCCACTAGACCGGGTTCTTCTGGTAGACCTCTGGCACGCCTCTGAGTCTTGATCCGTGCTTGTTGGGCCTTCATTTCGGCCTCAACTTCCTCTTCTTCATTGATATCTTCCATGATTTGTTCTATAGTCTTCAGGGTACGATTCTGCTTCTTAACCTCATCGGCTAGCTTAACCAAGAACTCTACCAACGGGGCGTTCGATTGCTTCATCTCCTCGATCAAGTCGGCGTTGGACTTCTTTATCTCTTCACTGGATGTCTTCATGGCCTCGGCAAGCCGAAAAACGTAGCTCACCAAGAAACCCAAGCCAATTAAGTTCAAAAGGGACAGAACCAAGAAGGCTCCGGTAATGATGTAAAAAACACTTTCCATACTGACCTCTCCTAACTTATCAATAGTAACGATCTCTCAGGTATAGTCGGGGTCAAATTGAGGCGATTGAATATCTGGGAGGAGGAAATCTCGTTAATTCTTACCTCCAAAATAGGGTCTTTCAGCCATTGCTTGCCATCAAACAACCCGATCTCGTCAAAGAATATAAACGTCTCAATATACACGTTGCCAGTAGTAATGTCTTTCGTTTGCGTATTAAGCCTGAACTGGAAGCCAAAGTTATCCGCTTCCTGACACGGAGCGTCTTTCGGAAAAGTAAAGAGCATCCTGGTTGTAGTATCCTCTTTCGTCACCAGATTCTTCCTTCTAGCGAAGAATCCAAACTTCCAAGAAGGAACATCTAGATCGTGACCACCAACAATTGACGTACAGCCCCAATCAAAGAACAAATCCCATTGCTCAAGCTGATTTTCATGGCCCATGCCCTTGAAGTGATAGCTCTTGCTCCAGCTAGACTCGCTCTCCCTGTACAACAGGCTTAGTTCCTGTGGCAATGCCATACCATTTCTGAACAGAAACTCCTTCAAGAGATTTCCATCTCCGAAATTATGCCTCATGAAGAGTCTCAGTCCCAATTCTTTGCAACCGCAATCGGTCAAAACAACCTCATCGTCAATAGAGAAAGCTGTAGTGCCTTCTGGTAAATCGATGTTAGTTTCTGGGACAAATTCCAGTAAATCAAGCTCAGCATCCCCTGCTATGTCAACGCCCATCATGTCGTAGAAATTGTCTTCGGCGTCGGCCTGTCCGCCGATAGTAAGCCCGCCCACACCTGGGTAACTAAACCAAGGACTTATGAATGGCCCGCCCGTACCACCTGTGACAACGCTGCCCATTGCTGTGTATCTCAGGGTTACATAGGTTCCAGCAGAACCAGAAGCCAGTAAGCCGCCTGCTGGGACATAGATTAGAACCGAATTAGACATGCCGCCCAACACCATGCCGCCAGTAGCGGTATACCGCCAGATGTTAGACACCACGCCAGCTTCGCCGCCAACCATCAACCCGCCAGTGCCCTCATAGGCATAGTAGTCGGCAATGGCTGTCGCTGATCCCCCAAGAGTCATGCCGCCGCTCGCTTCGTAAGCCGGGTCTATCCAAAATGACGGAGCCGAACCACTAGAACGTAGACCACCGGTAGCAGAGTACCGCAATACGAAGTCAGATACCTCTGACGAGCCGCCAACAGAAATGCCTCCAGTGGCTTTGTACCTCCAGTAGCTAGAAACCACAGCAGCAGCCCCACCGATCAATAGTCCTCCATTGGGACCATTGGGATGTCCGCCACAGCAACCGATATAATGCCACTTACTGCTCTTAACGGGATCGACGGCACCTGCAATAACCAAATGCGGCGATGACATAGAAGGTGTGTACGAGTGGAAACTAGAAGCAGCAATGGCGGCACCACCGACCGCAATGCCTCCAGAACCTATATGCGACGGGTTGAGTTTTTCGGCTGGCGTATCACCGCTCACTCTTATACCGCCTGAAGGCATGTACTTATAGTGCTTCTCCTGAATAGAGACCGACGCCCCAATGCCTACGTTGGCAATGTAATCTAGGCAAAACTGCAAACACTCTGGTATCTCACAGAAGTCCTCCACAACCAATTCGTTGCAGACTGTATCTTCGCCTCTGGCAGCTAATTCAGCTAGATCGCCCGCATCGACCGGCAAACTGTACCTCTTAACCGATTTCCAAGGCCAGACCATAGGATACGTCAAACCTCCGGTTTTAGCGGCCTTGCTGCAAAGATCGGCAACACTTGCGGCAGGGATAATCTGCACGAATGTCTGTGACTCGCACTGTGGGTCGTTGACATTTATGCTGGCATTAAAGCAATTGGCGAAAGTTAGACACCTGCCTTCAATTCTATAGTACCGAAGTATTCCATCGTTGACTCGCCAAGTGAAGGTCTTCGAGAACTCCTGCTCGGAAGCCACACGCCAAGTGAACGATTTGCCAACCGTAATGGTGATATCAGCGACAGCGGCCCCGCCCGTAGTAAGCTGACCAGACGTGGTGTAGTCTCTGAACCAAGTGCCTTTAGCATTCACGACGGAAGTGTGGTTTAATTTGGCTACACCACCCGGTTCAATAATACCAAGAGCTATAACGGTAGAGTTGCCCTGCATATGTCTAATAACACCACCAGGAACAATCTCAGCAGAGGCAGTTAAGACAGAGGTTCCTGTAGTCGTGTGCGGAACTCTAAATACCAATCCTGCTGTAGCCAACACGGTAGCGTTGCCCGGAAGATTAGCACTGCCCTCGTGATTTATGGGACTGTTAGAACTACTTGATGAACTTTTAGATGAGCTACTGCTGCTCTTGGATGAACTGCTGCTACTTCGAGACGAGCTACTGCTGCTTCTCGAAGACGAAGAAGAACTACTGCTTCGAGACGAACTACTCGAAGAGCTACTCATGCTGGATGAGCTACTGCTTACACTTGAAGAGCTACTGCTTACACTTGAAGAACTACTGCTACTTCTAGATGAACTGCTCAAAGAACTCGAAGAACTTACCGACGAACTACTCGATGAACTTCGGCTAGACGAGCTACTCGATGAACTTACCGACGAAGAAGACGAGGAACTTCTGCTAGAAGAACTGCTCGAAATACTGCTTGAGGAAGAACTGCTCGAAGAGCTAAGGCTGGACGAAGAACTGCTCCTGCTAGACGAAGAGCTACTCGATGACAGCGATGAGCTGCTACTGCTTGATGAGCGACTACTGCTAGATGAAACGCTGCTGCTAGACGAAGACATGTCTTATTTACTCTCCAGAAACAACAAAAGCCGCCTACGGCGGCTTTTGTTGTGGTTTATGAGATATGCATTAGTCTAACTGAATGTTGAGGTCTCCGATGTTGAACTTAAACGTGTCGCCATCGTTGACCACTTTCGAGGTAGTTAGCAAACCATAGAACAGCAAATTCCCGCCGCCATGTGCCGAACTGTCGCAAAGGGCCACACCTACGACCGTGCCCCAATTACCGCCGCTAGCCGGGCCAAACGTAATTGCACTCAGATTGTCCGTTTCGCCCTGCGTTGGGCTAGCCGGGTTTTTCCAGTTACCATCCAATGGGTTTAGGGTCTGTCTAGCGTAGCCAAAAGAGTTGGCGACTTCCTTTCCGGTCAAAGCTCCTGTATCTGTATCTACTGCTGCTGCCGTAAGTAATGCGATAGCCATCGTAGCTGGTTTCGGGAAGGTGTTAGTGCGGAAGATATGGTTTAGAAGCTGCTCTTCCAAGTAATTAGACATTGCCATAAGTATTGGTTCTCCTCTAGTTTATTTATCCTTCAAGCGGTCCAAAATTTGCCCGACTAGAGGATGCCGAACGATCTGATCTGGCTTAAATTCAACAATGCCCACACCTGGAACCGCCTCCAGCCTACGCATAACATCTACGAACCCAGAGATATTGGTTGGTAGGTCCGATTGATCTGGGTCTCCAGTAATAACGATCTTGCTGTTCTCGCCAAACCTACTAAGGAACAGCCTGAGTTGCGACATCGTAGCGTTTTGGGCTTCGTCAAATATACAAGTTGCGTCATCAAAAGTACGGCCCCTCATATACGCTATCGGAGCGATTTCTATACTACGATCGATGATCTCCCTTTGCGGGCCATCTACCCCCAACAATCGCCTCATACAATCGTATAGAGGCAACATATAGGGATTGACCTTCTCGTAGAAATCTCCAGGTAGATATCCTAGACTCTCGCCAGCTTCGACAATGGGACGTGTCAAAATGATCCACTTCTTCTTCTTTTGCAGGACTTCGTTAATAGCAAAAGCCATTGCCAGATGGCTTTTGCCAACACCTGCTGGGCCGGTCAAAAATAGCACATCATGCTCTTGGAAGGCTGCCCAGGCTAGTTTCTGTGCGGCGGTGAGGAATTCTAGATGGAATTTGATCTTCGAGCTTTTGCTAGAAGTAGATTCTTCGCCCTTAGCTTTCTTCATATGTGATATGTATCCGTGGGTGGTGGATTTCAAAAAAATAGCCGCCAGCTTCGTATCTGGCGGCTCTTCTGTCGGCCATCAACCACGCTATATAGCGACCTGCATTTCCCAGCGTCGAACTGAGCGGGCTTAACTGCCAAAGCAACCAAGCCGAAACTAGCCTAAAACTACGACCAATCAATTGGCGTAGCCATCTTCCCTTGGTAGAAAGACAGCATTATTGATCGCAGTTCATCAACTATGTTATTCCGATACCCCCACAGCTAAAGGTCTTTCTCCGACAGGTCTTTGTGCCGACTCAAACAAGTCGCCTATGTAGTATAGCCAGAAGGGTTAGCTTTTTCTAGCCTTTTCCTTCTACATAGGATATGAATTTCAAAGAATTCTTGGAGCGGGCTGACACCTACGAAAACAATGCTAAAGAAACGCTGAAGAAACTGCCCAAGAGACATCGTGCCTTGGTCAAGAGCTACAAATTCAAGTTTATATCCTCCCCAACCCTAAGCGATGGCGAGAATGTCGGGTTCATAGACGAAAAAAAGAAAACCATCACCATCGCCGCCCCCTGGAACTATGGCAGGGAATTCACGTTTCTACATGAGATAGGCCATACCGTCTGGAAGTACCTAGTCGATAAAGATATGCGAAAGGCTTGGACGCAGATAGTCAAGCGTACCAAGAACAAACAAGACCAGAACAACGAGGAACTATTCTGTATGGCTTATGCCAACGAATATGCAAATCACCAGGATGTTATACATAACCATCCAGAGTGGTCCAGGTTCATTAAAGCTCTTCCAGAATAATAGCTTTGTGTTATACTAGCTTCCTTCTACAGAAGGAGGATCACCATGCTTTCTATGCATGAACTAGACAGACTGCGTAAAATCATCTCCAAGACCGGCATAGAGGGGAATGAGTGGCTGAAGCACCACAACATCTGGTGCGGCGACAAGGGAGACCACTTCATCCTCAACTACGGCCCAGGCCCAAGAAACGACTTCAACCAACTAGTCCGTGGCATGGTTGTCACTAAGGCTGCGTCCAAAGACCCACTAGAGCGAATTAGGAGCTTCTCGTTTGTCCGGTTCTACAACCAAGGCGAGAAGGAGGCCGCTCCTGTAGACCTGAAGAATGCCGAGATGATCGAGAAACTCGACGGCACTATGGTCGGCGTCTTTTTCCAGGGCAACGAATTGCTGTGGCACACCAGGAGGATGATCTGTACCCATGCAAAAGACATGGAGATGGTCATCACTGGCTTCCACGGTAAGCCATACAAATACCTCAGCTTGATCGGGGAGTTCGTCAAGGCCCTCGACTGGACGCATCGTGCAAACATGACCTACGTGTTCGAGTTCATCCACGAGGCGAGCTTCGTCTGGACGAAGTACCAGCCAGAACACTACGGCCTCTATCTGCTGGGAGCAAGGAACCTAAAATCCTATGTCGAACTCACGGAGGAGGAACTGGACAAGGTTGCGACCAAGATCGGGGCCAAGAGGCCACGTCGCTGGGCGGCGTCCACCAACCATGAGTACATCACCCAAATGATGGAGGACATAAAGAAGACAACGCCGGACTTCGAGGGGTTCGTGTTCCGAGACAAAAATACCGGGCACAGAATCAAGGTAAAAGACCCAGAGTACGTGAAGTACCACCACATGCTCGACAAGACTTACTACAAATACCTCGTTCCGGTTGTCGTGAATGAAGAACAAGACGAGGTACTGGCATACTTCCCGTTCCTCAAGGAAAAGGTAGAGACTCTGAGTAAGAAGATCGAAGCCTATACCCAGAACGTGATCGAGAAGTGCATCCACTGGAAGAACGTCGCCAAGTGGAATAAGTGGCACAGGAAAGTCCTATGGTCGGAGATTACCAGACTGCGGCTCGACAAGTTCTGCACTGGTCAGATCATGAACAACCATGAACTGGATGATGACGGGATGATTGCTACGAATGTCAGGAAGGCCATCGAGAAACTGGCACTAGGCGACGGAAAAGGCATGGGTGCCCAACCTAAGAGGATCATCGACCTCATTGGCCTAGAAAATGATGAACCGACAGAGGAGAAAGTGGAAGTCGGCGAACTGTAACAGAAAGGCCCGCCGTGAGGCGGGCCTTTCTCTTTTAGTCTATGTCGAACTTGATATCCACTAAATCTTCGTGTCTGATCTCGTCTACCGAATACCGCTTGCCGGGTCCAGCGTACAGTTGATTGGGTGCATTGAAGACCCAGCCTGGGATGTCGCTAATGTTCTTGTAGGCGTGGACCACGCCCGGTGGAACCAGGACCGCACAGGGATTGTTTGCCCCAACTAGAAATGCTTCTTTTTTGTACTTGGTGTAAATTTCCCGATTGTCCCAAAGGTACAGCTTGAAATCACCTGGACCGATGAAGGCAAAGTAATCGGTTTGTTCTCAGTGTTCATGTGGCCCACGAACTACTCCAGGGAAGGTCTCGCTAACGTAGACCATCTCAGGGAAATTATGTTCATAGAGCCAGTCGTTCCGAAATAATTCCATCAACCAACCACGCTCGTCGGCGTATTTAGAGAGAGGGATCAGAACTACTCCAGGCAGGATGCTTTTCATTTCATCGGCTGAACTGTTTGCAGTTCCCTCACAAGTTGCGGTATAGTCACCATCGCTTGTTCCGTCATCCGCTCGAACTCATTGATATCCATACCAAAGATGCGATAGTGATGAGCTATTGGGTTCCTCATGCACTGTGGTTTGAAACCGTACTGGTTGGCTGCCATGCAGAACAAGAAGGAGTGTCCGACAAGAGGCAGCTTCTCGTTGAAAGGTCCGGCTTCTTCCCAGCATTCTCTCGTCACCATCATAAGCCACTCTGGGATGAAATCTAGCTTCTGCTGATTCATGAAGTAGGATTGCATGTCTACGCCGACCAGCCCAGCCCCCGTTGACTCCGACACGTTAATCAACAGGTCCAACCATCCTTGGTTCAGGATAACCACGTCGGGATGTAAGAAAACCAAGTATTTCGAGTGCTTGTCCGCCATCTTAGCTCCCTTGTTGGCTGCGGCAGACCAATATAGATTCTTGTCATTGCGGATGACCTTAACCTCCGACTCGATATCGTCTAGGAAATCTTGCGTATCCTTGCCGGAAGCATTGTCAACCACGATGATTTCGTAATTGTTGTTAAAACTAGTCACTGCTATGGATTGCAGGCAGATATTCAGGTATTCCGGCCTATCCTTATGAACTATGATGATAGAGATTTGCTCTTCACTTGATTTCTGAAGGTCGAAGACCATCTGCGGCCTCTCGCCCTCAAGCGGATTATGGACGTGTTGGGGTCTGTTCATTGGCTCTCCTAAGATATTTTTCAACAATCAATATGTTTCCAGTGTGTCTCCCAACAGACCCAAACCACGATTGCAGTTTACACATAGCAGTCCACGAACAATTACGTGATCGTGATCTACTTGAAAATGATTAACTCTACTACCTGGGTCTGTGGTTCCGCATATAGCACAACAATGACTTTGATTTTCCAACAACCGGTCATATTGCTCGACAGTCAAGCCATAGCTTCTTAGTCCTTTACGTCTACGTTGTGCAGCGACTTTATCAAGGTTCCTCTTTTTCCAACTAACTCTATAACCCATCATCTTCCTGGAATTAGCCGCACGCCACGCTGCATCTGCTTCTCTCTTCATATCGGGATCGCTATACGGCATCGGGACCATCTCCCACGACAACCTCGAACACACCGACGTCACACGAGCATTCGGCGTTACCATGCGGGGTGGTTATGTTTTGAGGTACAGTCTTTCCGTCTGGTGTACAGAATTGCTTTTTGAGGGTCTTGGCATATGCCTCAGCATTTGACATGTGATGGAACACCTTCTCTTGTCTAACGAAGATGTATTCACCTTCTATTTGTCGTGCCACGACGGTGACGACGAACATCTGCTTGACTTCATCAGGCATTCTTTCTCTCCACTCCTGTAGAACCAAAACAGCCTTCTCCTCGCTCGGTTGGCTCCAACGCCGGAACGCACTCGAAATCAAAGAGGTAGACTGGCTCTATAGCCATTTGAGCTATGCGATCACCGTCCTTGATGACGATGATCTCTTTACCAACATTGATGACCGCAACTTTCACCCGACCTCTGTAATCGCTGTCGATAATGCCGGGCGAGTTAGATACCATCAAACCACGACTAGCCAAACCGCTCCTGGCGGTGATGCTCGCACGGTAGCCTTTTGGTAGCTCCATGCAGAACCCGCAGTCAATAACTGCACTAGCCCGATGTGGCAATGTTATCTGTTTGATTCCCGCATGATCTGGAGGCACCGATGCGGCGAGATCAACGCACACAGAGCCTTCGGTTTGGTATTGTGGCACAAACCCCTCGTCGGCCACGATTTTGACCGGCACATTGAAACTACATAGCGGCCTGTAATCTGTAGCTGCGGAGGTTGGCAGTGATGCACAAAACGCCTTTACCCTGGGCTTGGGTTTAGAAGTCGTCTTTTGTTCTTTGGATTGCTGCTTTGAAGGATTCTTGGTCATTTTTTTCTCCTATTGGATCAGAGTATTGCTCCTCAAAATCCCCAAACGATTCTTGCGGTGTTTGTTCAGGATCGGCAGCATCGTTCAAGTCTCGATAAACAGGCTCCTCGTTCTTGCGTTCCGACTGTATCTTGACGATTCGTGACGGGATCGTGCCGACAAACTTGGTGAGAGCCTGTTGCGGATATTTCCTGACGGCTTTGATTAACCGCTCCTCAATGTAGGGGTCGTAGCCCTGGGCGTGGATATAATTGATTACAAAATCTAGTGTAATCGGCTTGTCTATTACCTTCGATCTTCGGTCGTCACCGCTGATATTCACGCTGATCTTCATCTGGCCCGCTTCAAACATTGCTTACTCCTTCGTGATCGAATATCTGTTTTGATCTCAACAAATGCTCTTGTATCTTGTCAGCAGGAACACTAGGCGTTAAATAACGACCTTTCGCCGACGAAAGTATCTTCCTGACTTCTACACCTAGATCGCTGACAATCTCGGAGCCGGTTGAGTCATATGCCTTATCGTTGATAAAATCCAAGTAGATGAGGCGAGCGTGATTCGTCACTACGTTCTGATCGTCCACGGTCTGATAGTGCATCATTGCCCCCTGAAGCAAATTCACTTCGACCACTCGAAGCATCTCTCCTTCTTTGCGGCCCTCAAACTCGGCAACCGGAGGGGTAACTTCCTCCAGGCTAAATCCACCGACTCGCTCGTTGAGCTTTTTCAGATTGAGCTTGATGTTGGCTTCGTAGAAGAAACATGTCGGGTCTTTTTCTAGTTGCTCTTCAGACATTTGGCTCCTTCGCCATAAATAGAGTGATGGTAGAACTAAATTTCAAAGAGTACATGTTGCAGTGCGAAATGAATACTGTCGGCACCCACAACGACCGTGCTACTACTGCATTTCTATCATCTGCTGTTAGTCGCAGCGAAGCAGGCTCGAAGCTCCCTTCGGTCGATCTAATCATTCCCAAGGACATACCAACCGTAAAGAGAACGTCAGTTATCAGAGTGGTAGAAAGGAATAAAAACCCCATTCGCATATCACTAGACGATGGAACGAAGCTATATCTTAGCTGGGATGAGTTCAAGAGAATTGGTGGGAGTGAACCGCAACCGGGCAAGAAGATGACCGTGACTTTCCAGCGACGGAGTAACGATAGATCGTTACTCCCATCGCAAGTACAAAGCTGTTACTGCTACTAGTCGCCCCTATACTTTTCCCACATCTTATTCCATTCATCAGGCGATGGCAATGTATCCCCTCTCTTGGGAGTTGCTATCGAGCCAAAAGATGGGCTTGTGGAAGGCGAAGTTGGGGGAGTCCAACCGGGCGGCGGGCTTTTTGGTTGCCCTTGGAAAAATCTAGGATCAATACGATCCGGGTCAAACCCAGGAGCATATGGCCCAGGAGAGTATTCCTTCTGCATCTTGTTGATGACCTTCTGACTGATTCGGTCAATCAAGATCGGACCACCAACAAACACGCCAACCAGAACTACGCCCAACGCAATCACTATCCATAGCAATTTGTTGTTCATAATGCTCTCGTTCATTTTTAGACGACCTCCTATCAGCCATATTTAGCCCTGTGCTAAACAAAACTGACAGTCTACTCAGTCACATTATTCTCTAGCTCCCTGAGCTTTTCGAGAACTGCCTTGTACTCAGGACTAATCTCCTTCGGAACCTCTAACTCAAAAATAACGATCAAATCCCCGGTATTAAGTCCAAATACATGCCGAACACCCTCCCCTGGGATTCTCAACTTCTTCCCAACCTGCGTCCTTGCCGGGACTTTAACCGTAATAAGTCCAGTAGGCGTAGGAATTTGTATTGTATCCCCAAAGACTAGTTGAGTGTAAGTCAGTGGGTATTTTACCAGAAGGTCTAAACCTATTCTAGTAAAAATATCATGAGGAGCTATGGACACAACTATGTACAAGTCGCCGCCATCCTGACCTTTGCCCCTCAGCACTATCGCCATGCCATCCTCGACCCCGGCAGGAATCGAAACAGTTACTTCTTCCTCGGCAACAGCTTTGTGGCCGGTTCCTTTACAAACCTCACAAACGTCTAACGGCAGTGTACCTCGTCCCTTGCATTGAGAACAGGTAGTTTGAAGCACAAAAGGCCGATCTTGCAAGGTTACAACGCCGGTTCCGCCGCAGCGTTCGCAGGGCTGGAGTGTATTGGCTCCGGTGCCACTACAAATGACACACTTCTCCTGCCGTGGCATTTTTATTTTCTTCACACAGCCAATAACCGACTCTTCCAAGGTGATCGTCACATCAAAACGAAGGTCTTTGCCAACCTTTCGATTGGTGAAGTCAAAATGGAAAAAGGAGAAGAATGGATGGAAGCTATCGCTGCCATCATAATTCCGTCGCTTGTCCAAGTCCGTAAGAACATCATAAGCTTCTTGTACCTCCTTGAACTTGGTCTCGGCCTCCTTATCGCCAGGGTTCCTATCTGGGTGGTACTTAAACGCCAACCGCCTATAGGCTTTCTTGATTTCCTCGTCGGTAGCTTCCTTGCCAACCCCCAAAACCCCATAGTAATCCTTACTCATATTACTTTTCTTCCACAATGACGCCTCGAACTGCCTGCGGCTCTACGATGACCCAATCTCGTCTATCACCCTCACGAGGAGGACATGGAACGGCCACTCCAGTAGACAACAACACTCGGTCGCCCACATCGTACCCATAGGTCTCGGTCTTGAACTGCGGGCCAACTGCACGGACCCAAGCCTGTGGTGCCCCGTACATCGGGGCTTCGGGGCCACGTTTGCTGGCAGGTAGGATCATCTTGGTGCCCAAGACCTCTTGCTGGTCTAGAATCTCCAGCAAAACCAAACTGCCAGTCGGCTTGACTCTAGCAATCTTCGGCAATGCAACGAATACCTCTTCACCACTGCCATCTACCAACTTCATCTTGCTCATTTCATTCTCCTATATCAGTTTCTATTCAGTATTTGTGACGCCTCGTACATCGTTGGCGTCTGAAGTATCCTTTAGAAACTCGACCTTGAACTTGAAGCACTCGAAGTCGATGAACTCCTAGCTCCAAACGCCGAGACGGGGTTGCCGTAAGCTCCAAAGTTTCCAAAAGCACCATCACTGTTCAATCGGTAGACGTTGCCATTTGCATTAGGCATATCTAAACCAGAACCAGAAATCGTAATGTTGCTTGGCATATCAGGAACATCGCCCAACTCCATTTGAGGTACGTCACCCACTTCTATCTGAAAATTGGGGTCGTTATCTCTTCCAGTGGCAACACTTGGAGGCGTAGCCATAACGTAGGAAGACATAGGCGGCGGCATCGAACCGTTCCCACCACCAGCAGGGTAAGTATTGCCAGGGTTTTTCTTCAAGTATTCATCCAGCAGGTAGTCCACTTCGGACTCGGCTAATTCCCTATAGCCCAACCATCCTTGTTCATATGCTTGCCGTAATAGAGAAAGCAACTCGCTTTTCTGTAATGTTATTAGTTCACTCATTAACTATAGCCCGTCCTTTTAACAACTCCCAATCACGTTCTGGACGTACCTCCAGGTTTTTCTGCCATACGGCTTTCATCACGATGGGATTCAATAATAGTTTTTCAGCCTTGTAAATAAAGGCATTGATATCCTTCGGAAAGCAAAAACCACTGAAGCCCTTCTTGCCGTCAGGACCAAGAACAGCCCAATGAGACGTGCCCAATCTCTTATCCTTGGTAGCGTACTCCAACACCTTATCGTAATCTATGTTGAGAGCATCGCTGATCTGTTTGAATTCGTTTGACAAAGACACTTTGGTAGCTAAAAATACATTCGTAATGTACTTTACTATTTCTGCTATGGTGGAACTAATCTTTGTCACAAGGACTCTTGGATATGCTATTTCATACATCAGCTTCATCACATCCGTGGCTTCCCTCGGCCCTCCTACTATGATGCGATCTTGATTCTTAAAGTCCTCCAGAGCCGTTTGAGAAGCATTATCTAGACTCTGCACGACTTCTTCAACGATCTTCGTTGAACAACTGCCGTCTTTATTCATCGGCGTAGGCACGCAAACAAACACCGACCCATCCATCCCTTTAATTAGCGATACCAAATCTTCGTGCCAATAGTAAGGGGCTGAATATACTGGTTCGTATATTGTTCGAGGCCGTTTGTACTTGTCATAACACTGCACCTTGAAAGCATGTATCATACCTTCGAGGACAGCATTACCAACAAATCCCACTCCTACCAGTCCAATTGTTCTCATGACTTCATACCTTGTGCCCATGTCATCTTGCCGACCTCGTAGTTGACTGTAACTGCGACTTCCTCCGTGACGGCTTTGTACGTCCCTGCTGCTGACTTGTACCCGTTTCCAGACTTGCCTATGCCGCCGAAGGGCATGTGACTTTCTGCTGCTATGCTTCCGCCGTTCAAGTAGATCATCCCAGCTTTGCACTCGTCCCGACATCGCCTCATCTTGCGGAAATCATCAGTGATAACCCCGCAGGCTAACCCATACTCCGTGTCGTTGTATATCCTTATCGCATCATCTAGATCGTTGAAGGGAATCAAAGCAATATGCGGCCCGAAAACTTCTTCCTTCAAAAAGGGTGCATCGTGCCACTCGGTTCGGTAGACGTGAGGCGTCAGAAAATAACCAGACCGATTCAAACGATGACCCTCCAACAGAACCTCAACCGCTGGATCACGAGTCGTCTGCATGTTGTAGTACATGACCCGATCTAACTGCTTTGCACTAATCAATGGCCCATAGTATGGCGGGTCCACGTCCTCGTAATTGAATGGATCGCCCGGCACCAACCCAGACACTCGGTACACGAACCTCTCGGTGAAGTCCTCGAAAATACTCCTCTGGATCAGCAGTCTTCCAGCAGAGACACAGCGTTGACCAGATAACTTCAAGGAACTAGCAACCATGACATCCAAGGCCAACTCCTGATTACCGTCCTCGAACAAAAGCACCGCTGACTTGCCGCCCATTTCGCAGGCACAGGTCTTGTGCCACGAATTAGCACACTCTTGTCGAATATACTGTCCAACTTGCGGACTGCCGGTAAAAAGAATACAATCTACACCAGGATGTTCCACCAACTTACGCCCAACCGATCCATCTCCATGCAATAAGTTGTACACGCCGTATGGAAAACCAGCCGCATTGTAAAGAGCGGCTGCTGCCTGAGCAGTCATTGGTGTCAACTCAGACGGTTTGTGGACCACACAATTTCCTTCCAGTAAAGTAGGACCACTCAACCAGAACGACCCTATAGCTAGCGGAAAGTTCCAAGGACTGATTACGAGAACCACGCCCTTTGGTTTGCGGATCACATAGGCATCCTTAGTAGCCAATTCAGATGCCATCCAATCGCCACAAGGATTCCTGCCGGAAGCGGCAACTGTCTGACACATATGCAACGCCTCTATTACCTCGGCGTGTGCCTCATTTTGGTTCTTGCCGGTCTCTTCGCAGATGATTCTCTGGAGGTTTGCGGCATCCTGCTTGATTAACTGTGCCAGTTTGTCAAACAGGTCCGCTCGCTGGACACGACTCAAGCTGTTCCATTTCTTAAAAGCAGACTTGGCAGCAGTGATAGCCTCGCCGACCTCGGCCTCAGTAGACTGAGGGAACATCCCCAGGCTGTCCTCGGTACAGGGATTCACGTCCGAGAAATCCACCCTGGTCACACAAAAATCGCCGTTAATGTAGTTCATCCCAATGTATTGCATAGGTTCCTCACATAGAGAAACTAGAACCGCAACAGCAGGTGGTTTTGACAGATGGGTTATTGAAAACGAATCCCCGTTTGTCTAACGAGTCATGAAAATCGATAGTGGTCCCATCGATGTACATCATCGACCGCTTATCGACAACCACCTTGAGTCCGTCCTGTTCTGTCATAACATCTTTGGTCTCATCGAAGTATTCATCCAAGCTAAAGTTATACTGGAAGCCGCTACAACCTGCTTTCTAAAACCCATGAAAATCATGGGACTCTAAAATCGCCCTCTTTCAAGTGCCAACAAACTCTTTTAGGTCTGCCAGTCTAACCTGTAGTCCTGTGAGGACGGCTTCGTTATACCCAAGTCCACACCGACCTATCACAAAAGCCGCCGACTCATGGATACTTGTCTTGTGCATCCACCTGTACTTGTACTTGCCGATGATACTGGTGAACGACCATTCTCCACACTTGCGTTCCAGTAAGGTCAAGAACTTCCTCCAGACAAAGTTGCTTTGTTTTCTATTCCATTTCCTGCTGCCGATTTTGAGCCTTTCGGCGGTATAGTCCTCATACACCGGGTTCGCCTTTCCCTGACGTGTGAACTCCGCTCTGCGTGGACATGACAAGATGTGTTCTGTGATGTAGTCGGGGATGCACTTCTTGCCATCGTGATAATACTTCCGTGCGGCGACCGGCAAACCCCATACTATCGCCACTGGCTTGTCTGTAGCGTAAGCCAACTCGTAGAGCATTTTTTCTTCCAACTCGGTCGGCTTCTCGCCCTTGATCTCCAGCCAGCAGTACAACCGTGGCAACCAGAAATCAAGCAGATACCGTCCAGTAGTTCGTAGCCATCAACTTTGTACTGCCACTCCTCGTTGAACGAGTCCAAAAACACCGCCCACCGAGCAGTATTCATCGTCATTTTCCTCCGATTTTTAGCCGATTTTCATAGATTTTCGGGTTTTGTCATGGGTTCAGTGAAAACTGCTAAACCTCCCCTCTCACGCCAGCACGGATGTAGATTTCCGGCTCATTGGCGTGTTGTTCTTGGATGATGTGCTTGAGTTCCTTAACCACACGTTCTGTCAATGTAACAGCCATACTATCTCCAATACGAAATAAAGTAGCACTTACCGTCCTTCTCCCCCAACAGAAGCGGGTGAACGGTGCCTATGGTGATTAGATGTATGTCCAAAGCCTCATTTGCTTCCTTTTCGTTTTTGAAGACGGACCTAGTTTTCGCATTTCGCTCATAGAAACTGAGCTTGTTGTCCATATCTTTCGGGCACCTGACACTTGGCACGACGACCAAGTAATGATCGAACAAAGATTTGTCATCGGCTTCTGGAAAAGACTCCAAGCGGTCTAGCACTTTGAGCATTTGATTGGACATTGTTTTAACCAACCTATGCACCGGATAGACACGAGGGGCATAGTCCATTAGTGAAGGGGCTAGAGTCCCGATCATGTGCGGCGTGCGGCTGCCCCGCTTAGACACAATCACATCGCCCTTGCACGGATGTAGATCGTAGCCAAAAAAGTCCTTCGGCACCTTGAGAGTTTCCGGTGTCTTGAAGTTGATGGGAAACTTATACATCTTGGCCGCAATTAAAGCCGCATTTGCCAATGTAACTCGGTGGAAACCATAGTGACTATCACCGATTTTCTCGGAAAACGAAGCTATGGAGTCCTCGACCACCTTAGCCATGCTCACACATCCAAGCGAAGCAAACTTATCGGCCTTCTTCTTGGCTTTGTCTACTTCCTGCCTGTAAAGGGTGCTATGCCGGATAAACATGTCAAAAGTAGTAGGTAGCCCGGCCCAAACCGATTCGCCTTTCTTGAGGTAGTACCCCAGACGTATATCTCGTACCTCTTTCGTCTTGCGAACTACATCTCTTTCTTCACGAGTCGGTAGTAGTCGCACCAATTGCTGATTATCATATGGCGAGCCAATGGCCTTTAGTTCCTTCTCTATGCGTGTCAGAGCTACCTTTACGATGCATGGTATCACTGTGGTCAGGTCTCTCTCAGACGCAAACTCGTAAAGTGCGAACAACTGCTGAATCTTGGTAGAGAATTCACCGCCCAACGTACCGTCTAGAATTGTGTTTTGCAATACGTCGGGGTGCTTGAGATCAATCGAGCTAGCGAAGTCAAAGAGGCGATCTCCAAAATCGCCTAGAAGTGCTTGCCTAGCGGCCTCTGGTTTCTCAAGGATCGTTCTTAGAAGAGGAATGCCAGGGGAAGATGGAGTGTCTACCTTCTCACTAGGAGCAAACACAGCGGCCAGAGCCTTCTCATGCGTTTCCTGTACTAACTCCCTTGTCCCTTTGGGCTTCGGAAAGTAATTCATCTTTTCCACCAATCGATTTCCTCTTGAGTTCAATTAAACAGGAGAGAAATCTTCCCTCCGACCGAGGCATAGTAGTAGTGGCGATATCAGCCACGGCCTCCGTGACCTTCTTAACTACCTCGTACCCCAGGTCTTTGTGTGCATTTTCCCTGGCTTTGAACTCCAGGCGAATCTGAACCTTCTGTCCGTCCTCCAAGAAGCTCCGTATAGAACGTATCTTTGTCTGGACATCGGCATCCCCAATGGACGGTCGGAATCTGACTTCCTTGACCTGAGATGCTTTCGGTTTCTGCTTCTTCTCCTTGATGCTCTGCTCGTACTTAAACTTGCCATAGTCCATGATACGACAGACAGGCGGACGCACATTCGGCGAGACTTCTACTAAGTCCAACCCTACTTCTCTAGCTTTAGCTAACGCATCTCTATTAGAAATAACGCCAACTTTATTTCCGTTTTCGTCAATGAGCAAGATCGGCGACAGCCTAATCTGCTCATTGACTCTGTTGCTTGGACCACGGTTATCCCTATGGAATTTGTAAGGCTTCATGGAAAACACTACATCCTTTGAGAAAGGCTGTCGGTCATCCTTTTCAACGCTGGAGAAATATCCATTGGATCGAGCATGACGTTAATAATGAATAGTTCTCGGCTCTTCAGGGCATCGGCGACCGCTCTCTCCAAACCTTCTTCTGAATCGACTAGAACACCCTTGCCACCACAGATGGTTTCAGTGATCTTGTGGTAGTTCCAGTTCGGCACATCGTTGAAAGGCCCGTCTATCAGGAACCTTTCGGTAGTATACCCCCTATTGTTCAAAACAAAGATTATAGAATTGAGCTTTTTGGCAACGAGCGTACTTAGCTCGGTGCACGACATCTGGAAAGCTCCATCGCCAACCACGACGATAACCCGCTTGTCCGGCTGGGCAATACTCATGCCCAAAGCACCGGGGATAGCGTAGCCCATACTAGCATAAAACGCACTTCCAAGGAAGGTATTTTTGTTATGCACCGTCAAGTCGGAAGCACCGAAAAGCGAGTCTCCGATATCGGCGATTATAGAATAATTGTCGTTGAGAATTGAATTTATCTTCTCGAAAAGCCTGATCACAGTGATCTTCTTATCTGCCCTGGGCACAAATGACGGTATGTCTTTCTTGGGGAAACCCTCTCCCTTGGGTTGTACAGTGACTTCGGCTTTGAACAAGGCTGTGCAAAAATCCTTGAAGTGTACATTTTCGTAAAGATGGTTTCTAACCTTCAGCCCCTCTACAGAACAAGATACAGTATTCCTCATACTGAATTTCACTGGTCTGAAACAAAGCGTCATATCGGTCAACAGCACCCCAAACATGAGGATGCAGTCTGATTCATCCACCAATTGCCGAATGGTAGGACTGCTCACGTTACCCAAGTAAGAGCCAGCAAATAACCGATGTTTCTCACTGACCACCGACTTACTCGACAAATCGGTGAGTATAGGAATATTCTTCTTCTCGGCAAACTTGACTAGATCGGTGCCGAGACCATATCTCGCAAGCTGGACACCGGCCAGGATCACCGGCTTCTTGGCCGACTCGATCCACTGAACGGTCTCTGCCAGGGCTTCCTCAAGATTCTGCACGTCTGTTTGGGGAAGTGAAGGCGTGCCCTGAGTGTATACATCGTAACCCACAGGTTTTTCAGCCACGTCACGAGGCAATTCAATGTATACGGGTTGCTTGTAGTGCTGTAAGGCACAAAGAACCCGGTCTATTGCATATCCAGCCTTGCCGAGGTCGTCCAACACAACCGAGGCACAGGTAATGTTCTCAAAGACCTTCCTCTGGCACTCGAAAGAGCGAACCATGTGGTGCAACAAGAACCCTTCGTCTCGTTCCTTCAACCCAGGGGAACCAGAAATGACAACTATGGGGGAGCGTTCGGCGTAAGCACAAGCGACAGCGTTGGCAATTTTCAGTGCCCCGACGTTATAGGTAACGCACACAGCACCAATCCCATGCACACGAGCATATGCGTCTGCCGCAAAGCCAGCATGATTTTCATCTGTTGTATTGATTATTTCAACATCTGGTGAGTCGCTTAGTCTCTTATAAAAACCAAGTACATAGTCTCCTGGCACGCCAAACACATGTTTGACTCCAGAATTCGCCAGCCGTTCAATTAGGAAATCAGCTACACTTGGCATTGGCTCTCCTCCCAAATTATACAAGCTCTTTTGTTGGCGAATCAACTATTTTGATTAAGAAGCCCTCGCCCTCAATTGGAAATCTACGAATCCATTCTACTCCATCACCTAGAAAGCATCCCAGGCACTCCGGTATAGTGCTTGGAGTGAAACTAGGTACGTTGGATATAGTTGGATCGCAAGAAACTATACTAGGTACTTCGGGGCATGTAAACAACAGATTGGGCAACGAAATAGATATACCATCACCATCGGGGTCCAAATCTATCATCTTGAGCAACTTGAACTCCAGCCAGTAACAGCCAGGAAGACAAACATCGTTCGCTTTCCAATTGTGTACTAGATAGGTAGCAATCAATTGGTCTTCGGCTGTGGTGCCGTCAATCTGTAGCACATCCTGACGCTCACTTTCAATGGACGCCGCCGCTGAAATCACTCGCATGATCTTCATTGTGGTGCCCTTTTTCCAAGCGGAAGACTCTGTGTTCTGATGACCTCTCTGTACTTTGACAAGTTTATTCTGCTCATCAAAAGCAGTTACCAACATTCTCTCTGGATTTCTGACACGATCCATGATGATTACATCACCGACCATAATCTGGTCAAATCCTATGTTGTCAGCCAAAGCAAAGTAATCTTCGCAGGCAGTGATAGCCTTTTTCAGTTTGGCTTTGGCCCACATATTGACTTCGAGGATTAAGTGTTCGCTGGTAAGGTCTAGAAGACCATCGCAATCTTCAACCAAGACTCGAAATGGCGGTTGCGTATCATGGCGACGAATGGTGAAGTCTGGACATACCCCTTTCGGGCAGCCTAGCACATCAATGCAGTTGTTCTTTGGTGAGCAAGAAACCCCGACTCGTACTCCTGTGATTCCCATACCTGTATTTAGGAGACCAGTTCAGGAAACCACAAGGCTATCTCACGAGCCGCAGATTCAGGACCATCAGAGGCGTGGATTAGATTCCGTGGACCACCAGCGTAGTCTGGGTTAAACTCGATCCGCAACATCATTCCTAAGCGTCTAACCAGGGAAACGTCGCCTTCCATCGCCAACGCCACGGTCGGACCACTAGTCATAAACTTTTCCAGACCTGGGTAGAAATCTTTTCCTACATGCTCCCGATAGTGCTTCTTGCACAAGTCCGTATTCATTTTGACCCACTTGAGACCGGCGATTGAGAAGTGTCGCTCGAAACGTCCTATCAGATCGCCGACCATCGTGTTTTCGACCGCATCTGGCTTGAGTAAAACAAGACTATACATTGAACACCCCCACACTCTCCATCCACTTCATGCGATCTCGCATCCAGTTAAGGTTGCCTTTGAATCGCTCCAACTGGACGTGCCCGGCATGTGCAATCTCCTCGGACTTGCTTATTTGGGTTTGGTTGATAGAAGACCCTTCGGAGGGCTTGATGGGGAAGTAAACCACTCGCCTGATCCCAGCCTTAACGATCTTTCGCATACAATTCTTGCACGGCGAGGCGATCACATACAGCGTAGAACCAGTAAGGTCCATGCCTCTGGAGTGATCGATGGCATTCTCTTCGGCGTGTTCAACCCAATCGTATTTCTCTGGACGAGACCAATCTATATCCTCGTCCCTGATCTGCTGTGGGGGTCCGTTATAGCCCCAACCAAGGGGCCGATTTGCCGCACTCACGATCAAGCCACCCACCTGGGTGTCTGGGTCTTTCGATTTGGAGGCAATCCAAAAAGCTAGACCCATGTAGTAGTCATCTCGGCTTGGAACGTCTCTGGGTTTTCTCTTACTCATTTGTAATCTCCTGACAGGATGGTATCAGTTTACCATGATTCCTGCAAGCTCTGCCTTGTCTTCGCTAGATGAGGCAATCACTAACAAGTGATTCCCATCTAGCCATGACTTAATAGATTTCAAAGAATCTGGCTTCCGCAATAAATGTGGCAAGTGAAATGGTATCTTGGAATGGTCGAACTCGGTGCCCGGTACACTTAAAAGGTCGGTTCCTTTGAACCAGACGCCCAACCGAACTAGACATCGGCGAATCGCTATGTCCTGATAATGATCTCTGTCGTGTTTCTGCTTTTTGTAGTCAAGATAGGCATCAAGGTCTTTGTTATTGATTTCGCAGACATCGCAAGCAGAAACTAGCTTTTTGACAAGGTTGATATCCTTGCCTAAAAAAGAAAGGTATGCATCCTCATAGAGTTGCATACCCCAATTCCAAGAATACAGTTTCTTCCCGGCTCGGAAGGCGAAGAACCAATTGCCCTTTCCGGCTTGTTTGTTTACCTTCTGAATGAACTTATCTCGGTTAGACCCATGATCTCCGACATAGATAAACTTTAGCATCAGAAACAACTTACCATCTGGAGGTATTCTACCTTCAGGTTGGCTTCCCTAGCAGCGTTCTTGAATCCCTCTGCCTCCTGCTTCTGCTCGTGGGTCAGAAACCGCTCCAACACGTCCTCTGGCATTGGCACTCGGACCTTCCAAAACGACACGCCAGGAAGCGTCAACTGAAAGCCGACCGGGACGGCCCCTAAAGGCATGTAGTCAACACATCGCACGTTGTAATGCTCGCTGACCTGATTGTACGCATAGGGCACCAATGGAACGCCCCTCTTTGCAGTCAACTTCCTTATGACATTCTCATCATCACGGTCGCTGACTGATAGCATTACTACGTATGTGGCGTCGGAAGTAATTTGCAGCCGTAGCTGATGGCGGAAATCGTCATTGCCTTGGGCATCCGCTATGACTTCAGATTCTTCTATCTCTTTAGTCATATCATCTCCTTAGTGTAGCTGACGATCTCAGCAATGACGGGATATCTGGAATGACACCGTACAGGTACAGTAGCAAAGACACCTGCATCACCGCCAGGACCAGTGACACGGTAAAGGCCCACCACCGCCTATAATTGCAGAGCCAAATTATAGCGAGAACCACTAATAGAGTTCCCACCATCTTCACTGACATAAACAGGGCTGAAGAGCCGCCGTCGATTTTGATGAGGAGCCTGCCTACAGGATTTTCCTCGGTTTGCTGCAAGGCTGGGCCTACCTTGATGGACCAATACATGTCTATCGCCGCCACTAAGACCACGATGAACATGAAAAAGCCAACCCAAACAAGTACGGTTAGTCGTCGCATTTTTTCTTCTTGGTCTTGCGTTCAGCTTTTTTGAACTTATCGACCAAATCCTGACTACCGGTTTTTCTTCTTGGTCTTGCGTTCAGCTTTTTTGAACTTATCGACCAAATCCTGACTACCGGTGTTCCCATCGTGCGGATTTCCGCCCGGCCAAGGAGCATCCTTGTCAGCAAACTTGCAGAAGTTTTCCTTCGCTCTCTTCCTGGCTGTGCTTTCTCTAGCAACAAACCAATCCATGAATTTCATCATGGATGTATATATCTGAAGTTAGCAAAGAATTTGGCCGACTTCCTGCTCTACAAGCAGGACATTATTGAGACAGTCTATCATATCTGCCTCAATAATTTCAAGACTAGAAGATATGTTAAAAACGTCGTCTGTGGAGAGATCGGGATCGTCTAACTTGAGTTCCAACAATTGTGTTTTTGCTTTGGATTCAGTTAGACGACCTTCTAGAACTCGAAGGCGGTCTAGGGTCGCCAAGGTCAGGAAGCGATTCATAGATAGAACTCCTCAGTCTCTTGAACTAGCTGAGAGAGCCATCTAATGTAGGGCGTCCCGCCAGTACCAGTTGGATTATCGACTTTCTTCTGGATGTACTCTATAGCGTACTCCAAGTGTTTCTTCCTGAAATCGATCAACCGTCCAAGGCACTTATTATACAATTCCTTTTCCCCGAACTTAATAGCATATTGCCTAAAATCGGTTCCCAGATTTTCTAGATTAGCGAGCCATCTTCGATGCTCTGGAGGCATGTATTTCCGCATGTCCCTTAAATGCTCCGTAAGCATACTATTCTTGTGCTGAACCCCCAGGGCAATCTGAAATGCTGGGATTACGGAACTCTGGGCACCGGTCTCGCCTCGATAAGTCAGTGGTTCTGGCCTCCACCCTTCATAGACCATATTCTCGTAACTGAAGATGTAGGGCCGAACTCTGCTAAAATAAACATCGGGACTACACTCCTCTGGCATCCGGCAAAGGGTTTTGTACATGGCGTCGAGACTGGAATACACTTCGGCCAGAGGGTCGTCCAAAGGACAGCCACGCCACTTGTCCATCATGTACGAGATAGCTGCAATCCCTGGACCTGCCTTAGCCTCGATATCTACATGTACCAAGACAAACCAATTTTCATCACGTCGTCCTTCATCCAATGTAAAGTTCTGAAGGAGTTTGATGTTGCCTAGTTCAATGGGCTTGTCGTATTCCAACCGCTCCCAATTAAAAAGACAATAGGAAGCATAAGAGAGAATCGGTGGGCGTCCGACGATCTCGGACAGCCTCACCAATGGTAAACTTATTTCCTTGGGGAGAATCGTAGCAGTTGGTTGGCCTGGAGCGTGGATATAGGAACTAGCGAAGTACGAAAAGAGCATCATGGCTCTCTCGGCGTACCCCTGCAAACCTGGCAGGCAGTCAAAGAAAGTGAAAAATTCGAGTTCGGAGATCGAGGAGAGACGTGATACTAGCTCTTGTCGAATGGTGCCCTCAGCAACCAATGCTGGTAGATCGGCAGCTAGTTTCTCGACCTGTTGAGAGGCAGGGAGGTCTTCATGTAGTTGGCAGGCAGGGTCATGGAACGGCAGGAAGCCGTCTCTCCAGATTCTCCAAAGGCTCATAGATTGTATCTCCCAGATTCAATCTCGGCCACAGCACTAAAGTCACCGGCACTCCTCGCTTTGCCATATGCATTCTCCAGCCTATCTATGCGTTCTTGAGACTTCCGCAGCCAACGCTTGCCGACCCTGAATCCTGTGTGGTCTACAAAGTGCGTGTGGCTTCGGAAAATCAAAAAGTAACTTACAAAAACCGCAGCCACTTCACTGTCAAAGTATTTTAGTAAATACCGCTTGTTCTTGGGAACGCCCTTCTCGAAGAAGCTCCCAGACACAAGGGCTATATCCTGATCGCTGGCACTCACTCAGTTACACTCATTCCTTCGCAAAGCTCTAGGTACATGAGAAGGATGCCAGTGATGAAAGGCTTGGGCACGCCGAAGCCTTTGATCTCGTGAATCAGGTCGATGACGTGTTTCACGTCATCGGAGACGCCATGCTCGAATTCGGTTTGATACTGCCCGGAGCGGGCAATCGCATCATACACGATATCCATGCCGTTGATGACATCTGTGTTCAGGACCAGCGACACGTACTCATCGGCATGTAGAACCGACTTCGGAATCTCGCCGCCACAGTACATCTCTCGTCCTACGAAGAACCGGTCGATCAGGTCTCGAATCGTGGCTTGGATATCGAGAAGGAAATCCCCGAAGAAAGTCTCATCGAGAATCTCTGGACAGGTCTCCTCTTGTTCTGCTGGCGGCTCTTCCAGTTGGCAGCCGTCCTCCATGTCGATCTCTTCGTCACTCCTAACGAGGAATTTAGTCATACACTTTGCTCCTCAGTCTTGGAGGAAGTTCCCTCACAACATACCCGACGAGAGAACGACTCATTCTACCGAAATTCGCCGGGTCTGGCAATACATACTTTTAGAAAACTCTAGCAAGTCGGAGGCTCGAATGAAAAGGATTTTAACTATATTCGCAATACTCACAACATTGACACTGAGCGGGTGTGGAAGGTTCAGTCCACTAAGCCCAGAACTGAAGCAAGAATTGCAAAACCAAAATGGCAAGATAGATGACATCAAGAACAACCAAAACGGCCTCATGTTGGACTTGCTTAATCTACGTCAACAAAACGACATCAATGCAAGGGATATTCAGAACTTGCAAAACGGCCTCATCAACTACAACAAAAACAATCAAAACAGCGGCGTTCAGATTCTACAAGGCGACGGTGCCCTGGTAGCCGTTTTTGCTACTATCGTAATCGGCATGTTACTCGTCTTATACTACCGCTCCCAAGCTCTCAAACAAACCAAGACGGCGGAAATCATGGCTCAACAAATAGCGAACTACAACGACGTGGACCTGAACGACAACGTGTTTATGGCTGCCATGAACTCGAATGTCGAGGATCAGGTTTACCACCTAATGGTAAAGAGCCAGAATCAGTACAAGTGTTACCGTCAGCGAGAGCAGGCCGCAGACGAGTGATAGCTTATTCCTAAATATACCCCAGAAAACGAAATTGTATATTGCGAAAAACAGGTTGAAGAGGATCAACCAGTCCATCAGTTCTTGTCCTTGTCATATCCCTGCTCGATGTAGCGAAGGACTGGATACCCGGCACAGTTATCACCGAGGGCCACACCCTGAGAATACGGGTCGAGGCCCTTCTTTTTGCAGTCACTAATGAAATCTTGGATAGTTTGATCCACCTTATCCTTCTCGGCGGGCTTGTGCTTGATGCAGTACCACTTATTATAGTCCTGGTGATCCTGCGACAGATACCGGCACTTTTTGTGGTCTCCTGAGTACAGCAAACAGACATTGAGCAATTGAAGTTTTGAAAGCATTACTTGTACACCACTATCTCGTGTCCGAAGTCAGAAATCAAGATTCCACGATGATGATCGATTTCGTGTTGGTACAGTATACCATCTAGACCACCGAGTTCGACATCCATATCCACCAACTCAAGGTCTTTCTCATACAGCAATTCCTTGCCCTTGACCTTCACCTTATCAAACCTCTCCACTACGAAATGTCGTAGCGTGCCGAAGCTGTCACGCAAGGACAAGCATCCCTCTATAGAAGTCGATCTAACTGTGCCAACTGGCTCGTACTCGCAATCAATGAGGTATTTGTATTTGTCGCCATGCTTGGCTATGAAGAGCTTCCAAGGAATTCCGACCTGGACAGCCGACAGCCCAATGCCGCCATTCCGCTCACAGATGATTTCCATCGCCTGACACGTCTGGTAGACTTTCATCAGAGGGTCGGTCGGAACGGAAACTATAGAATCCTTGGTCGGGATTTCTTCTGACTTGACGATCTTCATTGAATCAAGTTTATCAAAATCAACGGTACAAATCAAGATAGAGCCTTGATGACGGCTTCGCTTCTAGCTTCTAGCCAATCCCGTAGCTCGTCTGGTTTTCCCTTGAGCAAGGCAGGTATGCGTAGTATCACCGGCACTTCATCGCCATCATTGACGACCAAATCCAGGTACTTGTTTACCAAGTCACTGATGATAACCGACTTTGATTTCCCTGTCTTCAATTTAGCCTCATCTAGAATCTGCTTGATCTTGGGTCGCACAGACGCACTGATGATGACCACGTTGCCTTCTTTTTTTACTGCCATATCACACCTAGTCTCTTCCAAAGTATTCCCTTACCTTCTTCCCATCTACTCCCCGTTGTCGAGCCAAAGCTGATTCTTTCTTCTTGCGTCTGGCTTTCTCGCCCTTACTTTCGTAAGACTGCCGCTGTTTGTACTCTGAGATGATACCTGCTTCACTGACCCTCTTCTTAAAGATAGCCAACATGGTCTTGAACGCCTTCTCTCTTTCGTCATACGAGGCGTGCGGGTTGGCCAGCCTGTTTTCAACTTTGCATGACATCTCATATCTCCTTTGGGACTTTCACAAATCTCGTACCTAGTCGCTTATTTTTGATTTTGCGAACATTGTCATAGGGAACTATTTCCGCTAATTCTGAGGTACTCGGCAACAGATCACGATCTACTTCCGGCAAGAATGAATTCAACTTGGCTACCAGCAAGTCATAGTAGTTGGCCTTCCACAGAAACGGATTGCCATCCTTTATTATAGTGGGAAAGGTAAAAATATACCTGTTGGGTATGCCCTTTCCACAGAGGTCATCAACCTCGTACTCTTTGCAACTAGAATACCTAAGTCGCTCGTCAAATGCAATGAAAGGAGTCCTGGCAGCTATAGAAAATCTTGAAATACCGGAATAGAAATCAACTACACAACTACATAGCCGCATGGCACCCAGGACCGAAGATAGGTTTTCGTCGGTCACAAACACGCACTCGTTTGCCAAATCCGGCGAGATATCGTGTGCGAGCCAGTTCTGGTAGACGACGGGCCTGAAGCCGCCCTTAATCAAGCTGTTGCAACACTCCACCCAGAATCCTTTCGGTGTCTTTTCTTTATATAGCCTTCCATTGAGCCAGTAATTAAAATACAGGCAAGGGTAGATAAAGACCTTCTCGCCCGACAACCTGTTTAACTGTCTCACAAAATCGGTTCCGAGGATAGCCCCAGAAGGAACCGAGGGAAACGATACTTTAACATGTCGAAATCTTTCGGTGAATTCTTTAGTCAGCCCGTTGGAATAGTAGGGCTTCAGGTTCTCGAAGTCATTCACGTCAGCAAGGTGCCAGTTCAATGCCCGTTTGTAGATGTCGTACTCCGACGACGTGTTCTCAAAGTTGCTTGTAGCCGCATATATTCTTTGGAGGGCTGTGTTATCCCTAATCTCCCAAAACTCGCTGGCAAATGGAAACAACCCGGCATATCCAGGCCAAGAACACACGATAAAATACTTGGACCCTTTGACTTCCTCCCTATACCTTCTGAGTAGTAACGAAGATAGAACGAAGGTAGATCGAATATCGCCCAACGTAAGCATGGCCGAGATATTGTCTGGATTAGTGGGTATGTCTTTTTCTACGAACTTGGAACGACGGAAGCCGCAAGCATCGGCTGCCTTTCTAAGTATGGCAACGGTTTCCATTTATCCCCCTATTCTGTTCTCATTAGACATTCTCATGCCCTGAACGACCGCACTGCTTTCGACCATATCAACTACGTCATTCCAGTTCTCGGCCTCCATTTCCTCTATGCATCGTCCAACGACGCTTAAACCACGTTCGTTATCGTTATACACATTCAGGAAGTGTGCCGCAACTAGCTTGCGTGGCCCAAAGTCACAAAGATTGCGTCGAAAACCCTCTTGCCCATTGCCCCATATCTGATCTGGGCTTTCAAAGAGAAGATAAGGAATACCCATCATGCCCGCAAACCTAGTAGAAGCAGTCCAGAATTGAACCGTGAACTTGAGTTGGCAAATGATGGCTAGTGTTAGCTCTAGGTCTCTGGCTTCCGACATCCTAGAAAAGTCTGTGATATGATCGACCGGGCATTCCAGAGTAGATTGCTTTTCACCAAGCCAAATCGGATTATACCCCTTACGCTCCAATAGATCGATGAGTTTCACATAGAATTCTGACTGAAGGTTTCTACCATAGGTTTTACGACCACGAGCAAAGATGCCTGCCGAATTAGGCTTCAGGTATTTGGCAACCTCATCTAGTTTTCTCTTGGACGGCTTGGGCAAGCGAACTGCTTTGGGCTTCCAGTTTTTTACATCACTGAATAGAGACCGGTGCGAAAACTCCTTACCGCCGCATTTAGGACAAGACACGGCGTACTCTGCTTGGCCCCAATTATACCCGCACTTGGCACAAGTATTCCCAACTGCCACTTGGCCAAGGTTTTCGCAGCTAGTTAGATGCCCTGTGTTCCTTAGTGTCGATTCTAACCTCTTCAAGTTCTTTGAGACGTGGTGGAAAGCTCTGGCGTAGTCCCTCAGCCACATGAATTCTTGATCCAACTCCCAGAACTCATCAACCAAATGGCGGTAAAGATATTCTCGGCCATACCAACCGACCGCTATAGAATACTTTCCCTTGGTCTCTGGTTGATTTAATACAACGGGTATGTTGTACATCACGCCGACAGACTCGCACCCAAACTCAGAAAAGTTTGAGATGTAGTGAATGTCCTGCGGCTTGCTCGGCTTCTTCCTACTTGAAAATTTGTGGACGATGAACTTCAAATCCTCGATCTCAGGCTCCGGTTGCATCTCGGTGTAGTTGCCTGGATTGAAGAACTTGGGTGCAAGCAACTTCGCCCCTATTTTGGCTTGTTTCATTCGTTCCCTCTGATCCTCAACATCTTGCATATAGTACCGCAGACCGGGCAACGAAACGATCTGGGTTTGCCGCAATTAGAACATTTCTGATATTCGTGAAGCGGAATGCCCTTGTAGGAGAGATCGTCATCCAGGCCGGTGGTCTGTTTCACCCAGCCGCACCTGCACTTGATAGTGAAGAATTTGTCCATGCCCTATTAGAGCTAGGGCCAACAAAAAACCCCACCGCAAGCGGTGGGGTTTTGGATTACTAAGTCATTTCTTGATGATCTTGAAGATACGAAGAAGCTCTCGCTTCCTGAAGAGTTCCCAGATTTCATCCTTGGTCTTCTCTTCTTCGTCTTCCTCCACACCGGCACCCGCTAAGTCGTACCGATAGGCTCCCTTGCCCAGCTTGCCGCCGCCCTCGCCGCCCTTGTCCAACCCCAACTGTCTGCACAGGATCGGGACCGAAGTAGAAGCGTTCTTGCTACGAACGCTGCCCTCGATGAAGTGACCGTCTACTATGGCAAAAGCCACGGCTGTGTTTACATCTTCCCACGACACCATTTGCTGAGCCATATCCGAGATCATATCCCGATGTTCTCTGGAAAGGATACCCAGGCCGACGACACCGACGCCCTCGTGGACTTCTGCTCTATTGACGGCCTCAGCTTCCTTCTTCACCCAATACTTGGGCCGCTCGTAATTGACGATCTGTTTGAGGATGCTATGGTTCTTGAGTTCCAGTAGATCGGCGAAGGCATCTGATTCATAGACCGTAGCATCTTCGGACATCAGGTTTTCGGTATCGGTCATGATGCCAACCATGATCGCCGTAGCTACTTTCACATCGTAGTCAATAGTCTTCTCGAACTTGAGGCCCATCTTCTTAATGAGATGAAAGACCGTGGCTGCACAACTGCCTGCCTTGAGATTGATGAACAAGCCTTGGCAATCTGGCGTGAGTTGTTCTTTGTGGTGATCGATGATGCAATCGAACTTGACCTTCCGGCAAACCGGCTTGTCATCTTCTCCTACATCGGCACCGACGCCCGCATGACTCGGAACAGTGTCAACCAGGAAGTGTAAGTCCCAGCCTTCGGGTTTGTACTCTTCGACTGCTCGCATCTCAGGATCGAGCAGGTTGACCATTGCGATATTCTGCGGGTGAGATACCACGCCATCGAAGAAGCAGATCACTTCGATCTCTTCAAACGATTTGCGTAGCAACCAAGCCAGAGCCATCATTGAGGAGATGGCATCGGGATCAGGGAATGCGTGTGTGAATATAGCCGCTCGTCGTGGCTTCTTTTCTGATAGTAATTTTTGAAATTTGGCCGGTGTCCCATTTGAGTTCAGCTTTCGTACACCAGCCTTGATACTAGGGGAATCCTCTCCGTCCTGTTGCTGAACTCCTTCGTCAACAGGCAGGGTATTCTCAGCCATTTTTATTGTCCCACACTAAGCGGTTAGCTTTGAGCCACTCAGTCAAAAGGACATCCGTGCCGCCGTTGCTAACCTTGATATCGACGGTCCAGACTTCCTGCCATTTTTGCAATATGATGACTCTGGGTTTGGTGCTGTGAGAGATAAACGTCAACACCTTATCCCTTGCTTCTTTGCCGGTACGCACCGGAAGCATTGCGTGGATACGAAGACCATTATCCAGGGTGATGTCAAATTCGTGGCCTTGAAGAACCTGAATTCGTTTGATGGCTCGTTCTTGGTTCAATTCAAGCGGCCCCGGTGCAACTGGTTCTTCGCCGGGAGATACACTCAAGCTACTAACAGTGGTTTTGTGGCGATAGGCGAAGAACAAGGCGGCTCCCAGCCCCACCACTAAACAAAGTAGAAAGATGCGATTCCAAGACAATTTGGCCGGTTCGTCCGGCGTTAGTGTGATTCGTTTCATACCGCCGCTCCATGTAATTTAAGGGCATCAGCGAGCGAGGCTAGGTCTTCATACCACATGCCGTACCGTCGCCCATTCTGAGAGAACACCACCAAATCCAATGGAGCAACGTACCATTTCGGGTTCCCATCGTCGTCGCATTTTATCTGATCGGTGTATTGAATACGACCCCATTCATCCTTGACGATTTTCTTCTTCTTTCCTTCGACAACGGTTTCAGGCACGTATTCTACCTGACAGCGGGTGAGATGTAAATCTAGTAAAGCCATTCGCTGGGTGTCATCACAAATCTGGTGCCAGAGATCGCTGCAAAGCAGAATACAGAAATCGTAAATTTCCTTCTGCCAGATTTTAGCAAATGGTGTGAACTTAGTCGTGCTTCCCAGGTTCAGACGATCTTTCGTGAATGGCTTCGCATCGTTGAATGCGACCGCTATCTTAGCCGACTCAAGCCGTGGATGGTGATCCTTCTGTTTGATGTTTTCAAGTAACTCGAAGACATTCGAGGGTGCCTTCCAGGTTATAGCCATACTCTACTCCGATTAAACATTATACCTAAAACAGTCAATAAATCAAGCCGTCTGGGTATCAGAGTAATATGTTAGTACATTGCTCAACTCATCAATCTTCTTTTTCAAATCCACTACCTTGGATTGTAAATCCTTGCCGCTTACTAGCGTGGCAATCTGGTCTTCTAGTTCATGTAGTTGAACTTTCGCTTTTTCTAGAGCCTCGAATTCCTTTACATCGAACATAGCAGCATTGTACTCTTGATCCTTACCAGCAGCATAAAAAGGCTGTGGATTCATAGGGCCTCCTGCCTTACCGTGCCCTTCCTTCACCTTGGCAACAGCTTCATGCAACAATTTGTTGTCCAGGGGATCAACATAGCCGTCTTTAGGTGTGCTGGCCCAATAAGCAGAATCTACATCATCTGGGTTCGGGGCATCCTCTTCTTCCTCTACCGGAGGGAAAAATGTCTGTGGGGTGTACGGCGACTTGCCCTTTGGGGCGTCTTTGAAAATACCGTCCTGCTGGGCTTTCTCCCACTTTGTTACCCAAGCATCTAGCGAGTCTCTTGTTGTGTTGAAATCGTCCATATACTGTCCTATCTAATCAACCCTCCTACTATCTATGCAAGGTAAAAAGAAAAAGGACAGCTAGCCTTCAATATCTTCCTCGGTTATCGAGCATCTTAGGAAGGTGTCTTCTAGCAGCCCATACGTCACCATCCTGTGGCATATAGCACATAGAACAATACATTTATTGATCTCTTCAACCACTTTGCTTAGCCGCTTTGGGCGTTTGTTGAACCTAAACCCTTTGTCGCCGATATGGTGGAAATCCAGACAACATGCCGGTATACAACTGTCGCAGGGGCACCCTGAATTTTGACAACCATAGCGAGTTTTGATAGCTGCTAAGGACGCCCTGTATTTGGCTCTTTGGGCCTTTTCGAGATACTTAGTCCGATTCTTTTCCTGCCAAGCTCTAGCTTATGCAATTATCTTCTCTCTATTTGCCTTATAGTATGCTTTGGTTCCCATGCTTGTATATTAAACGAAAAAGGGATGACCGAAGCCATCCCTTTTCCTGCCGCTATCGCAGCTATTAAGGCCGGACCAGGAGTTCTCTAACTCGCTCTGGGCCGGGTGGTTTGGGATCGTACCAGTCACCCGTTCCTTCCCAGAATTGGGCGACCCAACCACGGACCTTGCCAGTGTATTTAGTGTAGCCGAGAAGAAATCGCTGAACTGCGTACTTGGTGTTGCTGCTGTACTCAATGGAGAAGAGAGCCGAGTCGAAGTTGTCCAGGTCCGGCTCGTAACGACTGCCAGCCCGGACGAGGATGGTGAAGAGAGACTTCTTCATTGAAGTGTCCATCCACCAGGGATTGGGCCGGACCATCGTAACCGTTCTTCGATTAGTAGAATAGAACTTCGAGTGTTCGATGAGATTCAAACGGCGTTCAACCTTTTTGATGAAATGAGCCACGTTCTCACCACAACCAGAACGATGGCTGAACAGAAAACGCCGAACCCGGCAGGCTTCATCTTGGAAATACTCACGACAATACACAAACCCGTTAGCGTAGACTTGTCTTCCGTAGATGTGATCGATCAAGGAGAAAGACCCCGCTGTAATGCGAAAATCTTTCGCATCTTCAGGGAGGACGATATTGTACCCCCTTCGTTCGACAATGGAGGCTTTCATCAAAAGTTCTCCGCTCTCTATTCCTAGTATATCGTCAATCTATCTTCTAAGAAGATAGATTCTCTTCTGGATCAATCCGTTTTGTCATTATTACATAATCGCCTTCCTTTTTGGCTAGGTAGTCATCCAAGTTGGCAATCGACACAATGCTCCAGTGCGGATCATCTTGTGGAACGTACTCGCTTTTCGTGTAAAAGTAAAGCTCAGCTTTGAATTGATAGGACTTCTCTAGAACTTCCTGGCGGCTCATGCCGGAAATCAAGTCCTCAATAATCCTCTTCGGAACCCGGATGGCATCTTCTTCACAGGCGTGAAATAATTTTCGCATCACCTGAGTTGCAGCCCTGACCTTCGTAGTCTGCATCAATAAGTCAACCAAGTTCTCTTTCTCTTTGCCATTCACAAGCAAGGCCATGCCGGTATATGCGGCCATAACCTGCCAACGCTGCGGCTTGTGTAGTCGCACGTCGAAGAAGTAATCTTTGAAGTTAGACTCATCGATCACCAAATCCGGCTCTCGTTCTTCCTGCTTCTCCTCCAGTGGTTCCTGGTTCTCTGGTTCTTGAATCATGAAAACATACCTCGTATTTCATCTAGTACGGCCTGGGTGTCATCGGAGCATTGCACTGCCGTTTTGGTCTGTTCAGCCTTACGCATTACTTGTAAACGGGGATCATGCTCCTTCGGCGGCAGAGTGAGGCGTAGGTGCTTCTTGGGGCCATCTAGTGTGAAGTTGCCATATTCCGCCTGCCGACGAACCCGTAGTTTAAGTAAGTTACCCTTAGCCAAATCATCCTTGAACCGCTCGTAATCATCGCTCCAGAAGCGAACACGCTTCTGCACGAAGTCGGCATCTTCTACATAGAGGTCCATCCACCAGACTTCCTTCTTGGACTTACTCTGCCCCTTCCTGGGATTTTCAAATTCCTTTTTTGCACCTTTGGTCTTGCCCTTGCGATTGATATCCTCGTAGGACACCATCACTTCGACCAACGCTATACTTAGAGATTGATCTTCCTCGAATTGACGGAAGGTTCGGTCCTCATCGTGGCAAAAGTCAGAACTAAGCTCTAAAGGGTGCTGCCAACTGAAGCCGTAGAATATCGACTCCTGATCCATAACATCCTTGCCGAGAAGTTCCTTAACCTCTGGTTCTAGTTCACCGATCGGCTCGAATGACTTCAGCGAGATCGGCTTATCCTCACCTTTCTTGACGGCAAAATTGTCCTTAGACCGCTTATACTTTTTGTATACCTTCCACGCTAGAAAAGCATCAAACCCAGGAATTTGTTCTTCACCCTCTGCCCCGGTAATGGCCTTGTGCAGTTCCAAGTCATCGGTAAAGCTATGCTTCTCAATGAAATCGAAGACCGCCTGGGGTTCCATCGGCTGGCTAGTATCCTCATCTATACAACCCCATTCACGCAGCAAGAAACGTAGTTCCTCGGCGTATTTCTCCTGAGATTTATCCTGCCGCTTGTCACGATCTATACGTCGCTTGGTTTCCTTCTTGTAGTGTTCATAGAATTCCCACAGAACATCTCGTGAGCCATCCTCGAACACGCCAAGACAGACCAGCGGCTTCACCACATTAGCATCGGTGCCATAGCGGGCCAAGAAATCCTCAAAAGACTTATATGGCTGCTTCGATACGATCTCCTTGGCAACCTCTTCACCAATGCCCTTAATGTTTCTGAAACCAACGTAGACCTTGTTATCAACAATGCAGAAGTTTTCCTTCGATAGATTCATGTCTAGTTTCTGAATCTTAATACCATGACGCTCGGCGTCACGCTTGTATTCCTTGATCTTATCGTCTTCGCCAGCTATTTGCAACGTGACGGTGTAGAACTCCAGAGGATAGTGGGCCTTGAAGTATAGCAACCTAGATGAAATGTAAGTGTAAGCTACCGTGTGTGACTTGTTGAAGCCGTATTCTGCAAAGCTCTCTATCTGGTCCCACAGACCTTGCATACACGGTGCGTTAGTAGGCACCATACCCGGTGTTTCGCCCTTGGAAGGGACCATCACTGATTCGATAGGCCAACCAGTGCGACGTGAGCCTTCCTCTAGGAACTGCTCCTTATACTTACCAAACTCTTTGACCTTCTTCTTCGAGATGGCCTTACGCACGATCTCGCAGTCTTTCAGCGGGATACCGCCGACTGCGTTGAGTATCTGCATAACCTGCTCTTGAAAAACCATAACCCCGTAAGTCTTGCCAAGGATGGGTTTCAAGATGGGATGTAGATGTTTGATCCACTCTGCATCCCTTCCGTTTTTCCTCTCTACATAATGCGTATGCATTCCCATACCCAACGGACCAGGGCGGTAGAGAGCGGAATAGGCACAGAGATCATCAAAGCTGGTAACGCCGCCATCTCGTGCGAGCTTGCGGATGCCAGAGGAATCGAATTGGAAAATGCCAGTGAGTTGCCCTTTGCCCGCCATCTCCAGGGCCTTGGGGTCATTCAGATAGCTCGTATCAGACCAATCTGGTTGACCTGGAAGGGCACTGATAGATTCCAACCCGTACCGCTCCTTCACCAGCTTACACGTCAACACAATGCGAAGGAGATCGGTGATTACCAACAAGTCGAACTTAATCAGACCCAACGGCCCCAGGTCTGTACCATGAAGACCCTCCACAAACGCCGAGACGTGTTGTGCATCCCTGCCCTTCACCAATGGAACCAGCTTGTCGATAGATTGATTGGCGACAATTAAACCACCAGCGTGCATACCCATACCACGATTGCGATTGAGAAGTCGCTTGGCAGCATCGGCTACATCTGGATGTGCCTTACAGTAGGCTTCTAGCTCCGGGTAGAGCTTCATTGCCGAATCCCAAGTCAAGGCTTTGCCGGAATCGTCTTTCAAGCCAAACTGGGTTGTGAGGGATAGAATCTCCTCACGATCGCAGTCGTGAACCCTCGCCATGTCGATGAGGGCACTCTTGATGCCGAACGTCGTATAGTTGCCGATGGCACAGACGTTCTCTTTGCCGAATTCTTCAATGGCCCAGACGTTTTTGAGATGATCTCGTATCTGTGGAAGGTAATCAATGTCGATGTCAGGAAACTCGCCAAAGACGTGGGCCGAATCCTGTTCTATGTCGAAATGATCTACAATACCTAATAGATATGGAATGAGAAGATTATGTTGGTTTTTAGGGTAGCGAACCTTCCGGTCGTACAGGTCGAGGAAGTACTCGTACTCACCCTGTACATCGACATGCATGAACTCGTCACGAAGCCGGATTTTGTATACGTCGTTTGCGAAACCCTTGTCTACAAGAGCCTGCTGGCACAGGTCTTGTAGTCTATCCTTGCTCGTCATACCTCTACTCCCGTTCTGAATTAGACTAGTATAGCCGAACGGGAGAATTCTGACTAGCCTAGTTTCTTGAAGACTTCGATCAGGAAGGTCTCTACAAACTTCTCTATGCCGGGAGACTTAGACTCTCTATTCCCAGCCACATTCAGAGTTCGGATATTGTTCTCTTGCAGCCACGCCACTACATCGTCCACGGCATTCTCGCCCGAAGAACGCACATCGATCAACTTCATGGGTTTCGGTGCCCGACCACAAGCCTCCATTGTCAACTTGCTGCCTGGAGAGCCGAAGTTGCTAGAGAAAATAATTGTGCCATCGGAGTTCAACACGTTGGCAACCGTCCTGGGTTCATACCTGTTCGACGGATGCTGGATTAGGCCGTAGAGCGGCCCATACTCAGGGCGTGGACCTACCTCGGTAAGAAACCCAGAAGGTATCAAACCACCGGTCTGTATACCAGATGCTTTGGCTGCCTTTAGCCCGCCCAGGTCGGCACCAGTCTGCCCGCCTGAGATTACCTTAATCAAAGTTCGAGTCATTGCGATTAAACCCCATTCCTGCTTTGTCCTCACGGTCGTCTTTAGAGTCCGGCTGGTCCTCCATCATCGAGTTGAGAACTCTAATCGTTTCGTCGTAGTCGTCGCCAAGAATACACACCGAGACGAACAACTCCTTCAAGTGAGCGATACTCATTCCTCTGGTATCCTTGACCCACTTCTCGACATCCATGATTCCAGCTAGTTTTTCTTCCTTGCCTTTAAGCAGATGCTCAAAGTATAGTTTGCGAGATGCACTGCGAGGGTGCGGCATCTTGAATCGACGGTCGAATCTACTCGGCCTGTTGATAATACGCTCGCCGAGTACCTCTGGATAGTTAGTCGTAGCCAGATAAACAACTTTCTCGATTTTCTCAACGCCGTCGAGAATGTTGAGTACCTCGCTCTCGTTGTGTATTTCTAGAATCGAATCTATATCTTCCATCAACACAACGAGGGGCGTGTTCGGTTGAATCTCACGAAACTGCCGCACGTTTTCCAGATATAGATTCGGCTCCTCGAAGATGATGGCTACACCGCCTCGCCGAATCACGTCGGCCATTACCAACTGGATTGTACATGATTTGCCAGAATTATGATGAACGACGTAATCGCTCGTCAAATACAAATGGTCCTTCTCAAGATGAAATCCATAATAATTCTCAATCCCTACTGATTTGATTTTGAATCCAGTAACTAGGGGGTCTTTATTTGAGGTGCCAACCGGTGCTTTCTTATAGCTGATTCTGACAGGTATGTTTTGTATTTCGCCAAACACATTAACACACCAATACAAATCACCATCGACATACTTCTTGTTAATAGTGGCTCCCATCCCCAAACTCCGGGCCAATGCTTGAATATCACAAGCAAGATCATGCCGCTTCTGAGTGACTTCGTAATATCCTTTACTTGCACGCCCATCCTTGAGTCTCTTGGAAACATAATTACCATCTGTATCAATAAGCCCGGCAAGCAACTGCAATCGTTGCATACGACTGGAGGTAGAATAGATATAAGGTATCCTCTTATTCTGCAAGACGCCCAACTCTTTCAACAAAGTACGAAGGGGATTCCTGCCTTCTTTTTGCACTCCCAAACGCATTGGACCAGATGTTATGTAATAACTGGCTGCTTTAGAATCAGGCTTTTGTTGCGGATTAACATTCAGTCCGAACTGATTGGCTATATGCTCAACACAAGCAATGATCTCTCGATCTTGAGTCGTAACAGCCGTATTGTCCTCGTACCCGTCTCCCAGCCAAACCCCCAAAAAGTAAGAGTCTAGCGGAAGCAAACGCTCTTCATATAACACACCTGTGTGATATAGTTTGAGCCTAGCACGAGTTGTTTTTGACAATTTCAAATAGTCGGAAACCTTTATATTGAGTACATCTGGAATCCAAGAAACCTTGCGAACGTCCCCCGACCGTTTCAAACTCAGAATATGATTAGCATTCACATAGAAAGGCTCTCCTTTATTCGGCGTGATCTTGTACATTAAATCACGTCCTCGACAAAGAGCAAAAACCTTCCTTGGACACGAATCAGGCCCCATCAGCGAATCGCCTTCTACTACATTCTCTACATTCTTGAGAGAACCATCAGCCATAATGACCCTGGTGCCTTTGCGATGACAACCCGGAGGCCCCCACAGCATGATGCCACGCTTGTGCGTCAAGCTGTAGTCACAAAAAAGGTCTTCCCGATCCCAGAACTTCTGAATCTCGTTGATAACTCTCTCGGAATTCGTCTCTGGGAATTGCAACAGACCCTCGGTCTTAACGTGAACCTTTTGCATGAAGTACCCCTTCTCTGGGGTATACGCAGGTTCGTATGCCCCAGGAGGAAGCTCATTCAGCGTATGCCCCGCAGGGAAAAAGCGAAGGCCGTCGCCGGTAGTCCATTGAACTAGCTTGCCAGCGTTGAAGTCATCTTCATCAACGTAGCCCGGCGTCGAATTACGATCATCGCTTTTTCTATATGCTGCTCTTCTGGGGGCGTTCAATAGTATGTCCTGTAGCTCTCTGTTCTCGTCGTGTATAGACATTACGTCGCTTCCTCTTTCCAGGTAGAGAATCGAATCCTACTAGAAAGAAAAGTAACAGTCAACTGTATCTTGCTTGCGAATTGGACCGTTTGGTAAAATTGGACAATGCAAGTCAAAAAATGCACCGATTGCAACGTATCAAAATCAATAGATCAATTCTGGCCGAGAAAAGCATCCAAGGATAAATTCACACCGAACTGCAAAGAGTGTAGGAATGCCAGAAAAAGAAAAGCTAGAGAACAGCAAAAAGGCTACTATGCGAGAAAGAAACTCCGCTACAAAATAAAAGTGGTAACACACTACTCCAACAGAACAATGTGTTGTAGGAGATGCGGTATAGATGACATAAAGGTTTCTGCTCGTAGTGGAACGACACCTGATTGACGGCACGCCCGAAATCATCCGACTCTGTACCCAAAGCAAGGAACTGTATAACAAGTGCAACTTCTTGATGAGGAAAGCGTGGTTTGGTGACGAACGACTGCCTGACCTGAACATCCTTGTCCAAGAGACACAAGCACTGGATTGTTTCCTTAACTTGCACAATACCAAAACGGCGAAGCAAACCATACGCAAGTGCCTCACTGGTCTAACTTCAAAGCCGTTCTCCGAGCGTGGAAGAAAGACCCAAGCAAATTCAGAAGAATGCCAAAACCTCCATACTATAAGGACAAATTGGTTCAGGTAATCTTCTACAACGAAACCATCAAGAAGAAGCCGTTGAAGTTAGGAATCATCACGCCGACGAACAACCTGTTCTCGGTCAAGTGCAACAAGGACTTCAAGCAAGTGGTTGTCACGCCCAAGACTTTCGGTTTTGTAGTGGACATACAGTATGAGCAAGAAAGCAAGAAAGAGAAAGTCAGCAGAGACAAGGTTGCTTGTATAGACATTGGCGTAAACAACTTGGCTACGATAACTTCAAACCAACGCTCACCGCTATTGGTTAATGGTCGTATCCTCAAGAGCGTCAATAGGTTGTACAACAAGCATCCCAACAAGAGGACGAGCAGGAAACGCTACTTCCAGATTGAAAACTACTTCCACCATGCAAGCAAGTTCATTGTGGACTTGTGCATCAAACATGGCATTGGTCGTATCATCGTGGGCAAGAACGATGGCTGGAAGCAGGAAGTCAAAATGCTTAAACCGCAGAAACAGAACTTCCAGTACATTCCGTTTTGGCGGTTCATCGAGAAGGTTAAGTACAAGGCAACACTGGCGGGTATTGAGGTTATGTTTACTGAGGAAGCATACACCAGTAAAGCAAGTTTTCTTGACCATGACCAACTGCCTGTTTGGGACGCCGAACCACCCATTCTGAGCGGGACAAGAAATAAAGGAATGTACAAGACATTCCGACCTATTCATGCTGACGTAAATGGTTCGCTCAACATCGGGCGAAAAGTAATCGGGGATAAAGTCTACGAGACTTTCCCTGATAGGAGCATTGCCGCAATGCCAGTACGGGTCAATCCATTGAAGGTTTTCTGCGTATAACGGCAGAGAGCAGGATTGATTTCGTCAAACTTTGTCTTGGGTAAGTTTTTCCAAGTTTCAAGGAACGGTTCCACTCAACTACAAGCCCGCTCTTATCAACGGTAATAATGGCGTCGAGCGAAGAATCGAAAATCGTCTTGTACTTCTGCTCGCTCTTGGCAACGTCATCTAGCAAGCCACGGAAGGTGATCGAAAAGTGACTAATGACAAAACCGCCGACAAAACACAGAGAAAGCCTCAGTGCTTCACGAAAGTCGAACGTGCCGTTCCAGACAGCAATCAAGCCGTAAGTCAGAAAGAAAATAAAGGTGAAAATGTAGGGCCGGAAGTGTTTCCACTTGAGAGCGATGGCGATGAGGAAAACAAAATAGAGAAAGAAAGGAATTTCCAACCATGTAACTAACAGCCAATGATTGATGAGAGCCGCTGCCACGGCCAAAACCACGACTACGATATTTCTCCTCATCGCTCGTAGTCCTGAAGGGCTTATTTAATAGTTACGACGGGAACGACCCCGCCGTAACTCTCGAAAGGAGGCACCGCATGACGGTGACAGTGGAGGCGAGGGGAGTCGAACCCCTGTGTTACTCGGCCCGCAACTGAGCGTCTACGTGTGTATTCGGTTGATTTGCCTTTCGGCTTCTCGTTCCAATCAGCCCCAACTCCAGGGCTTTCAGGAACCAGCGACTTGTCTCACTCGTGGATCGCCGCTCTGCACGAGCCAGTCAGAATTTGCGACGGGTATTCAAGACGCCTCTGACAGAGCTTCTCTCAACCCGGAACGGCCTGTTTAGGCAGCCATTCTATAAGCAGGAGTTTCGCCGGTTAAGGCTAGGTCGGCTTTTAGCGTGGCCTGCTGACCAACCACGACACGCAACTCAATCACTCAAACCAGTAATCGAAACCGGGACGCCCCCAATTTCTACCACCTATTTATACTCGGCTGCCGTCGTTTTATCAATCGAATCGTATATACGGCATGGTGGCTCTTGAAAGAGGAAACAAGTGCCGTCAGCGGGGTTATCAAACCAGTTCCCCCACCGTTTAACTGGCCTGACGCCTCAAAAGTCAGCTTAGACGACGATTTCGGCGGCGAATGGTTCTTCTTCATCGGCACCTACCAAGTTGGTAATAGACAATTTATTTTCAAGATGACCCGACATCCAAAAGACCGTGAAACCATTAGCATGGTCCTCGGCACTTAGCAATTTCGGCAGAAAGTCGGTAATCAAGAAAAAACGAACGCCAGAAGAAGAGGCAGCCATCCGTGTCGCCTTGTGAAGCAGACTGGACTCGCTCGTGCTTCCTAGCACTTCCTGGGGTCTATCCCCAGGCTCAGAAAGAACTCCGTGCTGCCGTTGCCTTCGATAATGTCCTTGTACATGATAAGCCACGCCGCCTCCTCGTTAAATCCAGGGATGTGTTCCCATCGCCTCTTAAACCGTTTCACTTCGGGAAACCAAACCCCGTAGGTGTCGATCTGCTCAGCCAGCATGTCCAGGTCCATGAGATGCTCCTTTCGAGTCAAAAGAATGACACATCCGGCAGCCGTTAGGCTCACAGATAAACAAAATGCTCGAAACAGCGAAACATGACAGGTAAATTCGGAATTTTTCCCCAAACTCATAAATACCTGCATGGTGAGAAACACGAAAAACGGAATCATTGCTGGTATCTGTGCTGGCATTTCGGACTCCACCGGTATCCCTGCATCGCTCATACGAATTTTGTTCGTTCTGGGACACTATAGGGTGCGGGCCTACTAATCTACATCGTCATGTGGATAGCTATGTCTTCAGACGAAAACTAAAGGAAGCGACATGAAATACCCAAAATTCTTGGAATATCTCAACTCCAAAGGCAAACTTCAGGAGAAGCCAACCGTTGACCCTTCCGGCGACCAACTTGATCCGGCAGATGACAAGGCCCCGCCAAAGGCCATAACCAACGGCAAGGGCTGGAAGATTGAGGCACCGTCCAGCAAAGAGGCACCGAAGCCCTACAAAGGCCCTGGCGTCCCAGAAAAACAAAAAGCTGGCGAAAAGGGCTTCGCCGACAAAGGTGCGATACCAGCCTGGAATCCCAATATGTCACAGGGAGGTTCTAAGAACATACCGGGCGGCAAAGAAGTAGAAGGCTGGAAGAAAAGCAAGACAGAAGCCTTCATCGAAAAGACGAAGGGCATGGATATCAAGTCCTTCACTCAGTACATGATCGAAACCTGCGGGTGCGGCGGTAGCGTTGAACCACTGGAAGACGAACTTCCTATGGTTACGTCTTACACGGCGGGGAAGTTCCACCCATATCCACCAGAAGCAATTCGCTACGTTGTAGTTCTAGCAAACAAGAATGATAGAGTTCTGGAAAGCCTGATCCAAGAACTGAAGCGTGGCGGCGGCATGAAAAAGCTGGTAAAAACTTTGATGGACGATCACCCAGAGACTTACGAAAGTCTCACCGATCTGCTAGATGACGACGAGGGCGGCGACCAGCGAGCCAACGCACTTGCTAAGTCAATGAGCGAGAAGCTCAAGAGCTTTACCGACATGATGGGCGAATCTGTAGTATCACCTTTCGGCTTTGAGGACGAAAGTAAAGACGAAGAGGAAGAAAATGAGGATATGGAAGTTCCAGATGAAGGTGAAGAGGATGAGCTAGAAGATGAGGGTGATGCCGACGAAAAAAACGGCGATGCCCCACCGCCTATGGAAATAGAACCAGAAGAACAAAGTCCTCCTATGCCTCCCCCACGGAAGAAGCATAAAAAGGTTCATGGTATCGACAGACTACTCAAGGCTCTGGATCGGTACGAAAACATGGCAAGCTACATGCGAGCCTGCATGAATCCAGACTAAACAAACGCCCGGCTTTCAGCCGGGCGTTTTCTTTTCTTGTCTCTTCATGTCATGTGCCGTCTGGATGATCTGTTTGACGACTTCGCCGTGGGTCTTACCGAGAACATGGTCAATGGGATGTTCCCCGCCCGTTTCTTGTTCGACGGCCTCTTTGACCTCGACCACAACCTGAGTCATGGCTTCTTTGGCGGCTTCAGGGGTATCGTAGATAGGCTCGGAGTTGAGCAGGGGCCGGTAACGGTCCTCTTCACCCAACGTGATCCAGCCGACATACTTACCGTTTTCAGCAGGCCCACCAGCCGAAATAACAATGTCATCACGAGTGGCGATGATGTACGCTGTGATACGACTGATGCTCATTTTCGTCGCACCTTTGGATAGATAGCGTATGGAATTACGCTTTACCGAATGGCTCACCCAGCGTGGAGACTGGCAGGGAGTTAAGCACAATGACGGCACGGAAATGATTACCAGCGAGAACGCCGAACTAGTGGACACTCAGATGTCCATGTTCGTAGATCGCATCGCTGGTATCATGCACAACCTCTCCAAAGAGAGGCGGACGACCATTTTCAAGAAATTCGTCAGCGACCTCAAGGCGAGGCTTGCTGACTAGCTTCCCTTCTTCTTGCCAGTCTTGGCAGCGGCCTTCGTGCCCTTCTTGGCCTTTTTGTTCTTCTTGTCGTTCTTCTGTGCGGCGTTACCTTTAGCCATAATCCAGTCCTTTCTGAAAATAAGAACGCCCGGCACCAACAGTGCCGGGCGTTCATGATTGTATTTAGCGGCGGTCTCGTCCGCCTTTTCCACCACTGCCACGATCCTCTCGTGGTCGGGCCTCGTTGACTGTGAGGGAACGTCCCTTGTAGTCCTGCCCGTTGAGAGCGGCGATGGCGGCAGATACTTCGCTGCCATTGCTCATCTCAACGAATCCGAAGCCCTTGGAGCGACCAGTATCCCGGTCCATGATGACCTGTGCGGATTTCACAGTGCCATGCTCAGAGAACAGTTGTTGGAGATCATCGTCGGTTGTTGAGTAGGGCAAATTGCCCACATACAGTTTCGCAGCCACTAGGGGCCTCCTTGAAGGGGGGAAAAAAGGACTAGAGCCGGACCCTCTGTGGGTCCGGCTCCTGAGTTACTGGTTTGACGGTTGTTCCCTGTTAAGGAGACCGAAGATCGGCTGCCGCAGGAAGTTCATCATGCCGTCCAGAGGAGTTTCCTCCTTCTTTTCAGCAGCGACGAAATCCTTCTTGGCGTCCTGGCCGGTGGAAGTCAGGCCCATGAGAGCCTTGATATTCATCGGGTCAAACCCGCCGATGATGTAGCAACCCTTGGAGTCCATCTGGGCAGGGAAGTCGCCTCCCTTGCCGTTAACGAACCACCAAATCAACCGCATCTCACCGAGACCAACATTCTTGAGCTTCCGCATGGCGGTCTCGTAGTTGGTCTTGGTGTTCTTTCCTACCGGGTTGAACTGCATGTCACTGATGACAAGCAGCGTCTCCGGGTATTCCTCGACCGGAATATCCGGGTTTTCCTTCCAAGTCTTCACCAGCAGATCGATGACGCCCTGGAAGTTGGTCGAACCCCAGGCGACCCGCTGGAACTCGCTGTCCGTCTCGATGTACTTCAAGCGGTCGCACATGCCGCCGTGCAGCTTGGCGAGAATCGGCGAGTCTGAGAACCCGCAGACCGTGTTGCTGAAGTAGCCGGTGTTCAGCATCGAGAAGGCGATGCCCATGCTGATGCAGATGTCGTAGGCCGAAACCCCCGACACTACCTCGCACGTCATCGAGCCGCTGATGTCCAAGCAAGCCAGGGTGTTGCCCAGGCCGTGCCCACGCATCGGCTCCAGCACCGTCTCGAACTGACGATCCAGAATGAGCTTCTGGACGAGCGACGGGTTCTTCCGGCCCGATGCCTGACGAGTCAGTTCATACGGGTAGCCGGTGAACTTGATGGTCTTCTGGCCCAGCACCCACTCACGCAGACGCTCGACCTGACCGTGCCGCTCGAACACGGTTTGCTTGTCACGGCCCTTCTGCGTGGTGTGACGCAGCATCGCCTTCCCCGGAATCCCGTCGAAGTTGATGCGGTCCCACTCGCCGTGGGTCATCTGCTTCTGCCAGATGTGCCCGGCACCTTCCCGCTTGAGGCGGCGGTAGTCAGCGAAGCTGATACCCAGGTGCCGACACAGACCCTTGGCCCACTCGATACGCTTCTTGTCCCGGTCGGTGCGGGCGTGCTTTGCCGACCGAATCTGCGGCAGGTACTTGCGGAGCAGGCCGTCGCCCAGGTTGTTGCCAACCAGTGCGTATACCTTCTCCCGGTCCAGCCGGTCGATCAGCGGCTTCTGCATCAAGTCCTTCCAGCACCCGAACACAGGGATCAGGTGAAGGTTAGAGTAGAGCAGGTTCGGCTTGTTCTCCAAGAGCCAGACGCAACTCTTGTAGAACTCATCACGCCGACCGTAGCCGGTCTGCGTCTCTTCGATACCCTGCACGTCGGGCTTACGGGTGATGAGACGGAGACCGAACAGGATCGACAGAGCCACACTCTCGTCGTCCGAGAAAATGCGAGTCATGTCCACGTCCACCTGCTCCTGCGAGCGGTTGACGTAGGTTCCGGCCTTGGCGAAGTAGTCCAGGCACGCACCGAACTTGTCGAATCCGGTGGTAGAATAGGAAATGGCCCCGTTCCAAGTATGGGCAGTCTTGGCGAGCTTGTTAAGTAGCGTGGTCATGGTCTTACCTCCCTCGTGCAGCAGCGGAACGCCATCTCTTTTTGCAGCGGGTTTCCCCGCTAAAGGTTTGGTTGCTGTTAGCGTTCCTATGTATCGGTCAACCTCAACTTGGTCTCTAGACGAAACGAGACACCGTTTCATCATCACCTGTTAATTTTAGTAAATGCTGTTGGTGTCTCTAGTGGGCGGTGAAGGACTCGAACCTCCAACCCTTCAGTAGTGGCCTTGCGGCTTTTCCTGAATGCTCTGTCCAGTTAAGCTAACCGCCCGAAACGAGACGCTATCTTCAACCTTGTCATAGTATTGAAAGATGCTGTGAGCGTCTCTGAGTTCACATTCTAGTCTAGTCGAGGCTGATGTCAACCCTCTTTTCTAGATTCACCCCTGACGGCAAAGCCAGGGTCATATCAAGGCCCCACTATAGTGTTTTCAGTGAGGCGTGTCAACATCACTTGTCCACATTCGGACGAACGGACAGTTTGGTGTTCAGCACCTTATCGTTAGTTCAGCAGCGGACCCCCGATGGCAAAAGTCACCTGGAGACGTACTGCTGCTGTCAGTTCCCCGCCAGAAACCGGGACGTTCCCACCAGCTTCGGCATCAGCCATGTGAGAAGCAGCGTACATCTGCGGGCTGGCTCTCGGTACGCCAAGCTCGGTCACGAAGATCACCCCGCCCAAGCGGAACTCGCCGCCCTCGGCGTACAAAGTGGCTTTTCGCTTGGCATCCTGCATGGCAGCCTTTCGCACGTCGTCGGCCAACTTGCTCGGATCACAAACTCCGAAGGTGACGCCGTGAATGCTGTTCGCACCGTTCTTCACAAGGACATCGAGGAGCTTCCCAAGGTTCGCCAAATCTCGCACGGTAATCGTGACGTTATTGGAAACTGTATACCCCAGGAACTTTGTCTCATTGTTCTTGTAGTCGTAGCGGGGGCTGATGTTGAAACCGGAAGTCTGAATGTCCTTCTCGGCAACCTTGCTCTCGTTCAAGAGCGTAAACAAGGACTTCATCGAAACATTGTTTTTCTGCAAAGCATCGTAGGCGGTTGGGGCTTCCGACACGACGCCTAGTGACACGTAGGCCAACTCAGGTTTAACGCTGAGTTTAGCTTCGCCAGTCACGACGATGCTTGGTGTTTGCTTTTCTTGTGCCAAGGCTGGGGATACAACAAGCATCAGGCCAGCCAGAGCAGCCATTAGAAATCTCATTTTCTTTCTCCTTTCAAAGGGTCACGGAACGTAAATACCTCTAAAAACTACACGTTCTAGAAGTGTTCAGTACACGAGTCTGTTGGGCGTATAGTTATCAAAGAAGTGCTTGTCGTGGCCATATTTCATTTTGCAAATTGTGGCAGCCACAGCCGGTGATCTGGAAATCCCAGCTTCGCAATGCACGAACAACAAATCAATCCTGTCCCAAACGTAATTCAGGAAATCAAGAATTTGATCTGCATGGCTCTCTGTAAACAAGCTAGTTCCCTCAGAAAACTTCGGACCCACCGAGCGGTCGCAATCGAGGAAGAATAACTGTAACAACCCCATGCGTTTCGTCGCATTCAGGGTCGGCCAATCGCCTTCGTGTGCGGCAATCGAGATCGCCGCCCAACACACATCCGGGGTTATGAACGCCTTAGCCATCGATTTCGACTGGACGATGATGGTCTTCTGACCTTCTTCAAACTGGCAGTCCTCATCTAGCTCCTTACGAACTACTCGATGAACTACCTCTGGGATTTCTAGCTCTGACATTACGCCGCCTCTGGCAGCACCGGGTCAATGTTGGAAAATCTCAATTTCAGAGATTTGCCGCCACGAGCCGGGCTAAGGAATCTAGAGAATAGCAGATCATGCTTAATCGGGTCAACATCAGTTATACCCAAACAGTAGCAAACTAGTGCCCCGACCGCCGATCCTCTACCTGGACCCACAGCTTCGTGTCCGGTGCCAAATCCTAACAAAGACGGACAAATCCGTCTAGCCTCATCCGTCATCATTTTCGTGATGAGGAAGTAGCTAGAAAAGCCTTTTTGACAGATAAGCGTATACTCTTCCTTGATGCGTTCGACGTATTCCTTAGTCATGGGAATACGCCGCTGAGTGGCTCCTTGCATAATCGCTTCTTTGAATTTCAGATCGGCATCGGTAATTTTTGGTAGCTTGATAGACCGGTCTAGTTGAACGCCCCTAGCACGTTCGCATATAGCCACGGTGTTTTTCTTCGCTTGACTGAGGATTTCATAATCTATGACATCGCTATAGTCCTTCAACCACTTCTGGTTGATCTCTTCCTCGGACTTGAGCCACAAGTTTTGATCTTGTAGCTCGAACAGGTCAGCCCCTTCGTTCTCGTTAATCAACTGTTGAATCTGGCCGATGGTCTTGTTGGTCTGGATCATCAACATCAACCGCTGCATTCGGCTATCTACCTCTAGACAGTAGTGACAGTCGTTGGTAACGATGATCGGCACACCGTACTTCAGATGGGCTTTGACGATGAAGCGGTCATATGGCTTCTGCTTAACAAAATCCAAAAGCATCAATTCCAAATAGAAGTCTTTGCCAAACATCACCATGTACTTTTCGATCATAGCGAACCCGGCTTCCTCGGCAGCTTCTATACTGCCTTTGGAACCATCTGGCGGATGTAATGCCCGGTCGAACGCTTGACCAATTTCACCGTTGTAGCAACAACTCGTGAAAATAATGCCGTCTTTGTGGGCTTGAAGTAGCTCGTGATTGACTCTGGGACGGTAGTAATAGCCCTTGGTCCAACCCCACGAAGAGAGTTTCACTAGGTTGCTATAGCCCTGTTGATTGTAGGCAATGGCGAGCAAATGATAAGATTTACGCATCTGCTTCTTGTCGAGATCATCCCAACTTTCGATGAACTTGGCTGTAGTAGTTGACTCTGGGATTTCTGGCTGACGAGGATTGACATATAGTTCGCAGGCAAAAACAGGATTGATTTTATTTTCGTCACAAGCCCGAATCTGCCGGGGCACGACGCCCATCATGCCGTGATCCGAAACGCAAAGGAATTTCTGGTTAATCTGTATCGCTCTCTTCGCATATTCCTCAACCATGCCGTAGCCATCGAGAAGGCTAAAGTCAGTGTGTAGATGCAAATGCTCGAAACCATCGATTGTCATGGAACCCATACTCTTCTCCGTTCGTTAATCAGGCCAGAGTATCAGAACGGCTAGAAATGTCAATCCATGTAGCCACGTAGAAAGTCCCTTTGTATAATTTCAATTACTGGAAATATAGACTGATCCAACTTGTCTACTACGATGGTGACTTCTTGAATGTAGTGTCTTACAGTTTGGCCGATTGGCCGGAACAAGAGATGTACGAAGTGCGGAGCTAGATCGTCCTCCACCCCAACCTCTTCTATCTTTTCTTTCACGTCCGAATCGGCGTAAAGAAAAAACTCCTTCAGGTCCGACCCCATCCTGCAATCGCTTTCATAAACGAGGTTGGGCCACTTCTTTCGGAAGTGGAGGAGGACGGTATCCAAAACATCTACCTTGCCAGGGCAAATGAAAATCAGGTCGGTGCCGCCAGAGACCATTACTTGGCTGCCTTCTTCGCAGGCTGTTCCTTGCCGCCCAAAGCCGAAGCCTTCCATGCCTCGAACTTCTGAGTGGCGTCAAGAGCCTGCCGATCTAGCTCGGCTTGATCGGCCTGGAACTTCTCATAGAGTTTCTTGAACTCTTCCTTCATCGTCTTCTTCTGGGTGTGTATCGTAGCCACAAGCTGCGAATACTGAACGAACTCGTCACTCAAGATGATATCGATTTCAGCCATTGGAGGTCTCCTTGGTTTTCATTTCGTAGAACTTGATGTCTTTGTTTGGTTTGAATACGTCGGTGTTTAGAAAGCAGAGTACCTTCGGAGTCCCACTCCACTGGTCCTCGTGCCATCTCAGTTCGCAACCAGGATGCTTTTCAGAGAAGAAAGGAAGTTTATGACCTGATGCCGACCACTCGTTTTCTATTTCGCCGATGATCGCTCTCATGCTTTCGACGTTGACGACCCGAATGATTCGACGGTCTTTTGAGAGGCATATGTAAACCTTGAACTCTCCCTTGTGATCCCGCCCAGGTTTGGTACGTGGATCGCCTATCCCGCAGTAGGGTTCGTATAGATCATACAGGATGTCGTCACCGCTAAACCTGCCTTTGACCTGAACAGGTATGCGGCCAGTCTTTCCTTGGATGAACCGATCTATCTTCTTGCGAGTGTTTTCTACAAACGAGGCTTTCTCTAGGCCAAACCCATAATGCTCATTCAAACACTCGCAAATCTCGTCCTCTATCTTTTCTCCTCGCTTCACACGAGTTTTGGGAGATAGTTCATTGAGTCCCATGCGGTCACAATACCCCTTTGAACTTCCTGTCTCCTCTTAATGCATCAAGGTTTTTGAACTTGCCTTCTCCTAGTACGCCGTCTGCTAACCCATAGTAAACGGCCTCCTCTGCGGTCATAAACCAGTCGCCTTTCGACTGTAGTTTACGATCTATGAATTTGGCAATCTTGTCCTCGCTATAGTTTCGTTCCTTGAAATACTCGCCCACTATAGCTCTTTTGGAAAAGATTTGCAACATCCTCTTACAATAAAAGTCATTGATTTCGACCACAGACTTTACTCGAACTGCATCGCTGTCTAGACTGATATAACCATGATGTACCATAAACTCACAATCAGGCATCAGAACTCTAGCATCCGCAGCTTGCAAAAGAATACCACTCATCGAGGAAGCCTGGGCATAGGCTAGCATCGTGATTGGAGATTTAGTGAAGCGAACCGTATCGAACATAGCCATACCGTCGCTCCAATTGCCGCCGACGATGTGCAAGTGTACCAGAATGTTCTTCTGGTTTTCGTTGTCTAAGACATGTAGATTCTTGATGAATGTAGTAGCGGTTCTATATTCCACTCCCGGCTCATCGTCCCAGGCGGTAGGGGAATAAGAACTATGAAGGTAGACTTCTCTTGTATGGTAATTCAAGGAATGCGTATGGAGATCGTAAAGCAGTTGCTCAAGAACCGTTCTACTCCTGTTCCGCCTCTCCATCATTTTAGAGGAGCCACCCAAGAGAGATCAAAAGTGATAGATTCTTTATCGTTCTCTATCTCTCTCACTCGTATACCAAGTTCCGACATAACAAAACAGAAACGCTCGGCTACCTCTTCCGGCGAGTCATCTTTGAAGATGGTCAGTTTCATTCTGATTCATCCTTTTCGTATTCTTCTCTAGTAAGTATGCCAACGTCCTCATCCTTGGTGCCCATAGCCCAATACATGATCTCCTTGCCGCCCCTCTTTTTGGTGGAGAGGTAAACATCGTTACCCCAGAGGTGGTAAAGAGATTGGAGGACGGGCCGGACATACTTATCCAAGAGCGGCCTGCCGTCGTCTACGTGTTCTAGGAACAGACTGCGGTTGCCCTTGTGATTTGGGTCCGCCAGTCTAACTTGTGGCAGACCTCCGTTCATGTGTCTCTCGACTAACTTCTGCTTGATCTTCTTGTAATCACGAGACTCGATCACCCAATCGCCGTTCGGACGATGCTTCCACTCGAAGAACTCGTTCTTCGTGCAGAAATCCTCGGTAAAGAACTCGATGATAGCAGTCAAGTCATCATAGTATTGTCTTACCTCGAAGACCTTCTTGTGACCCAGGTTGCTTGTGGTGTCCCAATTCTCTTTCTGGATCATGTCGGTGCAGCTATCGTAAGCATCACCAAACCTACCCTTGTTCCACCGCTCCTCTACGTCCATGAACAACGTGAACCCTAGCTTGTAAGAGTTCATCGAATACTTCCCGCCAAGCACGCCCATCTTGTGTTTGGAGTATTCGACTATACCACAATCATGGGATTTCTGTCCAAGGGAAACATACCCTTGACGAGCCATAATGTTGAAGTCGATATACGAGGCCCATCCTTCGTTCAGCACTTTGGTTTGTCGTTGTGGGCAGAAGTACATAGCCTCCTCATACATCATGGCTACTATATCAGCCTGCCACGGTTTCAATGGTGCATTATCTCGAATGAAACCAAGAATGTCCTTTGTAGGCTCAGTGAACAACGACAATTGCTCGGCTACTTCCTTGCGTTCAATTTTCTTCCTCTGCTCGTCACACCAGCCTTTTGGGTTAATGTAGTCTTCCATGTAGTCGTGATCGTCCTTAACCGACAACCTATTTGGTTCTCTGTAGATTCTCTTGTCACGAATCACAGGGTCTTTGATGATCTTGGCTTGCCAAGCCTTAGCTGGGTCAACCAAGGTTTCTATTCTGAGAACGTGGTCGAGAAACTCTATAACACGTTCTTTGCCCCAACGAGTCATGTACCTTCTGATCTTGGTGCCGTGGTTGGCAAACTCGTCCATCATCGACATGTTGGTTCTAGAAAAGAACACGTTGTTCTTGAAAAAATCATTGTGACCCAACGCATGAGCAATGACTGTAACGTGGTCTACCAACGTGTTAGAATCTAGACAGTAGATATAGCACGGATTGTTGTTGATGACCATTTCGTAAATACGATGCATACCATGCTCGTATCCACGCTGTAGTTCCTCGTATTCCATGCCCCACTTCCAGTGAGGGAATCTCACCGGGAAGCCGTCGTAGGCGGCAATCTCGCTGATCTCGTCGTAAGTCAACATCTGCACGACGGTCGGGTAGAAATCGCAACCAAAATCTCTGACCTTCTGAAAGATGGTCGGGATTAGCTTCATTAGCTCATCTGGTATGCGTACACCGGGCGTGGTGTTGTCGCCTATCAGTAATGGTGCCCCACGAAAGAATTTCGATGAACTCATAGTTACGCCGCCTTGTCTGCCTTATCTTTCTTGGTTTTTTCCTTCCCTAGAATCTCGATGATGGCTCGTCTGACTTGGAAATCCCTTTCTTCGTCAGAGAGTTTAGTTCCATACGGAACATGGCCGCTACTAGAATCATCCTTCCTATCTGGGATGCTTATAGCAGTAGTCCGCACGTTAGGAGCCGATCCAAACTTCTTATCCACTGCTTCTTTAACACTATCTTGGTAGCTATCGGCTAGAACCTGTGTCACCGCAATCAAGTTTACTATACTGGAGGGGAACTGTTCCTCTATCACCTTGCAAAACACATCGTTGTCATTAGAAGGCCACATAGAGTTCTCGCCGTCAGTGAAGTAGAAAATATAGACGTTCCACTTCTCTGGAGGAAATCTATTCTCGAACTGTTTGGCTATGAACTTCAAAGCCGACGAACAAATGGTGCCGCCGCCATAACGATAGCGGTAGAACTTCTTCTCGTCTACTTCTTGAGCAACAGTATCGTGCCAGATATAGCACCGTTCTACTCTCTTGTAGAACTGCCTGATCCAGACATCTATCCACCAAGCCATATCAGAAATGATATCACATTTGTGTTCGTCCATCGAGGCCGAACCATCTCTAGCAAAAAAGATAATTGCGTTGCTAGCAGGAATCTTGATCTCCCGATACTGACGGTATCGCTTATCGGAATTATGTGGTGTAATGAGCCGTACCGGAGTCTTGAACCCTGGGATCATGTGCAACTGGTTGATCTCACCGCTCGCACACATACGCTTCAAAGCTTGAAGCATGGTGCGGCGATTGTGACGCAACGATTCTGGCCCCGTCAGAGCGATATCGTTGTACTTGATCCTGATGTCTTCGTAGGTTTGGTTCGGCTTGGGCAGCAGATTAGGCAACTGTAATTCATCCTGAAGGAACTTCAGAATGATTTCCAAATCGATGGAGATGGTAATGCCGTCCGCCTCTTCCTGACCGGCTTGCTGGCCCTGGCCCTCCTGTGGGTCTTTCTTGAAGACATCGCCTTCCTTACCCTTGCCTCGACCAATACCCTCATCCGAATCACCGAACACGATATGGGGGATATCAATCTTCGGGATGGTGATATTGATCTTGCCGCCCTTGCCGTCGAACCGGAAGATGCTACCGTTATTGATGTATTTCTTCAGTTCTCGCCGAATGCGTCCTGAATATACATCGATAAAGTCCTTGTGATCGCCTTGTATCCTGTGTGGCATATGTTTGACCCTTTAGTAAAAAAGAGCGGCGGCTGTAGGGCCAGTCGCCGCCCTTGTTGTGTTACCGGGCTTCACAGGATTAGTCATCCTGTTCAGCTAGGTCGCCTCGTGCGAAAATGCTGCCCACGTAATCGAGAACGTCAGTAGCCGACTTCTCGTTGTAACCGTACTGGTTGACCAATCTAGTCTTGATGGCATCGATCTTCTTCTGAATCTCAGGATCGACCACCGTGGCACCACTGACGTTGAGGGCCGAGAGCTTGATATGGTGCTTCGTATCCTCGAACAACTTGGCCTCTAGGGCCTTCTTCAACTGAGGATTCGAGTCCCACTTGAACTCCTTCTTCTGAGTAGCTAGCGAACCAATGAAGGCTGCTAAACCACGACGGAACTCATCTGCACCGATCTCAGGGATATCAATCTTCTCCTCGATCTGACGCATCAACTTCTCGTCCGGCTCCTGGTCCTTACCAGTGTAAGGATTCTTGATCTTGGCCTTGTTGATATAGGCCATGACGTTATCGATGTAGTTCGCACACAGACGAACAATTGCTTCCTCGTCTCCAACCAATGCTTTCTGTACCTCTGCCTTGAGTATTTCATCGAGTTCCTTCATGGCAAACTCGACGCACGCAACATACCTGCTGGCCTCTTCCTTGTTTGTAATCAAGGAAGACCGATCCAGGCCCTCACGAATCTCGCTCAACACCATGAAGGGGTTGATGTAGTCGTAATGAGAACTCAGGCAATTGGCGATCTTGTCCTGTACGTATCGGCAAGACACACCACCGTACATACCCTCGTTGGGGTATTTATCCCGCAACTCTTTGACCGAATCTTCGGTCCAGCCAGGAAGTGCCCGGCCATCATATAGCTTGCACTTCTCGACCAACGTGAGCTTACCGTCCTTGTCGTCTTGTAGTCTGGTCAGCACGGCCCACAGAGCGGTGATCTCTAGCGTGTGCGGTGCGATGTGTTGACGAACACCACTCTTCTTGCCGTAGTAGTGGTCTAGAATCTTCAGTTCCTCATTCCAGCGTAGGAGGTATGGAACGTCGATCTTTACAGTTCGATCTCTCAGGGCTTCCATCGACTGGTTGTTCTTCAACTTCTCATACTCTGGATTGTTGGTATGACCGATCAAAACCTCATCAACCGGAATCTGCGAAAACTTCTTCGGCTTGATCTGCTGTTCCTGCGAGGCACCCAGCAAGTCATATAGAAACTCCTGGGCCAGCTTGAGCATTTCGATGAACTCGACAATACCTCTGTTACCGACGCAAAACTCGCCGTCGAAGTTAAAGGCTCTAGGATCAGAGTCGGAACCGAAGTGCGGGAGCTTGGCATAGTTGATGTCGCCTGTTAGCTCTGTAGCATCCTGATTCTTCTCGTCCTTTGGTTGAAAGGTTGCGATGCCACAACGGTCGGCCTCGGAGTGGGTCTTGCGAACGACAACGATATGTTCATCCACGACCTTTTGCCAATCACCGTCGTACTTCTTCAGCAAGGCGTTCATGAAGTAACGGCAGCGTGGATTCAACTCGCCTTCGCAGCGGAGGGTGTAGAGATTGACCCTTTCCTGTTCTGGAGTCTGCTCGTTGATGATCTCATTCAAATCCTTGATGACATCGCCTCGGAAATTGGATGGGATCAACTTAAGCGGTTCTTCGTGCATCGGGCACTCGTCGGTATCGTGTGTGTAGATACCGTCACCACCAACTGGCAACTTGACCCATTTGTAGCTATACCAAGCACCGTCATCGCTCCTAGAATAACGCTCTAGTCCTCTCTTGAGCAAGCGGCAAATGGTTGACTTCGAGCTACCTACCGGGCCGTGGAGCAGTAGGACACGCTTCTCTGTTCCGTACCCACCAGCAGCACCCCGGATGAACTTGACTAGTTCCTCCAACGTCTCCTCTAATCCAAAGATAGGTATTTCTTTGTCATCGAAAAAGTGGTAGTGGGTCAGGGTCTTGCGATAGCGTTTGAACTCCTTGGACCCCTTTGACACAATGGTGTCATACAATCGCTGGTACGCCGTCCTAATAATTCTTGGGTTGGCATATACCCTTTCTAGATACTCAGAAAAGGGCAATTCCTCGTGTAGAGTAGTGAACTCTTTCCTGTCGAACTTGGCTGCTAGAGCCTTGAGCTTCTGAACTTGTTCCATAATGATATCCCCTTGAATAGAGTCCAAGTTGTTTCTGTAAGTATATGCCGGTCAAGAAAGCCAATGCAAGAGGTAATTCTAGAAAACCTTCTAATCACTTAACCTCGCCGAAATGCTCCCCGCTAGATATGTCATCTATCGAATTATACGGTTCCGCTCCCATGTGGGACTTCTCCTGGGCTTCTTTCCTCTGGTCACGGGTACCACCCTGCCGGTCCATGTTCCAGTTGTGCCTGTAATCATGACTGTTGTTGAATCTATCAGTGCCGACAGGTTGAGAGAACTTGAAGTTAGCCATGCTAATCAGCTTGTCCTTGGACTTAGATTTGCATTCTGGACAGCGGATATCTGAGTATTTGCCCATCTCATCGTAAGAGGTCACTTCATCCCATTCGTGGTCACATTTCTTGCACTTGAAACTATACAGTGGCATATTCTTTCCTCACAAAATTCTCTTCAGGGTAGCGTATGTAGTGGCTACCAGTGTTAGCTTGGTTTTGAAACTCCTGAACCTCCAGAACCAGCTTCGCTCGCACATCCGAAGAGCAATGTGGAGCATTTCAATATCGGTATCTACAAACCCTTCTTCACCAAATATGTCTGCATATACCGGTTCAGGTTCTTCATCGTCGTTTCTGTTTTCTTCAAAAAATTTGTCTACGTCCTCGTTCTCCTCGTCTTCGTCGTAATCATAGTGCCTCATGTGTCCTCCTAAACACAGACATTATCAAACACGAGGCTCATTTTGTCCCACAACTTCAAAACCCTCATCTCGTTGACCGTGACGCTGGGCGTCATGAGTCTAGTAGAAGCACCGGCAAAAGGAGTCTCCAGCTTATCTATCCAGCGGGACACCACAAACTTGCCACAACCCTCCCTGTATGATACGAACGTGCCGGTCTCACTCGACTTTGAATCTACTACCTTGCCATCTCGAAACACGTCGGCGGCTACAACACACGGTTCCTCAAATAACATCACCTTATTGCCGGACGTAATTAGCTCATTGATCGTGGCTACCTGTACCGGGTCTTTATCCTTACAGTAAGAGAAAAACTTAACAGATATTCTCTGTGCCCAACTCATCAACTGCTTGGAGTAGATTCCCCGTTCGCACATGATGATGACCTCGGCATCAGGAAGGTTCTTCCACATGGAATACCACGCCGAGAAAGTCATCCAATTATGGATCGGAGAATACTTTGACTTAACAACTACAGTCAGTCCTTTGCCGGTGAGACTTATATCTTTCATGCCCTATAAGAGAAGGATCACTCAAAATCAGACAGCGGATGCACTTGTTCTCCGGTATCTGCATCTACGATGACAAAATTATTTCGGTTGCACCCAGGGAAGGTATCGACACATTCCAAGCAGACTTCAAGCATCTCTCTGGCCTCCTCTAGCGTCTCGCAAGTCCAGGTCTGATCCCTGAAATCTAGAGTCCTGCCGGTTTCTTTGTTGTAGAGTGTGTAACTCATTTTGGTATCTTCTTTGATCTTTTGACCAGTAGCGAGGATGGCGGCTTCAAAGATGACAACTCGAACCTCATAGGCTCAAACTGCAAATCCTTGTTGTCCATATCGAGTCTGAAATCATCCGGGTGTAGAAATGCTGCCGGGCGATCTACTTTGGCAGTAGCTACTAACTTCGGGAAAGGGTTCTTCGGTGCCGGGAAAGACTTGGCTGGTTTAGCTGGACGGTACGGGTGCCGCCCAGCCTGTCCGTAGACAGACTTCGTTGAGTTGCCCTGCTCAATCAGGTCCAGATACTCTTTGAAGTCCAACTTTATCATCAGAGTATCTATTCACTTCCACTTCTCTTCTCCGTCCTCCCAATAATGAAGCACTAATCTCCCTGAAGTAGATGGATACTTTCTGTCCATCTTAATCCGCCCAGAATGACATTTACGATGACAGGTCGCACAGACCACTACGCTATTGTGTTCTGTGTACTTGCCGCCCTCCTCGCCGAGAATGATCCTATGAACATCTAGAAGATCGTAATCATCCTCGCCGCAGATGTAACACTGCTTCTCATATAGTTTCTTGACCTTCTTGTTTATCAGTATTCGTTTTCTAGGCATGTAAATATAGTACCAACTACATGACCCAGAAAAAACTACTTTTTACAAATGGTGCGGAGAAGGAGTGCCTGCAAAAGAACTAGAATGAAGTATGTGTTGATCTCTATGGCCCTGGCTGTACGTTCAATAGAATTGGTCCACCCCTCAACAGTCGAATGGTCCCACTTGAGAAACATCGCCTTGATGCTCATCAAGAAGCACAGACCCATGACGAGGCACAGACCCCAAATCATGTATTAAACTACCTTCCTGCGATCCATATCATCCTCTCACATAGTTTTTCATACCAATTGAAGCGAAATAGGGGTCACCGTATATTCTGAACTCGTCCTGTAGAGGAACGCCGGTCTTAACCGATTCCTTCAACATGATTTCCATCAAGAAGCACAGACCCATGACGAGGCACAGACCCCAAATCATGTATTAAACTACCTTCCTGCGATCCATATCATCCTCTCACATAGTTTTTCATACCAATTGAAGCGAAATAGGGGTCACCGTATATTCTGAACTCGTCCTGTAGAGGAACGCCGGTCTTAACCGATTCCTTCAACATGATTTCAACCATGCCATTACGAGCCGAAATGTAATCCACCCTACTTAGAATACCAGCTTCAACCGACTGAACCGGCTTGAATGATCCCCATTCAGGTAAACCATGATGGCTGGCGATACAGTGGAGTACCTCGTCAACGAACTCCTTTTTGACGGACCCAGACTTTAGTGACCTGAAATGCTGATCGACCAAGCTCATGCCATAGTAGATGTGCCCGATAGATTTCTCGGTGCTTAGCTGTTGGGATATACCCACTTTGTTGATATAGTAAGTTTCTACCTTGCCGATGTCGTGTAAAATGGCACTGGCGTAAAGCACGTCTTTGTTGATGAAGCTATACTTGGGCAAACTGATTTCAACAACCGCCCTCACCAGAGCCAGAACCTCGGCGGTATGTACAATCAACCCGCCCTGATAACTGTGATGGACCTTCGTGGCTGCCGGGCAAGCCCTAAACTTCTCTTTATCCAAACGTCCCAGGCACCCTATGGCAAAATTGTGGTGAACCCTTTCGTCCCAGAAAGAACTATCAGCTATCAAATCCAGTGCCGCTCCGATAGCCTCGTCGCTGGCCTTTTCAACCTCACAAATGGCAACGGCATCCTGGGGAACTAGATTAAACAATTCCTCACGAGTAGTCCTACCAAACCCCTCAATGACGATGTTGCCACGCTCAGCCATATTGTCTTGAAAAGAAGACACCAATATCACATCGCCGATATGGGGAAATTTCGGATTAGCCGCTACGTCATCTGGGGCATTCCACATGAAAGCCTTGATGTTGCCAACCTTGGTCTTCAACAGGACTTGCCAGAACACCTTGCCGTTTTTGGCTACTCTTTTCTCTTCCTCTATGACTAATGCATATAAAGGAACCGGTATTACTATACCTCCCATAAAACTCCCTTCATTCTCTAAATACCTTCATGTACTACGACCTCTGGTTGAAACTGGAATCCCTTCTAGTCCCTGGATTAAACGAGAAAGAAAGACACGATCTTGCTGGTCTAGATGAGATGTCGCCAGAAGAACAGGCTAGACTAGATATTAGGCTACACATGGCAGCCCTGCAACCCGGCGAGGACCGCTTCGACTCTAATGACCAGCGGCTCCTGGCCGACGACATATCCAGAACCAAACTGAGATTCATCAACCTCCTGAAAGATCAAAACGCCGACCCCCAAGAAGTAAAAGATGTGATTCGCCTACTGAAACGAGACATCCGATCTCACTTAGATAATCTGGGGATGCCTTCTGAGGAGTACGGGTCCAAGGCTTGGCACCAAACTTGGATCAGGGTGTACGAAAACTGGATCAATCTTCTTTCTCGACTCCTAGCTTCTGGAGGGTCTTCGTCGTAGAGAGTCCCTCTACCAAATCAAATATCCTGACATCCTCTACCAAGTCCGAGCCGACCACCGCCCCTTTCCAATCAGAGCCTTTCACAAGTACATCTGGCTGAATCTGTTTGATCGTCTCGTAGGGCGTCTCCTCCTCGAAAGAGATTACGAAATCAACACAGTCCAATCCAGCCAACATCGACATACGATCACACAAGTTGTTGATTGGTCGGCCTTCGCCCTTGAGCCTAGAAACACTTTCGTCACTGTTAACCGCAACCACCAGAGCGTCCCCTTGGCACTTTGCGAACTTCAACATTTCTAGGTGCCCACGATGTAGTATATCAAAACAACCATTCGTAAACACCACCTTGCCTGGATACTCGCTCAAGAACTCCTTGGAAACCAATTTGGCAGCGTGAGGGTCTATATGTCTCTTCAACTCATGAGGCGTGATCGGTTTGTTATAGTGCTTCTGAACATATACCGCCCCGGCCTCATATGCCAACTCAACGGCATCTACCACATCCATCATCCGGCCAAGGCCCATCGCCAAGAAAGCCATAAAGCAATCACCCGCACCTATCACACTCTCGGCTGATACCTTGGTGTGAGGAATGTACTCAAATTCCCTGTCAGCTACCTTGCCTACTAGTCCGTCACCGCCCATCGTGATAACCGCAGCCATACAATGGGTCGTTTCCATGATTTTGTCGGCTTGCTTGAGCCAATCGCTTTCACCAGTTAGTTCCTTGGCCTCCTTGTAATTAGGTTTCAACAACGTGCAACCATACCACCGATTCAACGGCCCCTTCTTGGGGTCCACCAACTTGATTGGCACGTTCGGAAATTGCTTGGCAGCCCAAGGAAAACTATTACAGAACAATCCCTTGTTGTAATCAGAGAATATAATGACTTCATGCGATGTAGCACAATATCTGTCGAACAACTCCTGCTGGAGTCGGTGTAGTTGATCTACATCCAACCCATAATTATCCTTTTCTACATCCCAGCGACACAGCGGGAATTGTCCCTGATAGAACCGCCTTTTCACAGGAACTAGACAGCGTGGAGGCAATAGTACGCAATTAGATGTGTCGATGCCATTGGCTTCTAGGACATCGTGGCTGCGATGGTCCAAGAAGCCAAACAATTTGACCTTGGTGTTGAAGTATTTGAATTGGGCACAAACATTACCGGCCCCACCGGGCAAAGAAGCGGTGGGGCTGTGATCCAATGATCGGAGGACCGGGATGGGGAATTCTGGGCTGACCCGGTTGGCGTCTACAGTAAAGTATTCATCTACCATCACGTCGCCAACGACGGTGACTTCTATCGGCCCTTCCTTCTGGTCTTCTGCCAGAAAACGTAATGCATGGCTCATCATGCCCTATTAGAGTTGGTAGAGGTCAATTTACTACGGTCGTCCTGACCAATTTGATGACCTGTAGGGCGTCCTCAACCGCCGTGTGGGTGACTTCTGAATCCTTATTGGCTCTCTTCAAACATTCCTCTAGCCCAGGCATTGCCTTGTCTTTACTGGGGTCCAAGAACAAGATGGCCGGGTCGATGAAACGATGATGTAGTTTGACACGGCTGTAAAAACTAGGCAGCTTGGCAAGAAACTTGTTATCGAAGCCGCCAAAGTTATTACCTGCCACGTTCAATTTGGCGTCAGGATCATGCCCCTGACATACTAACCACTTGGCGAATTCTTCGCCCAGGGCGGTTTCATGAACGTACTTGAATGGCGGTTCTAGTTTGGCTATACGCCGGAATATCTCTGCGTGCATCGCTAAGGCGTATGGCTCGCCGACATAGATGTTGTGGAGAACATAGGCGTGGAACCTGGGGAGCAAATCTAGCGGTCTGAGGTCATTCAGATCATCTAGTACCGCTCCGAATTCGATGACTTGACAATACTTATCATTTAGACCGGTTGTTTCGATGTCGATAGACGCATACTTCATAGCTTCTCTCCAGACGGGAAATGTAGAAAGAAGCTAACAAAAAAACACCGCCCTGGCAAGAGCCAGGGCGGTGTTTGTAGTCTAGCGGCCCGAATCAAATCGGACAGGTGCCACCTTCGCACTCGTCTTTCTTCTTCTCACCTTCCTCATCCTCTTCTTCGGGCGGCGGTTCCTTGCCTTGCTGGATGGCAAACAATTGATTGAGCATCTTGCCCAATTCCTTGTTCCATTTCCGGCTCTGCGTATAGTCACGAAGTTTTTGGGCCTGTTCTTTGTCCGACTCTGAAGTTCTTCCCAGATATCGTCCACGAGTCTACCTTTTTGCCCGAACCTGCCAACATCAAACGGCTACGGGGATTTTGATCTTCGGCTGGGGCTTATACCCGACTACCTCAAAACTGTCCATAGTGTAGGAGAAAATATCAAGAGCGGCCTTGATGACGAGTTTTGGAGAATCTGGTTTCGGCCTTCGCAGGTATTCCTCCACCGCTTCCATCTGGTTCAGATAGATGTGGCTATCCACCGTGGAGTGAACAAACTCATGCGGCGTGTAGCCGGTTTGTTGAGCCAGCATCATCGTCAAGGCCGAGTAAAAAGCGATGTTGAAAGGCACCCCAATCGGGAAGTCACACGACCGCTGGGTGAGCATCCCGCTGAGCCTGCCTTTATCCGGGTCCACAAATACCTGATACGTGTAATGACAATTGTGATTTAGAAAGTTATTGGCGGTATAAGTATGCGAACCTTCTACCGACAAATTGTGTACCTCTGGCTCGGAGACCTCACCGATGAAACCCTCCGTCACGTCCTCCACTCTAATCCAAAGCAAATCTCCTTCCTTGATATATGGAATGCCTGTATGAAATTGCCTTCGTGACTCGCTCTTTTTAACGATCAGCGTATAAAGATCACACTGATTGACAAGCCTTCCTTGGATGATTTTCTTCTTTTTCCGCTTGAAGTGGTAGATCGCCGCTCTTTCTCCCAACTTCCAGAATATGGACTGCATCCCAAGGGCCAATTTGGGCGAGGTAGTGGTAAAATGCCAATACCTTCCATTAGAACAACCATCACTGTCGTAGTATCCTTCCACCAGCTTCTCCAGACACTCAATCGGGGCATCCAGTATCCATCTAGGAATGTCTTTGTTGTGTGCCCGATGTCCTAGAGTTCTGAGTATGGGTGCCCATTTTTCACTGCGAGTCTCAAAAGTCGAACAGGACTCCCCTTCACCTTTCTTGCGAGAGATTTTTATGGACTTTCGGATCATCGGCAAAATATATTCTTCGTCTTCTGCCGCTATAGCAAAAGATATACGAGAGCTATTTTTAGAGGCCCATCCATCGCCCAAGAAATAACCCATCATGTACCAATCATCCGGCGACGAAATCTCAAAATCGGTCTTTTTGGCATACTGATTGACGTAGATGTGTTCTTTGAATACCGGCAGCTTGCTCTCGGTGTTTAACCGCATAGCCACATAATCACCCTTCTGCACTGTGCTGGCCGGAACATACCCTCGCCCACGAACTAAGAAAGGATGATTTGGAGTACATCTCACTGGAAGACCACGACTATAAGCCATAGTCAACAAAATCCCCTTGCCTGAATAGGGCGTAATAAAATTCTCGGTCACTGACTGCCAGCCACCAGATGACCAAACTAGATCACCCGCCTTCACATCTTCAATAACTCGATATCCTTTATCGGTTTGCACAAAAGTGCCCTTCACAAAACACGGCGGGAGACGCATTTTATCGGTATCCCTCGGATTCCACAGAGAAAAAAGGATGCGGCGACAATCCGGCTGCGTCTTGATGCGGTTGACCATCCAGGCGAGTTGGTCGAACCCTCCAAAGCCATACATACTATAAGGTAAATCGCCAAAATCAGTACATGGGTCTACCTCGGTGTCTTGGGTAAACTCCCTGCCGCCGATGCCGTTGCCATAGAAGCCATTGAAATGTCGAAGTTGGAAACCATAGACAGGACCGAAAGAACCAGGAGCGTAGCCATGTTTCTTCTCGAAAGCCTCATCTACCCAGGGCGTCCAGATATTGACTCCCAATTTTTGCAAATCCTTGTTGTTGGTACTGCCACTTAGAAACCAAAGTAGTTCAGCGAAAACGGCCTTGTGCGGAATCTCACGTCCGGTGAGTAGAGGGAAGCCCTCGGAGATGTTGTAGCGGGATAGAATACCGAAAACGGCTATAGTCCCGACGCCGGTTCGATTGGTCTTCTTGACGCCGGTGCTAATGATCTGGTGCAGGGCGTCGTCATAGGGTCGAAGCAAGTACATTTTATAAACTCCTAGCTTTGCGGATTTCTTCTAGCACTGGAGCTAGAAGCATCATTTCGTCGTAGGTAAAGAAATCATTCTTCACCATGTTACACTGACGGCAATAAGGGACTACATTATCGGATGTATACCCGATAAAGTTATCTTTGCGGTCCAATCCAATGCCGGTGGAGTTTAACACGCCTTTGCAATAATGGCAATGCCCAGAAATCAGTTCGGTGTACTCTGCCTCTGAAATAGTCCACCAAGCCTCCCTCGCTTCTTGGTGGTTCTGCATCGAGCATTTGCAAAACGTGTGTGAGGGATTCTCATAAGTTCGCAGGTAATTATAGAACGACATGATTTACAATAGGCATCACACAAACCGGTTCCGTTTCGCTTTCTAACGGTGAACTCGTCTAATGCTTTCTGGTCGCCATACTTGCCACAGACCTTAGAATCTGCACCTTGCTTTCTCTTGCCTAGCTCGTAGCATTTTCTAGAGCAGAACTTGCCTTTTCCTTTAGCCAGCAAAAACTCGTAGGTATAAAAAGGAGTGCCACAATGTTTGCAATTCAGTTCTACTTTCATCATCGTACCAATAAAAAAGGCCAGCATTTCTGCTGGCCGAGACACCCATGTGGGAATCGAACCCACCTATGCCTTTTTGGGTGGTGTGAGAATTCATTGTGACCCTCATTCCGCAAATTGTACCCTTTCGGGCGTGTAGTCTTCAGATCACGGTCGGCTTCTCAAAACCGCTGGCATTGGTGTGCCAAGTGAACATAATTTAGTAATATAAATCTAGCACGTATCAAAGCAAGTGTCAAACATACTTTCAATCATCTAGTTCTCTAGTCTGCCGCAGTCACTCACTTTTCTACACAATCCAAGTTACCATATAGTAGTAGGCTGGTCAACACTTTTGCCGGAATTTTTTTGGTAGGTACATTTTTGGCTAATCCCCATCGACTGAACCGGCACATCGGCTTTAGGAATTTCCCTGGAAGGCTCAACCCACACGTTTTTGTAGACAGCCCTCTTGTACCTTCATGTGACTTCAATTGTACACAACTCACTGGAAGAGTAATCTAGCTCACCAAAGTAAATTGATATCGGCCACGCTTCTTCAAAGGTCCATTCTTCCAATGGTTTCATGACACAGCACATCAGGCCCATCCCCAGGTGCTATTCCCGCACTTAGGGCAGGTATAGTCAGGAACTAGGAAACACAGCTTGATCGTTCCGACTTTGGCTAGGTCGTACTGTTCTTCAGGTTTCTTGTTTGGATCAGTTAATTCGTATAGACTCGCAATAATAGAAAAAAAGGTCTTTGATCTCTTCGTCTGTGACATCGAAGTAGGTTACTGTAATCTATTCCCAATCCGACTTACCTGGAATCCAGGCTTTGGCGTCTAGGAAGTTCTTTTCGGTCTCCTCGATGTTCATCAGCGAACGTGCATTTACCTTGGCGTAGATCGGCTGAGTTTTTCCGCACGGAAAGTCAGCTTCACACGTCCAGCGAAACTTTCTAGACATAGAATCTTCATTAAATGAAATTAGATGTGTGAATGGAGAAGTGTTATAGATCGAGCCGCATGGCGTTGCACCAATTGCGGAATCCAAATTGTTCGTAGAAGGGAACAAGGTCAAGGTTGCAGTCTAGAATCAACTTGTAGCAACCCAAAGACATGCCTACCATGATAAGATATTCTACAAGAGCCTTGCCTATTCCACGGCCTTGATACTCTTTCTGAACGGCCACATCTTCGATGTGGCCTACTTTGCCACCTGCGTGTATGAACTTGGTTTCGACCAACAGGCTAGCTGTGCCGACAACTTTGCCATCAACGACGGCAACGTAGATTTGTGTCTTTGCCGCCACTTGCAAGTAGATGTCTAGTGCTTCGTCAAACGAGAGTTGTGGATCGGAAAGGGATTTCAGGCTATCTAGTAAACCATTGTTCAAATCTGAGATAATCGCTTCACGAATTTCCATTGCGTTTCTTCTTGAAGAACGGGTCTTCCTCGCCCCAGAACGGCAGTCGCATCCTGCGAACTAGTCCCGGTATCACCGGACGTGCAAAACCAGCAATACACGCTGTACTCGTGGCATTTTCGTTCTTCTCTCTTTGAGAGAGCCAGTCTTTGAAGTCTAACTTTATCATGCTGGTGGTGCCCCTGGTGCTAAAAACCCAGCAGACATGAGATCGTCTACTGATGGATTAGCTGGGTTTCCTCCCGCTGCTTTGACTTTCTCTGGGTCTACCTTAATGACGAAAACAGAGGTATCTATGTCGGTTCCTTGTGGCATTGTCATGTAGCCCTTGTCAGTCTTCTTGTGTACCTTCTGCCCGTCGAACCCCATAATCTTCATGGGTTTGATCTTAGCTGCTATGACGTTATTGCCACGAGCAGGATCACGTTCCAAGCTGAGGATACGATATGGGGCAAAGTCGGTAGCAAAACCACCCATATCTGTGTTCAGTCCAATATCTGGAACGGCCTTCTTCGCAGCGTCCCACTTGTCCTTTGGAATGTGCAATTCCTCTGGACCGGCGACACTGTAACCGGCTGCGAATTTTTCAGCCTCGTCTAGATACTCTTTGAACGAGAAGGACTTCATGCTTTTATATAGGGGGCTGGTATATACTTTGGAGACAACAATGCAATCGCCTGGATTCTCAGACTTTAGATCGCTAATGGACCTGTGGGATGAACAACTAGAAAAACAAGCCCAAGACAAGATACGTTCCATGCTGGAAGTCAACGGGTTCGTGTTCTTCTTCAAGAAGGACAACGAACTGTTCGCCGCCTCTGAGGATAGTAGGTTGACGTTCGCTAGGATGAAGAACCCAGACGAGGACACCGACAAGGATTGGGGTAAAGACGCCGCTTTCAAAGGCATCAGCCTCACCAGTGCCCTCCAAGGCGAAAAGAAAGAGAGCATGTTCTATCTAAAAGACTTGAAGAGCATTAAGGTTCTAGACAAGGAAGATGCTTACAAAGAACTAACCAAATTAGCTCAACAAAAAGGACAAGGTAAGAGGCTTAAAACAGTCCTGACTACCGACGATGACGAATACGATATCGAAGTACCGGCCAACCAACGACAACTAGGAGACGACGTATGACGAAGATGGAGTTTGAAGACGAAGATCAAAAAGGCAAACGCAAGTACCAATGCTTCGTATGTGGCATCCAACACACCGAGTTCGAGGAATACAAGAAGCATATAGTAGAAAATCATGAAGAGGGCAGAGAATACGTTATCTGTCCGCTCGACCACTGCAAGGCTCCGGTACGTGACCTAAAGCTCCATTACAAGGTGAAGCACTCTCACGCCAAACTCCCACCGGTAAAAGGCCCAACCAGGGCACTCATCTGGAAAGACATTAACCCGAAGGGCAAAGGCAAAATGAGGACTCGAAAGCCCAAGTTCCTAGATGGCTGGTATGAGTCGCACAAAATGAAGAAGAAGATGCACTACCGAAGCGGCTGGGAGAGGCAGGTGTACGAATTACTGGATGAATGGAATGCCGTGCTTAGCTACGACGTAGAGATCATGAAGTTCAACTATTTCTTCGAGGGCGAGAATCACACCTACATTCCCGACCTGTTTGTACAATTCATGGACGGAAGAAAAGAAGTATGGGAGATCAAACCTTCCAACCAGACGGCCATGCAGAAGAACCAAGCCAAATGGCGGGCCTGCGGCCTGGAGTGTCAAGCTAGAGGGTGGTCTTTGAACGTCATTACCGAGACTGGCATGGATAAGCTCAAGAAGAAGGTGCAATTCCAGATACCTTTGACCGAGAACGCATTTGATCCTGAACAGCCCCCAGAAGACTAACTACCACTCCACCCTTTTTTATAGACTTTCTTCCTAACTGTTTCACCGCTGACCGACTTTTTATACCGCATCCTGCCTGATTTGCCTCTTTTGGATCGTTCGTAGCGGCGTTCGACATCACGCTGTTGCTCTCTAGTTTTATACGGCATACTCCCATCCTCTAAACGAGATACCATTTTCTTCTGACATAAGGGACCACCAGTGTGTCTATCTTTTGGTAGAGGTCTTCCTTGGTTCCATTGTTGACCAGGAAGAGATCAACTTGCTCGCACCCCTCTGGGGGTGTAGCTCTTGGATCGGTAGTTCTATTCCAGTATCGAACACGACCTGGAGGACCAGAACTCCAATCACCTGTTAATTCGTCGGCGGGTTTGTTCACTGCACCCTCGGCACCTGTAGTCTTGTAGCGGTCTTTGAACCAATCGACAACAGGCTTGATCTGAGCCTCGGACCCGTTGGGGTCGTCGTTCTCAAATCCCGGTCGCCAAACTAGAATAGTAATGCCGCCGAGACTTTTGATCTTCTTGAGTTCGTTGATGTAGCGGGCATCAGAAAGAATGAGATTGTCGGTGCGATTGCGGAAGACTAATTCAATCCAGATATTTGCTTGAATCTTGCGGAACCCATCGCCAATGAACTGTAACCCCTGGCGGACATTCATATCGAACCCAGGAGGACACTCCGATTTCACCTTCCACTCCTCTATAAACGACAGAGGCACATCAAAGGTCTCGGAGTATACTCTTTTGACACTAGCGGCAAAGGCGGTTCTGGTATAATCTTCTCCGAAGACAGAAGGCAGTTTCTTCTTCAAATAGTCGGCAGCGATATCTTTGCCGTTTTGCATTTGAGCAGCTAGACCAATTACTTTCATGTCTTTACCTCCTAGAAGGCTAGATATTACTACATTAGTAGCGAAAACACAAGGGATCAAAAGATGAAAAAACGAAAGCTATCAAGGCGAAATGTAAGAAAAGCCTTGTCTGTAGTCGGCAACGGAGTAGAGAAAATATGCAACAACTGCCGACTGTACAACCGAAAGGCAGGAGAATGCAGAGTCGTCGTTCTCTATCAGGGATGTAGGTACAATCTACCGGTTAGCCCAGGCGATAGGTGCTTCTTCGAGAACGAGTTCGTTGCTATCAAGGAAGAGTTGGTAAACGATCAAGTGGTACAAAAGAAAGAGACTTTTGTGCCTGCTAACGAGATCAAGAGTGCTAGATTCTGGGTAGAAGACCCCGTTACAGGCAAACCCGCCGAAGAAGGGGTCGTCAAGATAGAATACGATAAGGACTTCTTTGGGAAGCAAGAATGAAAAACGTGATGGTAGCAAACCTGTTGCCAAAGTCGAGAACAAACAAGGAAGAACTAGTAGCTATGGCCCAGGCTCAAATCGAGAATAGCCTGGACCTCGGATGGAAGCCTGAAGATATATGCCTGATAACCAATTTCGACTTTGAACATGCAGGTGTAACAGCGATCAAAACCAACCTCAACGAACACTGCTCCACTGGCAGTAAGATGTTCGGCATACGTTGGCTGGTAGCTCAAAATCTAGACAATGTGTATTGGGCACACGACTTGGACTGTTGGCAGGATGTCGCTTTTGAACCTCCAAAGTTCAAAGACGTGGGCATCTGTGAATACAGCCTTCCAAAATACAACGGCGGAAGCGTATTTTGGAGAGACACATCTAAGGACATCATTGAACACGTAACTCGAACTTTGGAGGAGACCAATGCTACTAGAGAAGAACCAACTCTAAACAAAGTCCTGAAGAGTAAAGAGTATCGAGACAGAGTAACCGTGCTTAATACGACGTTCAACCTGGGTTGCTCTGGTTTCGTAAAGCGTTACGAGCGAGCAATCAAGCCGATCCACGCATCACACTTCCACCCCACTAATCGCATTGCCTGGGAGAGTCATGCGTTGAACAGAAGCGGCCTCGGATATAGATCAGTCTCCCCTCGGTTGGAAGCACTGCTGCGTCGGTTCTGGCCTGAATTAGCGTACAATCTCCACCCAAAAGACCTCAAGAACAAACTACGCAGCGAACGGCGTCGATCCATGATCCTCTAAAGAATAACTTCCTCGGAGAAGTTCTTGATGAGTCTGGCTTTGCCCCAGGGCTTACCTTCGTTGGCCTTCAAAATGCCTTGTTCTATTTTCTTGTACCCTAACTGTTGGTTCAACTTCTCGCTTTCCTTCCAGTTCTTGATCGGCATGTTTTCGCCCTTCTGCTTGCTAGAAGTCTTGATCCTCTCCAGATAAATTCCACCAAACCAATACAATTCGTAACCGGACGCCCAACCCCGCCGCAAGAGGTCTATATCGTCGTACCCGTAACCAACCATCTCCTCGTCGTAACCACCCAACTCATCCATGAATTCCTTCTTGAAGAAGCCAAGTCGCCCACGCAACAACCTCTTGCCCTTGGCAAACATCCCCCGCCGCCCCTCGCACTGGTTTGCCAATATGTTGAGGTACTCGCAGAATGTGCGGTCTGGTGCCTGGGGAGCGGTTCTCCACACTATGTAATTATCGGCATCTACATTAACAACCACGTCGCCGGTAGCAGCCTTAAAAGCTATGTTGCGTGATATGCCCATGCTATAGTGCTGTGGCTCATCAGTGCGGTAAAAGTTCAGTTTACCATTACTAATGTAGTCGGATAGATTGGCCTTTACCCACGCAGCCACATCGTCCTTCTTGCTACCGTAGTCCAGCAAAACGAACTCTACGTCTGGATATCTTTCGTAGCCCAGGTTGAAAGGAAGAGTCTGAGAGAGGTCTGCCAATCTATCCATACAGGTAGTGCAGAGTGAAATCTTGTAGTTCTTGGTTATAGGACGTATTATATTGCCGTCCCAAATTTTCTGACCAAGCCAGTATTGTCTATGACCCATATGAAACTCCGATAAAACCAAGCAATTTTTCGATGACCCTCTTAGACGAGAACTCCTTTGATCTCCTGATGCACTCACTTCGCATTAGTTCTAGGAGATTCCTATCCTTGGCTAACTTCACTATAGCTTTTTTATATTCTGCTATGTCCTTGCACAAAAAGCCATTGTTACCATGTACTATCTGATCTACATTGCCTCCCTTGGGAGTCGCCAACACAGGACAACCACTCATGATGCCTTCTGCTATTGATCTAGACCAAGGTTCTTCTCTTTTGTAAGAGGGAAAGAACACAAATACATCTACATCAAACAAGAAGTCTTTTACATCAAGGGAGAATTCCTTGTGGAACTCTATGTTGCGGAACTTCTTCAAACTACCCTGCACGTTGGAGGGGCAACCCATAAACCTCCACCCAACATCCGCTATATCGAGGTCTTCATGAACCGCTTCAACTAACAAAGGCCAGTCCTTGTTCCATTTGTCACCCACAGGCTTTGAATGCATACCTAGTCGCAATTTGGGAGAAACTGACTTCCCTTGCTCCACACTCATTGGGTCAATGGGCGACTCTAGTATCATCCTGGGTATATGGATCACTTCTTCGTACTTACGACCAATTTCCTCGAAGAACTTCCGGTTCGTTGTGATAATCCTCAAATCGGGGCAGTATTCTTGTATTCGTGCCAACCCCTTACACGGTGAAACAATATAGTTGTAGAGGAAGGTTATCTGTTTTATTTTCGATAGATCGACTGGCTTGGAGTGCTTTTCACTCTTGCCTAGCCAGTAATCCAGAGAGGAAAACAATCTAGAATCCGTGTTGACGACTATCAAGTGATCTAATTCATAGAGTTTATCTACCTTTTCTGGTTCTAGAATAAATACGTTAGTGTAGATTTCTACAGTGTCGGAAACACGACTACGGAGTTTATCTGTGATGCCAGCCTCGCATAACAAATAAGACTTGTGGTTAGTATATCTTGAAATGGCGTTGGCTAACTCGATGCATCTCATCTCCGATCCACCACTGAGGTCGAACTTAGAAAACACCCCTATGTTTTTACTCTTACTCAGTCGGAACATCATCACCCCTCATATGTGAAGAGCTAAAAGGGATCGGCGGCTTGGCCTTGTAATCCAGGTTGTTCATATATCGAGAGATCAATCCTGCGATCTCGTCTACCGTAATCATATCCATACATTTGGCGATGTACTGACCAGAGGCTAGCTTAACAGGGTAAATGCATAGGTCACGATCTTTGGAATCACCATCACCTATTGGAACCACTCTAGATTTCCAGCACCCCCCTAAATCACAACAATCGAGCATTCCGCATGTGTGAACGAACTGCTGGTTCGCCGCCGCCTGCCAGTGGTTAGGCTCTCGACCGCCTGAAATGACGATACAGGCACGACTTTTCCTATTGTAGCGAGGATGTGGCGGCACCGCATATGCAAGGTGCATCGGCAAACTAATGGGTGTAATAACACCGAAACTGTGCCAAATCAACCTGATTAGCTGCCGTCCATCGGTCTTGCCCACTAGATTGACGAGATTTTTGCCGGTCAATTTTGGATGGTTGTGGTCTGGATTGCCAATCTGGACAAATACAAGATCGATAAACCGGTCTACCAAAGCCTGATATCTCTCAAAATCCCACGCTTTAGCAGTATAGTCCCACTTATGCCCGGCATTGACCACCCAAAAAGGCGGATCATATCCCAGGATTTCATGTATCTGCGAGAACCAGCTTTGTTCTTCCTCTCGAATCCAGACCGCACTCTGAAAATCGGTAGGCTCTAGTTTGATATTGAGTTTTCTAGCCAAGTCTGACCCAAAGGCGTTCACAAAATGGTACGCTTTCTGATTACTTTCGTGAATGGTGGGATAATCTAGCTCTATTACATATACGTCCCGGTCCTTCGGGTTTAATTTGGTGACGTAGGGGTTGCCCTCGAAAACCTCGTTGAAAAACGTATCTACACCCGTAACGTACCGGTTTGGATATTGCTCGTGCAAAGCCTTTAATGCGTAAGCCATCATTACGATGTCGCCTGGAGACTGGTGGTTCTTGAGAATGATCTTCATTGGCTTTCTAGGTCCGTCAGAGCGGTCGTACTGCTTTCTTCTCTTGGCTGGCATGGGTTCCTCGCTTTAGAGCCAATTGTACCTGTTTAGTATAGTCAGAGAAAGAGATAAATGGCAGACTGCGGGCCTCCTTATGCTAGAGGTAGTGGCGGATGGTGTGGATGCAACTGTGGTTGCTGCCCGCCCCCGGAATGCCCATCAGTACGTTGGGACTTCTGTGTTGCGTCCTCGTCAGGTAGGTCTTTGTCATCACGATCTTCATCATCTATCTCGTCGTCCAAATCTTCGTCAAAATCCTCCAGCAGTCGATCTTCGAGCAGCAGCAGTAGTAGCTCCCAGAGTTCTTCTAGCAGTTCTTCTAGCAGTTCTTCTAGCAGTTCTTCTAGCAGAAGCAGTTCGTCCAGTAGTAGCAGCCGCAGCAGTTCGAGTAGTTCGTCCAGCCGCAGTTCCTCAAGTTCTTCATCAAGCAGAAGTTCTTCAAGTAGCTCTAGCAGTCGATCTTCGAGCAGCAGTTCTAGCGTAAGCAGTTCGAGCAGTTCTTCCAGCAGGAGTAGTTCGTCTAGTAGTAGCTCCAAGTCATCTTCTTCGTCGTCAAGCAGCCGAAGTTCTTCGAGCAGTAGCAGCCGTAGCAGTTCTAGTAGCTCGTCCAGCAAAAGCTCCTCATCTAGCCGCAGTTCATCAAGTTCTTCGTCTAGCAAGAGTAGTTCTAGCAGTAGCTCTAGATCGTCTTCCTCGTCTTCGAGCAGTCGAAGTTCTTCAAGCAGTTCTTCAAGCAGTTCTTCAAGTGTAAGTAGTTCTTCGAGCAGTAGTAGTCGGAGTTCGTCTTCATCTTCAAGCTCTCGGTCATCATCGAGCAGTTCGTCTAGCAAGAGTAGTTCAAGCAGTAGTTCCAGATCGTCCTCATCGTCCTCAAGCTCTCGGTCGTCATCAAGCAGCAGTAGCTCTCGAAGCTCTTCAAGTAGCTCTTCCAGCAGAAGTAGCTCAAGTAGTAGTTCTCAATCTTCATTGAGTAGTTCTAGCAGTCATAGTTCCTCTAGCTCCTCATCGAGTAAAAGCAGTTCAAGGAGTTCTTCCAGCAGCAGGAGTATCTCTAGTTCTTCCAGCAGCAGGAGCAGCCAAAGTTCGTCAAGCTCGTCGTCTAGCCGAAGTTCCTCAAGTAGCAGGAGTAGCTTTAGCAGTTCCTCAAGCCTAAGCTCCTCAAGTAACTCCAGCAGCCATAGTTCATCAAGTAGCTCGTCTAGTAAGAGTTCATTGAGTAGCTCGTCTAGTAAGAGTTCATTGAGTAGCTCGTCTAGTAAGAGTTCATTGAGTAGCTCGTCTAGTAAGAGTTCATTGAGTAGCAGTAGCTCTAGGTCGTCGTTCTCATCTTCGAGCAGTCGGTCTTCAAGTAGCAGTAACTCTTCAAGTAGGAGTTCTTCAAGCTCCTATTCAAGCAGGAGTAGTTCGAGTAGCAGTAGTTCCAGATCGTCGTTCTCTTCTTTTAGCAGCCGAAGCTCATCAAGCTCCTTGTCCAGCCGAAGCTCATCAAGCTCCTTGTCCAGCCGAAGCTCATCAAGCTCCTTGTCCAGCCGAAGCTCTTCGAGCAGTCCTTCGAGCAGTACATCTTCGAGCAATAGCAGTGCAAGTAGTTCAAGTAGTAGGAGTTCATCCACGAGTTCGTCCACGAGTTCGTCCAGCAGAATTTCTTCAAGTGCAGGTGATGCCTCAAACGGTTCTGCATCTCTATCAAAGGTATTAAAATTCTTTGATCCTGCATCCAGACCCACCCGATGGATGCGGGAACAGGATATGGTAACAGCCCAAGCCCTGGCTTGTAGTGAGTGTTTGTTCTCTGTTTATCTTGTGCCCGAATGCAGCATAGAAGTAACGGGCGGCGTTGCCTACTCAATTGGAGATCAATGTCTAAGTGCGAGTATAAGCGACAACACCTGTGATTGTATGCCAAATGGCACAGACGATGTGAGAATCAATGGTTCGCCGCCGCCAGTTTGCGTCAACGACGGCGACACAATCAGCGTATCCATCGTGCCGTCGCCTCAGTGCGAACTGCTTGGGTCAGAAGGCCCCATCTGTGAGACAGGCCAAGAATTCATGGCAAGAAGACTTATGACAGATAGATTGATGAAGTTAACCTCGTTTCGTGCCGCCATGAGAAACAAGATACTCAGCAGAATTCAAGTTGTCAGGCAAGGAAGAGGAGGCGGGAAGAAGATATACTAAGGCAACAGCATCACCTTCTCGGCGTCCGCCACAAAGTCCTTGATCCGATCAGCCTTCATGTTCAGAATTTTCGGGAGATCGGTAGCCCGGTCCACAAAATCACGGATGCTCTTGATGCCAGCATTGTAGAGTTTGGTAGCACGAACGGCCCCGATCCCCGGAATCTTGACCAGAGGTATCAAATGTGGCTCGACACCGTAGGATACCCTAGATTCTAGTTCGTCAAAGAAATCGGCTCGTTCCCACTTCGCACTCATGGAATCCAGAGCTTCCAACACCGTCCTCGTGCGAGGAAAGTCCATCTGGACATTCCTAGCCATAGCCGCAAAGCTGCCAGTTTCGCTGCCGGTGAGTAAGCACCAGTGAACGTACCCGCCCTTAACGGCGGTCTCTGGAAGATTATCGCCTAGCATCATCCTCAGTTTGGCTGCGTAATTCGACATCTCCTCTCGTTCCTTTTTGTTACAAATGCCCATGCGAATCGTATCCACGTTCCCCAGGGCATACGAGAGGATCAAATCGTTATTATGCAGCCCATGCTTGAATACCACATCGAAATTCCGCTTGAGATCGGCAACATCGAAAGGCGAGTAGTAAAACATGCTGGCTACCTTGCCGATGCCAGTGACTTCTATGCTGCCGTCTTGTTCTTGGCGAATCGCCTTGTACTTGACCAAGAGATTCAACGTGGCATCCACAATATCATCGTCAAACGACTTGGACTGGAAGTTAGCCAGCGTGTTTTCATACCACTTGTACACGTCGTCACGATTCTTAATGCCGCCGTGGTGAATCTCGCTGACCAAATGAAAGGCCAGAGTCTTGTAGTGAGGGGCCTTTTCCTTGCCGTCTTCATCCTGCCCACCGCCAACGTAATCCAACAACCTAGACTCGATACGCTGATGCTTCGAGAGTCGCTCAATATGGTAGTCAGCTTTCGAGTCCGGCACCAGAATATAAACATCGCCACGAGGATCGTACCCCGGCCTTCCTGCACGGCCCGCCATCTGCCAGATGTCGTAAGTATCAACTTCGTTCAGACCACGATGCACCCCAACGATGATTACCCGACGAGCGGGCAGATTTAAGCCCCAGGCAAGTGTAGACGTGGCTACAATTGCGTGTAATGACCCAGAGCGAAAGGACTTCTCGACACTATGCCGCTTGGCCTTCTCTAAGTCGGCATTGTGGAACTCAGCCTCAATACCACTGCCTTTAAGTGCCCGCAACATCATCTCGCCGGTTCGTTTGGTGTGAACAAAAACAAGAAACTTGTCGTCCGAGTAGTCATGGACGATATTGAGGGCGGCATTGACCTTCTCTTCCTCGTTTTGTTCGTAGAGCTTGTTGCCGTCCCAATACTTCTGATAGTGAATGCCCAGAGGACAAGGACGATAATCCGACTCCAGCAAAAAAGTCTGCTTCTTGGTCAACTGGTAGGCAATCCAATCAGCAATCTCGGCGACATTAGGCATCGTCGCCGACAGAAACACGATTCGCAAGTTCGTAGCTATCTGGGCTAATTTCATCAGGCCGACTTCTAAGTGATCGCCTCGACCGGGCACGGTAAGTAGATGTGATTCATCAACAACAATAGTCCCAATGTCCTGGAGCCACTCGTTATTCTCTGATTTATAGTTTCTACACCGTGAATTGAGCATCTCTGATGTCATCACAATGATTTTCGAGTTCTCCAGTTCTTTCTTTCGGGCTGGGGTGAGACGGTAATCCCCTGTGCAGATAGAGATGCCATTGCCATCGAATGAGTGAGCAAGGTCAGTCCAATCGTCCAGCTTTTCTTTAGCTAAAGCCCTGAGTGGCGCAAGATACATTGCCTTGCCGCCACGGACGTTGATCTCGTGGGCCATGAACATCTCGGCACAGACTGTCTTGCCTGAGCCGGTCTTTGTGGCGATCAAAGCACTACAGTCCTTGTCGTAAATGTCAACAACACGGCTTTGGACCTGATTGAAGAAATCAAATGGAAACTTGGCATACGAAGGGAAAGTGTTCGTAGCTACCAAGATCGGTTGATCGGTCAAACGTTGAACAGGTGACATCTACATCCTGCTTTCTTAAACCCACCAAAATCGGCGAGCCTAAATAGATGGTCTTTCAACCATCAAAAAGTAACTAAACTTCACTCCCTACGAGCAGTTCTTGTAGGAAGATTTCGCCCAAGAGATTTTCACTCTTGTATCGAATAGTGCCAGCAAACTCTTTGAGGTCTGCCAGTCTAACCCGTAATCCTGTGAGGATGGCTTCTACATTGTCGTTCAGAGCCTTCCACAAAACCCATGAGTGAACCCGCTTATTTCGGTACTTTTCTGCAAGAGTTCCCAAAACCGCTTCCTTCACTCGCTTTGTGTCCAGTTTATAGAACGACAACTTCTCATTAAGTCCAAGTCCTCTGCGACCTATCACGAAGGCGGCAGACTCATGGATACTTACCTTATACATCCAGCGATACTTGTATTTGCCACTTGTATTTGCCAATGATGCTCGTTCTCCTCCCTGAGTTGGTCGAACGTCATTAGTGGTTTCTCTATGGGCATATAGCTCCTTAAACACAAAAGCAGGCGGCTCTCGCCGCCTGCTTTTGTGTAGTTAAGAAGCCTCCACATTTGCGGGTGCGGGCTGCGGGAGCCGCTCCTTCCTTTGGAAAGGCTTGTCCCGTTTTCCCTGGTTCTGTTCCCTCTGTTCCCTCTGTTCCCTCTGTTCCCTCTGTTCCTTCAGGATAGCATGTCGCCGTTTGGCCTCACGGACGACGTTCTGCCCAACAACATCGAGCATATCAAACCAATCCTCTGCTGAGGTAGCAGAAGCCAGCCAACGATCTACATCCTTGTCCTTGAAAAGTATGTCAGCGATCTCAGCACGATCTCCGCAGAGCAACTGCTGGAACCGGCTATTCAAGAAGCGAAGGTCTTCATCAGAAAGACCTCTGACATACTCTTTTAGTACGGCGTCTGTCTTTTTCATTGGACACCCTTACCTCTAGAGACAGTGCTGCCAGACAGCACAAATTACATGGAACTAAACTGTGCGGACCTTGAAAAACTCCTCGTTGCGAACTGGACCAAGTTCATCGACCGTCGTGCGTTGATGTCCTTTGTCCGTGATTGCTCGATACAGTATCTACAGATAGAGCCTACTTGTCAAGCCCGCAAGATCAGTTTTAGTAGATTCAAGCTTGTCGAGAAGGGTTTTCTCGTTTGGATAGAGTTCGAGGTTATGCACGGAGTTGCCCACACCACAGGAACTATAGAAGCCCTGATAAATTGGCATGGGCAATTCCAACCGCTAGAGATCGTTTAAGCAACTGCGACCGAACGGGTCGGTCTGCCCTCCTTGTTTACTACACAATCCTCGAACAAGATTTTACTACCGTCGTCACAAAATCTCAAGCCCAGATTATAGGAATCGATGGATACGTCCCTACCGGATTGAGAGGCGATAACCCAACAATAGTCTTCGGTCTTTACTAGTTGTCCATTTTTATCTTCCTGCGTGATACCAATTTCTAGTACCATGCCGCTCGGCAGAATCAATTGAACCTGACCCTCTTCAAGCAGAGTGGTAATAAGCATGGACTGAATTTTGTCTGTTTTGGTCATTGGTATACCTCTCCATTCATAGGCTTATCGGTATTGAATAGCTCGTCAAAAACGAGACGAACTATATACCTGTATTAAAGAAGGAATCATCCAGATGAGAAAATAATAACTCATCTAGGCGTGGCGAAAACCTGACAATAGTAGTAGATTCCGTCATCAGCCACGGCGAACGCCACTCCAATTTGAGTATACTTTCCCAAGATGTTTCTCTATAACCGGGCGAGGACATCCAACTTGAAACTACCTCCTCGAATGGGTAGTTCCACGCTATGTTTTCACCCAAAGCAGACCATTGGTATTGAACGGCCCCGACACGCTCTATCATGGTGCGGGCACCTGGGATGGGTAACTCGTGAGACAGACGCTTGCGGCTAGCCATATTCCTGGCATGTTCACCTGCGGCTGTACATAGCTTGATGTCTACTTCCAGCGGCGGGAGGCCATGTTTAGCTCTAGCGGCATTAGTAGCGTCTACGATACGCTGCTCTTCCGGCAGCATAATGCGAATTGGAGTCGGTGATCGAAGACAGCAGCCGCCGATCACGAATATCAACAGGACCAGACTAGAAGAAATTAACGTCCTGCGGCAGAAGGTATCCATACCTGAGACCCTCATATTCTAGTGGCTCGGCTACCGGCTCTTGTAACGAATTAGGCACAGCTTCTCCATCCTTGGTCGTTGTTAGTGTCCAACAGTAGATTTTCCTGTTGTCCTTCAATAGTTCGACCAAGTACAGATTCTCCTCTCCCAAGAAGCGTTTGGCGAGTTTCGTCACTAGATTGAATGGCAAGAAGGGTTCGTACTTGCCATGTATCTGCACCGTGATGAGATAGTGCTTCTCATAGTCAGCTTTGCTGAAATGTACGATGACATTGTAGCCATCAACTAACAATTCGCTGGTTTTCAATGGAAGCAATTCGTCCTCGTTCTTTACGTTTCCTAGAGGGAAGTTGTAAGGGATGAGGCTATCGCCCATCTCCTTAATCTTTTCAATCTGTTCGTCAAGTTTCCTGCCGTACATGCCTTTCTCCTCAATATATACGAGTCAGTCTTTATAATCTCCAGAATAAACAAGCTCAGGCGACCCCGGCAGTAGATACTGAAGTAGATTCATTGTATCTAAACCATACTTGCGTCCCAATCGCTCGGCCTGTTCCTTGGAGTAACTCGTTATCGGCGAACTCCATATACCAGGAAGCTCGCCCTCTCTGGAATTATGTATGATCGAGGCTAAAAACCAATCCCTGGTTTGTCGCATACCATTAGAAAGAGTACCATCAAAATGTAGAAAGTTGAAGACATCTTCCGGCTCCAACCACAGGAACGATGACCATTTATTGCCACGTTGACAGTTAATAGGCATACCACGTTGTAGACTGCAATCTATAAAATGCAGAACTAGTTTGATCCAGTTTTTGGTCAAGAACGGATTGAGGCACCCGTCCCTGCCAATGATGCGAAACTCCAGAGTTTTTCTATCGCCCCGGATTAAATGGAATGTGTTGATCGTATAATACTTTGATGCACCTATGCGTTTGATTATGATCTCAGGGTCCAGGGTAGAATCGTGTGAGAAAAGATCGCACAGCCCAATGAATTGGCAATACTTATTCCTCTTCCTCTGGAATGGAACAGCCGAAAGGAATACCCGCTCACATTTGATCCACCAAACGATGGCAGCCGCTATCTGCTCGAAATCGCAGTCGGCCATATCAATGTGAAGGTGTAGGGAACAAGTCTCGTCTACCGGGATGCGTCGATCACGAGCTACAGCGTCGATTACCTGACAGATTGAGCGTATCCCAATCCAACCCCTCTTGGGCGGGGAACATATTTCCATACCGCAACTTGAATCTGGCTTAACGATCCATCCTGTGTTGTTGTGTGTAGAATGCCATGTCTTAATGGATACTGGCTCATTCGCTGAGCGAGCTACTAGTTCGGCTACCTCATCAATGCCTTTGGGTAATTCTTTGTTGATCTTGTCCAAAGGAAATAACTTGAAATTGCGGCTGTCAAACGAGTTGACCTCAATTTCTACACCGAACCTCCGACTAGTAGAAAGTCGGACAATTTTCTCAGATTCCATGTTTACCCCTTGCACCGCATATCCCTGCAATCATATACTAGAATAGTATTTACATCAAGAGGGCTAATATGTCGCAGAAAAAGAATCGTAAGTGCCTGATGATTCAAACTAGAGACAGCCGAAAGTTCTTTACCCACGAAAAGAATCTACAACAACTGATCGAGTTCTCCAAGACTTTCGGTGCCGAGATTTCTATAGTCAAAATAAAAGAAGGAGAGGTTCTCGATCTAGTGGACTTGGTTCCAGCTATCTGCAACAAAGAGTACAAAGCCAAATCGTCCTTTGAACTCGTAGAAAAGAAAATAGAGTCGCCAACCCACAAACGCAAAGACATTCTCAGGAATGCAAGCCGAATCAGACGCTACATCACAAGCGAGTTCCTCAAAGGAAACACGGTCTCACTAAAACAAGTCCGAAGAAAGTTTGATAAGGAAAACCTAACCCTAGCCTGTTTCTGCAACCACTTGTCCGAAAGCAGACGTGAACTAGAGACATCTGGACACATCATCCACAAAATCGGTGGGGGCAAGTATCAGCTATTCAAACCAGAGACATACTCGGCGATGTAGTCTTCCAACCGCTGCTGCGGGGTCCATCCTAACAAGTTGCAGGTAGCTTCGATATCCGCCAGCGTGTCTCTAGCCTCGCCTGGGCGAGCCGGGAGGTATTCGATTGAGGACGGCTGAAATAATTTTGCCACTTCATTGATGGAGTGGTTTCGGCCAGACCCAAAATTAAACACCTGGGCCTCCAACGAATGAAAAGCGGAGATCGCCCGTAATCCAATAACTATGTCATTGACGTGGGTAAAATCACGCCGTTGCTCGCCATCGCCGGTCACAGTCAACGGCAGACCTTCCTTTTTCTGCCTCTCAAATATGGCAAGCACCGTCGCATACGGTCCATCACTGACATGGCGAGGCCCATAGACGTTGAAGAAACGGGCTATCGCCGTCTGAACATTGAAGACATTGTGATACATCTTGCAATACTCTTCGCCCAGCCATTTCGTGAAGGTGTACGGGTTCTTGTATACGCCGCCGTAGAAAGAACTCGACCCAGCATAAACCACCTTACTACCAGTGATTCTGGCAAACTCTAATACGTTAGCTGTCCCATTGGTATTGGAATTGTGAGACTTGTGAGGGAACTGGAAACTCGGCTGAATCCTAGCTTCGGCTGCTAAATGAAAAATGACTTCATAGTTGCTACACTGTGATGCATGATCCCTGGGGTTGAACGCCCCGACATCTACCACAGACCAAGTGGCCTTTTTGGATAGCTTATCAGGCACGCCAGTAGTGAAACTATCCCAGACATGGACTTCATGACCTTCTTCCACAAGCAAGTCCACCAAGTTACTACCTATGAATCCGGCTCCTCCTGTGACTAGAAACTTCATTGTATTACCTCTCTTGTGACCTCCAATTATATTAGAATCACCGCTTCAGATTTGGTAGTTCGATTTACACACGAAGGAGTGGTCTTTGTAATCGAATTCAGCGTAATCGCATGTGATCTCCTCGCCCACACGTATGTCACGTATGGCGTAGCAGTCGTTGGTATAGCACACTAAATTCGGTTTATGACTATGGTTCATGAAACGAGCATCATCACCACAAAGGATGAAGGTGCCATCTTGCTTGGCATGAAGACCAAAGCCGTAAATCCGACTGAATCATATTTGAGCATCAACTAACAACATAAACAAAAACGCCCAGCCCCTTCGGGGCTGGGCGTTCCTCTCACTGCCTAGTAGCTATTCTCGTCACCAACAAGGTTACGGCCATCGTCAACCTCGCCGTCTGCCTTGTCGATTTCTTTCACATTCTCGTCGTCCGTCAACTTGATGGCGTCTCCGAAGATTTTGAAGTAGCTTTCTACTTGCTCTTTGGAGTCGGCATCAATCACTGATGGGCAATCGAGTAGAACATCAATCGGAACATCATTGCGTTCCTTTGAGGCTCGGAATTTGATCTCTTTGCCCCCGGCCCACGGATCAAGAACCGTGTAGTACCCAGCCTTGCCAGTCGGGTCAACTCGACCAGCGGCAATGAGGCAAGACAGTAGCCCGCCCACTGGATTTATACCGTTGGCGAAGTATAACTGCACGCCTTTTGTATACAAGCCGGGCGTAAAGCTACGATTTTTCTTGTTGCGGAAGGTCAAGTTGACGCCAAGAGGAATGTCCCTCTTCGCATCCTTGATCTCCTTCTGAGCGGACGTGCGTAGTCGGCATGAGGTATAGAAAGGCAGGGCCTTACCGCCGCCAGCAGTCACTTCTTCCCAGAAAGCACCGATAGCCTGACGAGTTTGGTTGATGATGTAGAGCGTAGCGTTCTGTTCTGAGATGAACGGATTGAGTTTCCGTAGTGCATCACCACAGGCTCGTGCCCGCTCACCAGGACGCTCAACACCAACCGCCTTGAGTTGCTCCTTGGTAGGATTCTCAGGCAGCCCAACTTCTTCCCATTCACGCTGGCAAGGAGTAACGCCAATGGAATCCCATACCCAAAAGATAGGAACATCCGGGCCATACTTCTTGCGAATGGCTCTGGTGACGTTGATGATTTTGGCTTCCACCTGCTCGATGGAAATGGGTTCGTAGAGCAGCAGGGTACTTGTATCGACATGTCCGGCTCGTTGAGCGAACTCGGCGTTGCCCGCACGCTCGCAGTCGAGATAGGCCCCGATACCGCCCATTCGCTGTACCCCAGCCAAGGCACAATACCCCAGCAAGGACTTGGATGTAGCCGGTGGGCCGTAGACCTCAATAATCTTACCGCCCGGCAAGCCGCCAGTAATGAACCTGCCGCTACAGATGTAATTCAGGCTGAGCGAGCCTGTGTCTACAAAATAGCTAGCTCGTCCAGCCAACTCGAAAGTCTGTCCTCCAGTTTCATTGAGGATGCCTGCGAGCAGGCTTGTGTCGATTGTGACTCCCTTGACGGGAGTTGCGTCGTCGGTTGTTTTTCTTTTCGCCATTGGTATCTCCTGAGTTTCAGTTTTGGTAGTTTCTTTCTGGTGAGTTTGAAGCGTTTGTGGTACATAACCGGCTCCTCATGGCAATCACCATGTATGAAAAAAGGGTGTGACCAACGACCGACAAGGTATATGGTCACACCCTTTTGCAAAGGTGTCGTTTGACTCATCATAGGTTGCAGCGGTTGCCGTAAACGTCTGTAAACCTCATCTGGTACTAGCTAACGTTCGCAGACTTCGACCAGCAACATGCTAGTCAAACCAACCTCTAGGTGACACCTTGTTCGTTACATGCCCCGAAGTTCGGCCAGGAAGTCCGACTCCACCAAGGTCTCGTCCTTACCTGGAGTTTCCTTCTCGGCTGCAACCTGGGCATCGGTCTTCGGAGGCTGGGCTGAAGGGGTTGACTTCTTATTGGCCTCGAAAGCCGCTCTCTCAGCACCCTCGGCGATCTCGTCTTCGGTGACGGTAACGCCGGAATCTTCTGCTGCTTCCAATGTCTGCCATTCACGAGGATCGAAGCCGCTCTTGGTGTCACGGATCAGATTCAGGTGGACCTTGAGGTTGTACTTCAGGTCGTCGGCAGTCGGAAGAACACGAAGAGCTACCAGATCGTGGCAACCTGCCAACCACTTCTCGACTTCCTCTGGCGTGCCTAGTGGCGACGGATCGAGGAACTTGGACTCACTGTAGTTCGGGTATGCCTCCTTGCCACTGTGCCGCATCGTCTTAATGAGCTTGAAGTCACGACCCTTGAGCGGATGAGTTACGTCACCCAGGCCCTTCTCATCGAGCTTTTCGTTGCCGACGATGGCACGAATGACCATCTGGATAAGCGTCTTGCCCACACTCAGGATGAGTGGGCCGACGTTCTTCTCGATTTGCTGCGTCTCTTCATTCACCATTGAGCGAACGATGCAGTTGAGGTAGTAGCGTTCGATGGGTTTGATAGCACGAGCCTTCGCCTGCATCCTGGCTGCTTCCTCTGAACCCTTTTTCTCCGACTCTCTCCAGAGCCAGTTGTAGTAGTCACAGATGCAGCACTCGCCAACGAACTTGTTGTTGACCAAGTTTCGTGGACAGTGTAGGCTCTTGTCGTTCACCCGATGGATTCGGGTGTATTGATAGAAGGGGTTCTTGGCCCGATTGAACGCCCCGTCAGGAGTGGAAAGGAAACGGACAACGATATGACCGTTGCCTTCGGGTAGCTTGACGAAGTTCTTCATCCAGCCAGCCCCGGCCTGCGTCGATAAACGCTCGTTCTCTAATGCTAGTTCTTGAAAGTCGAGTGACATGATAGTTCTCCTGTTTTAGAAGTTATTGTAGTTTCTTGCCAGCTACTCACTCAAGTAGCTTGGCTAATTGTACTGAATATCGAAGAACGTGTCAATAGACTTTAGCCGCTCTTACTGGCCTCATCTACTTCCTCGCTAGTATCGTTGTTTTCAACACTAGCAGGTTCTTCGTCCAGAACAGGCTCAACTATATCATTTCTATCTTTGTTGACAAGTACCTCTTCTTGAGATTTTACATATTCCTCAATGTTGGTCTGCATATCGGCAATATCCACACCAGATGTCTCGGCAAACTTCTTCTTGAGGGCGTCTATCTTCTGCGACAGGGTTAGATGACCTTCATCTTCTAGCTGCTTGACCAATTCATTACGGGCCATAGCTTCCTTGGTGAACTCTTCCTCAAGGGCCTTGAGAACCTCTAGATTGTATTCGAGTCTATTTTGGATGTGTTCTAGCTTCTCAACCTCCGACATAGACTCGAACTTCTGGCGTTCTCGGACATCCTTAGCGACCATCTTTTTGAGTTCCTTGGCCTTCTTGTACCGGTCGCTTTCCTCTTTGGCCGCAGCACGTATAGCGACTCGCCGCCGCATTACTCTGGCTTTGGCGACTCGTTCTCTTTCTTTTTTCTTCTTCTCTTTCTTTTTTTGGTTCGACATACTAACTCCTTGAGTTTCTTATCGAAGCTATCGAAAGACACGTATTCTATCTTGCTTGGCCTAGCTCGATGCGGCATAAACACGGTGCCCACATTGCTGGGCAGTTTGTCCAACAGGGCCTTGTTGTCTTCCTTAATACGCTCTATGAAAGCCTCGGCCTTTTGAGGCGGTAGTTGCCCAACATCAATATAGAAAACAACGATTCCTTTTAGGCCGTCAGTCCTATCCGTAGAGGGTTCCCTATGGTTAAATACCTCATCGACACGTTCCATGTTCTCGATCCAGCTAGCCATTTCCTCATCCATGTGTCCGCCGCCCACAAACTGGCGACCTGTCAAAGTCATAGCTAGATCGAAAGCTGCAAAGTCGTCGGTGCGTAGTTCCTTGACAGCTTTCTCTAGTGCAGATTGTACCTGTTTAGGCGACCACTGATCTAGATCATCGTCAATCTTATGGTACAATTTCAATTCCCTGCCAAATATTGGCGGGGCTTCTATATCGATATCATAGGCTTCGTCTATCATTTCTTTGGCTTTACGGGCAGCTTCCGAATGCGGAAATTCCTGCTCATTGGCTTTCTCGGCCTTGAGGATCAGTTCTTTCAGTAACTCTTTTTGTTGCTGATCTACGCCAGTTGCTCTAGACTTTGCTACAGCCCTGTCTACTTCCTGATCCAGGTCTAGTTCATCATAACTTTGATTCATAGTTCTCCTTATCGTCTGATATCCGGCATCGCCCCATCAACCACGCCCGACCCCCAATCAAGACGGGCATCGCCCGACCCCGGAGTGCTAGCTGGCTTGAAGGAGTCTCCCTCGAACCCTCGCTCCAACTTAGCCACGTCGGGGGTAAAGTGTTTGTCATTCATGACTCTTCTTTGCCCGGTATCATCTACGGTGACGTAGTTCATACCAGCGTGGACGTTTTCAGTAGATGCCGCAGATTCAGAATAGATTGGGTACTTTTTACCCAACGTGAAAGCATACCCACGTCGCTTGGCCTCTTGTGCCAATCCTGGGATAACAGGGTTGAATATCTCGAAACGCAGAGGCTTACCAACCGGCGTCGGTTTGAATTGAACAACCGAACCGGTGCCGCCAGAAATCGGAGCCTGATGCGGTTGGATACCAGTGCCTTGTATTTGACCGAGAATACCAGGGTTATTGAGAAGCAAAGCCAGCAGTTGTTCAACCGGCCCACCCGCTTGAACTGGCTGAACGGGGGCCGGTTGACTAGTACCACTTTCCATCTCACACACGCTGTTACCAAGACGAGGACCGTCTTCGTAAGAAAACTTACGCTTACCGATCATTATGCCGTCGTCAGTTTGCTTGAACGTGAGATTCTTCTTAGAGTGTTCGATGATTTCTACATCTACTATCTCTATATTTCTCCTAGCCAACTGGCCTATAATTTTGCCAGCACAAACATCTAGAGTGATATCGTCGTCGGGAGTGCCGATCTTAATCGTCTTAGTCTTCACGTCTTCGCCGAAAATACCATCCTCTTGTTCTTTGTAGTGATATGTGATTTCGTATCTCATTGAAGCAAATCCCTCCTCAAGTTCTCGTATTTCCTCAAGTTCTCCTGCACGTCTCTAAACTGCAAGGTCTGGACCGCTTCCTCCTCGGTCATACCGAGATACTCAACCATGATCTCTACCTCGGTCATAGTATCCAGCGGTGACGGAACATCGATGAACGCTGGCCGTTTATCACTGTCTGGAAAGGCGGACAAACTCTGTGGGCCGAAGAACAACCAAACTAGAGGATCGGAAGAGTTCTTGTTCCTCTTAGTGAGTTCAGCACAATACTCGGCTGTACCTTCGACGGAGTTCACCCATTCATCGTATACTTTACGATCCATTACTCCTCCTTGCTCCGATGACGTGTAACCACGGAGCCGCCAGAAAGAGTCACGTAGGTTGATTTGCCTTCATGAAACCCAACACACACTTTGAGACCGCCCGGCTTTACCAACATGCCGTTCCTGCTAATGTTGTTAGCACTCTTGAACAAAAGGGCTTGGGCATAGCTTTCAGTATCTAGTCTAGTCTCAATCTCTGGAAGTGGCGGATCAATACAGTAGAAAGATAATTTCTTCCAAGTCTTCAACAGGTCTTCTTTATTCTCCTGCTGTATCTGCTTCGCCCTCTCCAACCAGTAGTTGTTGTGTTGAATCGGGGTAGGTTCGTTCTGGCTCATGTTCTATATCCTTTGTAAACGAATTCTCTACTTGTATTACTCCATAGTAATCCCCGGATAGTAGATGCTTCCCGTATCTGGAAAGAATCGAAGTCCTTGGTTTAGCTGTTGGAGCAAAAGCAACATACGGGCAGTAATAGTACCCGCTCTCCATAGTTGGCCTATTGAACCCCATCACCAACTGAGTTTCGGGGAAATAGTCCTCGGAGATAGCATAGAGATGCCACTTGTTGGCAAGGTGCCCAACGTACCCCAACCTGTTCTCGGCGAAGGTGACGCCAGCAAAATCCTTGAGGTCAAAATGGCGGGCCAGATGTGTCGCCAGCCCTTCAGAGGTCACGATCCAATTAGCAGATGTGGTTATACGGCTGCCAATAGCATTGCTAACCGCTAAAACAGCGTCGGCGAGCTTGGCTGCGTTTAACCAACTGTGTTCGGCTTGGAATGTAGCTGTGCTGGATATATCAGAAATGACTTCCTTGTTTAACTCTCGAATAATGTCTGTAGCCATCCTACCGGTCATCTCGGCTTCGTTATCAATGCCATTTGCACTAAGAGCATATTTACTGGCATCCTCGTTGTAGTAAAACTTGCCGAACCACTGACGCAGCCCGGTTTCGGATTCTTCGATATTGTCTACTTCCACCAGAGGAAAACCAGTAGCCAGCAATCTAGTCCTGGCCTGGATTGGATGTGGTACTATGAGACCGTATTTATTCGGGTGATAAAACTCATCGGTCGGACTGACAAGCGTTTGAACTGAAGCAATCTTGTAAGCTATGAACTGGTTAGGTGAAAATACCCTCCTAGCCAACGGGATACTTAGGCGTCTGAACAGGTTGTTGAACGCCTTGTCGGATTCGTCGGCCTCGGCTAGAGGAAACTTCTCATTATAGAGCCGCTGGTTCTCTAGGATCATGGCGATGACAGCACGGTGAAAGTCATCCTTAATACCCTTGAGCAAACCAATCTGATCCCACTTCTTATAAGCCTCTAGCTTCGGCTTCTTTTGCTTGTCGAAATCTAGCATAACTGACCTTTTCCTTATCTGACTACCAAACCAGTGCCGTATCTTGTCGAAAAGATAATCGGCTCTCTGTTCTTGGTCTTGCAGAAACTCTGGAAGGCTCTGGCTGCGAGGTCGTGGCTTTTCACGTAATCCATTACTATATGTCCGCCAAGATTCATGTGTTCCCAAACTAGGTCTAGGTAAAACATGTGGCGGTCGTAATCCTTTTCTTCATTCACGATCACCAAGTCCCACTTCCGTGCAGACAGTTTCTCTAGAAAAGTTTCATCTTCTATCTGTCCAAAATAAAACTCCAGAGGCTTCTTCTTGTGGTTTCGCTTAACGTTCTTAGATGCCATTCTAGGAGAGTAAAAATCACCAGTAGATTCCTGATAAGCCAGAAAATACTCTACGGATCGACAACTCTCCAGAAAGGCCCCGCTGAGCAATCCAAGCCGGAAACCTATCTCTAGAAGATTCCTTGGAGCTATATGTTTGCCAAGATAGTAATAGAAAGGGACGTACCTGGGGTCTCCAAAAGCACTTGTCTTCTTGGAGTCCTCAGTAATGAAACAAAAGTGGCTCATAATATTCGAGCCGACTAGTTGTTTGTTAAGTGATGTCTCTAAAACCTTTCTAAGTTCTTGAACTTCCATCGGACCTTCTCTAATTACTAGGGGTATATATCAAAGGTTAGTAAATTTTTCCAAAGGCCAATAAAAAAGGGATGCTTACAATACGCTTGTAGCATCCCTCGCCTGACATACATGAGTTACTGCCTAGAGTGTAACACTAGGTATTATCCACTCTTCACGCCGACAGTTTGCTTGGTAGGACTTGATGCAACGTCTGCGTGAACTATTTGCAACAAGTTTGGACCCTACAACAAGGAAGATCGGAACCTGTCAGGACAGAACATAGTATATATCACACAACCGAGTAATTTACTGAATACCACCTGTCGAGGAGTACCACCATCACTTCTGCTCGTTCTGGTCCATCCGTTTTTCTGCCTCCTCAATCTGGGAGAGCAGGAATTGAAGCTGTTGTTTATAGGCTCGCACTTCCTCCGGGCCATGTAGATCAACATATGGAGTACCATTGTTGCTCGAATGGTTCTCATAAGTGATCTTCAGCGAGGCGGTCCCTGACCGCTCTACTCGTTCCACCTTGACCACAGGAGATTTTCTCTCCTGCTTGCAGCCTGATGCTGCACAAGAGAAAGCTACAACTAGGGCGAGGAACAATAAGGATAATACTTTTCTCATGGCCTCCAGAATTCTCCATTGAACTTGACGGGAGGAAGAACTTCTCCCTCGTACAAGTGGGTGTCGATGCCAGCCTCTTTCAACATTACAAAAGCGTGTTCGATAGATTCCTTCCAGCGTTCGGGTGTCTTGTCCATCATCGCCTTGTGTCCAACCACCCTCTTGACGCCAGCTAGAATAATTGCCCTGGCACAGTCAGAGCAGGCAAACCAAGGCACGTACATGGTACTATCCTTGGTGCAGACGCCCTCTCTGGCTGCTGCAAAAATGACACCACGCTCGGCGTGTTCCACGAAGTTGTACTTCAACGGCCTCTCCAACCGTTCTGGCGTGTTCTTGATGTTTGTTGGCAGCGTGTTACAGGCAGTAATGATCTGGCCTTCTCTTGTCGCAGGAACCAAGACAGCCCCGTTTTGTGTAGAAAGATCAACGCTTTCTTTGGCTTTCCTATAAGCCAGATAGAGGTAGTAGGCGGCGTCATAATATGGATGACACACTTCGATCATTGGTCGCTCCACTTATGCCCCGAATACTTCAGCCAGATATCTAAATCAAACTCGGCTGGAGTTTTGTTAGAGGACACTAGATTGAGGAATTTTTGCTCCAACTCCAGGTATTTCTTCCTGCTGGTAGGTGTGGAGCTTGGGGTCTCGATGCCCTGGTCACGTAAATATTTCAACACATGTGTATCTAACCCAGCACAATTGGCATCCGGTCTACTGTGCATGATGAAGCACGATGCGGTTTTCATACCTATACCCCATATCCCAGCAAGATCGTTGCGGGTACAGGATTTCAGGTTCATATCACGCCTGATTAACTCTATAAATGTCTTGGCCTTGTTGTTGTAACAACCAATGCCGTGATTCTTCATAGCCTCAGCCAAGTTCTCTTGCCCGCTCAAAGTAGATAGGGTCGCAAAAGGCTTGCGGTACTTCTTGTTCCTACCAGTCTGCTTTTCAGCATAACACAGCAGGTTCTCCAGGCACCTAGCAGCAGTAACGCCGTTCTTGCCTGCGGCACAGACCCAAAATAAAATTGTCTCTTCTAGTTCATCGTGGGTCTGGTAATACCGGGTGATATTAGTCGGATCAACCATTACCTCGATTCCATATCAGTCAGGTTCAGCAGTACATCCTCCTTGAATTTGCGGGCACCCAGGTCCATCTCCTTGCGGATCATGTGTCCTGTACTCTGGGCGTTGTCGTGGTTCTTATCCCACGCCTTCAGGTGATACTTCACCATACTAACGCCGTATTTGATTCTTGCAACCCTTCTTTGTAGTTCCTCTACTTCCGGATCGCACTTTGCACAAGCCTCTGCTAGCTTATCGCTAGACCCTTCGCTCTTGTAGTGCTTGAACTTTTCAGAGTAGCGAACCTCATGATCGATCTCTGCCATCTCAAGGGCACGCTCTAGCGTAGCTTGGAGGCTGCTATAGTGGCTATAGGCCATTCCCTCTCTACGCATATACTCGGTGAGGGTTTGGTCGTTGAAATCCAACGCAGCGTTGTCGATTTCAAATTTGTGTTCGGCATCTATCTCGACCAAGACCTTCTTCTTCAGAAGTTCTAGCATCGAGAGTGTTTCTTGCATCTGTGACATTGTATCTCCTACGTTATTGGCTTCTCGTCTTCGACCTCTCTAGCTAGTTCCTCGCCCACCGATTTCATCTTCTTGCTGAACTTAATGTTGTCCTCTACCTCATCGGTCTTGTGGACCTTCTTGGTTTGTTGGTAGCTGTGCAGACGACTATGATAGCTTTCGCTAGATAGCTCGGAAATCTTTAGGGTGTTTTTGTTGTATTCAACATAGAACGTGAACCGACTCTTGCCGTGGCGGTGCTTGATAGCGAAGATTTTCGCTAGTTCACAATCTTTCTCGTCCTTGGTTTGGTTAATGGACCACAGAGCATCCAGTGGGCGAACCTGACCATAGGAGTCGGCCAAGTTCTCGTCGTCAATCACGCCGCCCAGCTTGATTTGCTCCCTCGAACGCCTATCAGGTTGCATGGCCGTCAAGACACAGACATTCTCCTCAACGGCAAAACCTCTCAGATCACGAACAATCATGTACCGTGACTCATAGGTTTTCATCCCTGGATAATCCTTCATCTCGCCGATGTAGTCAACGATGACTAGATCGGGGCGGAAGCCGTACTGTAGCAACTGTGAGTAGTAGGCTCGGAAGGTCGGCACGTCCATCGTACCAGCGGCAAATTGCTTGATGACCAGCAGGCGTGGGTCGAGGCACTCCTTCGTGTAATCTCTGAGGGCCTCAAACACGAACGTCTGTTTGTCGAGCAGGTTGTCGATGCGGATGCCGTGAATGCCCTTCGGGTCGGCAAGCTGAGCGTCGAACCGCTCGGCGACCTTCGTTTCGTTCATCTCAGTCGAAATGTATAGAACCTTCTTCCCTTGATTCAGATTAGCGATGGCAGCCCCAACAAGAATGAGCGACTTACCTGTACCGGACAGGCCCATGAACGAGCCGATCTCGCCCCGGCCCAAACCACCGCCCAACAGGTTTTTGTCGATGGACTCGAACCCCAAGGTAAACACATCCTTCGTGGCGGCTGCCTCCATCATCTTGGCATACCGCTCCTCGAATGTCTGGAAATACTCACAACCGATCTCGAAGTTGCGGTCGATGGTTAGGGCTTTACGAACTAGATTGCTGACCTTAACCCAGCTTTCGTCAGATTCCGGTGCCTTCTTCAACACGTCGATACTGGCGTTAAAAGCGTTCTTGATTGCCCGAATTTTGGCAAACTTGGTGATCTTATCTCGCAGATAGTCTCGTGAGTCGGTACCAGGAACGTAGTATTCGTAGACCGTATTGAGTTCGCTCAAATAGTGAAGCTGGACCTCCTTCTTCTTGTCACCGATTTGGTCTAGTACCTCTTGCCGAAGGTGAATCTTGGTCGGTGGGTTCTTGTACTGCTTGAAGTGCCGATGTAGGATCGTGCAGATCAACTTGTGAACTTCATCGCTGAAGTATGTAGCCTGAATCAATCCTTGGCTTTGAACCAAGAAGTAGCGATCACAGAGTAACATGCCTAATATCTGCCGTTGAAATTCCTCGTCCCAATGATACGAGTCCTTCTCAGCCGCATCAGGATCGGTGAAGGATTGCAACAGGGTTTCTTCTTCTGGCGTTAAGGGCATTATCACTCCATGTAAATTGTGACTGCAAAGGTGTGGCTGGGGCAAATCCCATTCACATAGCTAGGCCCCTCATCGTTGACAACCCAATTATCAACGGCGGCGATGAACAACGGTATGATTACCTTCAGGTTGGGAAGAAGGAAAGAACTGCTGCGAACATCGCCCCAGCGATGCCAATGTACCTCTTCGGTCTCGCCTTCTCTCGGCTTAGGCTGGTCGAAGTCAACTTCTGCGTCAAAACAGTAGACAATACCCCAGCTTCCTACAATCTTGCCTCTCAAAATAACATTGTCGCTATGGAGACCTGTTTCTTCCAACAGTTCTCTCCTAGCGGCATATTCTGGCGATTCGCCAGGTTGTACCTTCCCACCGGGTAGATTGTAGCGACCGGCCTGCCAAGCTGGACGGTCCTTGTGGACTAGTAGAACGAATTCTGGCCTATATCTTGCGAAAACTACAACGTACTCAGTCATCGGAGAGACCCACTTAATTAGTCGCTGGAGTCTACCCGATTCCCAAGATTCTTGCAAGCCTAGCAAGTCACTAGGTGGTCATATTCCGAGAGAGAAACCATGCCAGTTCGTATACACTTTTCTCTCGTATACTTCTTACCTATACTCTTTTGGCGGTTCCAGGTGATCGCTTTACAATAGGTCTTGAATTCGGGACTGATAGAAAGAGGTTCTCGTTTTGAGGGCCGCTCCTCTTTTGGAACTAGCACCTTGGTGAGCTTTTCTAGCAGTCGCTCTTGATGCGGCCCGAACTTCTGCCGGTTGGCACCGTGTCTAGTTTTGTTGTTCCAAAGAAACAATAGTTCATCAACGATGCTCTTCAAGAAGTGGTCTTCAGCGTACTTGAAACACAGATTTAGACACTTCTCGATGTAGACTTGTCTTTTGAAATACGACCCGGCGTGGATTAGAGAGAAACGTAGCTCTTGAGCTATGTCGCTCTGGTCATCGGTGTGATTGTTGCAGGAGTTCTTCTTAATTAGCTGCCATGCAGCGTACTCACATAGATCACCAAAAGCCTTATCTAGATCAGCATACTCCTCTTGGGTGATAGGAAAAGACTTAACGATACTATCCATACATTCTCTTTCATTCAAATGGATTTCATACTGCCCATCCTGTCTCCTGTACTACAGGCTACCTTGAGTCTCAGACCTGGGTACAGGTCTTCTTCGGATTCCAACACTTGCTTCGCTAACTCAGCGGTTTTCATCCAACTAGACTTGTCAGTGAACAACATGTAGCCGTCGTGAACGTGATAGGCCAATTTGCCCTCATCCCTGGCTAACGCCTCGTGGAGTCGCACCAACTTGTGCAGGCAGATAAGGGCTGCGGGAGACTGCACCTGGAAGTTCCGAATCCGGTACAGTTGATCTTCAAACCTACGCCGTTTCCCGAAGTAGTCGTAGGAGTAGTTGTTCTCATCTAACGAATTCTGACGTCTCTTGATCCAGTCCATTGCAACGGAGAAAATTTGGTAGGTGCGATCTACCAACTTACTCGCCGTAGCCTCGGATACCTTGAGTTTCTCGGCCAACGAAGACACGCCCAGCCCGAAAACTACAGGCAGAAACACATCTTTGCATTTCTGTCTCTGGGCTGCGTCAGCGTCTAGCGTTGTGATCTTCTTCCAAATTGATGCGTATAGGTCTTTGCCGGAAGCAAGAATTCCTCCAAGGACCGGATCGTTGGTAAGCCAATGTAGCACACTGGCTTCCATGTGCTTAAAATCCAGGTATAGGAACCTGTTGTCGTATCTAGTCGAGACCAAATTGTTTTTGTCGTCCTCAGTTATAGAATGTGGGTTAAAGCAGTGAGCCAGAGCCTTGTGGCATTTCATCCTACCGTTGATCTGACCAACTACTTCGTAGTACGAGGAGATTAGTATTCGGTCCCGCTGATGGGTCATGTATCTGGCTTCCATCGCAGGGACGACTTCGACAATCAGTGGCAAGTACACCTTCTTGTAGATTTCTTTCAGTTCTTTCCAGGTCGGTTGAGTCGCCACGAACGCCAATCTGGTCTTGGCGTCGTGGAAAGTCTTCGGGCATTCATTGGAGATGCCCATGAAGCTCTCTAACACCTTCAGATCAAGAAGAGTGCCTTCAAGAGCAAACTTCTTACCTGTTCGGCAAAATACGTAGCTGAGGAAGTTCTTGATTTCCCAACCGATCACTAGACGTGTTGGCAGGGAGAAGGCTTCCAGCAAAAGACCCAGAAACTCATTCAGCTTCTTCTGCTCTGCTGGAAATGGAACCTCGACCCTGATGCCCTGAGCTAATAAAACTAGCTTCGCCGGACGTGCTGGGTTCGTGTGGTCGAGAACCTCCGGTTCGGGATAGAGAAAAAGGTCTTTCCCCTCCAGTTTTTGAATGGCATCCGCCAGAGCAGGATTGAGCATCTCCTCACCATATCACATTGCGGGCAGATTTTCTAGATACGCTTGGCGTAAATGGGGCACGACTGTACCAAGTCTTTGATACCGTTCCTCAAAACTTGGAAAATCTTACCTTAGACAAAAAATCCATGTTTCTTAGTTTGTATGCAGCACCGTAAGGTCCGCAGAGAAACCAGAACTTGATGTTCTTGCCGCCGACTACATCGGCATTCTCGACGATAGGCAACACGGTTGTCTTCGCAGGTCTAGTTCAGCCGGTTCAACCAGTAACGATATATCCACGCACCGAGAGAACGACACATATTTTTACTCAAGCGTCGTTTGAGTTTGGTCCGGTGGTTCATTTTCTTCAAATCTTCCACCACGACCAGTTTCACGTCACCGCCGACTACCTCTTTGACGACTTCATCTACTCGCTGTCTCAAAGCACGGCGTACTCGTTGCTGCCTCTTACTGCCGTGCTGCTTCCTCTTGATCTTCTCAATCAGTCCCTTCACGTCCCGGCCATACTGACGCCCATCGTCCAGAGACGCCAGTGCGTTGATGCCGGTATCCACGTCGATCACCACGCCGATCACCACGCCATCGTCCTTCTTCGCACCTGTCTCTATCTCAAACGAGAATTGAACGCAGTCCTTCTTGATGATGTATGACTCTAGCCCCTTACCACGCCCTTTGAGCCAGTGGAAATGCTTGTGCAACTTCACCGGCAAATCCAAGATGATGCCGTCACCAACGCTGGCGATATGCAACCAGCAGTCGTATTCACTAGCGTTCTTGGTGGTCTAGAGGCTCGCAATCGTACTGGACACACTCATGGAGCGTCCATAGTGACGTGGTTTGAACTGGCATGCCTTCTCGTTCTCCTTGTTCTTCACGCTCAGAATCATGTCTATGGCTTCTCTGGCAGCAACCTTCCTAAACCGTGCCGAGAGCCATGTGCCAAGACAACCCAAAACTCCGCATCTCAAATGCGGAACAAGTCTTGACTCAAATGTTGTCGCCCAAGTCAGGAAGCGAAGCTGGACGTTCCCATATCTTCCAATCAATCTCGCCTTCGTACCCGGCTTCCCCTGCTCCAACCTCGCCTATCTTCCCGATCAGCTTTCGCATGTACCTGTGTTCGCCTTCATCATCATTAGCCTTGTCTTGATCTGCCCTCGCCAGATAAACCTTCCAGGCGTGGTCCTTACACTTATGCAACAGAGCCGGGCTAATCTTCCCGGTGAATAGTTGTGTCCACATCTCCACTCTCCTCGATCAGACCGAGCCATCAACCAGTCAGGAAAGTGTGAATCTGAAATATCCGTTCTCATGTCGATTGCTCTGGATTGAGTCGCTACGAACAGTGTAGCCATCTGGACGTGCTTCGACAACCACGCCGGTAATTTCGGTGCCACAACTTGTCTTGAACTGGCCTCGGTCTCCAACCTTCAAATGTCTCAAAGTTGTCATGGCGGAAGTATACCAAAACCAACGAGATGAATCTAGTCTGAAGTGAAAAGCAGAAATGAGTACATAATCTGGGCCTAAAGCGGTTCTTAGTGTTGTGTTGCATTTAAGAGAAGATATATGGGGTGTCAAAATCATTGACACAAGTACACCTTCTCCGTTATGCCATCAAAGAACCGACTTGGCATCGGAGTTAGTTCTGTCAGTGCAAGCTAAGTCCCGCTTGCGGGAGTTCCGCCTAACCTACCGACCTTGTTTGGGTGCCGAAGCACACCGCACGGCCTTGACGTTAGTAGGCTTACCTTGGAACTATGCGATCATCGACTCGTCAGATTACACGAGTTATTTGCAGGCCGTTACTCGCCAGGGTCTCTGGCACCGCCTTGCAGGTTTTTAACTCAACATTCACTTGGACAGTTCAAGCTCTTGTGGAGTCGTAGAATCACCACCCTAGTCGGCTATCACCGCTATTGGCCCCAGTTATCTACACCCCTTATCATAGCAAAGTGGTACAGGAAGTCAAGATCATTTCTCGTCTAGTGAACGACGCAACTCATCTATCAACTCTTATACCAATCTTGCCGTAGTGCTTGTATAGTATTCTTGTAACCTGTTTAGGATCGTTTTTGTTGACTTGAATCTTAGGCACCGCTAGTCCTGCATCAATACAGGCCGCATTGATTGTTTTCTCTTTTCGGATTACCTTCGCCGTACATGTAAAACTCCAGGTACAGCTTTTTTTCGACAACTTTCTTCAGTATAGAAGGAGCTTCTTTGAGACTCTCCCCACCCCAACGACAGAAGTTGACTAGGTTTCTGATAATGAAACCGGCTTGTACTAGTTCGTTTTTCTCCACGGCTAGCTCCTTAAAATTGCTCTTGCAATGTTTTTGAAAACCGAATAACATTAGCTCGACTAACGATTGCAGTCCGCCATCTGAATTCTGGGAACATCAATCTACAACTATACTTATGTCCCAGGACGCCATTAAAGGCGGCATACCGAGACGAACTCAGTAAGTTGTTCGGTAAGGAGATCATTACGGATTTTGACCCGAACGTAGGTCTGCCGACGATGACCGTATACCTACCCTGAAGAGAATGTGGTTCGGAGACGACATCCGGGTGAACGATAACGACTACATTGATAATCTTGATGGCTACAAGGCGGCTAAGGCAGAGGCCAGCAAAATCAATAAAAAGGCATATCAGGATACCTGGATACAGCTTCGCCTCGAAGCCAAACTCCCTGGCAACAAACCAGTAAAAGGTTTGAAGAACATGGTTAAGGTCATGAAAATAGTCCACGATTTTCTGGGAGACTAAATGTGGTAGACCCCCTCGAAGTCGTACTGCAATACAAAATGAACGATCTTGAAGCCAAGGCTTACAAGATTTCGCTCATGTGGATAGATTTGTCAAGAAAACTGTTCCCCAACTATCAGCACGCCAAATTACGCAAGACGGGCGATCCACGGAAGTCACTTCTGTTCAAGCATTGCTACAAGCTGGCTCGTGAGACACTAGGCCTGATCGAGGACTCAGACTACCAACTTTACATCACGGCTCAGCTTCAGATCATGAAGCATATCACAGATGGGACAATTCACGCTATGATCGACCCAGGCATTCTACACGGCGAGAAAGCTTGGAAGCGATGGCGTCTTTGGAAGAAGCAATATGACCGAGCTATGGAGAGGCCAGCTACCTCCGAAGAGAAAGGTGCGAATAAGGCCAATGTTATCTTGGTGAAGTTCGACTTGCAAGACACTAGAAAATTTCTCGTGTCCAAACTCGGCGAGAATTACAACAAGCAAGATATCATCATCCTGCTTCAAGATCGCACGCTAATCGGCTGGACGACTTTGGGAAAGGTGAGTCCATACTATCTAGTGCTGTCTCCCTTCCTGAGAGACGTGTTAAAGATAGAAGATTTCTCTATGGACCTGAATGTGTACAGAGAACAGTCCTCGAACGAGGTAGAGTCTGTGTTTAAGGATTTGTTTCCGAACGAGATAGCCACTCCTTGAAACTAAGGTTGGCTATAGTGTTGAGGCTCCGATCAGGGTTGTCTAAGAGCCTGTCAATCTCTTCTTTTCCTTTGCCGCTGGACAGAGTACGCCATGCGACCTTGCGGGCGTTCCTAGTGGTTCGCTTGAAGGTGCCTTGTAGATATTTGGCTATATCAAGTGCTACGTCCCTGGCATTACTCATCAATTCACTCCTAGAATAGCGGCTATATCATCAAGTGAAATAGGCGTGTTCGGATCGATACCGGGAACTTTGGCGGCAACCATTTGTTGTTGGAATCCCTTCAAAGCTGCCGGATTCTGCTTGAAGTAATCTCCAGCCGTCGTACCAGGAGGAACAGCTATCTTTGCCTTTTGCATAGCGATACTGGCAGCCTTTTTCACATTTGGTGTGACTTGAATTCCAGGCTGGCCTCTTCCTTCTTTTAGCTTGAGCCATTCTTTGAAATTCATATACATCTCCTAATAGAACAACAGAGTATTTATGACGATATCTACTATTTCCTCTATGGGCTGCGATGGTGCGTACCATTCATCCCACTCAGACGGAACGATCTCCCATTTGTGGCCCTTGGTGGGCGATTTGACATCATAACCCCAACACCTAATTAAGCCCTTTTCTTTGTCCATGAGTATGTCTATGTTGAATTGCTCCACCCTGGTAGCACTAGGGGATTCCACTCCATGACCTTTCATGTCGAAGTATATTTTGTAGTAGTTCTCATTGATCTGTTTGATTTTCGGTGAAAACATGCAGTAAGACGGAAAGTGTAGTCGAGATTGAGAGAATAGGTGCCGCACCAGGGTATGAAAGTCTTCGTAATCTGATTTAGGCGAATCAATCATTTGCTTTCCTATGTCCTTGACAGCCTCGTATACTTCCACTGCTCTAGGCCCCTCATCTGTGTTGTAGTTTCTCTCATTCAGCGAAATGATTTTTTTGCAAATCCAACGCATTTCACCCTGTAGGTCCGTAATCTTCCTGCGTATCGTTATTTTGAACGATCCCAGCGGAGATATGTCTAATAAGAGGGCACCTATGTCCTGCCCCCACTCTAGTGTGTCGGCCCATCTCTTTTTGGCTTTGTGAGAGTTGATAGACGGCATCCGAAGCATTTCATCAAACATCTCTTGGACATCGAAAGGATTAAGGGGAGTTTGATCGTCATCGGTGTATTTTTTGCAATCGTCCTTTTGCTTGCTGAAGCCGAAGTCCGCCCACTCCTTTACACACGGATGGTCACGCCGCTTTATCCATTGTTGAAAGTTCTTGTACATATTGCTGTTGATATTTAGTTACGCCATACTTAAAATAGACCTAATTTACACTTTAGGAGGCCGGGCCGTGGATATATTGTCTTCCTCTCAGTTTAATCTCCATTTTCTAGATCAGCTTTTCAAGCTCACGAAAAGCATAAGGTCTAACTTTTCCAAGGACGAACCGTGGTTCATGCGTGAATGCCATTACTTCACGGCCTTGAAGGGATGTACTATAGCCACGGTTTTCGATGAGCCTAGCACCAGAACCAAGTCTTCTTTTGAAGCAGCCGTCATGCGATTGGGCGGCTCGTTTTTTAGTGTCGATACCATGACTTCATCCATGAGGAAGGGGGAGTCATTCGAGGACACCATCAAGACGATCTCGCAATATGCCGATGTCATTGTGATCCGGCACCCGAATATAGGGGCGGCACAGACGGCGGCTAGGGTCTCTGACGTTCCGGTTATCAATGCCGGGGATGGTGCCGGTGAGCATCCTACCCAGGCGTTGATTGATTTGTTTACGATTATTGACGAAATTCCCAACTTCGAGCGGTTACTATTCCTGGGCGACATCCAATATGCCAGAACCATCAATTCGCTAGCATTGCTGGTACGTCGGGTCTTCGAGGACTGTCAGATTCATGAAATAGACATAAGAAACGGACCTTCCGAGACTTTGGAAAAGTTGCCGAACCTTCTAAGGGCGGCTGATGTCGTGTATATGACCCGTCTCCAAAGCGAGAGATGTGGAACGGACGGCGGCGAAGAATGCAGGAACCTCAATCCGCTGCCGCACATGAAGGAAAAATCAATCCTGTTGCACCCCCTACCCAGAACCAGGGAACTTAGTATCGAGTGCGATGCTGACCCTCGTGCCGCTTACTGGAGGCAGGTAAAAAATGGCCTCTATCTTCGTATGGCACTTCTGAAAATAATTCTGCGTCCGTAAATACGGTATGTTGACGTTCAAGATATGGCTAGAGAACGAGGAAGTCAAAAAACTTCAAGATACCGTCCGGCAGATCATTATCAACTTCATGGCTGAAGACGATCCCGTAGCCAGGGACACCGATGAAGATACGCTTATGATGCGTAATACGAAAATGATCTACCCCAAGGTCAACGACGTTCTAGAACGTGGGGAGGTCCAACAGTACCTACGTCCTGAGCAAGTATTTGCTATTCGCAAACTTGCAAAAGATGGTCCAGGGATTCCGGTTTCTAGGTTTATTGATGAAATCGTAAAAGCCGCAGAAATGAATATGCGATCTGGCGGGACAGGGGGGCCAGAATGACACGTCTATAATCACCTTCTAATTTCTATTGAATCTTGGTAGGCTTTTACCAAGAGGATATAGAAATGGAACTCATCATCGTTAGGCACGGCCAGAGTAAGTATAATGCCCGCCTCAGCGACGAGCTAGGTTCTGAGTTGACTAAAAAAGGTCACTCACAAGCCGAGTCTTTAGCGTCATTCCTAGCTTCGTTTGATGGCTACCTCGGCATTTGCTCGCCGTATCTCCGAACTGTACAAACAGCTAGCAAACTAGCTACCTTGGCAAAGCTACCCTTTGTGGTACACGCAGGCCCAAGGGAGTATTATGTCACTAGCTATAGTCACCGTGACTTGGATAGCAATGGTGGAGTATTTGTGCCGAAAAGGGATATTCCAGGCATAGTATACCCACCAGACCAATGGCACAAAGAAGGTAGATTCTTCCAAAGAGAATCTACAGAAGTGTTCGTTGATCGTATCAAACTGTTTTGGTACGATCTAGTAGGTCGTGAACAAGACAAATTCATCGTGGTCAGCCACGGTGCCCCTTGTAGGGTACTGGCTGAATTTGCTCTAGGCAAGAGCTACCAAGACTGTGTACGGCTGTGCCACGAGCAAGAGGATGCTCTGGAATGTCTAGAACATCATCCAGATTCCATTAGAAACTGTGATGCTATCTACATCAAAGACGGCAAAGTAGAATGGCGAAGGAATGGCGAAGGAATGGCTCCGATGGCAGATTTACCGACATTCAAGGATTACGTAAAGAATAGAGGTCCGGTCGATACCAGCAATAGGTATTGTATCGTAATGCGTGGATTCCCCGGCTCTGGCAAATCTACTAGAGGCAAGGAACTCCTGAAAGAGTTCGGTGGTGGAGACCCTAATGACCACATTTTCTCTACGGACAACCAATGGATACCTGAGACGCTTGAAAAACGTCGGCGTGGAGAGACCGTATCCGAAGAAGATGAGGTCAAAGAGTACAAGAGGAACTGGAATGCTGATAAGCTGATGGCGGCTCACGCTGAGAACCTTCGGTTATTCAAATATGCCATCGATAACGGCGTCACTCCAGTTGTTGTAGACAACACCAACGTCAAAGTTATGGATATGAGGGCGTATGTAGAATACGCCGACGACAACGGCTACGTGGTTATGATCCGTGAGCCTAACTCACCTTGGTGGAAGAAATATGCCCACTGTCTAAATGACAAGAAGGCAAAAAAGAAGGAGCTTGAGAAATTCATTGAGGAGATGCAGGAACACGGCAAACACGATGTCCCTACACACATATATTGGAAGATGATTGATAATTACCAACTCGTCGTGAGCGTCGAAATGGTGCTAGGGCACCCGCCAAAGACTAAGAAAAAGTAGATCACTTGTTGAACCGTCCGGGTTTGTTGTTGTTGAACCTGTCGGTAGCGATGTTGTTCACCTTTACGACTACTCTGGCTATATTGGTAGTCGATGGGGTGAAGTCGTCTTCGTCGCCAAAGAGATCGGCGACTTTGACATCAGGTTCCAAAGTCACATAAGTTCCATCTCTAGACCCGCCTTGGAGCTTGTATAACATTTTTACATAGGTCTGGTTAGCACCCACTGTGACCACAGCCCCGTCCTTCGGGCTGAGTGGCGTGGCTGGTGTATCAGAGGTAATGAAATCCCTTTGCATAGCTCCAGACCAGAACGCCCCACCCATATTCCTGGTATAATTCCTGGCTGCCGAGAACGTGTTTTTGCCAGCGGTGAGGACGTAGTTGAGGAATTCAACGAACTTGTTTGGATTACCAGCCATTAGTTGTTTGGCTAGTCCGTGGTAGGTGTCGATCATGAACTGTTTGGCTTCGCTGGTGTCGATAGCCATAGCCTTCTTCAGTTCGTCCTCGAATGTAGATGGTTCGCTTCCGCCAAGAATAGAGTACATTGTCTGAGCAGACAGGCTGCGGTATGCTACCTTTGCCTCACTGGTGAACTTGGTAGCAAATCCCATCTTGTCTAAATCGCACCCGATCTTGATGTCGGCTATGTCGGTCACACCCCAACCAGAAGAACCCCCAGAGAACTCTACCTGAGTTATCTGACCCTGGCACTTTTTTTGAAGAGTCTGATTCTGCATCGCTCGGTAGTATATCTGGTTGGCTAGATCGATGCCGTGACTACGGACCAGAACGACGATCCTTCTATACACAGCACCGTTGGTTATGCGAGCTTTGATGGCTTCCAAATGGTGATTGCGAATCTCCTTGGCTTCTGGGAGGCCGTGACCGTTTACTGGTTTCAGCTTTTTGCCCGTAATAAGGGCTATGAATACTTCGGTCTCAAAGAGGAGGCCCATATCCTTCGATATTAGATGAATCTTGCTGTCTAATGCTTTCTGGAATTTGGTCACATCTTTGTTAGCTCGGAACGGCTTGATGAACCCCGCCTCTACTCCGGCATCGTAGGTGAGCCTCCCTTTGCCGCCTTCTTTTTCCTTGATGCCTTCCGATACAATAGGGCCATCATATTGAGTGTGGGCAGCTAAAGCTAGTGGCCTGACATTGATCTGTGGGTACGGACTAGTGGCTGGGACAGAGTACATTTTGGAATAGTTCGGAAACCTGAACGTGAGATGTCCGCCTTCCATTGTCATAGAGGACAGGGTTGATTTCTTGACCCTATCTAGGAAGAACTCAACCTCGGAATCTAGGTTTCCGTATTCCTCGTACTCAAGCCAGAGTTTGAAATCCATACGTTATCTATGTAGCGTATGGCTAGAAGTCTATGGTCTTTTTGACCTCCAAATCATGCCCTTCCTTGGAGAGAATCTTAATTCTCTTCTTGGAGTGATCTAGTAGGTAATTATTGATGTTGAACACGAAGTCATAGTAGTTGAGGATTTCCTTATCCTCAGCGGTACGGAGGCCACGGCCCATTCTCTGGACGATTTGGTGGTCTGCCTGTCCGCCAGCAGCGTTAATGAGGTTGTGAACAAATACGTTGATGCCAGTATTGAAAATGCCCTGGGTAGCTATGGCAATACATTGTTCGTTGTGTTGTAGCTGCTTGATTACCTGCTTTCTGGTGTCATCGTCGTCCTTACCTTGCACCCAAAGAGACCCAGGGATTAGCTTATTGAGCGTATCACCGTGGGATATACGCTCGACCAGAACTAGAGTCCGTCCCTTCAGCGTAATGGCTAGTCTCTTCACAATGTTGTGGAACTGCCAGTTTTCAGCAATGCCGTTGGTGACGGCATCCATGTAGATGTCGTAGGGTATCTGCGGCTCGGTGATCGGGTAGAAAACACATCGAGACTTAGACAGGGTGCCACGTTCTTGTAGGAAATCAGTGGTGAGGACTCCGCCCTCGACCACATGAGTACGCATTACCGGGCCGAAGAATCCCTTGACGGCATACTTCTGGCTTTTGTCATTGCCGCCGAACTTAAATGGTGTGGCACTGATAGCGACCCGAACGGAGGCTGCCTTCATCTTGTTGTAAAACTTCCGTGGTTCTTTCGACATCATCTCGTGAATCTCATCTACGATCAGACATCGAATCTTGCCCAGCACCTTATCCATTTTGTGAAGCGATTGGACTGTGGCACAGGTAATGATGTTCGGTTCTTCGTATTTGTCGTATAGTCTGCCTGCGTTGGAGAAGCCCCACTTTATCATCTCATCGTAGTTTTGAGAGACTAAGCTTTTCTTGTTAGCTAGAATGACGGTTGGGCAATTAACCGGCAGGCATTTCAATATCGATATCATAATGTTTGTTTTGCCTGCTGAGGTAGGGGCTTGGATAACACCCCTTCTGTGCTTTAGGATTTGGTTGCACAGGTCAACTTGGTAGTCGTATAGCGTAACTGGCTTGGTGCCCGACTTCTGCCATTGTTGCAGGAAGTTATCGGTAATGGAGTTGTAGCGGAAATCGTACTGGCTTCGCTCATCCAGAATGCGATAGTCGCACTTCAGATGATTCAAGGCATACTCTACCTCCGGTAGCAGACCAGTCAAAAATCTGCCGCTCTCTGGCTTGAAGAATTCGGTATAGCCGTCCCACTTCTTTTGTTTGTATAGACGGCTGTGGAAGTAGTTTCTTTCTTTGAAGCGAAGGGCACGCCATAGTGTCGATCTAATTTCTTCGCTGTTGGTTTCTAGCCAAGAATAGCAGTTCTGTACTGAAATAACCGCCTTGCTCATGCCAAGATTATACCACCCTTTCCTGAAAATGTAACCCCTGTTTTCCAAAGACTACAGTGATATATACCTTCGGAAAGGCTTAAAAGGAGTAGAGATGGCAAATCAAACCGACATTCTGAAAGAACTAGCTAGACGTTCCGCAGTGCGGCCATGTCCTGAGATAGTTTGGCAGAAATTCATTTGCCGTCTGCCAGACTATAGGATCAAGGACGAGAGACATGAGGGCGAGGAATACGCCGTACTTTCCGGCTCTACTACGCTGGGAAGCGGGTCTGGCGTCGGTGTTATCTACAAGACAAAAAAGCAACCCATATCCTTGGGTAGTGTCAAGGGTTATTTTGTAGTCGGTCAGACCTATATGCAGGCTTTTGTTGAAGAGCTAGACGAGCCTGATCTAACTGGTTTCAGGACATTGAAATTGATGAAGCCAGATATGAGTGAGGAAATTGATTCGCCAGTTATTTCAGCCAAGATCAACTACAGGACCGGCGAGATAGTCACCCAATGGGATCGTAGTTCGTTGATCGGCGACCGATTCATGGCTATAGACTACGAGTACGAGGAATCTGGCTGTATTTCTCCAGATGCCAAGGAAATCTACTTCACTGGCAAGAATCCGTATGACCTGGACAACCCTCTAGAGTGGGGATTTGTGGTCGTTGCTGAGCCAAAGGCAGCCAACTCGGTAGTCAACATCAAGAAGATTCATGTATTCCAGAACGGGGTTTGCAAGTTCAACTACAAGATAGATGACACTGACAACTCTGAATTCGCACAGGTTATCAACAACCTCTTTGAAGAGATCAAGGAGGTAGAGCAAGAAGAGCTTATGAAGTGGTTCCTACAACCCCCGGAAGAGGGAGGTATTCAGGGTGCCATCATATCCACCAGTGGGTCTGTGATAGCCCCAGGAACCATTAAAGACGATGAGTTCAACGAGAATTGCACGCTCGAAGATTACTATACATTTACGAGCTAGGAGATATATAGGTTATGAAGACGTTCAAATACTTTTGCAATCAGCGGGAATCATACTACAAGAAGTTGAACGAAGTTGGCCCGGCTGCCCCAGCGACACCACCGGCTGGCACTCCACCTGCTGGAACGCCGCCTGCTGCCCCACCCCAAAGCAAGACACTGCCTCTAGTACAAAAGGGCATGACTGATATGCAGGCTGCAATGCAAAAAAACCCAGCCGATCCCAATCTAGCAAAGATGGCACAGGATTTGACGAAAAACCTGACGGCGTGGCAACAAGAACTAGCACAGGCAGCCAAAGCTCCTGCACCAGGAACACCGCCAGCCGCAGGAGGCACCCCACCAGCAACTCCGGGGGCACCGCCTGCTAAGGCTCCTGGGACATAATATCCTGAATGACCTCGGTACGATGTTTGGTAAGAGCTTTGATTTGTTCGACAGTGCCGAAGTAGGATATCTCCCAATAAACCGAGTCCAAGATTTCTATCAATGTGAAGGGGTGATGGCATTCTATCACCCCTTCTTTCGTTTCTATCTGGATCGAATCATCTACTCTCAGTGGTAGTTGTGCTAGTTCTGACATGTCGCAAAACTCAACCCCATAGCAGGAGTTCTTGATTCCCTCGGTGATCGGCGGGCCAACGCCGTGGAATCCGGTGCAAAGCTCAGCATGATTGCTCCAGTTGCCGATTACTTTGTAGCATTCCAAGTAATCCAAATCCGTCTTTGTTGGCTTATTTCTAGATGCAGCGTGGAATTCGTCTATATCGTTGCACCATGAGTACATGGAGATGAAATCCTTCAATCCCTTGTTATTCTCAACCCACGAGAACAGGTCTCCCAGGGTTAGCTTTTTTATTTTGCAATCAGACAGCAGATATGGCAGAGGATCATCGACTGGTTCTCCATCCTCGTCCAACAGGCCGGACTTAGTAAGAGTCACAGGCCCATAGAAAACGTAGTTATGGAAAAGGCCGCAGAGAAGGTCTAGTAGACTGAACGGGTATTTTCCTTCAAGAATCTGTTTGGTTGTTATATCAGGTTTCTTCTTGAGTACGACTTTCTTCTTCACGATGAAGGAGTCGTTGACTTCTAAAGGCATTTCTGACAGAGCCAACGCTGGTTCTGTCTCCAGTTCATTAACCACTAGAAGCCTATCGCTTCTATCGATGATCCCCTGCCTGCTGACTATAAGACGATCCGAGTCCGGTTCCTCGATGGGCGTAACATTGCGGTAATTGGGCCACCACATGCTCGCCAGCAACCTTAGCTCAGGCCGGGACTGGACCATATTGTACACGTCACCTAGCTTGATGCCCTCCTTTAGCTCCACCGGTTCCCGTAATTGGGTCCAGGCGGATTTGATCTCTTTCCAGAAATACTCTTCGGCTTCATCTTCAGAGTTCGCCATGAATACGGTTTTGCCTTCCCTAGTAGCCATTGAAGTCACCCCTGAAAATAACAACCGGCTTTCATTCTAGATAATTAGCTGCTGGAGAACAAGCTGAAATTTGGGATTTAGTAACTACTATAGATCATGGACAAGCAAGTAAAACTTAAAGTTAAGGTTGTCGAGGAACGTGGCAATTACGTGGTGTTGGAAAGTCGCTTAATTGAAGGCACCGTATTTCAATTCACCGTCCCAGCACGCCTGCTTGATCGAGAGAGCGAAACGCCCTGGCTCTGGGTGACTTCGCATGGGGTGTCTGCTGACAAGGTATCCTTGACACTGCCAGCCCAAGTGAATACGATAGGCAATCGGGTGACTGTTGACAAATCACAGTTACTCGACCAACCAAACAAAGTTGCGGACGTGGGACTACTCACCGCACCCAAAGAAATGATCGACCATGAAAAGAAGACGTTCACGGAACCAATCTGGGGAGACGAACAAGGTGTCGTAATCGGCTACATGGATAAGGTGGATTTCGATTACGAACTCGGTGGTGCCAAGGGCGGCAACAGGATTTTCCCATCTGTCAAAGACCTCGAAGAAAACAAGAAATGCGTCAAAAGCTGCGGCATCGTGGAAGTCGAAGTGCGGCTAAGGCGTGTCATTCGGGAATCGAACTTTGACGAAGAGATCGAGGAGGCCCGCAAGAAGGCGAAGCAAAAGAAGGATCAGGATGCTAGTCGGTGAGAGTGAATCTGGGAAATCATTGATAGGAATTCTTCTTCAAGAAGTCCGCTCTTCGCCGTATTGATATCTATGCGAACCCATTGCAGGTTATCGGCGGCGTGTGTACCTCCTCTGCTAAGTGGCACTCTATGATCTATGGAAGTATCGACACCTAACTTGATAGGTTGACCGGAATACACGCAGGTCTGATTTTGTTTTTCAAACAGAATTAGACCTATCTCTTTCCACCGATAACGTGTTTCCAAGCAAACGTAGGATATCGCCTTTAGTACGCACCGATAGCATCTGCCGATTTTATCCTGTCGTTCGCCGCTGCACATGTGGCAAAGACCATTTTCGATTCGTCCTTTTTCTAGCCTCTTGCTGGTTGGTTTTATTTTTCTCTCGGCACGTTTCACATAAGGTGTTCCCTGAAGAAACATTAAAGACAGAACCGCAATTTACACATTTGTGTTCGGTTGCCAAACGCTCTAGAAGTTGCTGTTTGCAGTGGGTTACTCTAGTTAGGCCAGCCTCACGGCAGACAGCACAGAGCTTAAAAGGATAGCCGTTGGGCTTCCTATCACAATGAGGCGTCCCGTATACCGTGCAATTAACCGGTTTCTTGTTCCTGATCTTCCTTGTTTTTTCGGCGTGCTTTCCACGGCACCTCTCACAGGTTATGAAGCGTGAATCCTCAACTTCTACTTGTCGGCAGGTAGAGTAAATCATGTTAGCATTTTACCAGGGCAGCCAAGTAAATGCTATTGACGAATTTTGCGTGACATCGTACTATATAGGAGTAGCAGTCCAACATCACCAACATGCTCGACTAAACACAGTAGAACAACCCCAATGCTGTATAAACACAATGCGGGGATAAGGCCAGGAGAGCTAAGGCGGTGGTGCAACGATCTCCGGATCGAAAAGGGCTAAAGAAAACTGGCCTTAATGCCCTTGTGGTGGAATCAGGCAGACACGCATGGCTTAGGACCATGTACCGTAAGGCGTGCAGGTTCGAGTCCTGCCAAGGGCACTTTAGAAACCCACGGTATCTTTACCGTGGGTTTCTTTTTGGTGTTGCTCTTTACATTTAATTCAAATTTCGATACCATTGTGCAACTTCAGTTTTCTATGGAGGAACCGAACTGATGGCTCTCGAACAACGAGTTAAGGAAGTCATTGGGGAATGCTTTCAAGTTGATTGGAGGAACATCAAGAACACGGATAGGTTCAAGGAAGACCTGGGGGCAGACTCACTCGATCTCACCGACCTGTCTTTCCGGCTCGAAAGGAAATTCGAGCATGTCAAGAAACTCAACATAACTAAGGCGGAAGAGGAATGCTTTGTAAGCGTACAAGATATCCTCAACTATCTGCTCAATGAAGAATTAGAACCATGACCATCGAACCTCTCATTGTACTCTTCACCCTGGGCAGTCCTCTCTTCTGGCTACTCTTTCTAGTGGTGAGCAGTTGTATCATCTGGGCCATTGAAGAAAACAGATGGTATTGGGCCGGATTCTCGGTCCTCGCTTTCCTGGCAGCCTGCGTGTTTCTTGGTGACACTGGCCTCGTCAAAACGCTCATTGAGCGGCCCTACATGATCGTACCCTACGCAGGTGGATTCATCGGCCTGGGCATCACATGGGGCTTTATCAAATGGTTTGTCTTCCTGCACAAGCGGCGTCGGAAGTACGAAGATGCCAAGTTAGCTTGGCTTCGGGAGGAGGGCTTGCTAGATGCTAAGGAAATCCCCGAAGAATTGAAGAAGAAGTGGACACTCTACCTGCTCAACAGCGATGAATGGTCCCGTCCAAAAAAGCCGTTTGTCCCGGTTCACAGGTGGGATGCCAAACTCTCCAAGGACATCAATGACAGGGTTCTTACCGTGCGGCCCAGAGCATGGGAGAACAAGACCAAGATTATCACCTGGATGGCGTTCTGGCCCTGGTCGCTGTTCTGGTATTTGCTCGGCGATCTACTTTACGATCTGTGGAACCGCATCTACGCTTGGCTCGGCGATCTTTTCGAGCAGATGTCGAAGCATGTGTTCAGGAATGTTGCCGCCGACGTGGTAGAGATCAAGAAGCCGAAGCCGGAATCAGAAGAAAGAAACTGACAAGTACGCACCTAGTCCGCATCATTGACGAAATGATGCGGACTTCTATAATGGACTTTGGTTCGGAGCCTACGCTGCTGCGGGATCGCCAACCGTGGTAGAGGAAAGTCGGGACATCACTGCTTAACGTGGGAGACCGAGTAGCTGGTACGCCAGCGAGGGTCGTCTGCACCACGGAGGATGCAAGCCAAATAGACTGGAGCCGGTGAGCAGGGCTGTGAAGGTCTGGTAGGTGCAGGCGTGTCGTAATAGACTGCCCACAGGTGACAAGTGCCTGTGAGATAAATGTAGGCATAAACCAGAATCCCGCTTACTCGAACCAAACGCCGGGCCTGAAAAGGCCCGGCGTTTTGTTTTTCCAGCCATACATATGGCATGGACAAGCCTATTAAGCTCATCATCTTTGATCTAGACGGCGTGCTGGTCGATGCCAAAGAGATACACTACCAAGCTCTGAACAAGGCGTTAGAGAAACATGGTTCTCGCTTTGTTATACAGCGTAACGAGCATTTCTTCATCTACGACGGCCTCCCGACACGCAAGAAACTGCAACTCCTCACGAGTAATAAGGGTCTTCCAGCCGAAACTTACGACCAAATCTGGCATGACAAGCAAGACCACACCATCGAGGTCATCAACTCGTCACTGAAGATCGATCATCGCCTCTGCGATGTATTGAAAGCTCTGAGGAAGAAGTACCGAATTTACGTAGCTAGCAATTCGATTAGAGAGACGATGAAGCTGATGCTGATCCGTACCGGGTTGATTGAGTACGTAGACTATTTCATCTCCAACGAAGATGTCGTTCACCCTAAACCTCATTCTGAGATTTATCTTCGTTGCATGGTACATGCTGGCGTGAACCCAAAAGAGTGCCTCGTGGTAGAGGACTCTTCCCAGGGCCGCAAGGCTGCACTGGAGGCGGGGGCACACTTGTTCGGCATAGAGCGGATGGATGAGGTTACTTACGAGAACATTATGCAACAGATAATCAGCGTAGATTCCAATAGACAGAAGTGGAGAAGCGATAAGCTCAATGTGCTAATTCCTATGGCCGGGGCCGGAAAGAGATTTCAAGCGGCTGGTTATACGTTCCCCAAGCCTCTAATCGACGTGCTTGGCAAACCGATGATTCAACTGGTGGTTGAGAATCTGGGGCTGGAGGGCAAATTTATTTTCATCGTGCAGCAGGAGCATTACGATCAGTACAACCTCAAACAAATGTTGAATCTGATTCGCCCAGGCTGCGAAGTCGTCTGCACTCAGGGTTTGACAGAGGGTGCGGCTTGTACGACGTTACTAGCTAAGCACTTGATAGACAGCGACCACCACCTGCTAATAGCTAATTCAGATCAATTTATCGATTGGGATAGCAGCGAATTCATGTATTCCATGTGTGCCTCTGATATAGACGGCGGTATATTGACTTTCAATGCCACACATCCCAAATGGAGCTATGTAAAACTAGACGACAACGGATTTGTGTGTCAGGTAGCAGAGAAGATACCTATCTCAAACATAGCAAATGTAGGAATATACTATTGGAACAAAGGTTCTGATTACGTCAAGTACGCTGAACAAATGATAGAAAAAGATGTCAGGACCAATAACGAGTTCTACGTCGCCCCGGTGTACAACGAGGCTATATCCGATGGCAAGAAAATTAGACACTACCAAATCAGAGAGATGTGGGGGCTGGGCACCCCGGAAGACCTAGAACACTACTTGAGGAACCACAAGTGAATCCAGTTTACAAGGAATTGGTAAAATCCGGTATCTATGAGGTTGCTGATCCAGAAATTAACAACCTCAAATTCACAGACCACAAATATCCTTGGTCTATATCCAATGACGAGTTTAACTTTGTTTTTAGCCATATCAAACAGATGGGTTACAAGGCTGGATACGACTTGGCTACTGGTTGTGGAATATCAGCATTAGCTATGGGGCTGGCTCTCAAGGATAACGGCGGGCGACTTGTGACTATGGACGCATATGTGGAGGAGAACAGTGGCGAACTATACTACGAGGTTGAATCGTTCCCCAAGAGCGTCGGCTACAAGCGATTTTTGAAGCTAATCAAGCGTTTTAGGCTAAGCGGCGTTGTCCGAGCGGAGGTAGGGTGTAGCCCACAACATACCAGTGATCGTCTTGGCAGGACGTATGACCTCTCAACAGACAAACTAGATGTGGTGTTTATAGACGCCATGCATGATGACAAGAGTTTGGTAGAGGACTTCGAGGCAACATTCCCTTACCTAGATAGCAAATTTACGTTGTTCATACACGACGCTCACAGCTTTAGTATGAGGATCATACATCAAGTGATGACGACGGTAGATAACCGGGGAAAGGGGAGATGCAAGTTAGTAGTTCCAGCCGGTAAAGGATGCAATCTGATTTACATAACCAACGATGACTTGGTAGTTCTGTGATGCGTAGCTATGGATACATCTATTATCATACAAGGGCCACTACACCCGCTTACCATAGGAACAATTCCATTCTACAAAAAGTTCGGCGAGGTAATTGTTTCGTGCTGGGAAAACGATAGTCCAGAACTACTAAATTCATTGCCGGGCGACATCAAATTGGTGGTCAGCCCATATCCAAGACGACCGATGATAAGCCGGTCCAACATACATCTTCAAACTATTTCTACATTGAATGGCCTGCTGTGCAGCACTGGCGAGATGTGTATCAAGGTTCGGTCGGACGAGTCATATAGCGATCTCAGTTGTTTTATAGACGCCATGAGAGAACATCCAGATAAGGTATGTTGCGGCAACGTATATTTCCGCAAGGAATACCCATTGCACATGAGCGATCATCTGTTTGGAACTGCTAAATGGCGGATGGTCCAGGCTCTTGAGTGGGCTAAGGAGCATTTGGAAACCAACAAGCCGTTTACGCCCTGGCCGGAAGTAATTTTGACAACAGCGTTTTTGACTACGTTCGGTGTGTTTAGTAGAAGTTTCGATGTGCCTAATGGTTTGTATAAACGTGGGCTGTGTAATAGACGGACAAACACGCCTGATGAGGCTCTATTGTTATATCGCCACTTCTTTTTGGTCCCAATGAGGATGCTTGGCAAGTTTATCTGTAGAGTTCACACCAACGATGAAGGCCGGGTTTGGCTAGATAGGGAAGATCGCAACATTTTGGAATGGAATGGATCGAGCATATACAATTCGATTGACGAACTACTGCCCAAACGAAGTAGCCTAAAAATGTAGCCCCGCCAGAGGCGGGGCTGAGTTTACTGCTTCCATTCCTTGGTGTAGTTTTTGACATCTATCCAATGGATTTCTCCGAACCCGCCGATATAGTGAATTCGCTCGATCTCTAGTCTGAAGAAATGGAAGTCGCCGAAATCGCTGAAGGTCTTGGCTTATGCAGTTCCTCCCGTTCCTTGTTTGTGATGTCGCTCACGAAGATGTAGGGCCGCTCTTCGGCGTCAACGGCGTAAGGCACCAGAGAGCCGAACGGCGTTCCTTTATAGTCGGTTGATAGGGCTTTTAACACGGTTTGGTCCATCGGGCTGGTATTCACAGCCAGCAACTCGTCCATTACCGCTCCTCCAACTGCGTAATGTCTCCGTGGGTTTTTAACCACTCCAAGATGTCCCGGCATTGGCCGTTGACATCCTTGGTAGCGTCAAAGGTTGGGGTCTTGCCGAATTCTCGCTCACACGCAGCGAGAGCCAGCGGGACTACCTGCCCAGGTTGCGGCATCCCTTTGGGGGCCTTCTTGACCTCGACAGGGGATTCGTTTTGCGGAAGTGTGGCAACAGTGGAAGGGCAGCGGGCGAGCAGCCAGTAGTAGAGGGCTAGATTCTCGTCACGACAGAGCGATTCTCGCCCGCTGTGTACAAAATAGATCATGACGGTGCCTCTTTCTCAAAAGAGTCGAGTTCACACCATCATTCTAGTCTCCTCGTGCTTGCTGTAAAGCACAAAACTCACTTGGTGAGCTTGACGATCTGTGAGAAATGCAGGGCGATACCAGGAACGTAACCCCTTTCCACAGGCTTTCCGAGTCGAAGAACGCAGCTAGGATACGCTTAAGGAGTTTCCATTCAATGGGAATGCGGCGGTGATCGGAGACAGAAAGGTGCCAGAACTCGGCTGTGAAGCCGTGGGATTCAGGCGTAAGGACGTTGTATGTGAAGATGAAACGCAGAGGGCGTCCCTCAATCTCCACATCTCGTTCGCAGTCCTTATGGCATTTCTGAAGCGTTGCTGACGGCCTAAAAATGTGAGCTTGTGCCGCTGCCCTCATCTCTGAGGCAAGGTTTGCCGAAGCACTCGCTTTCTTCAATCTTTGGCCCGGCACTGCGACGGTGCCGTTTGATTTTGACCTTCAACACCACGCTCATTGTAGTCCAGAAAAGTCGGGTGTCAATACAGCTTCTCTTCCTGCATATGCAACCGCTTGTCTCGGATGGCGATGGCAGCCCAGGCGGTTGCCCATTGCAGGTCTCGCTCGGTGATTCCAGTGCCTTCAAACGAGTGGAAAACCCAGGCCCCGCCCTTGCATTCGTCTAGGTTGACGCTGATCGAGCCGAGAGGTTGACCCTGGCGAAGTGAAACTATGTGCCCCTCTGCAATTTTGTCCTTGCGATCCTTCCAAACGGTACACTGGCCCTTCCAACCGTGGCTATCCTCGTCAGCGACCCACATGATTTGCAGGGTGATCGGGTTGGCGGTGTTGTTGTTTAACAACAGGCGAGTGCTGGTATGAGTCATAGCTGGTTTCGGTTAAAGTTATGTTCAAAAATACGCTTTCTCAGTTCCTCGTTTTCAAGTAGGACTTCTTGCTGGTAGATAGTATAGCGAACGATGCGGTCAAGGGCTACTGGCGGTGATGTGAATTGCCAATTTGGAGGTTCATCGAAATCGAATACGACTTGAAAAACGTGAAGTCCACCAAAGCCGATTGCGTCTTGTAGATTGGCGGCAAACCAAGTGCCATCACGAAAACCTTGACAGAGGATGCTTCGAGCGTTTTCCTCGCTCGTTCCGTGGTAGCAAATTCTCATTTCTTACCTCTATGGTTCCACCAGTGATCGGGCCACAGCTTGCCAGCATCGAACGGTTCTAATGTTTCCATATACTCACGCCCGATTCTATCGGCATCGGAGTTGTATTCTCTTAACACATGCTCGGCAGTCCACTGACGGTCATCAGCCAGCAGGATATCTCTGATTTTCAATTTGATTGGCTCAAGATGCGGTGCTTTCGGATTAGGCTTGATTACACACCGTCTCTGGAGGAACCACCTAATGACCACTTCTGAGTCTCCGGTGATCTTTAGATGCTGAGGCCAACTACGCTCCACCACAGTTTCCAGACCAAGGAGCAGGCCGGTGAACTCGGCTGTGTTGTTTGTAGCCTGGGGAGAATAACTGGCTGCTAAGGTAGCTCCGCTTTCGATGATCTTGCCATCTGGAGAACGGAGTAAGAAGGAGCCTATAGCCAAACCGCCAGGGTTGACAGGCTCGCAACCTCCGTCGAATTCTAGAATTAGGTCGTGCATTCCCATACCCTTTGATTTTGCAACATCATGGCTAGTATAAAGCCGTGACCGCACTTCCTTGTCTCACAGTTGATGACATCTTGCAAGGTCATTCCTAGCTTGATGTAGTCGTAGGAATCGAAATCCCACAACCAAAGTTCGCCCCACTTTTCATAAACAGTTTTTTGTACGCCTTTGTTCCTTCTACGGCCTTGGCATAGAGCGGGGCGTATATCTTCTTTCTGGCTCGACATAAGGGAGCTTTTGGCCGTTCCACCAGGAATAGGGAGGCTTTTTATCCTTTCCTATAGGGTATCGCATGGCTCGTTTCAGGTTCCAGCCGTGAATAGCCCAGGTGAAGTAGTCTTCGGACGGTTCCCCTTTTTCATCAACATATTCGGGGTAGACCTTGGTGTATTGCCATCCGTTCTCTACATTTTGAGCGGTGTAGTAACTATAGAGATCGACTGGCCCCAGAAAGAATGGGCTGAGTCCTTGACACTAATCACGAGACCGAGATGTGGTGTTAATGCGAGTGTGTATTGGCGACTCAGGAGGAAAGGGGTTTCTCGGCCCCGTCATGTGTATCATCTGGGTTTCCTTTACACATCGGGCAATCTGGGTTGATGCATGGATGGTGCTGCTTATAGCGGTCCAAGTCACACTCGGCAGTCATTGCCCGGTTCATCCAAATAGCTAGATGGTTGCTAAGACAGGCAACCATCGGGTTTTCGATTGGCAACATTTATTTCTTCTTTCCGAGGACTTGGCTAGACCAGTCGAGACGGATAACATGCTTTCGTTGTAAAATATCAGCAGAATTTCTACCTCGATGTTCTCCGCACCAATGCGGTAGTCTTTGAACTTACGCTTGTCTTCAGGGTCGTAAATTCTGAAAAAGTAACGTTCTGTGAAAGGATTGTAGAGAAGAAATCCTCTCGTTCTACCTGCCTGCTGGCTTTTCTGTCATGGGTTACATCTCGCACATGGATTAGGACCAGGTTTCTCATAGATGCCGTAACCACTCCCACCGCACTCGGCGTAGCTCGCAGCCGTTACTTGTGTCACATTCATGAGAACACCTTTACTCTCATTGGCTCGATGTTGTTGGCGATTACGAAATCATCGTTGAAATCCACCCGCTCGTCTTTGTAGACCATATCGGTTTCGTTGGTGACAAACTTGACGAGTCCCAAAGGAACGAGATAGTCGTGTCCGGCAACATGGTGTCGCCATTTGTAGGTACCGTCGATTGAGAGGGAAACATAGACGCCTTCCCTATTCTCGAAGAAGCCAGCGAAGCACCGTTACAGGCTTGCCTTCGTCTAGGAATTTTTCCAAACGATCCAAACTCATGTCGTGGACCTCTTTGACCCGGAGGACGTACTTCTTCGCAACTCTAATTAGGTCTTCAGATTCGGTTCCATCTTTCTTGCTGGTCCTGCAATCCCTAGTATTGGCAAATGGCCCGCAATATAGCAGGGCTATAGGCGTAGTTCGACACCTGCTCCACTTTCGGGAGCGGTATCCGTACCTTCTCCTTAAGCATAAGTCACTCCCCAAAATGTAGTCCAATAGAGTCCATCATGGATATATACTTGTAGTTTCAACGATTTTGGGAGTAGCCATGCCTATAGCAAGGTCGGTCAAAAGGACTATATACATACGGCCTTCAAAAGATGTGATGCGGAGATTGGTCTACGTGGAGATCAGCCGCCCAGGTGATGCCTCGTTTACGAGGAGCTTTTATATCCCTGGATCAGCCAGAGCGTACCCCGTTGTGGCTGATCACGGCGATACGGTTAAGACATGGATCAAGAACATTACCGTGCTGCCAAACGGCCAGAGGGTATATTCTAACCCCAGCGACCCGGTAATTTTCAGCATACCACCGGCAGCGGTATCTGGGCTAGATAAGCCAAGTATAGAAGTGAACCACTACCCGGAACCAAAGAAGCTGGCTAAGGACCAGGATGCATTTAAGGAGACATGCTCATCATGAGTTGTGTAATCAAAGCGAAGAGGAAGAGTACCTATCGTGGATGCAATCCACTTCCCAAAGAAGAAGAGAAGATCGACTATATCCTTTGCGATGTGGATAGTGTAATAACAAAAGAGAGGATGCTATTCACCAATTCGCAAATCACAGCCTGGAATCCAGATTCTACCGGGGCCTATTTACCATCTACTACGATTTGCCACTTGAAAAATAGGGGCTTCACTGTTTTGTAAAATCCAACACAAGTCGCTGGCGATTGGAATTGGCCCTGATGACTACAAACCCCATGCTCTCTATAGCTTGGCGAGTCCAGCGTGACGACTCAGTGTTCAAAAACACCCAGCCGTTGTTAGCCAGACAACGGCTGGTGTCCTTTAGAAACTTATTTTGTGGTATTTTAGATACGTCGTTAGCTATGAAGGCACCTACTTCGCCTTTCCTGCCCCTGCCAGGAAATCTGTTGTTGAAGTATTCTTGATAATCGGCATACAACAGCATATGTAGTTCACACCACCGTTGAACCACGTTTCTAATATACTTGTCATACAGAGCCATTGAAGCCTGGACGACATTTCCTGCTAATTCTCGGAAGGAGTTTGCTTCGTGGAGATGGTAGACGTAAAGTGGTTTGTCTATATGCTCTACCCAGCCTTTTATGTAGGTACGACATAATAAGTCTTGATCGTCCAGCACTATGTCCTGATGCCCCCCGATACGTTCGTAGAAAGGCCGTCGCCAAGCTCGTATGTGATTTGGGCAGAACCAGATTTGACTCAGTGTAATAGGGCTGGCTTTGAAAGCAACGGTTTCAAGTAGCCGCTGTCCCTTGTATTGTACGTCCCGGTATTTCCAGCCAAACGAGTCGCTGAAACGATGGGGTTTGCCGTCTCGGACATTACACGAATTGGAATACACGAAGTCTACATGGGGCTTTTGGAAAGCCAAAACAACTTCCTCAAGTGCATTGGGGAACAATTCATCGTCGTGGTCGGCCTCTACCAGAATGTCTCCGGTAGCCTGGGAGCAGGCGAATTTCTTCAAAGCACCAATCCGCCCTAGCTCAGATGGAATAATTTTGGCGTTGTGCCACTCCCCTTCCAAAGCGATGCCATTGGGCACAATGATCCACTCGAAGTCCTGAAAAGCCTGATCTTTGAGAGATGCTTCTAGTCTGCGAAGATGCTGGGGGTTGTGAGTCGGAGTGAAAACGCTCAATCTCATTTCGGTGCCGCTCTCATGAATTCGGTAGCCAGGGCATTATACACCGGCTGGTACTTGTCTTTGTAATAATCCCAGGTGTATTGACTGGCTTTAATGGTCTCTTTCCAGTAGTGATTGGCTGCCCCATAGTCCTCGATCTTCCCAACCGTGGCTACCTGTGTGCCGAAGACTAGGATACGAAGGGAGTGGAAGAGACTCTTGAAACCAATGTAGTAATCATGTTCCCTTTTCGATCTTCTTCTTGGCTTTAACAAAGCTATGGGAAGCCTTGGATGAAATCTCCTCATGTAGTACGGAGGGATTCAATGTGAAGGTGAATGCTTTGCAAAGCTGGCTGGGGTGGAAGTAGGCTTCGAGAGCGTGAATCTTGTGCCTGTTGAGTTACTGTTGGAAATCATGTCGATTGTACATATGGACGTTGGTTTCATTATGGCGGTATTCCGTACTTGTATCAGCAAACCGGTTGGTCGGAATAATGGTGATATAGTCGTAGTCTGAGCGGTCGGTAGCTGTGCCGTAGACTCGGCTACTGTAGGGAACCAATATCACATCCTTTGGACGGAATCCATAGGTTGCCATGAAGTATTCTATGTCGCTCATTTTCTTTACCCTGGCATTTCCTGCAACCAACTAACAGGAACAGCAAACAATTTCCGATCTAGTTCAAAAACCTTGACGCTTTCATTGAACTCGTCACACCTTACTGGTTTTGCCACTAGACCGTGGCAACAGTAAAGCGGTCAAGGCAACCCAAGCCTAGCTTCTTCGTGTCTATCATCAGGTACGATTATTTTGTATGTCATAAGACAAAAAGGCCCGCCTTGCGGCGGGCCTTTTGGTTACTTTCTCTCGCTTGAATGCCCACACCAGATACATTGGGTGCCGTCGCTCAGTTCTATTTTACCATCTTCGGTGTGGTAATGACAAACGCCATCCGGCGAAACTTTACAACGCCAGCCGAAGTGCCCCCCGCAGATGATGCAACTAGCCCCGACCGACATCCATTTGTCATCCAGGTCTTCTTTACTTAACGGTTTGAACTGGTGCGGCGAGCAGGAGTCTTTTAGTTCCTCAAGTTCCTCATTGAGCTTCCTAATCTGCTCTTTTTTTTCGGCGATAGTCGCTTTGCGTACTTCGGGCGACAGTCCTTTGAGCAGGGCGACTCTGGCCTGTCTTTCGGCAAATCGCTCGGCATGTTTCGCACGACGTTCTTCAGGGATCATAGTAACCTCTCAAGGATGTCCGGCAAGAAGGCGGCTGCCAAGACGCCAAGAACGACAGCCAGTAAAAACAAAAGGGCTGTGACCAGGAGGCCGTTTCCCTGTCTCACAGTCATTATATGATACTCCTGCCCCTGAAAAGGTTCATCCTTCGTGACGCCCCTCAACCCAATCACAAGGTCTGACCCATTCGGGGGAAAGCAGCCAGGGAACTTGCTGGCGAATTGGGTGGTCGTAGAGCTTCTTGAGTTCAGGGGGAACCTGGCCTTTCCTGCATTAAAGCGATGAACCAAAAATCCCACCAGTTGGAGCCGTATGGTTGCTGGTTATTGTCGTAGGTATCCATAGCGGAAACGGTGGGACTCGAATCCACAAGATTTTTTCAGTCCAGTTCGTTTAGTAGACGGCACCCTCATCCAGCCGGATCGTTCCCGTTAAAACTTTGGCCTTGACCGACACATCATACACAAACAGCACACGGCGATAAACATCATTGCCATGCACCCTATCGCCCAGAAGAGTGGATTAACTAAAATTGTCCAGTTTTTCTTATCTAGATTGCGTTCGTCGGTCATCCAGTCGAACAGGCAGTGTACATCTCTAGTTAGGGTTGGTTGGTCCGTATTTTACACCCTTCGCAAAGTGCCCTGTACCAAGGTAGCGTATAGTCAATAGATACGCCGCCAACGCCACATTCTTCGCAAATTGATTCGGACTTCTTTTCGGCTTCATCGATCAAACAACACATCTCCTTGTTGCCGCCAGAATGGTAAAGCGTGAGCCGCCCGAACTTTTCTTTGATCTGTAGGAAGTGAAAATCAGTTGATGGGTCTTTCAAAGACTCCGCTAGCAAGCCTTGACATAGTTCGTACAGAATGGGATACCAGCCATCGCCGTGCGAACAACCCCAGGCCATGCACGTCTTGCGTGGATCGCCCCACATGTCACGAAAGAATGTTGGAAACTCCGTGACCAATCGTTTTTCTAGTTCTTGTCTCATGGTCTTCTTGGGCACCCGTATTGTTCCAAGGCTCGGATGGCGATAGCTGCTATTTTACGCAAAACGTGCAGTGCGGCTTCGTTGCCAGGATTCTTGGTCCAGGCTACCATTGTCGTCTCCAATGTAGTCAATACGGGTCATTATATCATTTTTCACATGGAACCGCAACTCTGATTGGAAACAGTTAAACCCACAGGCAGCACAAGTCTATTCAGCGTCCACACATTCGTGGAAGATGAATGGACCGCCGCATTTTGGACATGGTTCCCAGAACATTACTTCCTCTTCAGTCCATTGGCATCTATGCTAGGCAGATGCCAACTACCGTCTTTGAACCGATACTCTAGGATGGCAACTCCACCCAAATACTGGAGGACTAATGTGAAGAGTGGCCTGTTGAAACTACTCCGGCTACCTCCTATTTAACCGCCTGTGAATGGCGGAACTATGCTTCTATAGTAACCTCGTGGGTTAAATCGTGGACGTGGACCATTTTTTCTTCTCTACCCTGGGTAACTTTGAAAGTCCAATGGTCTGCCTTACCTGGGCAGTAGGGACCGTCGATCCCCCAACCAGGAAGCATTACATCGAGGACTTCTTTCACACCCCTCATCGCCGGGTGTTCGTACCACTCGATAACCTGGATGCCATCGATGTTTTTCATATGTGGAAGTATATCTTCTTCGTTGCCGTTTTGCTAGACAGAATTTCGTCCGCTTCTTGTAGCATCATATCGGCTAGTTTCTTGCTGACAGAGTTTCTAGCTTTCCGACGCAACGCTACGACTTGTTTGTGCCAGTCCTCGTTCATGTGCGGACACTCGAACACGTCATGCGGTGAGCTACCACGGCTGATCGCTTGTGCCCAACTACGAGGGCCGCTGACGTTGCGACGTTCGTTCATCACGGCCCCGCAAACACCACAGGTAACTTTCTCGCCGACAGGCACTTTCCCGCAGTCAGGAGTATATCTAGATTGAGTATCTGCTGTCGTTGCCATTGTTTGCCTCCTTGGGTTTTTGGATTTCCACAATTTCGGAAATTGGAATTCCGCACCGACTCCCTTCTACGAAGACGAATCTGCCACACGGAGAGATGTCGGTAATTTTGGCGAGCGGGCGAAACATGTAGTAATGTTCGCACTGCCACTGAATCAGGTCGCCGACTTTGGGAGTTATACAGGTACCAAAAAATAACGCCGGGTGTGTACACACCCGGCGTTAGGCTCGACTAGCTCGGCCAGTGTGCTATTACGCCTAAATGGGAAGGTGCCGTAGCCGACTTCCCTGCCTTTGGCGGCATTGTCCAACTCATTCATTATATGATGACTGCTCCTAAGCCAACATCCTGGCTGTCTCTGCTTAACATCGAAGGGAGGTCTCCCAAGGGTCTACCCCCAGAGGGCCTAAGTGCCCACGGCCGGACTCGAACCGACACGCCGTTTAACTGGCACAAGGTTCTGAGCCTTGCATGTCTGCCATTTCACCACCTGGGCTACGAAAAGCGTCCATTTATTAGACGGTCACGCCGATTCATTGACTAGTTCGAGGATAGCCACCGACTTTGCCTCCACTGCTGGCCTGTGCATACCACTTGACCCAATATGCATATCCATCAGTAATCCGCAAATTTGATCTTTCAGAGAAGCAGAATTTTTCAATTCCCCAACTTCACGATTGAGTGTCTTTTCCCTGGTTGCTCTGCGGATTACAAGTTCGGCTGGAGTCATCAGATCAATTCGGCACCGACGAGGGAATCCGTTGTCTGAAATCATCGTTCTCCTGGTACAAAAATGCTAACCGGCCCTTCTCTGAGGTTCTGTATCGGGCAACACCCCTCCCCTGCATCCCGGTCCATACGGCTACCGAACAGGCACGCCGTTGGATATGGCCTTGTCCAGAGTTTGTCGGTTAGCCCTCACGCTGATGACACATGCATAGGCCGAAGCCCTGTGCACCATCCGACCGATCATCAACCGTGGTACAACTGACGCTTAGATTATCTGCCAAACAATGGTGCTTTCAGCGTCTCCCACACGCCCCTGATTTCCGACCAGAGGAACAGTTCAGTCTACGTCTATTACAACATGTCGGCGACTACGGGACTTCCACCCTCTACGGTTCCTTCTGGGTCTTCATCTCGTGAGCATTGTCCCACTGCCGAAGCTGTGAGGTTTACCTATTTAGGTTCCTTAGTACAGGTTCGAGGAACCTTCGCCAATTTTCAAAACTGGATTCTCGGAAGGCACTCTGGCTGGAACGATGAGGTCAGGAGTATATTGCTGGTGCTGCTGGTCCTGCCCCATCATCCACGGACCCATCATCCAGGGGGGCATTCCGAACGGCGGTTGTCTCATCTGAATTTCCTACTCCGCTTGGCAACTGAACGACTCTTTCTGCATCAAGACCCCGGCATTCTAGTGTCTTCGGGGTCGATTGTAAACACGATTCTTCCAGCACCACCGCCATGCATGGACCACACAGCCCATGCGAAATCGTTTCGTCTTCAAGCGGCTCCTTGTCGGGCATCCGCTCCTGGCACCACGCACACACGACCTTCATGCTTCTTGCTCCCCTGAGTTAGTCCACAGAAAAGCATAGCTCACGTTTGAGGCGTGGTCAAAAGCGGAAGAGGCGGGAGTCGAACCCGCAGAGCCTTTCGGCCCGCTCGCTTTCGAGGCGAGGTAGAGTAGCCGCTCTCAATCTCTTCCTTACTTGAATTTGACCCATTTACGTTCGCCAGTGGATCGCACCTGGATCAAAAATTCAGAATGTTCGATGAAGCACAGCCAGCGGAGTTTGCCTTTTACCCTACGGGGAAACCATAGGAACTCCTTCACTGTCCTTGTCTGGAGAATCTTGTACTTCTGCATCGGTACATACCCATCTCCTTTGTCCTATAGAGACGACATCGCCGACTTTGAGAACTCTGGACATGTCAGGTTCAGGGTGGTCGTTCACACGAACTATACCACAAGCCACGAGTCGCCTGCTTTCCGACATCGAAACAGTCGCTCCCTTGCGAGCTAGAAACTGAATGATGTTCATGTCTTTCATGTGCCTTTCTTTCGGGAGCGGAAGCGGCGAGAGTCGAACTCGCAAGGCGGCTTGCACCGCCTGCCCGCTTTCCAAGCGGGGTAAAGTAGCCACTCTTAATCGCTTCCGTGGTTCTACTATATAGCATCATGCAGGTAGTAAAGATGGGATCATGCTACCTTAGCATAGTCACGGACGACACAAATGCATCCGTTGATCTGCAAGACTGGCACGATCCGAAAATCTCCTTCCGTTCAGTTGTTCCGGTTTGGCAAGTCCGCCAAGCCCTGGAAGCACTCGATCATTACCTTTGCAATCCGTGGTAGTGGACCTGACGGGAATCGAACCCGCATATCTCGTCGTAGGTCTTCCTGAAGAGACGTGTCTTGCGACCGCTCATGGCAGGCAACGCAGGTTAGCTACGCCCGCTGAACCCTGTCTATCGGCTTTCAGTTGGGCCTGTAGTGTTGCTCTTGTCAAAAAACCTAGTTCTTGTGATACTGCCTCTTCGTTTCGCTTACCCATAATGTTAAGGAGTTGTGTCATGGCCGAATCTATCAAAACTCGTGTCAATCGGGGCATCCGCAAACTCGACAAGGATTGGCCGGGCTGGGCCAACAAGGTCAAGCCTGCGAACTTGCAGATGTCATCCAACTTCGAGTGCGTCCTTGGGCAACTCGGCGGGGTCGGTGGTGCCTACACCGCCCAGGAGAAGCTCGGTCTCAAGAACGATCAGGTTGACACCCACGGCTTCGAGGTTGACTACGACAACGAGGAGGAGCAAACCACACTCTGGACCGAAGCTATCAAAGCTCGCCGGGCCGAAGCCAGGGCCTCCAAGAAGTCAGCCAAGAAAACCACATCGAAGAAACGGACTTCCAAGAAGTAGTCCCAAAGGCCCGCCGCAAGGCGGGCCTTTTCGTTTCTAGTGCCGAGAGTGGGAGTCGAACCCACAAACCCCAGCTTTTGAGGCTGAGAGGTATGCCAGTTCCCGTCATCTCGGCAGAGTGTTCAGGGTGGGAGTCGAACCCACAAGCCCCAGGCTCTCGACCTGAGAGGTATGCCAGTTCCCGTCACCTGAACATAGTGGCCTTGGTGGGACTCGAACCCACAAGCCCGTAAGGGCACTAGTGTTTGAGACTAGCGTGTTTGCCAATTTCACCACAAGGCCGCAGTGTCCAGGGTGGGAGTCGAACCCACAAACAGATGGTTCTAAGCCATCTAGGTATGCCAGTTCCCGTCACCTGGACAAATTAGACGGAGAAATATACGCCTACAGTGAATGTGGGATTCGCACCCACAAGTCCTTTCGGACGCACCTTCCGTCTAGTCGCCGGGGTGGGACTCGAACCCACAAGCCTGATATTTTAAGTATCAGAGGTATGCCTATTCCCGTCACCCGGCGATAGAGTCGTTCACTAGCTTGCGATCTATACATGCCCTTCCAAGTTGTGAGGATTCTTAGGCCCCCATTTCCTCCCGATTCGCTAATGAGCGTCGAGCGGCACCTTGTTAATTCCCGCAAGCCCGATCAAGGCTATTCCATTGTAAACGACTCTGGGTTTCTATTCTAGCATCTTGGTGATGACACCAGAGCCAACTGTCTTGCCGCCCTCACGGACAGCGAAGTGAGTCCCGACTTCGAGAGCCACTGGCTTGCCGAGTTCTACTCGTAGTTGGGCGTTTTCTCCCGGCATCACCATTGAAATCTCTTCATCCAAGCTAACCTCACCCGTCACGTCCGTTGTTCGGAAGAAGAACTGCGGCTTGTAGCCGCTGAACAGCGGCGTGTGTCGCCCGCCCTCTTCCTTGCTGAGAACGTAGACCTCGCACTCAAACTTGGTCTGCGGCTTGACCGTTCTAGGTTGCGTCAAAACCTGACCACGCTTGATCTCGTCGTACTTGACGCCTCGGAGCAAGACGCCAACGTTCTCGCCAGCTTCGCCTTTCTCCTTGGCCTCGTTGAACGCCTCAACACTGATGACTACGGTTTCCCGTATCTCTCCCAGGCCGATGATCTCGACCTTCATGTTGGGGCAGACGACGCCTTGCTCGATCTTTCCTGTCGCTACAGTGCCACGACCCTCGATCTTATGGACGCCCTCGATAGGCATTAGGAACGGCTTATCGATGGCTCGCACCGGGTTCGGGATGTAGCTGTCGAGAGCATCTAGCAGTTGCTCGATGCACTTCCGACATTCTGGATCGGCTGGATTTTCGAGTGCTGCCTTGGCGTTGCCACGAATTACAGGCGTCTTCTCGCCGTCGAATCCGTACTTCGCCAGAAGATCACGAGCTTCCAGTTCGACCAGATCGATGATCTCGGTGTCTTCAACTAGATCGCACTTGTTGATGAACACTACAAGGTCTGGCACTCCCACTTGGCGAGCGAGCAGGATATGCTCTCTTGTCTGAGGCATAGGCCCGTCCACCGCCGAGAGCAGGAGGATTGCACCGTCCATCTGTGCGGCCCCGGTAATCATGTTCTTCACATAATCAGCGTGGCCTGGGCAGTCGATGTGGGCGTATTCCCTCGTCGGCGTCTCGTACTTGACGTGCGACGTGATGATCGTGACAGTTTTATTTTCGTCACGATAGGTGCCGCCCTTGGCAATGTCCTTGTAGCTCTTGCGTTTCGCTAGACCCTTTTCTGCTTGGACGGCAAGGATCGCAGCCGTCAACGTGGTCTTACCGTGGTCGATGTGACCGATGGTGCCGACGTTTACATGTACCTTTTCCATTGTCCTTCTCCTAGCCGCTACGAGCGACATGGAAACTTCCTTCGGCTCCGTCACCCAATCGTTTGATCTTTTTATCACCACGAGCGAAACCAGAGTGACTACAAGCCGACATTGCACCTTCCGAGTGGGCCGGGTCGGGATCGAACCGACGAACCTTCTGCTCTTCAGGCAGACGCTACTACCAACTGAGCTACCGACTCATAGGAGTGTGGAGGGTGGGGATCGAACCCACTTAACCGGCTTTTCAGACCGGTGCATTGACCACAATTGCTTCCTCCACAAGTGCCAGTGCGTATGGTGAGACACGCACTGGCTGGTGGGAAAGTGCGACTTCAAACTACCAAATTGTCAAAGATCAGACTAGAACAAGTGGGACGAGTTGGTATCGCACCAACCTCTACTGGTTTTCAGCCAATCGCTAATCTATCTCAGCTATCGTCCCTTATGACAACTCCGTGTCCAGCACTCTTTGCGTCTGTGCCGCTCTATACTTGTCGAGTGCGTAATCGATCTCCGGGTTGCTGTGGGCCAACATCTCTGCGGCAAACAGGGCGGCGTTCCCGGCACCCGCTGGCCCTATAGCGAACGTCGCCACAGGAACTCCAAGCGGCATCTGCACTATCGACAGTAACGAATCTATTCCACGCAAGGCTTTCGATTCGACCGGCACTCCAAGTACCGGAACTTTCGTCTTCGCTGCGAGCATTCCCGGTAGGTGGGCTGCCCCACCAGCACCAGCTATGATCGCTCTGAGTCCTCGATCCTTCGCTGTCTCGGCGTACTCGAACAGGAGGTCTGGTGTGCGGTGAGCAGAAACAACTCTCTTCTCATACTTCACACCGAGTTGGTCTAGTATGTCGGCGGCAGCCTTCATGGTTTCCCAATCGGACTTGGACCCCATTACTATACCAACCATCTCTACCTCCAGTGCGTCAGGCAGGAGTCGAACCTGCACAGGCTAAAGCCCACAGATTTACAGTCTGCTTCCCTCGCCACATGGGATGCTGACGCATGGTGCCCAGGGTGGGACTCGAACCCACACGCCCTTAACGGGTACAAGGCTCTGAACCTTGCGTGTCTACCAGTTCCACCACCTGGGCATCGAGCGGAAGAGGCGGGCGTCGAACCCGCAGAGCCTTTCGGCCCGCTAGTTTTCAAGACTAGGTGAAGTAGCCGCTCTTCATCTCTTCCGTTATACCTTCACTACTCGCCCGTTGATCTTCCTCCATTTCTTCTCACACGTTTTGCAATACCGATGTTCCTCAGCGGCGAAGAACTTAGCTTGCTTGAACCTGTTGCAAGCCGGACAGTATTGCATCTCAATCTCCTAAGATAACGCCGCTTTACCTTAACTAGATAAAGCCGCTTTACCTAATGGGCCTGTGAGGAATCGAACCCCTTATCTCTATAGAGCAACTGGTTTACAGCCAGTCTCGTTTCCCACAATCGTAGCAGGCCCAAGCGGAAGGAGCGGGAGTCGAACCCGCAAGGCGGCTTTCGCCGCCTGCCTGTTTAGCAAACAGGGTAGCATAGCCACTTGCAATCCCTTCCGTGTACCAAAAAAAAGACCCCGGTGAGCCGCTTAGCTCACCGGGGCCTTGTTCCCCACGTCGCACGTTCGTGCGTCAAGCTACAGCGGCAGTCTCTCCAGGCTCGCTAAAGAGCGAGGACAAGGATGACAGGCTATAGCTTAACAGAGCGTGCATGATTTTTGGTTCCTCGTATCGTCTAGGTAGTATAGTACGCACCTGACAATTTTTTTCAAGCCCAGAATTCACTTTTTCAGATTTCACCAGATCGGGCATTGCCGCCTTTTCCCAGCTTTGGGGATCACCGGGTTAAATACGGGCCAAGGCCCAATCTGGCTCATCTGAATATGTAGACGGGGGAGCGGGGCGAAAGGTTTACGAAAAATCAGTCTTTTTCGCTGTCGTCGTCTCCGCACCCTTCGGCTTCTCCGCAGGTAGTCGGGTTGCTTTGGCCGATCTCTTTCTCGGCGGCTGTCCAGAACTCGACGCCATCGTTACCAGCCGGGGCACCGGCTTCCAACCACTTCTTGTAGGCCAACTCACGGATGGCCTGCTCCTTCGAGCTACTCATCGTTGGGACTCCTTTGAAACGGGGTTAGTTCAGCGGAACGGGACCAATATAGTCCCGTCCGCTGCCTTTGTCTAGACTACTTTACACTTTGTTTCGCACAACAGGAGTACCGTTCCAGAAAACCTACGGAAATCTGGTTTGAGCAATCAACCACCTGATCCTTCACCGATCAAGTTTTCAACGGGTTGACCACTACAGGCATTGCGGCAATGCTCCTATCCCCTATTCCTAAGAACTGAGGGATTACTTTTCGTCCTTCAGGCTTCCATTCACATCAGTATTCACGGCAAACCCGTCCTTGCTGATGGCAGTGGGTCACGGTCGTAGAAACTCGCCTTGCTGGTGTAACTTTCCTCCGTGAAGGTCACGTTAATTCCAGCAATCGCTGCCTTGTACTTGATCTTCTCCAGCAAGAGATAGGTCGGTACAAAACAGAACGCTTGGTTGGTCTTCTTGCCCAAGTTGATACTTGACTTTACCAATGATGATTCTGCCGATGCCGTGCTTTAGGCATAGGTCAACGACCAGTTTAGACACATGATGGAAGTAGTTTTCCAAGCGAAAGTACCTCTTCCTCAACCGGCTCTTGCAAGGACGCTTGTTGTACCATTGGTTGATACTTTTGACAATGCGACCATTGACCAGTATTGGACGGTTCTGGTCGTAAGTTATCGCAGCCAAAGTGTTTAAGCCAATGTCTATAGTAGCAACTTTGTTCTTGCTAATCCTTGGTTTCTATCACAAACCCGAATGCTTTGGGCGTGATGACCACTTGTTTGTAGCCATCTTGGTACGGAACCGAGAAGCAGTTTTTCAGACCGAAATTTGGATTTACGTTTTTCGGAGCCGAAAGCCCCTACATCGTAGATGCTGGCAGGCAAAGCGACCGAGCGGAGCGAGGGAGACTGCCTACCAGCCCTTTAGGGGAGGGGATGAAGGCGATGGGCTAAAGATCGCCTCGAAAAACTCAGTCCTTTTGAAGCAGAGTAACACTTGGTCAAATAGGACAAAAACACCATCCGCAAAGATTTCCTGAAAATCGTCTCTAAAATCCGACGCACTTACATTACATGTATGTTGTTGGTAGAGAAGAACGTCGAGCAGTTGCCACCAAACGACAACGTGATTGGAGTCGATCTTGGCATCAAAACTCTCGTCGTTGATAGCGACGGCAAGGAGTACGAGAACATCAAGTACAACTACGGGCGGAACGCTCGGAAGTAAAGCCCACGGACTCAGATACGATCCGGCTGAACTATCAGTCGGCTGAGGTGCTACCCCAGTCCTAACCACCGTGCCATGTACCAGATGGGTTACAACGACGGTTTCAACCACCGCCCACCCGTCTACAGAAACGATGGAAATTACATGAGAGGGTATAGAGATGGATGCCAAGCCCGACCAGGAAATCCACATTTCCGGTTGGAAATTAGTAGATAACTATAGAATTCCTGGTCAATGATCTTGACCGGGAATTTTTTATGGTAGACTACTATATTAAATGGCGGGAAGTACCGCCAAGAGTTGCAGCACTCGGCTGCGAAGTAGAAGTAAGTAGAAGAAAGGAAAACTATCATATCTTACCAAGACAAATTAGATCGTGCGTCCGCACTGGTCCAAGAACACAACGAGGCTATCCAGCCTAGGTCAAGCACTTCAGAAACCAAACCAGAAGGCTACATCGACCCGACCAAGTTCATCACTTGTCTCAAGTTCAGCGGTGCAACAAACGAAGGGCGTCTAGCTGGTCTCTCCTTTGAGGAGATCGTCAACTGTATGCCCGTCGTCAATGGCATCAAGCCAGTTGCACTAGCCAAGGACATCGCCAAGGTCTTCCGTTCGGGAAAGGCCGAATCTACATCTGACGACGGCAAGCGTCCGATCCTTCATGAGTTGGTAGATGCTTTCGATCGATGGAAAACCTGAATGTAAGCGGCATGACCAAGAACCACAAGTTAGCGAAAGCTATCCACGATGCCAACATGCGAGAGTTTCGCAGACAGGTAGAATACAAGGCTGGTTGGACTGGCATCGAGGTTAGGTTTGTAGATCGGTTCTTTCCTTCAAGTAAGATGTGTTCAGCTTGTGGAAAGATCAAGAAAGACCTGAAACTATCCGAGAGGACATACAAGTGCGGCTGCGGTCTTGAGATGGATCGGGACTTGAATGCTGCGTGTAATTTGAGAAATACCGTCAGTTCAACGGGAATTAACACTCATGGAGATGATAAAGTTCATGCTAAGAAATTGGCAGGTGGTCGTTGGAGAAGTGAGAATCAAACACAAAATCTCTCACTGTGAGATTTTGGTAGGTTTTGAGGAACGGTTGATCTGGATGTTGAGAGGCGGCGGACAAACATGCGACGGGCAGTTTCTCGGTGGCGGATTCACTATCACAGGTGGTTGATTCTGGTTCATGATGATCGGCTGGGCAGACCCAGGTTGTACTTGAACCTCGTCCCTTTTGTGGAATAGTGCTAGGCCGACTATCGCAAGAAATATAACGATGAGAGCGACTTTTTCTATATCTACAAACGGCCAAACACGTATTCTTTGCGAGAAATTCTCGGAATTCTGCGATGGCGGTTGCGAGAGTTTGCGTTCGTATTGTACTCCAGGCACGTCGATCCGCAACGTGTTCTGGTTGTTTTTCTTCTCATATTGCTGACCGCAAAACCATCCTAGTGCAAAGGCAATAGCTGCGGCGATAACGATGTGTAGTATTGAATTGTTGTTTTACATATGCCTCCTGCGATAAACATGTGGTCTCCGCATCTATATAAGGTACGATGAGAACATTTCAGCAATACGTGATGATGGAGGAGGCCCCGCCCGCCCCTCCTGCTGCTCCACCGATGGCCCCTCCTGGTGCCCCTCCAGGCGGTGCCCCGCTCGGACTTCCTGGTGCCCTTCCAGGCGGTGCCCCACCGATACCCGGTGCCCCCGCTCCTGGCGGTGTAGGAGGCGGACCCCCAATGCGTTTGCATCCTCTAGGCGTCTGGGATGTATTAGAAAGATTGCTCGGCGGCAAACCTGTAGAACAAGAACAAGATGAAGCAGAAGAGGCTGCTGCTCCAGCACCAGCAGCTATGCCCGCCGCTCTACCAATGCCTATGGTGGCTCCGCCGATGCCCGCTCTATCAATGGGTGTTCCGCCTGGACCCAGAGGCGGTGCTATGCCTGGAGGTCTGCCAACGCCATCCCCGGTTGGTATGCCGCCTGTATAGTAGGCGAGGTAGTCTATCTGGACAACTTGCCCATCATTTGCTAGTCTCCTTTCTCTTTTAGACGAGAAAGGAAGCAGGTGATGGGCAAAATTCTTATATTCAGTGATCTACACGTCGCCCAGCACAAGAGGTCTGTAGAAAGACTCTACCACTGCCTCGAAGTGCTAGAGTGGGTGCTAGTTACTGCTCGGAAGCGTTCTATTGAAGATATCGTCTTTGTCGGCGATCTATTCCACGACCGGCAAAGGATAGACGTTCTGAGTTACCAACGTACTTTCGAGATTTTCAGGAAGAACCTGAATCCTGACAATCTACGTTTCCACACCCTTCTAGGAAACCACGATCTTTGGTACAACGAAAAGTGGGATGTGTCTAGCGTCATCCCGCTCTGTGCAATTGAAGGCTTTTGCGTCATAGACGAGCCTAGTGCCCACCGTATAGCCGGTAAGGTCTTTGGCTTTCTGCCATACACTCGCAATCCGATTGAAGACCTGAAGAAGATCAAGATCAAGGAAGATAACCGGGTATTGTTCGGGCATGTGGCAATTCACGGTGCTATTTGGAACGTCATGCACGGCACAACCGCAGATGTTTCAATAGAACACGACGGAGATATGGTGAAAGTAGATTCGTCTATCTTCCGAGGCTGGGACCAAGTTTTCCTTGGACACTATCATGCAGAACAAAAGCTAGACTTCAACGTAGAGTACGTCGGTTCCCCGCTACAGTTGAATTTTGGAGAAGCATTCCAGCACAAGCATATCATTGTCTACGATACTGACACCGGAGAGAAGGAGTACATTCGCAATACATTCAGCCCGCAGCATTTTATAGTGCCGCTAGCTGACGTGAAGAAATATGCCCTCGACAAAAACTTCATTCGTGTTATTGTAGACGACATCGCTGCTTCTGATCTCACCGAGGTTCGTAGTAGCCTGCTCCATGAACACAAGATGGGCAGTCTAGAGATCAAGCCTGTCATTAAAGAAGACACCGATGTGTCCATTCTGGATGGCAAGCAACTTCTAGTTAAGACCAACGAGATGACCGTTAAGTTTGTCGAAGAAGTAGAGAAGACGGTCGGGCTGGGCGAGCTAGAGAAGAAGAAGCTTATTGAAATCGGACAAGCTATCTGTGAACGGAAAGGGGAACAGGCATGAACGGCATAGGATTAGGTTTCAGCGAGAAGGAGAAAAAGGAGGCGGTCGAGGTTGCCGAGTTGCAATTCGTTGTCGCTACGGAGATTGTTTCCAAACAGATGTACGATCTGGCCGTGCGAAACGGTTTCTGGGAAGGAGAAGTCAACGACGCCGAGAAGATTGCTCTCATGCACTCAGAGTTAAGCGAAGCCCTGGAAGCAATGCGTCACGGCAATCCTTCTGATGACAAGATTCCAGAGTTCAGCAGCGTCGAGGCCGAGCTAGCCGACTGCGTTATCCGCATCTTCGACTTCGCCCAGGCGAGAGGGTTACGGGTAGCCGAGGCAGTCATTGCCAAGCACAAGTTCAACCTCACTCGCCCCTACCGACACGGAAAGAAGTTCTAGATGACGCATCTCGACATCTGCAACCATTTCCGATCATCCGGCTTCGCTCCTCTGGTAGATGCTCTGACAAACCAGAAGAACGAGTGTTTCGATGAAAAGGGGAGGTTGCTTCCAGGCGTGGTTTGTGTCCTTCTGGGCATAGATCGTGTCGAGTTGATGAAGATGTTCGAGGCGGCACATTGAACTATTTTGGAGCTAGAGAGTGCAGAATCTCAAGTTCAAGTACCTTCGGGCCAAGAACTTCTTGTGCTTCGGACCTGACGAGATAGAGATCGACTTAGAGAAGCAAGGGAACATCATCTTGATCCGTGGGGATAACCAAGACGTTAAAGACGAGGAGGAGAGGATTGCCAGTAATGGTGTTGGCAAGTCCTCTCTTCCAGAGATCATCGTGTATACCTTGTTTGGCAGAACAATCAAGTCGCCGAAGAAGATCAATCACGATAACGTCATCAACAACAAGTCGGCGAAGAAACTAGAAACGGAAGTCCGGTGGGACGACTATCGGGTGATTCGTGGCCGCAAGCCAAACTTTCTGAGGCTCTGGCAAAGTGCTGAGGACATCTGGGATGACAACACCGAGATCACTCTGGGAGGGATGCCGGAAACAGAGCGTGAGATTGAACGGATACTTGGCTTGAACTATGAGACGTTCGTGAACACCATCGTGTTTACCGACAACAATGCCGGTGCCTTCCTCGAATGCGATACGCCAACCAAACGCAAGATCGTGGAGAACTTGCTATCTCTCGATAAGTATGTCGAATACTTTGAGTCGGCCAAGAAGAGTCGCAACGAATACAAGGACAGTGTAGACAACATCACAAGGGACTATCAGCGTTTTTTGGATGATCTAGCTGCCTGCCGGAAACGGGCCGACACCGTTGCACAACAAGAGAAGGAGTGGAAGGCCAAGAAGAAGAATGATCTTGAACTTCTTAACCAACGGATCGAGGCAAAGAAACAAGAACTAGAGGCTTCAGACTTGGGGCTGGCGTTGTCTCGCTACAACGAGGCACAAGATAAAATTGCTACTCTCAATGCCTCTATCCCCGACCTGAATAGCAAACTTACTAGGGTCAAGGAAATTCTGCGTGAGGCCAATGACAAGTTGACTTCGATCAAAGAACAAAAGCACACTTTTAGCCTGGAGATCGCAACTGACCAACAACTCATGGAGACGTGTCAGGCCGATGTAGAGAAGGGCGAGAAGGCCATTGCTTCTCTAGAATCCAAGAAAGGCAGCAAGTGTCCTGTATGTCATGGCGAGGTAAGCGAAGACAACTATGGCGAGTTTGTGACGCATACCAGAGAGTGTGTAGAAAAGAATCGGACCAAACTACTTTGGTTAGAAGTAGAGTTGGTCCGAAAGAACAAAGAGACTACCGAACTAAATGCTCATGCGAAGCAGCTACAAGCTGCCATCTCCGTAGCTGACGCAAAGCAGACGGAACTTATTAACAAACTCGCTCAGGTGAAGAATGAGATTCAAGAGCTATCCAAGGTCCAAAAACCGGAAGCTTTGAGTCATGAGAAAATACTAGAAGATCAGGTAGAGGAACTGAAGAAGCAGACCGTTAAACTCAAAGAAGAAATAGATGGCGTATCTCCATTTGCCGAGATACTCAAGAATGCTCTTCAAGAATCGGCAGCGAAGGATACGGAATGTCAAGCCAAGAAAGCTGAGCTAGAAGTAGCTGAGAAGGACTTGCCGTACTACGAGTTCTGGGTCAAGGCTTTTGGAGACAAAGGCATCAGAAAGTTCGTGATCGACGGCATCATTCCGGCACTCAACAGCAGAATAGCTTATTGGCTACAATTCCTCATCGACGGACGAATCGGGCTGTGTTTTAATAACCAGCTAGAAGAGACTATCGAGAGGAATCCGCCTGATGGCGACCCCTTCGTATACTACGCAATGTCCGGTGGTGAGAGACGCAGGCTCAATCTAGCTGTCTCTCAGTCCTTTGCATACGTGATGATGTTGAACTCTGGTGTGTCACCATCACTCGTCTTTTTAGACGAAGTAACTACCAATATCGATCCGATGGGAGTGCAAGGTGTGTTTAATATGATCTGTGAACTAGCCAAGGAAAAACAGGTCTTTGTCACCACGCACGACCATGATTTATTAGACATGCTCAGTGGCTACAAGCAGATCAATCTAGTCAAGCGAAATGGCTTTACAAAGCTAGTGTAGTTGCTATAATCTCTTCCTTTCCCTGGGTTTAGATGGTTCTCCTTTAATAGTGGAGTGGTGTGTTTATTTTGTTCTTCATAACCTTACATACCAGTCCCGAATAAAGGAAGTATATGAAAGGAAAGTTATAACCATGTCTAATTCGACCAATGCTGGAATGGTATTGATGGTCGAGAAACGGGACGGTCAAGTAGTACCGTTCGACCGAACCAAGATCGAGGGAGCCATCCAACGAGCCGCCCTCGCAGCCGGGAAACCAATCGATACCCAGGTCATCGTCAGAGTCACCGACGAGATCGTGTCAGAAATCGAAGGTCGTTTTTCTGACAGTGAATTCACTCCCAACGTGGAAAACATCCATGATATCGTTGAGAAGAATCTAGTCAAAGCCGACTTGTACGAAGTCGCCAAGTCCTACATTCTCTATCGAGCAGAACGCAGGCGAAAGGTTGCCGAAGAACGTAAGAAGGTGTCCTTCCTGCGTAAGCTGATGGTGAAAAAATCGGACGGCAGGACCGTACTCTTTAACGACAAGAAGGTGAAGGAGACCATCGAACGGTGTGCGGTCGGCCTCGACAACATCAACGTCGAAGCCGTCTTTGAAGAAGCCGTCAAGAACATCTACAACGGCATCAAGTCCGATGAAATCGATAAAGCACTGCTGCTCGCAACTACCTCATTCATTGAACTAGAACCGAACTATAGCTATTTGGCAGCCCGAATCTTCCAACAGCGATTGCGTAAGGAAGTCTTCGGCGTCAGTACGCACACAGGCACCGAAGAAGCAACACAAGCCTACCGAGATGCCTTCATTCACGGCATCCAGTTAGGTGTGAAGTACAACGCATTCGATGAGAGACTACTACAGTTCGATCTCAACAAACTATCTGAAGCCCTGGTCCTTGAGCGAGACAACCTCTTCAAGTTCATCGGGCTTCAGACGCTTTACGAGCGTTACTTTGTCAAGCTAGGCAACCGCCATATTGAGACGCCCCAAGCATTCTGGATGCGGGTTGCTATGGGCATGGCTATTAACGAAGAGGATAAAGAAGCTCGTGCCATTGAGTTCTATGAAGTGATGTCGCAGTTCTTGTACGTCCCTTCAACGCCAACTTTATTTCACTCTGGTCTGACGCACCCGCAACTTAGCTCGTGCTACCTGACCACCGTGGATGACGACCTGCACCATATCTTCCAGAGCTTCAGCGACAACGCCCAACTCTCGAAGTGGAGCGGCGGCATCGGCAACGACTGGTCGAACATCCGTTCTACCGGTGCGTTCATCGCCAGCACCAAGGTGGATAGCCAGGGCGTGATCCCGTTCCTGAAGATTGCCAATGATACAACTGTCGCCATCAATCGCAGCGGTAAGCGACGTGGAGCCACGGTTGCGTATCTAGAAACGTGGCACTTGGACATCGAAGACTTCCTCGACTTGAGGAAGAACACAGGCGACGAACGCCGTCGTACCCTGGACATGAACACGGCGAACTGGATTCCCGATCTGTTCATGAAGCGTGTTCGTGAGAAGGGAAAGTGGATTCTGTTCTCGCCCGACGAGGTTCCAGACCTTCACCACACCTACGGAAAGAAGTTCGAGGAGCGATACGTCTACTACGAGAAGCAGGCCGAGAAGGGAAAGATCAAGAAGACCAAGACCCTCGATGCCGACAAGTTCTACAAGAAGATGATCTCGATGTTATTCGAGACCGGACATCCTTGGCTCTGCTGGAAAGACCCCTGCAACATTCGCTCCCCACAGGACCATGTTGGCGTCGTACACTCCAGCAACCTCTGCACAGAGATCACGCTGAATACTAGCCCAACTAGGAAAAAGACCTGGGCCGTGGACGCCATGACCAACGAGATCAAGCTGGGCGAGGTTGCTGTATGTAACCTGGGCAGCCTGAACCTCATTGCGTTTGTGAAGAAGGGCAAGATAGATCGGAAGAAGCTCGCTTCGGTCATCGTGACGGCAATGCGTATGCTGGATAACGTCATCGACCTGAATTTCTACCCGATCCCAGAAGCACGTCACTCCAACCTGAAGCACAGGCCGGTGGGCTTGGGTATCATGGCGATGCAGGACGTGCTATTCGAGGCAGGCATCAACTATGAAGACTCGCTCGACTTCCAAGACGAGCTACAGGAATACATCGCCTACCACGCCATTCTTGCTTCGTCTAATTTGGCGAAGGAGCGTGGGGCCTATGAGACCTACACTGGTTCCAAGTGGGACCGTGGTATCTTTCCACTCGATACGGTAGCTCTGCTCGAAGAGGAACGTGGTATACCAATCAAGGTTGGACGTACTACACGCCAGGATTGGGATGCCCTCAAGCAGATCGTCAAGGCACAGGGCATGAGGAACTCGAATACGATGGCGGTCGCCCCCACTGCAACGATCTCCACCGTCGTCGGGTCTCTAGGGCCTTGCTTCGAGCCAGTCTTCAAGAACATCTATGTGAAGTCGAATATGAGTGGCGAATTCACTGTCGTAAACGAGTTCCTTGTAGAAGACTTGAAGAAGCTGGGTGTGTGGAGCAAGGACATGCTCGACCAGATCAAATACCACGATGGCTCGATCCAGAACATCGAAGGCGTTCCGGCCAAGCTCAAAGAGAAGTACAAAGAAGCCTTTGAGATCGATCCTAGACGTGCCTTGGAAATCACGGCAGCTAGAGGCAAGTGGATTGACCAGAGCCAATCACATAACGTGTTCGTGAAAGGCAATTCTGGCAAGCTGCTATACGACCTCTATCTCTACGCCTGGGAGCTAGGACTAAAGACAACCTACTATCTGCGGACACTCGGCGTGACGCAGATCGAGAAGTCTACTCTCGACGCCAAATACGGCTTAACACAAAAACGAGATAATGGTAGACTAGACGAACCAACAATCAAAGAAGAGCCAGTGAAGCTCTGCCGCCTCAATGATCCCACCTGCGAGGCTTGTCAATAAGGAGACGAGATGGGACTGCTATCGAACAACAAAACTGATCCGAACAAGATTCTTCCCATCCGTTACCCTTGGGCCAGGGAATACTACAAGGCGGGCGTCTCCAATAATTGGGTGCCCGAAGAGATTCCCATGCAGGATGACGTTGAGTTGTGGAAGTCCGACCGGCTCAGTGAGGACGAACGCCGTCTGATTCTCTGGAATCTAGGCTTCTTCTCCACCGCCGAATCATTGACGGCGAACAACATCGTCCTAGCCGTCTACAACCACATAACCGATCCGGCGTGCCGCCAATATCTACTACGGCAGGCGTTCGAGGAGGCTATTCACACAGACACCTTCATCTACTGCTGTGATACCTTCGGATTCGACCCGGAGGAAATCTACACGATGTATACCAACATCCCTAGCATTAGGGAGAAGGATGACTTTGTGGTAGAACTGACCAAAGTGATCTTCGACCCGGAGTTCAAGGTGCGTGTAGATAAGGACGGCCAGCCGGTCGTCAAGGACGTGCAGATGTTCCTCCGTGATCTAATTGGTTTCTATGTGGTAATGGAGGGCATTTTTTTCTATGCCGGATTCGCTATGATGCTCGCCCTGAAGAGGCAAAAGAAGATGATTGGGGTAGGTGAGCAGTTTGAATTCATCATGCGAGACGAGTCTGTGCATCTAGCTTTCGGCGTTGATCTCATCAACACGATCAAGGCAGAGTGCCCAGAGGCATGGACCCCGGAGTTCGCAGCGGAAGTTCGTGAACTGATCGATCAAGCCGTGATGCTTGAGAAGAAGTACGCATTCGACGCCTGCCCGAAAGGACTCCTTGGCATCAACGCCGCTCAGTTCGGCCAGTACGTCGAGTACATTGCTGATCGTCGTCTAGAACGACTTGAACTACCAAAGATGTTCGGGACGCCAAATCCGTTTCCTTGGCTCTCCCAGAGTACCGATCTGGCGAAGGAGAAAAACTTCTTCGAGACCAGAGTGACTGAATACCAAACTGGTGGACTCAATTGGGATTAGTTGCATGGCTATACAATGCTTCGAGTGTGGCAAACCAGCTAAGTGCGACCATCGTGTAGTCCCAAAATGCTTGGGAGGTACTAGAACCGTGCCGCTCTGCCTAAAGTGTCACGGCAAAGTTCACGATTCTGATATGGTAACGAAGAAACGCCTTCAGGCCATTGGCATCGCTGCGGCCAAGGCAAGAGGAGTCTACATCGGCAGGAAGCCCGGCACCACGAAACGAAAGCCAGTGGAGGCTAGAGAGCTTCGTGACAAAGGAATGAGTGCCCCCGATATAGCAACTCAACTCGATATCAGCGAGAGAACCGTCTGGCGATATCTTAGATAGGAAGGAAAATGGTAGAAGAACAAGTAATTGAATTGTACCGTAATCCCGATGCAAAGGTTAGGGATATAGTCAACCAGACAAATACTTCTATTGGAGAGATTTACCGTATTCTGTGTAGAAACGGTAGCAAACCCACCCGACAAGCTCCGAAACATGGGCTTGTAGTTGATTTAGTGGAGAAATTCGTTGCAGAGCAGTCTTCGTATAACGTGTCTGATATAGCAGAAATCACAGGATATACACCGAGGAATATCAGATACATATTGAAGAAGTATGGGTATGATTTATCGAGGAAATCAGCCCCTCCTTAGCCCAAT